TTGAAAGGGAGCTTGCTAGTCAGGCTCCCTTTGGTTTTTATGAAATCTCTTTCGTTGTGTCGAGAGCTTTGTCCGAAATTAATTCCGGTTGTACCATCTTCTCAATTGGGTGATGGTGCCGATGGTGAAGTTTTTGAAATTGAGGGATCTACAGATAAAGTAATTAAGTTTTCCACTCTGTACCATTATTCGGAGCCTTTGGAAAAAGAATTTTGCAGAATTAACGAAGTATTAAGTTTTTTGGCGGAGACATGCCCATCCACGTACGCACGTGTGTTTAGATTTAACTATCTAGGGCGCTCCACTCGAAAAACCGTTTCTGGTCCACAGGAATATTTTCTGTACTATTACATCATGGAGAAGTGTTTCAAGCTCTCCGAGGATGAGAAAAAAGTATTCCACAGTATTCTTTCACACGAGGATCGTGGCGCTAAGAAAAAATATTCAGATCAACAATTACAAAAAGTGTTGTATGGTTTGAATATGGGATTGGATTTCGATCTCAAAAAAGTTTTGCAATTATGTCAGGATCTAAAAAAGACACCAATCGATCATTCGGATCTTCATCCAAGAAATATTATGAAAGATCGGTTTGGAAATTTCAAGTTAATTGATTTTGACCGAAGCAAATTGTCACAAATAATGGAGAATAAACATGTCTAAATTAGGTAAATTACCTGCTCCCGATCTAAGCATTCTGAGAAAATTAGTTGCACAGTTTGAAGCTTCGATGGAATCTGGTGAACAGATCAAAAAGGCAGATGATGGCGATATTGCTGATTTTGTTGTTGAAATGTCAAAAGCTTCGGGATTATTGGCGGGCTTGATGCAAGAAAGCACCATGTTGATTGGTGATATTTCTACCATTGTGCGCGTCAGTCAACAACCCGCTCAGTCTCAAAAAACTCCAGATTTCCTGGATAAGATTCTAGGTGGAATCAAAGGCTCAGGCGGATCAGTTAATTGAAAGGTAATATAAAAATGAAAACATCTACTCGTGATGATGTAAAGCAATTAGCAGTTGCTATCGAGGCTCTTGCTAAAGAAGTTCAGAATAGAATTGATGCCGGCTCTGATGTGTTGGCTATCGCCAATGAATTGGTAAGAAATAACCTTACCTTAGTGTTTGCTTTAGGCGAGGTGTCGGCTGTTGACAATATGCAATCAGTAACGGTTGTTAAAAAAGTCACAGTTAAAACAGTGAAGCCAGGTAAAGTTAGAAACTATACCAATAACCATAAGGCAAGAAATACTGTTACTGGTCGTTTTGTCAAAGCATGATTCAAAAGATTTTGACAGTTATTCCTGTCATATTGATTACTACATTATGTAATGTGTTTATATCAACGATTGTTGCATATGAAATAATGTTACATTTACTATCTAAAGGATATGGGAATTGGTCGCTGTGGGGAGGGATAATTTCAGCGATCGCAGTATATTCCTATATTACATTCAATCACAGATTAAGATTACTTATTAAATAACCAGGAGCCATGTTAACATGAGTGAAACCATTGAGTCCGTATTAGATCAAATAACTGTTGTTTTTGCAGCAACAGATGAGGCGCTGAATGAATGGAGCGGCGAAGGAAATCTTCAATTCCCAGCCCTACTAGGCATGATAGCGATCAGGCTAAATTGGAATGATAAACAATTGCGTGAAGCTGATCCACTGATCAGATTCTACATTAGACGTCATCCCGATTGGCATGTAACCCGTGGTGCCCACGGTGGCATTATGAGGGCTACGGAAAAGCAAAAGAAAGAAGCTGCTAAGGCAGCCAAAGAAGCGGCTAAGATTCAAATGAAAGCTGCTTTAGAAGCCAAAACAGCTGCATTAATTGCAAATACTATTTCAAATTCCTCTACATCATCAAACGATGATGACGAAGATGAGGATTTGAATGATGATCTATTTTCGGATGTATGATGACTTAAGGTAGGTGGATGCACAACATCTGCTTACCTTGAGTTTTTTCTTTCCCCTGATCAGATAATAACTACTTCCCCTATTATATATCCCCATTCTTTTGTCGAGAGACGCCTCTTACCAGAGGATTATTGCAAATCAAAGACTTGTGGATTGGTCTTGCGGCAATTTTTAGACATTACACATAAGTCTATAAGAAAGAATTTGTTCAAGATCCGCACTCCGGGATCCTCAAGATCGGGATGATTGATATAAATTGATCTGAAAGGTGATTAAATGAATAGAATATTAGCTTGCTTATTACTAGGTTTATGTGTAATGTCTTGCCCAAGTTGTTCAAGTATTTCTGCGCCGCATCCAATTTCTGCTGCTGTTGATCCGATAGATCAACAAGTAACTTTAGATAAATTGGCAGTTACAATTCCATTAGGTTGGGTAAAAGTGGCTGCCAGAGAGGGTATTGTGAAATATGCTAACATGTCCAAAAAGACTTTGCTAGTTCTTTCTAAAGAAGAATGTGGCATGACATATACACAATGTATGGTATTTGCTATCAAAGGTATAATCAGTGTCGGCGCCGAGTTAAATTCCGTTGATGATATTGAAATCAATGGTGTTAAAGCTCTTCAAATTGAAGCTTCCAAAGATGGAATCAAACTTTGGACATGGATGATTATTAAAGATGGAAATATGCAATCCATCTTATGTGGTAGCCCAGAAGACAATCCTTCCACAAAAGAATCTTGTTTTAAGATAGCTTCCTCTTTGAAATTATCTCAATGAAAGAAGATTCTTTTCTACAGATAGATAATCTCAATGAAGAGAATAAAGATCGTTTACTTCAAATGAGAAAGATTTTATTTGAAGATTTAATTAGAAATGCCAAAAAAGAGGAGCGCAAAGGCATGTATCTTGTTTCTTTGGCTGTCTTTTCTGAGTTCGAAAGATTAACAAAACATATTACCAATTCTGATATTACAAAACACTGAATTAGGTTAATAATGATTTTGCTAATTGGTATCTTTCATATTTTCTATTTAAGTAGATAGTGGCGTCTTTATACATCCAATCTCCAATAAGAGATGATAAACGATTTCCAGAATATCTAAGTCTGTATATATTTTCTTTTTGTTCAATCTTATTTGTTTTAAGTTTCAAATCTCTAATTAGAATATCTTGTATATTAGATATAAAATTTTCAGTTCCTAGAATTTCGAACCCAATATTTATTTTAGATTGCTTGTTAATTTCATTTGGATTTCTAATAGTCCAAGAACCATCTCCATCAAAGTACCCTCTAATAAAATGAGGTATTAATTTGTGATTTTTTAAATGCTCTGGAAATTTCAAGGTTAAACTTTTGTTCTCAGTAATGTTGAATTTCTTAATAAGATCATCATAAATTTGTTTGGAACAAATTGTAAACCCCTTTGTAGAACTTATTATTTTTTGAGAGTTTATGTAACTTTCATGGTTTAATTGGGTTTGTATTTTTGAATTTGATTTTAATAAGTTATGTAGTTTCACAACATGATTTTCATCATGTATTGACAATCTAATATGTAAATTATAGTTTTTATTACTATGATGAATATTGCCATCTGCCGCAATAAATCCTGCTAGATAAAATGAAGCTTCATTTTCTTGTGAAAAAAATGTTTCATCTTTTTCTCTTGTTTTTGGTATGTATACAATATTATGTTTTCGCAACAATGTACTTATAGTTCCATGATGTACATTGTATTTTTTAGCAATTTTTCTTATTGATTTTAAAGAATTATATTCTGTTTGTAGTAATTCTTTTGTTAAATGTCCAGTTTTATGTTCGTATCTTGTGTTCATAAATTCTTCTCCAAAGGTTATGTATGGATAAAATATTATTGATAGATGGAATGAATTTTATTTGGAGAGCTAACACTACATTTTCATTTGGTAAAAACAAACATTATTCATGTCATGAGTGTGATGAGAATAGATGTATTGTGATGTTGCATGAGCATTGCGTCTGCGGCGGTAGATGGATTGATGGAAAATGTTCAGAAGAACCAAATCCAGAGTTCATTCCTATTTTCAATTTTTTCCGAAATCTACGACCCATAATAGAGATGTTCTCTCCAGAAAAATGTTTTTTTGTTTTGGAGGGTCATCCTCAATTTAGATATGATTTGTTTGCTGATTATAAAGCTAATAGGATTATCAAACAAGCTTCTAGAAAAGAAGACTTAGATAAGTTTCATAAAGCCAAGAATGAAATCGTAAGATTGATTCAGTTGTTGCCAATCACTACTTGTCGTGCTACTCAGTATGAGTGTGATGATGTGATAGGTTCATTGTGTAACAATTTGAAAGATGAAGAGCTGGTAATTCTCAGTAATGATTCTGATTATATTCAATTGCTTCAAAGAGGGTACAAAAGCTGTCGTATTTACAATCCTATTAAAAAGGAATTTATGGCATCACCGGACTATCCTTATGTGGCTTGGAAATCTTTGAATGGAGATAAGTCGGATAATATTCCGGCGCTTCTTTCTCCCAAGAAAGCTTTGAATACGGTAACATCACCAGATAAATTCAAAAGTTTCTTAAATGTTGAAGAGAATAGGGCTAATTTTAGTGTTAACAGACAGTTAATTGAATTTAGAAATGTTCCAGAAGAAGAAATTGAAATCCAAGAAGGACATGCAGATTTTTCAACCTTGAAAGAAGAATTTGTGATAATGCAATTTGAATCAATTATCAATGACAAATCTTGGGAAAAGTTCAAAAATACCTTTGACTGTCTGAAATTCTGAGAAAAATGAAATACAAAATTGACGATCTTGTTTCTGTTAATGTCGAGACTGATAAAAACAAAAAGAAAAGATTATCTATTCGTGAACCACAACCAGATTCGAAAATTGAAGTTATGAATTTTCCGATTGTGGCGATAGATTCGTTCATGCAAACATATAAAATTATCATTGAGCAAGATATGTCGGGCTGGAATATCAGCAGATTTCATGTTAAATATCAAGGAATTGATGATAAATTTCTTGGAAAAAGATTTTATGATATCCCAGAAACTTTGGTTTTAGGAACTGATAAGAAAAAATCATGAGAAAGTTTATTATCAACTATTTTAAGCAAACTTCCATTATTGAAGTTGAATTTGAAAAAGTTTCTGCTATAGAAGACATTGCAGTGTTGTGGTTGAAAGAAGATGAGTGGAAAGGTAAAATTAGTAAACCTACTTCACTTTATGAGAAGCATCCTGTAACTGGAAAGCTTAGTCAGCCTATTTGGTGTTGGCACGCATTTTATGATTCTCCGGAAGATTGTTTTACAATATTACGAACTAACACGCGCAAGTCTTTGATAAAATTCAAAACGCAAGAAGCAATCAAAAATGATCATGATCCCAGTCAGTCTTTGGAAATTAATGAAGAAGATTTAGAAATGGAAGTAGAAGAAATGATTTCCAAGATTCAAGTGGTATATTTACAATGAATAATTTCTAGACATTAAATGATGGAATTGTATGAGGATTTTTATTATCGGATTGCCGGCGAGTGGGCGAACAACTGTCGCAAAAGCATTGTCTAGTAATTTAGGAATATCATATCTTAATCCAGAAGAATGGATGTGTGATTTAGAAAAATTACTATCGGTTACTGACTCTGTAATCATTGATAATATTTTGAATCCTAGGATTTTTGTTACTTTGTTTGATCCCAACAAAGATGTAGTTATTTTTCTGAACAGAGTTGACAATGATGCTGAGTACAAAGATAATCAGAACATCGCTGTTTCAGTAACAAGAGATTATTGTTTTTGGTTAGCTTCTAGTAAATTGCTTAAGAAAGAGCAATGGATGGAATTTAATTTTGCTATTCCTGGAGATCCCAGTAATAAGATAATCAAAAAATTGGGAATGCATAATACTGTTTTGTTAGTGAAATCAATTGATGCGGTTATATCATACCTTGTAGATTATTTCAACAAGGTGTCTCATGGAATTTCCGAATGATTTCGTTAATAAAATAATTTGTGGTGATTGTATGGGGGTCATGAAGCAAATGCCAGATGAATGTCTTGATCTGGTAGTTACTTCGCCCCCATACAATTTGGCTATTAGAAAAACATTTGGTAATACCCAGAAGTGGAAGGGGAAGACCAATAATTCTAAATTGCAAGCTGCGGGTTACGATAAACATAATGACTACATGACAGAAGAAGAATACGTAACTTGGCAAAAGAATGTATTAAAAGAATGTATGCGTCTCATTAAGAATGATGGCGCCATTCTTTACAACACTAGATGGCGTGTACAAAATAAGTTGATTCAACAACGAATGGAAATTGTTGAGGGGTTACCTTTAAGACAAATTATCATTTGGGCAAAGTCAGGCGGGGTAAATTTTGCTGAAACTCATTTATTGCCAACTTACGAAGTAATTTATCTTATTACTAAGCCAGGATTCAAATTGGCTCCTGGTACCAATAAGTATGGAGACGTTTGGCGTATTCACCAAGAAACTAAATCTTGGCATCCCGCTCCATTTCCATTGGATTTAGCTAAAAGATGCTGTGAATTAACTCCAGGCAAATTAATAATGGATCCTTTTTCTGGCAGTGGTACCACAGCACTAGCAGCCAAACAATTAGGTAAGGATTATATTGGAATAGATGTTTCTGAGGATTATTGTCAGAAAGCAAGAGAAAGATTAGAGAAAGATTAAATAATCTTCATTATCTCTTGACCAATGGCTCTGATAACGGGAACTGCTACAGAGTTTCCAAACATATAATATTTTTGTTTATTAGAAACCGGAACCTTAAAATCTTCTGGAAAGCCTTGTAGTCTAGCATATTCTTTAGGAGTAAGTCGACGCACCTTTTCTGAATTGATTGGATTCTTTCTGGACTTTAGATTTACTGGTTTGCTTTTATCTACAATAAGATTGAATTCATATTTTTCACGTAACAAGGTGAAAACAAAATCTTGGTCTTTAACCAAATGATATCCAAATCCGCCTCTCTTGAGAATTCTATTTTGTTTAATCTTTTCATTTCTATCTTCTGTTAGAAAATGACAAGCCTCAACATTAGATTCTTTAATATCAATCAATCTTTTATCGGTTAATTTCCCTACGGGATATTGAAAAGTTTTTTCAATATCATTTCTAACAGCTACAATATAAACACGTTCTCTTAATTGCGGAACGTCAAACATGGTAGCTTTTAGTACTTTCCAATTAATTGTATATCTTAATTTGGTTAAACAATTTTTTATTGTTTCGAAAGTATCACCTTGATTATGAGATAACAAGCCTTTTACATTTTCCAAGAAAATGATTTTTGGTTTGTGGTGTTCAGCGATTCTTAAGATATCAAAGAATAAAGTCCCGCGAGGATCACTAAATCCTTTTCCATTTCCACAAGTAGAAAAAGTCTGACATGGAAATCCACCACAAAGAATATCGTGGGCAGGAATATCAGACTCTTTAATTTGGGTAATGTCACCATGAATTTCGCCAGTAAAATTGGCGGCATAAACTTGCTGAGCATATTTGTTTATTTCACTAGTAAATACACATTTTGCCCCAAGTGATTCTAAAGCAAGTCTAAAGCCGCCAATTCCGGCAAATAGATCACAAAATGTAATCATTTTTTATCTATTTCTGATGTAATAGTTTTCATGCCCTCATCTATCTGAGATAACATTTTAAGAAAAATTTGATGCATAAGTTCATTTGGGTCTTGTATTGTCCCCAATGTAGGATCATTAAAAATTGCATCATAGTTATCGGGTAATTTTGTTTGATCTAGAAATCCTTCTTTTAGAAGTATGTTTAACATTTTTTTTCTATTTTTTGAATTCATTTGGTACCTAGTTTAATTTGATGAAGTTTAAACATTCTTATTTTGTGTGAAGAATCTTTTCTGATAATAAAATTATCGTTTATATCTTTTTCATATAATATGCCAGTAGATTTATCTTTCCATATAACCTCACCAGTAATTTCATCCATAATTTGTTCTAAATTTTTTGGATTTGGAGCTGAGGTTGGGGCTTCTATCTTTTTAAGATGTTTTGTCCATAATGGATCTTCTACTGTTTTCCCCGCCCCCATAATAGCTCGAATCATTGCATCTGCCATATTATTTAAGAATTTTTTAGTATTGTCTCTTTCTTTACCAGAAAATGGATTTGGATATTGTCTTTTAGAAAATTCTGTTATTTGACCCATTAATGTTTTGGCTACGCCAACTTCTTCCATTGTTAATTTTGGTTTAAAAGTCGGAGCTTTTACTTTGGCATTTTCTCCTTCTAATGTCACAAGTTCAAATATAAATTTTCCCGTCGCCATGTTTTGTATGGCGTGCAACCACTCTTCTATATCTTTCATTTGTTTATTAGTATGGTCTTTTCTTTCGGCGACTATTTTTGCCTTACTCTCAAATAAATATAAGAGATCTTTCATTGCTTGCCATAATGCTCTCATTTGTGGCAAACTTTTCATTTGTGTAACAGTTAGTCTTGGATTTTGTTTTTTTATTTCGATTAATGGTTGCAAGTATTTACCAAAAACAGTAAGCTCCTGATCTGAAGCTTGTTTAATCATTTCCTCTCTCCATTTATCAAAAAATTGTTTAACATCAGCAGATCGTAAATTCATAAATACGTGCTGATTTAGCGTATAAAATGCAGCGCTAAAATCACCACTACTTTTAACATCACGAATTATCTCGGCTTGTTCTACATGATAGTCTTCAATTGTAATCTTTTTTTCTTCAGCGGCTTTAATATTTGCTAACAATTTTTGATAAGTTACTTTACCAACTTCAGATTCAGTTGTGCCACCATTTTCTAAATAAGCAATCAATTGCTTTCTAGCTTTAGTTTCTGCGCCCTTATTCTTGTCTTGACTAATTAAGTTTTTAAGCAACAATAATTTTTGAGTAGCAACTATCTTTCCTTTAGTATCTTTGGCGCCTTTTAATTCATCAAAAAGTTTATCTTGTTGACGACCCAAAACATCCTTACGTAAAGATGTCTTCAAAGAAGACCTTTGATCTTTTAATTCTCTAAGTTCTGCTCTAGCACGAGTAATTTCTGCCTGATCTTCTGGTCTTACTGCTACTTGAGTTTTTCCACCTTCTCCATCATCTTTTTCAGTCCAACCAGTAGTAGTTTGAATTTTTTCGGAGGTTGCAGCCTCAACAGCAGTTGCTCTTTTCAATCTTTCAAGAAGTTCAATAAGTTGTTGTTTCTTTTTAACGATGTTTCGATCGGTATCATGAGGAAGTTCTTCCATCAATATTTGTTTTTCATTTTCGTAAGTTTTGATCCAATCTTTTGGATCCTTACGGTTTCTTACGAAATATCCTCTACCAGAGCCCTGCTGAGCGGCTTCCATACCTACTCCACCAGTCATATCGAATACGTCTTTGGCATTTTCTTCGTAATCTGATAAATCACTTGTACTTCTGCCAGCTCGAGATAAATCTCTATCTCTTTCATCGGTATTCATTGTTTGTTGAAGATTCTTTAGTGCTTTGGCACCCGCATCAGAATCTCCTTTATTCATACCACCACCAGCTTGTTTAGCTCTTTTAGTGGCATCAACGCTCATTGCCATCAAGCTTTCAACCAATAAATTTGTCGGATCTTCTTCGTCATCTGGGTCTTCAACTTCTATTGCATTCAAAGCTGCTTTGATTTTTTGAACAACGAAATTGAAACCATCGTTTAGCTGAACAGCTTTACGATATAAATTTGCAACTAATAGAGCTTCAGAAATTGCATCTGGATCTCTGACTGCACGGGCAGCCTCTTGTACTTGATTAAACAAATCATTTTGACCACCAGCTTTGTTTGTTGGTGGACCGTCTCCATCTTCATCAGGATCATCGGGCATGCTCCAAGTTTGAGGCGGTTCGGCAGCTAATTTAGAAAGTCGATACTCGTTCACAGCTGTATTATAGAAGTGATCTACGTTTTCAAGTAAGTTTGATAGTTTTGACATAGCTTTTATTATATAACCTGGTTAAGTGTTCAATCTTATGTAAAATTATTGATTGTGTCTGATTTTATAGATGCCATCCAATATATTTTGTTTGGCAGACAGTGGTCTTAGGTTTTCCAGTGCCCAACACTTTTTGAAATTTTCTTCCTGTATGGATTCATACTTAAATATTGAGTGAGGAACTATATGATCTATTTGCCAAGTCCAAGTTGACGAATCATCGTCATTCCAAGTTTTTGGACTATACCTGCCATGATTACTCCAATTCATCCATGACTCAAATTGATTTTCAAGGTGTTTTTTTAATTCTTCTAATGTATATGGAAGATGTTTTAACATTGATTCTCCATTTTTCTTTTTGAATGTAGCATGTAAATATGCTGAAATAACTTTTCGTAATTTATAGTTTGGTTCAGTAGATAATCTCTTCATCTCTCTTTTTCTATTGGTTTCTAATATTTTCTCTTTATTTTCTTGTCGATATTCCATGATCCTGTCTTTATTTTTTACAAAATATTCTTTACCCCAATCTTGGATGTGTTGTTTGGTTTTTTGTTTATATTCTTTTGCTTTTTGTTTGTATTCTTCTGTTTGTTTGTATTGTTTATATTTTTCTTTGTTATTTTGTCTATAGATAGCATTATAGTCTTTGACACACAATTTGCACCAATCTTTTCTTTTCTCAGAAAAATCTGTTTCTATTTTTTCTTGATTGCATTTTTTACATAATAACATATATACCTCACAGAAAGGTATATATCAATGAAATCTCCGTTCAGTTGGTTTGGTGGTAAAAGTAAGGTCGCCAAGGTAGTTTGGTCGGGTTTGGGGGAAGTTTCCAATTATGTTGAACCTTTCGCTGGTTCTTTGGCAGTACTTTTATCAAATCCAAAAATTCCTAAAATAGAAACAATAAATGATTTAGATTGTGGGTTATCCAATTTTTGGAGAGCAATTTCTAATTCTCCTGATGAAGTAGCTAAATGGACAGATTATCCAGTTAATGAAACTGATTTACATGCCAAGCATAAATGGTTAATTGAAAGATTAACAGATGATTTTAGAAAGAATATGGATTCGGATCCAGATTTTTTTGATGCTCGAATGGCTGGATATTGGGTTTGGGGGCAATGTGCTAGTGTAGGAAACAATTGGCTTCAACAAAAAGGACTTAAAGCTTTGCCCATGCTTTCTTCTGCTGGCGGCGGGGTTCATGGTTTAACTTACAATATTAAAGAAGATTTTCGGAAATTGCAAACCAGACTCAGGCGCGTTAGAGTAGCTTGTGGTGATTGGTCTAGAGTAGTAACGCCAAGTATTACTTATGCTAGTAAAGGATTAGGTGATAAAGATATTACGGGTGTTTTTTTAGATCCTCCGTATGAAGCTAGTGTTAGAGATAAAGTGTATAAAGAAGATAAAGATATTTTTAAACAAGTTTGTAAGTGGGCTATCGAGAATGGATCACATCCGCGCATGAGAATTGTATTGTGCGGTTACGATGGTGATCATGGGATTCCTGACACTTGGCAAACTTATGCTTGGAAAACGGGAGGCGGCATGTCAGCATTAGGAAGCGGCAGAGGAAAAGAAAATGCAAACAAAGAAGTCATATATTTTTCTCCGCATTGCTTAAAAATTTCTAATTGAAAATATTATATCATATTTTATACATCACAATATGAGTGCAATTGATTCTGTTCTTTCGCTTATTTTTTTATTTCTATATTTGTATTATTTCCAAAGAATTGCGGATAAAGAATTAAAAGAACAAAGATTGTATGATAAGACTCATTACTACATTAATAGAAAATGGGTTCTTAAGGAAAAATTCAAAGGTATTAGAATTACCACGGATTGGTTAGATTTATTATGAATTTAAAACAAATTTTTTGTCACATTTGTACACTTGGCTGGCATGTTGAGCCAATGTATTCGTTGAATCAACATGATCATTATTGTACAAAATGTGGATATTATTTATTTACATTATGTGATAGTAAAGATTGTTTGCAAGAATTAAGAAATTCTTCTAAAATGTGGTGGAAAGTTAAAGAATAATGAAGATTAGTCAACTTTCTTCTAATTTTGAAAACAGACTGTCATTTTATTTGAAAGATGAGAGTTCTGGAAAAGATTTTTGGGTAGAATTTTTCGGAATCCATAAAGCATGGATTACTATACCTAGTGGTCAAATAATCAATTCTTCATACAAAGAAAAAGTTTTTGATTTGGTATTTAAAGATCAAATACCACAATGGACGAAAAAACATTCAAAAATTGGTTCGGACATTAAAAATGAAGTAGAAAATTTCTATGGACGAATATCGAAATTAAAATGTTTCCTGTGAAATTTTCTTTTTTTGAAGTTGTTGGATATAAGCTATACAAATAGTTTGAAAAACATCTTCTCCAAATTCATTGAGAGCATAGTTCACAACTGTACAAACAAGTCGAACATTAGATTTCAAATATCCTATTGATGGATTAATTCGATCAACAGAAACCACAAATGGATCTGATCTATGATTAGATTTATTTGTTAGAGACATTTCTATGTTGGTTAAAGCGCATTTACCATTTTGTGATTTGAATAATGAAATAAGAAAATCAATATCCAAATCATATTCATGAAATTTAGATCTGTTTTTTATGTTTGACAAAATGTTTTTTAATCTACCGTTTAACGTATCAAAACGTTTTTGTCTAATCTTGATTATTTTTTCTTTGTTCTTTTTGTAATAGGTTTGTCTTGCTATTTTTGATTCGTTCTTATGTTTTTTTCTATATGTCTTTTGTTTTTCCGTGCAAGAAATACAATTTTTGTATAGAATGTCATTATGTAATGGATTCTTTAGAAATTCTAAAGATGATTTTGTAACACCACATCTAGTACATTGTTGCGTGATTGTCATGATAAATCATATCACATAATGCATATAAAACATATATTGATATGAAGGAATTAAGAAAATTTTTGTTTCGTTGCGAAGATTGTCAGATGATAGTAAGCGTTGAGTTCGACGAGCACATCGATATAGAAAAGGTACAGGAAGATAAAATTGTATTAGAATGTCCATGTGGATCACATTCTAAAGTTTTACGAGATTGAAAATATTTTTATTTAGAAAATTGAAAAGATAAATTAAGACGGTTATATAGTAGATTCGAGATAGCGAGGGGAAAGCTATTTTCATTAAAAATTCTCCAGAATAAATAGTAAACTTGATGTTGGTGAATTGTAATCTTCAACCATCCTGGTTATTATTTCCTGAAACTTTTGTTCAAAAGGAGTTATTCATATGTCATCAAAGAAATTATTTGCTAGCAAGTTTGTGTCTTCAAAGGCTGTAAAGCCGACCAATGTAGTTAACAATGCTGGTGGACAAGCTTATAGTTTGTCTGACAAAGCCGCATTGGCTCAATTAGCTATGACTGGTTGTTTTAACGGAACATATTATGTATCTGATGAAGATCAACTTAAGAAAGTGTTAGAGTTAGCTAACAAGTTGCCGGCTGAGTACGTTGCTCGCTTGGCAGTATACTCTCGTCAAGAGGGTTTAATGAAAGATATGCCTGCGGTTTTGGCTGCGGTAGTTGCTGGAAAGGACTCCGAGCTTTTGTCCAAAATCTTTGATAAGGTAGTTGATTCTCCAAAGATGTTGAGAAATTTCGTGCAGGTTATTCGTTCAGGGGCTACTGGACGTAAGTCTTTAGGTACTCGCCCTAAAAGATTAATCCAAAAGTATTTGGAATCTTTGAATGATGAGCAGTTGTTTGCGGCAGATGTTGGTAATGATCCGTCATTGCAAGATATCATCAAGTTGGTTCATCCGAAGCCAACCAATAAGCAACGTTCTGCTATATTTGGGTACTTGCTAGATAAGGAGTATGCAAAGGAAGACTTGTGTGCTCTAGTTAAGCAGTTTGAAGACTTCAAGAAAGATATGTCAAAAGAAATCCCGCATGTACCTTTCCAAAAGCTTACGGCTTTACCATTGACTGCTGAACACTGGAAAAAGATTGCAGTCAATGCAACTTGGAACCAGATTAGACAGAACCTTAACACATTTGCTCGTCATAATGTGTTAGCAGATCGTGATCTGTTAGGGCTTATCTGTGCCAAGTTGGAGGATAAGGAGCAAGTTAAGAGAGCAAAGGTATTCCCGTACCAGTTGTTCACTACGTTTTTGAATATGGATGCAAGTGTTCCTGCTAAGGTTTCTGTAGCTTTGCAAAAGGCTGCTGAGCATGCGTTGGAGAACATTCCAGAGTTTGAAAACAAAAAGGTTTATGTAATGGTAGATACTTCTGGATCCATGAATTCTCCGGTCACCGGAAATCGTGGAAATGTATCCAGCAAGATGCGTTGTATTGATGTGGCAGCCCTGGTTGCCGCAGCTATTATGCGCAGAAATTCTGATGTAGAAGTATTACCATTCGATACTAGAGTTCATGCTCATAAGCTGAATCCAATGGATTCAATTATGACTAACGCCAAGATCCTAGCAGGATTTGGCGGAGGTGGCACTAACTGTTCGCTTCCAATGGAAGAGTTGAATCGTAGAAAAGCCATGGGCGATCTAGTCATTTATGTAAGCGATAACGAGTCTTGGGTTGATTCAGGCAGAAGTCGTGGTACCGCTACGATGAAAGCTTGGACTGAGTTCAAAGCTCGTAACAAGAAAGCAAAGCTTGTTTGTATTGATCTTACTCCGAATACCTCTACTCAAGCTTACGATAAGGAGAATATCCTTAACGTAGGTGGTTTTAGTGATCAAGTTTTTGATGTAATTGCAAAGTTCCTTGAACTTGGTAACAACAAAGACCTATGGGTCTCAACCATTGAGTCTGTTCAAATCTGATATATGATTTGCCGGCAGGGTTATTCCCTGCCGGCAAATCGTGTTTCTGGTTCAAAATTATTTGGAGTTCAGTGTGAAAATATTAGCAAGTTTACTACAAAGATTAAAAAACAATAAGGCAGAAAATAATGATTGGTGGAAAAATCTCAAATGCATTGCGTGCAAAAAAGATTTAATTCAAGAACCATATAGTTATTGTGGACATTGTAAAAGAACACTTTGCAGAAAATGTGGCTATATTCCTGGCGGCTGTGGCTGGTGTGGAGGTTGATTTTATGAAAGTATTAGAATCTTCTGGTAGGTGGTGGAAAATAATCAAAGCATTATGTTCCGGAAATTTGATAGGACCACTTCATTGTTTTGATTGTAATGAGTGCTGTTCTTGGTTATTACATGGCTCAAAACGTTGTTTTGAAAGAAAATAATATGAAAATATTGGTATCTAGCACTTCGGGCGACGCAAAAGAGATTCTAGAAAAATTGGGAATATTAGCTGTACCATCAGAAATGGAATATGATGGCAATGAACCTAAGCCACCGATTTACGAATTAGAAATTGATTCATTGGAAGATTTATTTCATATGCCAGAAATTCTGGGGCATGATTTAATTATTAACCAATTGGGTATATTAGAAATTTATAACGATTATCGAGAATGAATATGATTAAAAAGAATGGCGTTGCATTAATGAATGCGCGAACCAATAATGTAGCTATTGGTAAAGAAACTCTTGCTATTGTAAAAGAAGGAAATTATCTTACAAGATCTAGTGTTATTGTAGATTTTTCTGACGACCTTGACAAAGCTGTAAAAGGAACTATTCTCTATAAAGATGAGCCGCATACTCAAGTTAAAAAGACTGAAGCAAAAGTAGAAGTTACTCCAGAAACGTCTGGTCAAGCAGCCAGACGTTATTGTGAAGCTGGTAAAGACATAGTGGTTTTGAATTTTGCTTCTGCCAGAAATCCTGGCGGCGGATTCTTAGCTGGCGCAATGGCTCAAGAAGAAGACTTGTGTAGATGTTCTGGTTTGTATACCTGTATCAAAACTAAACCAATTTTCTATAATGAAAATATTCTAGCAGATAATTCGTTGTATACAGATAATATGATTTATTCTCCTAAGGTGCCGTTCATTAGAGATGAACATTTATTACTACTAGAACAACCATTTCTTGTCTCAGTAATTACAGCTCCGGCTCCAAATGTTAGAGCCTTGGATGAAGTTGATCCGAAGGATTTAAAAGAAATCCTATTGCGCAGGTCGATTAAGATTTTGAGAATAGCAAGCGCTCATGGTCATCGAAACATAGTGTTGGGAGCTTGGGGTTGTGGTGCTTTTGGAAATGATCCAGAAATGGTATCTAAAGCATTTATGGCAGCCTTGGATAAAGTTCCAGATTTTGATGAAGTATGTTTTGCTATTTATGAAAACAATGAAGAGAAACCTTTCTTAAACATTTTCCAAAAGAATTGTTTAGAATGAAATGGTTTGTTTATCTTCTCAGGTGTTCTGATGATTCTTTATATTGTGGAATTACGAACAATCTTGAAAAAAGAATTGAGACCCATAACAAAAGAAAAGGCGCCAAATATACAAAAGGTCGTCTCCCCGTTGTATTGATCAAATCTTTTGAAGTAGATAACAAAAGTTGTGCCCTCAGAATAGAGTTAAAAATAAAATCTCTTCCAAGAGAAGATAAACTTAAGTTTTCTTTGTCTGATTATGATTGTACACAAGAGAAATCCATTCCATGAATTCTTCATGTGTCATAGAGCTTTTGCCTCTATTACATTTCCAACAACATGGAACAACATTGTTTTTATTATGATTTTGTGAACTATCAATACGATCCAAACCATTGTATGTCCACCAACCTTGATCATACCATTCTTTACTGCATGATTTAGGATTAATTTTATTAGATTTATTTGATGGTGGGACGCCGCAATAATGACAATTAAGTTGTGATAAGATTAAAAAATCATCAAGAGGCAATCCATCAGAATAAGAACTTTTCCAAATATCTTTAGCTGTTCTTTTTGATGCGCCAGCAGCATATCTCATTTTAGAGATTTGACCGGTATGAATTTTTATTTGTATTTCTTTACGCCAACAACCACAACTTGTTACTGTTCCAGATTTCAAATCTGTCCCAAATTTTTCACAGATAGATCCACAATCGCATAAACATTTGTAAAATCTAAGTAGTTTGTGGTATTTATTGTTTCGTGTTTTGGAGCCAATAAATTCTAAAACAGTAAGTTTGCCAAATTTATAACCAAGAATATCTTCTTTTATTTTTCTACTATTCATAGTTATATATGTATTTATTGATATGAAATTAAGAAACTAGATTATGAAAATCAAATTTAGTCCACAGTTTGAAAGAGATTACCAGTTTTATCTCTCTCAAAAAGATACTTTTACTTTTTCTGGATCCGACATTAAATCTGATTTTGGTATTCAATTTCCAGGAGATTTACCCGGGCTTGATGAAGAAGAAAAAGAAATTCCATTTAATATTACTTATTCTGAAGCCGGCAAGAATGCCAAGATATGTTTTTACAAAATAGATAGTGAAGGTAAATGTGGTTCATGTTCGGAGCCTCAGTTGTTGGTTGAATTGCTTACTTGTAAAGCTTCGGTCAACTTACAGATAAAAATGTGGGCTCAGGGACGAGCTGAATATACTTTACCAGCAATTGAATTGCAAGAATATTGTAATTATTATCAAACGCCTGAATGGGTATTCAAGGCTGTTGAAAAACAAAAAGATAAAATCATAAGACAGTGGATGCAGGATAAAAACTCATACGCTGACAAAAAAGATACTTTATATTACCATATGACAGAAGCTATAGAAGATCTGTCAAACAACAAAGGAATAATATGACAAAACCAAATTTAACTTCAATTAATATTCTTCTAGACGGTAGTGGTTCAATGGCACCATTAGTTAATGATACTATTGGTGGAGTGAACCAATTTCTTACAGATCAGCAAGCGGCGCCAGGTGAAGCAATGGTTTCGCTTTGTATTTTCAATACAAAGCCAGATATCGTGCACGATTATATTCCACTAGCTTCTGTTCCACTATTAAACAATAAAACTTATAAAGCTTCTGGAGGAACTGCATTATTAGATGCTGTTGGCTTATCTGTTGATAAGTTGGGCGAAAAATTATCCAATATGAAAGAAGAAGACAGACCATCTAAGATTTTATTCTTGATCATTACTGATGGTGAGGAAAATTCTAGCCATCTTCTTAAAGATGGTGCCGTGGCTATGCCTTCTAAAGGATTCTATAAGAACGGATCTGTTCCTCGTTTTAATGATTTGAAATATCCTCTTGAGCGCATTAAGGAAATGATTGATCATCAAAAATCTAAGTATAATTGGGAATTTGTGTTCATGGGAGCTAATATTGATGCTTTCGGTGCTGGCGCCTCATTAGGGGTAGCTAAGGACAATACATTGCAATATGAGGCTACTTCTGCTGGAACCAAAAAACTGTATGCTACATCGTCAGCAGCTACTACTAGATTCCGTGTTGGTGGTGGTTCAGGATTTTTTAATCCCTGATAATCTATGAAATTATTCGTATCTACTCTAAGGAGAATAGATATGGATTTAATAGGTATTGATGTATCAAGTGCTCAAGGTACAATCAATTGGGATACGGTTGTCGCATCCCAATTGGTTAACTATGTATTTTGTAAGACTACTGAAGGTGTTACTTTTGTTGATCCTCAATTTCAGAAGAATTGGCAGGCGGTCAAGGACCGTGGTTTTGTTAGGGGCGCCTATCATTTTGCTAGATTAAAAAATGATCCAGTAGCTGAGGCAGATCATTTTTTGTCTGTTTTAGGTGATCTTGATCCAACAGACATGTTAGTTTTAGATGTAGAAACTTCTTCAATTGCCGGAGAATCATTTGTACAATGGAATCTTGCATGGCTAGAAAGAGTAGAATCTCAAACTGGAGTGACTCCAATAGTTTATACTGGCGGACCATTTTGGAGTTCTCATGATGGTAATCCAAGCGAGGATGAAATAACTAGGTTGTCACATTTTCCATTATGGTTGGCTGCTTATACGAAAAATCCGGATAAATATGTGCCAAGTGTTTGGAAAGATTTGAGCTGGAAGTTTTGGCAAAGAAGTGGTGATCAAGCTGCTGCTGGTGATACTATACTTCATGTACCAGGTATTCATGGCAATGTTGATCGTGATGTGTTTGTTGGTAGTTTAGATGATTTGAAAGAGTTTGCTGCTAGTTTACATAAATGTGATATTTAAGATTTGGTAAAGTATACATGGAAAAACCTAAAGAACCATTCAAATCTTGTAAATATATTTGTTTGCCAGAATATGAGTCTGAGACATTAGACAGTAAAACTTATGTTCATCCTGAATGTATAGAACGTTGGATAGAAAGCGAAGAAGATTACGATAATTATCGCAATAATGATGAACTTCCTGCCGGCGTACATGCATGGAATTATGATACTAACTTGTATACTTTACAAGACTTACTTGATTTAGCTAAAGGCAAAAACCCCAAAGATATAATTATATCTCTATCAAGAGATAGGGATATAATTCATGTTGGGATTTCTGTTGAACATAGAACACAAGTAGATGCTCAAGCCTGGCAAGCCGCACATGATGCAGAAGAAGAAGAGTATCAGCGCAAATATGCAGAATATGTCGAGGCTGATAAGAAGTATCAGTTATATCTTGCAGAACAAGAATTAGAAAAACTGGTATCTAAAATCACTCATCTAAAAGGTTGATTGAAATTTTCGGACGCCCGTCGGCTCCCATCAACTACGGTCGCCGGGCGGTTGATGCAACGACGCGGCGGAGACGCCGACGAAAAAGAAAAAAATAAGCCGGATGTTGACGGTCCCATCAACGGTGTTATAGTATGAGTCACCTGGGACGACGAAAGAAAACAAAAAACGTTCCAACATATCAATAAGATGATATAGTAGATACACAGATTTTAAAAAGTTTGTATTGAATGCTCGAGGGAATTACATTGTATAGGAAACAATCCGTGACGGTTCGACTCCGTGATGTCCGGTGACAGGAAAAAATTTCTTCAATATTCGTCAATACGATATGCCTCTATAACTCAATGGAAGAGTGTCGGTATTCTAAACCGAATGTTGTAGGTTCGAGTCCTACTAGAGGTGCAATGGGGCATTAGCTCAGCGAAAGAGCGCAACTCAGTAAGAGTTGAGGTCCTTGGTTAAAGTCCAAGCTGCCCCACCATCAAGGGAATGCCGCCGATCAATCGATCTAGGCATGACAATCGGAGAGACGATATAGGATGGAGTGCAGGGCGCAACAGAGCCTCCAACCCTCTGGAAGAGGGTTCGATTCCCTCCCATCCTGCTGTATTTAAAAAAGGTGTGGTGAACAAGGATATCTTGTTACAAACTGAGCAGTTATAAATTGCGGGTGTTCATGAAGTACTTTTTTAAATATTATGGTGTCGTGAGGGAGCTGGTGACCCCGATTGACTGTGAATCAATCTTAGGCGAGATCGAAACTCGTACGACACCCCAATATTGTGGGAGAGTGAAACGGAATATCACACAGGTCTCATAAGCCTTGTAATAGTTGGTTCGACTCCAGCCCCCGCAACCATGCAATATAGGGAAGAATACATATCCCGCCTCCCGCCTCCCGTTCATCTGGGGGAGACCGTAAGTGGTAATGTCTTACTGTTGCAACCACTATTGTGATGAGAATTGGATTCAAGCAGGTCTCATAAGCCAGCCCCCGCAAGTTCGAATCTTGCCGTCGCAACCAAACTTTGAAAACTACTAATACTTTGATATCAAAGTTATGAGTGAAGAATTCAAAGTTTGTACAATCTGTAAAGATAAAAAATCGCTAGATGATTTTAACAAAAAGAAATTATCTAAAGATGGAAGACAAAATCTTTGTAAGTTGTGCAATTTAGAAAATGGTAAGAAACATTACTTACTTAATACTGAAAAAGTAAAACAACGTATTTATAATAGAAAAGAAACATTAAAGCCTTTAATACAAGATTTTATTGTTTCACATCTAAAAAATGGTTGTGTGGATTGTGGTGAAAAAGATTTGATTGTTTTGGATTTTGATCATCTTGAAAATAAAGAATGCAGCATTTCCAGTATGATTAATGATTGCGCATCCTTAGATAAAATAGCTTTAGAAATATCTAAATGTGTTGTTAGATGCGCAAATTGTCACAGAAGAAAAACTGCTAAAGATTTTGGTTGGTGGAGATTGGGTAGATAATTATTGGGGTGTCGTTCAACGGCAGGACAGAAGACTTTGAATCTTCTTATTATGGTTCGAATCCATACATCCCAACCATGACGAATGCTAGAATAGGATTACATTTTAGGATAAACAACATCTTATTCAATTTTTGTCGTCTAACATCCCCCAATTCACTTCGGTGGTTGGACCAAGGCGAGAGCCTTGATAAGTCGAAAGTCCTCGATGGCTTTGAGGAACAGTCTGCAAAACTGTCACAGTAGGTTCGATTCCTACTTTCGACTCCAGCTGAATGCTCGATAGGTTTACATTTGGGTTGTAAAAACTTATCAATTTTTGTCAGCTAAGTTTAACTTCAATTGAATAAGTAGGGACACCAGGCGATTATGTGCTCCTACTGAATGTCGGGCGCCACACAATCAGTTGAAATTATCCCCTGTAACTAGATCCCTGGGAGGATCCCTCGTCTGTAAAACGAGTGCCTATGTGCTATGTGGTTCGATTCCACTATGGGGGACCAAGGCAGTTTAATTGTTTCTGCGCTTTTTGATGCGGGAATGAAACAATATAGATCGGGCATTAGCGTAATCTGGTATCGCGCCTGTTTTGGGTACAGGAGATTTTGCTGGTTCAAATCCAGCATGCCCGACCAAGCTGATATATTCTTAGCATGGCTAAGAAATTTAACAGCGTTGAAGAAAGACGAGCTTATTGGAGACAATGGTATGAAAACAATAAGCACAGAGAAGATTATAAGAAAAAAGATAAAGCCACGAAATATCGTATTCGTAAAGAAAAAAGAGAATGGTTTATAGAGTATAGGAAGTTACTCAAATGTGAGATTAGTGATTGGAGAGTTTTAGATTTCCATCACATAGATCCAACACAAAAACTTACAGAAGTAACTAATCTAGTACAAAGTGGTAAGTCTAAAGAAAAGATTATGAATGAGATTTCTAAATGTAAAGTTCTGTGTGCAAATTGCCACAGAATAGAGCATTATGAAGAAAAATTAATCGAGCATAAAGTGTAGCCTGGTTGCACACGTCGTTTGGGGCGATGTAGGGTGGTTCAAATCCAATATGCTCGACCAGCTTCTTCTAGACAAATGTCAGAAGGTTTACATATTAAAATCAATATCTGAAAAGGTTTGAGGGTTCGAGTCCCTCCCATCGACTTACTGTTGGTGGTGGCGAAAAGGCAAACGCGTTGAAGCCGAAAGGCGTGATAACTTTCAATTTTTGTTGTCTTTAAGAATGGATCTGTCGTTTAGTGGCAATAACAGCTGGCTCTTAACCAGTCGGGGAAACCCATCGAGAGTTCGAGTCTCTCCAGATCCGCCAATAACCATGGGGTTATATTTTCGGGAATTATGATAATTTGGTAGTCTCGGTGATCTGGAATCATCTTGTGTCGGTTCAAATCCGGCATTCCCGACCAATTGACGAATGAGAAATTAGGTTTACATTTCAGTCTTATAAACCGAATCAAAATAACTTATTTCATTTTGTCGTCAAAATCGGGGAATGTTGTAATCTGGTAGCATCCGTGCTCAGGAAGCATGTAGTCTCAGTTCAAATCTGAGTTCCCCGACCAATCAAAATATGTCGTCTAAGGGCAGGATTGGGGTAATCACCCCACAGTTCAGGTTCGATTCCTGACGTATTTTGATATCGGGGATTGGCGTAACTTGGTAGCGTACGTGATCCGGAATCATGTGGTGTGGGTTCAAATCCCGTGTCCCCGACCAAAGAAAGTTGATTTATGATCTTTTTAGTATCTTTGGGCTATGATTACGAAGGTAGTGATATTCAAAAGGCATTCAAATCTTTCGAATCAGCCGAGAAATACGTTGAAGAATATATCGAGCAAGATTGCAAGGACTTACCACATGCAAGTCCTTGGACCAGAGACAGATCAACGTTATGGGTATCTCAGGGAAGATATCTCATAATCGATGAAATGAAAGTTGAAGACTAGACGTCAATGACTATTATTCTAGATATATATACTCGTTGACTTTTCTTTGTCAGTATGTCCATATAGGGGACAATAGAATGTGGGCTTAAACTCATATCGCTGGCATCATTCCGTGGTATCATAACTGGCAATGAAATTGGCTGTTAACCAATGATATGTACGTTCGAATCGTACCCACGGAGCCAGCAGTAAGCTGCGATTAGGAATGGGTTAAAACAGTCTCGGTTGAAATGGATTACCGAAAACCTTCAATTTGTTCGTGTTTGAAGTAAAACGTAAACGAGCTCCGCTGACTGGCAAGAGGGTTATTATTGTCAGAGCTGTTCCTCTCAGTTTATTGTTGATAGTGAATACGTTAAGGATTACATAGAAAATGCTCGATGGTATGGGTATCGAATCCCATCCACTCAAAGACTCGCATGAGTGGTAGCACAAGTGGGTCGCAAGACAAAAGTGCAGGGCGCAGCGAATCTTTACAATTCTCGTCAATATATTCATCCTTATCACAATTGGTCGTGAGGCGGGCTGTTAACTCGTGATATCTCAGTTCGAATCTGAGGGGATGAGCCAAAGGAAAACATATCTTCGAAAATATGTTACCTTGTTATGTAATGTAAGAGCATCTAGACTTTGACTCTAGGATTAGAGAGAGTGACGGCAAAGATCTACCGTAACCGACTCTAACATAACTAAATGGTACGTTAGCTGGCTTGGTGCAGCGCCCGCCTGTTAAGCGGATGACGGTGGGTTCGATTCCCACACGTATCGCCATAATATCTATCCATCGTCTAAATAGTCAAGACGCTGCCATGAGGCGGAAATGCTGGTGAAACCCCGGCGGGGCGGACCATGATGAATGCAGTAAGGACTACATAAATAATAACAATAACCTCCAAGCATTTCTAAGAGAATAAATAGAATGTCCTGTATTATTATCAGAAGGTTAAAACTGTAATACCATATTATTGTTGATTGGTCATTCAATTCAATAAACTTCGTCTTTACGATTTCTAGTCATCAAATTTTTGAAAGACACAAGCCATGTTTAGTTCATCTGGAACACTTCATTTCGATTTGAAAAAAGGATCTAAACAATTTGAACCTTGGTGGTGTTTACTTTCGTGTGACGATCAAATTGCTGAGTATTATTCTTGGCATTTGAAAAAATATGGAATAGAATCTAATCCAAAAGGGTTGTGGGGAACACATATCTCAGTTGTTCGCGGCGAGACCGTCACTGACCCATCAGCCTGGGGTAAGTTGGAGGGATACGAAGTAGATTTTTATTACAACCATGTGATAAGATTCGAAAATGGAATCCATGCCCGGATTGATGTTTATTCAGAAGAATTGTCGGCAGTCAGAGAAATGTTAGGCTTTCCGTTTAAGCCTTGGTTTCATTTAACAATTGGGAGATTAGAAAGACCTTTCATCTACGAATAAAGTGATATATTGTATAACATACCCCCGTACGCATCGGGTGAGGCGGTCTGCTTGTCACGCAGATGAGGGCGGTTCGAGTCCGCTCGGGGGTGCCATATAGGTGTATAGCAATTCAGCAATTGCACTTGCCTGTCGAGCAAGACCAAGCGGGGGCAGCACCCGTTACACCTGCCAGCCAAAGAAAGAAACAACATGGAAAACGAAGAGAAGTCTTGCGATTTTACTTATGAATGCCATCGTTGCAAGAGAATGGTGAGCGGTCATTATGAAAATAATGAAGATGATGAAGTAGTAATGGTTAAAGAAAAACCAAAATCTTCAACATTTTTATTCGAATGTTTCGCCTGCCACTATAATCTTTGGTGAGTCAACCGGGTGAAAGGTAAGCTGGTTGCATCCGGGTGTCTTATAAGCACCTTGAGGTGGGTTCGATCCCCACTCGCCCGACCAGTAGTTTAATGTTTATGAGTACTCGTGGAAACGATATACAAAAATATATTAAGGTTCGAGCCCTTATTAAACTACAACATGGCTCCTTAGCTGAAATAGATTAGCGCCTGCCTGAAGAGCAGGAAATGTTGGCGCGATACCAACAGGAGCCACCAGACAAATATGGTACCTTCGTATTTGTGGTCAAGACCGCCGTCTGAAAAGCGGACGAAAACAGTTCGATCCTGTTAGGTACCACCAATGAAAAGACAGATCAAGATGGACAAATTTGGCACTTATATCATGGAAGATGATAAAGAAGTTAGATTTAATCCTGATAGAAAGTTGACATGGACTATTGATAATAACAATTATGTTTGGTTCAACGCTCCGTGTAGTATGAGTTATGATGCTTTTATTAAGGAAGGCGGAGAAGATATCGTACTCATTTTTAGTGTTTAAGATTTTGGGCACAGTAACCCGTCCCTATGAAAAGCTCGGACAATTGTCGGGAAAAATTGGGTTCGACTCCCAATGTGTCCACCAACTTGGGTATAGAGAGCCCGCCATTGTCCACCTACCAAGGTGGGTAGAAAGGAGTCGAAAGCAGGCTAGCGTAGGGTTCGATTCCCTGTGTATCCACAATAACCGTCCTCTAGTTCATTTGGTTAGAACGCTGCTCTGATAAGGCAGAGGTGCCGAGTTCGAATCTCGGGGGGACGACCAGTAATTTAGTTTATTATCAATTATATCTTTTATAATTTTAAGATATTTTTGTGATGTTTTTTCTTTAAAATATTTTTGAGATGACGTATCTATAATAACAAGCTCAATGTCTTGTTCTAAACAGGCTTGAAATTTCCTGTTATCATTATTTTGAATGGAAGCCAATTTTTCTGAACCATAAATTGGCTCATAATGAAAGATGCCATTTAACTCAAATGCTAATTTTAAACTTGGAATATAAATATCTAATTCAGAATTGATAGTTTCTTTGCAATTGAATTGTATTTTTAATTGTTGGTAAGATGATAAAAGTTGTTGCTCTAACCAAATTTCAAGTTTAGAACGCCTGCTACCTTTAGTTTTATGAGTGTTATTATATTTAGCTGCGCACGATTTAGAACAAAAAATATTTCCAGATTTTGATCTTTGTTTTTGTGATAATTTCATTTTTAATGGATTATCACAAAAAGTGCATGAAAAAATTTCAGAAGTAGTTCTTGACAATTGTGAACATTTAGAACTACAAAAATGTAGTTTATACCCTCGGCTAGATTTACCATTGAGAACTTGTGTTATGTACTTTTTAGATATTAAAAATGTTTTAGAGCATTGTTGACATTTTAATGGTAACAAATCATTTGATCTGGAAGTTTGTAATTGCTCTTGTGTAAATAGTTGAAACATACATATGTATGATAATATTGATATGTGAAAATATATTTTCACATACCCGTTGCCCTACCAAACCACAAACATAGAAAGATAATAAAATGTTTTGGGAATATGATGAAGAAGATGGCGAAGTGAAACCGAAGAAGGAAGAAAAGGAATTCCCAAACTCTGATGAGTCGGGAGCCGAAATGAGGTTTCATAAACGTATCGAAGGATATAAGCAGGAAGAGAAGCCTGTCTACAAACATCATAGTTGGTGGTTTGTGCATAATTGCATTGCACATCCTTTGATTGGAGTTTTTCCGTGTAAATCGACTTTTGATTTCCATGATTGGACTTCTAAGAAGATTAACGGCGTATAAATGGGTTCGTAACTCAATGGCAGAGTAGCTGGCTTTTAACCAGTTTGTTGAGGGTTCAAGTCCCTCCGAACCCTCCATATCTCTCGATAGTTTAAGTGAAATTCATATTAAGGGCAGTTAACTTAACTTAATTATGAAAAGTAATGTGTAAAACTCCTGAATTAAAGGGATGTTGTAGGCGTAAACCCTACTTGAGAGACCATGAAACAAATGCCTGTGAAGGATTACATTTCATTATAAGAACGAGAAGGGGGTCCGATTCCCTCCACTGCAACCAAGAAATTAAACATTGCAGTGTGGTGTAATGGTAACACGCGAAAAATAGTCTTTCCAATTCTTGTTGTTTCAATTTTTATTAAATGGTGTGTTGTGAAAAGACATAAAGCAAAAGATTCTTCAAGTAAGAATAAGATTTTTTACATTCATGTTGTTAACGTCAATACTCCTCTTCAAACTATTGAAGATTCTTATTCTGTAGAGGGACCAGATTCAAAAGAAGATTTTGAAGATTTCCGATACAGTAATTGGGACGATCAAATCATGGAAGTAGGCGCAAAAGCTGTTGAAGAAGATGCGCTTATTGCTTTGACTAGATATGAAGCTGAAAGACTTCACGCTCGTTTGGAAAGGATGCTTTCAGAATGAGAGTTGGACTAGAAGTAGATAAGTCTGGTAGAAAAAAATGTCGTTATCATGAATGTGATAAAGATCCTCAATATGTTGGAGAAAATGGCAAAATAAAAAAGGGTACAACTTGTGCAACCATTACTGTATATGGGGCAGGTGGCACTGAACCTGGTATTTTAGGATATTATTGTCGTGGTTGCATAGACAAGATTTATGCAGAGTTGAAAAAGATTTTGAATTCTAACTTATGGGTTTTCCATTGAAGGAAAGTTATCATGGACGTTCTAGATGATCTTGGTCTTGAAGAAGGTGCTAGTATCGAAAAATGGGAAGAGCAACTTCAAGAAAAATTGGGACTTAAGATAAATGATTTGCAAAACGCAATTTGCGAATGGATCAAGAAGAATTCAGAAGAGTTAACTCACGAGTTTGTCAACATCGCCCCATCAGGCGACTATGGCGGTCTTCTGGAAGATAATGACGACATGGCAGACTTTCTAAAAAATGAATCAGCCAAACCAGAGCATTGGAAACTGATGGCTGTCAGAGGAAATGAAAATCCAAACATGATTCAGTTTATGTTTGACTGTGAAGTAGTGGATGAGGGTGATACTTTCAAAGGTTTTGTTTTCGTCAGTAAAAGTGGAAAAATTCGCCACGCATTTGCTCAAAATCAAGCGTGACATGAATAAAAAATACATTATAGAATAATGTATGCATTTTGGCTTATATAACTGGGATTGTTATTTTAGGAGCTAAAATGAAACCTTTTTACGTTATGTATTTTTCTGATGATGATATGAGTTTTGGATTTGTTACTAGTGTTGATTCTGATGGTGTTGCTACAATAGTTGTAGACACGGGCAAGGGAACTTTAAAAGTTGTATCAGGAGTTGCTAAGGGAGAGTTAGCTCAAGCTCCTTGCGCCGCTGATTTTGGGGGACTAGATTCTGATGGTGGAGTTACGGTTGGTTGTTATTTCCCAACTACTGATCCAACAGTTAAAGCGCCAGCTAAGTTAGTAAAAAATACGGATGGAACCTTAACTGGTGAAGCATATGGACCAAGTGCACCAACTGGTGGATTTTTTGTAAGTGTTCCTCAAGCACAACCACGCACAGGTAATTGTTGGGTCTTAGCACCAACTACTGCCTAATAAAAAAAAGGAGATGTTATAATCTCCTTCATGGGTTTATAGTGTTAATGGCTAGCACAGCAGACTTTTAATCTGCTCAGTCTTGGTTCGAATCCAAGTAAACCTACCAAATTACGAAATATGGATTTGTTGTCTAGCGGCAATGACAAGAGCCTTTTAAGCTCTCGGCGAAAGCCTACGCGGGTTCGAGTCCCTCCAGATCCACCAAAAATTGAATGAGATTTTTAATATGAAACATATGATTGGGTATTTGCTTGCAAAGGCAGAACATAACATGTTTAATAATAATGCAGATTTGAATTATTTATTAGAATCAATTAATAAAAAGAAAAGTAAAAGATTCTTGAAAATAATATATAAAATATGTGGAATTAAATAATTATGCATAAACTGATATAAATAAGACTGTATGGGCTTGTAATTAAATGGGATAATTTCTGATTTGCATTCAGAGTTTCAGAGTTTGAGAGTTCGATTCTCTCCAAATCCACCAAAATGAAATGTAAAATTTGTGGGGAGTCAGATCCTGACAAAATGATGAATAAAGGTCAGGGCAGAAAATGCTTAACTTTATGCAAAAATTGTCACAACACAAATACAATAAGTAGGGGTCGTACAAACAAATCTTTATATGTCGAGTATAAGGGTGGTAAGTGTCAAAAATGTGATTATTCAAAATGTATGGAGGCATTAGAATTTCATCATATAGATCCCGAATATAAAGACCCTACTTTTCAAAGTATGAGATATTGGGGTTTAGAAAAAGCAAAATTAGAACTTGATAAATGTTTGCTATTGTGTTCTAATTGTCATAGAGAAATACATGCAGGATTATGGGGCTGTGACGCAATTGGCAGCGTGTTTGCTTTGCAAGCAAAAAGTTGAGAGTTCGAATCTCTCCAGCTCCACCATAGAATTCATTAAGAAAGATTTATGATGAAATTATTAAATGTTATTTTGCTTTTTGCATTGGTTGGTTGTACATTTCCTGATGTAACATATAATGACGATCAATGTCAGGGCAAAAGCGATGGCACAGTATGTAATTTTACTGCTGATGCGGGGCTTGCAGATGGTGTTTGTCACAATGAAGATTGTGAGCCGAGCTGTCATAATTGATAATATAAGGCTGCTATGAACTATCAAATTTTCATTAAGATTCTCAACTTAAACAGTATATGAACTTAGACAAATTAACTGTTCTTTTGTGCCTTGCTTTTCAAGAAAGTGAAGGTCCGTTTGATGTGAATGTAAAACTGTCTAGTTCAGTTTCAAGAATGAGATTGATGAAGAATGAGATTAAAGAATTATCGATGAGTCCATCGGTAGTTGAGATTGATATTGGTGTTCCAATTGCTGATAGAAGATCTAAAGAGAGATGGACCAAAAATAGAAGAATAAATAGAAGAACATTGGGGCTATAGCTCAACTGGGAGAGCGCGTCGCTGGCTGCGATGAGGTTAAGGGTTCGACTCCCTTTAGCTCCACCATTTTTATTTTTGGATTAATAAGATTAGTGACAGGTTATATGCTTCTACATGAAGCATCCCATTGTTATTGATTCAGATGGTGAATTAATAAATGTAAATGACCCGGTTGGTAATGTAACCAGATCCTTCAAGAGGTCTTTCAATAAAATTTTTAATGCACCGCTCAAGCCTTCCAGAATCTTTATGAGTGAGGCTGACTGGAAAGATATTTTAGCCTGGTCGGATTCAGTAGAAAACAAAGATGATATATGATACTACATGAAGCATCCTGTTCTCATATCATCCGATGGCGCTCTCTACAAAAGAACTAAACCTGGTTTTATTGGAAGTTACTTGTCAAGTGCGGCTGGTCGTATGAGGCTGGCGCAATCAATGATTCAGCCATTAAGAACCAGAATAGATTATCAAGGTATAGCCAGAAAAACTTTTCTGATTGATCAATTACCTTCTGGGGCTTTACCGATCTATGATAAAGAGCCCGGTGTTTGTAACATTGTACTCAATGTTGGTGCTTATAAACATCGTGAGCTAGTTATAAATTCTAGTGGTAGGCTTAATAAACGAAACTCTTTTCCAAGGGGAGTTAGAGTAAGGATGCCGCTTTTTGAAATTTATTCTAATCCTACGATCAGAATAAGTGACATAAAGAAGAGAAGGTTTGATTTAATAGATAAATGCAAAAGTGATATTTTGGCAGCAGAAGATTCTGCCATTTTTTCGGCATTAGATAACGCGAATATTGAGGAGTAATTTAACTGGCAGAATCCGTGACTTTGAATCACGATGTAATGTAGGTTCGAATCCTACCTCCTCAGCCATATGGAAATAAGTCATAGACATTTATGGAAAGCTAAATATGCAAATGTCTTGCGCTTAGATTTGAGACGAGCAAAGACAGAAAACTTATTGAGACTTGCTCGTTCCTTAAAACTTCATACAGAGGGCATGTCACATCGTCAAATTGCAAGTTTGGTGTATTGGCGCATCACTAGAAATGATATGAACAGGCATTAACAAGATATATTCATAAGAGAATGGATCCCCTGTTAAAGAAACTATTAAATAGTCTCAAATGCCCAACTTGCCAATGTCAGATTGATATGATTGACCGCAAGTCAGGATACGGTTGCGTTAGCGATCTAGATCATTATGTTATCTCAATTATGAGAAACGATTTTGGTATTCCTCAATTGTTTTCCGAGATAGTTAATATCTACGATGATAAACATAAGTATAGGTTGACTAAGAAATATGACTCTGCGCCAGCAACATCTGTTAAAACCGAGATTATGGTTTTTAAGGTGGATGCGGAGGGTAGGGTCAATTTTAGTTTTAAGAACAATGCTTTTACCCTCGACAAAGAACTTTTTGACTTTTCAAAATTCAATGTTGACAAAGCAATCAATAGAATAAGAACTGTTTTTACATTCAGTTGATTATGAAAAACTTAGATGCCAAGCGCTGCCCCATCTGCCAGGCTCTTTTGAAGAAAGAGCGGGTTGATTTCAAAGCAAGTACGCTTGTCACCTATAAATGTGCGCTGTTCGGAAATGCACATTACGCATTCAAATTCGGCAATGATTTTATTGCCGGAGATGAGGAAATGATTAGAATTCGTTTCAATCATAAAAAGTATGAAATTACTCAGTATCTAAACAATAACGATGTATTGGTTGTTGTTTATGATAATGAAGATAAATATATTTGTACTTCAGAGTTTAATGATTTGCCAACATTAGCTTTTGATTTTTTAGATGGCGATATGAATAAGATCGTCAACAAGTTAAAAGTTATGTTAACGTTTCAATAAAAATTTGTCTCCACTGGAGAATGTTATGTCTAAAAAGAATCTTGCTAAAACCACCATCGAGGGTGGTCGCGCTCGTTTCAACAAGTGGGAACGTCGTAATTCCTTCACTGTTGAAAGAGCCTCTGAAAGAGATTACTGTCACTTCTTGAAAGATAATCCAGATTTTTCTGATGAAGATAATATTGTCATCACCAAAAAAGAAAAAGTTCGTAAGGAATTTGATGATAAGCTCGGTCCTATGTATCGTTGGCTTCATTGTCAGGTTGGTCGACTTTGGAATGATGTGAAATCCGATGTTTGCAAGAAATTCGATTCTCGCACCACCGCAGGTCGTCACATTCTTTATGATCATTTGCTCTCTTCTGTGGAAGAAGTTCCAGATCTGAGATTTGGTCGTTTCTACAAAAGCGAAGAAGATTACATCACCACCAATTACGAGAACGATTTTTATGTGGATGATGGTGGCGTTTTGCGCGCCAAGATCATGCGCCCTCGTCACCCCAAGACTCCCAAGTTCAACACTCAAGCTGTTGCTAATTGGTTGAGCGGGCGTATGGTAGGAAAAGTTGGTGATAAGTTGTTTTGGTTTGTTCCCGCAAACAAAACCAAAAAATATGGCGGCACCAATCGTAAATGGAAAATCGAATGGGGCAATGTCCGTAACAATTTTTACAATTGGTACAATGGTTTCTCTTTTTTGTATTCTTACGATGAACCAGTCTATGAGAAGAACAAAGAAGGCATTCTTGTTATCACTAGTTACAAACCAGTTTGGAAATCTGGCGGCATCCCATCTTTGCGTCAAGATCGTAAGTTGAACGATAAAGAAATGGTTTTCTGGAATTCTATGCCTGCGTGGGTTCAGACCAAGGTATTGGAGCGTTCTCCAACTTATCCAGAAAATCTGAGACCAAAATATAATTCTTATTACTATTATTGAGATTGATATGAAAAACAATGTATTTAAAATTGGTGATAGAGTCACAATTTCTACTAATGGTTCTAGTCCGGGAACGGTAATTGAATTTGTGCATGGCAGGGTTGTAGTTCAAATTGATGGAGAACCAGGTCCAAGACTTTGTTTGAAGGAGAATGTCTCGCTTATCACCGGATAATTATTCCGTTTCATAATGCATATAAAACCATATAATGGTATGGAATATGCAGATAAATTCAAAGTTTTTGGACCTTATCGCCGTAGAGATTCAAGACAAATAGTAATTGTTGTGGATCGTAAGGGCAAGAGAAGGACCGTTTCCTATCCTAAATGGATTATGGAACTTCATTTAGGAAGGAAATTAGATCCTAATCTAGAAACTGTTGATCATATTGATAGCAATTTTGAAAACAATGATCTCAATAATTTGAGATTAGTTGAGCGCTCTCAGCATTCTGGAGACGATACTCGTCGTGTAAAATTGGTTAAATTCAATTGTGCATGGTGTGATAAGGAATTTGAACGTAGTCCTAGACTGATTAGAGATAAAGCTAAGAAAAATAAAGCCGGTCCATTCTGTTCCAGAGGGTGTGCTGGCAAATATAGTCGTATGTTACAGCTGAAACTAATAGATAAACTAGATAGTCAGCAGGCTATAGATAGCGAATACTACAAAAGAAAATATGTAGTAGCAACTGCATTTCCTTTTAGTGGAGATGAGTTAATTGATTATTTGTGTGATATTTGGGAATAAAAAATTATTCTAAATTGAGGAAGATAAAATGATTGTAACTACTGTGTCAGCTACGGGTGAAACAGAGGGCAAGTACGATCTTGCCACCTTTTCATTGGTTTTGACGGCTGAGGATACTCTTGTACCTGGAGTCAAGCTAAGATTAAAGACTAAGATTGATGAGCTAGAAGATACTCTCAAATTTGTTATTGATAACTTGAAGGTTAAACTAGTAAAAGATTCTACGCGAACTAATATGAATGTTCAGCCCAAATATCATTGGGATAACAATAACAACCGCATCAATGATGGATTTACTGGAACATATACTTTATCATTTCAGGTTGAGTCTATGGACAAAATCAATCAGATTTATGAAGCGCTTTCTAATCTGCATGAAGTTACTTTGCACTCTCCTTCATTTCAATTGAAGAGCACTGATCGTCTTAACAAAAAGGCGCTTAAGAATGCTTGGAAGAAAGTGACAGAGAGATTTGCTGATGAATGCGATGTGTTGGGATTGAGTGCGGCGGATTATGAGATTGAGAGTTGGGAAGCAACATACAGCGATTCTAAACGACCTGTTGCTCCAGCTGGCGCCAAGTTGGCTGCTGCGCGCATGATTCAAGATGATGAAATGGCGGCAGATGATGCTATTGACATTACTCCTGGCGCTGCTAAGGTGAGTGTAGGATTGAATGTTTCTTTCAAAAAGAAGGGTTGATTTATGAGTAGGGCTTGGTCTACATACATTTATGTAGAGCCGCATACATTTGGCGGAACCAAAGCTTGTGAAGTATTGGCGGATTTGATGAATCAAGATCTAATCCCCGCTTACGAAAAACATAGAGTATTATCTTTTATCAACATGGCTACTTGCCAATTCAAAGGCATTAGTGTTATTTCTGATAGAAGAGTTAAAAATCCCGTGTTATCTTTGGTAAGAGACAACATTTTGTCTAGAATTGATCTAATGCCTTATCCTCCTAAATTTCTTTCTTATTTGAAAAATGTAATAGCGCATCATTATCGTAAAGCTTTGGAAAGAGTTGTTTGAGCAATCGCGGTCGCAAGACTGAGGAAATTCTGGGCTTCGTAGAGTAGAATGCCAGTTAACGGCTGGGCGTGGTGACACGACGGAAAGTGCAACAGAAAGATACCGCCTAAGAAGCTTCGGCTTCCGGTAAGGGTGAAATGGTGGAGTAAGAGCCCACCGCATGTTTGGTAACAAACATGGCACGGCAAACCCCATTTGAAGCAAGCCAAATAGTAAACGTTTGAGGGTTACTCGCCCGATGTTTACGGGTTGGTGCTGGAGCGAATAGGTGACTATTCGCCAAGATTAATGATTGTTTGAAATAACAGAACCCGGATTATAGAATAACTCTTCCATTTTATAAAAATTATGAAAAAAACAATTGAAAAAATAGATCCAATAGCTAATGATTTGCCAAGTCGTTGGGAACAAAAACGAGGCGAAGCAGATGAATTAGAAGGACAAATTACTGATCGTATACATTATATTTTAAATTTTATTTTTGATTTTGAGTCAGCAAAGTTAAGTACTTGGTATTTTGACGGTGCTGCCGAAGGAGAAGTAGGAAATTTAAGAAATCATATAAGTGGCGATACTATATATTCTATAGTTACTGAATGTAATGGCGGTATATAAGAATATAGTTATTTGCTTAAAGATGGTTCCGAATGGTCTTATGAAGGTCTTCTTCCATCTCGTTGGTTATTTGAAGATTTTGAAGATGAACTTATAGAGGGCAAACAAAAGTTTGATGAGAAAGAAAAATTGCGTAAGTTGCAATTAAAAGAGAAAAAAGAAAAGAAGAAACAAAAAGAAGCTCTTAGATCTGTTGAGGATATTAAGATGATGAGTGAGTTAAAGAAAAAACTTTCTCCAGAAGAGCTGGATATCCTTAAAAGGAATCTATAAATATGCTGACTGAAAAAATAAAAGATATCCTTCTTTTTATTTTCAAAGAAGGTTTAGATGAAGATGCTTTCTACAGATCAAATAATGTGTTACCTACTCAACAAGATTTGATAAAAGAAAGAATAGGGCTTCCAGAATCTTTTGAGGCTCAATTGCTTGATCTTTTAATTGAAGATCGTGAATGGAAAAAAGAGTGAAGAATATTGTTTTTTGTGTTCATTGTGAGGATGAATTTGACTTATCTTCTTCTGCCAAACGCGCAGCAGGAGGTCGAATCAACGAGTGCCCCTCTTGCTCTCGGGAGAATGTTATAAAATACGCCGGCGTTCAAGCCGCTGACGGTAAGCAGGCTCAGGCAACTATTTTAAAGTTTGAGTCTACTCAAGATCGTGAACAATATTTGCGTTTCTGGCAAAACAATTCAGGTTTACATAAAGGCAAATCTTGTCAATTAGGAAATCATCTTTCTACTACGCCAGCAATTAAGTTTGAATCAATTACAAAATTTACCCCCACTAATCATAAAGGTAAAGCTTAGAGTTTTTAACTCGCTGGCACTTATCCAAGCGATTTTGTGTCTGTTAATTTTTTATGTTTGGGGAGGCTTGACGCTTGTCGCGGGGTGGTTAATATTCCATTTATCAAATGGCGCCGATTTGGGTGCCGCAATTTTGGAGAATAAGAATGAGTAAGAATAAAAGTATCTCTAATATGTTGGAAACCGTAGAAAGAATTTTTGAAGCAACGCATGCAACTGTTGATTCGATGAATGATGGCGAAAGACTTCAGTTGAAGGAGTTGGCACAAACTGTAGGACTTGCTGTAGCTATGGAGCCAAAGCACGTGCTAGGTTTTGTAAATCACTTCGTACACAACAGCGATATTGCTTATGTAACCCGTGGTAAGAACGGTGGCGTTATAAAGGGGGTGAAGACAGCAAAGCCAGCTAAATTAGCTAAGTCCACAACTTCCAAAACAGTATCGGTCGCCCGCGACCCATCGATTGCTCTAGTCGAACCTACTGAGGATTCAGAAGACTGAGTGTTTTCGGACCGTTTGTTCGGTCCTTTTGAAGAGAGCATCTTGCTCATTTCAAAAGGGAAAAATGGCAAAACAATTAGAAATAGAAAGAAAATTTTTGGTTAACTTTCCATCTTACTGGTCCGAGTTAGCAGAAATGTTTGATGAGTTGGTTGATGTAAAAAGAATCAGTCAGACTTATCTCAAACCGGAAGGTAAAGAGCCTTCTGCTAGAGTTCGTAAAACCGTCGAAGGTTTGACGGGTGATAAAGAGACGGTTTATCATTTTAATAAGAAAGTCTTTGTTGAAGATGGTGTCAACGAAGAAAAAGAACATGAGATTTCTGAAAAGCAATACGAGAAGTATTTGCAAAAATCTCATCCAGATAAAGTCACCATAGATAAAACCAGATTTGTTTTCAAATATAATGAGCAGGTTTTTGAGCTAGATGTTTTCAAAAGTGCTTTAAAAGGACTTGCTATTCTTGAAATTGAATTAGAAGATAAGAATCAAAAAGTAGAGTTGCCTCCGTACCTTAAAATTGTGGAAGAGGTAACTTCTGATAAAAGATTTAATAATTTCAACTTAGCCAATAAAAAATTACATGAACACTCAAGATAATTATCCTCTTCATAAAGATATTTTGAATTTTTGTACCACTAATGGTAAAGAAATAAAAAGTAGAACACTTCATAGTCAAGGTGGGAATATTGTTATCTATTTTCATGGAGAACATGATGGTAGTGGATATCCGCCAGTAGATAATGTTATTGCTTACGAATATCGTGATGGTAGTGTAACTTACCGACTTCACGGAAAAAATCTCAAAGAGTCCGGTATGTTAAGAATGATAAATCTGAAATCATTCTTGTGAATAATCTGATATATAGAAGCACATGTCGTTGTACCCAAGAGGCTTAAGGGGCGAGTCTGCAAAACTCGTATTCGTTTGTTCGAATCGAACCGACGACTCCAAAAATGGTTTAATGCATGAGTGGTTGATATATAGTTTGATATGGAAAAATATCAACGTCAACCAAATTGTACATGCAGTGTTTGTTTTATGGAAATTTATAGAAGACCATTTCAAATAGCAAAAGGTCCTGTATATTGCTCTCATGATTGCAAGGGAAAAGCACAGCAAAAATTACACAAATGCACTATGTGTGATAACCAAATTAAATCTGGTTTACATAAGAAAACATGTAGTAGGGCTTGTGCGAATAAACAAAAAATTGGGTCAACATATAAAACTGGAAGACCAATAAAAGATAAAGTAAAAAGTCTTAGTGAATTAAGAAAAAGAATAGTTGATTTACGAGGATATAAATGTGAGAGATGTAATTATTCAAAACTAGAAATTTTGGAAATTCATCACAAAATAGAAAAATCAAAAGGTGGTTCTGATGATATAGATAATTTGGAATTGATATGTCCTAATTGTCATGCAGAAGAACATTATTTAAGAAGATTAGGGAATGGTGCGTGAGTTTGGCTGAAACGGCAACCCTGGAAAGGTTGTGGACTCGTAAGGGTTCCGAGGGTTCGAATCCCTCTCATTCCTCCAATTATTAATGGAAGTTAAATTCGCGAGGAGCGAACGCAGCCTTGAAAACTGATGGTACCTTGATCGGTATGGATTTCGAATATTCTGGCTTCCGCCAACTGGTTAACTGCACGAGTGTCTGATATATAATTAGACATGGAAACATACAAAAGAAAACCAAATTTTAATTGCAAGATTTGTAATAAATATATTTATAAAAGACCTTCTGAAATTGAAAAGGGTCATGTTTATTGTAGCCAGGAATGTTATGGTAAATCTTGTACTATTTTAATTCAATGTTTGAATTGCGGCGCTGATTTGAAATCAGGTTTGAATAAAAATACCTGTAATAGAGAGTGTTCTAATAAATTAAGGATAGGCTCTAAATATAAAACTGGCAGACCCAGTAAAGATAAAGTAAAAACTAGAAAAGCTCTTAAAATAAGATTAATTGATTTAAAAGGTTCTAGTTGTGAAAAATGTAAATATCCTAATACGAAAATATTGGAAGTTCATCACATAATAAGACAATGTGATGGAGGTTCAGATGAATTAGATAATTTGCAATTGATTTGCCCTAATTGTCATGCGGAAGAACATTATGATAAAAATTAAAGTAAAAAAAGAAATAATTGATATGGACGCGTTAGAGAACGATTATTGGATCGCCAGTGCAGGTACTGAAACTTCTACACACCATGTTTTGTGCGTTGACAAAAATAATGCTATTAAAATTGTAAAAAGAGAAATTGCAAAAGAATTACCTAAACTTAATTTAAAAGATTGTGATTTTTCAATTCATGATGAAGAGTAATTTATTAGTAAGACTGCTTCCTCCAATTTATATTTACGATTACAAACAATCACTTAATAGGTGATTATTATTAAAACAAGAAAGTCATAAAGATGATTAAAAATGCAAAAGTATTTATTGCTGCTTTGATGTGTAGTATTATGAGTTTAAATTGCTCTGCGCCGGATTGTAATAAATTCCCGGCAGTAGAGGATGTTCAAATTAGTCCTGATTCCGAATGGGTTGGAAACCAGGCGCCAAATGATAAGCAATTTAGTTTTGATTGCACGGCGCGTGTCGCGGTAACTAATGGTGCAGGGAAATTTTTTGAAGGTTTTATTAAGCAATCAGGAATAGATATTACTACAAAAGCTTTGTATCAAGGGATGTTTGCTAAAACATTTGGAGCTTGGCGAGCTTTAGCTATGGATTTAGCCAAAATATTTTTTAAAAATGGCTTTTTGAGTAGCAGGGATAATATTGATTTATTCTTGATCAAGAATGGATGGAACACGTCTCCAGCAGATAAAATTACAGTAGATAATGTTCATTGCGAAGAAACATTTGCCAATAAACCGCCACTTACTTGTTCAATGGAAGGGTTTAATGGTGGAAATGATTTGCCAGCTCCTGGTGATCCTGGTACTGTAGATCCTGGTCCCGTACCTGGTAGTGGTGCTCAGCCTGGAGGAAATGGTAAGTGAAAAAAATATTTGCTGTAATGGCAATGTTGATAGCTGTACTATTATCATCTCAATCAGCATATGCTGATGATACTGGTACAGGTCCATTTAGATTGGGCGCCCAAGTTGGTTTTGGTATGTTAGTAGTTGGAGATAAACATCCATCTGGAGGATTTGCATTTCTAGGTGGTGGCGTTGTTGGATATAGGGGCGGTCAAGAAACAACTGGCTGGACATTTGTATATCGCAATTCTGCTTATCTATCTACATTCCGATCCTTAAAAGGTATTGGAATTTATGATATGCATGCGCTAGAACTAGGTTGGCTTCCATCTAAACATTTTGGAATTGAAGCTGGTCCTGCAATTGGAACATATTTTATGACAGTATGTTCTAATGATGATCAGTGCGCCAAACTTGGTGGGTGGACGCCTGGCGGGGTGTTAAATATTAATGGATATATAACAGAACGCCATGGTATAATTGCAGAGGGTCATGTAGCTTATATGGCAACTTCCTTGTGGAAGGGACCAATTACTACTGTCCATGTTGGCTATCAGGTCACTTTCTTTTGAAATTAGGGCAAAGTATTAATGATATGATACTTTGCCCCCATTAGGTTTAATAAATTTTATGAGTAAATTTGCAACATTAGTCGGATGCGCTATTGGTGATGCATTGGGCAATCCTTTTGAAACAAAGCTATCTTCTTATCAACCATTGCGTGAGTGGGATGGTAAATTTAAAGAGGGTGGAACTTTTTGGTGGGGTCAGCCAGGTCAATACACTGATGATACTCTAATGAGTCTTGGGCTGGCTAGAAGCCTTGTACGTTGTAAAGGTTTTAACCCTGCTGATGTGGCTAGGGAGTATTTAGCCTGGTATGAATCAAAAAATACTCGTGGTATCGGTGGAACTACAGCTCGTGCTATGGTTAACTTGCAACACGGTTTGTCTTGGGATAAGAGTGGTGTTGTAGGTGATAATATTGGTGGAAACGGAACCGCAATGCGTGCCACTCCATTGGGTCTCGCTTATAGAAATGATTTCTTAACATGTATGAAACATGCTTCGGAAGATGCCATTATCACTCACAATTCTTCTGAACCCATCAACGGATCAATTGCAATAGCATTAGGAACTGCACAGATTAGCATCTGGTATTGATCCATTGGTTGTATTAAAATCAGTCATTGCAGTAACTGGAGACACAATTGTCAATAAGAAATTGTCTTTAGTGTTAGAACATTTAGAATCTGGAACAGATGTTGATGTTGCTTTAGCCGACATTGGTTCACAGGGATATGTTCCTGAAACTGTTGGCGCCGCCTTCTATTGTTTGTTGGTGAATGATAATTTTAGGGATACTGTTGTGATGGCGGTCAAAGCAGGTGGCGACACTGATACTACCGCTGCTATTGCTGGTGGTATGGCGGGAACTCTTTATGGTTTGGATGAAATTCCAGAAGAATATAAAGAGCAAGTAGAGAATTTTGAAATGCTTCATTCTTTAGATTTAGAGCTTGCTTCGCTCTTTGATATAAAAGAGTCATGAAGAAGAAAGAAAAAAAGAAAGAATTAGAAGACGTTAGACAGACTTACTTAGAGAATCGAGCTTATGCTCTTGAAGATTTTGCTAATGCACTTGAAGAAGTCCAGTTAGATGAACCAAGTGTTGGCGGCAAGATAGCTGGCATGGATTATCAGCAATTCTCGGCTTGGGGAGTATTTAACGCTATCGTAGAACAAGAAGAGTATGTTCTTAATGAACATAAAAGTCCCTGGGTAGTTGTTGAGGAAGAACAAGTAATTCTGGCAGATATGGTTAAAAGAGCACAAGAAGTGTTCGGTAATGATTATGATGTTTGGTATAAGCATTGTAAAGACAAGAAACATTTATCTATTAATAATATCTGATATATAGGTATCAGATCATGGAAAGTTGTCCGAGTGGTCTATGGTGATTGTTTGCTAAACAATTGAGGTGTAACAACCTCCACAGGTTCGAATCCTGTACTTTCCGCCATTGTAAAATATGAAGATAGCGGGCGCTATCACGAACCGATGAGGTTCGGGCATCCGATAGGATATGGGGTTCGAGTCCTCTTTATTTTACAATTATAGGGGTATCGTTCAACGGTAGGACTGCCGCCTCCAAAACGGCTAATGAAGGTTCAATTCCTTCTGCCCCTGCCAAATTCTTTTATTCTTCATTGAAAGTTACATATTATGAATGAAATCATTCTACAGCTCCGTAATGATTACAGGGCATGTATTAAACTAGCTAATGAAACAGATTCTAAGTCAACCGACGCTTCTTTGAGAAAAGAGGCGTCATTGCTTTTGGGAAGATTGAAATCATCATGTGATCATGAGAATTCTATTGTTGTTTTACGTTCTGCGTATGATGGTTCTCATTCATATGATTATGAAGATGAACATCCCGAACATAGAATTTGTTTGTGTTGCGATGTTGAAGAATCATCTTATGAAGCTTATAAGTTCAAAAGGCTTATCGGGACACCCATCGCTAGATTTGAGAATAATCTGCCCTGATCAGATTAAAAATCCCTTGACTTGTCTTTTGTCAGAAGCGCAGGACCTTGCCCGATCAAAAGGGTATATTTATTTCGTTTGGAAGGAAAAAGGATTATGAATTCGCTCAACGAAGAGCTACAACAATTTGTGTCGACACTTGATCAATATGATTGGTTCTGTGACGTTGAGTTTGATCGATACAATAGACTTGTGGTTTATGTCTATGAATTTGACATCAATTTCATTGGAAGTGTTCCACAAATGATTGGTGGATATCATGTTTTATTCCATTATGCGGCATCACAATCAAACCAATATTCTGTCTCCAAACCTGTTGTTCCGGTAGTACCGGCGGCAATTGTAATCAAAGAAGATTCTTCGGTGGAAGAATCTGAATCGGTAGATTTGGAATTTCTTATTTCTGAATTAGATAGATTGGAAAAAATTTGTGGAAGAAACATTCTTCAAGATATTTTCTATGAAGTTCATGATGGTAAAAATGCTGTCACGAATCTTTCGGCTAGATTTCCAGAAGTAAAAGAAAGCCTTGATGTTTTGTATGAGGAGTTTGGATTTAATCTGATCTATGAAGAATTAGACGGTTGATCTAGACTTCTCACCTTTAATTAACCCTTAACCAAGTGCTATGGTACTTAGGTATCAGTAAGGTGATATGTCTGTTTTGTCTACGATATTTTCTGAAATCTATGAGATATTAGTGCGATATAATGAATCCCCCATAATGCGGAAATCAACATTTATCAATTGGTATGCTAACAGTAGTAGCTTATATTATGTTAGACCATCACTAAGATCATTATCAATGGTTTGTGAGAAACCATTAAATTGCTACGTTATTCGACTCGCTGACTGCGACTCATCTATGTCAGATGAAACGTTACAGGAACTCAATCAAGAAATAGATGAGATTTGTTCTCGTTATAAGAAAGTAATAGCGTTTTGGTAACATGTTTCCGAAAAAGTTAGATTATTTAGAAGAGTTGGGTTTTTCAAAAGATGAAGTTCCTAAACTATTATCACAAGATCCTTCCGAGGATGAGTGCAATAGTTTTTTGGAACTTTATCTATCTGTTAATTTGCCATCAAACGTATTGATTTTCATGGTTGGTCCATATATTTGTGGAGTGGAATATGAATATGAAATACAATATTCTGATACTTTAGAAAGAGTTGTGCGTTTTTGGATTTTGAATATAGATTTTGATTTTCAACTAAATCAATTATCTGAAGACGATTGGTTTTTGTCACAACCATGGATGTCATATTTTGATTCATCTCAAAGAATATTTAAAATGCCTTTAAGAGAATTACATAAAATCATGCAACATTTGTCCAGACTTAGCCGTCTGGCATCATATTTTTAATATGAGTGCCCAAAAGAAATTTGTTCGTCAAAAATTCCGAGATGATTGCTTTAGAAGAGACAGTTACAGTTGTGTGACTTGTGGATATAAATCATCTTTTCAAAAAGCCGAACAAGAATTGGATGCCCACCACATAACAGATAGAAATGAATTACCAAATGGTGGGTATGTTAAGGAAAATGGTATTTCATTATGTGAAGAGTGCCACAAGAAAGCAGAAGAATTTCACTCTACCGGAACCGCTGTTCCAGGTTTTTCAATTGAGGATTTGTATACTGCAATCAAATCTTCCCTAGAGAAAGCTAAGAAAGCTAGTCTAAAGCTATGAAAAATCTAACGTTCGATGATGTGAGATCCCTCACCAAAAATAATCTATTAAAAGAATTAGTTGTGCTTTATCCTTTTCAGGCAGAAAAAGAGTTCGATTCAAAACGCTGGGTTCTATTTTGTTTCTCTGTTGAGAATATGTTTTCTTTTAGCGTTTACGCTCCACAAGACGTTCCAGCAGATGAAATCAATGAATTAAGAGTCCATTTGTATGAATCTCATGGGCGTAACAAAACATTTGGTCTCTTATATCCTAAGAATGATCAAAGATTTGTCGGTGTGGATTGGACAGAGTTTTTCCAGAAAGATCCCAGAAGTGCCGCAATTGTATCTCCAGATGTACTTTTGGAGATGATGAAATTTACTGCGCGCTTATCGAGAATGAAAGTATTTCAGTGATCATTAGTGTTTAATTTGATATATTGTATATGTTCGATTAACCTGGAGGTTCACTTAGATTCGTATTATTATATGATTTTCATACTTTCTTAAGATGGAGTATTTATGACTGCCCAAGATTTGAAATTGACAAATATTGTCAATAATAGCGCTAATGATGAAGAATACAGTATCCCACTAGATATTTCTGACATAATCAATATTTGTAGAGAATACAATAAATTAGGTTGGCAAATTCAAAATCAAGTAGAAACTATTCTGGATACTGGTGTTGCGCAAGCCATTGAGGCTGGTTATGTAAAGATGGAGTCTTTACCACATATTAAGAGTTTCTTACAGAGCATTTGTAAGAATGCTTATTTTGGAGATGCGGTAAGTCAAGCATATGATTGTATCTTCTTAATTGAAGAATACGAATTGCAACATAAGGTAACTAATACTCAAGTGAACTGAAAATGTTAGTGATTCTTGATTGAAGAGGCGGTTTTTCCGCCTCTTCGCATTTGTGGTGATTCATGTCAAAAAATATCTCAGAAATAAAAAAGCAACTTTCTCTTTCAATAGGTAATGATAATTACAAAATTGATTTTAGTCCTAACTTATTATACATCTGGAAATACAATCCTGTGTCTGATAAGTTAGGATTTTGGGTTTATGTTGCTAGTTCCAAAATCAAAAATGGTAAATTAGGTTACAATTGGGAACGTTTTATTCCATTAGAATTGGCAAAATTTTGTACAAGAACTTTGGCAAATAAAGCATTTTGGTAATTATTTTCAAAAGAAATAAAAATGGAACCAATTATTTATTCAATAGATAAAGATATCTATAAGATAGACGACATGCACATTTTAACAGATGATAAGCACACAGTGTATGTTTGGAAATATGGTGAAGAATCTTTAACTATCTATAGTTATTGGTTGTATTTGGCGGCTGCGGATTTTCGAGATGGTAATTTTACCTGGTTTGGGGAAGAAATACCCGTTCAAATTAAAAAAATCTGCGAACGTTTTATAAAAAACAGAGCATTTTGGTGATTTAAAATTATGTTATTCATTACTCAGCCGCGTGTGGGCACGTCTCACAATGAGATTATTGCTTTACAAATGTCTGCCAGAGAAAAGGGGTGGGAAGTTATTCCTGCACCAGGTGGCTGGCGTTTGGATGATGAATTGATTCAAACTCATCAAGTTGGAATTCCATATGGTTCGCAAATCTTTTGTGAAGTTATCGCTCAGCAAATGGGATGGAAGCTTCATCAAAATTCATTTGATTGGTTGACTAAAGTACCTCGTCATTATCTTAAGCGTCGGGTAGATTTCATGACCTTGGCTGACGCTAAGAAAATCAATGTCAAGAAATTTATCAAACCAGCAGATGATAAATGTTTCGATGCCAAAGTTTATGAAGCCGGTGAGTTTCAGCCCAATGAATTAATTGCGGATGATTGTCCAGTTTTGGTATCAGACGTGGTTCAATGGGACGTAGAATATAGATGCTTTGTTAAAGACAATCGAGTTAAAACTTGGTCGAATTATCTGTTCTTTGGGGAGATAAATGATCCTCGATATCAATATATGATTCCTGGCGATCACATTAGACCAGATGAATTCGTTAACAATCTTCTCAAGGAGATTGATCCTGTGCCCGGGTGTGTGATTGATGTAGGAATTATTCCCAACAAAGGTTGGGCAGTAATTGAAACTAATCCTATTTGGGCATCTGGTATTTATCAGTGCGATCCTGATTCTGTATTAGATTGTATGGAAGGGACAGTGGCGCGTGGATAATAAAGAATACGAAGTGGAAGGGTATTTGGTTGTAGTAGCCAAATTCTCTGTTGCCATTTGGGATGTTAATTCTTTTTCTCGTGGCAGAAGGTTATTTAGATTTCCTTTATCCGAAAATGGGGTATGTTGGGAAGGAATAGATAAATTGGATTCTCTTGATGAAAAATTGAAGAGAGTAATTGTATTCTGTGATAAGTTAATCAAAAACAAAGTGTTTTGGTGATCCGTTATGGCACAAATTAAATATGAAGAATTGAAAAGCCTCTTAGAAAAGAAAACCTCTATTGTAGGTTGTGATGAGGTTGGCTATGGATCTATTGCCGGACCATTAGTTGTTTGCGGTGTTCGCGCCCCTAAAGGATGGACTTTGGCTGGGTTGAACGACTCAAAAAAATTGAGTGAGAACCGTCGCAATGTGATGCGAGATCAATTGATGAAAATCATTGAGGCTGGTACTATTAAATTTCATTTGGCAGAAAGAACCAATGCTGAGATTGATAAATTCGGTGTTAGCGTCGCTTTGAAAGATTGTTACGTTGAAAATTTCAAATCTTTATACACTGACGAATCATTATTAATTTGCGATGGAAATCTAAAATTTGACAATTTAGGCGTGGATGACTATGATAAGGTCTCGCTCGTTAAAGCGGACACGCTAGTCCCATCAGTCATGGCGGCAAGTATTCTTGCTAAGACGTACCGTGACAAAAAAATGAGAGATTATCATCTTAAGTATCCTCATTATGATTGGGTCAACAATGTTGGTTATTATGGTGCAGATGGTCAACACATTGCGGGTATTACCAAGTATGGATACAGTCCGCTACATAGGTTGTCATACAAGTTAAAAGTTTTTGAAGGAATGAACATTCCAGTTAACGAGTGAAAATGAATATCTTATTCCCTACTAATCTTAGTTCTCCGCGCCAAGTAGACAGTTTTTGGCAGAACGAAGCGGGAGCTGCCGGATCCGTTGGGTTTGGTGTGAGTATTCTAAGTGAAAGTCATTTCGGATCCCCAATGTCTATTTTCAATAAACAAACTCCTACTCTTTATCGAGGATGGATTGTTAAACCTTCCGTTTACCAAGAGATGGATAGTTTGGGCGCGGAGTTGGTTAACTCTTATCAAGACTATATGTGGTCTTATAATTTTCCAGAATGGTACGTAGAACTGAAAGAATACACTCCATATTCAATGATTATTCCGGCTGATGATATTGCAAATGCCGGTCTTCCAGCCATTTCTAAGAAGATTGCAGAAGAATTTAATGACAAATCAATCTTGATTAAAGATTACTTGAAAAGCCGTAAACATGAATGGTATGACGCGTGTTTCATTAGAGACGCATCTGATCAAAAAGAGTCGTTACGTGTCATGAGCAACTTCTTTAAGTTACAGGGTAGAGACTTCTACGGCGGATTAGTTTGTCGAGATTTTCTTTCTTTGAAAAAGATTGGGCTTCATCCAAAAAGCAGAATGCCCTTACCAGTAGAGTTTAGAACTTTCTTTGTAAAAGGAACGCCAGTATTTACTACTCCTTATTGGGGCAATGATGCTGTTTATCCTGAGAATGTAGAATTTCCTCCAATGAGTTGGTTGATTGAAATTGGTAAAAGAATCAAGAGTCCATTTGTGGCTTTGGATATTGTTCAAGCTGAAGATGATAAATGGTGGGTCATTGAAGTGAATGATGGTGGTTCGGCAGGACTTCCTGATCACGTTAACCTAGAGGAATTCTATAGTATTATAATGAAACATCTTTAAGTGAGGCTGTATAGGATATCATATTCGTGAGATAACAAAAGGTAGTTTCGGAGACTTTTCCAAAATTCAAGAAGAGTGGGAGGAATTACTGGATGCTCATGAACAAGGTGGTAAGATTCTTGAGTTGGTAGAATTATCTGATTTGTATGGCGCCATTGAGGGTTATTTACAATCTAAGTATGGCATGACTATGATAGACATTAAACAGATGTCGGAAATGACATCATCGGCATTTAGGGAAGGTAAACGAAAATGACTCCCATCAATTGGGTTTGGGTAGGCAAAGCTGTTCAACATTTTGTGGACAATGAGTTTACATATATGGAGGCTCCTTGGATTGTTCCATTCTCAGCCATTGAGGTTACTCTTCCTTACAATAGATATGGATTTAAGTTGGATCATCCAAACAAAAATCCTGGATATTTAGTCGGCTCTGCCGAACAAGGTTTTATTCAAATGATGGTAGAAAATAAATTACCAAAGGGTAAATATTGTGCTGCCTCTCCTTGTTTCAGAGATGAGCAGGTTGATGAATGGCATGGTTTATACTTTTTTAAGGTTGAATTAATTGAAGTAAATCCTAATTCTAAAAATGTATTTGAAATTATGGATAGCGCCCGCGCTCTCATGGAAAGTCTTGGAGACTGCAAAATCAGTGTTGTTAAAACAATCGAAGGTTATGATTTGATGTGTAAAGGCATTGAATTAGGATCTTATGGTTACCGTCAGTTCGGGGATCACACTTGGAGTTATGGAACTGGTTTGGCATTGCCAAGATTTTCTCAGGTATTAGAATTAAAAGAAGACGTATAAATATGACCCGCATATAAAATATGCGGGTCATATTATGAGCCTTATATCAGATTATAGTTGAACCCAATTTGTGCCGGTCCATTTCCAAGTATCATTAAATACTGTGGATCCATTTGTGCCACCAAATAATATTAATGCCCCTGAAGTGACATCATAACTCATATGAGCGCCATAACGTGCAGATGGAGAACTTGCGGGAGACTGTTGTGTCCAATCAGTACCATTAAAAACCCATGTATCTGAAAGTACAGAGTCTTGATTTAATCCGCCAAATAATACAATAACGTTACTATTTGCGGCATCTTTTCCCATAACATGGTCAAATCTTGCTGATGGTGAGTGCGTAGGGGTTAATTTTACCCAAGTTTCTGCGGCATCATTCCATCTAAATGTATCATTTAAAAGCTCAAAATTATTAGCGCCTCCAAATAATATAGAGTTTCTTCCAGCAGAAATTCCGCCCACTAATTTGGCTCCATATCTGGCAGATGGTGATACGTCAAGTGTTTTTTGTGCCCATGTATTAGTATGTCCATCCCATAACCAAGTGTCACCCAAAACATCATGTTCATTTTTTCCACCAAATAACAAAACTTTTGATAATGCGGAAAAACCACATGACATAGCTGCTGAGTACCTTGCACTAGGAGACCCGGATTGTGTTGGGTTTGTCCAACTAGTCCCATCAAATACCCATGTGTCTCTTAATAAAGAAGAGCTGCTTTGACCACCAAATACCATTACAGTATTATGATTTGTGCCAGAAGCACCAAAAAACTCAGAAGAACAACTATTTTGTCTTGTAGGAAGCGGTCCGGATGCATCAATAACATTACTAGATGTTGTTGACCAATTAGTGCCATCCCATAAATATGTATTATTTGTATACATACTATTTACTGGATAGTTAACATTGTTTACTAGTACTGGTCCGGTGCCAGGTTTTGATGACATAGTTGAATTGAAACATTTTGGCGGATTTAAAGTAGGCATTATAACTCCTTGGTTTGTAATTATATGATTTAAAAATCATATAATTGAATTATTAAATATCAGACATACATAATGTGATATATATACAGTACTTTCCCGGATATGCTTATCGGATTGAGCGGTCGTTTCATACGCGATTTTTAGTGGGTTCGACTCCCACATCCGGGACCACATCGTCGGTTAACTCAGCGGTAGAGTGACACGTTTACACCGTGTAAGTCGTGGGTTCGAATCCCTCACCGACGACCAATTAAACTAGGGTGACACCTTACCATAGTGGTGTGACAAGTAGGGAGAGACCGGCTTTTGGGACCTTAATTAAATGGTATAATGTAGCTTTTACAAGGCTAACTCGATGGTTCGATTCCATCAGGTCCTACCAATTAGAAAAGTGTAAATAATTTATGGGCGATTAACTCAGTGGTAGAGTGCTTGCTTGACTCGCAGGAAGTCAGGGGTTCGAATCCCTTATCGCCTACCATTATCAGTCATTAATATTTTAGATTTAGAAAGAAAAATAATGAATAAATTAATATTGGGCATTTTGCTGCTCTTTGTGATTAATTGTAGCAGTAGTGATTGTAAGGTGGAAGGACCTAATACTGGATGCAAGATTGAGCCCGGAGTAACATGTATTCAGCCTAATGACTGCATTGTTGCGGCGGGATGTTTAACTGTTGATTGTATCAATGGTTATTGTGAAAGTCTGGGTTGTCAGACGGAATAAATATGGGAATTGATTATACTTTTTATTTAAGAGTTGGTTATACCTTAAATCAAGATGATGTCATGAAACCATATTCTTCTCTACATGAAGAGAAATTTCATTACGAAGATCGTTTTGATCCTAAGAGTGGAAAAAACTTAAGCCAGTAAAGATAATGGATGAGGTTGGCGGGTTTTACCTGTTGGTAGATTACGAAGGCGAAACTTACGAAGACCTTTGGGCATTAGTGCAAGAAACTGATTTCTTTCACAAAAAGTTTGATTGTGAAATTTCTATCCCATTTGATGCCGCCGGAGATGTTGCTGATATTAATTTCTATTTGGAATTTCCTCAATCCGAAGCAATTAAATGTGGCGGGGTTGTAGTTTCCAATACTGTGGTTCCTATTTCTTGGATCGAACAGAATAAAGAAAAACTTTTGGAATTGAAAAGCAAATTAGAAAAAGAATTTGGTATTGATGTAGGAGAGCCCAAAATTTTTATAGAATCTTGGATCGGATAATTGTGCATAACCTGATATATAAGTTCAGGTATGCGGGCGTGGCATAGTGGTTGTGCTCTAGCCTTCCAAGCTAGCTATCCGGGTTCGATTCCCGGCGCCCGCTCCAATTTTGATTAGAGATTCAAATGCTATTGATATTTTGGTTTTGGATAATTCTATCTTCTTTGTTCTTTGCAAGAGTAAAGAAATCATATGAAAAAAGAAACAACAGACATTGGGTGTCTGTTGTTATTTTAATTTTTAGTTGTTATTGCTTTATTAAAGCAGTGTTAGCATTGCTGCTGTAATTCTTTACTCAATTGGAGTATATCAGTGCGTAAATTAAGACAAAGATTTTACGGCGATTGTTTCCCTACTTGTGTGGCGATGATCAAAGACATTCCGCATAATGAAATAATAAAAATAGCTTATCCAAATCATAAAAAAGGTTCTAAATACAAATCATTTTTTCTGAAAGATTGTAAACGTTTATTAAACAAAATCAAATTGTCAGTAACGGTTAAGGCTCCAGTTAAAAAATTAACTGATATCAAAACTGCTGCAATACTATCTATTGTTTGGAAAACAGGTAGAAAATCGGGTCATGCAGTGGTTTGGGATCCTGTATCTAAGAAAATTTATGATCCTCTTTATAAATATTCGTTACGTCATTCGCTTTATGTTAACAACATGCGCTGGTATTTAGAAGTTAGGTAAATTATGAATAAAGCTGAAGAATTTAAAGAATTAGCTGAACGAATGAATTTTTATAAGACCGAAGAATATGAGCTCTATAAACATATTATAGATTGTTGTAGAAACTCGGCAGTTAATGGTCAATTCAGTCTTCATTATCCGAGTGCAAGCCATCATAATGATTTATATAAGAAAAAGATTAGAAACACAGTCTTTATTAAAGTAAAAGCTATGCTAGAATTAGATGGTTTTATTGTCAAAACTAATCCAATGGCTGAGTTTGGGTTTGTAAAAGATATAGTCATATTATGGATGTAGTATTTAAGGTGAAGTCATGAATAAATCAGAATTATTAAAAGAATTACGCGCCCTTACCCAAGCTGGTATGAAAGATTGTAATGATGCTTTGAAAGAGGCGGGCGATGATCTACAAAAAGCCGTTGATATTATCAAAACCAAGGGACAGAATATTGTTTCTGGTAGAGAGGGTAAAATCGCCGCTGAAGGTATTGTATTGGCGGGACCTGTACAATTACCAGTTGGTAGTAAAGCTGTTTTGATGTTAGAAGTAAATTGTGAAACTGATTTTGTAGCTAGAAGCCCGGAATTTAGAGGGTTCGCGGAAGAAGTGTGGTTTAGTATTGCCGCAGTTCATGTGGTGGGATTACCATTCGATAAATTAACAAATGGTGAGGCGCTTACGGCACAAACAGAATTGTCTGCTAAAGTTAAAGAAAAATGCGTATTCAATCGTTGGTGGATCGAGGAGCCCATCGACGACACGTGTCGCGTGTTTGGATATGTACATCATCCTGCTGATAAACTAGCTTCAATAGTTACATTGAAAGCTCCATCTGTAGAAATTGCTAATTCAGAAGCATTTGCACAAATTGGTTACGATTTAGCAATGCAAATTGTGGCAATGAATCCGATAGCAATATCACCAGATAAGTTACCAGAAGATGTGCTTAATCGACAAAAAGATATTTTTCAAGCTCAAGTAGAAGGGCTTGGAAAACCTCAAGTACAATGGGCTAGAATTATTGAAGGCAAGCTTAATAAATGGTATACTGAGGTTTGTTTGACTAAACAGGAATCAGTAGTGGTTCCTAAGAAAAGTATAGAGCAACTTATTGACACACAATATGCAGCTCAATTAGGTGGCAAGATTGAGATTGTGAATTTCATTCGTTGTCAAGTTGGTGAAGGAATAGAACAGCAAACTAAAGGCAATTTCTCTGATGAAGTTGCTAAGTTGTCAGGTGTTCCTGCTACGCCAGATCCAAATTTTGAAAAAGGCGTTTTAAATAATTCAAATTTTGAATGGAGAGATAAGTAAAATGGACACACAAACGTTAATTGATAAGATCACCAAGGCTATTAACTTCGCGTACCAATCTGATGGTACTGCGCCAGGACTAACTGTTGCTTGGTTATCTCGCGCACGTGAAACGTATTACGTTTCTATTGTTCGTTGGGTTTCTGGTGAGAAGGAAGTAGTTTGTTCGGTTCATAATCCGGACTTAACTGTAGCTTTGAGAGAGTTAGCAGAAAAATTCATTGTAGAGAATCCTCTACCAGAGAATCCGGTGGAAACATTATCTCGTTATCTAACGGATAATAGAGCCTCCCACGTATCAGATGTTGGTGCCGCAGTAGTGGTATCAATCAACTAATAGTCTGATATATGAGGGTAGGCAATGGTGACCTACCCTGTTATTGGGAAATCGTTCAACGGCAGGACAACGGACTCTGAATCCGTTTATCTGAGTTCGAGTCTCAGTTTCCCAACCACATTCAGGAGTCGACTAATGGTAGGTCGCATAGTTTCCGACTCTATGAAATATCCGTCCGAATCGGATCTCCTGAGCTTATATTGAAAATTTCTCTAATGGTAGATATAATTTATTGATAAAACAATAAACTATTAGAGAGTTAATTATGGATTATAGAAAATTACCTAGGAAAAAGAGATCAAAAATTTGGTCAATTCCAACGGAAGAGTTGCGTGAAATTATCAAAAATAATTTCAGTTTGAATACTGTATTGGTGAAATACAGTATAAACCCTTCAAGTGGAAGTTATCTGGCATTGAAAACTAGATTAAAACAAGAGAATATAGATTTTTCTCATATTAAACTAGGATCAAATGCTAATTGCGGCAGAAAACAAAAATCCAAATATGTATCATCCATAGAAGAAATTTTAGTTATTAACTCTTCTTATTCTCGTACAACTTTGAAGAAAAGATTACTTGCTCTCGGCTTGTTGAAAAATTCATGTTACGAATGTGGTATTGGTCCAGAATGGAATAATAAAAAATTATCGTTACAAATTGACCATATAAATGGTCAGCCTAATGATAATAGGTTGGACAATTTAAGAATATTATGTCCTAATTGTCACTCTCAAACCGATACTTATGCTGGAAAGTCGAAAAAGAAATAATGTATGAAATCTATTGGTAAGATGGTATATTCGCCGCGCACCCATCTGTCGTCGAGCAACAAGTGGTTAGTAATCATGTGTGATGATGAGATATCACGATATTACAGAAGCTTATTCTATAGTGAGACTCCTTGGTTGGGGAAATTAACCCGACCAGTATGGGGTGCTCATATTTCCGTTATTAGGGGAGAAAGAATTCCCAATTACAATTTATGGAGGATGGACGAACACAAAATAATTGAATTTGAATATGAAGGGGGAGTACAAGATAACGGAGAGTATTATTGGCTTAAGGTTCAATGTCCCTATTTGTTAAACTTAAGGGAAAATTATGGACTTTCAAAAGAGCCAAGATACGGTTTCCATTTAACTATTGGAAGGACAACTCAGAATGATTCAAGATAATGAATTTATTCTTTCTCTGATTCGTCATGGCGAATCTGAGGTGAATGCGACCCCTGACATCATGGGACAGACGGCTCATGTTAAACTGACCGAAAAGGGTAAAGATCAAGCGCGACGTTTAGGTCTTAGACTCCTTAAAAGAGGAGAGAAGTTCGATTATGTTTATTCGTCAAGCTATGATAGGGCATTAGAAACTGCTAAACTAGCTTGTGCAGACATTCATCAAGATATTATTGTAGTCCCTGACATTCGTGAATATGATGCAGGAGATTGGACCGGCGCGAGTCGATCTGCTACAATGACCGATACTGTTAAAGCAAAAATGAACTATTTGAATCAAGCATTTTTGCCGCCCAACGGAGAATCTTTTACTATGGTAGAGCGCAGATCTTCCGCTTGGGTAGAAAATGAAATTCTATATAATCCCAAGATGATTGAACAAGCCAACTATAGAAAAGCTAATAAACTACCAATGTTGAATATTGGATGTTTTAGCCATGGCATGACTATTAAATGTCTGCTTCAATACGTTACTGGATTTGACAGAGGTTTCACCTGGAAAGTTCAAATTGATAATACTTCGGTGACTAGATTGTATTTCGGTCCCGAAGGATGGAGATTACTGAATGTAAATGATTGTTTTCATCTCGAGGTTTAATGTATTATGGGCGCCCAGGAACGTAAAAGACAAAAAAAGATCAAAGAATACGTTGTAAACAGAGACAGACCAGTTTGTTGTTATTGTCAAAAACTGTTAACTTCAGAAACAATTACTATGGAACATATTGTTCCCGACAGTAAAAGAGGAACTTTCAATACAACCAACTTAACTGTATCTTGTTATGAATGTAACAATAGCAGAGGAAATAAACCATTTTTTGAATATGTTAAAGGATTCAATTTTGATGAAATCAAATTATTGAAATACAAAAAAATGTATTTCAATAATTTGAGAATTAAAGTACTTAATATAGCCAAAGAAGAATGTCTCAAAGAAGACAAAGCTATTCCGATAGAAATCATTAATCAAGCTTGTCAAATTCTTCGAATAAAAAATATGGATTTCTCTGACTATGAAAAACAATTTCAATTTGAAATAAAGTTTAATGATGCTTGCGAAAGAAAAAAGATAAAGTTTTGTTTTGAGCAACTTATTAGAATCATCGAAGCAGACAGCGAATGATATATTTGTGGTACAGGAGATATTATGACAGTTCAACCTCTAAGAGATTTCGTAGTTGTTTCAAAAGATGAGCCAGTAACACAAACCGCCGGCGGGTTATTTGTTCCCCAGACTGCTGAGGAAAAAGTTACAACTGGCACGGTACTGGCAGTTGGTAGTGGAAGATTGGATGCCAGCGGCAAATCAATTCCACTAGAAGTTAGTGTTGGTGACAGAGTGGCTTTCAATAAAAACTTCTTGACCGAAGTTAAAGTTGATGGTGTTTCTAATTTTCTTTTGAGAGAAGATCAGGTCCTCTGTATCATTAAGTAAGTTAATCAATAATTCTACTGATGCGAAGCTGTTCCAACAGCTTCGCATTTTCTTTTATATGTCGAATGAAGTAATCGAAGATTTTGTTGTTTGCAAAAGTTGTGACCATTGGAGCGAAGACACTCGCAATAAACATGTTTGTACCCATTGTGCAAATTCACTTCAAGTTCAAAATCCATTAACCATATTATGTAATTTGTGCGGCGGCGGCATGTGTCATCCGGAAGGATACAATGATCAAATACCATTTGGTTTACATAAAGCCAAAGTAATTGGTGGATATGATTCAATTCATCTACTCGATCTGAATGCATATGTTTTTTCTCTTTGCGAAGAATGTTTGAGAAAATTATTCGTATCTTGCAAGATAAAACCAGAGGTTTATAACCTTAATCTCAATGGAGATTGTGTGAAAGAAGTTGGCTGGGACAGAGATCAAAAATCTTATGAATATAGTATTTGGTTAAATACCGGTGGCGATCATCAAGCCTATATGAATGGTTTGTGTAATCTCGATAAAGATTGTCCTAACAAAGCTTTGTATACAAAATATTATTATGATGAGTTTACTGAATGGTGTTGTTGTGAAGAACATAAGCCAACTAAACAATATAATCATACGAAATGGGTTAGATTTATTCCTCATACATTGAAAGTATTTTTATGAAAATGTATCCGTCTATTACCAAAGACGTCAGAAAAGATGTTTACATCTATGCTTTTGATAAGCTAGATGGCTCTAATATGAGAGCCGAGTGGAACTCCAAAAAGGGTTTTTATAAGTTTGGTTCTCGTACCGAATTGATTGATCGCACAAGTCCTTTTAATGGAGCCATTACTTTAATTCAAGAGAAATATTCAGAAAGTCTTTCTAAAGTATTCAAAGACAATAAGTGGTCTGATGCTTTGTGCTTTTTTGAATATTGGGGACCAAGCTCCTTTGCGGGCTCACATAACTTTGAAGAAAAAATGGATGTTACTTTAATTGATGTCAATCCATATAAACAAGGAATCTTAACACCAGATGAATTTCTAAAATTGTTTAGTCATTTGGATATCCCACGAGTCCTTTACGAAGGACAAGTAAGCGTAGAATTGTTTGATGCCGTTAAGCAGTCCACTCTTCCTGGTATGACTATGGAGGGTGTAGTGTGTAAGGGCACTAATGATAAAAAAACTAATATGCCTATTATGTTCAAGATTAAAAGCCAAGCTTGGCTAGATAAGTTGAAAGAACATTGTAAGGATAATGAAGCACTCTTTAACAGATTAGCATGAGGATTTAGATGAGTATCTGGAGAAATGGTATGAATTGGATTGAACTTGGTCGCAAACCAGAAATTAGCGTCAATGCTTTGGGCATGTCTACACTTCTGAGAAATGTGTTGGAAAACGATAGTGGGCATATATCTGAGTGTTACATTTACGGAAATGTAGATTCAGATAATCTGGAATCCATTAAGGCAAAAATGACGGCTCTTGGTGGAAGACTTGTCTATAATTTCATTGGTAAACCGGAATCTTTGGTTTGGATTTGGAAGGACGGCATGGCGGAATATGGTTTGTCTGGTTCCTATGTAACTGTTGCTGCCGCCTCAAAGGATCAAAAACTAGTTGAAACAATTAGAGATTTTGTTGCTCCTTTAATTGTTCCAGAGAAGAAAAAAGGGCATGTCTTCGCAATTACCAAACAATATGGTAATCTTTCTCTTAGCTCATTGGGTAACGCAAGCATACGATTAGTTAGAGATAATTACAGTGATGAAGTTATCAAAGATTATGATTTCGTTATCAAAGATTTGAATTCCAATCAACCTTCTGGAAGAATCGTAATCATGGAAGGTGAGCCCGGTACTGGTAAGACCCATTTAGTAAGAGCGATGCTTTTGGAGGTTCCAGATGCTATGTTCGTTTTGGTTCCACCAGAGATGGTTTCTTCATTGGGTGGACCAGAACTGTTACCGCTATTGATTGATAATAGGCATCATGCATCCGGACCAATCATTTTGGTCTTAGAAGATGCTGATAAAGTATTGGTAACTAGGGGTAATGAGAATATTAACTCAATTCAATCTTTGTTGAATTTGGGAGATGGTATTCTTGGTTCGATGTTGGATTTACGTATTATTGCCACAACCAACGCTCAGAAATTGGAAATGGAAGCCGCAATCATGCGCCCCGGCAGATTAAGCAAAGATATCAAGGTTGGAGCATTGAGCGCTTCCAAATCACAATTTATATTCAACAAATTGGTTCCTGGTCTTGCTAATGTGGCTGATACTATCTTTTCAATTGAGGAAGATAAGCCGTTTACATTGGCAGAAATCTATTCTGTTGCTAGAGAACATGGCTGGAATCCAGAATCTAGAAAACATGAAGTAGTTGTTCATGAAAAACCTGATGCTTATGACGCCCAAGATGAAGAAGATAGTGAATACTAATTTCACGCTTCAAAAAGAAATTATTGATAAAAAACGATAATTCTATGAAAGATATGATATATATAATTGCGGAGTTTAATTTCACTCCGCAGGAGATTATATGTCATACTCAAAATATTCGTTAGATATCATTAGTCATCACCCACAGTTTGTCAACAGATCGTTGAAGAAACATCTTATTGATGATATTCAAACTGTGGGTGCATGGGGCAACGAGCCGTTCGAGCTTAGATTTAAAAACAATTCCTCCGCCAAAGTTCAAGTCAAACTATCTATTGATGGTACCGATGTTTTAACTGGTAAGCCAGCTTCTACTGATTTAGAAAGTGGAATGTGGCTTGTCAACGGATACGGTACTTTATCATTGAAAGCTTGGCCAGAAACAAATAATGGTGGGGCTGGATTTGTATTTACTAGCGCTGATAAAAGCGTTGCTTTGCATACCCATGGAGATTTAAGCCATCGTGGAATTATTGCTGCTGCTGTATATGAAGAAGGTCATGTAGAGCCAATTAGATTTGATTTTTCTTTTGGAGGAGATTGGTCTGGTGGTTCTGGCACAATTGGTAGCGGTGGCATAAGCTCTGGATATTCTGGAAGTTATAATTCTTTAGGTACACCTAAAGGTGATTTTCGTAGATCCAGATCTAAGTCCTTAACAAAAGGCGTGATTGAACCTCAAAGTTTGAGTCTTTGTTATACAGATTCTGTTTCAGTAAATTGCAATAACTCATCTGATAATAGAAGTTTGGAAAGTTTAGTTTCTGTGGGCGCAGGCGAACACATTGATCAAAAGATTATGTATGTAACCGGCTTGATCAAGCCAAAATTTGCAGAATCTATTAGAGTAAGATATCTTTGGTGGGATGAACTTGTTGCTAAGTTGAAGGAACAATCTCCTAAAGACGCTCATCCATCCGGTTTCCCAGGTGACAAAGAATTTAAGATTATGGATATTAAAAGCACTCCAAGGGTTCCGGCTCAAAACAAAAGAGTAAAACGCGCTGTTTCAGAGTCAGTCTTTACTAGATTTTGAGGCAGTCATCCCATCAAGTAGCTAAGTGTAGCTACATCTAACCTAAAGGTGAGTGAACCAAGTGTCACTCACCTTTTTCATTTTCAAGGTGAAAGTTTATGACAAAAGTTGTAGTTGGAAGTATTCCCGAAAAGATTACTTATACTTATACTAAGGAGAGCGAAGTATTAGTGGGTTCTTCTTGGGATAGTGAATATTCATATGATGAAAAGAAACATATAAGCAAATACGAAAAAGAAAAAGTATTGCCAGTGTGGGTTACTGATACGAACGTAAAAAGTCTTACGAAAATTAAAAAGACAGCAAGCGGATGGAATGGTCAAGCTGTTCCAATAACTGTTGAAATGGAAAATAAACCAATTTCAAATATTAGAGTTATTTCTGCTGGATATAGGGGAAAAACTTTCAAAGCCTTGATCGATAAATATTACGTAGACTTGCCGGGAGATGTTTTGATGGATACCATGTTACAAGTTGGTATCGCTCCAGGTGGAGTTTTACAAGGAGAATTCATTTGGGCAAAAATCGGAAGCCGCATAAGCCTAATAAGAATTGGATCTGAGCTACATAGATTAATTATGGAGTTTGAAGAAAACAAAGATGTTAAACCTGTTGGAAAGAAAAAATTAGAAGTTGGTGGAATTTATCAAGACAGAAAGAAAAATAAAGCAATCTTTTTGGGATATGTAAATACTACACTTTTTAGTCTCAAAGACAAAACTCCATACTACAATAGAAAAGATGCTACTTTTGAATTTGAGAAAAAACCAGTTAAAAAATCTATGCTTTTCTATGGAGTAAGATATGGTTCTCTGGAAGAAAACATTGACACAATGTTAAAACCAGAATCAAATTACAAGTTTGATGTCAAAAAATCTCATCCTTATATTGAAAAGGTTGGTCATGTGGACGTTGACCTATCAAGTATCGTCACTTTCCTACGTGAGAAAGCACAGAAAGAAATAAAACACAAACTTCTTCAATACACTGGTCACATGCCAATGGATAAAAATTACGCCAAGCCATCTGCAACATATCTGGAAAACGAAGTTGCATATAATTCGGAGCGTTTGAATCTTTACCCATTTGAAGCCGAAGATACTAAACTCTTTGACATTAAGAAGTTTTTAGTTTTTAGTTGATAGAAAGAGAGATTATATGAAAACAATTAGATTTAGCTATCTCTTTGATACTGATTCATACAAGGTTTCGCATTATCTTCAGTATCCGCCGGGGACCACTTCGATGTTTAGTTATATCGAAAGTCGTGGCGGAGAATATGATAAGACAGTATTTTTCGGCTTACAGTATTATCTGAAAGAGTATCTATCGCATCGCGTAACCGTAGAAGAAGTAGAAAGAGCTAGAGAGTTTTGGACTGCTCACGGAGAGCCTTTCAACTATGAAGGCTGGATGTATATTGCCAAAGAATTAGGCGGCAAACTTCCTGTTAGAATTCGTGCGGTTCCGGAAGGAACAGTCGTTTCGGGTCACAACATTCTAGTTAGTATTGAATCCACAGATCCAAACGTATTTTGGATTGTTTCATGGCTAGAAACTATGTTACTTAGGATTTGGTATCCAATTACAGTAGCCACACGCAGCTATACAATTAAACAGATTATTCTTGATGCTTTGAACAAGTCATCTGATGATCCTGCCGCAGAGATTAACTTCAAGCTGCATGGATTCGGAGCCAGAGGAAATAGCAGTCAGGAATCAGCAATGATTGGTGATGCTGCTCATTTAGTCAATTTCTTAGGTTCAGATACGGCAGCAGGAGTTCTCTGCGCTAACGAATACTATAATTGTCCTATGTCAGGATTTAGTATCCCTGCATCGGAACACTCTTCGATTACCAGTTGGGGTAAAGAGAATGAAGCTGAAGCTTATAGAAATATGCTGAACCAGTTCGCGAAACCCGGATCGATGGTTGCTTGTGTTTCTGACTCTTATGATTTGTATAATGCCTGCGAGAAATTATGGGGTGGGCAGTTAAAACAGGAAGTAATTGATTCTGGCGCTACAGTGGTTATTAGACCAGACAGCGGAAATCCCCCTGATGTAGTGTTGAAAACTGTTCAGATTTTGGATAGTAAGTTTGGTAGCACTACCAATACAAAGGGATATAAAGTCTTGAATAATGTAAGGGTTATTCAGGGCGATGGTGTTGATGAGCATTCTATTGGGGCAATTCTAGAAAATCTGTTGAATTATGGCTATTCTGCCACCAATGTAGGATTTGGAATGGGCGGGGCTTTAATTCAGGGTTTGAATAGAGATACTCTTAAATTCGCCATGAAATGTTCATCTATTACGGTCGATGGTAAAACCAGACCAGTCTTCAAAGACCCAATCACCGATCACGGCAAAAAGTCCAAACCAGGTAGATTAGATTTGGTAAAATGGCCAAACGGAATTTGGCAGACAATTTCTTTGTCCGATAGCGAGAATGCTAACGAATTCTCGGCGTTAAAGACTGTCTATGAAAATGGAGAACTACTGATTGATGATTCTCTGGAAAGAATCAGAGAACGTACAAAATAACGCTCCGCGACATTAAACTCTTGTAGTTCTGTGATATATAAGGAGTATGATCACAGAACTACACTCAGGCAATTGGTAGGGTATTTCATTATTCATCAGATTATAATAGTAAAGAACGCAAAGCAATTTTTGGAAACAAAGATACAAGAATAAAAGTATATGCTGAACAAAAATTGATGTCAGTTATGTCTCAAATTTATGCCTCTCATTCCAAAGAAGAGATGGAAAAAATATGGACATCATATGTTGATGAATCACGGGTAACTGTAAGAAAAGTCGGCATTAGAGTAAAAATTAAATTAAATTCTAAAACTCTTAAAGCAAGAACTTATGTTTTTGATTCTTATGAGGAGGCAGATTCTAAAAGAAAATTAATTTTAGATTTTGATTCAAAAAGGAATGAACCTTTACTAAATGCGCCCAAAGCAAAAGGTAAAGGAACATTGTCTGAACGTAAAAGTAAACGTGGACCTAATTTTTGTGAATGTTATTTGAATAGCAAAATGCCCGGCAGACAAGATATTTTAGTTCATTTTGATGATGAGCCGGTTCTTGATGATTTCAAATTAAGTTGGCATGAGTTACTTGAAAAAGAAAATATAAAAGGTAAATATATTGTTTTCGAACCACTTTTGGACGAAATTATCAAACCAATCGTTAAACTGACTGGAAATCATTCTGTTCACAATGAAATATTATGAAAGACCTAATCATCAAAAGTTTTGGGCTCGACGAGAAAGAAGTTTTGAATATTTATTCTTATGGCTCACGTGTTTATGGAACACATTCTGAATCTTCTGATTATGATTTTATTATAGTTATGGATAAAGATGTTAAAGAATTTTCTCTTACATCGAATGATGGAAATATCAATGTTCATCTTTATTCAATAGATGATTTTTTAACACAATGTTTTCAACATAAGATTGCCGCTTTAGAATGTATCTTTTTGCCAAAAGAATTGCTTTTGAAAAATAGATTGAAGATAAGCTTTTCTTTGGACAAAGAAAAGCTTCGTTCAAGTATTTCCGAAAAAGCCTCTCATTCTTGGGTGAAAGCAAAAAAGAAGTTAGAAGTAGAACAAGATAAGAATGTTTACATTGCTAAGAAGTCATTATTCCATTCATTTAGAATAATTGATTTTGGTATGCAAATTGCACAACATTCCAAAATTGTAGATTATGCTTCTTGTAATTCCTTGTGGGAAGAGATTAAGAATGATGATTCGGAGGAATGGGATTCGTACAAAGATAAATACCATGAACTCCATAATAACAAAATGTCAGAGTTCAGAAACTTGGCTCCTAAATCAAAAGGATTTCGAAAATGAGTAATGTTCTTGTTGGAACTGCTATTGGCGATGCATTGGGCGTTCCATTTGAAACAATGCGGGGAGATAATCCTCTACTGGTCAATTGGGATGGTAAATCTTATTTGGGCAGCAAACATCATGGATTGCTTCCCGCCCAATATTCAGATGACACCCAAATGTCATTAATGGTTGCTGAATCTTTAATCGAAAACAATGGATTTGTTCCCGAAGATTTGTGCGCTCGTTATGTAGATTGGATTGTTTCTGGTCGTGCTAGAGGATACGGCAGAACTACTTTTATGGCAGTGGAAAAACTACAAAAAGGAATTCATTGGTCCGAATCGGGAGTTCCAGGTTCTTATGGTAATGGAACAGCTATGAGAGCTGCACCCTTTGGAATCTATTTCAGGCATGATATTGCAAAACTAGTTGAATCGGTTAAAATTGACAGCGCTATCACCCATCAGTCGCATGATGCCGAGGCAGGAGCATTGGCGATTGCGTTGGCGACAGCTTATATTGCCAATCATGACACTGACAATTTGATTGATAAAATCATGGTTCATTTGCCTGATTCCTGCGTCAAACACAAATTAAGTAAACTGCATGTTCTTATCAGCGCCGGCGCATCAACAACAATGTCATTGGCACTTCTTGGAACGGGCGCAAATGTAAGAGAAACCGTTCCGGCTGCTATCTATTGCGTTTTAAGATTCGATAATTATTATGATGCAGTGTTGGCAGCAATTAAAGCTGGCGGAGACACTGATACAACTGCTGCCATTGTTGGCGCATTGTTCGGTGCTAAATCTAGTTTGAAAGATATCGATAAATCATTTTTCGAAGTAGAAGATTTTGATAAACTAGTTACATTGGATAGTAAACTGTACAACAAGTCCAGCGCTGTCTTTTTCCCGAGGAATTAAATGTGAGTTTGGTAGCTACCAAACTATCAATATCTATATATTTTTACATGGCAAAAAATGGAAAACAAATACTTGATATTGAATATTCTAAACTTAAAACAGTTTTATTATCTTCAAAAAACTTTCGAGAAGCACTATTAAAATTAGACCTGTATTATTGTACTAATTCAATAACTCGTGTACGTGTAGCTGCCAAGTATAATGGAATTGATATTTCTCATCTTGAAAAAAGAAGTAGAAATAAAATTGATGAAGCAGAGGCGCAACGTGTTTCAAAAATCAAAAAACGTAACTCATTAAATAAAAGAATGAGAAATGGTCCAGTAAAAGATTATTCATATTTCATTTTGTATGATTCTAGAAAAAATGATAAGATCAATCACCGTGAAAATAATTTAACTTTGGACTTTATTATAGAAAAGCTCAGCGGAGCAAAATGCTCTTATTGTGAAGATTCAAATAGTAAACTTACTCTTGATCGTATAGATAACAATAAAGGTCACACAACTGATAATGTGAATGTTGCATGTATTTCTTGTAATACTATACGAAATAGCATTCCCTATGCTGCATGGATACATATGGTTCCATTAGTAAAATCAGCAAAAGAATTAGGTTTATTTGAAGGTTGGAAACAGTTTAATAAAAAGAAGGTGTAATTTTGGGATCATGGAATGAAAGTTGCGGGATTACTCAACTCCCAATCAATAGCGGAGATAAGATTCGTGCTTTTATCTTAGTAGATAATACTTATAAAGGCAAAGTGCGGGGAGGCGGAAATTATTATCCGTACGATGAATGGATGCCGCTAGGCATTTCTGTTCCAGGCACTTATGATGATTATGGCGGAATGGAAAATATCGTCGAGAATGAAACAACTCATCTTATGCTTGATCTTCTTAAAGAAGGTTGGTCAATAGATGGTGAAGATAAATCAAGATATAACATTCCAGATACTAGCAAGCTTAAATTGGCTGATGTTTTGAATGGCGTCGAAAGAGACGCAGCGAAATATAGCACTCTTTGTCGAAAAAATAGAACGCTTGGTATTATGTATGTTTTGGAAGAAGTATATCAATCTATAATGGAATTTAATCCAATTGGTGTACATTATACTGAACCAGAATTCCAATATAAGCCTGAAAAAACTATCTTCATAGAAGAACTTAAAGAGTGGTATGAGCAATCTTTATCACATTTTGCGAATTTACCGCACGGAGATGACAAAACAAGATTATTTTGCAGAATGGCAACGGCTGATATTTTCTACGCTCATCATAGAGATAACGAATTAATTCATATCTTGAGAACCAAGTTTGTTGAGCTAATTGAGGCTGGAGTTCCATTTGATGATGCCAGAGTTCAAGCATGGTGTAATCCGCTATGGGAAATGTCTCATTTCCAAATCACAATAATGCGTGCCAGAAAGTTTTGGCACCCACAAAGTGGCAAGGGCAGCCAAAATCAGGACCTCGATATTCATAAAAAATTGCTAGAGGCGGCAACCTGTGTTATTATGAAGCGAGAGATGGAGTCCGAGGAAGATGGTCTTGATAAACCAGACGAAAACGGATACTATCCATATATGTTAAAACAAAACGCCAAAGTACATAGCAAAATGTAAATTCGAGTACTATGACCAAGAAAACAAATAAATATCCACCCAAGAAGCCTGACAATTCACATATAGTCAAGGCGAACCCCAAAAGAGATTGGTCCAGATATCAGAAAGATATCTTCAAAGATATCGCTAAAGAGAACGATCATACTGTTGTCATCGCTCGTGCTGGTAGTGGTAAGACCAGCACGATCGTTGAGGGATTTAGATATATCCCTAAAGGTAAAAAAACCTTAATGGTCGCCTTTAACAAATCTATTGCTGATGAATTAAAACAGCGCGCCCCGTCGTATGTAGATGTACTTACTCTTCATTCTTTAGGATTCAGATCTATCAAACAAAGTTTTGGTGAAGTCGTCCTAGATAATGATAAGTGTAGAACAATTGTAGGTACTATAATTGGAACCTCTTATGATCTATGGGAACTAAATCAAAGCATTTGTAAATGCGTTTCTTTATGTAAAGGGTTTTTATTTGACACCCCTTCTCGCATTGAAGAGTTGATTGAAAAGTTTGGTATTGAAATCTTTGAATTAACCAAAGAAAAGTTTATTCAAATTGTCATTAAAGTTTTGGCGTCGTGCAAAACACAAAAACAGGTCATAGATTTTGATGATATGATTTGGTTTCCGTTTGTTTACCGATTGAATGTTGGTAAGTTTGATGTTGTATTTGTTGATGAAGCGCAGGACTTAAATGCGGCTCAGATGGCAATGGTACTTTCTGCTTGCAAAATAGATGGAAGAATTATTGCAGTAGGAGATCCGGCTCAAAGCATTTATCAGTTCAGAGGAGCAGATAGTGAGGCTATTCCTAATTTCATCAATAAGTTAAAAGCCAAAACGTTACCTTTATCAGTAACCTATCGTTGTCCACAAAAAATAGTCAAATTGGCTCAAGAGATAGTTCCAGATATTGAGTGTGCAGCGAATGCTCCAGAAGGTAAAGTTGAAAATATTCAAGTTGTTGAATTCTTGAAAATGGTAAAGCCTGGAGACTTCGTATTATCTAGAACTAATGCTCCACTGATTAAACATTGTATGGCTTTGTTAAAGGCTGGCGTGCCGGCAAATATTCAAGGTCGAGATGTTGGAGCTAACTTAATCTATTTCATTAAGAAATCTAAATCTAAGACTATCAAAGATTTCACAGCTTATGTTAATGCTTGGAAAGATCAAGAAATTGAAAGACTTCTTTCTGAGAAAAAAGACACCACCACTTGTTTAGATAAAGCAGAATGTTTGTTAAACTTGTGTGAAGGAACCCTGACCTTAAAAGATCTCAAGGAAACTATTGAAAAGCTTTTTAATGATGTGGCTGATGATAAAAAAGTAATCTTTTCTACTACTCACAAAGCCAAAGGATTGGAACGTGATAGAGTATTTATGTTGATAAATACTTATAGATACGGTCCGGGGGTTTCTGGCGAAGAAGCTAATCTTTATTATGTAGCTGTAACTAGAGCCAAAAAAGAGTTGTATATGGTTAGAGGACCTAGTAAATACAGCAAATATGATGATAAGAAAAAGAAAAAACCAATGATTGATCCCAATACGGGAGAAATTCATAATCCTTGTTCTAACTTCTTATGTGAAGGGTGTGATGAATGTTGCGATTCGGATCATCATTTCATAGATCATTATTATAGTGAATCGGCTCAAATATTAAAATACAAAAATTGGCAGAATACTATTACAATATAGAATACAAAAAAACATTTATGTATTATCTATTCATAATGATGTTTATGGTAAATATGTAATTCTTACTTCAAAATATGATTATATACATCTTCCGTTAAAATCAGTTGTAAATAATAGATTTAATGATTTGATAACGGATTCTGCTATTGATAATAAATTACAATCCATAATTTCTAGATTGGTTAAGTTTAATATATCGGTTTTTGCATAAAATACCATAATAATATGGTGCGTTATAAAATGTTAGCTAGAGACGTTAATTCATCTCCAGTACAATATAGAACTTGGATAGTTGAAGATCAGCCTGATTTTGAAGCAATTCAATATACTGGTTTGAAATCTGGATCAAATCCATTTGTAGATGTATCAGCCTATATTATCTATGATGATACGGCGGTTGTTGATTTCAATCTACCAAATCCATTACAGTGGGATACTACCAAAAAGGTATTGCCCGCCGCCCTCGGTGATTCTCAATTGGCTATTATAGGGGAAGATATTTACCTTTTTGGTGGAAAAATATCTGGTAAAATCTATAAAGCCAATATTAATAATCCAACTGATTGGGTTGATACGGGCGCGCAATTACCAACCCCACTGTATGGATCTCAATTACTTATCATCAATGATATTATCTATTTAATTGGCGGTAATGATAGTTCGTGTACTGATCATATATTTTCCGCCTCTGTTTTAGATCCTTTAACTTGGACTGATCATGGTTCAAGATTACCTGATAAAATTCAAAACGCACAAGCAATAATCGTTAATTCTCAGATTTACCTTTTAGGTGGCAAGAATATGAACGAACCTCAAAATACTATTTTTACCGCCTCTGTCTCTGATCCTTTAACTTGGGCAAATACAGGGACAACATTGCCAACTGCATTATACGGATCTCAGGTGGCTATTATTGGTGATCATATTTATTTGTTTGGTGGTTTATTGCTTACAAATACTCCGGTTGAAAATATCTATTCTGCTCCATTAAATGATCCGACCAATTGGATAACAGCTAATCATCTCCCTTATCCTATATGTAATGGACAGTTTTTTGCTATTGGTAATAAAGGATATTTGATTACTCCTGGAGTGGTAAGTACAAATCCCAAATCAAAAGGCACTAGAATATTAAGATGTGATTTATCTTCTCCTACTCAATGGGTGGATACTAGAAAGTATGTTCCTGGAGAAGTTTCCGAATCTCAAGTAGCAATTATTTATGATAGAATTTTCTTGTTTGGCGGAAATGGTAGTAGTGTCATTTTTGCCAATTCTTCTGAATTAAAATACAAATATAGTTCTACAGATGTAATTAATTATGGAACCGTTACTAGAACGGAAGTTAATAACACGCCTGACAAATTAGATTTATTTAGAGTTTTAGGTTTTCCATATTGGAAGACTGATTATGGTGCTTAACTATGCTTCCTAGAAATTTGATTATTGAATGGCGCCGCAGCATACAAGAGGCGTTAATGGTGAGATATCCTCCCAAGTCTTTGTATTTGTCGGATGCTGCCGAAGAAATGATACACCGTCTACAACAAGTAGAAATATTAGGAAAACAAGCTTTAGATTTTCAAAAGGAAATTGAAATCTTAAGAGCTAAGAGAAATGAGATTTCTTCGCGTTTTCCTAAAGCTTCCAAAGAAGAAAAAGAACTTTTGAAACAAGAAGTGTTGGCATGTAAAACTAGAATTTCTGAATTAGAGGCATTACATGCTAAAATTGAATCAGAATGTCAATCTCATGAGGCAAACATTCCTAATGTTCCAGACGTTGGAGCTCCTTTGTGGGAAAGCATTAGTCCTGATTATGAAAAGTATTTAAGAACTAATTTACAATTGGTTCGTAACCTGATTGATGAATATAATGAATGATGAATTTACTGAGACCGAGGAATCTCCTCTGGCTATGTATTTGGTAGTTCGTGAATCTTTGAATATGAGTATCGGTAAAACTGCCGCACAAGTAGCTCATGCCGCTCAAAGATTACAGCAAGAATATCAAGACATTCACAACGAAATTATGTGTGGCTGGAATGATCATGTTTCAAAATACGATATTTTCAGCAAGTGGCTTTCCAAAGCTGTTAGAAAAGTGGTTTTGAAAGCCGATGAAAAAGAATGGGCTAAATTGAAAGAGTTGCCCAATCATGTGTTGATTATAGATGCAGGTTTTACTGAATTAGCTCCACATACAGAAACCGTCATTGGTTTTTGGCCAATGCAGAAAAGTGATGCTCCAAAAATAATCAAAAGATTGCAAGCATTATAATTATATATGTTTCCAAGTATATCTTTTTACAATATGATTGATGGTAGAAGTTGATAAGTTGAATTTTTCTGATAATTCAATTTGTTTGTAATCATTAGTTTCCCATAATCTTCTTATTTCTTTTACAATCATTTCGTTAACTATTGCTCTTCCGTTATTAGATCCTAATGAGGATTTACTAGAATTTTTTCTAGATTGTTCAGTTTTTTTAGATTCTCTCAATTTATTTTGTGTTTCTAATGTATATCTCTTTTTTGCCGAAATGGATTGTTTGTTTTTCGTTTCTTGACTCACAATTTTATTATTACATCCGCCAGATTCTAAATTATATCCATAATTCAAATTATTCGATTTTAACTTTTGTATCCAAAATATTTCCAGATGATCAATCAAATCATCTTCTTCCGATTGATCTATAATGGAAAATGTAAAATTATTTACACCATGTTTTCTGATTGATCTATATAATGGAGAATCAATTAGTCGAGTAATCGCATCATACTTGTGCCTTACCCATCGTTTTTGTGGCACCTTGCTTTGACCAATATAAGATTTATCGTTTACAACATTTCTTATTAAGTATATGTATCTCATACAATGATATATATCATCAGATTGAATATAATTGCGACACGAGTGTTTTATGAGCAAAGAAAATTTAGGAAATAGAATTAAGTCTTATGAAGATTCTTACAGAATAAAATTGCCAATGAGAATGCCAATCATTTTGAGATTGGACGGAGTTGCGTTTCATTCTTATACTAAAGGTCTTAAAAGACCAGTAGATGAAAATTTAGTTTCATGTATGAATGATACTGCGATTTATTTATGTAAAAATATACAGGGCGCCAAATTGAGTTTCGTTCAGAGCGACGAAATATCTATATTGATATACAATAATCAATTTGAAACACAATCGTGGTTTGACAATAATTTACAAAAAACTGTTAGTGTGTCTGCTGCAAAAGCCTCTTCATATTTTTCATCAATTTCAGATAGAATTTTTGGTAAAATCAAATTAGCAGCATTTGATGCTAGAGCATTCATTTTACCAAATGATGAAGTTTGTAACTATTTCATCTGGAGGCAGCAAGACGCTACCCGTAACTCTGTGCAAATGTTAGCAAGATCCTTATATTCTCACAAAGCACTTGAGAACAAAAACAACTCAGAATTGCAGGAACTTTGTTTCCAAAAAGGTATTAACTGGAATGACTGCCCAATCTCTCAGAGGAGAGGGCGCTGCCTTGTTAAAACTCAGGTTTGGAAGGAAGGTCTAAACCCCAAGACGGGTGAGACAATTGAAGCAATGCGTTCTGAATGGGTAGTAGATGAGAGTATCCCCATCTTCTCCAAAGACAGATCATATATTGATCAGCACATCTTGTCAAATTATGATGTCGTTAGTACAGTTACTGTTTAAATTACTTAAGAAAGAAAATATGAAATATACAATACCGGTGATTTTTAGCACAATATTAATTTCTATAATCGGAACATCATGTCTTGATTTGAATAGAGCACCAACAAAATGTCCAGCAGGACAAACAGTTCGTTCATGTGATGTTTGTCTACATGTGGTTGCGAGCAAGCTGATTCCATTGTATATGAAAATTTAGTTTCATGCGTGAATTCATTCTGTAGAAACGATTGCTTCCCAGAAGCGCAATGTAATGCGTGCCAATAATTTACCTGGAATGTACTTACCTATCCTAAATTAGGCTATTGTTATGAAAACTTCGGACGAAATTCTACTTTTTCTTGTTAAAAACTCCAGACCAGAATACTATGTATATCCAGTTTCTGGAGTTAAGACTTATTTAGACCCTCCAAAGAAGAAAACTAAGAAAGAAAAAAGAAATGATGTCTTACTTAGGTTATCTGGAACTACTAGATATCTTTGTGAATCCAAGAAACTAGAGGAGTTTCTTGGAGAAGAAATTGATTTTGAAAAACATCTTCGTCAATTGCATGATGATGGAATACTGAATTTTGGAGTGGCGGAGAAGGACAGTTTTTACGACTCTGAAAAATACAGAAAGATTTTCGCGAAATCCAATGGGCAAATTAAAGACTATAAGTCTTTAATTTCCCATGTGGCTTTTCACTATAGAGAAAATGATTTCTTAGGAGATTACAAAAATATAGTGGAAAATGCTGACGAATTGGGATTTTGATTCTTTATAGATGAAGGAACACTATAAATGTCACAGCAACGTATTCAAGAATTAACAGATAAAATTACTAAAGCACGTAATGATTATTACAATGGTCAATCAACCTTTTCAGATAAGGTTTATGACGCATGGGTTGATGAACTTAAAATTCTAGATCCCACAAACGCTGCTGTTACTGCTGTTGGCGCGCCAGTTGCGTTAACAGAATGGAAAAAAGCTAAACACCAAATTCCTATGGGATCTTTGGATAAAGTTAATCTTCCTGATGAGTTGACTAAATGGGTCGACAGCACTGCTCCAGGTGAAAAATTATGGGTAATTGAAAAGTTAGATGGACTTAGTATTGAACTTATTTATGAATATGGTTCATTGGTTCAAGCTATTACCCGTGGTGACGGAACTATTGGAGAAGACATTACTTCTAATGTTATTAACATGGGAGGAGTAATGAGAGAATTGTATGATTTTTGTGACAATTTGCCAGATCCTTTTACTGGCTCTTTGCGTGGCGAAATCATTATGACCAAAACCAATCATAAAGCCCATTTTGCTGATAAGGCAAATCCCAGAAATGCCGCCTCCGGTGTCTCCAAGAGACTGGATGGTGTGGGCAGTGAATATCTTGATATTCTATTTTATCAAGTTTTGGGAGATGTAGATTTTGATTCTGAGCACGATCAGTGGCTTTGGTTGAAATCTCACAATTTAAAAACCCCTAATATTTGGCTATTCAATGACGCTAAATATGTAAGCGATTTTTGGAGACAATATCAAGACACTGAGCGTGATAAATTAGACTATGATATTGATGGTTTGGTCGTTAGAGTGAACGATCTGGCTATCCAAGCTGCTTTGGGAGATAAAGATTTAAGACCTAAAGGAGCTATTGCTTTCAAATTCGATAATGAGGCTAGAGAGTCTGTTATTAGAAATATTGTTTGGCAGGTTGGTAATAGCGGAAGATTAACTCCTGTTGCTACGGTAGATCCGGTGATCTTAGTTGGAGCATCTGTTAGTAGAGCAAGTCTATATAACTTAGCTTATGTCCAGGAATTAGGCTTGGATATTGGGGCTACAGTTTTAGTCTCAAGAGCAAATGATGTTATTCCGCGTGTTGAAGAATTGATTAAAAGCACCGGTACCATATTGCAGGCTCCAACTAATTGCCCGGAGTGTGGAGGATTAGTAGAAATGGTTGGAGAAAATCTTAACTGTACCAACAGTTTAACTTGTTCGGCACAAGTGGTGGGCAGAATCAAGAATTGGATTAAAGAACTCAACCTATTAGAGTGGGGAGATACTTTAGTTGAGAAATTGGTTCGGACAGGTAAGGTAGTTAAAGTTTCTGACTTATACGAGTTAACTGTCGATGATTTATCTAGTATAGATCGTATGGGCAAGAAATCTGCTCAGAAATGTCATGATATTTTGTGGCAAGCCGCAGAAGTTCCTTTGGAAGTTTTCCTTGGAGCTTTAAGTATCCCTATGATTGGGCAGTCCACTATTAAACTCATCATGAATGCTGGGTGTGATAGTTTGGAGAAGTTTGGACAACTATCAGCTGATGAATTTGAACAAGTTCCAGGTTTGGGTCCGGTAAAAGCCAAGTCTTTGGCAAATGGTTTGATTTCAAATCAAGATTTGATCTTGGAATTACTAGATAATGGTGTTAAAATCAAAATCAGAGCCAAGGGCGTTTTAACTAGCAAATCAGTTTGTTTTACAGGATCAATGAAAACCAAAAGACCTGTTTTGGAAAAGATGGCGGCTGATGCTGGCGGAGACGTAAAGAATTCAGTTAGTAAAGGTTTAAGTTATCTGGTAATTGCAGATCCGAACAGTACTAGTTCTAAGGCGGTGGCAGCTCGTAAGTTAGGTACAATCCTTCTTTCAGAAGAAGACTTCTTAGATTTGGTGAAGTAATATGGGTTGGAAATGTCTGTTTTGTGATGCAGAAAATAGAATAAACATGTACATGTCTAGATGCGATGAGTGTAATGTTGAATATTTTGTAACTCAAGTACCACCACACTATTCTAAATGGGAATTGAAAAATCTTACTTATAGGTTTGAAAATAAGTATGCAGCTTTGGTTTTATATCCAAAAGAAGACATTACTGTTCTCTGGGTTAGGCAAGAAGAGTCATCTGTATTAATGGGCAGAATTGAAGTTCTCATATGTTTTGAAATTGTTAAACCGACAGAAGCTGCTGCATTTGCTGATAGAATCTATCATATGAAAGCATTCTTATAAAACTAACTAGGTGGTGATTTATGAAGGACAAATATCTATGGTACACTGATACCCACTTGGATAAAGTGGGTCCTATTACTAAATTAAGATTTTTCCATCGTATCAAAAAAGAAAATCCAAAAGCCATTTTTCTGACCGGAGATATTTCCAACGGATTAATGACTTGTTTGGATTTGAAGCTTTTGGCAACTTTAGTTAAGTGCCCTATATATTTTGTCCTCGGCAATCATGATTATCATTTCTCTTCATTTGAAGAAACCCATAAAAAGATCCGTGCCCTGTGTGATAAGCATCCAAATTTGATTTGGATGACTGAATCGGGCGTTGTTCCGTTAAATGATGAAGTCGCGGTTATTGGCGCTGAAGGTTGGTATGATGCCAGTAATGGTAAACCAAGTTATCTTAAAATAACCCCTGATTGGTTTTTGATTAAAGATTTGAGAGACTTACCGACTATGGAGGCTAGAATTGAAGCCTTCAAACATTTGGCAGATAAATCTTGCGAGCAGATTGAAGAAAAATTAGAAACAGCCCTTGCGCTGGATTACAAGACGATTTACATTCTGACTCATGTACCGCCATGGAAAGAAGCCACAAGACATGTCGGTACAATTTTTGAGAATTTTTGGCTTCCTTACAATGTCAACATCAGACTTGGCAAGACTATCGAAAAAGTTATGCAGGATCGTAAAAAGAGAAATGTAACTGTATTAGCTGGACACACTCATACTGATTGCTGGATTCACGTTTCACGCAACATAGAGTGTAAAGTTAATAAAGCAAAATATTACGGCTCACTACGTAACGAAGAACACATTTTCATTTAATGAAAGTTGAACATGTCAATTATTAAAGATCCTTCTTTCTCAATCTCAGAAGAGATGATGCAGAAGTGTACCAAATTCGCGCAAGATTCAGTTGGTTCTAGTGCTGATAAATATGCACGTAGGAAACAAATAAATGTTGTCAAAATTACAGAAGATATTAGAAATGGTAAATTGGCGGAAGAAGCAGTTTACCAAAAATTGGTAGAAGCTTATCCAAAGATTTCTTCTCCTGATTTCAATATTTACGATAAGAAAAACAAAAATTGGGATCCTGATTTGAATGATCCTGAGGTTCCACTTAGAGTAGCTGTTAAATCTCAAGAAATCAAATCAGAAATTGCATTTGGTAGATCTTGGGTTTTTCAATATGGTAATGGCGGCAAATTCGATTGCGACACAGGAATTTTCGGCAAAGATAACGAAAGTCATTATGTCTGTTTTGTTTCGCTAAATGTTCCTCGTCGCTGTGGAGAATTAAGAGCTTTGGTCAAAGTACAATGGTTACATGATAAAAAGTTATTCAAGGCAATGAAGATGCAAATCCTTCAAGGTAATAAGATGGCTGTTTATTATGAAGACTTAGAAAAACTTTCAGATCAATTATGGCAGATTTGACAATTATGTTTGGTATTACCACAATGGATAAAGATAATCCAAGAGTTAAACATCGCATCTCAAACACTGGAGAGGCTTGGCTTTATGATGATAAGTTTCATTGTTTAACTGGTCCGGCTGTATCTTATATGATTGGTTTATCGGCTGATGATGAAATTATTGAAGAGCATGAGTGGTGGTATCATGGCACTAAAATTGAATGTTCTTCTCAAGAAGAATTTGAGAGATTAATCAAAATGAAAGTGTTTTGGTAAAATGACAATAACTCCTTTTAGATACCCTGGCGCCAAAAACAAATTATTGCCCGTACTGATGGAGTATATTGATAAAACTCTGGTGGGACAAGATCATTTTGTTGATTTGTTTGTTGGCGGAGGCTCAGTACTTTTAGAAGTCGCCCAGAAATATCCAAAAATTCAACTGTATGCAAATGATAAGAATTCATGGATCTCTTCTTTTTGGAAGATAGTCGCCGGTAGTGATGCCGATAAGTTTGAGCAACTCCAAAAGTTAGTGGCGGTCAAGCCGACGCTAGAGTTATTCTATAAATTACGTGAGGACCCCGCAAAGACTGATGTAGAGGAGGCATATCGAGGGCTATTCTTCAACAGAACTACTTTCTCGGGCATTTCTTATGGTGGACCTATTGGCGGCAAAGAACAAAAAAGTAAGTATACAGTAGATTGCAGATACAATGCAAAGAAACTGAAAGCTAAACTAATCCTTTGTAGAGAACTATTACAAGGCAGAACAATTGTATCAAGTAATGATTTTCATGACTGCCAAGTGTTTGTAGATGAAAATTATCCAATTTATCTTGATCCGCCCTATTATGTAAAAGGTGATGCTCTTTATACTGAGAAGATGACTAATAAAGATCATGAAGATTTATCTGGTTTCTTAGAAAATTCAGATAAATGGGTTCTTTCATATGATGATTGTCCCGAAATTAGAGCCTTGTACAAAGATTGTCAGATTATAGATCTCTCCGCAAGATATTGTATTAACGGAAAAAAAGAGAACTGGGAATCTAAAAACGAATTATTAATTCTTCCATCATGAAAAATATGAGACATTTCTTTTTATGAAAACCTCAATTATTGAATATTACCAAGGAATGGATTTGGAAACTGTGATAGGTTCTCGTCAGTATATTGTGCAGATTAGAAATAATCAGCCTATTGAAATTACAATGCGAGATTCTTCTAAAAAGAAGAAAAAAATCAAAAAAGATTCATGGTGTACGTGTCCTGTACAGTATCCGCATTTTTGTTCAAGAAAATTGCAATTCGTACCAGAATACAAATCAATGTGGTCCGTTTCCTGGGATGACTTACCCATCGCTAATTGTTTTTATTTGGTAAGTAATGTCCCGCAAATCAAAACTCGAAAGAAAAATTCTGTTAAGAAGTATTTCGAGAATGTCATATTCAAACTCAACAAACTTGGGGCATTCTTATGACATTGCTAAGTATTTTGGCGATTTTTGGTTTGACCTTCTTGGTTAAAGAAACAGAAGGTCCTTGGGGAATCATTAGTTGGCTTCGTAATAAGTTAATGATTAATAAATATGTAGGAGTTTTCTTTTATAAACTCTTCTCATGTTATTTCTGTTCTGGCTGTCACGCTGGATGGATTGTGTATTTATTATCCGCTCCATATAAAGATTGGTCAGCTATTCAATTCGTTTTATGGATTTTGGCTGGTGGAACTATTAGTTTTTGCATTAATGTAATTTTAGAAAGACTTGTGACTCATGATTGATGAATTTTTGATTAAAGAAATGGCAATTACTGAGGCATCCAGAAGATTTGGGTTGATTTCAGATCATCTCAAAGATTTCTACGATATCAAAGATATTTATTATGAAGTTATTGATGAAATTCATGCGTCTTTGGCAGATGATTTGGGAGATTCATCTCCCAATATAAATGATCCAGAAAATTGGTCTTATTAAAATTATTTGTCGAGAAAGAGTTAAAATCATATCATGATTTATAATGATGTTAAGATGAAGCAATGTGATGATTACGTGTCGTCACAAAAACAAGTAGTTAAAAATAGAGAAAAGAATAAAGGATTAGCCGAACGTTCAGGAAAAATTAAATTGAACGGTCGTTTAACTAGTTTCTTATACGAATTAATGAGAGATCATTTACCTGCCGGAAAAGTAGAAGAAATAATTAGAGCATCCGAAGACGAATCAGAAGTAGATTACACTAATAGTTGGTTAGCTCAATATGCAGAAGACTTGGCAAAAAGATTAAAAGATCAATAAGAGGTTAATGTGGCTGAAAAATTAGTTGCTTATTCCGCTGGCGCGGAACCTAAGTTTTCCAATAATTTTGATGTGGTTAGAAGAACCACTCTCAATTTTACTGATATTGTCAACAATTCCAATAAGTTCTATAATTTGGAAATTCAAATTGCTCCTAGTGGAGAGGCTAGAATTTATACCAACTATGGTAGAGTTGGAGGAACTATTGCAAAGGAATATCGTATTTGCAATAGCCAATCACATGCTGAAACAGAATCCGACAAGATTATCAAATCCAAAGTCAAAAAAGGTTATGTTGAAGTCAAGTTGGTTAAAGCAGATGTAGGATCGGAAGTTGGTAAATCTAAAATCGAAGTGTCAAAAGTTTCGGTTTCTGATTTACAAAAAGTCGGGATTAAAGTTGAAGAAGTAAAAGAAGATTCTAAACTTCATCCAGAAGTTCAAGACCTAGTAAGAACTTGGTTCGGAGTTACTGCCGAATTCATTGAATTAAATCTAGACACCAAAAAATGTCCTTTAGGTCAATTATCTGTTGATCAAATTGGTAAAGGCAAAGATATCTTAGAAGAAGCCCGCAAAATTGTTCATGCTAAAAAACCAGATACAGATGAGTTGAACAAATTGACCAATTCTTATTATTCCAATATTCCACACAATTTTGGATATACCAGAATTAATGCAGATGTATTACGTTTGGATTCCGATGATAAATTAGATAAAGCATTTGATATTCTTGATGTTTTCAATGATGCTAAGAATGTTCAAAGCGTTATGTCTAAAAAGAGTGCGGTTGATTCGCAATATGCAACTTTGAATGCCGATCTAGCATATATTGATCCTAATTCTCCAACTTGGAAATGGTTGGATGCCATGTTACATGGCACCAGAGCTGGAAATCATTCTTTCTTAGGTAAATTAAAAACTCATAAGATTTTCAAAGTTAATCGTAAAGACGAAGAAGAAAGATTTGTTTCAGTGGCAGAAGAAATTGCCAAGAAATGTGGCAAACAAACTCCTTCAGAAGTTTACGCCAAGCTTATCAAAACCCGTCCAGACGTTCCAGAAGAATTGCAAGAAATATATAAAACAGCCAATGTATGTCCTGGCTGGCATGGAACTCGTCGCGCCAATATGATTGGTATCACTACCAAAGGTCTTTTGATTAGACCATCAGGCGTTGCACATGCAGGATCTATGTATGGTGACGGTATTTATTGGGCAACCAATAGCACCAAATCCATTAATTACTGCGATGTCAAAGGCTCATATTGGGCACAAGGTGGTAATAAAACTGCTTACCTATTTTTAGGAGACGTGGCATTTGGTAATCAAAAAATAGTGAATAACTCACATTTTTATTCCAAAAAGAGCATTGCCCCTAATCATTCCGTTTTCGCTAAAGCTGGAAGCGCAGTATACAACGATGAGTTGATTACTTACAGTCCAACCGGACCCGAACAACAACATTGCTTACGTTACATCATTGAATTTGAAACTCAGGTAAAATAATTAGGAGTATTTATGGGAATTGACGCAACTGCCAGTTTTGGTTATGGGCTAAAAATTAATGATTGGGCTTTAGAAAATATAACGGATTATTTATGATTGAAATAATATCAGGAAATATTTTTGATAGTAAAGAAAAATATCTTTGTCATCAAACTAATTGCATAACTAAAAGAGCGGCTCATTTATCAAAAGATGTTTTTATACAATATCCCTATGCAGACATTTATTCTGGAAGAACTATTCCTAGCACTCCAGGATCAATTGTTATTGCAGGAAATGGTAAAGACCAAAGATATGTAATTAATATGTTGGGTCAATATTATCCGGGCTCTCCAAAATATACTGATTCATCATTAGATGGAACATTAGCAAGACAAAAATATTTTTACAATTGTTTGTTAAAAATTGCTCAGATTCCAGATTTAGAAAGCATTGCTTTCCCTTGGAAAATTGCTTGTGGGGCGGCGGGCGGAAATTGGGAATATTATCTTGGCGTATTAAATAATTTCACAAAATATGTTGAAACAAAAGATATTAAAGTTTGTATTTACAAATTGGAAGGTACTGAATAACTTTCTTTGTATAAAGTCCATCCTTGACAATATGGTCTATTGCCTTTAACCATAGAATTCATATTTCCTTTATGAAGATTATATTTTCGACAATGTTCTGCCATATTTTTTATAATCATAATTTCACCTTCCGGTGAAATTATGGTGTAAGTTTTAGAAAATTTATCAATGCTTTCTTGCGTGTGATGTTTTCCATAAAAAGCATTATTACTTCCTTTATTAGCATCTGATATTTTTTGTCTTTGTTTTAATGACAATATTTTACCTTTATGGGCATTGGACATATTTTGTTTAGCTTCAACAGAACGTTTTTTGCCTGTATTGGCGGTAGATATTTTGTTTTTAGTTTCCAATGACATAGATCCTCTCCCATCACCAGCTCTTAAATTATAGCCATTGGGCGACCATGTTTTCAATTCATTAGTATAGGAAAGTTCTTGTTCATTCAGCCGCTGTTGTGATTCACAATAAGTTAATATTTTTATGGTGAAATTTTCTTTACCATATTTTGAAATAGCTTGACATATGGGCATGCTATTTTTACTAGTAGATTTCCAACAGTGGCGGCGCCATCTCTTTTCAAGAGATTGAGTGGTTTGACCAACATATTGTTTGTTATTTAACAAATTAGTTATAAGATAGATAATCATAATACTCTTATCATATTATTGATAGGACAATCTTCATTAAAAATAAAGGAGAATGAAATGAAACAGTTAGAAGATATTGTATTGGAGCAGGTGCAGGATTTTGTAAAGAATCAAGTATTATTTACAGCATTAGATGTTAGTAATGTTGTTAAATTAGCGGCGCCGTTTGCTCGTCATCGTGCCGTTAGAGATATTGTTCGTTCATTATTTACTAATGAAATTGAAACTGCTGGTTATGCACGTACTCCAATTACTGTGACATTAGCAGATAGTACGAAAGCTGATGCATTATTGTATCATCCATTAGCAGATTCTTGGGATTTGGATTCCAAATATGATGCTCAGAAAAGAACGCGATCAACAGCTGCGCCAACGGTGGTAATTAATTCGCCGCCTCCTGTTGTTTCGGCACCAGTAGTAGTTGCGCCAGTTGTGCCACCGCCGCCACCAGCACCGGTTTCGACTAGAGATTTGTGGAATAGTTTGTTTCAATCACAACCATCACTGTTTCCCAGTAAGTGATTTTTTACCATCAACTTTAGTTCCACCTTCTTGAGTATAGGCTGGATTATATTCCTCTTTGGAGGTACTCAAATTTACATTCATTGTTTCTGAAGTTTGTGAACTTAAGAATGTTTGAGCGTGAGTTACTAGAGCAATAGTTTTTTTGAGACTATCTACTCTAGCATGAGTAAGACCTGCTCCAGGCGTAAAATCAACCCGATTGTTTTTTAGGAAATGTTGAATAGATGCTTCTAGTGTATTTATTAGAATTCTAGTAGATTTGGAGAAAATAAAACTGACAACCTCTTGAGTACTTTCTAGAGGTTGTTGGTCGCTCAGTCTATTTGCTTTTTCCAATAATCCGTGATATACAGTTCCAAGTTCTTTAAGTTGAGGTCGTGGATACCCCATGATACGTAATGTCATGAAGTCTCCATCCATTTCATTGATAATCCCTCTAAGATGTCTTTTGAATTGTTCAAAGAATTCTTGTATTTGATCTTTTTGAATCATCTTTTGATGTTCAAAACCCTGAAGAGATGTTTTTTGAGCAAATTTATTGGCTAGTTCTAATACTTTTTTGTAAGACATATTTTACCCGTATAGTAATATGAAAATATTCAACACCTTTCAAGAACTTTGGGCACAGTGCCTTTTTTGTCCTGTATGTCAAGATGTATGCAGAGCTATAACTATAAACTCTGATTTGCCAGGTGTTGTAATAGAAAATTGGTCAAAAAAAGAACAAATCGTTTCGATTTCTGTCATTATAACTATATCATCTCTTAAATTGAAAAATCATAAAGCTCAATATGAAATTGATGGTATAAACAATTCTTTTACTACTTCTTTTCAAGGTAAATCACCAGAATTATCATTTCAGATAGTTTCGGTTTGTGAAAAGTGTTTAACTACCTTTACTGTTAGCTCTTCATGCATTTTAGATGTTCATTCTGGTAAGATATATAATATCGGAATAGATAAAGACAATGCCATATTAAGTGATGGTAAACATAATTATAGCATTACTTTACTTTATTATTCTGACAAAATGCTAATTTCTAAACACAAAATCGATGAACTTGTATCTGAACATGATACATCAGATTTTCCAATTGTGAAATTAGATTTTTCTCATCCTAACATTGCACTCAATAAAATAAAAACCATGCTGCTTTTTTCTTAATCTGGTAATAACTTCTTATATCTATATGAGAAAAATATGCTTATATAAGATAACCAATTTATTGAATGATAAGGTTTATGTTGGGCAAACTATAAATGCTGGTCGTCGATGGTCAGATCACAAATGGTTATCCAAGAAGAAACCAGAACAATATATCCATCGAGCTATGAATAAATATGGTATTAAGAATTTTCAATTTGAAGTGATAGCAGAATGTAAATCATCTAGTGATGCTAATGAAACAGAAAAGCAATTAATTATTCAGTATGATAGTCGTAATCCGGAAAAAGGATATAATCTGGCACCTGGTGGCGAAACGGCTTGGAATACTGGATTACCTGCTGAGCAACAGCCAATGTATGGGAAACATCATTCAGAAGAATCGAGAAAGAAGATTTCTGAAAGTAACATTGGCAAATTAAATCCTCATACTGAAGAATGGAAAGAAAAAGTAAGTAGTGTATTAATTGGTCATGCAGTTTCTGATGAAACAAAAGAAAAAATTAGAAATAGTCAAATAAATAAATGTAAATCAGAAAATACTAAAAAAAGGATGTCTGATGCTCACAAAAAATTAGTTGGCGAAAAACATCCTAAAGCAAAATTGACCAATGAACAAATAGTTAAAATTAGAGAAGAATATGCTATTGGAAATATTTCCCAAAAAGATTTGGGCGTGAAATACGGCGTTTCACAACCAATCATGTTTTATATTGTAAATAACAAAACCTATAAACAATAAGGTGAATTATGGTAACATTTTCAGAAGCCAATCAAGCTCGCATGTCACTCAAAATGAAATTATCCAATTATGCTTGGTATAACTGGAGCGTAGTTATATCAGAAGGCGATGGTTATGCCATTTTGATTAATGTGAAAAAGATAGATAATTCGGTAAGAAAGGTCGTCTCTCCCATCACACGAGGGGTGAGCACGAAGATGGAGGCAGAATGAGAATAGTTGCTATTTCCGACACGCATGAACAAGAAGATAATATTATCTTACCAGAAGGTGATATGTTAGTTTGTGCGGGAGATATTACAAAAAAGGGATCCTTAGCAGCCTTGTATAAATTTTGTGCCTGGATGAAAGCACAAGATTTTAAGCACAAGGTTATGATTTATGGAAATCATGAAATAGGATTTTCCTATGGTCCTAAGAGAGAAGAAGCTTTAGCCACACCCAAACAATTTGGCATTACTTATCTGGAAAATAGTGCGGCTGAAATTGAAGGCATCAAGTTTTATGGATCTCCAGTTCAGCCCTGGTTTCATGATTGGGAATGGAATGTGCAGCGAGGACCAGATATCGCCAGAGTTTGGGAAGCCATTCCCGATGATACTCAAGTATTAATTACACATGGTCCTCCTTTTGGAATTCTAGATTCTTTACTAGAAGAGCATCCATTTTTTCCAGCAGAAAAACTTGGTTGCGAGGATTTGTTAAACAGAGTTAATCAACTGTCTAATTTAAAAGCGCATATTTTTGGTCATATTCATTCAGGTCACGGAACTTTAATTGGACCTGCAAATGTGCAATTTGTTAATGCAGCTATTTGTGGCGATACTTACAGGCATGTAGCGGTGAATAAACCAGTAGTATTTGACATATGAGGTAATGTGGGAGTGGTAAAACATACTGATTGTACCGGCTGTGGACATTATGGACGAGCATATGCCGACACAAATTACGTTTATGAATGTGGTAAATGTGAAATTGATCGTTTAAATGGTCAAATTAGATATGCCACACAACAAGTATGGTGGATTAGATTATTATATTGGTTAACTGATCGTAACGCCCCTTCTTATAGAAGAGAGCATATAAAAGAGTTAGCTGAAGGATTTTTCAATGAATATTAAGCCTAAAGAAATTGCTGTTAACCTTCCTATTGTGTTAACTTTTGATGAGCACGATAAAGTTTTTGAATTTGCGGCAAATATCAATACCCTTATTCATGGTAAGGTAAAAGTGAAGTGTGAGCACTTAGGAGTGCTCGGTGCCAAACAAATAGGAATCTTCTATCTCCAAAGAAATGGAGAATATCAATCTCTAAGAGATTCTTTCGTAGAATTGATTGAAACTGAGGAAATGAACACTCCGCAGCCCTATCCACATAAGGATCCTAAAACCATGGAAGAGTGGGCGGATAATGATTTGTTTAGGCATTTAGAAAATGCAGCAGATCTAACGCCGCCTGCTCAGGTAGAAAGTGCATGTGGTTGGTGCCATGACCCTGATTGTAAAGACGAATCATGAAATGCAAGTTTTGTAACCGTGAAATGGTATTTGAAACAAAACGTTTTAGTGGAACCGACTACCAAATAGTCAAATGTAATAACCATCAACCATCAAAAGTTACTTACAAATCTTATTTAAGATTTGGAGATGTATGGAAAGTATTTTATGGAGGATATGTTTTGAGTTATTTTTATGGTGGAACGTCCCTCCAAAAGATAAACAAAGAAGCTAAGAAAGCTTCTGATTATTATCAGTCCATCAAAAAATTCAATTATGAATTACCATTTGCTCCAGAAGAATTCCCCAACAAATTAAAAACTATATTGACTTTTTTGTAATGGATAAATGTAAATTTTGTTTTAGAAAAATGGAATTTAATGTTTGTAATAGGCACAGACCGGTAAAGGTCAGTTATTATAAACAACTATTTAATAATGAATATGATGAATGGATCATGTCATATGGCAATTATATGTTAGTAATTCGAAATGATTGTGAAACAAGATTATACAGAACAATTCAGCCACAATTAATTGCAAAATTTGATTACGAACTTTCATTTACACCAGAACAATTTCCTAACAAACTAAAAACCATGTTAACATTTTTGTGAATTTATGATAGTAGCATTTACTGGACATCGACCGAATAAATTGGGAGGATATGATCTTCCTAATCCAACCTATATAAAAGTTTGTCAAGAGATCGAAAAGAATCTAAAAGCCCTAAATCCAGATAAAGTAATTACTGGAATGGCTCTTGGAGTAGATCAATGGGCGGCAAACATAGCACATAAACTTAATATTCCATTTATTGCGGCAGTTCCATTCAAAGATCAAGAATCAAGATGGCCACAAAAATCTCAAAAGATTTATGCCAAATTAATTGGCTTAGCGTCTGAAGTTATTATTGTTAGTCCTGGCACTTATTCTTATGAAAAAATGCAGATTAGAAATAAGTGGATGGTTGACAATTGTAACAAACTTATTGCTGTTTGGGATGGTACGACCGGAGGCACCGGGAATTGTGTAGAATATGCCAAATCTGTAAAAAACGATGAGGATATTATTTACATTAATCCGACCTTGACGGAAAAATCAGAATGATTAAGATGTAGGTATCAGACATACTAATAAATCAGTATGATCCTACACATGCCAATGTGGCGGAACTGGCAGACGCACTGGCTTCAAACTCCAGCGCCTTCGGGCATAAGGGTTCGACTCCCTTCATTGGCACCATATAATTATTTATCAATTTAAGATTATGACTGTAGATTTGAAAAGAGATTTAACTATTCGTGTCAAAAGTTTTAATGAAATTGCAAATGATAAGGATCTTCTTAAAAACCTAAGAAAACTAACATTAGATCATTTTTCAGGAATGAATCATGAATTGAATTCATTTGAAAAGATTGCCAAGACTCGTGAAGTAAAAGCTAAAGTTATTTTAGCTTATGTAAGTGAAGAATTAGTAGGCTGGGCTTTAATGTCCAGAGAGTCTAGTGATTATTATTTCAAAAGGTCACAGAGTGGATTTAAGTCCCATCAAGGCGTCCTGTTCGAGATATTCATCTCTTACCTTTATCGTCGACAAGGAATTGGATCAGAAATTATCAAGATTGCTCGAAGAAAAGCAGGACCATATCAACTCTGTTTTGCTCCTTGGAATAAGATAAGTAATGATTTTTACGATAATTTCAAACACTATAAACATAAGAAACTATAAATGGCATGCGCCTATCAATAATACAATATATACGTATGCCAAATCATAAGAAGTTTGTTTTCGAAGAAAATAAATTAAGAGAAGTGCTTCCTAACTCTGAATCATTTAGAGATGTTTTAGATAAATTGAATTATACAGCAACAAGTGCGGCGTATGTAGCTTTGAAAACTGCATTGAAAAAATTCAATCTTGATTACAGTCATTTTTTGGGGCAAGGGTTTTTGCTTGGAAAAAAACATAATTGGAAGAAATCAAAAAACTTAAATGATATTCTTTCTAACAATATCACATATGTTTCTTCTAATAATTTGAAAAAACGTCTCATAAAAGATGGCGTGTTAGAGAACAAATGCCAAAATTGTAAAATAGATCCAATTTGGAATAATAATCCATTATCTCTACAATTAGATCACATCAATGGTATACATAGTGATAATAGTTTAGAAAATCTTAGATTACTTTGTCCTAATTGCCATTCGCAAACTGAAACTTTTGCTGGCAAGAATCATCACAAGAAAAAAGAAGTAAAGATATATGAGTGTAAGAAATGCTTCACTGTTTTGAAAAAGAAAAGAAAAAGTGAAATGTGTAGAATATGTTGTAATAAATATAATAATATCACAACATAATGTTATGCGATCGTGGTGGAATTGGCAGACACGCAGGTCTTAGAAGCCTGTGCCGAAAGGTGTGAGGGTTCAAGTCCCTCCGATCGCACCAAATGTCAATGTGGCGGAATGGCATACGCACTGGTCTAAGAAGCCAGCACCGAAAGGTTTGAGGGTTCAAGTCCCTCCATTGACACCAACCCATCGCAACGTCCAATTTATTGGAAGGGTGACTTATCGCTCGTAAGAGTCGTGCTTTATTAAAGCAGACCATGAACAATGGAATCGTTTGATAAATATAAGTTTTGTTGTCTTGGTCCCGTAGTTTAGCGGCTCTGAATGCTCGGCTTTCAACCGAGAGGTGTTGGGATCGACCCCCACCGGGATCACCAAAAATATACGCCCCGTTCGTCTAATGGTAGGACAAAGCGCTTTCAATGCTTGAACATCGGATCGTAACCGTTACGGGGTGCCAGATGAAATTGAAACTTATATCAGATGGAACAAATGCAGGAACTAAGTTAATTGATGAAGATACTGGACAGATGATCCATGGTATTGCTAAATTAACTTGGGAAGCTGATTGTAAAGATTTGTCTGTTACAAAAACAACAGTTGAATTTTTTAATGTTCCTGTCGAGATAATTTCTCCTGTTAAAGTGGATTTATTGGAATACAATTCAGATTATACGGAGCTTTGTGTTTCAAAATCTTTTGACAAGAATATAAAAGTAACTTCTGAAAGTCGTGGTGCGATTGTACCAACTTCTAGTGTCAAAATTCAGGATACTGATACAAATGATGCGGTGGGTGCCGTTCAAAGTGTAAAATGGGAGGCTACCCCTACTGAGCGTAAAGCCGAAGCAATAAGAATTAGGTTTGATAATAAAGATTGGTAAAAATCATTTTAGCATATAGTTATTAGAGAAGTTCGCATATTCTTGGATTGCTCCATAAATATGTTGGACTAATTGTGTAGAATTTACAGATATAGAAACAATACCATATATTAATTTATTGTGTCTAATCTGATTTGTTGACGAACGTGGTTTATTATTTTCTTGTCCTTTTCTTAAATTAGAAGAATTCAAATCTAATATGTTGAACCAGAAATTTTCTATATCTGATTTAGTTAATCCATTTGTAGTATAACAATTTATTGTAAATGTGATTTTATCATTTGAAATGTTAAGTATTTTTCTTAAAAAACTCATAAATAGTTTTAACATTTCGATATCAGAATTTACAAATTTACATTGGTTTTTGCTTTTGGCACCCTCTGCCCAATATAGCATACATCCTGCTTGGTGTAGCAAATTACCCTCTTTAGCTTTGAGCATACCTTCATTTTGATATTGCAATCTTTGTTTTCTAGCATTATTAGCTTTAACTTGTGAACCATGTAACTGTTTATTATAAATTGGATTTTGTTTTTCTAATTCTTTTATTTGTTCGGATGTCAAAATAATATCTTTGACCCATGTGCTGACGCTACTTTTTGAAACATTTAGTTGTTTTGCTATGTCGTTTATAGATATTCCTTGTTTTCTTAGTTTCTGTGCCTGTATTTTTTGTTCTAATTTCATTTTGTACCCTTATGTTTCGCATTACTATTGATAAGCGTTCTAATATAATATATCAATATTGATATATCTTGTTATAGATTTTCATGGTCCCATCATCTACTGGCTAGGATATTTGGTTCTCAACCAAAGAAAGACGGATCGTAACCGTCTGGGATCACCAGAAATGTATTATTAACGGGCGGGACCTGTTGAGTGAAGTATGTTTCTTTTATGCCCCTAGTGCGGGATGCACAGTTGAGCCTTCTAAGCTTAGCGTCAGGGTTCGAGTCCTTGTAGGGGTACCAGTGAGGATATATGGAAGACCGTCACGTTAAAGAACTATCAGACGCAATTAAATCGGTTGGTAGTGCAATAAGACTATTTGTTTTTGTATTAGTTTGGGGCATTATGACAGCTTCATGCATTTTATTAAGCAAATGAATTTATCTCTCCGTAGTCTAAAGGATAGGCAGTTGGCTACGAACCAACGGGATTAATTTCCCATATGCAAGTTCGAATCTTGCCGGAGAGACCACAATTTAATATGCCCCTGTCCGTGTGGCTCACGGCACGAGTCTACGAAGCTTGTTGGTTGGGCTCAATTCCTAACAGGGGCGCCAAGACAAACCCACATAATATATGTGGGTTTTTTATTTGGTGATTTATGCAAGCAAATAATCTAAAAATCATTGCCGATAAAATTAACAAAGACGCAGAAGATCCAAAAATTCAAGAAATATTGCGCCTTATTGAGACTGAAGTAACTACTACTGCTAAGTATGGAAAATATAGCCAAACATTATATTTGAGTAAGTTTAATGTTTCTAATTCCATTTGGAATCATGTTGCTGATCGTTTGCGCAAAGATGGTTTCAAAGTAAATTTTGATGAAGAGATTACTGCCTGGTATTCAAATACAGATTATGATCAAGAAAAAGTAATCAAGATTAGTTGGTTATAAACTGAATAAATATAAAGTTATACCTTGTGAATGTTGGTGATTTATGAATTTGGCAGAACAATTAAGAATTAAAGCAGCTGAAGTAAAATTATCTCAAAATCAAGCTGCTAGTCAAGAGATAATAAAATTAGTAAAAGACCGAGCGCAAGTTGATGCTAATAATGGTAAAACAAAATTAGTGGTTAATCTTAAACCAAACGGTTGGACACTTGAGCAGGCAAAACTTGCAATTGAAGAATTATCTAAAGATGGTTTTTCATATGAAGCATTACGCGCAGAAGGTTGCTTTCATTATATGGATCAATTGCATGTGAGTTGGGATTAACATGTGTAAAGTTGTGCATTGTAAAAAAGACAAATATGATATTTACATAGGTAGACCTTCGAAATTTGGCAATCCCTTCTCCCATCTACCAGGCACACTTGCGATCTATAAAGTAGATTCGAGAGAAGAAGCTATTGAATACTATCGTAATTACATCATGAATACGCCTTGGTTGCTTGAAGCGGCTAAGAATGAATTAAAAGGTAAAATATTAGGATGTTGGTGTCATCCATTATCTTGTCATGGTGATGTACTAGCAGAAATTGCAAACACTGAAAGTGAAAAAGACAATGATATTCGAGGAACTGATTCAGAGGGGATTGATTAAACAATCAACAAATCATAATAAGATTAAACATCTTTTAGATAATGAGAAGATCAGTTTTTACATTGGATTTGATCCTACAGCACAAAGTTTGCATGTAGGACATTTGCTACAAATTGTTACCGCCCTACGTCTTAAAAATGTTGGACATAATCCAATTATGTTAGTTGGTGGAGCTACGGCTAGTATTGGCGATCCTAGTGGCAAAAGCTCTATGAGACAAGCATTAGATTTAGGTCAAACTATGTCTAATTCAACAGAAATTGCCAAACAAATTCACAATATTATTGGCGATGTCAGTATTATTAACAATATTGGCTGGTTTCGAGATATAAATTTCTTGCAATTCATTTCAGAGATTGGTAGACATTTTTCTGTTAACAACATGTTAAGAGCTGATTGTTTCAAGTCTCGTATGGAAAATGGATTATCATTTCTTGAGTTCAACTACATGTTGATGCAAGCATTTGACTTCTTCGAGTTAAATAGGCGGCATAATTGTGTGCTTCAGATTGGTGGAGATGATCAATGGTCTAATATTTTGGCAGGAATTGATCTAATTCATAAGAAATCTGAACAAGAAGCGTTTGGATTAACAATAACATTGTTAACTAATTCTGCCGGTCAGAAAATGGGTAAAACTGAAAAGGGAGCCGTTTGGTTAGATAAAAATCTGACTTCAGTTTTTGACTTCTTTCAATTCTGGAGAAACTTACCAGATAGTGAAGTTATGAATTGTTTCAAACTATTAACCCTACTCTCAGTAGAGGAAATTGATAATATTCCATTTTCTACTATTGATGAAATCAATTCTGCCAAAAAGAGATTGGCTTTTGAATTAACTAAAATGGTTCATGGTGAATTGGAAGCGGTGACGACACTCAGGCAGGCAGAAGCCTTGTTTGAGAAGAAAGAGGGAATTGATATTGAGGCAATCTCAATTCAAGATAATCTTTCAATACTTGATTTGTTAGTAAGATGTAATTTTGCTAAGTCAAAATCTGATGCAAGAAATCTTATTAATGGTCGAGGTATTTCGATTAATGATATTACAATTACTGATCCCACCTTACATATTAGTCGTCTCAGTAATGATGACGAATTAATTGTAAGAAAAGGCAAGAAGAAATTCTGCCGAATAATTATTGAGGATGCCCATGTCGAGACCGGAGTCGATCGCTAACGAAGATATAGAACGTTGGTCTAAAATTCTTGAACAAGATAATCAGCTTTATCCACAAGTATCTGTCTCTCCCATCATACGAGAGGTTTGTTATGCTGGACTATGGCTAAGTGAGGAATTAAAAAAGTGGAATGTCCCGAATCCCTAATTCTTAGAATACGGTGGACAGCCGGGGCATTGTCTTTTGGTAGAGATATTTGGAAAATTCATCAAGATATTCTTCAAAAATACAAAGATAATGAATTGATTTTTGAGGAAGACCCTGATGAGATTAAAAATTAATGAGTGATAACTTGACTTAAGTTAGGGCGTGCCTTATCTTAGGTCCGTATATTTGGAGAAAGTAAAAAATGGCTAACAATGCACAACCGCAGATGTCTTCTTCTGATTTCAATCTAGAAAGACTTCAAACAAAAGACTTGTCTGAACATGTTGCAGCCTCAATTCAAATTGGCGGCAACATTGCTATTTTCGGTCGCAGAGGTACCGGAAAAACCGAGATTTCTAAGCAAGAAATCAAAAAGGCTGATATGCATGAGGTGTATATCAATTTGTCAGTTCTAGAGAGAGTTGACATGGGTGGTTATCCAGATATTATGGGTCGCTCTGCCGTTGCCGATGATGAAAAAAGAAAGAGATTCGTTGATTTCCTTCTTCCTAAGTTCTATGAGCCAATGCTTTCAGGGAAGAAAGGCGTAGTAGCACTATTGGATGAAGTTGATAAGGCTGATCCAAGCTTGTGGGCACCACTACTTGAGTTTACTCAGTTTAGGTCTATCAACGGTCAATCTTTGCCAAACCTGCAAGGCATTATCATGACTGGTAACTTGATTTCCGAAGGCGGTGCTCGCCCGAGTCTTCCTCTATTGGATAGAGCGGAAAAATATCTAGTAGAAGCTGATGCGGCTTCTTGGTTAGAGTGGGCTGGTAAATCTGGTCACATTCATCCCTCAATTACGGCGTATATCAATGATCATCCGAAAGATTTGTTCGGAGCTGTTGATCCAGAGGACAGATATGCCGATCCTTCGCCTCGTGGCTGGCACCGTGCTTCTGAAATCTTGAACAAAGGTGAAGAAAGAGGCTGGTCGCCTGCCCTTCTAAACAAGAAAGTTTGTGGTTGCGTAGGCAAAGATGCTGGTATTAAATACAGCAATTACTACGAGCATTATCAGCAACTTCTTCCAATGATTGAGGATATTTATCAGGGCAAGGATATCATCAATAGATACAATTCGTTGGAATTAACCAAGAGATTGGTTGCGTGTATGATCACTTGTGCTAGACTAGCAACTCAGTTAGATCAATCTAAAGATGGTTCAATTCCTGATAGCGTGAAACACGTTGGTCAGTTTTTGAGCAAGGTGTCATATGAGAACGTTTTGGTGGCTGTAAGAAGCCAGATTCAGGTAGACCGTATCATCAAGTTTAACTTGGATGAGCATCCTGATTGGGAGCAAGTTCTTAGCAAGATCAACAAACAAGTTGATGAAGGCTGATTCTAATTCTCCGGGATATATAATTACATGGAGATTGCATGAAATTTGCTAAAATAATTGGACAAGTAAATGATAAGCTGGTTGCCCAAGCCGAGGATAAACTATCAAGAATATTCTTAGAATTGGGTACCAGATATAACAACGAGCACGTTGGAACTGGAATGGGTGGAGATCCGCTAATCTTTGGATTAATGTATCCAGTAGAACATATCTGCACCCTGAATATCCCAACCGCCGCAACTGACGGTAAAAGATATTATTGGAATCCAAAGTTCGTTCTAAAGCAGTCAAAGATTGGTTTGCGCATTATTTGTGCTCACGAAGCTTGGCACGCTTTGTATATGCATCCACAACGTAGAGGGTCTAGACTTCCTAAGTTGTGGAATATTGCGGTAGACTATATCGTCAATGGTACGGTAATGGAAGATTTCAAAGTTAGGAAGATGAATCCTACTGAAACCTTTAATAAGCATTTGGGCAAGTTTATGACACTGGCTCAATATGCTGAACTTCTAAAAAATCCATTTGCTAAAGTAAAAGGATTTGAAGAAATTGATCCTGTGGCTGATGCCGCTTCGGCGGGAAGCTCAGTGAAATTACCAGCTCCCAATGAAGATAGAGAGTTGACCGCGGAAGAACAAAAAGAGCTAGAAAAGAAAGAAAGAAAAGTTCTTTTTTACTATGCTGATCCTGATTTGGAAGAAGAGATGAAAAGCCCAGAGAGAATCTATGATTTTCTTTATAACTTACTTCCAAAATGCCCTAAATGTGGTAGTGTTGGTATCTATAAGATTCCTAACAAAAACAAAGATGGCAAGGGTAAAGAAAAGGATAAAGACGGAGAAAAGGGCAAAGACAAACAAGAAGGCAAGGATCAAGGAAAAGATCAGCAAGGTCAACATGACCATGGTGATGGACAACCTTGTAATTGTGGAGATGATCATGGCGACCAAGATCAACAAGGTCAAGGATGCTGTGATAGTTGCGGCGGTGGCGTAGATATTTTCGATCTAGGTGGGACAGTTGATGACCATATGGATACCGAAGAAAGTCAAGAGAAACTTGCTAAAAGAATCTCAGACGCTATGGAAGCAGCTAAGAAGATGGCGGGTCATGTTCCAGCAGCTTTGGAAGATGAACTTGGCAAACTGACTGCTCCTAAAGTAACTTGGCAAGATATTATCAGAACGCGTTTGTTGAAGGCACGTGCTGGTAATGGTAGAAATGATTGGACTAGATTTAGAAGTCGACCAATGTTTACCGGGGTTTTGACACCTAAGAGAAAGAATTACTTTGCGCATTTTGGTTGTTTGCTGGATACCAGCGGCTCTATGAGTAAAGATGATATGGCATTCGGTCTTTCACAGCTTTGTGCCTTGGATGAACGCTCAGAAGGAACAATTGTTCCTGCCGATGCGGAAATCTATTGGGACAAAGCAACGAAGGTTAAAAAAGCCGGAGCAGATGAAATCTCTAAAGTTAAGATTTATGGTCGTGGAGGAACAAAGTACGCTGAGTTCTTTGATGATTATGAAAAGAATATCGGAACATGCGATTTCTTAATTGTTATTACAGATGGCTTTTTGCTTGATTCGGATGTGGCACAAATGAAACATCCAGGCAAAGATGTTATCTGGTTGATTACCAGTGGTAGTGCCTTCAAACCACCATTTGGTAGGGCGTTCGATTTGAGAGCTTGATATATTGGGTGAAATGGTTTCAGTACCATCTCTCCCAACTAGGATGTTTATGTCAATCAAATTAAAAATTGTGCCATGGCTTGAGTTGCTTGTTGATGCACTTTGGAAAAATAAAAGTCAAATGATGAAGGATAGAAGTTTTGATTATCCTGATTATGGCGGTTTACCAAAAGATGTTTCAGATCAATTAACTTCAGAACATGTAGATTTTTTACAAGAAAACGTGATTGATATTCTTGGTTCATACAGAACCAAAAAGCAATTTGCAAAAAGATTAGTAGAAGATTTAACTTCTGGCTTTGTAAGTGTAAAATAATGTTTCAACCAACTAGTACTCATCAAAGGCATCAAACACATCTTCGCGCCTTTTCTATTTCTAATATAGACGAATACTATGTTGCTGTAGCCCAATTTGTAACAGATCCCGAACTTTCACATGAAAATATTGATGATTTAGATTTGTTTATCAGTTTAACTTTTGAAAGCAAATTCAATCATATTCATACTAGAACTTGTAGATATTTATTAGTGAATATAGATAATTACGAATTCTCTTTATCTGCTTTAAGTAAATTTTTAGATTTCTTGGATAAAGATGCAACTTTGTTTTCTAATGATTTTTTTCATACTTTGATAAGAGATTATTCTCCCAAAATTGTTGAAAGGGTATTTGAATCATTATCTCATAATTTGAAAATGTCTTTTCTTGATGTAATTACTAAATATTCTGATGTGTTGAAACAATGTCCCCGCATTAAACTATACATTGTATTTTCCTAAAGTCGTATGAAAAAACTATACACAACAATCGCTGTTCCTGAATATTTTATTAGAAATCCCAAAGGGGATCATTTTAATTTCTTTAGAAGAAGAGAAAATGCGATCAAGGCGGCAATTAAAATGGCGTTTGAATATCCCAACGCCACTTTTGTAGTTATCAAGAAAGTATTTATGAAAGAGAAACAGATTTTCTCTTTTAAGTTTGATGCTGAATTTGATTTTGAAGATTTCAAAACAGTACACCAAAGCATCCTAGAGATGAGCTCTTCTAAATTGGAAAAAGCTCACCTTTGGAGGAAAAAGGGTGTATATGACAAGTGATGATATTAGATATCTAAAAGATATTCGTGCATATCTGGATTTTGTCATCAACAACCGTTCGGATCTCGATCGGTTTGAAGTAGAATCTATTAGTGGGATCAAATACACTATTGTTGTTTATAAAGCAGTTGAGTTGGAACCAGTTCGTACTTTTATCTGTATTCATAGGGATAAAAAGAATAAATCATATTATTTAGTTGCGAATAACATTGTAGATTGGGGAGATACTTGTAAAGTCCCCGCATTTGTTAAAAATCACTGCGAAAGATTATTGAAACTATCTACATTTATTTAATGAGGCTTAATTATGATTGCGTTAACTAAAAAAGCTGTTGAAAAAGTTAAAGAGCTTGCCGAAGGAGAAGGTTTTGATAATCTTGTCTTAAGAGTTAGAGTGATTGGGGGCGGTTGCGCCGGATTTTCCTATGATCTATATTTTGAAGATAACATTTTAGATATGGATGAAGTAGAGGAACAAGACGGCGTTAAGATTGTCACGGACGCACTGTCCCATCAATACATTGATGGCGTGACAATTGATTATGTGGAAACCCCTATTGGAGCTGGATTCAAATTTCTGAATCCCAATGTTACATCCACCTGTGGTTGCGGTAGTAGTTTTAATGTATAATTAGTTGAAGTATAAAAATATTATAAAAGAATTTTCTGATCCTTATTTTTACAATAAAGTTCATGAGCTAGATGTAAAAATAAGGATAACTTCAACAAATCCCAAAAATGATGGAACATGGATTTGGGGTCTTGATGAAAATGGTAATTTGTGCTTTAAATGGGATCAATATCAAAATGATTGGTTTCAATATTTTGCATTAGAGGCGGGCTTTATTCCAAAACCTGATTTTTAAAACAATGAAAAAATTAATAGAAGAATTTGGACATTTGTTAGTTTTTATTTGATATTAGTTTACAAAGTTCAATAAATCTATTTTGTTTTAATTCCATTTTCATTTTATTGATATCTTTATGGACCCACTGAATATTTCCTTCAATATATCCAACTGAACTATCAATTCTATCTAATGATGCGTCATTTGAATCTTTGGTAGATTTACCAAAAGGGATATTTAATCCTGATAATGCGCATTTGCCATTTTGTTTTTGATAAAGTTGCCATAGATATTCATTGGTAACATTAAATAATATTTTTCTTTTTTGCGCGTTTCTTATAATTCTTCCAATAAAAGATTGAGATAATAACTCAATACCTCTCCAATTTGCTTTATGTTGACATCCACAATGCTTGGTAATACCATTTACAAGCTGATCTGGACGGGCACAAATAATTGCATTACAAATACATTTACATAAAGCCATTTTCTTTTTCTTTTGAATTGTAAATCCAACAACTTCAAGTTTGGTATAGGTTTGACCAATAACAACTGCACTATCTGTATTAAACTTACATTTAAAACATTTTTGTCCTTTTCTTTTTAATATAAGAGTTTGAATTTTAAATTCTTCACCACAATCACATTTTACTAATACTTTTCTTCTTTTTTTACCTGAAGGTTCAACGTGATAATCTTCTGTACAATCAATTACTGTAAGATTATTGAATTTATCATTTATTGCTACTAAATTTTTCATGATATATGTATATCATAATATTGACATGTAATTAAGAGTAACCTTATGAAACTTCCTACTTTTTTTGAAAAATTTGATTCAGGAATTAAATGGATCAATAATCAGGCTATTTATGTTGCTTTGCATGGTAGTAGGGCTTATGGGACTAATACCGAATCTTCAGATGAAGATTTCAAAGGAATATGTATTCCTCCCAAAGAGTATTATTTTGGTTTTATGAAGAATTTCGAACAGGCGGAATTACATGATCCCGATACTGTTATTTATGAACTTACTAAGTTTTTCAAACTTGCGGCAGACTGTAATCCAAATTGTTTAGAAATGCTATTTGTTGATCCAAATGATATCATCTATATTTCACCTATAGGCGAAAAATTAATTGAAAATAGAAATTTATTCCTATCTAAAAAAGTAAAACATACTATGACTGGTTATGCAATTTCACAGCTTCATAGAATAAAATTACATAAGCGTTGGATTATGTCTCCTCCTAGCAAGCCGCCGACTCGTTCGGAATTAGGGCTGCCGGAGCAAACATTGATTCCTGCGGACCAATTAATGGCTGCCCAGGCAGAAGTCCAGAAAGAATTGGATAGATTTCAATTTGATTTTATGGATGATTTGCCTGAATCAACCAAAATTGGTATTCGTTCTGTAATGGCAGAGATGATTGCAGAATTGAAAATCACTACCGATGATCACTGGATGGCTGCTGCTAGAAAAATTGGTTTGAGTGATAACTTTATTCAAATCATGCAAAGAGAGCGAGCCTATACTTCTGCTAAGAGGGAGTGGGATCAGTTCATTAACTGGAAGAAAACCCGTAATCCCGCCAGAGCAGAATTGGAAGAGAAGTTTGGATATGATACTAAACATGCTTATCATCTAGTAAGATTGATTCGTATGTGTAGAGAGATTTTGACGACTGGAAAGGTTATTGTTAAACGACCTGACCGAGAAGAATTACTCTCAATTCGTAACGGAGCGTGGACCTATGATCAGTTGATTGAGTTCGCTGAACGTGAAGAAGTTACTCTGAACGAATTGTATAATACATCAGATATTCTTCCAAAACATCCTGATAAAGATAAGTTGGATCAACTGTGTATTCAGTTGGTTGATCGTTCTTTGTCGGAAGGTGTTTGATTGATAAGTAAGGATTGACTATGCAATTGCTAGAAGCTTTGATTCCGACTATTATTGCTATTGGGTTAATAGTGATAGCTTACCAGATTTTCTTATCAGATTATCTTACTAGTAAGTTAAAAACTCGACGCGATTCAAGAAATAATCGAGATGCTATGGGTAAAATTGCCAAGGTCAAGCTAGTGTCAGATGATCCGAAAGATATTGAGAAATTCATTACTGTCAACGCTCAATATCTTTCGGATGACACGGTTAACAAATTGGTGGAAAGAATCGAACTTATCAAGGCTGATAGGGTCATTATGGAAGATGGATTAAAAGCTAGAATCGCGGCGACTACCATCAAACAAACATCAGCTCAAGAATTGGATGAAATTGTTTCATCCAGTAATAAAGCCATGAGGAGAATATAAATGGGAAAAACACTTGATCCAAAAGTATTAGTGATTGATGTTGAAAGTACATGTTGGGAACCACCTGAGTATCAACCACGAGATCAGATTTCTGAAATAATTGAAATTGGTCTTGCTGTGGTTGATATAAAAACATTGGAAATGTCTGATAACGTTTCCATTTTGGTAAAACCTCAGAATTCCAAATTGAGCAAATTTTGTACTAAATTAACAACCCTAACTCAAGAACAGGTAGATAAAGGTATTACTTTTGAGGAAGCTTGCAAGATTTTGAGAAAAGAGTTCAATTCCGACAATAGAACCTTTGTAAGTTGGGGAGATTATGATCGAAAAATGTTTGAAAGAAATTCTAGAGATTATGGTGTCAAGTATCCGTTTGGACCAAGACATCATAATTTGAAAAATACTTTTAGGCTATTGCATGGGTTGGATACTGAACTAGGATTAGATCAGGCTCTAGGATTTTTAGGATTGAAACTTCAGGGCACACATCATCGTGGTGTTGATGATGCTAAAAATATTGCCAATATCTTTCTAAATACTGTCGGCAGTTTTAGAAAGTGAGAAAATATGGAAGAGAATACAATAACATATCAAGTACATATTTCGGACTCAGCGTTAGAACAAATTAAGAAACAATTTATTAGCCGAGGCACTCCTAATTCTTATTTGAGATTAGGGGTTCGCGGTGGAGGTTGTTCTGGTTTCTCTTATGCTCTTCAATATGAAGATAAAGATCCTTCTGTAAAGGATCTTATTTTTCATTTTGGGGAAATTAAAGTAATTGTAGATAAGAAAAGTATTATTTATCTAAACAATTGTACTTTGGATTGGGAGAAATCATTAATGTATCAAGGATTTAAGTTTGTGAATCCTAATGAATCTTCTAAATGTGGTTGCGGTACAAGTTTCAGTGTATAAAGGATTCTAACATGATTCATGGAATTTACATAAAGAATAGACCCAAAGATAAGTGGTGCTTAGTATCGGTTACTATGTCTCCAGAGATTGCTTCATCGAATGTTGACGCTATTTTAAGCAAAGCGAAATTAGAAGATAATCAAGATGTTCAAGCAAAAATTCAAATCTTTGAGTCGTCCTTTCATATTCCAGAATTTTTGTCAGAGATAAAAGAACAAAAGTTAATGTATAATTAATGCTTCTGTTCTAAGTTATATAGCCATATGAATCAATAAAGGAAATATGGCTAACTCTACAAACTTACAAGAAATAGATCAAGAACAAGCATTGTCCTTAACAAAGTTTTTCATTAGATCCCAGCAAAACATTTTCTTGTTTGGTCGCCGTGGGGTTGGAAAAACACATATTGCAATGCAAGCTGCTCAAGAATGTAATATCAAAATTAATTACATTAACTTAAGTGTCATTGAGCGCCCAGATTTGGCGGGATATCCAGATATCAACTCTACTGGCAGCGTTATTACTTTCAAATCTCCCGCTTTTTTGCCTCAATTAAAATCAGCCACACCGGATAGTATAATTTTATTCGATGAGGTAGATAAAGCCCCACCAGAAGTCACCGCCCCATTATTAGAAATTCTCCAATTCAAAAAAGTTAATGGCAATAGCATCAATGCTATGTCCTGTATATTAACTGGCAATTTGATGAATGAAGGGGCATATTCTAATGTTATCAATTCTGCATTATTAGATAGGGGCGCTAAGTATATACTATCTTTTAACTTTGAGAAGTGGATAGATTGGGCTAAGGCTCACAATGTTCACGATCTAATTCTAGGATTTCTTAGAAGTAATCCAGAATTTGCTTGTGGGGAAATTGAAGATACTTGCTATGCCTCGCCTTCACCTAGAGGCTGGACGTTTGCTTCTGATGCTTTACTGAAAGCTCGCGAATTAAAAATTGTAGATATTGATACTGTAACACAAATCATTTCCGGATTTGTAGGAGGTGAAGCAGGAATGAGATTCAAGATATGGTATGAACATTACCGTAAGTTTGAACCATTTGTACATTCACTTATTGATTCTGGAAACTTAACGATAGATTATCTGTCACTTTCTCCTACAGAAAAAGTAGTATTTGTAGTGACCGCCTGTTATTATGCCAAACAAAAACTTTTCAATGAGGCTGCAAAATCTAAGAATAGATTTGTTCCATTAGAAAATTTGTGCAAGTTTCTAACTACTAATAATGTGGACTATGAAGTTCAAGTTATGGGTTTGTACAATTCTTTTGATTTCGACATGATTGCTAAACACAAACTTTATGCTTGTAAGGAATTTTTCGACTTGTTTACTAAGATAAGCGAAAATGTGACTATTAAAGGAAAATAATATGAGTATATTGAAAACAGTAGATGAAGACTCTTTCAAAAAAGAAGTTTTGGATTCTGAAATACCAGTTTTGGTAGATTTTAGTGCTGTTTGGTGTGGACCTTGTAAGAAACAACTCCCCATCTTGGAAGAGTTGGCTGTGGAGTATCAAGATACTGTGAAGTTCGTAAAACTAGATATTGATGATTCTCCATCTATTGCTTCACAATTCAAAGTTAGAAGCATACCCACTATAATGCTTTTTAACAAAGGTAAAGACATTAAAGTCCAAATTGGGATGACTTCTAGATCTGTTTTGAAAAAATTCATTGACGAATAATATTAGGTGAAATAAAATGGCTGTTGTTATGGTTTGTGGCTTTCCCAGTTCCGGGAAAAGTACAGTCACAAAAAGTTTATTGGGTGCCGAAGTTATTGTTCTAAATAGAGATACAGAAGGTGGCACAATTGCTGGTCTCTTACCTAAGTTTGAAAAAATGCTCCAAGATCAAGACGATGTGATCTTGGATAATTTATTTCCAACAGTAGAAGTACGCAAACCATTTATTGATTTGTGCAAAAAATACAAAACAAGCATTGTATGCAAATTGGTAGATACTTCTATCGAAGATGCACAATTCAATTTTGTTCAAAGAATGATTAATATTTCGGGGAAATTCCTTTCTCCCGATGAAATTAAAAAGAGCAAACATCCCAACATTTTTCCACCAACTGTCTTGTTTAAATACAAGAAAGAATTTCAGAAACCTACCATCGAGGAAGGTTTTTCCAAAGTTGATGTAATCAAGTTTACTCGTGTGGATAATCCGGAGTTTACTAACAAAGCAATCATTGTTGATTACGATGGTACACTTCGTGAATGCATTGGTGGTAATGATAAATATCCGACTGATATAAGTCATGTCAAGGTTAAGGACAAATGCAAAGAAGTTTTGCAGTCCTACAAAGACAAAGGATATTTACTGTTAGGCGTTTCAAATCAGAGCGGAGTGCATAAGGGAGAACTAACTCTTGAAAAATGCCACGAACTGTTTGATTATACTAATAAACAATTGGGATTAGATATTGAATATAGATTCTGTCCCCATCAGTCGGCGCCGATTTCCTGCTATTGCAGAAAGCCGATGAACGGTCTTGGTGTAGAATTCATTATGAAACATAAATTGAAACGTCAAGATACCATTATGGTAGGCGACATGACGACCGATAAAACATTCGCAAGTCGTTGTGGATTTCAGTATGTAGACCAAGCAGAATTCTTCAAATGATCTATGCATAATATTTCATTGTCGTAAACCCAACAGCAAAAAGGTTTACGACAATGAAGTGTAAAAGATGCAAAGTAGATAAAGAACTTCCTGAAAAAGGAAGATGCGCCGGCTGTAATGAATACGTTAAAAATTACTATCAAGAAAACAAGACACAAGAGATAACACGAGCTAAGAAAAACAATAATAAGAAAAGCCGTGCTGAAATCAACAAGTACAAAAAAGCGTTGAATAGAAAAAATACGCTCAGTATAATTCTTCAGCAAGCAAAAAGAAGAGCAAAATTAAAGAATTTGCCATTTGATATTACGGCGAGCGATTTAACGATTCCAGATATATGTCCCGTGTTAGGAATACCCTTATGTGTCAATTCGGGACATGCTAAAGATAATTCAATATCATTAGATAGAATTGTACCAGAGTTAGGATATGTAAAAGGTAATGTTGAAATTATCAGTTACAAAGCTAACACAATTAAGAACAATGCATCTGTCGAAGATTTAGAAAAAGTCTTGTCTTGGCTCAAAAACAAATTAAAATGAGATAAATATGGATAAATTAAAGAAAGCCGTTTACGATCTAAAAAGCTTTTCAAAGAATGTAAAAAGTTACTCAAAGGAAACGTCATTTTATGATGAAGATAGTACACTTTTGGGTGGCGAACTTAAAGCTGTAGTTATCGATGTGGAAAAAGAATACGGATTATTAACACATTACGATAATTACAAAAGCAAAAATAATGCTGTTGCTCTTTATAGTTTTGTTGGGAATGCATTAGAAAACGGTCAATGGTCTCTATTAGATCTAGATTCGATTCAAGGGTTGATGAATGAGCATTTCAAATATCTTCATCTTAAGAAAAGATTCACAGAACTATTCCTTCAATCCAAAAATACCCTTCATTATACTCATGAAGGATTTCATATTAATGAATTTACATTTGAGACTTTGGATGAAGTCTCAAGAGCTTTAGAACAAAAAATGTTCTTATGAAAATTATGAATGATATGATTGCTGGGAAATTAGATAATCCTCCCAGCAATCATCAAATAGAAATTTTCTTCCATAAAAAACTTTATGCCATAAGTTGTGATCAGTTTACAACTTATTTGAAGTATTTCTATTTCGATAAAGATGATGTAATGAACGAATCCGATAAATGGAAAGAGTTTGCTAAACATCATTTGTCGGAACAATTGATTACAAATATTAAAAGGTTTATCAAACGAGTAGAAAGCTGTAAAGCATTTCTTTGAATTGTAGGTTATTATGTTAAAAGTTATTCTAACGGTAGGAATCCCTGGTTCTGGTAAGTCAACTTGGGCAAAAGCAGAAATTGCTAAGGACCCGTCGAATTGGGTCCGAGTAAATAATGATGACCTTCGTGCTATGATGAATGGTTCCGTATGGTCAGCTGATTACGAAAAGATGATCACTGATACGAGAAATTACTTGATTCGTGATGCCTTGAAAAGAGGCAAGAACGTTATTATTGATAACTTGAATCTCAATAGACGTCATTTCGATGATGTTTGTAAGATTGCCAAGTCTTTAAATAAAGACATTCAAGTATTCGAGAAGGAATTCTTTGTTGACTTGGAAGAGGCTATTGCCAGAGACTCTAAGAGAGATGGTAAGGCTTCTGTGGGTGAAAATGTTATCAAGAAGTGGTGGAAGGATTCGGGCGGTAAGCAGTTCAAGTTCTATAAACCACGTGTTCAGATTTTCACTTTAGCATCAGCATTTCAAGATTCTGGAGTTGAAGCACCACGAATTGATCCAAATCTGCCTATGGCGGTTTTGTGTGATTTGGATGGAACTTTAGCTTTGTTGAATGGAAGAAATCCTTATGATGCATCACAGTGCGAAAACGATCTTCCTAACATTCCGGTAATTGAATCATTAAAGCTTTATTACAAGGCTGGTTACAAAATCATTTTCTGCTCCGGTAGAGAGGATAAGTACGAGTCTCAAACGAGAAGTTTTATTGAGGCATATTGTGATGGAATTGATGAGTATCAATTGTTTATGAGAAAGTCACAAGACTTCCGTAAAGATGCGCTTATCAAGGAAGAAATTTATGAATCACGTATTCGTGGAAAATACAATGTATTGCTTGTGTTGGATGATCGCACACAAGTATGTGAATTGTGGCGTGATAAATTGGGATTGACTTGCTTCCAAGTTGCTTGGGGCGATTTCTAACAAGATCACTGCATTAGACGATATATAATTACGAGGTCGTCTAATGCAGTTAATATATAAAAGAAATTGTCCAAAATGTAATAAAGAATTGAATTACAAATCTCCAATATCTTTCCAGTTTGCTGAAAAGAATAAGCAAAAGTGTAAAGATTGTTGTGATAGAAAAAATAAAGTATCTACAGAGATTATTCAGAGAATATTAGATCTGAATGCTCAGGGTATTCTAAATAGAGAAATTGCGAGAACTTTATCTATTCATCATAGGACTGTTTCTGAATATTTGAAACAAAATAAAAGGTCGCAAAATTTTACTAACCAACCTATTGATTTAATTTCAGATAAAGAAGCAAGGTGTCGAAAATGTAAAGACATCAAAAACATTGATGAGTTTCAATACGGTCGTAAGGGTCAAAAATATGAATACAAATTCTCATATTGTAATATGTGTCGCAAGAAACAAAATTATCTGTCACTAAATAATGATGTAAACAAGTTTCTTTCAGATCGATTTAATCGTTTGAAGCGGCGCGCCAAGAAAGATAATATTGTTTGTACTATTACAAAAGCAGAATTTATAAAACAATATTATAGCCAAAATGGCTTATGTTTTTATACAGATGCTAAATTAGTTTGTGAAGTAGGATCTGAATTGCATCGTGATAGTTTATCAATTGATAAAATCATACCAAATAAGGGCTATATAGTCAACAATGTAGTATTTACAACTCATAGAATAAATAGTTGTAAATCCGATCTTTCTTTAGAAGAAATTAATAAATGGATGCCTGATTGGTATGCAAGGATTAAAATTTTCGAACTATCTCAAATTATTAATCACAACAATATATCATTGATATTTGATTGGGATGATAGTAGAATAGATATTGCCGAATGTCAAGCATATGGTTCCGGATATTATAATCATATAGATAATGAAATACAAGTATCTTGTTATAAGAATTATATTTATGTAAATAATACATATCGTCCGAATGATAAAAAAACATCAGAAGAAGTTTTATATTCAATAGCGCATGAATATGGTCATTTCAGATCTTTGCTTGAAGGATTTAGACCAGATTCATTAAGTGAAGATTATAAAAAACAAAAAACAACTGTCCAAGTTTATGAAGAAGAAATAAGAGCTTGGAGATTTGCACAGCAAGAGCTAATTAAACTTAAAGCGATTATACACTTAGATGTTTTTAATGCGGTTAAAAACAGATCTTTAAATAATTATGCTGAAAAAGCAAATAATGATTTAAAAAATAAATTATTAAATGAAATGATTGGTTTCTAACCAAAGTTTGGGCGGTCACCCATCGCCCAAACTTGTTCTACAAAGATAGTGAGCACATATGGAATTTGGAATATTACTATTAATTATCATTTATATTCTTTATTTATTATTAGTAAAGGGTATGTTGTGGAAATTAATAATAGCTATTTTCGGATGGTTTGGAATGTATGTATTTTTACAGACATATGTTTTTAATTCTAAATCTATATGTCTCACATTTATTGGTCACAATTTTTCATGGTCGGAAATAATTCCGACCATAATTGTTTTATTGGCTATGTCTTATACGAAAGATTTATAAAAATGAGTTGGTCAGGATCTAATTTTTACTGTATTAAATGTGGCTCTTCTTTAGAAGAAGAATTTACTCCTGAAGAAGTGCTTGATATGTATGATTTTGATTCCACAGAAGAATTCGAACATTATACTAAATCAGAAGAGTATAAACATAGTTATTTGTATTACCAAACTTTTGGAAACTCTAGCACTTATCATTGTAAAAATAATAATTGCCAATGTAGCAATTATAGTTCGGTAGTACTTTTTCATCCGTTAGGTGACATTGGTCATCCTGCCGGAGACTCATTGGCGTTCGGAATTCAGTCAAAAATTGAAAATGATATTTTTTGTTTTATGTGTGGCAACATGGTTGACAAAAACAAAATGTGCTGTACCGGTAAACAATGTTGCTTCACTTTTAATCATGCTTTAGATATTATTGAAACTCCAAAAATAGTTTTTGGATTGGGTTTTATAAAATAAAACTATCAATAGAAACATATATTCATGTTACGGATTGATAACATGAATATATGGTGAATCATGACTATAAGAAAAGATTTGTCGGGCAAGAGATTTAACAGATGGTTGGTACTATCTTTTGATGAGTTAAGAACAGATAGAGTTTATTATAAATGTCAATGTGACTGTGGCACAACTAAATCAGTTTTATCTCAAAACCTCATAAAAGGTATTTCCAAAAGCTGTGGATGTTTGAAAGTAGCCAATGTTACTAGTAGAAAAAGAACTGATCCTACAAGAGTTACGGCTCATAAAGTATGGAAAGCTAGATATTCTGATGGTTGTTCTTTTGAAACGTTTTTGAAAATGTCTCAACAAAACTGTTATTATTGTGACGCCGCCCCATCAAATTATTGTAATGCGTATACTGGTAACAATCCTATAATCAAACGATCGCCTGATTGGGTAAAATTATGTAATTTTACTTATAATGGTTTAGATCGTTTAGATTCTTCTAAAAATCATTCAGAAGATAATATTGTATCTTGTTGTATTACTTGTAATCAAGCAAAAAATGATATGTCTTTGGACGAATTCAAAATTTGGCTAGATAAAATTTATAATCATTTTATAATTGGAGAAAATAATGTTGTTAGTTCAGGAATTTCTAAAAACCAAATCATTCAAGGAGTTAGCTGAGCAGCACGGAGTGTATGCTTCTTTCTCCCAACTTGGTCACAAGTGGTCATTAAATTATGATCAATTGGAATCTAAGGAATCAGATCTTTTGGCACAAGAGTGTCGAGGATTGATTCTATCTACGCCTGCTGGCACGAATTTTATTCTTCATTCTACTATCCAAAATGGTAAGGTATGTTATGATGATATTGTTCCTGGTGAAACTGTGGTATTGGCTTGTCCATTCTTCCGTTTCTTCAACTATGGAATGGCGGCGGCGGCTAATGTTGATTTTGCAGATTCAGAAACCGTTATTCAAACGAAATATGATGGTTCTTTAATTATCGTATATTTTGATCCTTTCGATGGTGCTTGGTGTGCAGCAACAAGAAGCTCACCTGATGCAAATATTGTAATGGATAATGGTATTCATACTTTTAGAAGTTTGTTTGAGGCTGCATGCGATTCTGCCCTAGGAGTATCATTTGCGGACTTGACTGCTGATTTGGATAGAGATGTAACATATTGTTTCGAATTGATGACTCCATATAACAGAATTGTTGTTGCTTACGAGCAATACTCGATTGTATTATTGGGTGCAAGAAACAGCAAGTCATTAAAGGAATTTATTGTTTCGGATTTTCCTGTTCCTCTGGCGCAAGAATTCAAATTCGATAAATTTGATGATATGATTGCTTACATTAATTCGCAAGACCCTTCAAAAATGGAAGGTGTTATAGTTAGAGATAAGAACTTCAAGAGAGTTAAAATCAAGAGCGTAGCTTACGTTTTGGCTCATAAAATGAAGGATCATATTTCTTCTTCGCCAAGAAATTGTATGGAAGCTATCTTGTTAGAAAAGGATGACGACATGTTGCCTCTTCTACCAAAAGAAGTTGTGTCTAACCTTTTGAAGATGAAGAATAATCTTAATCACATGATTAAGAGATATGATGAGATCTACCAAATCTTGTTGAATTGTTCAAATCATCTCAATAGAGGTGATAAAAAGACATTTGCTGTGATGGTGACCTCAAACCATAAAATCTTATGGACTTCTCCTTTCTTTCAAATGTTTGATGGTAAGGCGTCTTCAATGAAGGACTTTATCATGAAGAATCAGAAAAATGGAACTTGGTCAAACATTTTCCTAGACAAAATGTTAGAACTTTCTAACTAAGTTGTATAAAAGCTCAGGGGCAAGCCCCCTTGGCTTTTTTGCTTTAAGAGGCTTACGCATGAAAACAATTGTATTTTTATCTGGTTTTTCAGTACCTTCATTTGTTTCCAAATCATCTTGGTTCTTTGAGGAATCTTTTTGGGAAGGATACAATACAGTTTTTTACAAGAGCAAAACTCCTACCTCCGATCATATGGTTGTTGAGGAAATTGAAAATTTGATTGAATTAATGAGCCCATATTCTGATGTTAGTGTGGTAGGACATTCTTTAGGTGGATGGTGGGCAGCTAATCTAGCCTGTAATTCTAAGTCAAAAATTTCAAAAGTAGCTCTTTGGACTCCTTTGGGTATTGCTAGTGAGTTCCCCATCTTTCCAGTTTCTTGGAGGAGTGAGCCGGGAAACAAAATTCCTAATAGCCGTAATGTGGGACCAGATAAAGTTCTATTGGCATATGCGGTGGACGATCTAATCGTTCCATGTAAAGAGCATGCATTACCCTTTAAGAAGCAATTTAATGCTGAAACTTATGCTTTAGATGGCGGTCATATTTGGCAAACCAATCATAAAGAGGGTTTACAAGTTTTGAAGAATTGGCTGATAAAGTAAATACAGTGCATTAGGATATATAAATAGGTATGAATAAATACTTATTTGAGAGTGATTATAGCGCTGATTCCCTAAGATGGATTCGCAAATTAGAAGAAAAGAATATTAGATTTAATCCTTATAGGGGCGAATCGACATATTCAAATGAAGAATTAGAGTCGCTACAAAATGAAATTATAGATTCTGATGATTCTGGTTTAGCTTATTTTTTTGCTGTAGATTTTCATTATAAAACATATAGAATGCAAAAAGTCATTCTAGATAATAAAGACGCTAAATATGCCTTTTTGTTCGCCCAAAATATCAAGGGTTGTGACATTAAGGCATTGCAGCAATTGGTAGTGGAATCAAAAAAAGTAAAGTATATCTGTAAATTTGCCTGTTTTGTTAAACAATCAGATAGAAAACCATTAGAGAATATCATTCTTAAATCAAAAAATGTCAAGTATGCTCACATGTGGTTGAAACATGTTAAGAACACAGACGTCAATAAGTTTAAGAAGATTATTTTGAATTCTGGAAAACCAAGATATCTTTTTGAATTAGCTAAACATTTAGATGATCCTAAAGAAATTGCTAAAATTGAAGATTTGATTATTCAATGTAAATCGTTTACCTATATCAAATTGTTTGCTGAGAAGATAAAATTAGCGAATGTAGATAAGTTGGAGCAAGCTGTTTTAGATCTTGATAATGCAGAAGAGATAAAAAAGTTTGCCAAATACGTTAAACATTCTAAGATGAAAAGATTTTTATTAGTTTGATATCATCATTGGTCAATCGAAATATCAATATGATGATATGTTAGTATGAAAACTGCTTCTGAATTATCAAAAGAGCGTCGTGAAAGATTAAAATCGCAAGGTTTGTGTATAAATTGCGGCAAGAATGAAAGTTTGTCAAATAAAACTAAATGTGAGATTTGTTTAATAGCTGCCCGCAAATCTAGTAAAAAATACATATCAGAAAATCCTAATGCCAAAGAAGTTAGAAATAGGTGGAAAACCAATGAAACTTCTAGAGAGAAACATCGTGAATCTCGTAAGAAATGGCGTTTGAAATACAAATATAAAGTGATTGAATTTTTGGGCGGCAAATGTGAATGTTGTGCAGAGACAACAATAGAATTTTTGCAAATAGATCATGTTAACAGAGACGGATGGAAACATAGAAAAGAAGTTGGCAAATCTCTTAGATATCTAAGAGATATCGTGAAAAATCCGACCAAATATTCTCTTCGAATATTGTGTGCTAATTGTCATTTCGCATTAACTAATTTTGATTCATGCCCCCATAAGAAAGTTGAGAATGAAAATGGACTCGCCCAAATATAATAGGACGCCACATTTTCCATGGTCAAAAGGCTGTACCAATGATGATAAAATTGCGACAGATATGTCTAGGTTAATTGGTAATCCTATTGTTATTACAGAGAAAATGGATGGTAGCAATACTTCTCTTGAAACAGATGGTTGTTTTGCTAGAACTCATTCGGGTCCTCCCTCACACCCATCATTTGATGGATTGAAAGCTTTACATGCCTCTCTGAAATGGAAAATCCCTCAAGGAATCCAATTATTCGGTGAATGGTGCTTTGCTTTACATTCCATTAAATATGATCTACTACCTAGCTATTTTTTGTTATTTAATGTACGCGATCTTTCTAATATGCAATGGGCGTGTTGGGAGGAAGTCGAGCTATGGGCGGATGAAATTCATGTGCCCACGGTTCCTGTTCTTTTTAAGGGTAGTATTTCTTCGGAAAAAGAATTACAAGAAATTGTGGAATCTTTCATGATTGCATCTTCCGCTTGTGGCGATATAAGAGAGGGTGTAGTTGTTAGGATTCAAGATGCTTTTGATGATAGAAATTTTTCCTCTTGTGTAATGAAGTGTGTGCGTGCTAATCATGTACAAACTACAGAACACTGGAAGGAACAAGAAATTGTCAAGAATAAATTGTCTAAGATAAGCTCTTGACGCCCCCTTCGGAATATCAAATTCATATGAATAAAGAGATATTCAATAAACGAGGGGTTAACAAGGATAAATCTGTATGAGTATGCGTAGATTTCACTTCGAAAGATTGGAAGATGCGTCCGGTGTAAGTGGTTGTGGTAATGTTGCAGAAGGCTGTATATTTATTGATACTGGTGAAGTAATTGTTCACTGGTTAGGAAAACGCAGCTGTATTAACATCTATCACTCCTTAGAAGATGTCGAATTTATTCATGGTCATCAAGGAAGAACCAGAATTGTTTTTGATGATCTAGAGGACAAGAAAGGTGGCAATTGATTTATACTATTGCTCAATTGATTGATTTGGCTCAAAATTCCCCCCAGGAATTATCGAGAATATTGACCAGCCCCAATGCTGACATTAAGATGTTAGTAGCTGGGGCTGAGTTGTTATGTGAAGAAACAACTGACGAAACTTTGGTTTTACCTGTCATCAGGTGGCTCTTAAAACACACTCACGCTTTAGTAAGGGAAAGCGCAATGATTGGTGTTACTGGATTTTATGAGAAAAAGAAGCCTCCGCAAGATGTAATAAATAGGTTGAAAATTATTTCTAATTCAGATCCATCGGCAGAATTGAAAAGTTATGCTAAAGACTTATTAGAATCAATTCCAGACTAATGAGACTGTTATAGTATCTTCTACTTATGAAGAACAAAATTAACATAGCATTAGACATGGAGACCGCTGACCCAGATGATGTTTTTACTTTATGCATGTTATCTACACATGATAGAGTAAATCTAGTTGCGGTCACTGTAACTCCAGGAACCAAACACCAAATTGGTGTTGTAAAACATATATTAGCAAAGATGCAGAAACGCATTCCTGTCGGATCCAAGAACAAGGATCACGATAAGGAATGCGTTTCTGCATTTCATTTTAATTGGCTTGGAAAAATTCCACCAGCCGAACCCGATGGCACTGGGAATGAGATTTTATACAATGCTCTTCAGGAATATCCTGAATTGACAATTGTCTGCGGCGCCGCGCTGGGTAACATAGGCGCATTGCTTCGTAAGAACGAAGATGCTGTAATTTCTAAAATTGTTGTACAAGGTGGGTTTGCTGGAGACAACATTATGCCACCAGAATTGGTTTTAGAGAAATTCAAAGGTAAAATTACTTGTCCAACATTTAACCTAAATGGAGACGTAGATTCTGCATTGAAAGTCTTATCTTCTGACAAGATATTACAGAGAATTTTTGTATCCAAAAATGTATGTCATGGTGTTGTATACGATCAAATCATGCATGAGTTTATGGTTAACCACAAAGGCAAAAATCTAGGATTAGATTTATTAATTGATGGCATGAGTTTTTATTTGAAGAAAAAACCTAGTGGTAAAGCTTTTCATGATCCATTAGCGGCTTGTGTTGCAATAAATAAAGATATTTGCAAGTTTGAACTTGTAGAGCTATATAGACACAAAGGAGAGTGGGGCTCTCGTCGTTCAGACGTCCCTAATGCAGAAATATCTATTCAAGTAGATATGGATGCTTTCAGACAAACCATTGTGGAAAGCGCAACACATGAAGCTATTAAAATGTAAATTATGTTCTGGAGAAGTTGATATTGTTGGGAATGAAAAAACCATCAATAAAAAAGTAAAATGTAGAAAATGTGGATTTACCAATAGCTCTACAGAATCAGAACAAAAATTTCCAGAAGTTCTAGTGATTAGAAAGAGAAAAGTTAATGCCCAGAATTAATAAGCCTATTAATCAAATTGTGAATGAATTAAGCAATCAAATCAAACAAGCAGAATTCAATATCGCGAAAATTGAATTTGTGAAATCTAAATTTCCAGATGTAAAAGTAAATAGAAGTCTTGGATTTAATGGAGATTGTATTACCTTTTCATCTGCATCAGTTAACGATAATTATACCAAATACACATTTGATCATAAATATTCTTTATCAATTCAGGTTTGCCATGAGTTAGAATTTACCCATAATGGAAGAACTGAAACTGTTAAGATTCTATCTGTGCCTGCTAGTCGTAAATTAGCAACAAAAAAATACTCATATGCTACAAAAAAACAGTGCATAAAGTTTTCTGCCTTTTCATCTAAGATGAAGAAACAAAATCTTTCAGAAGAACTATTTCGAGCTGCATCGGCAGAAATAATGAAGTATATTCAAACATCACCTGGCGCAGAGTTAGATACAAAATACTTGGATCCCAAACTAAAGAAACTTTTAGTATTCACTTAAGTTGAGTTAAATATGGCAAAAATATTAGATCGAGATGAAGAAATAGAAATGCTAGACAGAAATCTAGCTAAACTCAATAGAGTTAAAAAAGAATTTCCAGATTTTCAATTGAAACTTGATACATCAAATGGTGAGTATCTGTTTTCTGATAAAACAGTTAATAAGCTATTCAATTCTTTTCAAATACTGGATCATAGTTCTGAACTAAGACTTAGAGTATCATATGACATTCCATTTGAATGGAATGGCAAATTAGAAACGATTAAGATTGGTTGTGTTCCTAAATCTTGCAAACTACTGTATGTTTACAATTATTGGAATTCGAAAAATGATCCGCCTCAAATATATTACTTCAAACCTACATTTAAATCCAAAGATAAAGATTTACAATTTAAGTTATCTTCTTCTTGCAATATCAAGATTATAGATACCATCAAAAAGTTTCCTCATGCCAAAATTGATCAAAAATCTTTTCCAGAAAAACTAAAGAAATTGCTAATATTCTCATAACAATATATGTTTGATGGTAAATATTTGGATTGGAATCAAAAACGTATTAAAGGAATTTTAGATCACTATGGTCACAAATTCATCTATTACAAAAAAATATTAGATTTAGGTTGTGGGCACGCCGATATCTGTGGAGTTTTTCATAGGCTAGGAGCAGATGTAACTGCTGTAGATGCTAGACAAGAACACTTAAAAATTGCCAGCAAGAAATATAATGGCATCAAAATTATTTGTAACGATTTAGATAAAGAGTGGCCATTTGGTCAAAACTTTTTCGATATTATATTGGATTTAGATTTATCTTGTCATCTTGCTAATTTTGAAGAACATTTAAGACAAGTTTGTGGCGCATGTAATCATCTTATATTAGAAGCTTCTGTTTGTGATTCTGATGACGATAAAAAGATAGTTTCTGTTTTAGAAAACAAACATATTTATGATTTATCTTTTAATGGAGTTGGTAGCAGACCATCACCTGCGGCTGTTGAACGAATATTAACAGAATGTGGAATGAATTTTTGCAGGCAAGATAGTGGTAAATATAATTGTGGCTCATATACATATGATTGGGAAATTAAAAACAATGAAGAATGCGATGTTAATAAAAGGCGCTTGTGGTTTGCGGTAAAAAATACCAATCATATTCAATTTGTTTCGTCACCACGATCATCCATAAACAATCCTATTATTAAAACAAATAAATCTTGTGCTGTCGCTCAAATACAAAATTCACATGTATCCATTAAAAAAAATACTATGATTAATACTTCTAGCATAACTAACAGCTCTAATAAAATTAGATTGTTTTACAATTATTATGTAGATAAAGATCCACAAAGAAGAAAAGAAATAGATTTTTGTTTAAAACAAAATCTTAATAACTCATTAATCGATATAATTGTACTTGAATCAGATACAAACCCTACATTTGATTTTTTCATAGAAAAAATCAATCTTCTATCTGGTGATGATGATATTAATATCATTTGTAACTCTGATATATTTTTAGATAGCACAATACAATTAGTTCAAAACATTAAAAAAAAAGAATTCTATGCATTAAGTCGATATGATTGGAATAATAATACCTCCTCATTTTTTGATGTGGCTGATAGTCAAGATACTTGGATTTTTAGAGGAAAGGTCGATAATGTTAAAGCTGATTTTCAATTAGGTAAATTGGGTTGTGATAATAGAATAGCTCATGAATTTAAAATGGCAGGCTATACAGTCATAAATCCAAGCAAATCAATTAAAACATATCATGTACACAATTCAAATATACGTAGATACACTGAAGATGAAAGAATTAATGGAGAATATTTGTTTGTGAAACCAGAGAGTTTATAATGAAAATAACATTTTTTAATCATTATCATAATGGAGATGTTCATCTTTCTCGTGGCATTATTCGAAAAATAATAAATAAAGTACATCAACTTGATCCATCGGTAAAATTTTCATATAGTCATCCAAATCCATCGAATTTATTATTTGATATTGCCAAATTAGATTACGATACTTTGAGTTTAAATAAACTCAATCCTAAAAATAGTATCATCAAAACAAATGATACTATTTACATTAATACTTGGTATGATCAACAAGATCAAAAATATGCTAAAAAATATGGAATATTAACAATTGATGCATTATATGGGGCACTTGATGATTCTTGTAATCAAATATGGGGTTTTAAATTGTCTGAAATTTCAAACGATTTAAAAGATTTTTTTCCTGTCATCGATTATTCAATATTTGATATTGAGGAAATTCAATTTTGGCTTCATAATCATCAAAACAAAAAAATACTAATTGAAAATGGTCATTCTCAATCTGGTCAATCTGTTAATTTTGATATGACTTCTGTAGCTATTAAACTAGCAAAACAACATCCAAATATTATTTTTATTTTATCTCAAAAAACTAATATCCCGCTACCAGATAACATTATCTTCTCATCAGATCTTATTAAGAAAAAAGACGGCTCTGATTTGAATGAAATATCTTTTCTTAGCACTCATTGTAATATGATTATTGGAAGATGCTCCGGAGTATTTTCTTTTTCCATGGTTAAAGAAAATCTTTTTGAAAGACAAATTAAAATGCTGGGATTTTCTCATTTAATGTCAAAGCAATCTAAATTTTGGATTGGTTCTTTATTTAAAGATCAAATTAATTATTCGTCTAATATCACTATCTCAAGTGAAATAAATATCAATAATGTATTTGATATTGCTAATAACAGCATTAAGGATATAATATGAAATCATTATGTATTTTTGGAGTTGGTGGATTTGCTAAAGAAGTATTTTGGTTAGCAAAACAATGTGGTAAAGAAATAGATTCTTTTATAAATGTTAATGCTGGGGGCACGTGTTGTGGTATTAAAATAGAACAAGAGAATTATTTTAATCCAGATAAACATGTGGCTATTATTGCTGTGGGCAGCCCTGAGTTGAGAAAAAAAATATCTGATAAAATTTTATCAAAATATGACATTTCTGTATTTGAAACTCTAATATCCCCAAGTGCTAATTTGATGTCTGTAGATACAATATCTATTGGTTATGGATCTGTAATTTGTGCAAATTGTATTCTTACTGGAGATATTAAATTAGGAGATCATGCGCAGTTAAACTTATCAACTACTATTGGGCATGACACTATTGTGGGCGATTTTTTTACAACTGCCCCTGGCGCACATATCAGTGGTAAAGTTATTGCTAATAATTGTGTATATTTTGGTACGAACTCTTCATGTATTGAAGAGATAAATATATGTGATAATGTCATTATTGGCGCGGGTGCCTGTGTGACTAAAAATATAATTGAAAGTGGAACTTATGTCGGAGTTCCCGCTAAAAAAATAGAGAAAAAATGGATACCCTCGGAAGTTTAATTGATAAATTAGCAACAATTAATAACAAAATGTTTATGGTTCAGGAAGAACTATATGCTATAAGAAGAATGACATTTGAAGATTTCAAATTGAAATTTGGATCAAATGACAATGAATTATTAACACTTTTCAACGTCTTTAAAAAATCTTGTGACTTAAATGTACAAAGACAACAAATGATATTAGAAATAGATAAAAAAGTTATTGAAATGATTCGGGCATCTAAAACAGAAGACTTAGATAATGGTTCATTTGTACAAGACCAACATAAAACATATTAAGTTTTATTAACCATAAGGATTATAATGAGAGTATTAGATTGTGGCGGAATACCTACTTCTTTGGGTGAAGTCATTAATATAAAGTTTTATTTAGATCAGGTTAAAAATCAATATGATCAAATTAAATTGAGTTTTCATACTCAATTATGGAATACAGCATTACATACAAATGCTCCTGATTGGGAGTATAAAAAAAAATTATGGAATAAGTACATATATGATATTGGTCAATTGTTTTTTTCTGAACCACCTTATGTGTTAGAGCCCGTTTCTTTAAAATTTAATGGAGATGCGATTGCTTTGGTAAAAAGATTGAATTTGAAACCGCAAAAAGTAGAATTAGGTCATCTGCTAGCCAAAGGAACATCTCTTAATTTGAACGAAGAATATATAGTTATTACTACAAAATTAAGACAAGTAGATAAGAATATTTTTTATCCTAATTCAATAGAATTATGGAAAACATTACGAAAATTATCTTCCAAATATAAAATAGTTGTTTTGGGTGAAAGATATGTAGAAATGAGGAAAGAGTATATATCTCATAAAATTCCTATACTTGGTATATATGAACAAATTATTGCCAATCTTCCTAGTGAGCGCATAATAGATCTCACTGTTCCTGCATTAGGAGAAACAGTATCAGATTTAAAACAAATACAACAAGATTGTCTTATAATGAAAGAGGCAAAATTTGTTGTCACCTTAGGCATTGGTGGAAACTCTTGTATGGCGCATGCTGTAGCTAATATGTCTATTGGTTTTAGAGCAGATGATTTTAATTTTGCTGATGCAATCTTTCATAATAAAGAATATCCAAATGCTATAGTAACTAAAAATTGGTCATATTTTATAAAAACTTTGGAGAAGTATTTATGATTCCAATATATAAACCATTTTTACCGAAAAATTCTTTAAAGTATGCTCATGATGCTTTAGATTCTACGTGGTTATCTTCACAGGGCAAATATATTCAAATAGTAACAGACAAGTTACAAGAACTTTTAAATGTAAAGTATGTCTTACCAGTTAATAATGGTACCAGCGCTTGTCATTTATTATCTAAGTCTTTAACAAATAAATTTCATAAAAATGAAATTATAGTGCCTGATAATGTTTATGTTGCTGCCTGGAACGCTTTCCTTTTTGATTCTAATTATAAATTATTAAGTATTGGTACTGATATTGATACTTGGAATTTTGATCTATTAGAGTTAGATAAGATGATTAACTTACATCCTGACGCCGCTGTTTTAGTGGTACATAATATAGGCAATGTAATAAATGTCCCAGAACTTCAACAAAAATATCCTAACACTATTTTTGTTGAAGATAATTGTGAAGGATTTTTAGGCAAATATAATGGAATACAAACTGGTACGGCTAGCATTGCATCTGCTGTATCTTTTTTTGGTAACAAAAATATTACTAGTGGTGAAGGTGGAGCTTTCATTACTAATGATGAGGATTTATATTTGTATAGCAAATGCATTCATGCACAGGGGCAATCTACAAAAAAATTCATTCATAATGAATTGGGGTATAACTATCGTATTACTAATATACAGGCTGCAATTTTATTGGGTCAAATAGAAATTTTACCAGAAATTATGAATAGAAAACAAGAAATATTTCAAACATATCGTGATTTTGTTAAAAATCATGAAAGCCTTTTATCTCAATTTATTAGTGATAATACAGATCATTCTAATTGGATGTTTGGAGTTAGAGTAAAAAATTCTAATTATTCCGTAACAGAAACTTTTTTTAAAAATCGTAATATTGAAATAAGACAAATGTTTTATCCCATATACTATCATGATCATTTGATTAAAAATACAAATGTCTTGTGGAATAAAAATATAAATTCGGAACTAATTAATAACGAATGTTTTATTTTGCCCAGTTATCCTGAATTGACTTACGAAGAACAAAAATATATTTTATCTTCTTTAGAAGATTATATAAAGGAGTTACAATAAGTAATCTGTCAATTTTATTGTAAATTACTGTGAATAGAATTTTACGAATGAAAATCTTTAAGAAGATAGCTCGGGCAGCTATCCCATCCAACGCGGAAGGGATAACAGACACGACTAAAACGACAGTTAGTGGCTCGCCCAAGGCGTTTATAGCCACTAACTATTATCCTATCATCCTGGCTTTCTCAAGTAGAAATGCGCCTCTTATAAACGGACTAACAAACATTTTGAATAATGCGCTATACTATTCAAGTAATGGTAAGATAGAGATGGACTGGATGAAGAATGCCAATTTCAATTTTGACATATCAAATACTCCATCTGAGGATTTACGTAATCTTATGGGCTTTGCAAAGCAACTGTATTTGCAAGTTTATACAAACAATGGTCAATTAGACAAAAGAGCTTTAACTGCACAAGAAATAAGTGGCAGGCTCAATCCATTGAAATTTAGTCAATATCTAAATAACATGAACGCAACGGGAGTTACCAGCCAATTAAATACTAAAATTGGCGGAAACACCAAAACATTGATTAACAATTATTTATCGCAAATTAAATGACTAAGGTATATTGAAATGTATGTCATCATCTAAGCTCAAAGATAGGGTTGAGTCATACATGGATTCAACCGATTTTCGTATTTTAAGTCGTGTGCCTATTGTTATTGTAATCAATGGACGAGCTTTTTCTAAATTGACATCTCTATTAGACAAACCTTACTGTGAAAAGTTCTCTGAGAGTATGGTTTCAACCATGTTGAAATTATGTTCAGAAATTGAAGGATCATTATTTGGATTTCAATTCAATGATGAAATTGTAATCATTTCAAGGAATGATCAAGGAATAGATACTTCTCCATGGTATGATAACAAGTTACAGAAAATTTGCTCTATAACTTCATCTATTGCTACATTGCATTTCAATAATGTATCTTCTGGTTTGAATTTAATGGGTGATGGTTTATTTACTTCGCAAGTATTTCCCGTTCCAACCATAGCAGAAGCAATCAATACATTCGTGTATAAGCAACAGCAAAATTTTCATTTATCAATTCAATCGGCATGTTTCTATGAATTGCTTAAAACTCACAATAGAAATACTATTAAAGATATGCTGGGTGGTTTAAGTATTGATGAAAAAGTTGATTTATTACAACAAGAATGTAATATAGACTTTCACGAATATCCCATCGCCTTCCGACGTGGGGTCGCAGCTTACAAGGTCCCCAAAGTCGTTGGAGATGTAATGAAGAATAAATGGTCAATTAATAGTGACCTTCCCATCTTTACGAAAGACCAATCATTCTTATCCAACATTTTTAAGAATGGAGCTGATATCTTTAGAAGGGATAGTTTCTAATGTTTATCCCATTTTGATAGTTTTGTCTTCATTAATAGTTTTAATTGGAAAATCATGTGTTAATATGATTCCAAAATTCTTTAATTTATGCTTGCTGTCTTTATCGTGCCAACGAGTTTCGAACTCTTTCTGACCAATAAAGGCATATTTGTTGGATGATGGATCCATAAAATAAATATTTCGATGATCATAACCTATAGCTATCGCATAATGTCCATCTTCCCATTCTTCTTCATAAGATGACTGATCTCCCCAGGCTTGCAATAAAACAATCACAGGGTGTTGATGATCTATATTTTTCTTAAGTGAAGCTAATGATAAGTTAGTTAATTGATGACAATAGCAAAATTTGTTAATGAAATTCACAATATTTTGATGCTTAGTGCCACTTTTTTATTACTGTGTAGAAGATTGGCTAATTTTTCTTCATTTATGGATGTTCCAAAGTGTTCTAGTATGGATTTAACAACAGCTGTTCCGCAAGTATAATTCTTTTGTTGTCGAATAACCGGCAAATCAATAATATGTATCATATAGGAGATATCAAAATTGTGATATAATTGTTGTTATGAAAAAAATATGTTATTCCTCTCCAAATAAAAATAGATATTCAACTGAAAAAGATGCTCAAAAGGCGGCACTTTCGCAAGACATTCCACTTTCGGTATATTTTTGCGAAGATTGTTCTGGTTGGCATTTGACCAAAAATAAAAAATAACACCCCTTGACATTTGTGCATAATGTGATATAATTGAGTATAATTAAGCCCCTTTAGTTCAAAAGCAGAATATCTCACTTGTAACGAGATGACGCCGGTGCAATACCTGGCATGGGGCTCCATAAGCTAATTGAGTAGGCGTGGGAATACAATTTCTTGGTACGAAATAGATGGTGGGTTCGACTCCCACAATTAGCTCCATAATACCAAATCATAAAAATAGCTGATATATACTTTGTATGAGAGATAAATCTAGTTATAGTGATGCTGGTAAATTAGGTGGATTAGCTGCTGCCAAAACAGCAAGTATTCGCAAAAATTCTAGAATTGATAAATACAATCAAAATGCTAAACAATGTAAACATTGTCAAAAAATCATTACATATGATAAAAGAGCAAATGATTTTTGTAGTCAAAGTTGTGGAGCGACTTATAATAATTTTGTAAGAGGTGGCACTTCGCATATAGTATTAGATAATTGTTTGTGGTGCACTATGAAGCTCATTGAAAAAGGACAGCATAAATACTGTTCTAAACAATGCATGACTAATTTTTGGTGGTCAGAAACTAAAAAAGAATTGTTATTAACTGGAGTTGATAACTCTTCAAATAATCTTATAGGCAAAAAATACCTTATTGAATTATGTGAAAATAAATGCCAATCTTGTAATTTATCAGAATGGTTAGGCGTTACGATTCCGTTAGTATTAGATCATATCGATGGTAATTCATACAATAATAAGTTATCTAATCTGAGAGTTATATGTAATAATTGCGACTCAATATCTCCAACTTTTAAGGGTCGTAATAAAGGTAATGGTAGATTTGAAAGAGCAAAAAGATACAAATTAGAAAAAGAAATAATGAATGATATAAAAGCTGATGTAGTTCAATAGTAGAATATCTCCCTCGTAACGAGAAGATGTCGGGGCAGTACCGACTTTCAGCTCCAATTATACTAAAGTAATTACATATTATATTATGAGTGATGTTCAAAAACTTGCAGCTATTTTTGAAGCCAAAATTGGTGCAGAAATTAAACCCGGTATGTTTGGTAAATTACCTTTAGCTCCTCCTGGGCGTAAAGTTTACGAAGAGCCTAAAAAAGAAGTAAAAAAAGAAACAAAACCACCAATTGATTACAAAAAACTAAAAGAATTGATCTTATACACTACTAGGGGTCCGTATGATTCGGCTATGGGATTGAAAAAATACATTCTTGCACTAGAAGAAATAGGACAGAAAATAGTTCATGTCGGTACTAAATTAGCTTTTAAAGTTGAAGAAATAGGTGATAAAGGATATCAAAATACTGCTGCTTCTGAAGAAGAATTGGGTGAATTGCTAGATACATATTTAAAATTACTGGGACAAGATATGTTCGGGATACATGCAATAAAAAAGAACATCGCTTGGTTATCTAGAGATCAACATTCTGATGATGCAGAGCATGTATCAGAAGTAAAAAACAGAGTAAACGAATTCGCTAAAAGATAATAAAATATGGGCTTGAAATAGATTCGATTCTGTATGAAACATTGAAAAGCAAGTGCCAAATGATCGTCATTGGCTTAAATTAACGATTAACGTATAGTTGCAAACGATAATGCATCTGCTCCTCTAGCACTAGCTGCTTAAGGATGTTCTCTAGATAAGATATCTTTGGTAGTCAAGAGAATATCAACCCACAAAAGATAATGTTAACTTTGTTCTCGGATGTTAATGTGAAATCAACAGGGATAGTTTTATTGAGCGAATTCAATAAGATGTTGTCAATTACATTGAAATTGGCTAAACTTGTGAACGATTTTTAATCTGGATTATGGAAGACCGTGGGGCGGTACCACGCAGGTCCACCAAAGTATATAATTTTGCAAAGCAGTATAAAATGGATCTTAAAGTAGCGATAGAAATTTTTTCTACTGGTAAGATGAATTTATCAGTTGATAATAGAGACTTTGTAATAGAAAAAAGTTCTGCTCCAGATAAGTCTTATTATGGAGCACTGCATTATAAAAGAAACTCTACAACCTCATCAATCTGGTCACTAAGGTTAATTCGATTAACAAATAATAAGTATCATGTAGAGTGGAAAAATTTTGATGAAGGAATTGTATCAATCGATACGATGTTCAAAGTTGATAAAATCGTTAATAGATACTTCAGTAATAAAGCGTTTTGGTAATATGTCAATTAACGATGTTACATTCAGTTGTTCTGATGATTGTATTGAGGCTGCCTGTGGGCATGCTAATAAAACAAAAGAACAATGTGAAGTTATTTTTGCTAAAACCGTAAAAGATTTTTTCTGGTTCAAAATAATATTCAAACCATCTTTTAATTCTTTTTCCGTAAGAAGATATTATCATAATCCAAGAAATAAGGTCCCAAATGGAGTTTTGGGACCTCTTTATTATAGAATAATTGAAAGCTATTCATCTCTTGATGATTTCATTAACAATCATTCAGGATTGATTATTTTCTTTTAAATAATCCCAAAATAAATTGAATAATAGTTTGCCACAATGATTTATTTGGTGGAGGCACTGCTGTCGGAATAGGAGTAACACTCGTTGGTTGCTCCACTGGCAGTGGTGCTATTGGTGTTTCTACCGTTATAGTTTCAACATGATTTACAATAGTAGTTGGTTTTGGTGCTACCAAAGAGGCTAATACTTTTTCATAAGTATCATCTCTTATAAATCTCATAAAAAATAGAGCTATAGCTTTAGAATAATCTTCTTCTGGAGCAGTGTAATAACCAGCTTCTTTTAAGAGATGCGCAAAGTTGGAAGGACTACCAGCTTCGATGGCTGCCCAAGCTTTTTTGTATCTATGATTTTTCAAGAAATCTAAATGAAAAGCAACTCCGTCTGTTAAAGTTGGAAATGCTCTAAACCAAGTTGCTTTGTGAGGTGGTTGGAAAACAACCTTTTTTCCGTTGATGATTTCCCAGACATTAGATAACATCATGTATTGAATATTATTATCACTCTCTGGGTTATTACTAGGAACGTACTTAACATTCCCTATATTATTATTCCACATAGCCGAGGTCGCTCCAGTTTCAATTCTGTTTTGAGCCCACAATATGGCTATTGATTTTTTATTTGGCATGGTGCCAAATTGTTTTTTCCAGCCTTCAATGAAGCTTTTGATTAACTCCTCTGGAGAGTAAGATGTTTTTACTGTTGGTACTAGTTGAGCCGTCATGATTACCTCCTAGCAATATAGATGATAATTAGTAAGTTCGGATGCATAATATGAAAATATTCAATTCTATTAAGGAATTCATCGAGTATATTCCTAATTGTTTAGTTTGTGGAAAAAACATGATCCTTGTAGTTCGTGGTATCAGATCAGGTAAAGGGGATTGGGGTAATGATCGGATTCATATCAAAATGGCTTTTGATGAAGGATCCATTATTTCCACTAACAAAGAACATCCTTTAGTTATTACCACCGAAGACAATAAATTGATTGTAGGAGAGCAGCTTATTAGGGCGATGTCAAATCGACCAATAGGTTTAGATAAATCTTGCAGAACTTGTAAATTCAAAATTCAAACCGCACATGAACATGTCGAGGGTGTTGCTGGGGCTTTTGAATTTACAATCAACAAATCTACATATAAGACCGGCATCTTCCCATCAGTCAAATTAGAGCAAGAAGAGTTGAAGTATACTAAAGCTCACGGCAAACTAGTTGATATAGTTAGATATCGTGGACAGCATACTATTGTAAATGTAGACTACAAACGCGTCAACTCTTTTGATTTGGACATTTCCAAATTCAAAGATTTAGATCATCTTAATAACAGATTATCTGTTTTAATGACATTTCAATAATCTGATATATGAAAGAAGGATATGATTATGTGGTAGAAAGATAGCTTAATTCATGATATGCAAAACTGTTCTCAGACTGATACTCAATCAGTTTATGAGCACGGCATTGCTGTTAAAAATTACACATTCAAATTGATTGATATTTTGGAAGGCAAATCATCGCCTGATGGATTTAAGCTTCCTAATTGGTGTCTGGAATTCAGACACAATCTTCTCAAAAATCTTTTGCCTAAAGATATTATCGAAGAATATACGATCTTCCATGATTGCGGTAAGCCTTATTGTATGATTGTTGATGAAAATGGAAAAAGACATTTTCCAAATCATGCAGAAAAGTCTCGCCAAACTTGGTTATCTTTGGGCGGCTCACCAACTGTAGCTAATCTTATTGGAATGGATATGATGATTCATACCATGAAGTCTAATGAGATTGATGAATTTATCAAACATAAAGAAGCAATTACATTGCTAATTGTTGGTTTGGCTGAGATTCATGCTAATGCTGAAATGTTTGGTGGTATTGATTCCACATCTTTTAAGATTAAGTTGAAGCAAATTAACAAGAAGGGCGAACAAATTTGCCAGAAATTATTTAAGGAGATTGATCATGTCGTAGATTAAATCAGGTGATAAGTTGTACATTGTTACTCGTGCAGATATGAGTCCAGGTTATCAGGGCGTACAGAGCATTCATGCTGCTGTGCAATTCGCCTTTGAGCACCCTGATATTAACAAAGAATGGTTTGAAAATTCCAATTATTTGGGTTTTCTTTCGGTTCAAAATGAGCGAGAATTGAATTCTTTAATTGAAGAGGCGGGTAAAAAAAATATCAAACATTCCATCTTTAGAGAGCCGGATGTTGATAATCAAATTACTGCAATTGCCCTCGCTCCGGGCTCCGACACTAGGAGACTTTGTAGTAGACTTCCTCTAGCTTTGAGAGGATCATGATATAAAGTTATCTGGAATTCCCCTGTAGCTCAGTGGTTAGAGCAGCCGCCTCTAAAACGGTTTTGCGTGGGTTCGAATCCCTCCAGGGGAGCTAAAAATAAGAATGGAAAGTTTGAAATGAAACATCTAAAAATGTATGATCAGGATCACATTGATCCTTCTTTGGATTTAGAAAAAGAAATTCTAAAACTCAAGAAAGAACGTAATGCTGTTATTTTGGCACATTACTATCAAGACTCGGAAATACAAGACATAGCAGATTTTATTGGTGATTCTTTGCAGCTTTCGCAGGAGGCGGCGAAGACTCAAGCCGATGTTATTTGTTTTGCGGGGGTTCATTTCATGGCTGAAACCGCCAAAATACTCAATCCTAGTAAAATTGTAGTGCTTCCTGATTTAGAAGCCGGCTGTTCATTAGCAGATGGTTGTAAAGCCTCAGACCTCTTTAAGTTACAAGAAAAACTAAAAGAAGAAGTGGATCCTAATCTTGTAACGATTAGTTATATTAACTGTTCCGCAGAAGTAAAAGCACTTTCAGATTATATTTGCACTTCTTCTAATGCTGAAAGAATAGTTAATGCTGTTTCAAAAGATAAGACTATTCTTTTCGCCCCCGATAAGAATTTAGGGGCATTCTTATCGAAAAAACTAAAAAGAGATATGGTCCTTTGGCAGGGCAGCTGTATTGTTCATGAAACATTCAGTGAAAGAAAACTCATTGGTCTTAAAGAGCGTTATCCAAAAGCTTTGGTATTAGCTCATCCTGAATGTGAAGAATCCATTTTAAAGATGGCTGATTATATTGGATCTACTACTGGTATTCTAAACTTTGCAATCAAAGATCCAAATAAAGAATTCATTGTAGCCACTGAATCTGGTATTTTACATCAGATGCAAAAGGCAGCGCCTGATAAGACATTTATTCCTGCGCCCCCAGAAGCAAATTGTGCTTGCAATGAATGTCCTTTCATGAAGAAAAATACTTTGGAAAAAGTTTATCTTTCATTGAAAAATCTACAACCACAAATTTTCTTGCCAGATGAACTAATGAATCAAGCAAGGATTTCTATTGAAAGAATGTTGGAGTTAAGCAAATAATGTTAATAGCCCTTGTTATTTATTTCTTTTTTGCCATGATAGTATTATTTGGCGGTTTTACAATCAAAGCCATATACAAAGGATATCTTGCATCAAAAGGTCAGCATCTTGGTTTAATCCAAGATATCGATATTGATAACATCATTTGCACTATTGCGGGGTTCCCTTTTTTCTTATTTGTAATGATTCTTGTATTAATTTCTGAATTTCCGTTTTGGTTTGGGAAATTACTAGGTAAAATGCTTAAGTGATATATTATGCAGTATGATCACAACTAGAGCTGATATTCAAAGTAGAATTAGAATCATTAGGGATGAGTTAGAAACTCGTCATAAGTACGGAACAGTAAAAATTGCAAATACTGATGGAACACCTGTTTCTGTAGAAAAATTACAGAAAGAGTTGTACTCTTTGATTTACAAACTGAGTAAACTTGAGTAAACTTGAGTAAGTTATGAAAACAACAACACAACCTGGTTTAAAAGGTCTTCAAAAATATCTAGATGTTCATGATTTTGAACCAATAGATTATGAAAATGATAGTCATGATGGTCCTGTACATTATAAATGTATTAAATGCGGCATTTCTGCAACTGGACACAGTGATTATACTTTAGGTGAGGGCGTATCTCCAGATTCCTTAAAGATGTGTCCACCATAATTTATATTAAGTTTTTTCAATCTTTTATACAAAGATGTTGCTGATACTTTAAGTTCTTTAGCGATTTGAAATGGACTTTTTGTTTTAAGAGATTCGATAAAAAAATCTTTTTCTGGCCAAAGGTATTTGTCTTTTGATGAAAAACATTTATTACACAGCCCAGATTTAGAAACTTTGCTTTTGTAACTAAAACAATTAGAGCAGATATATTTATTTTTATCTTGTTTTTTTCTATTGACAGTATTTGCTCCCGCATAATTATTAGTTTGTGAATGGCAATTAGGGCATAAAAATCTGAGATTAACTAATCTGTGGTCATTATTAATACCATTGACGTGATCTACTTGTAAAGTTAATATTTGGTCATTCCACACCGGTAGCATATTACAAATAGAACATTTGTATTCAATCAAATTATATTTTATTATTTTTTCTCTCAAATGGGATTTTGTAAAAGTACTATTTTCACAAAATACTTTTTCATTTGGCGTTTCAAATTCTGCCCTTGTAGTTTTTAACTCATTTTTCCAATGAGTTAAGCTTAAATTAAGATTTTCTATATATTTTTTTATAGTATTTGCATTATTTGAAGAATGATTTATTCGTAATTTTTTCATTACTTCAGTGATATTTTCAGAGCTATTAACCGCATCGAGTAAATCTTGATTTGTCCATTTTCTTTTTGACACTAAATGCCTCCATCAAACTAAACTTACAATAGTATGCATAACTAATCATAGCTTCATGAGAAAAGTTATTTTAACTATCGAATTGGTTCCCTCAAGTTCCTGGCTTAATAACGTTAGAGCTATTGTTACTGATAAACAATGGAACTCTATTAAGTCATCCGTCTATTCAAAAGCATATTATATGTGTGAGATTTGTGGAGAAGTAGGTCCCAATCATCCTGTTGAATGCCATGAAATATGGACTTATGATGATAAGTCTTTAATTCAGAAGTTAGAGGGCATGATTTCGCTGTGCCCTAACTGTCATATGGTAAAACATATTGGTTTGGCACAAATTCAAGGCAGATTTGATAAGGCTTTGAAGCATTTTATGCGTGTAAATGGCTTGGGTAAAGACAAAGCGGTTAAATTAATTGATGATTCTTTTAAGATTTGGCGGGAGAGATCTAACAAAAAATGGAAGTTAGATCTTTCTCATTTATCAGAATATGGATTAGATGTGGAAAGTTTGGTAAAAAGCAAATGAATTGTCCGGCATGTTTAGGTCTTATGACCAATAGAGATGAAATTCATAAGATTTCTCCTACCAAGTTCAGAATGAACTTACACTGTAGTAATTATAAAGATTGTCCGGCTAGATCGGCTAAAGATCCATATTATGGACCATATGTACAAGTTATTACAAATGATCCTGAGCCGTGGGAATGTGTAAAATATGGTCTCATTATTATGAGAGGCAATAAAAGAATCTTATTTGAAGGTGAATGTGGATATGATTTCACTTGCACTAAGTTGATAGAAAATTTTGAAACAGAAGGCTTATTTTCTAAGAGAATCCCGCCGACTTGGAAAGAAATTAGAAAAATCAAATATGTACAGTTGTCAACGGGCGATGATATGCATCTTCAAGCTATCGCTCTAGCAGATAGACTTACTAAACTTATTGCATTTATGTGATGAGAATGTCCCTATAGCCTAGTGGATGAGGCTCCAGAGTCCTAATCTGGCAAGGTAGGTTCGATTCCTACTAGGGATACCAAACCATCGATATATTTCGATGTGAGTATTTATGAATTCAAATATTGACTTGACGGTTATTAGTAATGTATTAATGGCAGATGGTATCGGAAGACAAGGCATCGGAATAATCGACGCTTTATCTGATAATTTAACAATTAACGCTTTACAATTAGAACCAAAAATATATAAAGATGTACCTCCAAATGTATTAAAAGTGCTTATAAAACCTTTTAATACATTTGGAAAAGTTGCTTTTTGGACTTCAATTATTGGCTTAAGCCCTAACTGTATACCATCACATAAAAATATTTCTTCGCCTCTGAAAATTTCATACTCGATGTTTGAATCAGATGCTATTCCTGACCTCTGGGTCAATGTATTAAATTCTTACTATGACATAGTGGTAGTGCCGGACCACCAGCTAGTGCAAGTCTATATAAATTCAGGTGTAAAAATTCCTATTTTTGTTATTCCTTTAGGAATTTATGTAGAAGATTTATTAAAAAAACCGATAAAAACTGTGCCCGGAAATCCATTTACTTTTGGTATGTCGGCGGGATTTTGGAAAAGAAAGAATCATACTAAATTATTGCGGGCTTTTTCAAAAAAATTCGGAAATAATAATAAGTTTAAATTGAAATTACATGGTCGTTTTGGTCCATATAAATCTGAAGTAGAAAAAGCCATTATTGCTGAAAATATAAATAATGTTGAATTATCTACATCATCTTTTTCTGTAAAAGATTATAATGAATTTATGGATGAAATTGATTGTTACGTATTACCATCAATGGGAGAAGGCTTCTCTATAACTCCTAGAGAAGTTATGGCATTAGGTAAGCCATGCATTGTTTCTAACAATACGTCACAAAAAACAATTTGTGATAGCACATATGTGGTTCCATTAAAATCAAATAAAAAAATCCCAGCTATATATGAAGTTTTTGGAAATAAAATTATTGGAAATTATTACGATTGTAATACTGATGATTTATCCAATTTAATGGAGGACGTATATGAAAATTATGATCAATATTTGCAGCAATCTCAAAAAGGAAGAGATTGGGTAAAACAATATTTGTGGTCAGAATTAAAAGATACATATTTGAATCTTGTAAAGCCTAGTAATATACTATTGGGCAATACAAACAAAATAGATAATTATCAATTTCAAACAAATGATAAAAATCTATTTAAAAAAATGAGAGAATTATTCGCATAATTGTTACGGAGATATCATGTCAAACAAAAATGTTACTATTGATTTAAAAGCTAGAAAAGATGTAGATGGTCAAACCTTCTATGTTGGTAAGATTAAAGCTCCTGTTATGATAGATTGTTCTATGGGTGCCGTTTTTTTGGTTTTCGTTGCAGATAAGGGCGAAGAACAATTACAAATAGCATTGATGGATAATAAAGATTTGGACGATTGATATGGCTGCTCATTTTGAAGAACTTTGGGAGTTATGTGAACAATTCCATAAAGAATCTAATTTGCATGGCTCTACACAATCTTTATTAGACGAGTTAGCAATGAAGATTAATCTATACAAATTAGTCGATTCTAAAGAAATAGAAGAATCAGAAAAGCAAAAAGCAAAATCTCGCTTGTGTGGCGAGATTTTGCTGACACTCACTAATTTATCATTAACTGACAATATTAATGTATTTGATTCTTTAATGACTGCACATAAAATGCGTAGTATTGATTTCTACAATAAAAAATATCAATAATTATTTCACTTCGATCATGTTATAAGATGATCCTGACAACACATTTTTGTTTTGCAAATCAGTTATAGTTTGCTTTAGAGCATTCCAAGCCATGACTGTTCCTTTGTTTGCGCGGAATTTAACCTTAACAAGGTTCACATCACGTTGTGGTACTACCACTAATTGTTCCACAGTTGCTTTAACAGCCGGTGCTAATGCATTCAATATAACTTGCGCTTCTTTTTTTGTAGTATCCTGAGGAGACAATGAAGCCGGAGGCACTTGTGCCAATTTGGTTAATATTTGTTGCTGTTGAGCCACAATCTTGAATAATTTGTTAATGATTTCTTTATCTTTTGACATGTGCAATCCTCTTGGTATAAGTGAGTGTTTATAGGTTTAACCCTGTAATGTTTGCTTTAATAAGTAAACTGACTCCTCACTTTTACTGGCTATAGACATAATCATGTCATCTAATCCCAGAGTCATTTTACCCTCTTGTTCGAAACAATCGTATGCTTCTTTGGAAAAGTTCAAAAAAGCTTTCTCAACTGCCAAAGACATTTCTGTTGGAGAACCTTCCAAGTTCCTATACTTTAATAGAACTTTATGCAGAAGTTCGGCTTGAAAATCATAATTCATACAATCGTCTCCGAAAATTCCTATGAATTTCTCGGCAGCTAAATCTAAATTTTCTAATGTAGCATCATATAAGCGCTCAAAAAGCAAATGTTCACCATAAAACATTTCACCATTGGTTGTCCAATGATTATGCTGATGAATCAAAGCTATTGCTTTTAAGGTAGCCACATATAATGCAGCTACTTTTACACATTTATCCATATAATACAAACCTGTTATTGGTAAATTCAGAAAGATATGTGTTTATTAGTAGAGTGATAATTCATAATAAAATTGTTTCTTCTAAACCTTTAGGACTTACCTCGTTATACTCTTCTGAATGATTATACATTGGATCCACTACTAGCAATTTTCTGTAAAAATACTCCCGCCATCGATCGATCATATATCCCATCCGAAAATAATGAAATTGCATGATATTACTACTTTTTCGTGACGGAGGCGGCTCTCGACAAAAAATCGGGGGACATATTATAGGGGGAGTAGGTATATAGATCCTACGAGGGTCGTATGAAAAAACCTAAGATTGTCAAAGAGTATGTTTTCAAAGAGATGTCTCATGCGGATATGATGGATTATCTTAATGAAACACTTCCAGTTAGTTTGAAAAACAACGTCGATCTTGTCGACAGAATTCATTCCCGTTATCCATTGTTGGATAAATCTCAAATTAGTTTTGTGGTCCGCGCCATTTTTCAAAGTATTCGAGATTTGTTAGTATTGGGGAAAGTGTTGAATTTCAATAATCTATTTTTTGATACGAAATTACATTTTTTTGATCATCGACGTGATGGTCATATATTACCTGCTTTGAAAGTAAAAATAGCCACTCCGCCACCATTGAGGGACACATGAGTTTTAGTAAAACTGATTTTGATTTTGAAGAGGAAGTAAATAATACTGAAGAAATAAAGAATGTAATTTTGGATTTAGAACAAGTTAAGAAAAAGATTCCAGAATTCTCTTCCGCCAAGCTTTGCGAAATGATTGTTTGTGATAGGTATTTTGATTTTGAAAAAAACATAGCAGTTATTTGCATGGAAGAATTAGCTAAACGTCGCCTTGATGGTGATGATTTTGATTTTGAATCGCATATAGACGCTGCACATGCCGAATTACCCCCTTTGAATTTTGATATGCCTGATTTAAGAACCATTCTAAATCAAGCCATCAAGCAGGCAAAGAAATGAATACATTGTTAACAGAACAAATAGTTAAGCACATATTGTCTTCTTTGAAAGTTATTTTTGCTGATTTTATAGACGCGAAATCACAAACATTAATCAGTAGAAAATTTCTATTAAATGATAAGCTGCAACTACAAGTTGAGGATGACGAACTAATTCAAAACAATGTATGGGGATGTAAGTTTCATATAGAGGGTAAAGAGCTTAAAATTATTGTTGGAGATGCCTCTATTGATAATTCAGTTAGAGAATTTTGTGCTATTATTCATTTAGACGATTCTCCAACATATGGTATGTACATCATTATGGATGAAGATTCTAAACCTTTAATAGCTTGTAGTATGAATGGTAAAGATTGGATGACATGTTCTACTTATTTAGAAGCTACTTTTTTGGCAGGTATGGAACAAATGAAAAGTCATTTACTTCTTCCTCAAAATTGTGAAAATTACAAATCAGAATTTGAATCTATGATTTCTTTATTGGATTTTCATTCAACAGTATTCGGAGCGATAAATGAAGGGGAAGAAAGTTGATCAAGAATTTCTTAGCAAATTCATTTCCAATTGCGTTATAGATGGAATTTCTTCCTCGGAAGAAATTGCGGAATTTGCAAAAAAAGAAATATCCAAAATTGACAAACAAATTAGAGATGTAGAAAAGCTTAAGGTAGTTCGATCCAAACTACTAGATGTTGTAGCTACTTTTGAAAAATCACCTAAGTCTCAAAATAAAGAAGCTAAACTTCTTCCACTTTACAAAATTCAAAATCAAAATATTGCTCATTTCATTTGTTCAAAAATAATGATGAGTAAAATTGATATTAACGATTTATATAAATCAGATTTTACGAAATCTGATTTAGTTTATTGTATAAAACAGTTGCTTGAAGCCCAGGTCCTGATAAAAGATGGTTGTTTTTTATCACCTGGGGAATTATTTGACAGTTATTGTTCTATTATAAGGTTGTAACAATGTTTATTATGTGTTTAGATAGAAAGAACAATTGTCATATAGTTGATTATGTATTCGGGGGCAGCATAAAAACAATATGTGGCTTGTCATTAAAAAAGATAGACAGTAGATTAAACACTATTGCATCGGATAATATATTTGACATTCCTTGTGGCAAATGCATGAAAAATAGCGATAGAACATCTAATTGGTTAAGCAAAAATCCTAGATTTATGGTAAGTTCAATGGCTAGAAAAAATAACGATGTGGTTTCTAAACCACTTTTCAAAATAAACTTACTTCTTAAGCGATGGTCTAAATTGATTAGGTTAAACATTTCGATGAATAGAAAGATTAATCCACACAAATGAAAGAATTACCCAATAGTATTACTAAAAGGGTTTTGTGGAGATATGTTAACAAAAAGATTAAAAGAAGCATTCATCATTATCATGTTTTTAGCATCATTACTATTCTATTTGAAGAAATGATTAAAGACCTGATATCTGGAAAAGATATTAAAATTCATAATTTGGGCACACTTTCTTTGAAACAACTGCCAGCTAGAAAATATCATGATGTGAATGAACGTATTGTTAAACAAGCCCTTCCTCATAGAATTCTTAGACTTTCTCTTTTCAAAAAACTAAGAAATGAGTTAAGAGAACATTTGAATTTAGATGCAACATTCAGGAAAGAATGATATATGCGTGTAAACTTTTTTGTATGTATCAGTATTCGTGATAATAAATTGGTATCCAAAATAATTCCTGCCTCTTCTTCAGAAGAAGCAGGAAAGTTATTTCATGAACAAGTTGATTTATTTGCTCAAGAAATTCACGGACCATTTCATAAAGTTAGAAAACAAATTCTAGAAAATACAAGAGTTTTGAAGTTCTCTGACAACACACCTTATAAAGCAATTTATAATGATTGGCTAGTTAATGCCTTCAAGTTAGAAGAACCAGTCAACCATGCATATTTGATTTTTATTAAAAGGACAGACGATAAAAAAGTCCCTTTTCCCAAAGGAACAATTACAGCACCCATTAGTGATTTGAGGTTTATTAAAGATGAAAAATAAAGATTTCTTGCAACAAATAAAAAACGATTTACAAAATCAAAAGAATGAGTTATTAATTAAAGCAAATCAACTGCCAGATATAGACACTGATGGCGACGAAACCGATGAGGTTCAGGGCAATTTGCTGATTGAAATAGCCAATCAATTATCGTCAAGAGACTTGGCTAAAGTTGCATTAATAAACAATGCTCTAAGGAAGATTGAAAGTAATACTTATGGTTTGTGCGAGGATTGTGATGATGATATCCCTGAAAAAAGGTTATTAACAAATCCTTGTTTTGAAACCTGCGTTTTGTGTGCTGAAGAAAGAGAAGCCGAAGTAAAACAAAGAAAGAGAGCTTAATTTTGAATACTCTTGTAACAGAAGCTACGGAGCATGGGGATATCCCTATTGATATCTATCAAAAGCTTTCAAATGATAGAATATTATTTGTTTGTGATGTGATAGATGATAAATTGGCTACAGATATTGTAGCCACTTTGCTTTTGAAGGATGCAGAAGATCCTAATACTAAAATAACTCTTTTCATAAATTCAGAAGGCGGTGACATTAGAAATGTCCTCATGGTTTATGACATGATGTGTTTAGTACAAGCACCCATCGAAACTGTGTGTATTGGATCTGCGATGGATGAAGCTGCACTCATTCTGTGTGCGGGCACTCCCGGTATGAGATTTGCTACGAAAAATTCGGTAATTGCCATTAATCAATTGACTCACGATTGGGTTAATTATTCAGATTTAACAGACGCCAAAAAAGTTCTAGACCAGTTTATGGGAGACAACAAAAAAATGATGGAAATCATTGCCAAAACTTCTGGTAAGACTTATAAACAAGTAACAGAAGATTTTAATAGAAGAGTGTTTATGACTTGCCATCAAGCAGCCAAATATGGTTTGATTGATAAAGTTGTTTCCTTCAATAAGTGAAAGGTATTGTTTCATGTCAATCAATTTTAACGAACATGCGCACGCAATGCCTCCTAAGTTTCCTGGATATGCAGAAACTTATATTAAACTATCTAAGGATAGAATTATCTTTTTGAATGAGAATGTGACTAAGCAGTCTGCTTCTGATCTTGCCGCTTTATTGTTGTATTATGATAATGTTTCTGACGAAGAAATATCTATCTACTTACATTGTAATGGTGGTGATGCTGCTGGGCTAACCAATATTTACGACGTCATGCAAATGATTAAATCTCCTGTAAGAACAGTTTGTTTGGGTAAATGTTATTCTGCGGCAGCAGTAATTTTAGCCGCAGGCACTCCTGGAGAAAGATGTGCTTTCAAACATTCTAAAATCATGATTCATGGTATTCAAGCCGGATTCCCAATCCCCGGTCATGATATGACTAATTCAAAGAACTATTATCAATTTTTAAAAGACAATAATGATAATATTATGAAGATGTTGGCAAAACACACTGGTCACCCATTAGAAAAGATTAAACAAGATTGTACAAGAGATGTTTGGTTGGATGTCAAACAAGCATTAGAATATGGAATAATTGACGAGGTTTTATGAAAAATCTAGTTTTAGTATCATTTGTTGGAGTAGACCGTCAAACAAAATTTGAGGATCTATTGGAATTTAAGGACGCTAATGTTCCTTATGAATTTAGTGTTCTATACAGTGATTCTAAGAATGATACTCATACTAGATACCCGGGTCATGATCTTTGTAAGAAATTCTTATCTTGGGCAGATGAAAATAAAGTTTACCATTCTATCCATTTATGTGGATCTTCTATAGACAGATTTTTGATAGAAGATCTACATGTTTTGGAATTGTGTGATAAGTCAAATCGTATTCAATTGAATTTGAATATTAAGAAGTATACTGATCACAAACAACTATCAAATTCCATCTTGAGAGTGGCTTCGAAATACAACTATTGTATCATTTTGCAAAAAAACGGAACTAAAAAGAAGTTTAATGAAGTCTTTTTGGAGCGTATGCAAGCGACAGGAGAGATATCTCTTTCCTGGTTAAATGATTCGTCTGGTGGGTTTGGAAGAGAAATTGAACAAGTAGCGCCTCCTGACCCAGATATTTTTACTGGTTTTGCTGGTGGAATAAAACCAGATAATGTGGTCAAAATTGTTAAATTGATTGAAAAAGAAAATTCAGATGAAATACCATATTATATAGATATGGAATCTGGAGTTAGAGAAAACAACCAATTTTCAATTGTTAAATGTCAAGAAATTAAGAAGTTATTGGATAATTATCCAGAATTATAATGGTTAGCAATAATGTACCATTATAGTGTATGATTAAAACCGCTAAACCATCATCCGATCCTGTTCAAGAGAAATTGAGGCAGAATAAAAAGATCTGGAATAAGCAAGTATCAGAATTTGCTGATAACTTATTCCGTCTTAAAGATATGATGAATGGCAAACCTTCTAAGTTCTATCCTGAAAAATCATCCATTAAGGAACCAATTCCTGGTGATCCGGTCACTATCATTGGTGCCCTTGCGGGTGATTTTCAGGAAATTGCTCAAAAAGGTAATGCGTTAGTTCAAGAACAATTAAGCTATTCAAAAAGTAGAAAAAAGAAACAACCAAAACAAACATTGGTTCGAATGCCTTCGGTTCCACCAGCAGGTGATACTTCGCCTACAGATTTGAGTAAGCAGTTGGCTGCTCAGGCAGAAGTATATGAAATGGTTGCATTAGGATCTAATGTTTTTACTAGATTTTTTGCCCACCTTCTTAATCCAAGTGTTGGTAGAAGCCCTGCCGCTAGAACAAGAAAATATAGAATGGCTATGTTAAAGTCAGCGGTTGAAATCTATAAAGATTTAGTAAGACTAGAATCTTATATCGTTGAAAGCTCGCCAGAAAGTATTTTTACTAGTAATAGATTATTAACTAAAATTATGGGCAATTGGGATTTTTTCAAAACTGGAATTAAAGCTTATAATGAAACTTATTTTGAAAGATTATCTGAATCTGGCGGCGAAATTTCTTCTAAAGAAGATGGTCGTGATAGCATTGTTACTGATACAGCCAAACCAGCTTCTCCAAAGACAAAAAAACCAGACACAGCTTCTACGGTTTCTGCTGTAGCTACTCCACCAGTTCAAGCACCTTCTGTACCATCTCCTCCACCATCTGGACCAGATGGTATTATAGATGATTATAAGAAGTATTCTGCTAATTTTACCGACATCAATATGAAAGAATTGATTAGATTGATCGGTAAGTATAGGGTAGAAAAGGGACCATATAGAGATCAAACTGGAGATATTCTTACGACAGAATATGCTAATGTATTGGCTCAACTTAATGCAGCTAACGGAACTAATGGACAATCTTTCAAGGAAATTTTTGAAGCTAAAAAAGCTAAGGGTTTTGTAATTGCTGAGCATCTTGAGGCTGTAGGACAATTAGCCATCCAAAGATGGATAAGTAAATTAAAGCATCAGATAAGTCCACTCGATAAAACTTCTGCTCACAGATTAGATATCTATAATGCGGCGGATGCTGCTAGAAAAATTATAGATACAATGATGGATTCATTAGAAAAGGAAATGAATGTTGATCATTTGATGAAATTAGCTGGAGATGTAGATTTTAAGTTAAAAAGAATGGTTCATTTGATGAATGGATTAGAAGGAACTTTAAGAGGAAAAGGTTTTGATCAACCTTTCATGGATCTTTTGGATTCTGGTAAGATAACCAATTATGGACCAAACTTAAATGATGATCAACGTAAACGTCTTCAACAGCTAATAGATAGAAGACGTTACAGAGATTTGGCTGATATTTATCAAGGCAGAAGATAATGCGTAAAGGTTATATTTATGTCGATGATAGTGTTTTTCCTACTTATTTTGCTATTTCTCAGCAGGAACAGCAACAAGGGTTAATGAATGTAGAATGGCCACCGCCAGTCATGTCATTTGTTTATCCATCTCCACAAAACAATAAATTTTGGATGAAAAATACTCCAAGCCCATTAGATATTGTTTTTTGTAAGGCTGGTAAAATCATTGCGATTCATAAGGGTGAACCATATAGTACTTCTGCCATCGGACCAAATGATACTAGTGATTTAGTAATTGAATTCCCACATGGCACCATAAATTCTTCTGGAATTATGATTGGCAATAAAGTGGGAATAATTTCTCCAACTTCCGGAGAATTGCGCACAATTCTATCGCAACACAAATTTTAAATTCAACAAAATTCGGAGAGCCTCCCATCAAAGAATAAGGGCATGGTTAAGTAATGAGCTATACCTATGTGCAGGATTTCAACAAAATACTGCGTAATTTCAATATTCAGGCAAGTTGTGTTAACTATCAGGTTATAGATAATTATTTCTTTTATGATTTGACCCTCAAGCCTCAAGCAAAAGTAAAAGATATTAGCAAGTTTGTAGATGAGATATCTTTGGCTCTGCGTTCACCCAGTAAACCTAATGTAAGAATCCTTCACCAAGAAGGAATTGTAAGGTTAGAGTTTGCTGCCCCTCGCACTAAAGTATTGAATTTGTTTGATTATTTTACCAATACAGATATTCCTAGTGGTGATCTTATGTGCTTATTGGGGCAGTCTTTGAATGGACAGAGGATGTGGATGGATTTAGCTCAAAATCCACATTTAATTATTTCTGGTACCACAGGTTCAGGCAAAAGCACATTGCTTCACAATTTGATTGCTAATCTTTTCAATTACAATAAGGTGAAACTTTTCTTAGTAGATCCTAAAAGCGTAGAATTTATCGAGTATGATAAAAAGATAAGTAATGATATTAATGTATCATATTCGTATCATGAAGCTTTGGATGTACTTGATATGTTGATTGAGACTATGGAATTCAGATATTCTATGATGCATGATAATAGCAAACGAAAGTTTCCACCAATTGTTCTTATTGTAGATGAGTTTGCAGATCTGATCGTGCAAGATTCTAATAATGAATTTTATGGAAAACTTTGTAAGCTGGCGCAGAAATGCAGAGCTGCTAAGATACACATCATATTAGCTACTCAAAGACCCTCAGTAAATATTATCAATGGAACCATTAAAGCTAATTTTCCAGCTCGTATTGCTTGTAGAGTAGCTAGTCATGTAGATAGTAAAGTAGTATTAGACGCGGTTGGAGCAGAAAACCTTATGGGAAAAGGCGATGCTCTTCTTAGAGATAATTTTCGTTCCTTAGAAAGATTTCAGATTGCATATACTGATGCAGCTGAGGTATGTAAGTATTTTGGTAATCTATAATGGAAGTTAATAATTTATTAGATATTGATACATTAGTTAATCAGTTTTTGGATGAACATAAGCAAGGTATTGCTACTGTTCATCGAACACATTTTCATAATGATAATCCGGTGTCAATTCAAGCTATGATCGCTGAGGTTATGGATGAATTGAAAACCGGATGTGTTTCTTTTTTTAATAAAGAAGATCCGCAACAAGATTTAGGATCATATTTGTTTTATATTGTTAATGCTTTTTGTCAAAAAAGAGCATTTGTTTCTTTTAAGAAGAAAACGGAATATTTATGTCCTGGGTGTCTTTTCTTTAAAAATAAGAATATATTGACATCTGGCACGCTTTTCAATTGTAAAGATTGCGAAGATAAAATAGAACAGACAACTGACCAGAAGAAGGTTACGCTGTTTAAAACATTTGCTAGCCATAATAAACACGGATATCGTTGTGCTGACTGTGAAAGATTCATTCCTCATCCTTTAGATAATTTGATGAGAGTGACATGCCCCTATTTAGATTGTTGTTTTGTTGGTAATTGGTCATCCTTGAAAAGGATGAATCATCCAACAATACAATCAAATCCAGAAAAATTGATTTTAGACGCAACTATTGATAATAGTACCTCCATGAAAAATAACATTATCGATCCTGATATTGATATTTTAAATAAAATTGAAGTTTTGCAAGAGTTAAATGGCAAGGTTATCTTGTTGAAAGATGTTATTAATTCTCAAATGAATAGTGTCGCATACTCCAGTTCTGAGTTTACTGTTCATAATAAATTGTGTTGTTATCAAGCGTTTTTGGAACTATTAGATAAATATCCTATTGAAATGGTGGATTATTTATTGCATGCCAGTAGGAGTGGCGGGTTTCAGCAAAAAATATTCCAAGAATATATTAACATTTTAGAGAAGTCATTACCGTATTCTTTTAAGAAGAATGGTAAAATCTACAAAATAGAATCTTTGTTGGATGATGAATTATCTTTATTTGATGGTATTAGCGAATTTGATGGAATTGTTTCTGACAAGTTAGAGGTTAAAAACAATACAAAAGAATTCTATATTGGTGGTCGTAAGGCAGCTTATACTAAACCATATTATATTGGCAAACTTTTGTCGGTTTATGATAAAAATACTAAAGAATCTCTTATAAATAATGTTGAAGAGTATGGATTTTCCAAACTTAAGATGAAGGATATAATACCAGGTAAGGAAATAGTGGTAACACATTTAAGAATTCCCCCACATTATCAAATGGGCGGAATGGTTTATGTGAATAGACTTCGTAAAAAAATTGTCGATCGTGCTGCCGCTATGATAGATAATACATGAAAAAAACAAAATCAATCAACCTGTCTAGTTCCTTTTTAAGTCGCACCTGTTGCATTGCGTGTGGCGGCAGACCAAAATACTATTTTTATTCTAGAAATCCTATTATGTGGTATGATCCATATAAGAATAGAGAATTATTTGATTTCGTGAAAAAATATATGACTAGAATGTCTCCAGAAGATTATGTTTTGGATGATTTTATATCCGCCAACAAAATTGGTTATTATAACCATCCTGTTGCTTATAAAGGATATAATCCTAAATTGCACAGAACAAGGGGTACCAACCCAGTTTTTGATTTAGTAGAGCATTTGACTTGTGAATGCGGATCTTCTGTTTGGTCTTTTGCTGAAAAATCTATTTCAAATAGACCAGAGATTTCTCAAAGAAAATCAAGACATAAACACAAAAACAAATTTGCCTTTTAAAGATGAATAATTTTGAGTTTATTCTTAACTTGAGATTCTAATTCAATGAAGTTATCTGAAAGTTCTTCAAATAATTTCCATTGTCTATTGATCATTTTGTAACAGGAATAGTATGATAGTCTAGCGATAGTATCATAATAATCTTTACTCGAAAATCTAAGATGATTGGGCGCCATAGTATTTGCAAAAAATATCCAATCTCCTAAATTCTGGTAGGCAGAAAAATCTTGTTTTAGACGGGCTTGCGCAAAAAGCAAAGTGACACTATCTTTAGACAAGTCACAGTCCGATTTTTTGTATTTCCCATAAATGCTAACGATGTAGGCGCGAGTATCTTGCTGGCACTTAACATCTTTAAGCATTTCATCAAAAAAAGTAGTGATATTTTTGTGCATATCCATCTTTATATACGAAAATATTGAAAGACGTTAATAAATGAAAACATTGATAATAGTTGAATCAGGAACAAAAGCAAAAAGTATCCAAGATATTCTTGGACAAGAATATCTTGTAGAAGCCAGCGTAGGGCACATAACAGAATTAGCTAGCGGTGGCAGTCACGGTATAGGTGTAGACATTGATAATGATTTCAAACCTCATTATGTTTTATCGGATGATAAAGTTTCAGTGTTGAAAAACCTAATGAATGCGTCTAAAAAATGTGATAGAATTATTATTGCAAGCGATCCTGATAGAGAGGGCGAAGCAATCGCTTGGCATCTTTCTAAAAGATTAGAAGATATGGGTAAACCAATTAAAAGGATGACTTATAGTAAGATAACTAAACCGGCACTATTAAAATCTTTGAATGAACTTAGAGATGTTGATTTAAATATCTTTCATGCTCAAGAGGCTCGTCGTATTCTAGATCGTTTAGTTGGATTTAGTGCATCACCATTTTTAATGAATTTTTTCGGACCCAAGTTATCAGCTGGTCGCGTACAGTCCGTAGTTACAAGAATGATTATTGATCGTGAGCTAGAAATAGAAGCATTTGTGCCCGAAGAGTTTTATACGATTCAAGTTAATCTTGATAAAAACGGTAAAGAGCCTTTCGTTACAAAATATTCTGGCAGGTTAATCAACGCCAAAGTTGCGAAGGCAATGCATGATAGATTATCCGCAAACAAAGAATATATAGTTACCGAAGTAAAAGCTGAAGAGGAAAAGAAACCAGCGCCTCCGCCATTGATTACTGCTACATTATTACAAGCAATGAGTTCTCTTCATAATCTTGATCCAGAAGAAACCATGAAGGCAGCCCAATCTCTCTTTGAGAATAAGTACATCTCCTATCATAGAACAGATTCGGTGAGAATTGAAGGAGAAACTATGAAAATGGCGCATGATTGGTTAGATCAAAACAATTTTTCCAGACCCAGTAAACCTAATATCTTCAAAAATGAAGACGAAACTCAAGATGCACATGAGTGTATCCACCCGTGTGATGTTAATTTTGTGATTGATAACAACAATTATGAAATTGTAGATAAGAATGAAAAGCTAGTATATTCCACTATATGGAAATACTTTGTGGCTAGCCAGATGTTGCCTGCTGTATACAATACATTAAAAGTAACGGCTCATGTGTCTGGAGATAAATCAGCAGAAGTTAAAGCTTCAGGTAAGGCTCTAAAATCTAAAGGATTTCTTGAGATTTTGGGAGTTGATGATAAGAATAAAATTGAGATTCCCAATTTAGAAGTGGGAGATTTAGTTTATCTGTCTGGTAAAATTCCAGTACGTATGGAAAAAAAGCAAACTCAACCACCACCACGTTACTCAATTAATAAAGTAATGAGTGAGCTTAAAAGAAGAGGAATTGGTAGACCGGCTACATATGCAGATCTATTAAGTAAAATTTCTGCAAGAAATTATGTTGAAAAGAAGGGTAATGTTTTTCATGCTACAGATTTGGGCAAAACAATAACAAATGTTTTATCAAATTATTTTACATTCATGGATTATGATTACACCGCTAAGATGGAAAAATCTTTGGATGAAATTGAAAGTGGAAAAATAAATCATATTGACATGTTGAAAAAGTTTTATCCAGGATTCAAATCTGAATTGGATAAGGCATATTTAGGACATGGTGGTACACTTTGTGACAAATGCAGTTCTCCTATGAGCACTCGTGTGGCAAAGTCAACAGGCGAAAAGTTTTTAGCATGCTCTGCATTTCCTAAGTGTAGGAATACAAAATCTTGTAAATGAAGGACCGGGTTAATCAAAATATAAATGAGTGTCAAAGAAAATAAAGACTACTTAACCCCTTCTGATTTGGAAAGCCAAGAACATCTATCTAAAGAGAAATTATTAGCTCTAATGGATAGTGGCTTATTCAATAAGTTGGAGGACACGAGACCTACTGCTAATTTTATTGATCTAATGAAATGGGTGGAGGATAATTTCAAATCTGCTCTCAAAGATACTGTAGGAATAAATAGATACATTCATAATAGAATTATTATTGATGGTCAATTCATGAAATTTTGCGAGGAAAGCGATATCAAGGTAGAATGTTTGTATAAAGATTCTATTATCTCTTGGCAAACGGAGCATGATTTTGAAAAGTTCTTCGTTCAAGGTGTCTTCTTGATCAAGCATAAGAATTTAGAATTCATTCATGCCGCTTTATTTCATAAGGGAAACCAACAAGAAGATGAAGTAAGTTTCTTTGTTGTGTGTTCAAATAAAAATTATGAAGGATATGTTGCTCTGAGAAATTCATTTGATAAATGGGTTCAGAGTAGAGATAGAAGTAATCTTCATATTAGGGTTGTTGATGGTGAAGATGTGCCATATACCAAAGATCATACTTGGGATGGACTATTCTTACCTGATAGTATCAAGAATGAATTAAAGAATTTGGTAGAGAATTTTTTGGCTTCTAAACAGTTTTACATAGATAACAAAATACCTTGGAAGCGTGGTATTTTGTTATATGGCAAACCAGGTAACGGTAAAACATCTATTATAAAGACAGTTATGTCTTTATACAATTTCAAACCAGTTACTATTGTTCCTGGAGCAAATGACGAGGCGGTAAGAGAAGCCTTTTCTTATGCAGAAGAACAAAGCCCCTCATTATTGTATTTTGAGGATTTGGATTCTATGTTAGAAAAGAATGTAGATATTTCTTCGTTTTTGAATTTGATGGATGGTATTTCTGCAAAAAATGGTTTGTTAGTTATTGCGACAGCCAATGATGTTAAGAAATTAAAATCTAATATTACTGATAGACCATCTAGATTTGATAGAAAATTCGAAATTCCTCTTCCAAACCAAGAAATGGCTTATATATATCTTAAGAGATGGTTCGGAGCACTCTTGTCTGTTAAGAAGTGTCGAGAACTAGCTAAGTTTGCAGAGAAGTCAGCGTTTTCTTATGCTTACTTAAAGGAACTTTATATTTCGGCAATGTTTGAGGCTTTAGCTCATAATCGTAAGGCTCCAACAGAAAAAGACATAGAAAGTGCCTTGAGTTGTTTAGTTAAGGATAAAAATATTCTTAACGCCAGTAAGATAGTGGACACAGATAAGTATTTCAAGTGAAATAGTAGGTTAGTTGATAGTTATGTCAAAAGATAGTGGATTTAAGAAAAGCGGAAAAACCTTCAAAAAGGCTCAAAAAGGAGGTGAAATCGTTAGCCATGATTCAAAAGAGAACGAAGCAGTTCTCGCTCAACCATTAGAAGTTAGAGTTTACAATAACAATTTTGACAAAGCTCTTCGTGCTTTTAGGGCTTTGGTGCAAAAAGAAAGAATTTTGTCTGCTTATAAAGAAAGGCAGACATATGAAAAACCTTCTCAAAAGAGGAGAAGGAAGCGCAATGAGATGAAAAGAAAGATAATGGAATTAAACTCAAATAAACCAAGATCTTCCTCTAGAAAAGATTCTCAAGCAGAATAAGGATCAAATGTCTAATAGAAACGTAAAAGTATATAAAAATTCTGATAGAGAAACCCCTGATGTTGCAAAGAAGTATGTTCCTCAATATCAATTAAGGGGTATCGAACCTGAAGAATTTGCAAGTGCCGTAGTTCCGGATCATGTATTGATTAAGCAATCTACTACTAAGCTTCCGCCGACGAATCCAAGAGCACCACGTCCTCCTATTAGACAGCCATATGCTAAGGTTATCCCTTCCCCAGTCGGTAGGGGAAGGGGTCCAGTTCCTAATGTTGGTAACAATATGGAACATACCTGGTCATCAGTAGATGGAGAATTGATAGATGATTTGTCTGATGATTCTTCATTTCAGCATGAAATGATTGATAATAATGAATTTGTTACAGATCAAGCTTTGGGGTTTTCAACAAATCATGTTGAAAAAGTTCCTCAGCCTACCAAGCCTTTTATGACCGAAAAAGATTTACAGGAAGTTATAAAGGACACTGATTTATCAACATTATCTCGGGCTAATATTGAAGATGATGAGCATATACTATTAGTTAATGGTGTCATATTCGCGTTTGGACCATTAAGTGTTATTCAAGAAGAAACTAGAGCGTTGATTTTTGGAGAGCATGAGATATGCGATGGTAATCCGGTACCAGTTGAAGATCTATTAGTTTTGAAAAAAGTTAAGATCAAGATTGGTGTATTTTTGGATTGAGGAGTTCCCTTGGAAAAAGAACCTAGAAAAGCTTCTGAAGTTTTATTAGAACTTGAGGCAAAAATTGATGTATTAATGAGTATTGTTAGAACACAAGACTTAAACATCAAGATATTGTCTAACAAAGTTAACTCTCTTTTAGAAAAGGCTGATAAGCCTACTATTATTTCTCCTCCAGTTATTAAGGTTGAGGCAGTTGATACAAGACCTTTGTCAGATGACAATAGGCAGATTACAGTGGCTCCCGAACATGCCCTTCCTATTGAAAGAGAACCTCAAGGATTCAGAAGAACTTCTAGACCTGAAACATACTCGGGAGATGACGCTTACTTAAAGAGATCATCTAGTACTGCTGTTGTAGCTCCTAAATTTCCTACACAAATTCCTAAATTGATGGAGCCAGAAGTAGTGGTCCCCAATCAAGCCACAAAGTTTACGGAAATTCCTTCAAAGAAAAAGGCAGATCAACCGGCGCCTTCCGGCAATAACATTCCTGTTATGCAAAGAATTGTTGATAAAAATGGCAAGTCAGTATTTTTAGCTGATGTCGAGATTATACAATCTGAAAATATGCAAACAGTAGTTAAAACTAGAACAAATGGGGCGGGCAAATGGATGCAATCTTTGCCAATTGGCACATATAGAGTTTTTGTTCGTAAAAGAGAATCTTTAAACAAAGAGAAGTTGGAAATTGTCCAAGATATTCAGGTGGATGGATCAAAGTCTCCATTGGAACTTCAAACAATGATTATCAAAGCGTGAAAACGTTATTCAACTTAATAACGGATCCATATATTGACATGTGGAGAAATCAATCACATGTCATCAAAATACCAAGTTATAGTGGCTGACCCGCCCTGGGATTTTAAGGATTCCTTAAAAATGTCCGATGTAGCTCGTGGAGCAAGAGCAAATTATAGTACTATGTCTTTGCGGTCTATTAAAGAGTTACCAATTTCAGATTATTCCGATCCTACTGGAACTCTTTTAGCGCTGTGGGTTCCATCATCCATGCTGCAAGACGGTCTGAATATTATGTCTGCCTGGGGTTTTAAGCACAAGCAGACGTATGTGTGGGTAAAAAATAAGAAAAATCTATTTAAACCCATCGTGACAAATTTGGTAAAAGTACTGAAAACATCCTTCAAAGAAGGCGGTAAGCCAAATTGGTCCCTCATAACAAAATTATGTAATGATACATCTAAGTTAATTCCTATGGATGATTTGTTAAGTTTTGGTATGGGTCGTTTGTTTAGACAAACACATGAGATTTGTTTGATTGGTATTAACAATACTGGTATTTATAAAAAATTAACAAATAGGTCCCAACGTTCTGTTTCTTTTGGTGAGAATTTGAAGCATTCTTCAAAGCCAGAACATTTACAAGTTTCTTTGGAAACCATGTTTCCAAACACTGAAAAATTAGAATTGTTTGCTAGAAGAGTTCGCCCCAATTGGACTTGTTTGGGAAACGAAATATGTAATGGCGAAGATATCGCGGTGTCACTCGCCAAACTGTAACAACCGCATTATCGGAGGCTAATGTTGTAGCTATGTCAAAGAAAACGTTACTATTGAATGCAAGTTATGAAGTGCTTAACTTCATTCCAGAAAGAAAAGTTATTAAACACCTTATCAAAGATAAGGTAGAAGTTATTTCTAATTGGGATGATGAAATCATTTGGGGTACTGGTCACATTAAGCACCCTTCTATCATAAGATTAAAGACTCATGTTAAAAGAAACTACTTTAACGCTAACTTTAGCCGCAAGGCTTTGGTGAAAAGAGATAGAAGTACTTGCCAGTATTGTAACAAGAAGTTAACCGCTTCTCAAATCACTATTGATCACGTTTTACCACGTGCACAAAAAGGTGTTACTTCTTTTACCAACTGTGTAGTTTGTTGCCAAATCTGTAACAACAAAAAAGCTGATAGGACCCCCGAACAAGCGGCGATGATTTTGTTGAAAAAACCAACGCATCCCTCATTTTCAGCAAATCATTATTTGGCTGATCCTCAGGAACACTGGCACCATGATTGGGACGATTTCTTAAGAAATATATAAAGTTTGGTGTCATTTGATATGAAAGGAGGCAATAATGGGTCCCATTACCTCCTTTCATGATATTTTTCATTCAATAATTATGAATACTATATAGTCTCAATGGATATATAGGATGCACCATGACCCAACAGGTAAGTTACAATTGCATAGTATGTGCTGAAGAATTTGCTGATGAAGATACTGAACAACTACACTCTGTAGCCTTGTCAAGTATAAATATCACTAAATTTAAGATTTGTAAAGCCTGTTTAGATAAGTCCGATCCAACCGATGATTATCGTGAGGTGCGCAGTATTGTTAATTCATATCTAAAAACTGCTGAAGCCAAGAAATATTTTGAAGAAGCTAGAGAAATATTGAAATCATTGAAGAAATGATTAAAGTATTTCTATAATGGCAATTCTTTCTGGTTCTTCAATTTCAGTTTTTTGTTCAATAATGTCAGGAATGTCATCAATATACAATGATATTTGTTTTACATGTTCTTTTTCTTGCTTCTTGTGAATAAAGGGAAAGAATAATTCCATAGATTGAATCTCCAGTGAATATACTAGAATAGTAGTTATGCTATGTCCTACTTGTTCAAAACTATTATTTTTACATACAACCAAAAACTGTATTAAGTGCCAAAGTATTGTATTAAACAATTTATCAGTATTATGTGATTCTTGCTCTGCAATAGAAAAAAAATGCGCTGTTTGTTTGAAGAAAATCATTTTATCAACCAAACAACCTAGAGGCTGTGCATGTAAGGGTAAATAATTGGAAAGTTAAATGATCATAAAGAATAACGAAGATTTACTTCGAGTAAAGTGTGATGATGTTGTACTAGATGAAGTTGGAGAATTAGTTTCTATTCTGGAAAAAGAGTTAGAACATTCTGCAAAACTAGGTGTTCCGGGCATAGGTTTAGCAGCCCCCCAAATAGGTATTGCCAAAAACATAGCAATAGTTAGAGTTAATAAAGATTTAAATTTCAATTTAATCAATTGTCAAATTGCTCAAGGATATGACCCAACTGTCTTTAGACAGGAGGGTTGTTTATCTTTTCCTGGAAGAGTAGAAGATACTATTAGATTTCAAGAAGTTCATATAGTTAACAACTTAGTTTATCCCCATAGTTTTATAGCCACAGGTTTGATAGCCGTAGTTTGTCAACATGAGATAGATCATCTTACTAGTAAGCTATTTATTGATCACTTGGCTCCCCAAGTAGTAACAGTTTCATCCAAAAAAAAAGTTGGACCCAATGAACCATGTATTTGTGGTTCTGGTAAGAAATATAAAAAATGTTGCACTAAGTAAAAGTTATATAGCTACCTTGAGGACTTATGGAAAAACAAGAAGCACAACAATTGACAAATGATGTATTGATGGCGGATGTCTTAATAAGATTGAAAGCCATAGAAAATATATTACTTGCTAAGAAGATATTTACAGATCTTGAGTTACAAGGGGAAATTAGAAGTATTACCGAAGTGTTATCAATGACTCTTTTGCAGAAAGCAAATGTGTCAGGTGATTTGGATAAAATTGTAGAAGATTTGAAATGATTTTCTTAACTCAAGAAAAAGACATAATAATTACAGGACTCCAGTCTTTGTATTTTTATTCCTCATGGATGCCTCATCATAAAAAAATGATGAGCATGCTTTCCAAGATGGAAGAGAAGTACAAGGATATGGGGTTTTTTGCCGTTGATGTGGATTTTTTCAAGGTTTTTTGTAAAAGATTCAACGTAACATCTATTCCAACTATTATCATATTAAATAATGGAAAAGAATTACGTAGAATTAACGGGTTGATTTTAACTAGTGCGCTGAGGAAAGCGTTTGCTGATATATGTGATTCTATAGGAGATATAAATGGATAAGAAAGCTAAGAAAAAAGTCGTCGCCCCTGTTGTAGAAACACCTGTTGTAGTGGCACCGGCACCTGCACCTGCCGCTCCCGTTAAGTCTGATGCTGATAAAATTTGGGATGAGATAAAGAATCTTAAGTTAGAAATGTTTGCGTTGGATAATCAATTTGTACACTTGTATTATAAGCAAGTTCTTATTGATCCATCAAAACTTCATTTAACTGCTTTGACTAAGGCTACATCCGCATTACCTGCATTAGAAACTGCGGTTTCACCTAAGTATCAAACAGAGCAAGTAGATAGATTTATTGCAGTTACTTTGGCTCCGCCTAAGGTAAAGAAATAAGGAGTTATCATGCCTTTTGATGAAGAAGATGATGTTCCTTCTACACAGTCTAAAAAAATAGGTTTGAAGAATGTTAGTACTCAAAAATCTATTTTCGACTCAATACCAAAAAAACCAACGCAAGAAGAATTGGATAGGAAAGTTAATACAATTCAGGAAAGAGCTTCTGGTCATAAAGTTAAAGCTGCTGAATTGGCATTGCAATTCAATAAATCTATGATGGATAAGACTCTTAAGACTAATAAAACCATTTTTAGTTCAGAATTAGAAAAAGAACTTCTGACAAGAATGATTCAATTAGCAATTGAGATTAATGATGATCCTGCTGAGCAAAATGATATGGGATCTTTGAGTTGGATAACCTTATTATTAAGAACCTGTTTTTCTCAAAGAGATAGAATCAATGATTTAGAATACACACTATCTCAAATTGATAAAAAAATGGACACCCTAATTTCTACGAAAATTACACAGGCTCTTGACAAGAAAAAAGCCAGTGAATAAACTATGATCACCAAAGAATTATTATTGCTTTTAATTTCTGAGGAAAAAGAGAATTTTAGCAAATATTCACAGCTATGTACAAATTATCAGATAGTTCAGGATCCGTTAGCGATAGCGAAACATCTCGGTATTATGGAAACTCTTCAGAAACTGTTGCAGGAAAGAAGTTTTACCAAGACTTAATCAAAAGGGCAGATTCAGTTCCCCTAACTAAACTATTTAAATTGTATGGTTTAAGGCTAGATGAACAGAATAGAAAAGTAATCTGCCCCTTTTCATCTCATAAAGGAGGACGAGAAAATTCGCCCTCCTTTTATTTTTATCCACAAACAAATAGTTTTTGGTGTTTTGGTTGCAAAACAGGGGTAAGATGTTGTGATTTTGTATCCAACATGGACAAAATATCTAGAGTAAAAGCGGCATACAAGATATTGGATATTTTTAAGTCTGATTCTGATGAAGATGCCGTTGTGATTGATAGGGATAACTTCTCTGAAAAATTAGAGATTATGTTGAATTTCTCAAATGGTGTACGAAGTTTTAGACAACTTAATAATGATGAAAAATCACGTACATTTATCGAAGATATCTGCATGGTATATGACACTATAAATGCGAAGCACAATCTTAATAATGAAGCTTTACGTTCAGTAGTTGATCAACTCAAAGAAAGTATAAAAGATTACGTACCATGTCCAATGTTATAATTTTAGGCGATGTACATTTGGGTAAAGGGGTCAATATTGGTAAAACTGGTATCGGTTCAAACTTAAATAGTCGCATTGCTGATCAACTTAATCTTCTTGATTGGACTTTGGATCAAGCAGTAGAATCATCTTCTGAGCATATCGTTGTGACTGGAGATATTTTCGAAGATCCTCGCCCACATCCCGCATTGATAACATTGTTTATTTCTTGGTTAAAAAGATGTCAAGCTAACGACGTCCATGTTCATTTGATTTTAGGTAATCATGACATGTTACGTAGTGGGTTTGTGTATTCATCTCCATTAGATATTATCAGTGAATCTGAAATGGATGGAATTCATGTCTACAAAAACATAGATACGATTGTTATTGGAACCACTGCTTTTACTTTTGTTCCGTTCAGAGATCGTAAATCTTTTGGAACACCATCAAATCAGGCAGCAATTGCTCTTTTGCAAGATAGCTTGATTTATGAGCAAGCTGCTATGCCAAAGACCTATAAAAAAGTATTGATTGGACATTTAGCAATAGAGGGTTCTATACCTGTTGGCGATGAAATTGATGACATTACCAATGAATTGTTCTGTCCAATTGAAATGTTTAAAGGATATGATTACGTTTGGATGGGTCATGTTCATAAACCTCAAGTCATGAATAAGAATAACCCGTATGTTGCCCATATTGGCAGTATGGATATTTCTAATTTTGGTGAAACGGATCAAAAGAAATATATAGTTTTGTTAGATACGAATTCTGATAAGGAATTTACAACTCAATATCTTCCAACACGTGCTTTGAAGAAAGTTACGATTTCTGTACCAAAAGATACAAAAGACACAACAGCTTATGTTTTATCACAAATTAAAAGCTTAGAAGAAACGTGGGACAAATCTATTGTTAAAGTGGATATTGCACTCGAATCATCTGATCTTAAATCAATTGATAAATCAAAAGTTGAGAAATACCTTACTTCACAGGGGGCATTCAATATTTCAGGCATTTCAGAGTCTAAAAAAGCTGTTCTTATAAAGAAGGACACTTCCAATACTTTGAATACTAAAATGGACGTACCTATTGCCATCAATAAATATGGTGAAACTTATATTCATCCTTCCCAGAAAGATGAGTTTATTAATTTGGCAATGGAAATTTATCAGACATTCAAATCCGAGGGTAAGGAATGATTCCGTCAAAATTATACATTGAAAACTTCATGTGTCACGAAAAGAGTTTTGTGGATTTTTCTCAATTCCAATCGGCTCTAATTGTCGGCAAAATGGAAAATAATGATTCTTTCTCTAATGGTGTAGGTAAATCATCTATTTTTAAGGCTATAGAATATGTTCTTTTTAATCAAGCAGATGTCAATCTAGAAAAAATCATCAGAGATGATGCAAATATTTGTATGATCACTTTTGATTTTTTAATTGGTGAGCAGGAATATAGAATAATTCGTAAAAGAACAAAAAAAGGTAGTACTGATTTAACTCTTTTACAAAGAAATTCCGTTGTTGGTTCCGAAATAGAAGTATATCACGATCTGAAATCTGATCCGATATCAGATGACAAATTCTGGAAGGATATTTCTGGTCGCCGCGCAGCCGATACAGAAAAAGAATTAGAAAAGTTAATCAAGATTAACTTCAAAACCTTTAGAAGTATCGTGCATTTTGTGCAAAATGATTTTTCAGGTTTAACTACATCTACTCCGGAAAAAAGAAAAGCCCTTTTTAAGGACGCTTTGAATCTTGCTATTTATTCAAAACTGGAAAAAATAGCAAAAGACCGTTCTTCTGTTTTGGTAAAAGAAATAGATAAACATAAAATATTGATTGATTCTCTAATGTCCGCAGGTGTTGATCTAGAAGAGCTTCAAGAACAGTCTCTAGAAGTAGAGACTAAGATAGAATCTTTGATTAAAACACTAGAATCTCCAACAGCAAATTTAACACTGCTGAACAGTGAATTAAGCGAATTGTTGCGTACTCATAAAGATTTGGAAAGTAAATCCATATCTCTGATAGAAAAAGAAAAAGTTCTTTTGGTAGAAAAATCAAGATTAGAATTATCAGTAAAAGATTATCAAGGCAAAAAGAATGCTGCCGTTAAGCAGGCAAAAGAACTAATAGATGAGGTAAAGAAATCTAAAGAACTATCTAATAGTTTAAGTGAGATAGATTTTTCTGAAATCAATTCTTTAGCCGAACAAATTAGCGAGCATAAACAAAAATTGGCATATCTAAATGTTTCGGTGCAGAATAATATTGCTGATTATGAAGATTTGAAAATTCCATTTCCAGATGATAGCGTATGCAAACATTGTCGTCAGCCAATGACACAAGAACATAAGAAAGTTTGCTTAGAGCAAGTTGCTAAGAATATGGAAAAATGTCAACACAATATTGCTGTGGCGAAAAAAGAAATCGCACTTCTCAATGGAGAAGTTAATAATTATCAATTAAAGATGAATTCTTTAACACGATCTAAGCAACAATTAGATGAATTGAACAATAAGCTTACGCTTAAAAATAAAGAGTTGCAAGATAAAAAGAATCTTCATGCAGATTATTCTGGTTTGTATGATAAGTTTTTGGACGATTTGAATAATAAATTGTCTGAATTAGATGAGATTAAAGCAATGATTGCTATGTCATCCATTTCTGAAGCTAATGAAATCATGACGCGCATAGATACTCAGAGGTCAAAGATCGTTGGGACAAATTCTGAAATTGCCTCTCTAAACAAAGAAATTGCGCATTTGACAGCTTCCAGGGCTGTGATCAAGCATAACATCGAACAAAAGAATAAAGAAATAGTTCGAATGAATAGTTTGAAAATTAGATTGCAAGATTTAGAAAAGAAACATGCTATGTACCCAAACGTGATACAGGCATTTTCTACCACGGGAATTCCAAATCTGATAATACAAAATGTATTGGATGATTTACAATTAAAAGCTAATGATTTGTTGAATAAATTGAGACCTGGATTACAGTTATCTTTTTTTATCGAAAAGACAAAGGGGGATGGCACAGAATCAGATACTTTGGATATTCATTACCATGTGAATGGTAAAGATAGGTATTATGAACAACTTTCCGGAGCAATGAAGCTAGCTGTGACTTTTAGTTTAAAAATTGGGTTGAATTATCTTTTACAAGATATATTTGGAACTAATATCAAGCTGCTATTATTAGATGAGATTGATCAATCTTTAGATAAAGCCAGCGTAGATTCATTTGCCGATATTGTAAAGTTTTTCCAGAAAGATTTTACAATTCTAGTTATTACACACAATGATAGATTAAAAAACAAATTTGCTAATGGTATTTTAGTTGAGCAAGATCTTAATATGATATCTAAAGCCAGAGTAGTTAATAGTTGGTAATTATGAAAAAAGATAATGATTTTGAATTATTGGTTCGTGAAGAATGTAATGCTCTTGCTGACATGTTGATAGAAAAAAACCGTGCTTATGGTAATAGTGCTCTAGAACCAGTACGTGTTTTTTCAAAAGCTTCTCCTGAAGAACAAATACTTGTGCGCCTTGATGATAAACTATCTCGTTTGGCTCGTGGAAACAACGCTGGTGAAGATGTAGTTTTAGACCTTCTTGGATATTTGGTTTTATTGCGCATTTCTCGTCAAGTCAAAAAATAATTACACTATAATGGTTATTTAAACATTTATACATGAACGTGGAGCTGTTTAAGAAGGAATTTGTTCCAAGATATGTATCGGGAGGGCAGGAAAAGTTCTATAAGAACCTATTAATTGCCTCCCTCAATAAATTGGTAGCAATAAGTAATGGTACCTATAAGGGGACTCCTCCCCATTTAGAATTATTAGATTATTACGACCAACTCATAATTTTATATAGAAGAGAGGGTGAAGGGCTTTATTTGGAAATCGCCAAAACCTTCCGCCGCGCTGCTCATAAAGTATATAGAATTATGTTAAAAAAGAGAATGAGCCAACCAAACCCAAGATTTCTAAACGTTGTAGTTTAACATGGCTGTAATTAACTTAACCATTACTGAATCAGCAGAACAAGTAATTGCTGGTATACCTAAAAGTGTCACAATCACTTCTAATATTCCTTCTTCTATTTTTTATACATTAAATGGTAGTACGCCAACTTTGTTTTCTAATATATATACTGGACCAATACTATTACCTATTAATCAGTTATCTGTAATTTTAAGTATAATGGCTACCAATGGGGCAGATTCATCTCCTGTTATTGTTGACGAATATACTACCAATATACTAAGTAACACTAGATTAGCTCATTCAGCTACAGATGCTCCCGCTGGCTCTAATATTCCGGGTTTGTATCCTTTTGGTACGCCACCCGCTCAACCTGTGGGGAATTTCTTAAATCCGGGTGATGCTGGTACAAATGTTAATGACCCGGCGGTGTCAACCAAATCAACAGGTTTTGATGCAGATGGTTATCCAAACGCATTTACTAACAAACCTTATACTTCAGAAAATTATAACATTGTTTACACTACTAGAAATGCAACTGGCGAGGCAATTGTTGGTAATTTGCCAGCTCAAGTTAAGATTGAAAATCAGCCTGCTGCCCCAGAAGAAAGTACACAATTTACAAGCGTGTTCGATCCAAGGGCGTTCGTAATTTTTCAAGACTTTTCAAAAGAAGATCCTAATGGACCAATACAAATAAATAGGCAATTTTTCACTTTAGAAAATACTGAACGTGCACGTGATGGAAATGCTTTTTATACGAGTGGATTAGATGCTCCACCAGTTAGTGGATCTTTCTTGAGATCACATTATAATCCACGTGATAATACAATTACCTATTATTATTTAGACACTTGGACTAATAGGTGGATTATTTCCAAAGCACCTTATCAGCCTACTGGCACTTTCAATGGCAATCTTTCCAATATTGCCACGGCAGGCGGTGGTGAGGGAAATAAATATATTTTCGAATGGTTGCCTTTTACACGTAGAGTGTTATTCTAAAATCTATCAATAGTTTGATATTTCGAATGGTTACCATTTGGAGATATCATGGAATTTCAAATATGTAAGGTTTGTCTTCTTAGTAAGCAATTAACAATAGATAATTTTTCTCAAGGCAGCAATAAAAGAAATGGAGTCTTGTGCTCATATTGGTATAAGACTTGCAAAGATTGCGATAAAGATAGGCTGAACAAAAAATCGCACAAGTATAAAGAAAAAAATAGAAAATCTATTGCTATTAAGCAAACTAAATATCATGCATTAAATAAAGAACAAGATTCAAATACAAAGAAACAATGGTATCAAAATAATAAAGAAGCTGTAAAGGCTCGTGTTAAAAAGAATACATATACACGTCGCAGCAATGATTCAATTTTTAGAATGAAAGAAAGTATATCTTCTAATATTCGTTCTTGTATCAAGAAGAATAGACAATCATTTTTTAGATTTTTACAATATTCAATTGATGAATTAAAAAAACATTTAGAGAAACAATTCGAATCTTGGATGTCATGGAACAATTATGGTATTTATTGTGTAGATAAATGGAAAGACGATGATCAGTCTACTTGGACATGGCAAATTGATCATATTGTTCCTCATTCAAAATTTATGTATACTTCTATGGAAGACGACAATTTTAAGAAATGTTGGGCATTAGAAAACTTAAGACCGTACTCGGCTAAACAGAATATAATTGATGGTAATAGAAGATGAATAAACTTATTGATGCACATCATGTAGAATGTAGACGATCCTCTAAATTCTCTAAAACACCCGCTCAATCTTGTAGAAAAACAGAATTATATCTTTGGGATAAAAATAAATCAAATAGGTGGAGTGATAAGAAGTATTCTACTGAGAGTATGAATCGCACAAAAAAATCAATTTTTAAATCATTAGAAAATGAGTTTACTAAATGTGAATGTAGTTTTAATACTTTTTTAGAAGGAATCAAATCATCAAGTTATCTTATAAATGAAGATAACGAAAAAAAGATCATGGCTACATACATAGCTATGAATATATGTAGAAATCCAAATAATTTAGATGCTGCCCTAAAAAGAAATAAGAAGAATTTTAAGGACAAAATGATAAGAAATCAAACTATTGATAGTTTGATTCGTGCACTTTTTCCAATATTTTATTATAATATGCAACACAATCATTATTTTATCAAAACTACAGATGAACTATTAATTTGTCCAGATAGTATTATCTATTCCGTGAGGGATAAAAATTATGTAAATGATACTTATCACATAATGCCTTTAACACATAATAAGTATTTATTATGCTGTTATGATTTTCATTCTATGAAAGGTAAACAAATAAAAAGAAATTTTACTGCTAATGAAATTAATAATTTGTCATTTATGTCAAATTGTCAATATTTGTGTGGAGATGACAATACTATTTGTTTAAACATTATGAATAATTTTATTGTAAATGATTTCGTTTATCATTGAAAATTATTAGTATTTTCGTGATGATATATTGCGTATTACACATTATTTGAAAGACGCGTGACGACATGTCAAATGAATTAAGATTGTCCGTATCCAAAACAAAAACATTTTTGGATTGTAAGGCTAAGTTTAAGTATGCTTATGTTGAGAAATTGCCAAGAAAAGATTGGGAATTCCATACCTTTGGAAAGTTTTGTCATAAGGTATTAGAGGATTTTCACAATGCTTATCTTAATGGTTCTCAGGAAGCTTATAGTGTAGTTATGTCCAAATCTTTCAAAGATGCTGTAGTAGAATATAAGTCAGCTATGACTCCAGAGATGAAGAAGGATTGTTGGAAGATTATTGATCAATATTTAAAGATTGTTACCACAGATAAAAAAAATAATTTGTCCGCCAACGTAATTGCGTGCGAAAAGAATTTCGAATTTTTAGTGGATGGTAAAATTATCTTAAATGGGATGATTGACAGAATCCAGATCGATGACGATGGTGTAGTGCATGTCTGCGACTATAAGACGGTCAAAAATAAAAAATACTTGAAAGACGATTTTTTCCAATTGTTAACATATGCCTATGTTATAATTTCGGAAGATCCTTCAATTGAGAAAGTTAGAGCATCTTACATTTTGCTCAGACATGATTTTGAATATATTACTACAGAATTCGCCGTTCCAGAGATTATGAAAATTCAAGATAAGTATCTTGAATATGCTGAACAGATTTTAACAGAAAAAGAATATATGCCTAATCCAACGGCTCTATGTAATTTCTGCGATTATTTGAATCTTTGTCCAGAGGGCAAAGCTAAATCTTATGGTCAGAATATTTATGGCGAAGTAACATACGGTTAAGTTAAAGACATTTTGGTAAGAGGAAATATGGAAATCGAAGTTAAAGAGCTAGAGTCATGCAAGTTAAGCATACAATATGTGGCTGATGCTGGAGAAATTCTAGACAAACGTGGTCAAGTTCTACAAGCTTTTAAGAAAGCTCCTGTTCCCGGATTTAGACCCGGTAAAGGATCTTTAGATGCTATTAAGATGCATTATAGATCCCAAATAGAAGAGTCTCTAAAAAGAGGTTTAGCAGAAGATGCGTATCACAATACCATTTTCGAAAAGAAATTAAGACCACACGGCGCCCCTCTGTTTAAGTCTGTTTTGATGGCAGATGGCAAATTCACATGTGAATTTGAAATTCATGTTAAGCCAGATTTTACATTAGCTTCTTATGTGGGAATGGATATTCCAAAACCACACTCTGATACTACAGAAGTTGATTTTGCCGAAAAGTTACTTCAAGAACTTAGAGTTAAGTTTGGTGAAGTCTCTCCATATACCGAAAGTGACACGGTTCAACCTGGCGACAATATCATTATAGACTATGAGGGAACTCTCGACGGAAAAAAGATTAACAATCTTTCCGCCGAAGGTGAGATGTTAACTGTTGGTCGCAGCCAATTAATGAATTTTGATGACAGTTTGGTTGGTATGACATTGGGAGAAACTAGAGAATTTGATTTGGTAGTTCCAGAACATGGTTTACCATCTTTAGCTGGCAAGACTCTTCATTTCAAAGTCACTTTGAATATGGGTTCAAAAACGGAGCCGTGTCCATTAGATGATACTCTGGCGCACAAATTAGGCAAGAAAGATTTTGCAGAATTAAGAGAGCATGTCAATGGTATGTCAATGACTAGAATGACAAATAATTTCAAAATGCAAATCATAGAGGCTATTTCTGCTCGTTTGGTAGCTGATAATAACTTCACTGTTCCAAATTGGTTAAGTTTGTCAGAGGCTCAATACTTAGTACATAATGCTAAGGCTGATTGGGACGCCATGGCAGAAGAAGATAAACAAAGATACATTGAAATTGCAGAAAAAAATGTAAAATTGGCTCTTATCTTGGATAAAGTAAGAGAATCTGAACTAGATGCACAAATTACAGATCAAGAAGTGTTTGAAGTCATCAAACAGAATTTAATGAAAACTCAAACAAAAGATTCAGTAGATAATGCAATTAAAGAGATGAATAGAACTGGTTATTTACAAATTCTATTCTCTAGAATCAAAGATGAATACGCATTGGATTTCATCGCTAAGAAGATTAATATTGTTGAATAAGGAAGAATAAAATGAGTAAGAAACAAAATGATAGCGCCGATAATGAGATGTTTGCTTTTCCAGAGAAGTGGGCTAAGGTAATTAAAGATATACCTGAGTTTAAAGATTCCGCTGATGCAGCCAGTCCAGAATCATTGAAAAAGATCATTGTGACTTGTGAAGGCAATATTTATACAATAGAAAAAGAAAAAGAAGGCGACATTAAGTTAAATGCTGCTAAGGAAATCAAGAAGGAATTAGAAGCCCCTTATCGTGATGCTGCTAAAGTTCAGATGGCAAAAATCAAGTATGCATTATTTTTACTTGAAGGTAAGGGTGTGGACATTTCAGATAAGTAAATAACATCTTTAGTATCTATTAATAATTACATATTTTAATTATGTCTAAAATAGATACTAAAGAGTTACGTTTTATTAAAAAAGCCCAATTAAAACACGGAAATACTTTTAATTATACAAAAGTTGTATTTAAAGATTCTCATACTAAGGTTAGTATTATATGTAATATACATGGTATATTCGAACAATCTCCAACCAATCATTTATGTGGACAAGGTTGTCCAAAATGTGGTAAATTAAGTAGCAATACTACAAGATCATTAGGTTTTAAAAATTTTGTAGATCAATCCATAATAGTGCATGATAAAAAATATGATTATTCTAAAGTCAATTACAAAAATAATCATACTAAAATAATAATAATTTGTTTAATTCATGGCGAGTTTAATCAAACACCACAAAATCATCTTCTTGGTAAAGGATGTTTTACTTGCGCAATACAATCAATAAAAAATAAGTTATCTAAAAGTACTAAGGAATTTATTGATCAAGCATCTGTCATTCATGATAATAAATATGATTACTCTAAGGTTGTTTATTCTAATTCTTTTGATAAAGTATTGATCGCATGTAAAAAACATGGTTTGTTTTCGCAACAACCAGTAAAACATTTATGTGGACAAGGTTGCCCGACATGTAACCATTTAATATCTAAAGCAGAAATTAAATGGTTAGATAGTTTATCTGTTCCTGAAGAATTCAGACATAAAACTATCAAGATTAATGGTAAAAATTATATAGTAGATGCTTTTGACTTTAATACTAATACTATTTATGAGTTTTATGGAGATTATTGGCATGGTAATCCTAAAAAATATGATTCACAAAAAATGAATCTTACAGTTAAAAAAACTTTTGGTAGTTTATATAAAAAAACAGTAGACAGAGAGTTGGCATTAAAAAATGCCAAGTATAATATCGTTTCAATATGGGAATCTGATTTTAATAAGAAAGAATAATTATATGACAGCCTCTGATAATAAAAAAATAGACGATAAAATAAATGAAGAAAACTCTCAACCTAATAAAGTTATTAATAACTTAGAAAGGAAAATAGAACATCTTTCTAATAAAGGAATAAAAAAACTAGAAGACAAATCATCTACTCATACCATAAAGAATAATCTTAAAGCCATTCGGAATCATTTTGAATCTAAAGGTTATAAAATTACTTTTGTATGTGATACATTGTATATAAGTTGGGATTAATTCATGAAGGTTGAAAAGTTTACTATTCAATCCTGTTGTGGAAGAATGTCAATAATCTTTAAGACTGACCAACCCTTAACCAAAGTACATTTGGCGGGGTTGGTCAAGGTTGGATTCAACGAGCATCAACATTTTACTAAAGCTGGAATCCTATATGCCGATAATTCGGACTTTATAGTGACGGGTCCGATCGGCTCGGACCGACTTCAAGTAAAGTGTAAGGCTGCGGAATGCGACCAAAAACTTAATGATCTTGAGGCATTACTTCAAACAATAGGGTGAATATGACTGCTAATAGCTCAGGATCCATAGAAAATATTAGAAAGAAAGTCACTCACACACATGAATTGATATCTACCGCTTATCATGAGGCTGGTCATACGATTTATGGGCTATTGCACTATATGAAGGTTAATATGGTGCATATTTTTGAAGATAAGAAATCAAAAAGAATATGTGGTTTTACACATTTTAACTATCCAATAGCCATGGAAGTAGAAGATTCTGAGCTATCAAAACAATTAATGAAATCAGATATCTGTGTTAATTACGCAGGTTTGATTGCCGAAAAGTATCATTTTAAAAATGTTTCAGGATCCGATAAATTTCCCGGATTTTGGAAAAATGGATCATCAAGTGATACTATGGCTGCTGCGGCGTTGATTAAACAATTAGCAACACCAGGCAGAAAAAGATATAATCTCAAAAAAAAGTTAATTAAAGAAACTCATTATGAGGTTCAACAACATTGGGAAGCAGTTGTTTTAGTTTCTCATGCTCTTTTCCAAAAGAAAAGACTTTACTTTTCAGATTTGAAAGAGATTCTAACTAAAAAATCTGAAAATAAAGAATTTTGGAAAGCGCAATTTAAAAACATTGACTATATTTTCGAAAATGGCGATGACCTTGACGAAAAAAGTCTAAAATCTATACTGTGCGGGTAAGTTTCATTTTCACCGGTATTCCCTGACAAACACACGTGCCCTATTTATTAGGGCAAAGTGCTTTTACATAAGCCTGATGTGTATTATTGTCATAATACCTTAACAAGGATAAGTCATGACTGATTTTGTATCGTTACACAATCAAACGTATTTTTCTATTCTAGATTCTCTTATTTCTCCCAAGGAGCTCTTTTTAAGAGCTAAAGAGCTTGGGCAATCAGCGATTGCAATCACAGATCACGGTACACTTGCTTCTGCATGGGACGCTCTGAAGGCTTCCAAAGAAACAGGGATTAAGTTAATCATGGGGTGTGAATGCTATTTTCAAAATTCTTCTGATAATGTGGAAGATAAATTCCGCCATGTAATTTTATTGGCAAAGAATGCAATAGGTTACAAAAATCTATTAACAATCAATAAAAAAGGTTTCGACCAAGGTGCTTTTTTAGGTAAAAGAGTTTATCCTGTGGTTGACTGGAAACTATTAGAGACTTACGGCGAAGGTCTAATTTGTTTGACCGCTTGCGGTAATGGTATTGTTTCACAATTGTTGACCAACGGTAAGTTTGATGAGGCAGAAAAAACTCTTCTCAAACTAAAAGATATATTTGGAGACAATTTAGGAATTGAAATTCTGCCAAACAATATGGATCGAGGTTCTAATTTCTATTCTGATAAAATTGATCAAAGATTCCTTAATCGTAGATTAATTGAATTAGGTAAGAAATATAATATTCGTTTAGTTGCTGCTTGTAATGCTCATTACCTTAAGAAAGAAGATCATGATATCCATGATGTTTTCTTAGCAATTGGATCGCATCAGCCGGCATATTCTAATTTCAGGCTTAAATATAATGTTCCAGATTTTTATCTCAAGTCTGGTGATGAAGTAAAAAACTTCTTTTCTAGAAATTTCGGTGAAGAATTTGCTGAACAAGTTTGTGCCAACAGTGTACATTTTGCTTCTCTATGCGAATTCCCCAATTGGATAGATCCAAAATACTCTAATCCTTCTGGAAAAGAATTGCCAATTTTCCCTGTTAAAGATGAGGTTGATTATTTAGTTTTTCGTACTTGGGCATCTAAACTGCCAGAAGAATTACAAAAACTAGATGAAGACAAATTATTTCTTCGTTATAGGTGCGAAATTAAGTTTGATTCTAGAGTTAATATTCTTTCTGACGAAGAACGTGATATTTACAATAAACGCATTGCAGAAGAATTGGACGTACTAGAATATCATGGATTTTCTAGCTATATGTTAATTGTGGCAGATTATATTGATTGGGCACGTCGCCATGATATAGCAGTTGGTGAAGGTCGTGGTTCAGTAGGAGGTTCTTTAATTGCCTTCTTGTTAGGAATTCATCAAGCAGATCCAATTAAGTATAACTTGATTTTTGCCAGATTCCACAATAAAGAAAAATCAAGTTTTCCTGATATTGATACTGATTTTGCTCCATCAGGACGCGCATTAGTACAAGATTACTTAAAAAAGAAATATGGCGAAGATAGCGTAGCTCACGTTTCTAACGTTAATACCATTACACCAAAAGTTTATGTTAGAGATATTGCAAGATCATGTGAATTAGGTGGCTCCCGTGAGGAGGCTATTAGAATTGGAAATGATGTTGCAGATTGTCTTCCAGCAGATATTCATTCTATTGATGACGCTTTGAACAAAGTACCTTTGTTCACGGAATATTGTAAAAAGTATCCTGAATTCATTAGATATAAGGAAATCTGTGGCAAATATAGGGCATGGTCTACTCATGCTGGTGGTATTATTATTTCTGCTAGACCATTGACAGGATTAGTTCCGTTAAGAAAAGATAAAGATGGTGCTTTGGCTATCGAATACGATAAAGATAAAGCAGAAGAAAATGGTTTAGTTAAAATGGATACTTTGGGTCTTTCGACTCTAGATATCATTGGACAAACCTTACAACTAATTAAGGAATCTGGCAAGCCTCTCCCACCAGATCCTTTGAATTATGAAGAATATGACCAATTGTCTTACGACTTAATTTCTCATGGAAATACATTCTGTGTATTTCAATTAGGTACCAGTGGTGGTACTATTGATTTATGTCGTAAGATCAAACCAAAATCCGTCAATGATATTAGCTATGTCAATTCTTTAGCAAGACCGTCTGCAAGAGATATGCGTAGCGATTTTATTGCAACCAAAGATGGTAAAAAGCCATTCGCATTATTGCACCCTTCCTTAGGAAGAGCGTTTAATAATACTTATGGATTTGGTTTGTATGAAGAATCTTTAATGTATTTAGCGCAAGATGTTGCCGGTTGGAACTTGCATTCCGCAGATCGTCTTCGTAAATTAACGAAAGAAAAAGGAAAGAATCCCAAAAAGGCTCAACAATGGAGATTGGAATTCATTAATGATGCAGTTAAGAATGATATTAGTGAGGAAATCGCTAAGAAGATTTGGGATGAGGTTGTAGATAAGTTCCAGGGCTATGGTTTTAATATGTCCCACAGTGTACTTTATTCTATGACTAGTTATAAGACAGCTTATTTAAAAGCTCATTATCCAGTAGAGTTCTTGATGGCAAACTTAATGGCAGAAGTTAAATCTAACACCCCTGATGCTAAGGCTAATATTGAAAAAATCAAGAAGGAGTTAAGGCAACATAATGTTAAGATTGTTCCGCCAGATATTAACAAATCACAATTAAGTTACACCATATCCAAAGACAATAAGTTGTTAACTGGTTTGGATGCTTTGAAGTTTGTTGGCGAAGATGCAATCAAAGATATTATTGAAAAAAGACCATTCAATAACTTTTTCGATTTCATGGTTAGAGTAGATTCTAGAAAAGTTAGAGCAAATGCTATTCAGGCATTAGCTGCTGCTGGTAGTATGGACCATTTCGGAATTTCCAGAAAATCAATTTATCTATATTGTTCAGATTATAGAAAGAAATTGCAAGTTTGGTTAAAGAAGCATGATCTTAACAAAGAAGAATTTATTTATCCTTGGCCAAAAGAAGCAGAATGGAAGCTGTCAGAGTTGTATGCTTTGGAACAGTATTATTTGGGAGAATCTTTCGTTTGTAAACCTGCTGAAGCTTATGGCAAGTTCTTTAAGGATGAGCATAAGACAATAGCAGATGTTAAAAGAGCAAAAGACAAAACCAGATTGTATCCTATCAAAGCTTTGGTTAGGAGTTTCTTTGAATTCAAAGTCAAGAAAGAAACCAGTAAATATTATGGTCAATCTATGATCAAAGCAATTGTCGAAGATGCTTATGGCGAACAGTGTTTTTGTACTATTTTTCCTGATAGATGGAAGATTGTACAAAATAGACTTAAAGAAATTCATAGTAAAGCAGTATTTGATGTGGGTATTGCATTAAGTTTTTGCGGAAATACCAATAACTATGAAGATGATATGGGTCTTATTCTAGAAGATATGTTCAATATTTCTATGATTCCAAGTTTGCCAGATGACCTTAAAGCCAAAAAGGTAAATCTGAAAGATTCGAAAGTGAAACTTGTTCAAGAAGCTATCACTAAACTTACCGAAACTCGCAATTTACTCGAACAAATTGAAGACTCTTTATACGATGAGGGGTTAATTGATCTTGAAGAAGAGCAAGATGATTGATATATAAGATAGTAATCAATAATAAAATGAATCGCAAAAGCAGCTAAGAATCAAAAAATGAAATAAATGATATTATCTGTATATGCATAACAAGGAATAAGATTATGAAACTTTCAGATTGGGCAAAAAAGCAGGGCATTTCTTATTTGACCGCTTATAGGTGGTTCAAAGACGGCAAATTACCAATCAAGGCTTATCAATCTGATTCTGGCACAATAATTGTGCAGGATGAATCTGAAAACTTGGATAGCAACATGGCAGGTAGTATCAGCCAACCTAATGAGGCAATGTCTACATTTCTTAAGAAAACTGTAGAATTTAGTAAAAGCAACGCTTCTCTAGAAGACTTTGCCGCTTATATTCTATCTAATTTTTCTTTGAAATTGAATTCAATGGTCAATGATCTTCCCAAATATTCTAGGAACAAACCTAAACCAGAAGATGTTCAAAAGCATTTTCAGAAGTTCCTAAAACCTAAAGGAGAGAAGCCTAAGCTAGCAATGCTGATTGCTGACGATGATGAATTCGATAAATTAGCAGAAGCTTCAGAATCATTAGAGACTCAAGAGCTGGCGCAACATCTTTCTGATGGTACGGCTCCCACTATAGAAGTGCAAGATTTGCTAAAAGATTTAACAGCTGCTTTTGCAACCACTACAGGTGGTGTGATAAGTCTTAATAATTCTATTAAGACATATAGCAGTGCAGGTGCCGATGGTATTGTTAACAGAATTGAATTAACTCCACAATTAAACTATACCGACTCTAGTAACAATACTATTGGCGACCTGCCAATTTTTAATTTAGAAGATGTATCAAGTAAGATATCTTCTACAATCGCTGCTTCACCAACTTTAACTCCAGCAGTTGATGCCAGAAGGGCGTTTAAGCCAACACAAAAAGAATTAGATTCAGTCAGTAAGGCTATGGAAACAGTGGCTAATCAATTACATTCTCAAGTGGTTAAAGCAAGAAGAGGCAGAAAACCTTCTAAAAAGAAGTAATTGGGAGATTTATGAGTGATGAGAAAATCTTAAGTGTTGATGAAGATGGATTTGTAATTGAAGTGGATGCGTCTGAATTTGAAGAAGATCCTGTCAAACTTCTTAGGTTAGAAGAGTCTATAGAGAAAGTAATGGAACTAGCCAGAGAAGTAACTAAAAGACATGATAGTGAGTTTAATGATTACAATATTGAAGCTTTAGAAAATAGTGTTGAATCTGTTGATGAGCCTGTATATGTAACAGTTCCAGTTGTTAATGATGAGGCGGAAACTCGTAATCAATATTTACGCGAAGTAAGAGAAAAAGCCAGCAAAGAGGTAGAAAAAAACAAAATCAAATTAAATCCTCATACCAAAGCTCATCTTGATAAGCATTTTAAGCAATTTAATGGATCTTGTCAGTCAGGTATTAACAGGACTGGGGTATCTTATGAAAGAAACGTTGTCGCAACGGAGATTGCTGTGGATGAAAATAAAAAACATCGTCAAGAAGCTTTGCAAAATATCAATGCCATAACTAAAGCTTTGTTGAAACAATTAGAGGCGCCTCCACCACCGCCAGTTAAGAAAACTTGGAAAGAAAAGGTGCAGGATAAAGTTGCATTCATAAAAACACGTGCGGAAAATAAGAAAAGAGATATATTCTTCTCTATAGTTAAACATGCTCAGAAGGTATTGAGTGTTAAGGATTAATATGAAGTGTATATCTTGTGAAATGCAAATAGATCCAAAATGGAAACACGCTATTGATATTAATACGTGCCCCTTCTGTGGCAGATTCATAATGGATGAAGAATTGAAAGAATTATTTTCATCATTGTGTGATACTATGGACGATTTAACTCCTTATCAGGACCAATTAGATGATTGGATGTTATCCAATCATAATTACATCAAAACAACTTCTGATAAATTAGCTTCTTATATTCCTCAAGAATATTTTGATTCTCTAAAACAAGAAGCCGTTGAAAAATTCAAGCAAGGTCTTGATTTAGATACGGAAGATTTTGAAAAACGTAAAAACAAAAAATTCAAGGTTAAGGTAACTACTGAGGCTGGTGAACAAGAAATTGTAGCTGAAAAAATTCAGTCAGAAGAAAAAACCAATGGATTTTATAGTAGAGCCGAAGCTGTTAAGCCAAATATCGAAGGTTTCAAGAGTGTTACTGAAAAGACTCAACATCTTAAGGCTATGGCACAACAAATTAGAAGAGAAGGCGCTACCGTTGTTAACCAATCTGGAATGGCAGGAATCATTTCTCCAGAAATGATGGAGTCAGCAGATCCTAGTGCTGTTGCAGAAATGCAAGCTATGATTGGCGGCGGCGATATGATTAATTCGGCGCTTCCTGATTCAGAATTCACTGGAGAAGATGAAATTCCAGCATCTGTTTTAAGAATGGCTAATATGGCACAGAGTGGTGGCAAAGGATCTCAAGCTGATTTAGCAAAATTGCAACAATTACAGAATAGAGTATCCGGTTCCAGAAAGAATTTCTTATCGGGCGGCGGCGGTTTCTCCAGAGCATAAAGGTTAAAAATGTCTTTTAGAATCATAGATAATAAAAAGGTTGACATGACCCAGGATGAGTGGTTAATGTATGAGAAGATCGCTAAATCTTATACAATAGGCACCAACAAGGGAGAAGACTTATTTATCGATTTATTTGAGGTGGATAATAATGGAATTATCATTTTTTTGAAACCTCCTTCTAAAAGACAAACTTCCTTCGAAGTATTTTTGTTCTTAATGTCTTTGATGCAACATCAACATTTGAGATTAATGCACGCTCAAATTGATGATTTATGTGATCAGATTAAAGAAAAAATTAAGAAGTAATTTGTCGAGACATAGTTAGATATTGTACATTGATTAAGAAGGAAAGAATATGAGCCAACAAGTAAGACTTTCGGATTTTATGGGATCTGAATTGGAAGAAGATTTTTCAAATTTCGACCTAACAGAAATTCAATTAGTGTTGGAGAAATTACAAGATATTGACGCAATAGATTTGTCTCACGCAGAACTGTTACAACAACAGGCTTTACGAGGCGCCGATGTTATTACGGGATATCTAGGGAAAATAGTAAAAACAGTAGGTTATTTAGAAGCAAAAGTAAACAGTACAAAAAACAAAGTATCATTAGAGTATCATGCGCCCGACGGTTCTAGAACTACGGCGGACATGAAAAAGTGGGCTGGCGAATCTTCTCCAGAAGTTGAAGCGGTGCAAATAAAATTAGCAAAAGCTAAAGGCAGCAAGTTAGTATTGGAAAGAAAATACGAGATTTTAATAAAATCTCATCATCATTTCAAAGATATTGCTAGCGGGCTCAGAAAGACGATCCTTGGATATAGTCTTGGCGCCACAACAACGGAGAAAATTCCCGAAGGCTACGAATAATGGGAGATAAAATGTCGAATAAATTAGATGCCTTTTTCAAAAGTTTTGCAGATTCAGACGAACAATTAGATTTCAGAATGGCTCATGAAACTGTGGGTCAAAAGGTTCCAGCAATTTCTTCTGGTTCCTTACTATTAGATGACGCCCTATCTTCTGGCGGTCTCCCTAAGGGAAGATTGATTCAGTTTTATGGCGCGCCAGGTAGCGGTAAAACGTTGATGGCAATGATTGCTATCAAAGAAGCACAAATAGAAGATCCATCAGCTCAACAGGTATTCATTGACGCGGAACAAACGTTTGATCCTACTTGGGCAGCATCACTTGGCTTAGATACTACTAAGATTATTCTTGTAGAAGGTGATACGGCTGTAAATGGTCGTAAGTGTTTTGAAATGGTTTTGGGTGTTCCGAAAGAAGATACCAAGACACATATTTTGAAAGGTAAATCAAAAGAAGGGTTATTGGATAAGGTAGCTTCTGGCGACTTCAACATTAACTTAATTGTATTGGATTCTTTGGGATCTATTATACCTCCAGGAGAAGATATTTCTGCTGTTGGTAAAATGAATATGGCGCTTTTAGCAAGATTCTTGACTACCACTTTCCGTAAGCTTTCCTTGGAAGTAAATAAGGCTAAGGTTCCATTTATTATTATCAATCACAAGAAAGCTAATATGGATCCATACGCATCAGATCATACATATTCTGGTGGTAACACTTACGCACATTTTTTGAGTGCTAACGTATATTTTGAACCAGTCAATCGTGCTGATGCTCGTATTTTGGATGAAAAAGAAAACAAGATTGGTCAAACCATAAGAGCTACGATTGAAAAGTCGAAATTTGGACCTTGGCCACGCAAGTGCGAGTTTAGAATTGATTTTGGTATTGGTGTTATTGATAGGCACGAAGAAATTGCACAATTATCTGTTGATTATGGCGTAGTATCAAAAACATCTTCAGTTACCCATGAATATGGCGAGCATAAGTGGGTAGGTTATAATAAGTTTTGTGATGCCTTGAAAGAAGACACTGATTTAGCTCAAGAATTGGCAGACAAAATTGCGGAAGCCCGTAACACAAAGTGGGAATTAAAGCTTCTTGAACAAGCTGCCGCTAAATTGCAAAAAGCAATTGATGAAGTTGAAGATGATTCTTCAGAACCTAAAAAAAGAGGAAGAAAGGCTAAATCATAATGTCAGGACCTAGTGATATTGCAATACAAGTAACTGGATTAATGGGTACAGTTGCCATAGCTAAGAAGCCGTCCTATTTGATTATTATGGATGATTCTTCTAAGAATAAGAATGTAAAAAAATTCATTACTCTGGATAAACCGGAGCTTTTACAGGGTTTTGTGCAGGTTAAAGGAATTTTTTCTGATTCGACGGAGGACGAGATAATAAAAAACTTTGTCGACATCTTGACTTCCACCCCCAAAGACTTAATATTGGAGGTATTGGTACCGTGGCACAAAATCTCGTACATGCGCAGCCTGGTATTTAAGCAAAAATAATTATGGATGTATTGAAAGACCTCGGCATCTTGCTGGAAGCTGCCGAAACCAAATCTACAAACAGTATTACTCTGTATAATTATACAAATGGATTAGATTATAAAAAGGGATTCAAAAGATTTTTAATCGAAACCAAAATGCTAGTTGATAGGTGGGACTTAGTAGTTGATTATTGGGTAATGAATCCCATTCAAATAATAGAAGTTTCTTCGATGTTTGAAGAAGTTAATATTACCGTCAATAAAAACATAAGTATTTGGGGCGCTAACGTAATTTTTACAAGAGATATTTCGGAAGGCAAAACGTTAGCAATTGCAGATAACTATCAAGAATGTGATTATGCGGATTACAGGCATGTTGCATTAGGACTCTGTGATCCAGAGTTGATAAAAAGATTCAATAATTTGAAAGCTTTTTGGTAATAAAAATAGGAAAGTGAGCAATAAAATGACATCTAATGGTAAGACAAATTCGGTTGATAACTTGGTTCTAGAAGGCGTTCTAAGGTCACTTGAGACCTCTCATAATTGGAGAGGCACAATGACACAATTAGACTCTATTCTAGCTAGAGTTTACAACAGAAGTCAGACAAAAGTAAATAACCTCCCTGGTTCGCCAAGTGCACTAAGAGTGGTTATAAATAGGATAGCAAATAGATTACGCACAAGAGGCGTATCAGTTAGATTCGGAAGAGCTAACGATCGTACTCGTACCCGCTTCGTCAAGTTTGCATCAAGATAATTGATAAGGTCGTAAATACGATCAATGTGTTAAAAAGAAACAAGTACGTTTTGTACAAAATAGATAACAGTAGGAGATCAAAATGACATCAACATTCGGTGAAATTTCTTATAACGACGAGATTTACAGTGACAAAAAGACCACCAATTCCAAAGACCTCTTCATGAGATTGGATGAAGGTGATAACGAATTAAGATTGCTAACCAATCCATTCCAATATTCTGTACATAAGGTGAAGAAAGACCCTTCAAATCCAAAAGATTTTGGTCAAAAGGTTCCATGCTCAGCCATTCACGGTAGCTGCCCTGTTTGTGCCTCTGGTGATAAAGCCAAGCTTCGTTGGTTGTATGGTGTCTTGAGCCGTAAGACTGGTACTTACAAGATTTTGGATGTTTCCTTTGCGGTTTTCTCTCAAATTAGAAAACTAGCCAGAAAAGCTGACCGTTGGGGCGATCCTACCAAGTACGATCTTAACATCGTAGTTGATAAAAACGGTGGAGCTACTGGTTATTACTCAGTACAACCAATTCCAAAAGAGCCTCTTTCGGCAGAAGATCAAAAGGTCAAAGATGATGTTGACTTTGATGATTTGAAGCGTAGAGTAACTCCTCCAACTTCAGATGTTGTCCAAAAGAGATTGGATAAGATTTTTGGTGAGGGCGAAGCTATTCCAACTGCCGCTCCGGCAGCAGCAAAAAAGGCGGCTGCTAAACCAGTTGTAAAAGCTAACACTAAAACAGCTCCAGTAAGCATGGCAGATGATGAAGAATTAGAAGAATCATTTCCAGATTATGATAACCAAGCATAATCAACTGATACAATAACATCAAAGGGGGTCCTGAGCGAACTCAGGACCCCTTTTTCTTTTTCCTGATATATTAACCTATAGTAATATTTGCCGAAACTTCTACCAATATTATATCATTCAGACATGAGAATATGTAATACTTGTCGTGGAGAATTTAATGATTCCTCATTTGCAAAGCCAAATGGTGAATATTTCAAATTATGTTCTTTGTGTCGAGCCCATGCTCGTCAACAAAATGATCGCAGGAAAGAAGCAAAAAGTGCGCAAGCAAAAGAGTACTATCAACAATACAAAAATGATATAAGTAAGAAAAATAAAGAATATAGAGAAAAGAATAAAGAAAAACTGCGTATTTACGATAGTAGTCTGGAGCGCAAAGCGTTTCATAAACAATGGATACATAAAAAAAGACAAGAAGATCCGTGTAGATTTATTTATTACTCGGCTAAACAGCGCTCTAAAGCTTCTGGCATAATATTTGATATTACCAAACAAGATGTAGTAGACATTTACCCGAGCGATGGTAAATGTCCCATATTTGGTATGTTACTTGTAACAAATGTAGGAAAAACCAAAGATGATTCGCCATCTTTGGATCGTATTGTTCCAGAAAAAGGATACGTTAAAGGTAATATTGTCGTTATATCTCATAAAGCCAACAGAATAAAAAATAATGCTACACTTGTAGAATTAGAGAGCATTGTTTCGTTCTTGAAAAGTAAGGAGATAAAATGAAGACAGTGCTTGGCTTTGACGTGTCTAGTTCGACAATTGGATGGTGTGAGTTAGAAATTCAAGAAGATAACACTATCAAGTATATTGATTCGGGTTATTTCAAACCTGTGAAAATAGGTTCAATAGTTGATCGTATAGTAGATACTAGGGATAAAATTCAGGAGATTATCAATAAATCAAAACCAGATTATATTGGCGTAGAAGATTTAATAAAATTCATGCCTAAAAGTACGGCTACAACTGTAGTAATGTTGACAACATTCAATCGTATGGTTTGTTTAACTAGTTATGACTATTTGAAATCCAATCCCGGGTTGTTCAATGTTATGACAATCAGACATGGATTGAAAACTTCTAAAGTGCTGCCAAAAAAAGAAGATATGCCGGAGCTTGTGGCAAAACATTTAGGAATTACGTTTCCCTATGAGAGAATCACTAAGGGTAAGAATAAGGGTGGCATAAAAGAAGAAAATAGAGATAGGGCTGACGGTATTGCCGTTGCTCTGTATTATGCATTTGTATTAACAGGTAAGGCTAAAGGTAAACGCAAATGAATTTGCAAGAAGCATATTCAATATTAGAATTATCTCCGGAAACTTCTCCGGAAGATGCTAAAAAGAAATATAGAGAACTTACTAAAAAGTATCATCCTGATGTTAATAAAGAAGATGGTGCTGAAAATAAATTCAAAAAGATTAATGAAGCTTATCGGTGTGTTGTTAATGGAAAAGGCACCGATCCTGAGCCAGTGATACAAGAATCTGGGTTTAATCCATTTCAAGGATTTCCTGGAATCAATATAAATCCTTTTGGAGGAAGACAGCAGACACAAATAGAACATATTGTACTTCAAATCACCTTATCATTCAAAGAATCTATTTTGGGTTGTCAAAAGGAAATTTCTTTTACCAGAAATGGTAAGTGTGCAGATTGTAATGGTCAAGGACAGATACAATCTAATAATGGATGTGATAAGTGTGGAGGAAAAGGGCAAATTATTGGTAAACAGGGAAACATGATGTTTACCAGGACATGTGATAAATGTTTTGGAAGAATCCCTATTAATCAATGTCGCACTTGTTCATCGAAAGGTACTATTAGTACTCAGGTTTCTGGAAGTGTCAATGTGCCACCTGGCGTAGTGTCAGGAAACATTTTGAGGCTGAATGGTTTTGGACATTATGTTAATAGCTTTATGGGCATGGATCAATATTCAGAAGCACACCTTCATTTAACAGTTATTCCAGAAGAAGGATTATCGTTGGAAGGACAAGATGTTGTTTCACACTTAAATCTATCTTTTCTAGATGCGTTACAGGGTATTAATGTTCAAGTAAAAACCATTATGGGAGAAAAAGAATTAATAATTCCCCCTTGTTCTAGAAACAAAGATGAAATAAAGATACCTAACCTAGGTGTTAATGGTGTAGGATCTCAAAAAGTAATAATAGATGTTACTTATCCAGAAGATGTAGAGATAATATCTAGGTTAATCAATGTGTTGAATGGTCATCAAACTTACGATCCAAGTGACATAGATCATTTAGATAAGGATTAAATTATGCCGTTTGCTATGAGTTGTACAAATAAGGGATGCGGAAAAACACAAGAACCATACCTGGATCCCAAAGATAAAGATAATAAAGTATATTGTTCTTTGTGCGATAGAGAAATAGATAATGTCAGTCATTTTGCTAAAATTCAAATGAAGAATTTAAAGCAATTTAAGCAAAAGAAAAATCTCTCATATTCTGTGAAATGCAAAAAATGTGAACGTGAGGGTAGACCAAAAGTAATTAATGATGACGTGGTTTGCGCCTCCTGTTCTAAACCGTTGGATCATTTAAGTCTACCATTCAAAAATATGTTGAAAGAAAAACTTAAAAATATAAATGATGAATTCTAAAACCTAAGTGTTAAGAAAGTTTAACTTATGTTTGATCAAATTATTAGTTCTTGTCAATTTTTACTACATAACTATCCAGAAGCACAAGATTGCAAGACTTATCTTGACTATCGTTTAAGTACTGAAAGTCAGGATAAGTTTCAATTTGGATATTTCCCCAATCTTCATAATTTGAAAGCTTTAACTTCTTTGGTTGGAGAAGATTCACTTAGGGAAACGAAAATCTTCTACTCAAGAGAAATTGAAGATTCTCTTTATCCTCGCACAGTAAACTTTTCATATTTCGATGATTATCCATTAGTAATGCCTTTTAAGGATGCTTATGGAAATATCGTAGCTATAGTTGGAAGGTCGCTACTTCCAGATAATGAAAGAAAAGTTAAAAACATTTCTAAATATAAGAATACTGTTTTTACTAAAGGTAATTATTTGTTTGGAATGTATGAAAATAAGCAATCTATCATAGATAATGATCTAGTGTATGTGGTAGAGGGTCAATTTGATGTAATCAAGGCTCATGAGAAGGGAATGAAAAATGTTGTCGGTTTAGGTAATTCTAATATGACTGCCTATCAATTTTCCGTCATTAGCAGATACACTGATAATATAATCTTGCTATTAGATAGTGATGAAGCGGGAGAGAAGGGGAGAAAACGCATCATAGATAAATTTGGCAAGCATGCCAATATTCAAAATTTTTACTTACCTGATAATTATAAAGACATTGACGAGTTCTTCGCTAAGAATGAATACGAATCTTTGTCTTTTGTTGTCAGGGGGTAATTACTATCTGGTATATGATAGTTCGAGGTTTTATGGAACATGTATTGACGGAAGAGCAAAAGGTATTTCTAGACTTAATTGCAGGGTGTAAAGTGTGCAAAATGAATGGATCAGTATGGTGTGACAGTAGACCTGCTACACATAAGTTAGCCGAAGAATTAATAAAGAAAGGTTGGCTAATTGAAACTACTGAGAAGCATTTTGCACTGGGCGGAAAAGATAGAAGTTTTGAAATAACTGATAAAGGTATGTCTGAAACTACTTGGGTTCAAGTTTCAGAAAACGATTTAATCGAGGAGTGAATATGGAACGTAGAAAAAATAGATCAGACAAATACCAATGGGTTCTATTAGAAACCGTATGCTCAAACGATATGATGGAGGCTTTTTGTAACGAAGATAGTATTTACAATAGGCTTAATCCATTTGAATACAATGAGGATTTAATGAATCTTGAAGATCAACTCAAAAAAGAATTTTGGAGAGTAGTTGATACCCTTTTGACACCAAGACAAAGAGAAGTAATTAGATTATATGCTGATGGTTATACCCAAATGGAAATAGCCAAAATGCTAAATGTCAATCAAAGCTCTATTACCAAATCTTTGAACGGAAACGTTGACTATAAGAATGGTAAAAAGATTTACGGTGGAGCTAGGAAGAAAATTCGCAAGATTATTGAGAATGATGAGAAGATCAAAGATATTCTCAAAAAGATGGATGAGATAAGAGAATCAAAATGGTGATTTATGTTCAGTGATGGATATGTAAGTTCAAACTATCATTATGATCCTAAAAAAGCAGAATTGCTAGATAAATTAGAGATACCTAATGATGGCGTTTCGATAAGCGTTAGAGTATTATATGACATCTTACTTGATGAGGGTAAGATTGATGAAATAGTTAGAAAACTCAAGATGAAAGCCTTTTGGTAATAAGATGAGTGAATTCCATGAAATGAGCAGTAAGTTTCGCGAAATCATAGAGAAATTATGGAAAATGCCTGCACATAGCAGGCATGACACAAAAGGATTAACAGTTGCAATAACTTATATAGGCAATCTTATGAAAGAGGCAACTGAGGCATCCGAAGCAAATGAATTGACTAAAGAAGAATCTACCGAAATATTTTCACTCCTTGGACGAGATATACAAAGATTAAAAGATAAAGTCAAATCTATTAACTCTATCAATCAAGCCGTCGAAGATCGTAAAAAGTTAATAGAGAAATCAAGAGAGATGTTAACAGCACTTGGAATATTTTATTCAGTTCGGGGTGGCGAAGACACTGTGAAGATAACTAATTTATATGAAATATTTTCAGATGAAAATAGATTTAATGAAATAGTGAGAAAACTTAAGATAAGGGCTTTTTGGTAATGGAATTAGTAAAACCCTGTATAAATTACGCCAAAAACCCTTTAAAGAAATATAATTTCACAAAGGTATTTGAAAGAAATCTATTACACTGTGTAATGGATGTTATGGTATTGGATTTGTAACCCTTCTATTAAAAAGTAGAGAATTTATCAATATTTCTTTATCTATGGTAGGTATATTGTGTTTACGGGAGACGTAATGTCAAAATTTTCAATAGATTACTCAAGGCTGGAGAACAAACTTTACAAAAAAGCCTATAGACTTGAAGATGTGAAAGATCGCCTTGAAACTGTTGCGTTCGATGTTGTAAGATTTAAGGACGGAGACAGTGGCGCTGATTTATGGCAAGTTCAAAGCTCTGATGATGGCGAATACATTGTATCACTTTACCAACCAGAAGATGAGAAGACTGCTGCGGTTTGGGATGTCGCAATTAGCAAGACTGCTGGTGATTTACAGATTTCTTATAAAGGTGACCCTATAGTAAGGGTAGCATCTTCCAAGCTAGGGATACCTAGTAGTGAGATCAGTAAAGTAAAAGATTACTTACCAACTAGATTAGCTGAGAACAAGAAATTGGTAAAGGCATTGCTTAATGAATTATCAGCGGCTTCTAAGGAAGCAGTTCTAAACAAATATCCGGAATTGGTCTAACAAACATTATAGGATGCTAAATGAGTCTCGAAAAAATTCAGCAATTAGTAAGTTCACTAGCTAAATCAATAGACGACAATGAAAAATTGGCTACACCAATTCTTGCGGCTAAATTGGCTAAGTACGTGAACCTCTACCCCCAAGATCAGACTTTGGGATCCATGTCTAGAGTAATCGAAAAAATGGCATCCAATAACACACTTTTTATTAAAAAGGCTGATTTCAAATCACTATACAATAAATTGTATTCACGTAATAACAAAGTGGCTGAGCTTTTTCAAGATGAGTTAGGTATCATTGATAATGAGCCTAATATCAAGACTTATGAAAGAGATGATGCTGCCATGCTTAACCCTTATCAGGTAGGAGATCAAATTTTATCAAATGCTTTAAATAGTGTTTTTGATGGTTCCCCTGTTAAGATGTATAATCAAAGTTTGGCTAATCAAGCTATAAAAACCGTTGCTTCTACTTTAGATTCTTGGAACTTGAGACCATCTTCATTAGTAATGGAAGATGGTAATGATAAGTTTTTAATGATTAGAGCAGAATACGAAACTCCAAAAGGTGTTACTGGATTTTATGTTCCAGTAGAAATTCATCGCGGAAAACTTTCAGAAGCATCTGTTTTTATGGGTAATACTGGTCCACAAGATTTGGATCATACTAATGTTAAAAAGTATGTTACCACTAATGCTGGTAGCAAATTAAAAGCTAGCGGAACATCTATCTTGAGTTTACTAACTCAAGCATCTACTGAAAATAGAGAAATTAGTGCGGCTGAATTAGCATTGACTAAACTTAATGCTACTAGACAGGGAAAGTCAGAATTCTTTCACAATCAGATTGTTGGTCAAAAGATGGCAGAAGCATCTGTAAAAGATGTTGAACTACCAAAATCTGATGAATTCCAATCATTTGAAGAGAAATTTGCTTCGCCACAAGGTACGGCAATGTTACAATTTGGAGAACAAGTTGTAAAATTAGCTCGCGAATGTGTTGCTCGTGAAATTCTTGGATTTGGATATAAAAATCCGCAAATTACAGTATCAGGATCAGAGCCGGGCGCAATTTATTTGAGCGTTGCATTAAATAATGGTCGTGTAGGATTTACTGTGCCAATTAAGGTTGCAAATGGTAAGATCTCTTCACCATCTGTAATGCTATGTAATGGAACTGTTGGTTCTTTCAGCGAAGAAACCATAAACACTCTAGTTAAGAGTAACCATTCTGACTTCAAAGCTGCTGCCTCCGCCTCACCTGTGTATAATCTTAAACCAAGTGAATTAATTACTAATATTAAGAAAGCACTAAGTGAAGGAAATCATGAAGGTGCTGAAGATGCTTTGAATGTATTAGCAAATTCTAGAGATGCAAAAGCATATGCCTTTGGATTCCAAGCTTTTGTTCAAGGATTATCAGGCAAGGTCGCTAACGCTTCTGCCGAACCAACTTGCAACAAAATGATTAAAAGTGCTTCCAGTGAACATCCAATTTGTTCACACACTGGACTACCGGTTCATAAGACTTACATTGATAAAGAAGGTAATTGCAGACCTCTATATAGGAAAGGTATGGAAGAAGGTTACGAAGCTGTTACATTTAACAACTACAAGATTTTTGGGTAATACAAATGACAACAGAGAGGCTAGCAAAAGCTGTTGAGGTTAAATATGTTCTCAAATTAGCTTCTACTAAATTAGATGAGGCTAAGAAGGAAATTAAGCTAGCTTATCAGCTACATGTATCAGAAACTGCAAAAGAACCGGTTATTAGTAAAGTATCAAAAGAGTTTAATGAACCAGAAACTACCAAATTAGTTGAAATAATGGAAGATTTGGTGAAAAACATAAATGATTACGATGCTCCCACACTTTTTACACAAGTGAATGAAGTTCTAAAAATCATTTCTGAATATAAAAAAGATCCAGAGAAAAAGGTTAGAAACTTTATTCATGATGCTATCAGAATCAAAAGACAAAGTGATATTCAATACAGAGAACATATAAAATCAAAGTATGAAACTGCTTTAACCAGGATCTTTGGATTATTAGAAAAAGCTGCTATAAAATTAAAAACCTTAGTTCCAGAAGGGTCATTAGCAGGTGGTTTAATTGAACCTCAAAGAAAAGAATTAAGTAAAGATAAAATACAGAGATTTTTGATTACTCCAGAAGCTCAAGCTATGGGGTTAACTACTTTAGATATTGTAACGAAAGTTTTGGAGTATCCAGAATTAAGACAAAAACTAACAACTGTTATCAATGCCATAGATAGAGGTCATCGTCCTGCGGATGCTCCCGAATTAAGCAGAGAGGTAGAATATCTAGCTCAACTTATCAGACAAAGGTTGTCTGATAATGATAGTTATTTTGAACATGGAGCAGAGCCTGAAACCGAAGTTTCAGAAGATGAGTTAGCTAAAATTAAAGAACTAAAAGAGAAATCAAAATTGCGTAAAGAAGAGGCTGCCAGGCTTGAAAGAGAGCGTATGCAACCATTGATTCAACAAAGAGATGATGCACATGCTCAAAGAATAATTGAAGAAGATCGTCAACGCCTTATTCGAAGCGACGGTGTTTTGAAGTTTCTTGACAAACTTTTATTAAAGGGTACCTATGAGAATAGCTGAATTATTGAATACTATGGCTTCTTGGCTAGAGAGTCCAAACAACGAAGCACTTATGTTAGCAGAAGGTGATGACACTTGCGCTAACATAGTGGCTGAATCTTGTGTTTTAGCTGCCCAATTGTTAAAAAATGCCGCCGAGCAAGTAGATGCTATTGAACCTGTTGAATCTGTAATTACTCCGGATTCGATAGACGGCATGGCTGCTCTTGCTACTGCGCTATATTCATCTGGCGATCCAGAATTAAAAAAACAAGCATCTGTAATTGATGAGTTGTTGTTGACTATTGCTGCTCCACCTAATGCTTTAGCTGCTAGAAAAGATCTAGAAGATAATAGATTAGAAGAGTTGAAAAAGAAATATGAAGATCCTCGTAAAGAATTAGCAAAAACCAATAAAATTGCAGACTCAGAAAAGGCAATTGATAAGAGCAAGTTTATAAAACAGTTTAATATTCTTGAAGCTCCTTTAAGCACAAGATATTGTCCTGATCATGCGGGTGTTCAAATATCTCGTGTAGGTGAGCATATTTGGCAATGTGAAATGGATAAAAAAACATACAATTTTGAAACTGGTTTTGAGTTAAATAATGGAACCAAGGTTCCTGGTGGCGATGTGTCACAACAAACTCAAGGTTTAGGCGTTCCTACTCATGCAATTTTCGATACTAGAAGCGGACGTTTGGGACAAAATAATTAAACTAGGGAAGGTATTCTAGGAATAATAACTCATTATTATATGTGTTTAAAGAAAACAAATTTACAATTTGTCGAACAAGCTAATAAAATTCACCGCAATAAGTATAAATATCCTTATACTTATTGCGGTGATTCTATTAAAATAGGTATTGAATGTCCAATTCATGGAATTTTTGAACAAATTCCAAGTAGTCATTTACAAGGATGTGGGTGCCCTAATTGTGCTATAGAATACAGAAAGAATTTGTTCAGAAAATCAAGTGAAGATTTCATAAAAAAAGCTAATATTATTCATAATAACAAGTATATATATTTGGAAGATTATAAGGGATCCAAAATCAAAATCAAAATACATTGTAAAATTCATGACATGTTTTTACAAACACCTGATAAGCATCTACAAGGAAATGGATGTCCAAAATGCGCCGGCACTGTTAAGAAAACAAAATTACAATTTGTTAAAGAAGCAAATGCTATTCATAATGATAAATACACTTATCCAGGAGAATATTTAAACGCCAGAACTGACATTGAAATATCATGCCGCAAGCATGGTTCTTTTTGGCAATGTCCGGATTCATATTTGAATGGTGTTGGATGCCCCACCTGTTCAAGCAATTCATCTAAACCAGAAATGGAATGGTTGGATAGTTTGGGTATATCTAATGATAATATACATAGACATTGTAGAATTTATATGAATGATTCGTATATAAAACCAGATGGTTTTGACCCACAAACCAATACCATTTATGAATTTTATGGCGATTATTTTCACGGAAATCCGAAAATTTACGATGCAGAAACAATGAATCACAAAAATAATAAAAGATGTGGTGATCTGTATAAAGATACTATGGTAAGAGAGAAAATGATAAAAAATGCCGGGTATAATTTAGTATCTATTTGGGAATCAGATTGGAAAAATAAAAATGAGAAATGAATGTTATAATTTATGCATATGTATAGAAAAAGAATTAGTCAAGTTTTCAATGAAATTCAAACAAACCCTCATGACATAAAAAATGACAAATTAATGCTTAGTTATTGTGAAGTTTTATTAGATGTTTTAAAGAAACATGAAAAAAGTGAACAATGAACAAAACAGCACTCAAGAAAATATTGGACCATCCCGACAAGGATGAAATTATTTCTAAACTATTCCTTGGAATATCATCTAAGGATATTTATGATTGGTTAAAATCAAAATACACCAATGTCAGCGAAGCAAAATTTGTTATCGCTGAAAAATCTATTAAATCATTCCAAGATAATTATTTAGATATTTATAGTTTGATTCAGGAGGATCTTGTCAAAAGCAAGGTTGCTCTTGCCACTTCTACAGAAGATAATTTGCAACTAACTGTTAAAAATTCCCCTGCTTACAAAACTATTATGTTAAAGTCAGCAGAAGAAGAATTAGATATTAGACAAACTATCAAGAGAATGGTAATTGGATTAGAAACTCGTTTTGCGCAAGTTTTTGATGAGATTCAAGAAGATCCACGAAACATAAATACTAGAATTGATAGATTAATGATTGACTATGCAGAAGTGCTAGGCAATCTATTAGATAAGTGTCATAAATTCACAGAGACACCAGCCGCCGATCAAGTAATACAACATAACGTTACTTTGCAGGTGGTAGATCAGCATATTTCTGTATTTCATGATGTAATCAAAGAAGTTCTTTCTCAAATGGATTTGGAAACTTCTTTATATTTCATGGAAGTCTTTAACGAGAAAATGGCTAAATTAAAAGCACCAGATAAAGAGTCTGGTACCAGTTCAGAAATGAGGCTGGCAGAAGCTAAGTTACTCAATGAGACCATAAACAAAAAGATTAATGAGTAACCACTATGACTATTAAAGTAAAACCAGATATGCCTTGGTCAAAAATGGTAGATAAAACTTGGGTAGCTCCAGAGGAGCAAGATCAGGTTTATACACCAGAAATGGAAGCTAAGATCCAAAAACTATTGGACTTCTTTGGAAAAATAAAAAATCCATATGGTGGATTTGATTCAGAGTTTTTAGACGGTACAGGCAGAGGAGATATTGTTGGAGATAAGAAAGCTTATCCAAATAATGAACAATATTCTCATATTCCGGGAGCGCGTGATACTGCAAAATGGTTACAAACAGTTAGAGAAGTTTATTATAAGGAAAGAAATGGTGCCAATCGTATAGCCGCTATTAGACAAGCCACTAATGGTTGGAATCCAATGGAAACTTATGATTTTCTTAATTGGTTGAAATTTTACGAAGGAAACACTCATTTGAAATACAAAACGGCTCAATTATGGTATGAAAATGGTTCTCCAGGTTATTTTTTGCATATCAAACAAGATCCTCAAAAAGAACAGACGCCTTCTGTCCAAGGACAAGACATTGATATGGCTCGTGATTCTATTGCCGACGAGCTTCCTGCTTCCGAAAAGAAACGTATTATAGAGAAGCAAAGAAATAAGATTGTTGGAAGATTAGATTCGGCAGAAAAATTATTAAGAACACATGAGGGACAAATTTTTGCAGGAAAAGAATTTGAGTCTCTATTGGAAATTATTTATCAATTGAAAAAGAAAATTCAAATGGTAAATAAGATTAGTATCTCTACTAAATTGTATGAAGATATGATTATTCGTGAGGCTAATATCATGAATAAGAAGGGTTTTGTTAAAGCCGCTAATTTGCTATTTTCAATTTCTCAAGCCAATAACCCGCCACCTCCGGGAACTGGAACTAATGATGTGGGTGCGCCTATAACTCCTGTTTCTCCAGCGCCTCCAACACAAAATACTGGCGCTCCTGGAGGATTGCCATCTATTGGTCCGGGAATGCCTCAAACACCTCCAGAAAGCGCACCAAATGAATCAACACCAAAAGGCATTGATTTATTTTTGAAGAATCTTGATCCAGGTGAAAAAGATGATGAACATGCATCAGAAGATGATATCTTAGAAGTTAGCGATAGTTTAGATGTTAATGATATTGAAGATGAGGTATTGGTTACAGAAGCGCAAGAAGTTCCTCCGCCACCTGCATCTAAAATGCCGGCTAAACCTCCAGTCGCACCAGTGGTTCCACCAAAACCATCAAAAACACTAAAACCTTCTACTGATAATGTAGCCGAAGTAGATGCAGGTTCTTCACCAGAATCAAGAGATTTTGATAGAATCATTGATTCGGCTTTTGCTAATGTAACAGTTAATGATATTATTAGCAAATTGAAAGACATTGCCAAAGTCTATAAAACTAGAGAAATTCCAAGACAACTTTCAATCATTGATATGATGTTAGATAGTAAAGGTTGGGCGGCATACTTCCCTTCTTTATCAGAAGCTATTAACAAAGCATTGGAATCAAACAACTATATTGCTACACGTTTAGATGATATTTTATCTAAATTGGAAGGTGGAATAGAAGGAAAAGATTTAGATTTGAGAGGCGATAATAAAAGCACATCTCCAGAAGATGAAGCATTTAGGCAAAAATTAGAAATGCAAGAACAGAAGGATAAGACTAAGAAAAAGATGAGAGCAGAGCAAGCTGATCGTGAATTAGCAGAATCTATGCAGCCGGCAAAAGAGACTCCAGAAGTTGATATCGAAGAAGATTTAAGTAAGCCCCCTGCTCCACCGGAAGCACCTCAACCAGCTAAACCTACAGCCGCACCAGCTAGATAATTATGAAATTACGTGAGTTACTTTCTACTATGAAAGCGGTCCAACAAGAGATTAAGGCTTCCGAGCCTTATATTTGCGGAGGTACGCCCAGAGATAAGTACTTAAAAAGACTAGATAATATTTCTGATTTAGATGTTACTACTGGAGATAAATCTGTAGATTTGTTATCACAACGGTTTGCAGAAGAATTTAAGAAAAGATACAACATTAATAGGAAAACCATGGAAGATGGTCATAGCACTATCCATGTGGGAAACTTGAAAATAGATTTTTCTTCAAACTTCAATGCGCCCGGCATTGAAGTTATTTTGAATAAACAAGGTATTGCAAATCCAACAGAAATGCAAAAAGAAATGTTTAGTCGAGATTTTACTTGTAATGCTTTACTGTTATCTTTGGATTTAAAAAATATTATTGATCCGACACGTGCCGGATTTAAGGATATCAAAGAAAAGAAAATTAAAACTTGTCTGAGTCCACAGATAACATTAACTTCAAATAAGAACAGAGTTATTAGAGCAGTGTATTTGGCTTCTAAATTGGGTTTTGATATTGATCAGTCAATAGTAGATTTCGTTAAAAAGAATCCAAATTCAGTTAGAATTGCTACCGAAAAATCATTGAATGATAAATTGAACGAGGCTTTCAAAAGAGATGCCGACCGTGCTAGTTATAATTTGACTAAAATGAATATATGGAATTATGTTCCTATTACTGAGATTATGTATCCATATTATAACAAACATGTTAAAGGTGGAATAAGTGTCTCAAAATAAAACAGCATATTTTCAAGGGGGCGGAGGCGGCAATGAGCCAACCCCTAAAAAGAAAAAGTATAAGGCAGAAAAGGCTATTTTAGTTCAACCTCGTTTCAAAGAACCTTTCTACAGAAATTTTGATTTATATGATGTTGAAGGTGTAGATGGAAAACCTAAATTAGGTCCTGGTGCTGGATGGCATCACATGCATAAATATAAAAGCATTAAAGAATTCAGAGATGCTAAACGTAAACATATGCAGGACAAATATAAAGCAGATGATTTTTGGATTGAAGATAATGACTCAAATAGAAAGCAACGTTCTTAAAACATGAGAGTAAGAGCAGAGGTCATAAATTCAATTGTCAAAACTGCTATTGATTTTCCGGTAGATGAACAAGTAGGAGATAGTTTTATCAATTGGGAAAGTGGTTCATATAGTGATGGCGCCCAAATTGGCGGGAATCTAGATGAATATTTGCTAGAAAATGATTTTGAAGGAAAAGACCCAAGCACATTAGATTTTGGAAGAGATTATGTGGAAGATGAGCCTGTTGATATTGATGCTTTAATAAAAAAGTATTTAAGTCCTGCCGAACCATCTCTTTATGGTTTACCTGATGGTATTTCTCCACAAGAAGATTTGGATAGTCCAAGTCCCGAACAACCACAATATGGTGAGACAGATTCTGGAAACACATTTTATAATGAAATGTGGATTTAACGGATTATTCTTACATATAATTGTATTTCAAAAGTTCTTCAGAGGTATTGAAAATGTCACTAAAATCAACAGCACAAGAATTAATAGTTGTAGATCCCGGCTCTGTTCATCATGAGAGTAGCCAGAATTCTGTTATTCCTATTGTTCCATTAGAAGTAGATATGTCTGCTCAGGAACATGGTGATGAAGGTGAGTTGCGCGTTGGAGATGAAGGCGAATTAGAAATATCACTTGGTGATTTGCCAGGCGCTCCAGATGGAACTAAAGATCCAGAGCTTCCACAATTAGAAGTTGTAGATGAGGCTCCAGCTGAGGATCAAAATGAAGCCAAACCAAAAAAGAATGAAAAATGGGATTGGGAGTATCACGGACCACACGGCTTTGTTGCTTGGATTAAAACAAGAATTGATGATGTTCCAAAGCACTCTGGATATGATTCAGCAGGTTTGGAAAGAGCAGTATCATACATGGAAAGATTAGATAGCGAAATTTCCAAGGCTATGAGATTGGATTTGGATGGCGAATTAGATGCTAACAAAATTGAAGAAGTTAGATCAAAAATTGATGATGGTTTATCTAGATTGCATGATAGATTAGATAAAGTTAAGAAAAGTACTAAGGGTCGTCGTAAGAAGAGAGCAGACAATGTAGAAAGTGGATTAGTTAAAGAAGGTCAAAAAATTACTGGCGTGCAGGGAGTTTTTGTGACCGTGCCTTTGTTAATTTCTGGCATTGGTAGGATTTGTATAAATAGCATGGTCTCTGCCGGACATGACATAGAGTATACATATGCAGAACAAGTTAAAAAATGGAGCCTGAACGATAGAGAGAAGGCAGAAGTCAGATGGTTCCTATATGATATGGGATATCCAATGCGCGGTGATAGAGGATACATGCCAGATGAAGATGTTGATACAGCATCATCAGATAATTTCGATTGGGCAGCCAATTACAAAGGATAAAAATCATGTCAAAATACTCCAGACATCAATCAGTCATATCCAGAAATTCAGATTCTCATATTGATGAAGATAATTGGTTAAATAGGTTTGAAAAATCTTTGCAAAAAGATGCCGTTCAGCCTAAAAAAGTAGATCAATCTATTTTTGAACAAATCACTACTATTATGAATGGTAAACCAAAATATCCTTCTGTACAAGCAGCCGTAGATGATATGAAAAATAGAAGCGGATTAACTGATTACTTAAACAATATAAGTAAAACTTCAGGCAATGAAGGCTCAAGCAAGAAAAAAACCGCTTCAGATAATAATGGCGCCATTGATAAAAAAGTACCTATGGCTCCTATAGTATTTACCAAGTGCCCAAGAGCCAAAGAAACTGCTAGAAATTATATTACCTCCACTAGAGGTAACTTACCTGTTCCGGCTATCATTCAAAAAATAAAATCTATTCATGATGGTGACGTTTCAGATGCTAGTGATTGGGAAGAAGATAATTTGGTTAGAGCTGTCAGTAGAATGAATCTAGAAGAAAAAAGTAAGAATTATGCCGATGATGCACAATATAATAATCTAGGTAAAGGTGATGATACCAATGACACAGATATCGATCCATCAAATATGGATGCATTCCACGGATTAAATCCGGTCAAGATCTAATACTTTCCTATTGAGCTTACTAAAATAACAATTAAAACAAACAACCTGTAATTCAATCGGATAATGATTTTTAATTAACCATCTATATAGATTTGAACCAGAATGTAATTGGCGGTGATCCTCACCGCCAATTGTCTTTTGTAGAATCAATTTTTCAATTTTATCTTCTTGACATTCAATACAACATCCCCCAAATTTTTCCATTACAATCTTCTTATTTTCCAAGGCATACTTATCTTTATAAGAGATTTTGCTTTTTTCACAGTTGTAACATAGTACTTGATAATTGTCTTTTTTTGTTACATGATCATACAGCCAATCATAGATATTTCCATGTTTATGTTTGGGACCATTCAAATTAACAATTGTCAATTTGTCATAATCATCTTCTTGACAAATAGCGCATTTGTCACCGTACGCGAAAATTACAGCGCTTTTTTTAACACGTGAGCGCGCCAATTGTTTATTGGAATTTGATACAGAATCTTTTTGATAATATGTTTTACCATAGTCCGAAAAACAAGTGTCACATATATAATTTCCCCTCTTTTTAAGATACTCTTTCCAATTTTCTTCTAGTTTTAACATAACGTGGCATTTGATACATTGTACTGGATCCCTATTTTTCTGTGAAGTCATATTCCTGCATATAACGTTATTTTGATATGCCGACATTAAATATTGATGACAAAGAACTATTTGAAAAGTTAAAAAGACAACTTATAATGCTTGATCCCGTGGCTTTTGTAGAGCACTATCTTACTCTAGATGGAAAACCATTTCGTCTGAGTGGCAACGGGTATAAACCTTTTTCTGATATCTATAGATACATTGGAATAAAAGCTTTAGAGCCAAATGCCAAACCAGTTATTATGGTAAAGGGACGTCAGGTTGGAGGAACAACCATGGCAGGTGCTTTAGAAATGTACTTCATGGGCTCTGGTATTTTTGGAAGTGGTGATAAGCCGCCAATTAGAGTAATTCATGCTTTTCCTCAATTAGAATTAGCTGCCGCCTATTCTAAAACTAAATTGAATCAAATGATTTCTTCGTCTCTTCCAGCTAATCCAGAAGAAAGTAAAAAAGCAGCGAGACCTAAATCATACATGCAATCATTATTAGATCAAACCAGTGCAACCAATGATTCTTTGCATTTCAAACAATTTGTAAATGGAAATCATATTTGGGTAGAATCTGTAGGTTTGGATGGAGATCGCATCATGGGTCGTACGGCTGATGTGTTATTTTTTGATGAAGTTCAGAAGACTACCAGTATGGCTATTGGTAACTCTTTGAAGGTATTAACTACGGCTAAGTATGGTAAACCAACTAAAGGTGTACAAGTATACTTTGGAACGCCGCGTCGTAAAGGCTCTGATTTTCACAAGATGTGGCAATCATCATCTCAGCAATACTTCTATTTAGGATGTGAAAAATGTGAGAATCATTTTCCATTATATACTCCTGGAAGTGATGATTGGGAAAAAATATGGATACATGGATTCATAGTTAAATGTGTTCATTGTGGTCATGAACAAGATAAGCGCGAAGCTGCTGAAAGAGGCAAGTGGATTGCTTTGAAATCAGAACAAGATCCAGATTGTCAAATGATAGGTTTTCATATCAATCAGATTTACATGCCCATGTTTACCAGAGAAGATTTGATTAATGAAAAGCCGGGCAAACATCCTATCAACACTGAACGCGTGTATCAAAATGAAGTATTGGGAGAATTTTATCAAGGTGATGCCTCTCCAATTTCAGTAGAAGAAATTAGGGAAATGTGCGGCGAGCCCGGTAGAAAATTTAGAGCCAGAATAGAACCTAGTAAAGATCAATTGGTTGTTTTAGGGATCGATTATGGTGCTCGTTCAGATTTAGAGCAGTTAGCAAATCCAGAAAAAGTTAAATTAACAGGTCAATCTTATAGCACAGCCGTAGTATTAATAGCAAAAGGACCAAACTTATTATCCATTGAATTTGCAACAAAATTCAAAAGAAATGATATGGAAAGTAAGAAAGGTTTAATTGACCAAATTATGAGACAATATAGTGTGCAGTTGGCGGTTGGAGATATTGGTTTCTCTCAAGATTTTTCTTCAATGTTGCATAATGTTTATGGAGATCGTTATCTAGTTTCCCGTGCTCATAATAAAGTCAATGGTCACGTTAAATATACTGCTGATGCTTTTCCTAAAGAGATTGTTTTTGAAAGAGATCATTATATTGGTGAATTTTATGAATTAATGAAAAAGGGTAACGTTAAGTTTCCTTTTGGAGATTATGAAAAAATTGCTTGGTTAATCGAGCATTGTGCTAGTATGGAAATTAGTCCTTCTATTTCTAAATATGGAGATCATAGTATTCATTATGTAAAAGGCGGTACTCCAAACGATGGATTTATGGCTTTATTAAATGCTTATTTGGCTTATAAGTTTATCTTAACTAAAGGTTTCAAGAATAATAATCCAATGATTCAACAACAAACGTTTCAAGAAGCCAACAAGCCACTGATTACCACTGGGCATATTGGACGTAGATTTTAATCTAATGATATATGTTATTTATGGAATTAGAGTTAAGGTATAGGATATGACAGAGGTTTCATGGCTGTAAATAAATCTTCAAAACGGTGGGTTGGACCATCTAATTCAGAACAGTTTATGCAAAAAAGATCAACTGTTCCCCAAGTTAGTGCTCTAATGGCTCAAGGCGTTTCTAGCGTACGTAGAGACGGATTAGCAGATGAGGTAGAACAAGGTTTCTTCAGAGATGGTTCGGGTCCTTCTAATAAAGAAAATGACTTAACTCATAATTCATTTGTTACCGCTTCTGTGGGCATGAAAAAATATGCTCAAATTGTTAGTGGTGGCGGTTATCGTGGTGGAAATGGAGACACTGTTAAGCAGGCTCCCGAAGTATATTCTCCACTTTGGCTTAATAGCAACTTAAATCTTCCTAGAGATAGAGCTACTATTAATGCTTGGTGTCGCAGTTTTTATGCTTTGAATCCATTCGTACATAATGCTATTAACCTTCATAGTACATATCCAATTAGCAAATTGAATATTAAATGTCCCAATAAAGATATTGAGAAATTCTTCAATGACATGATTGAGGAAATTGATTTAATGAATATTTGCGTGCAGATTGCTCAAGAGTATTGGCTTTTGGGAGAATCTTTTGTTTATGCTGAATTGGATGAAAGCAGGGGTAAGTGGAGTAGATTATTGATTCAAAACCCAGATTATATGTTGGTAAAACGTACTGTGGTGGCTAATGAACCAATTATCATGTTACATCCTGATGAGAATTTAAAGAAAATCATTTTTTCCAATAAATCAACTGATATTGAACAACGTAAACAACTTAATCAACACATTATTGATTCTGTAAAGCGTGGCGAAAATATTCCTTTGGATAATTTTCATGTTTCTCATTTAGCCAGAAGAATCAGCCCTTATGAAATCAGGGGCACGGGGCTTCCTGTTTGTATTTTTAGACAGCTTATGTTATTCGATAAATTGAGAGAATCTAAGTATGCTCAAGCAGATAACATGATCAATCCATTAACTTTAGTAAAAATTGGTGGAGAAGGAAATGATGCTCTTCATCCTACATTTGCTGATTTAGAAGCTTGGAGAAGCATTTTCGAAGAAGCTCAATATGATAAAGATTTCAAAATCTTTACTCATGCAGGAGTGGCAGTTGAAAGAGTTGGATATGGTCAAGGCATATATGATATTTCTGGAGATATCACTCAAATAATCAAAGAAATATATGTTGGATTACAAGTTCCACCAGTCTTAATGGATGGTGGTGCTGATACTACGTATGCAAACGGTGGTGTAGCATTAGATGTTTTGAGACAGCGTTACATGCAATTTCGTAATATGATGTCAACTTGGTTGAAAAGAAAGATTTTTGCCCCAATCTCTAAGATTCAAGGATTTTATGATTATTCCAATGGAGAAAAACAATTAATTGTTCCAGAGATTGATTGGAATCATATGTCATTATTTGATGCTGGTGATTATATAAATACTTTAGTTACCTTGACACAAGGAACTGCCGATCAAAAAAGAGCATCAGTTCACACTTTATATCGTTCTATGGGTTTAGAATTTGAAGATGAAACTAGAAAGATACGTAAAGAAGCCATTCAAAATGCTATTGCTAAGAAAGAACAAATGTCTTTGGACACTCTTGATCTGAATTCTTTGAGAGCTTTGGATGATGAAGATGAAATTCCTCAATCACAAAATCCTGCACAACCAGGTGCAGATGGAACTGTGCCAGGACAAATGGGAGCTCCACCTCCAGGTGGAATGCCAGGATTAGATTTGGGCGCGCCTCCAGGCGGAGGAATGCCTCCACCAATGCCTTCCGGACCTTTGGGTGGAGAGCCTCCTTCAGCACCACCTCCTCCTCCAAGTGGACCGCCACCAAAATAATAAGGAATTTAATCCAAAATAGTTAATAACCCTCTACGTATGTATAATCTTGTATTGTTTTACAGATTCCGGTACATATATGCAGAGGGTTTTTATTATGCAGAAAACTGCCCAAAAAAGAAGTCTTCTTAACAAGTTAAGAGAGATGACAAATGTCAGTGGTATTGCCACTGAAAAATACTTTAATCCAGAATTCAAACAAATTATGGATCATCTACGTAATGTAGATGATGGAGTTAGAGCTATTGCTGCTGGTGAACAAGTTGGTGATGCTTCTGCTCCATCTGATGCTACTAGTTTGAAAGATGTTCTTAAGTCTATCAAGTCTAATTTAAACAGACGCGAATACATGAGGGTTGTTGCAGATTTAGGTAGATTTCATAAGAAGGTTTATGATATTGCTCACCTATTAGGTTTATTCAAAAGTAATGTTGACAAAACTCATGAGAAATTTCTTTTCCAAGATATGGATGATGAGACAAAGAAACATTTACAAGATTTGAACGGAAGATTAAAAAGCGCTTCCCTACAGCCTTATTTTGTAAAAGAAGCTAATTTGTTAGATTTCTTTACTAACATTGCTACTGAAAGAGGAAGGGCTTTAGCTGCTTGGGAAAAAAGATACCCACACAAGATAAAGAAATTAAAAGATGATGCGACATCTCTATTGGCACAATCAGAAAAACTATTGAGTATCATTTTAAGTAGTTTGAAAGATATGGCAAAAGCCAGAGCTACCAGAAATCCTGATGCATATATTAATTTGTCAGACAAAATAACCAATAATTTTAATGTCTTCGAAAATGGCGATAAAGGATTTAAGAAATTCTATACTGAGCATGTTAAAGGATTTATTGAGAGACCAGAGTTTAGTGCTCCAACTAAAGTTGATACTACTACCAAGCCAGATGAATTAGGAAAAAAAGAAGTTACAGCTCCACCAGCTGGTGGCGGTAGCGGTATTAATCCTGATCCTGATCAAACAATCACTTTAGTTCAAAATAAACCATTATCTCGTCCTCTTGGAAAAGTTCCACAAATAGCACCTCCTCTTCCAAAAATTCCACAAATGCCGCCTCATGTTATTGATCAGGGGAGAATGAGAAATGTTAACCCAATCACAGGAGAAATAACAGATCAAGGCGTACAGGATCCTGATGCTGATCCTATTACGGCTCCCCAACCATCTCCAAATTCTACACGCACTACACAGACAAAGTTAGCCCCGGCACATAAACAATTTTTTGATTCTTTAGAAACATTAGGGGAGGAATCGCCAAAATTCTTAGCAGTTCATATTGCTAGATATGCGAAATCTATTCAAGGCTCTGATCCGGAAACAGCTTTGAAGCTATTTCAAATAGTAAAATCTATCAAGGGATAACATGGGAAACAGAGTTCGCCGTGTCAAAACAGATATTTCGGCTTCTCAAATGGCTCAAGCCATTTCGGGGGCATGGAGAAAACTATTTGGAGATACTCCCTCTAAAGAACAAGTTGCTATGGTTTTGGCACAGAATGCCCTTGAAACAGGTCATAGAAAAAGTATGTGGAATTACAACGTAGGTAATATTACTACGGATAGCAAAGGACCATACGATTATTTTGATGATTTGACTACAAAAGAACAAGTTAAACCTGGGTCCTGGAAAAAGATGAATCTTAAATATAGAGCTTATCCATCTTTACAAATGGGTGCAGAAGATTATTTGAAATTCATTAGTGGAAAAAAATATTCTGAAGCTTGGCAACATATTTTAAATCCTGATCCAGTAAAATTTTCAAAAGCATTAAAAGCCGCCGGATATTATACTGCCAACGAAGAACCTTACACCAAAAGTTTGACGAAATTATATTCTCAATATTCTAAATCTAATGCAGAAAGTAGTATAGCTATGGTTCCTAAAGTTCCGGCAAATGATAATTCATTGACCAATATTTTGGATAGCTATTTACAAATGGTTGCTGCCTCTGAAAGAAAAAACAAAAGATTATACAAAAAGATGTTGCCATATAATAACATCTTAGTGAAAGTCAATTCTGATAGTTATACTAATTCAGTAGAGTTTGCAAGAATACTTTGCTCAGCATTAGAAGAAGAATTGATGGCAAACGCATATACTCATACAGATGGTCAAGAAGTTGAAATAGAATGTAATATTCCAGGACCATCTATAGAATGTTTAGAAGTTACGAAACAGTTGACTAATTCGGTTGTCGAGGCTTTTCAAGTAGCTACTAATAAAATTGGAAAAGTCCTTGTTAATACTGAATGTTTTGCAGAACAAAAATCTATACATAGTCAAATAAATTTGAAGTCTGCCGAACATCAACATAAAAAATTCTTACTTAAGTTTATCTAAGGGAACAATGGCAACTGAAATAGAAGTTCAAGAATTAGCTGGCAAATTAGCAGGATCAGGAAAAACATTTGCTGAATTTCTCGCCGAATTATTCAAGGATAGATTTATAGAAATCTATCTTGGAGATTCTTATGAAGAAGTTAGCACTGAACAAATTTCTACTTCTTATCCCGCTATTCTTTGTGGAAAAGTAATAAGTGCATATAGAGAGTGTTTGGTTATCAATGGCGCTTATGTTGATTCAAAAGGCAAAAACAAAAAAGTTAAATTAGGCAATATTTTGTTTATAAATGAAAGAGCCATCAGGGCTCTTACAGAAGTTGATGGTAATGGTATTTTGGAAGACATGTTATTAAGAAGTAAAGAGTCTTTGGATGTTAAAGCTGCTTTTGCGAAATGACTATGACATACAATCTAGAACAAATAACCAAAATGGCAAGCCAATATGAACAATTGTGCTTGACCATAAAAGAGGGGCGTATTAAAAAATTGCCTAGTGGTAAGTATCGTGTTCTTTCTGGTAAAGGAAAGAATTTGGGAACTTCTGGTTCTAGATCAGGTGCAGAAAAAAGATTAAAGCAAGTAGAATATTTCAAAGACAAGAGTGATGCTCAGGACGAAAAAGTTATTGATTTGACTCAAATTGATGATTTTTCATATTCTGCTATTATGCGTCGTTTAAGAAAAGAAGCTTCTAAAGAACAAGTTATATATTTTTTGCAACTATTCAAAAAAGAATTTGATAAGGCTGTTAAAAAGAAATTGCAAAAACCGGAGAAAATTGCCTTACAAAACTCTTTGATTAAATTCAATAAAAGTCATCCTATCAAAATAAAGAAGAAACTAGTTAAAAATGCTGCCCTCAGTGAATTGGGAGATCCGATACTAGTAGGAAAGTATTTGGCAGACATTGTTAGATTTACTTTGAATAAATTACCTGCGGAAAAAAGGGATTTTGTTTTACCTAAATTAAGAACAAAGATTTATCATTTGAATGAACAAGAGATGGCAATAAAGAATATGCCGGCTACTGCAACTATGGGTCAATCTATTACTTTCATTAAACATGTGTTATTTAATCATGATGCTCAATATATTAGAAAGGTCTTAAATAACATTACAAGGAATCTGATATGATTCATAGGTTTAAGAAAGTAACAAATGAATTATATCGTGGCAGCGCCCCTTCTCCTCAAGATGTAGCTAATCTAAAAAAATTTGGTATCAAAAAGATTGTTTCCCTAGATAAAGAATCGGGAGACAAGATAGATCGTATTTGTAAAGCGGTCGGCATTATTCATGTAATGGTTCCAATAGACTATACTCGTAAATCATTATTAGATTTTTTAAGTCATGATTTTAATAAGTTATTTCTAACAGGTGGTCCAACTTTTATCCATTGTTTACATGGTAAAGATCGTACGGGATTAGCTTGTGCGCTTATAGAGTGTAAATTTTTGGGTAAAGATTCTGAAAAGGCTATTCAAGAAGCAGAATCATTAGGATTTGGAGTTGGGTTACCGCCACATGTAATAAATACTTATAAAAAGCTTATTAGAAATTGCAAACCTATTAAAGATGTTAATCAAGCTGATATTGTCTCGAACGAGAGAGAATATAAGAGTGATAATAGAGACTCTTTTTTAGATGAAGGACATCAAGGATCATTTGCTCCATATTTAAGTCAAACTAGACAAAATCCAATGGACGCTGTATATAATTATATTGACGACCAATCTCCTACCAGAGAAAATTACCATCCCAATAAGCCAATAAAAGAACATCCTTCAGAAGACGCAATTCCTCAAGTTGGAACATTTGATAATGATGCTGGTGCTAGAGGTTTTGGTCCAACTGAGAATTATGGCGGGTTTTTCTATGATTAAAAAGGGCTATTCTGTTCAAATGACATATGATGTTTCTGATTCTGAAAAGATGCAGGCAGAACGAGCCTTATTATGTTTTAATCATTCATTGAAAATGTTAGACATGGCATCCAATCATTTGGATATTATGAAAACTCCATTCAAAGATAATCCAGAAATGTCTCCCGATGATGTTCAAAAGGCACGTGCAGCTATTAGAAGATTTAGAGACAAATCAATTGAGAATTTTAATGAATTTAAGGTTGCGGCATTCAAATGTATTAATGTAATGCAAGTTTTTTCTTCAGATACTCAAACACTAAAATTAATGAAGTCTTTCATATCTTCAATTGATGATTTAGAAGTAAAAGTTAATAGTTTTGCAGATGTTTTTAATGATTTGGAATCAAAAGAATTTGCCAAAACTGTAGTAACTTCAATTGAAAATATTCAAAAACAGTGTGAAGAAATAGATGAGATCATTGATGAAAGAATCAAATCTCACATTCAATCCAACATTTTGGCTAAAAGCTGGGTTGATACTGTTAGTGACGATTTACAAATGCGAGTGCAGAAGAAAACGCCTTTGATACTAGATCTTTTCAATAAAAGACAAGATCAACTAAACGAAATAATAAAAGAGAGAACACAAGTAGGTTAAAAATTTGGTAATAATGTTGTATACGAGAGAGTAAGTTGCACGTTATAGCAATAATTCCTTATAGTAATTGTACTTATTATGATTCTCTCAGACGGAGAGTTAAGATGTTTATAAAACATGGTGATGGAAAAATAATGACTGTTCTTGATGAAGAAGAATTAACAGAACAACAAAAACAATCTGTTAATGACTTGTCAAAGAAATTAACTAAGCAGTCTGAGGACGACAGTGCTGATACTTCAATAGAGAAGAAATCAGGGAGATAAATAATGCCATTTGTCAAATTGGGTGAACTTATTGAAATCAGCAGAATTGAGAATACAGAATCTTGTATTCCGGCAGTCAGTGCTGAAGTATTGGAAAATTTTAGAAAAACAGCCGCTAATCTTAAGAAGATAGCTCCTAAGGCTGAAGACTTTTTGTATTTCTCAGCTGTTATGATGCATGCTGCTGAGGCATCTTCTCTCAACGATGATGGTACTCTCAAGCTAAATGCTAGAGGAGAACAAGTACAAGTTGGTTGGGATAAAAGAGGTGGCACTTGGCGCTGGACATCTAATGATCCAAGCATCAAGCCATATAAGAATTCTAATGGAGATATTTTTCCGGAAGAAGAATTAGTAAAAGCTTATAAAAAATGGGTTCACAAGCCTCTTTGCATAGATCATAAATCAAGCTCAGTCGATCATGTAAGAGGTTTTATTGTTGATACTTATTATGATCGTAATTTGAAAAGAGTAATTGCTCTTTGTGCTTTAGACAAACATAATTATCCAGATTTAGCTAGAAAGGTTTCTACTGGTTATTCTAACTGCGTATCTATGGGTACCGCTGTAGGTAGAGCCATTTGTAGTGATTGTGCTACTGTAGCTAGAGCTGAGGCAGATTTTTGTGAACACATGAGGCGTAAGACTGGTTATGGTGAAATCAATGTGGATTTGAATCCAATTGAATTATCCATTGTAGTTAATGGCGCCGATCCTAAAGCAAATATTAAACACATTATTGCTTCTGCTCATACTCTGAATACTTATCTTGAGAATAAATCTAAGGAATTTGGCAAATTATCATCTCAAAGTGCCTTCGAAGAATTCAAAAAAGATATCGAGACAGCATTCAGAAAATTACAGGATATAAATAGTTCTGTAGAAAATTCTGAAAAAGATACTAATGATCTTGCATTTAATCAATCTTCAGGTTCTATCTCTATAAATGATGAGATAGAAACTCCTAATACTGATTCTGGATTAGCTCCACCACATGCAAGATTTGCTTCATCTAAAATTGAAACGACTTCAATTGAAGAGCTGCGTGAAGTTACAGCAGCAATCGAAGCAAAATTGAATCATATGAAACAAAGTTTGGATAAGTTAGCAAAGTCTACAAATATACACGAGGAAACTATGTCTTCAAGAGAAATGAATAAACAAGGTTACTACCAAGGAACGGAAGAACCTACCCCTGGTCAACCTAAATATCCAAAGGATCCAGGTCACATGGCTTATGAAGAGGACAAGCATCTTCATGGACAAAAGCCATTCCCAGATATAGGACCAGTTGATGGTATGCACCCTGGTGTTGAAAGCTCCGGAGTCTCCGAGCTAGAGCGTAAGAGAATGCTTGCTCGTGCCGATGCAGAAGAAAAGGCTTTGCGTCGTCAAGCAATTGTAAACCTTGCCAAGCAAGCTTTGGAAGAGAAAAAGGCTTACTTCTTAAATGGAGACGATAAGAATCCGGGCGCTCCAACTCCGGGTAAACCAAAGTATCCAGCTGATAAGGGTCACATGGCTTACGAAGATGATAAGCACATGCATGGTCAAAAGCCATTCCCAGATGTAGGCAAAGTAGACGGCTTACACCCAAGCCCAGAATCAGCAGACACTTCTGATGAATTAAAGCGTAAAGAAATGCTACGTAGAGCTAATACTCTACATGGTAGATTCGTTAGAGCTTCTAGAAATGATGGAACCAGAGATCTAGAAAACAGCGCATGGGAAATTCGTTTAGGAGACAAACTATTATTGTCTGCCTCTGTTAGAGAACTTTCCGGTGGTCGTTCTGAAATGATGTACGATACCATTAATACCGCTGAATTCGGTCAAAGATTACTTGAAAAAGTTAAAGTTTACGGTGCTGATAGAGTCCGTGATTTGGTAAAAAATGCTCAAACCCCACCTCCTGCTGATCCTTCTGCTGGCGCCGCAGTTCCCGCTGCCCCTCCAGTTGATCCTAGTGCCGGTGCTGCTCCTACTGGAGAAGATACTGGTAAAACTGGTGATCCAAAAGAATCCGCAGTTGAGTTGGCTGAAAAAGTTAGAGACCTTTCCTCTGATCTAGTAGAGGCTGTAAGAGCTTTGACTGGTGAACAAGCTGAAATGGGCGCTGACATTGGTGCTAGTGGTGCCGAAATGGGTGCTACTGCCTCAGACTTTAGCACAGAGCAAATGAATTCCTTGAGAGGCGAATTGAATGAGTCTATGACTAGCGCCATGAAGGAAGTAATTGCTGAGCTTAACGATCACGAAGAAGAATTGAGCACTATTGTAGGATTATATGACAAGGGAGCGGTTACTGGCTCCAATGAAGATCTAGTTAATTCTATCTTAGAAGATGCAACAAACGAAGCCAAGACTGCCGTTGCAGATGGTTTCAGACTAATGACTGCCTTCGTTAAATATGCTCGTGGCACCAAAGCTATCGTCAAACGTGCTGAAATCGAAGCAGAACTTGAAGCACTTGCTGAGGCTGAGGGAGAATCTATGAGTGGTAGTGGCGATGACAGCTTAATGGCTCTTATTGAAGATACAAATAGGGATTTAGGTTCCGTCAAAGAAATGATGGACGATGATGATAACGCTCACATGACAGATGGTGATGCGGATCCAACTCTTGAAGATTTGGATGAAGGTTCTGTCGGTTCCGAAGATTTGGGCGAAGGCTTAGGAGAAGATGAAAGTTTCCCAGATTTGGGTGAAGAAGGTCCTGACGGTCAAGATCAAGTTTTTGATGGTTCAGCACTTGCTGATGACAATGATCTAATGGCTAACAAAGAAGAGTTGAAAGACTTGAATGTCAAGCCAGGAACAACAGTTCAAGTAACTGCTGGTTTTGATAACAGATCAAGGCGCAACGTAATGCGTGCTAAGTTGGCTGCTGAAGCTTTAGGAAAGTTCGCTTTTGATCCAACTGGTAAGCAAGATGACGGACAACTTCAAGATATGTCTAGAGCTAAATTCTTCGACATTATGGATACAGCCGATAATCTAGCCGACGGTCAAGTCAAGGGTCTTGATACCAAGCCATCTGATAACATGGGTTATGTAGAAACCCTTTCAGAAGTTAACAAGGCTATGATGGATCTTGCAAAAGCTCCACCAAAGGTTCGTAAAGAAGCCGAAGCCATTCACAGATTAATTAGTGAAGGTAAACTTGACCCAGCTGATCTTGATGCTCTAGTATCAGAAGGTCTAGATAAGGATGCTGTTTCTTATTACAAGAAATACTTCAGTCAAGTTGACGGTGGTGGTGAATTCGCCAGTGAATTAGTCAAAGAACATGTCAAGGCTCAAATGGAAGATGAGTTGAACAAATACAAAGTCAAGCTTGCAAGAGCTTACGAAGTAGCTTACGATATGGTTGACCGTGGTTTATGCCACAGCGATAAGATCGCTATCGCCTCACAAGTTGATGAAATCATGAAGTTTAACGACGACAGTTTCGATACTTTGAAGAGAGTAGTTGCAAAACACAGCCCAACAATGCGTAAAGAAGCTGGTCGTATGCCTCAAGTAGGAATACTTGGTTCTGGTGAAAATAACGTAGCACAAGTGGAAGATGACTGGTCATTATTGTCCGCAGCATTCAATAAGACTTCCAAGAGAATGTTCTAAAGTTTTAGACACCAAGAGGAAACAAATGAGAAATAAAAGCGTATCAGATTTTGTTGCTGCAACAATGGATGCAGTATTAAAGAGCCAAGCTCACCAATCATTGTTCGGTGGTACATACAAATTTGCATCTGACGAAAGTTTTGCGAATGACACTATATGTCCAACTCACGGCGTAAAGGATGGCTGTTCTAGCGATTCACATAGCGCATATGATGATAATGATGCTAGAAAAAAGAAGAAGGACGATTCTGAAGATTCTAGCAGCGCCTTTGATGGTGCTGTTGACGAGCACAATGCTTCCGACATGGAAGAAGAAGATAAGTCTTGTGCCGATGATTCAGAAGATCTAGAATCCTCTGCTTTAGATGTTGCAATTGACAGTCTTTTGACTGCTTCCGCAGCTCTTGACCGTGCAGGTCTTGAAAAGGGATCCTCATTAAGCTTGAAACTAGCTTCCTTGGTTGTTGAAGCCAAGAAGAAGGATGAAAAGAAGAAAAGTGATTCTAAGAAGAAGAGCGATCCTAAGAAGAGCAGCAAAGATTCTAATGATGCCAGAGCCAAGAAAAAGAAGGAAGATGATAAAAAGAAGAGCAGTTCTTCTGGAAAGAAATCAGATTCTAATGATGCTAGAGCAAAAAAGAAGCCATCTTCTTCTAGTTCCAGCAGCAGTTCAAAATCTTCGGGTTCAGGTTCCAAGAAACCATTCCCTTTTGCTAAGAAGAAATAATCATGTTTAAGACCGGCAGCTTTGAAGACGAAATTTATCGTTCGATGGAAACTAAATTGGTTTCTAACCAATTGGAAAACAAATTCAGCTTTGATAAGATCTCCAAAGCTGCCGATTACTTAAACGCTGCTGCGTCATTATTTGACAAAGCAGGTATGTATAGTGAGGCAGCTGAGGTAACGGAAGTCTTGCAAGGTTTATCAAAACAATTAGGTAAGACTTCAGTTAAATAAGGCAGAAACCATGATCAAAAAAAGTGTTTTTGAAGAAGAATTGATCTCTGGTATGCATCGCCAATTGGTGAAGCAAGCTACTCAACAAGATTGTGATAATCTTGAGCAGGCTGTGGATTATTTAAATTCAGCTGCCGAGATTTTTGAAAATCTTGGTATGAGTAGAAATGCCGAGAAAATTGTTAACATTTTGGAAAAGATTGCTAACAAAACCCAAGTCCCAAGTGATCGTCATACCAATGGATTAACTCCTGAAAAAATGGTTAATAATTTGAAGGACCATGGTCATCCAATGAATTTATCAGATGATGGTGAAGCAAATAATTTACTTGATGTTGATGTAGAGGATACATTAGAAGTATCTGATGGAGATATGGGTATAGAATTACACGATTTTGAAGAGGAAAGAGATTAATTCAACTGTTATATTAAGTATGAGAGTTGTATAGAGTGGTGTACACAAAGGATACTCATGCTTAGATTAGTTCAAGTTGGAAATACTCTTCCTGCCAGTTTTATTTGCGATCCTTCAGCTGAATTTCAGCCGGGACAAATAGCAGAATTAACAGTATTAGGAAACCAAGTAATGGCAACTGTCAGTAATGGCACGGCGCCTCTTGGCATTATTGATGATATTAAAACCAGGGCTTTTACCAATGTTTCGTGGAATGAAGAAGTAATTGTGCCTGCGGTTGGAGTGGCATCTGGTGGTATATTAGTTACACCAATTGATATTAAAGCCGAATTAAGAAGACCAAATATTGTTTCAACCAGTTTTTCATCTACAGTTAAAGTTACTTTGAATCCAGTTAACGGAGTTATTACTTTTTTGGCTGGTACGCCTTTAAATATAGATATCATGGGTACAGGGCAACCAAATGGTATTAAAACAATTGTGAATTATACTTATCAAGTTGCCAATATTCCCGGAGATGATAGCACTCAGGGATCTGGTAGAGTAACTGTTTGGTTTAATAGAATGTTTTTTCAAACTGATCAATATGAAACCAATCAGCAATATCCTGTTAAAGCTAATTTGTATGTTAGTGAAGTTGGATTTTTAACTACTCGTAGACCTAGTATTATTCATCCCGCTGTAGGTATGGTCACAGCTCCCCCTACAACTATGAACCCAATGATTGAAGTTCTTTGGTATTAAGGAACAATTTGAGATCACGTGATATATAGACTGTAAAATTTCGTGTAGGCTCACATCATATCAATATTTCAATTAGAGAAAATAAAACCTATATAGATGGTGATCCTTTGATAAACTCACTGTTACCATTTGATGTGACAGCTGACAAAATCATAACCTATCTTATATTCTATTGAGTCGTAACTGCATATCTTTTCATATAGTAGAACCATTCTATATATAAAATCATAGCACTTTTTGAGGCTCACCAATGACTTTTAAGCATGTAAAATTCGAAGATTCTGTTACCATGCGCTCTTTAGAAAGAGTAGCAAGAGATAAGGGCTGGCTTCCTCCAGTAAAATCTTTGTCTAAAATTGCCTCTCTTAATGAGACTGATTTATCTATTTCTGTTAACCTAACAGAAAATATTATGAAGCTATGTTCAGGTTTAAGAGCATCAGGTTTAGATAAATATGCTGATGATGTTGAGTCTAAATTCATGTCTTATAAGAGTGCACAAACTCTTTATGAAACTTCCAAAGAGAAGGACGAAGATTTAGTTGATGCGGCTCATCCAAAAGGTTCTCATAAATTAACTGATATGGATGGAGATAACGTTATCGAAACGATTATTGATCAACACCTTGCTGGCATTAAACTTACTGAAAAGAAACCTACTGGTAAATTAGCTTCAAATAAAGATATTTTAAGATCTGTTAAAATTGTTTTAGCACAAGCCGCCAATCCAACAATAGTTCAAAATTTGAATATTGTGTTGAATTCTGTTCAAACTATTTTTGTATTACACGAAGATCAAAGCTTCCTAACTAGACCAATCGCTTCTGGTAAAGACACTTTAATTAATTATATTAATCAAGCCATTAGTAACGCTGGCAATCCTTCCTCATTAGAACGAATTCTGCCAATGATCAAATTAGGATTAGATAGTTTCTATAGTGCTTTTAAGCCAGGAACAATTATTGGCGGGGTGCCTAATGAAACTTGGGCAGGAATGACATCATTATTTGCTAAAGCCAATACTGCTTTAGGTACAATACAGAAAGCTTTATCCGAACCGGCTGCCGCCGCCCCTAAAGTAGCTTCGCAATTAAACATTCTTAACAAGTGGTTAGGAAATGCTTTTTCTGTATTGAAAGGATTTCAAGCTAAAATAGCTACAGATCCGGATTTAGAAGATGCTGAAAAAAAACAAGCTAATCAATGGATTTCTGCTAAAATGAATCAAGTACAAGGTGTTAAAGCACAATTAGAGGGCATGGAAGACGAAGAAAAAGAACAAAATGCATCTATATTGTTGGGAAATCTAAAGAAGATTACTACCCCTTCTTTCAGCGAATTCAAATCTAACTGGATAGATTGAGGAAATATGTCTGAGAAATTAGATTTGATTAAAAAATATGCCGATGAGCCAGGTGATGTTCCTGTTCCAGTAAGAAAAAGTCCTAAAAAAACCAAACCTGCTGATCCTAGCGCGCCTGCCGCCCCTACTCCTGCTACCCCGTCTTCTGGGGTACCTTTAGCTAGAAAGCTTGGACCCGAAATAAGAAGAAGAGTACCTGCTTTGAATAAAGGTAAAGTACAGCCTGGTAATTCTCCACAACAAATTGCTAACGCCATTGCTGCTGTTAAAGAAATGCAAACGGCTATGCAAACTCTTGCTCAAGCTGTTATTACAGATGCAGAATCTGGAACAATGGCAGCTAAACCAAGAGATGCTCAACAACCAGGAGCTACAGGAGAGCAGAAGACCGCCAAAAAGAGCTTCAATGATTTCATTGCTGAACAATATTTGGGCGGATTAGATGAAGATAAGAAAGGTGTTGAGTGGACAACTAATAAACAAGTCACAACACTTCCTGGTAAACAAAAAACACAAACTGATATTTACGAATTAGATGTTGTTATGGACACACTTCGTAGAATTGGTGCAAGTACTAAAGAGTTTGTAGTAGATGGTAAATGGGATTTTAGAACTGATAATGCTTTGAGAAACATTATGGGTTTTGCTTATGCTTTGTTACAATTAGAAGGTGACTTTGGATTAGAAAATAACATATATACTTTCGATAATTGGCAAAAGTTTAATCAAGCTTTGACGGGTTATAAACTAGAAAATGGATTAGTTAAACTACCTACTGTACAAAAAGCTGTAAGGGCATCTGCTATTTCAAAGCATTTGAAAGCTATTACTAAGTTATATGGTCATTTTAGACAACAAGTTTTAGCTAGACCAGAATTCAGACCAACTATAGAGGGTAAAAGATCGTTTGATAGATACTCTGCGCAGGGCAGTAATAAAGATACTTTAACTCCTCAAGAAATACAAATGAGTAAATCAGATGCTGTTAAGATACCAATTGATGTAACGTATCCTGCACCTGGTTTACCAAATAAGAAATTAAACTATATTCCACTCAAAGCTTTAAGTAGCAAAGATGAATATATTAAGTGGATGGTTAACTATGCTGGTAATGCAGAGTCAGCTGCTGTAGATATCTTTAATAAGATCATCAAGCCTAAAATAGCAACAATTTAAGGGTGTTATGTCTTTTCTACACGAAATATATGATGAAGCTATTTATCAAGGTCTTCTTAATAAGATTTTGAAGAAGAATGCTCAAGAGGCGCCAACGGCATCCCCACGCGGTGAACAACCATTATCACCAAATGATGTTGCTAAAAAACTAGTTAGCAAATTATCTAGAGAATTTGCAGGGGCTGTCGAGCCAATTAATATTTCTGCTGACACAGCAGGATCTATTGATTTAGGAGTCAACCAACTTCAGTCATTAGGTAGGTTATTACAATTCATGGCTACCAATAAAATCAAAATTGATGGTATTCGTGTTGTTTACCCAGAAGCGGAATCAAATACTTTAAATGAAGAGGAAAGAAATAAATTAGCACCTGTTTCCGTGAACGTTTCAAGAGATGAAACATCTAGGAAATGGACTACGGCTGATTTTTATACTCATTTGCCAATTTTGATAAAATACGTTTCTCATTTACAAGACAAAGCTCAAGAACTAAAAAGAAATGGTGATGTTCAAGGCAGAGTTTTAGAAGTAATGATTGGTAAGTTAATAGATTCAGTTAATGCTATCAAGCCTGATTCCGGCTTATCTAGAGCACCAAAATCTAGACCAGATAAACCAAATGAAATGCCATTTGATACAGTTGTTGATAGTTTTGGAACTAAGGTTTTCGATGTCAATAATCCTTATACTGACAAAGGTCCATTGGTTTTGACAGCTAAGGATTTATCAAGTAAGGAATCATTGAATTCTTGGATGAGACAGGCGCCTGAAGCCACAATAGTTTCTGGACAAACTCACAATAAGTTTACGGATCCAGAAGCAAACCACTGTAACATTGTCAATGTTTTATATAAGAGGGCTTATAATCTTGCTAGGACAGCAGCTTCTCCCGATGACACTAAAAAATACAGTTTCTATTTGAACAAAATTTCTCAATTAGGACCAGCATTTACTGATCCTTGGGGCAAGGCTTGTTCTATTGGTTCATCTGTAGACTCAAACGTCAGCAATAAACATTACTTTATGAGCCCTCAAGGTGGAGGCGGAGCGCCTGATAGATCAGTAACTGGTCAAATCATGGAGCAAATGGTTCAAACTTTGCCACTTGATCCTCAAGATATAGATTTCAACAGAATTAAGAATTTCTTTACCTTATATGTACGTATAACTTCTCATGATAATGCTCAATCTGCTATTGGTGCTATGGGTACAGCTTTGCAAGCTATGACTACAGCATCTTCTTTGACTTTAACAGGAAGTCAACAAAATTTCAGAATAACTAGAAACGTACAAGAGGCTGCCGCCTGGCTTAGACCACCTGCTGGTAATAATGGCTTGCAATTTATATATGCATTACAACAAGTAATAGTAGAGGTTGGAAAAGTTTTGGGAGCCTTCTATAATGAATTTGCAAGAACTCAATACTCTCAAGATAGAGTTACATTAAATGGTGAACAGAAATCATTAGTTGAGGCTCAATATTTGGGTCCAAATTCTATTTATTCTCAAAACTTAAGAGATGTTCAATCATTAATGGCTAATTTTCAAGCAGCCCTAGGTAAACAATGAGAAGTAATAGTAGCGAAATAAATTTCTACGTTGATAGCATTATTGTAGAAACCATCTTAAAAGATGAGCAGCTATTTAAGCAAGCTCAAGTTGGTGGTATGGTGGCGACACTTACAGAAAAAGTTAAGAACTATGTAAGCGGTCACGTTAATCCAGAAGATAAAGTAGGCAGTTTAATCAATATTTTAGGACCTGGTGTTATTTCTGTTGCTTTTTCTAGTATGGGATTAGGTTGGTTAGGAGCGCTTATTGGATTATCAATGAGAGTTTTCAATATCAATGTTAAAAATATAATTAATTCTATTTGGAGTAAGATTAAATCTGTAACTGTTGGTGATAAACCAGTTTCTTCTTCTCAAGTAGATTCTTTTGTGCAAGAAGCTGTTCAAGAAAATTACACGCCTGCCACTCAAGATGAGGCTGATCAAGCATCTAAAACTAAATCTGCATCTAAAATGATAAGAGATGCTAAATTCGTTAAGATTGCAATGATTAGTTATCAAAGTGGAGCCTTTAAAAAAGAGGCTGGATTTTTTGAAATGTTTAGTGCTAGAAAATCCAGAACAGCATTTATTTTAACCAGGGTTTTAAGTTGGATTTTTAAGGTTGCTTTGGCGTCTGCCGGGCTCGTGGTAGCCGGCGATGTAGTTAACAAATTCTTAAATAGACCTAACGCACTTGACGGAACAATGCAGAAGGGAGAGCCGATTGATCAATCATCTCAAAGTGCTATTCCAGTCAATGTATCTAAACAAAAGAAGTTTCCAGTTAAATCTGGTTATGCTCCAGAGAAATACAATGTTGGAGATTCTCTTTGGATGGAAAGAGTAACTAATAATTCTGGCTCTATAGAATATATGTTAGTCAATTTTGCTAAAACAGTATATGATGGTTTAGACGGGAAAGAGAGTCTTATTAAAAGTTCTCCAGCATTTCAAGTTGTCAAAGATAGAATTGTTCAATATAATCATTCCAGTCCCGAATCACCCATGATTTGGCTGCCAAGATATTTTGGATCTAAAAAGCAAATTGTCGACTACTTCATTGATGATGTAGCTGATAGGACTACATAAGTTGGTATTATCGTATAATTTCAGCCATAGAGAGAATTGAATGAGCAACAATAACGTTTTAGAAAACTTTTTCAAAATAGCCCAAGAAAAGGGATTGATTTCTGAAGATGCTCCTGAAAAAGCAAAGAAAATACTTGAAAGAACTCATAGGGCAGATTCTTTGAGTGAAGAGGATATTGCTAAGCTTTATGGTATTAAAGTTGAAATGGCAAAAGGAAATGAGTATAAAAAGAACATTATGGAAGATGCTCATCCTACATCTTATATTGCCGCACCATCTCATGATAAACTAAATGGTTTGGTAGAGAATAATATAGAAAGACAAAACATTATTATTAACATTGTAAATAAAATTCCAGATGGTCATTTAACACAACATAAATATGCTGAAAAAGATTTGATATTATCATTAGTTAGATTGGGTAACGATCTAGATAATAGAAGTGAAGATAAGCTTAGAGCTTTAGCCGATACTTGTTTGATGCAAGTTGCGCAACCACAATTACAAAAGAAAGCTTTCGTTCAAACTGCCGTATTAATTGCCATTCCAATTCTTTTAGGATCATTATACGTACAACAACACATGTCTTTTATCAATGAAGGTTTTGATAAAAATCATAATAAGTTGATTGCAGAAATTGATGATTTGTTAACTGCCAGTGCTTCATGGGGAGTTGGGTATGACTACAAATCAGAATTCAAAGATATGGTACAAGATTTTAAAAGTAAGTTAGTTAGTTTTCATGATTTATACGATAAAGTAGAGCCACTTATTACTGATCTGGAAAGACCAAGAACTGCTAAGGATTTAATAGCATTGTCTAAAGCTCCGGCAACTAATTCAGTAGTTAAAGCTTATGGAACATTAAAATCAGCAGCTAGCAACATGTTGCCATACATTGTGGCTGTAGAAAAGAATTTTTCTTCTGAAAGCTATAAAGCTAGACAAATAGAAGATAAGGGTTTTATGTCATCTTTGGTTGATAAAACTCAAATTTTTCATGGTGGAAAAGGACTAGTAGCAGATGATTTTGATGATGTAGTTAGAGCTATCGCTCCTTACAAAAAATCTGTTGCTGAAATGGTATCTCTATTAAAAAACGCAGAATCTATTGAGAAATCTGCTCAACAAAAAATACAGGACGCGGCTGCTGATACTGCGGAATTAACTGGAGAAAAAGCTACTGAAGCACCATCTGCTCCAACAAATGGAAAAGGTAAAGCACCAGGTAAACCAAAAAGCATTGATGATGAAGTTGCTGATCTAGAAAAAGATTTATCAGACGGATTATAATTCTAGGCATAAGAAAATATGTAGTTAACTTTCGCATATTTTGCTTTGATTATATCAATAAGAAAATATGTTAGTGATTTAGTAAGTTTAGGTGTAAGTTATCGTGCCGATTGTATTTATACGGCATTAAAGATTATAGGAAAAACAAATGGCATTAAAACTATTACAACCAGGCGTACAACCTTTGGGTCAATACGATGGTCTTGATACAGAATTTTTGACTTTGAAGGGTGGAGAAATCGTTACCTTCACTTCAGTTGTTGCAACTTCTGCAACCGACAAAGCATCTCATGATGTATTTGATGGATATGTAGATCCTTCTTCAGTTGTCAAGAGGGTTGCTGTAACCAGAAACGTTGCTACTACCAAGAGACCACTTATGTTGTGTGATGATGGTATTTCTGGATATGGAACCTTGTTTGGTTCAGTTGTTGGTGGTACTGTTGGTCAACAAATTACTGGTGGTGTGGTTCTAGGACCTCACACTGCTTTGGGTTCTGGTAAAGTTACTTTGTGGGAGAAGCCAGGTATTTACGCCGTATCTTTGGATGCATGTGACACTGCTTCTGTGGACGGTCTACAACCAACTAATACCACTCTAGATACTGGCGCTGCATTGACTTGGGTACCAGCTAGCGCTTCTGGTGGTCAATTGACTCCAGTTGGAAGCACTGCTGCCGCAGGTAACAGCGTAGTTGTTGGACGTTTCATTGACTTTGAGACCAATGGTTCTCTTGTCACTACTCCAAACTCTCTAGTTACTGCATTGAATAACACTTTTGCTTTCGCAACTTTCTACTTCAATCCACCATCAGCTTAATTGATTTAATCCCAGTCGAGGGGCTGGGATTTTTAACTCTCTTCGGGGAGACCCCTCATCTTTTAGAATATGTTTCGCTGGTAAAACTGGCAAAAATTCCATTTAGGAGAAACTTTATATGAATATGTTCAACAACCAAGGCGCAATGAACGCATCCTCTTTGAAGGATATGTTGCAGCAATTAGTTAAGTATGCAGCAATTTTGGAAGAGAATCAACCAGCTAATATGGGATTAGCCGGTCAAGTAGCCTTGAGTGATGACAGACGCGACGAGTTGATCTCTCGTGCTATTATGACTCAAGACGGTAAAATTGCTCTAGCTCAAGCTATGGCAAACCCAATTCGTAGAAACTTGGATTACCATGGTATCGCACGTAGAGCCTTAGTTGTAGATCCTCTACCTCAAGGTGCTCAACCAACATATGATAGAGATATCGATGTTTCAGCCGTTGTTATTTCCTCTAACGGTACTGGTCCAGAATCCAGAGTATTCGGTGATAGAGTAGTAGTACCTACCTTCGAAATCTACGCAAACCCAACTGTCAGAATTAACGAAGTTAGACGTCGTAGATTCAATGTAATTGACAGATCTGTACAGAAGGCTCGTCAAGAAATCATGGCTCAAGAAGATGCCAACATTTTCGCAGCACTTGATGCCGCAGCTTCTGTTGAAAACACCCTAACTGACATCGCTGATGCCGGTCTTTTGAAGAGAGACCTTGTTGAAATCAAGCAACAAATCGATCGTTGGGACTTGGTTATAACTAAGTACTTCATGAATATCAATGAATTCACTGATATTCTAAAGTGGGGTAGCGGTGGTGGACAAGGCGTTGGTGGTGGTGATTTCGATCCTGTCACAATGAGAGAAGTTCTACAAACCGGTCTTTATGCTCACATCTGGGGTACTGACATCATGGTAAGCAAGATTGTTCCACCAGGAACCATCTACGGAGCTGCCGATCCTGAGTTCGTTGGTGTTATGCCAATTAGACAAGATATCGAAGTTCTTCCAGCCGACGAGCCAAAGCAATTGAAGCTTGGTTGGGTAGTAAGCGAAGAAATTGGTATCGCCATCGTCAACCCTCGCGGTGTTGCTGCTGGTCGTAAGTCTGTCGTAATCGGTGCCTAATATCACAATAAACTAATTGTCCTCTTTAATGTAGGATAAGCAAAAAGCCACAGTCTTTGACTGTGGCTTTTTGCGTTTCAATAAGCATAAAACATCATCATGATATGTACGCTCACAACCAACTTTTGACGATAGCTAAAAAATTTGAAGAAAAACTCAAATCAGATCATCAATATGTATATCATATTAAAAGTCACAAATTCAAAGGCAAATACATTTATCCATTATCTGAATTACAAGATATCTATCCTGATATTTATAGGCAAGAAATAAAAAAATACAAAGATAGAAACACTCACCCTAATATCAAGATTAATATGCTTGATGCTCAATGGAAAGATTGCGTAAATCTTTCTACCTTAAATCCTATTAAGATATTTCAATTAGAAGAGTTGTTAGGAATTCCGGGATATAAACAAAGCGAAGATGTAGAAATATTCAGATTTGATATTAATGATCTAGAAGATTTTGAAATGTGTTTATACGATGATAATAAGTCTCCGCGCAAAGCCGATGCCTACAAAAAATTGAATCCTAAAACTTACAAAGAAACACAATTTATACCAACCGCCACAGTTAAGTATTTTGCCAAAAGTAAAGAAGATGAAGAGCATCCTTTGATATTTGCTTACGTTAATCACGTCATGGTTAAAGGAAATTTACCTATTAACAAAGCTGATATCATCAAATTCAAAGCAAATATCACAAAATGAGCGTCTATAATAAGACATATAGGATGTGACTTATGAAAATTGAAACTGTTTTAGAAATATACGATTTAGTTTCCAATGGAATTTCTGAGATCCCATTGAGAAAAAGAGCTTTTTCTGTAAGAAAAAAAGCGCTCAATAATGCCATTTCTAAATCCCTCATTAAAAATGCTTTTGATACTCGTCGTATAGATCAAGAGAGTGATTTTAATCCTAGAAGAGGTCTTCAAAATTATAATCGTAGCGAACAATTTGTTTCAGAGGCTCTGGGGCAAAAGATAAAAAGTTTTGCTAAACTTAAAGATGTGTTAACAGATTTAAAAGATCAATACGGTAAAGAGCACGAATGGCAAGATAGTAACGCCCGCGTTTTATTATCTACTTTGAATAAGGGATTAAGAACTGGCATCGATGATGGTGATTTTTCTGATTCTCAACCATCTATGGCAAGCATTGATTATATAGAAGAATTGTTACAAGTTAGATATAGATTAGGTTTTGAAGATTTGAATAAATTAGGATCCTCAGAGTTGAAAAAAATTATTCTTGCCAAAGATGAAGAGTTAATTCATAAAGATGTTCATGATGCTTTGCATATTAGTAAAAATGATGTCGCAACACAGACATATGATACTTTGTTAGATAAATTATTTGGAGGAGTCAAAGCCTCCAAAGATCATCCAGAAGTAGAAAGAACCATTACTATTACAATTAAAGACAAATTTGTGGAGTGAAAGTATGAATGAATTTGCACCCTACACAAAATTAAATGGTTGTTTTGTGGTTCGAAATATTACGCCTGATAGAAATAAGACAATCAAAATATTCAATTATCCAATCAATTTTAATACCACAAGAGACCTATTACAAATACCTGGAGTTTCTGAGTCAGATATTAGAGCCTCTCTTTTGAAAGGTGAATTAAATCACAAAATAAGAGCTGGAGATATTATTATTGAATGTAGTGATATTGATTTATTACAATTTAATAATGCTCAAAAAGTATTTTTACAAAATGCTGGTGTAACTATTGGATTAGATGTAACTGCTTTTAGTGGCGGATTAACTGAAGATCAACATAAAACACTCAGACAACTTATACATTTAGCTGATGGCGTTGGTGGACCCATGGAGGGTTTTACATCAGGAGCTTATCGTGAAACATTACCCCCGAGTTCTCCATTTCCAACATCAATTATTTGGTGGACTTCTCCCTCTAAATCGAAAAAAATTGTGGAGAAAAATATGGTATGGGACGCATCTAATAACCCAATAGTTATTTCATGGAAAATGTATGATATAGACGGAATTACATTATTAGCTATTGTTACTGACTCTATTATTTATAGTGGACCTTTTGAAGTTTCTAGAAATAGGATTATAACTTAATGTCAAATGAATCTCCAGCAGCAATTATTTATGATGCATTAGGTCATCCAGTTGGCGTAATACTTGATGGATCTATTTATCGTTTACAGGTAGATGCAAAATTAACGGATGGTTATGCAACATTAGGAACATTAACAAATCCAATAATATCTCAATCTTCTTTGATACAAAAAAAGGTATTATATGATATTGGAGATCCGATAATATATATAGGTACAGCCTCTATGGGTACTTTATCTTCATCGGCAGCATGGCTAATAAAAAAAGTAACCTTATCTGGTGGTAATCCTGTTTCTACACAATGGTCTACTACATCAGCAATCTGGGATAATAGGGCACTAGAAACGTATAGTTAATGAGATTATATGGCAACATTTACCGTAAATAGTAGTGTTAATTTTGATGATGCTTCATTTTCTACTCGTGCAGGAAATGACACATACAATTTAAACGGAGCTACATTAACAATAGATACTGACACAAGATATTGCGCAAACTCCACTGCTGCTAAAGGAAATTTAGGAACAGTTACTATTTCTGCAACGTTAGGTGGTAAAATATTACTTGATGGATCAAAAGTTAAATTAATACCTTATAATACTGGCTCTGGAAACGTACCAGCTATTGGAACCACTATTACTAATAGCTCTGGCGGCTATACAGGATATTTATTAGGTGTTTATTCGGCTTTAAATGTTGCCCCTACGGCTGCTGGAGCAGCAATGCCTGCATCAGGGTATATCAAAGTTAAAAATACTACAGGTGCCTTTACCTCGGGAGCGTTGAGCGGTATAGGCGCAACCTCAACAGGCGCAGATGTAGTTGGATGGATTGAAGTAGTTGGTGTAGACGGTGGCAGAATAACATGCCCTAGATTAGGAACTACACAAATTGCTGGTGAATGGTTTGAAGCCGGAACCACTAGCGGCTCTGCAAATCAAACTATTCAATTACCAGCTAGTTTAACAAACACATATTATCCTGGAGTTTGGATAGAAACCGCTGTTGGTTCTGGAACATATGAATTTTATGGTAATGCTGGTTCTGCTACTACAGTATTTGCAACAGACGCTATACGTGGCAAAGTTGTTTGGATTTCTGCTCAAGGATCTTGTGTAATATCCAAAACATCATTTGGAGGATATCTTCCTGTAACAGGTTTAAAAGTTAGAGTGCCAAATGTTATTTGCGTTACATGTACATCTGCTGCACAGTCAACAAATTCATATAACGTTGCTCCAGCTTCAAGATTTACATTTGATTTTTCTGGTGGTGGTTTGGCTAATGTTTCGAAAGGTATTTTAATTTGGTTTGCAAAATTTACTGGCGCTTACTCAATTACATTCTCTAATTGCGGATTTGTAGATTCTTTTTATTTAGGATCTCATCTTTCGCCAGTAAGTATAGATAATCTTGGTGTTGGAATTGGGACAAACGTAAATGTGAGTGCTGCTTTTAACTTCAACTATACATTTAATGGTGGAACAATTTCAAATAGTTCATTTATAAGATACCAATATTCTCCCGGAGTGTTAAGTATGCCGGCTGCTGGTATTTTTAATTTAACTTATTCAAATTGTAAATTTTATGCAATGTTAAATAGGGCATCAACTGTTGGTCAATCATATCAGCAGTCAATTGGAACAAATGTAGTATTAACAAATTGTACATTTATAGGTGGAAGCGTAATTTTTCTTTCTTGTGTAAATACTACTGTTACAAATTTAGTTTATTGTGATCTAATTACAGGAGCAACAACATCATCAAATGGTTTAACTGCTTTAGGTTTTGATAAATGTACTACAGCTTTAGTAAATGGAATAACTTTTGGAAGTCAAACTAATGCACATCCTTATGAAGCTTTATTTGGAATAGCCGAATCAACAGGTATAACTATGAGAAATATAGGAACATCAGCATCTCCTTTGAGTTTAGGATCGGCAAATGCTTGTAACTATGTTTTACTTGGAGTAGTAAGCGGACAAAATGGTGATAGCACAAATATTAAATTGCAAAGAATATATGTAAGCAATTTAAGAGGTGGTAAATTTGTAAATTCACAATCTATTGATGATGGAGTAACTCTTGAAAGTTGCTGGGGTGCTGCTGCTGATACTATTCCAGTTGGAAGCCAAGATACAATTTATAAAAGTATGTATGCTGGCGGAGCAATCCCAACATCATTTACAAGTGTTTATGGAACACATTTTTATGATACATTTGTTTCATCAACATCTGGAAATATTGGATTATTTTTAAATGAAGCAACCAGCGCTACATCTGCATATGTTACGACAAGTATGGCTACAGGTTCTGGATTTACATCTACTGGATCGGTTGTTATGGCGACTACAAATGATTATATCATATGGGAGTGGCCACACTATGTATTAGGATACACTGGCTTTACAGCAATTGCTTCTACAGTTACTGGAATCAATGCTGCCGCTAATCATTGGTATGAATATCAAATAGATAAAAATGATTCAAATGAATTCAATGGATCATATAAAAACTTCTATTATGAGCGTACTGGTGGAGTAACAACTAATGGGTCTGCAACTGTAACAATGACATCTACTACTGGCATAGCTGCTGGCGATCGTATTTATCATGCAAATATTCCCGCTGGTACTAGAGTATTAACTGTAGATAGCGCCACTCAAGTAACTATGTCAGCAAACTCAACAGCTACTGCCGGATCATTAACTTTTATAGTTAGTGCTTTAAATGGAGAAACAAGCATTAGCGCAACTCTTGGATTTAAATTAAAAATAAGAGCAAAATGTACAACTGGAAGCACATCAAATACTATTACTGGTATTTATTGTACTGGAACTACAGATGCTGTTAGTCAAACAACTCAATATCCTTTAGATTATGCAACTATAACTATTACTGTTCAAGATAATCTTAGTGCGCCTATTCAAAATGCTAGAGTTGCAATATATAAAACCAGTGATAATACAGAAATTATGAATGTTTTAACTAATGCCAGCGGTATCGCAACAAAAAGTGTAGAATATTTATCTAATACTACAGTATATATAAGAGTGAGAAAATCATCTACTGGCACAAGATATCTTAATAACGATTCTGCTGGAACTATAACTAGCTCAGGACTAACATCTACAATAACTATGATTACTGATAGTGTTGCAACATAATATGGGGTTTGAATGTCTAATACAATTCTTGGTGGCGATTTTACTGTTTCTTATTTAGCAGAAAATAGGCAAAAAACTGTTACATGGACTGGTAGCGCAGCAGGTACTAGGACTGTAAATGAATTATATTCTGCATTAGCCGATCTATTAGATGAATTAAATCAAATGGATGATGGTAGCGTTATTAGCGCGCAAACTCCTACTGAATATACAATTGGTATTATCGATCCGTCAGATAAAGATCCATGGTTTATAGATAGAACAACTGTGGAGCACTTAACTGGTGGTGCATTAAAAACAAATGGCTGGGCTAGAGTTACTGGTACAAATACTGGTATAGTTAGAATAACATACACTACTGGTACAAATTTTATTACTGGTGATATTGGGAAGACTGTTACTAATGCAACTGGCGGCGATACTGGTACTTTATTGGATTTTGCTACTGTTGGAGCAACCAAATATGCTTGGATAAGACCAACAACATCCGCTGCTGCAAATGATTGGGATTCAACCACTGGAACTATTACAGTTACTGGCGGATCCGCAGCATCAGTAACACAAGCAACTGCTGCTGTTAGCGGTGAAATGTTGTGGGCTAATATTTACAATACTGGTATCGCTACTTTAGTGGCAAATACTACATTATATGTTCATCAAAATGGTGCTAAATTAAGTTCTTATAAAGGAACATTCTCTTGGTGGCCAGCAGGAACATTCGATGTTTTAATTTTAGTTAAAGATGTTGGTACACTAATAGATAGTGGGTACATTACAGTTTTTGCAAGACAACCAGATACTACATATGGTCACTTTATAACAGGATTAAGCTCCGGAGGAAGAAATCCTATTCCTTTGCAGACATCCTCGGATCTAAATAATTCAAATATTGGATATAGGACTTTTACTGGAAGTTCTGGATCTGGAACATTTGTAGTTGGTGAAATTATTTATACGCCTGCTGCTGGCGCTTTAGCCGCAGCAACTGCAAAAGCTGTCGTAACCGCTGTTTCAGGCTCACCAGGAACAACGCCAACATTAACTTATTATGTAATTGGTGATTTGACTGATTTTGTAAATACTGATACAATTAAAGGTAATACATCAACTGCAACATGTACCGCCGCTGCGCCATCTAATACAGCAATAGTTTCATATACATCATCTATTGTGCATGCACATACAACTGCCGATATAGATGAGAATGGTGCTAATGAAAACTACTCTATTACTGTAGATCTTAATAATACATATACTGTATTGGAAGGTTATAAATGGACTCAGTTTTTAACTAGACGTGGTTCTACCGCAACAACAAATACAGATGGTATTGAGGGCGAGCAATACATAGGATCTGATTATAGAATGACATATACGACTTTAACTGGAAGTATAGCAGAAGGAACGGTTGTTACTGGAGTTACTAGCGGAGCTACTGGAACTGTTGTATCTCATAATACTTCTGCAAAAATAATTGTATTAAGAAATAGCAGAGGCACTTTTTCTAGTGGAGAAATTTTACGCAGAGCTGCTAGCAATGAAGTATCAGCAATTGTTCCTACACAAATTACGCCAGTAAGCGCAGCTCCATTCGGATTGTTTGCAGGAGGCACTTGGTTTACGGCACCAGGTGTAGTATTAACAAATTATCTTGTAGGTGATACTAATAGATTTCAATTAACTGATGATGCTGGAAATACAGTATTAGCTCCAACTAAAGTAACTATTCAAGTTAGCAATACTAGAGCTGGAGATCGTGTGGCTGTATTTAGATTAACTGCTGCTGGTGGTATTATAAATAAATCAGAATATTTAGGAACCGCACAATCTGCAAGCGCCACCACATTAATTGTAGGATCTGCAATATCAAGTGACACTCCCGGCAAATCTTTAGGTGGTATTGTTAGATTAGTTGACGTTAGTGCTTCTGTTGAATATAGATTAAGATATAATTCTTATGCAGGTTCTACATTTACATTAGCAAGTCGCGCCGGATTAACAGCGGATGCGGGCTCAACAAGCACAATATTATTTGATGCTGCGGCGACCTTAGTAACATGGGGAATTAAAGTTGGGGATCTTGTTAATAATCTTACAGAAGGTGTTTCAGCTTATGTTACAGCTATTACTGATGAAACTCATTTGGTAACTAATGCGGTTACAGATTGGACTGGCGATTCATATGAAATTAATACTTTGCCAGTCGCCACTACTACATCTGATACAGTTTATGTACCATTAGTAGATAGTTATGAAACAACTGGTTCAAGTGGAACTCCTGGAAATGAAAATTCTAATGCAACTTATGTATCTAACATTCCAGTTTTGGTTAGAGCCCGTCAAGCTGGACAAATCTTACCATTTGAAACTGAATCAACAGTAACATCAACTGGAATGGATGTTAGCGTTATTAGAACTCCAGATACAATCTTTGCATAAGGATTTATATGAATGATATTGAAAAAGAAGCTATTAAATATGATCTTGATTCTTTAATAAATTTGCAAGAAAAAAGAAAAAATAATATACTTCTTTTTGAAAAATCAATTGACTCCGAAAAAGAAGCTTCTTTTCAAGAAGAAGTTGCATCATCAAGTTTAGAAACTAAAATCAGATTACATAATTTTGGCATATCTAAACTTGATGATACTGAATATAATTGGATACTAAGTGATTTGCCAAAAATCAAATCTACTATACAAAAAAGAATGTCAACAATCTTGTTGTTAAGACAAGCTATAATTGAAGAGCAAGCCTCAATAAAACGCGAAGCCTGCATGATTGAATACTTGGAAAAAAATGGCAATAAGAAATGATTTACAATTTGATTGGATTAGCTCTCCGCGTATTATAACTGTGTTGTCTCCATCAGTAGATATTACAATACAGGATTTGGTTGATACTTGTCGCGTAGAAGAAGAACAAATATACAATTTATCATATTCAAAAATAATTAACGCTAATGGTAAAGATAGTTTGGGCGGCGGAGTATTCGTTGGTATTACTGCCACATTACAAAATGCTTTATTAGCTTTTGAGGCTCGTCCCGGACCAACCTTCGTACAATGTAATGTACAAGGAGGAAATTTAGTAGCGATAGATACTAATAATAACAATATAGATCCAATTTTAACTACAGCATATACCCAGGTAGTTAGAACATCTTCATCTAGCTCCACATTACAAGAACTAAAAGATATTCAATATAGTAGCTTTAGTAATGGCGTAACTGTAGATTTACTTTCATTATATACTGGAACGGCTTATCCTATTGGAACGCCAAGACAGCCAGTAAATAATTTTAATGATGCGCTATCTATTGCTAATACAAGAGGTTTTTCTAAACTATTTATTTTGGGTAGTGCATTAATTGATAGTGGATTAAATTATGCTGGAAAAGTATTTTATGGCGAAAGTATTACAAAATCCATATTAACTATTGATTCGTTAGCACAGGTTCAAGGATGTGAATTTCATGATGCTACTATTCAAGGCACTCTTGATGGAGGATCTACCATTAAAGATTGCAAGATATTAGATTTAAATTATGTAAATGGTATAATAGAGTCATCAATTTTAAGTGATACGATAATGCTTGCTGGAGATGCTATATTTTTGGATTGTTGGAGCGATATTCCAACACATCACCCCGTTATTGATTTCAATAATAGCGCGTCCGCTCTTGCTGTAAGAGGATATGATGGTAGGTTATCTATAATTAATAAAAATCAATCTGAACCAATAACAATAGATCTTGATGCCGGACAAGTTACATTAGATAGCACTGTAACCAATGGAAATATTATTATAAGAGGCGTTGGAGAACTAATAAATAATAGTACTGGATCAGCGGTTGTTAATGATTCATTTTTGTTAAACCCATTATCTATTACTAATGCAATTTTAGATGAACCAAATTCAAATCATTTAATATCTGGAAGTATTGGTGAAGCAATTTCTAAATCAGGATTAACTCCAGAACAAGCCAAGCAGTTATTGTTAATTTTTGTTAATTCATTATGAGCTACATAATAATACATTATAGGGGAGACACAAATGCCAACTAATAATTTTCCAAATATAGGATTTACTACCAATGGAAAGGATTTCAATTTTTACAACAAGTTTACTGTTGTTGCAACTGAATTTGGCGATCAATCTATTAGCGGTGAACAACCTGATATGATTATTACATTCCCTACTCAAACAGTTACTTTTCAACTAGAGAGTGGCGGTCCTGTAGAATACAGTTTCAATGGAACCACAGTTCATGGTGATATGGTTGTTGGAAAAGCAAGCGCCAGTCTTGTCTTTGAGAATAGAGTAATTTCTAAAATATGGTTTAGGGGTTCTGGTGTAGTGAGAATTGAAGCTTGGGCAACAAGGTGATATAACGATTTTCATGAAGAAAGTAAAAAAAATAATCAAAAACCAATGTGAAATTGAAGGGTGTGATGTAAATGTTCCGGAAGCGTTGCATTTACATCACATTATAGAAAGAACCGAAATTAATACAACCAATCATATATTTAACTTAGCTGTTATTTGTGCAAATCATCACGCCATGGTACATTCTGGAAGACTTAAAATTATTGGAATTTTTCCATCTACTAAACTACCTAATAATAGGACATTGGTATATGAGCTAGATGGAAAGAGAAATCTAGATATTGAGATTCCATACATTAATTTCAAAAACAAATCATTTAAGATATGAAAGGTGAAAGTATAAATGAGCTATAAGATTGACGCCTTAGATCCTAATAATCTGAGTGACAAAGTATTGACCGAACGCGAAACTCGTCGTCGTTTATTGACTCATGCCCGCATGGTTGGTTGTGAGAAAGATATGTTGTTGATTTTTGCTAAGTATGATAAACTAATGAAAAACTGTACTAATGAAAAAGAGAGATTAGATATTTCTCAGTTGGGCGCAGTAGATGTTTACAAATTATTAGGTGGCGGTGGAGAATTGTTTATTAACGGACAGTTAGTAGCAAAGGATGATTAAAATGAGTGATAAGTTTTTTGGCGAAGTATTATGGTTTGATCCAAAGCGTGGATATGGATTTGTTGGTTGGGAAAAAGAAGGAGTACAACAAAAAGATTTGTTTGTTCACTTCTCAGATGTATCTTGTGAAGGTTTTAAGACTCTCTATAAAAGTCAAAAAGTGACTTTCGGTCTCGGTACTAACAAGCGCGGAGATCCTAAAGCCACTGATGTAACTGTGTTAAAACACTGATTATTTCTTAATGAACATCTGAATAATTTGAATTACTAAGGACAAAATTCCTGTGATGAAAAGAACCTGAATCTTAAAGATGTCCTTATTGATCTCTTCAGTTTGTTTGATAAGTTTGTCAACTTTGACATCCAAATCATCTTGCTTCTTTTTGTTATCATTAAGTAGTGAGATGATTTCTTCATTTTGTTCAGCAACTTCTGTTTCTATTTCAACAGACTTTCTATTGACTTCCAAAAATACTTCTAAATCCCTCTTGTTAAGTTGCTCATTCAAAGTATTTTCTGGCACGGTATACACTCCTTGTTAAGTTTATTTTTTCTTTTTCTCTTTTTCTTTTCTATCTTTAATTTTAGACATCACCAAATCAACTTTTTTATTCAATTCTTCATAGCTTTGTACTAATTCATCTACAGAATCAGTTTCTTCATTTATCCATTCACTAGCTATGATTTTATTTACAATATTTGTTATTTGTTTGCGATGTTCCATGATTATACCTTTTTCAAAAGTGGTTGCGCATCCATTTCTGCTAAATCAGCATTTTCGGAAGCAAACTCAGTATCACTCATATGAAGTTCTTCATATTGTTCTTCTTTAATCGCGTATATTGATCTTTCTCTTGATGGTATTGCACTTTCACGATTAAATAAAGTTTTAGGTTTTTCGCTTTCTGGAGGCATCTTACGAATAAACAGCTTATTTCTCTTATTAAACAAAGAGCCATCTTTTGCAGATTTCAAAAGTTGCTCTTTATTCAATGAATAATGTTTGTCATCAAGTAAATTGACTGAACTCAATGCTTTAATAGTCACATTAAGATCAGATAAACTGACATTCATTTTAGAAATATTGGTTATCCAAAAAGTTTCTTTATTTTTCATTCTAATTGTAATGTGTGTATATTCATAATTTTTAGTTGATATTAGGATATACATTAAGAGTGAGGTTTATGTGCAAATACTGTCTTATTTTCCGGGGCAAAAAGTAACAATTTTTCTAGAGACAACTGACGGATATGGTGTTCGTGTAGATAGTACAACTGTACCAACTGTAGACAGAATTATTTTTCCAGGATTAACCTTGGCTACTGGGTATCCTCAACCAATGATACCATTAGATACTGGTTTGTATTATTATCAGTTTGATTTGCCTACAGGAGCGATTTCCGTAGGAAGTTATTTAGTCGACGTATCTTTCACTAACTATCAGGATATTCTTAATACTCGTGGATATCAAATAACAGTAAGTGCTCCGTTTGGAAACTTTAGCACTACAATAGGATAATTATGACTATTAAGGCACGTGGTGAATTAATTGATGTTACAGACCAAGTTAATTTAACAGTACAATTCAAAGACTCATCAGGAAATGCTGTTGATACAGATTCTTTTCCTCAAATTTCTATAATTCAGCCTAGTGGTCTAGTTGCTTTATTACCAACTTCAGCGGGAGTATCTAAAATAGCTCCTGGCAAATACTCTTTCATTTACACTATTCCAATCAATGGACCCTATGGTGTTTTTAATGATGTGTGGACCGGTTTCATTAATGGGTTTAGAATAGAAACTACATTTTCTTTTGTAGTAGCACATACTCAAATGCCAGGAATTAATACTGATGGATATGTTCATTTAGGTGATGACCCCGGTTTTAATTATTCTCAATGTGCCACTAAAAATATCAATAAGTTAATTAAATCATTGAAAAACAGATTAAATAGTTCGGGAAAAGCAAAAGCAACTGATTCTTTTGGTAATGTTGTTTATGTGGACTGTGATATTTTCTCTATAGATATGTTAACAACTTTCGTAGCAACTGCTTTGTGGGATTTTAATCAAGTACCCTATTTTACTTTCTTTACTTTTGATGATGATTATTTTGTGGAGCAATTTGGAGAAATCTTGGTAGAAGGCGCTACTCTTTATTCTTTAGCCTCCAAAGCATTGATTGAACGTGGACGCGAATTTCAATTTACTGATAATGGATTAAATTTTAATCCACCAACTGTTAGCGAATTGATGAATACACAATATAGTACTCTTTTAACTCATTATTGGGAAAAACTAAAAATGATTAAAGCGAGTCTACGCCCTGCTCCACGCGGTCTCGGCGTATTTGGGATGACAAGTGGCATGAATCCAGCATTCAAACGTTTGAGACATTTACGTGCAAGACAAATAATTTAAGCATTCTTCCAGTATAAACATTTTCATATCTAATAGGCACACAACGACTATTTAGTCATATAAACATGCCTGCCAAAGAGAAAAAACTATCATTAACGCAAGTTAAAAAATTACCATATCAATCTCTAAATAGAATGATCAAAAAGTTAAGAGAATTCTTAAAGCAAGATGATACTACTAAAGATATGTTTAAAGAATATGGTGTAGAAATAGAAGAAATAGATTTCATTCCTATGAGATTTGGAAATCTTGATGTATCCGCCAAAACTGATCATGGAGTTATTGTTTTCAATTATAAGTTATTGTGTGATGGTGACTTTTTTGAAGATTTCTCTTACGGTGTACATGAAATTACTCATTGGTTACAACAAACAACTGGCACCAAACCAACACAAAGTTCAGATGAAGGAAGTTATCTAGATAATCCTTTTGAGCAAGAAGGTTTTCAAAATCAAGTTCAATATATTGCTGATAATTTCGGAGACCAAGAAGCCGAAGAATATGTTGATCAGCTTTTAGATCATCACGAAATAGATGACAAAAAAGAGAAGAAAGATAAAAAAGAAACTTTAATGGCAAAGGTATAAATTCTTAGGTTACTAAGGATAGACCAAGCCTCGCTCTTAACTTAAAACTACTTCTATAGTCATGTGATAATCTCTGAAATGCTTAATTATCTATCACAGTTTGGTTGTATGATAAAGTCTTTTATGAAAAGAGGTGCTACAATCAGATAATAACTACTTCCCCTATAATATAGCCCCAAGTTTTTGTCGAGACTTTAGATATTGTGAAATTTTGAGGCTAATAAATCTGAATAATGATATGCCATATTACTTAAACCCAATCAGAGCCGGATTAGACCATGTTCACAGCCTTGGTGATGGTTACACTATTAACATAAAATGGTATCAGGTTTATCCTACAATTAAAACTAATCAAATAGCATATCATCTTTATTATTCTACCATTAAAGAAGATATCTTTATTGAAGGTGTTAAATATGTTTCTATGGATGGAACTTTAGAAGCAAATATCATTGATCTTGTTCCGGGTCAAGAATATTTTTTTAGTGTAAGACCAGTAGAATACGATCCATTGGCTTTTGATCTAAATCAACTTCCTATTGCTTATGATAACCTTAGAATATATCCTTTTAGTATTTTAAGACAAGATATTCTTGCAGATGACTTAATCATTCCATTATTAGATGTTACTGGTTTTTCAGAAACTGGAATAATTAAAATCGGCGGAGAATTAATACAATATTCTTCTATTGATCCTGCTAATATGAATTTGATTTTAATAGATTTATCACAAAGAGGTTATAACAACTCTGTGGCTAAACCCCATACCGTGGCGGGGTTTGATGGTATTACGGTTTGGAACCCTTCAGTTATTGAATTCACTATTGATGAATCTTCTCAATTTGATAGAATTTTTGTATGCCAATCTAGATTTGAATATCCTAATTATCCATATACTTTGATTGATGGTTATCATCAAGTAACTAAAGATTTATTATCTACAGATCTTAGCGCTTCTGATGCTGCTAACGTAGGTTTTCCTATGTATGATTTTGCAGGATACCATAGAACAGATCCAGTACAATTATTAAATGGAACATGCGTTGGAAGTTATATTGGCGGAGAAATAGGATGTATAGACGGTTATGGCAATTACAATATTTTGAGAGGTTTCAATTTACAAGATCATAACGATCAAAGACAAGAAGTTGAATTATCTGTTACTGGTAGACCGGCAGTATTAATCAGAAGGGTTCAAACAGGTATTACATGTTCTTGTTATTTGGCTAGTAGTGAATATCCTGATGATAGATGTCCGCTATGTTATGGTACCAAGTTTGTATTTGGTTATGAACAATATTTCAATCCAAGACAATCAGACGGTAGAATTATGGTTCGTCCATCTCCTACAGATGAGCAAACAAAAATGTATGAGGCAGGATTAGAATCAGAGTTTCCATTAAATCTATGGACGCTGACCGTACCAACTATCAAAACTAGAGATGTTATAATTCTATTTGATATTGATGATAATGAAGAGTTTAGATATGAAGTTATTTCTGTGACTAGAAATAATACTATTTTGGGTCAACAGGGCGGTCAATTATTCAGAGTAATGAGAATTAGAAAATTTGATCCAGCTTATCAAATTAGAGTTTTTAGAAATACATCTATGTTTCCAACAAAATTGTCAACCACTGTTAGTTTTGTGCCGGGCATTCCGCCACATGTTCATGAAATTGTTATAAATGAAAAGATAACTTCTGTTATACAAATTAATCAAACAACAGCTGTAAATCAAGGTCATAACCATCCAATAATAAATGGAAACGTTATGGAAGTATTAGGTCATACTCATCAAATAATTCTTCCTCCTTAAGTTAATAAAAACATATATAAAACACAAGGAAACCTATGACCACACCATTAGTCCCGAATTATAAAACAGATGTTGGTAGATTAGTAACTGACAGATTTCATTTTCAAAATCATATTGATGGTTATAATTTTAGACATAAAGCAGAGCAAATAGATCTGACTAATCCTATTGAATTATCCAATAATGTAGTAGTATCAAATTTGCAAAATGCAATTGAACAATTAAATATCATTACTGCCGCTCCTGAAATACCTGATGCAACAACATCTAATAAAGGTTTAATTCAAATATCTGGTGATATTGATGGTATTGCTACCAATATCAGTGTTAAAAAAATACAAGGCAAATCTATTAGCGCCTCGATTCCAGTTACTGGTGATGTATTAACATGGGACGGTACTGTATGGACTCCTTCTCCACCAGTTAATATTTTTAATCCTTCTGGAGATTTAAATGGTAATAATGTATCTCAAAATGTAATAGGCATTACTGGTGTTGCTGGCGTGTTAAGAGCATCTTGTGATTCTATTAATTTTATAGAATCAGCAATTCCCATAATTACACAAGATTCAAATACAACATCAAATGCTGGTAATTTTACTGTTGCCGCTCAGTCATCTACATTTACTGATGGTAATGGTGGTAATCTTATTTTGAGAGGAGGAGATAAAGATGGAAGTGGTAAATTAGGTGGAATATCATTACAAATTGGTGATACGACTGAAATGTTGCAATTAGCTAATTTACCATCTGGACAAAAAGTATTGTCAATATTAAATCCGGTATCATTAACTTCATCTGACATGCCAGCTGATACTGGTGATATGGTAATGTATATAAGAGATACTGAAGTTCCACCTGTAACTGGTATTCCTGTTAATGGAACGATTTTATATTCTCAAAAGGGTCAGCTTTGGATTAAACAATCTGATGGAGATAACTTTGTAATAGGATCTTCATTGAACCCAAATATATGGGGGAATTCATCTGGACAAGTTTATTCTTTAAGAGTTGTTACAACATCTATTGCGCCAAATCCGGCATTGGCTTTAAGTTATCTTTTGGTAGATAATACTGCAACTAAAGTAGATGTGGAATATATCGGAAAAATTGTTGGAACTGATGCGGCGGCGCAATATAATTACAGTGTAGGATATTTAAGAGATACTGCTAGCGCTCCTAAAATAATTGGTGGCGTTTTAACAAGCACTGATCCTAGAAATACTGCCGCAGCATCTTCTTGGGTAGCACCAGATATTACAATTGCTGGAAATAATTTGAATATATATACTGGGTCTTCAGCTGCTTCTAATATCAAATGGACAGTGATAATAAAATTGACTATAGTTGCCGCTTAATATATTACTTAATTAGTATCTAGTACAGGAGATTATCATGGATAATATATTACAAGTATTAATGAGCTGGCAGTTTATAATTTTTAGTTTGGGTATTGTGGCAATAACGTCTGTATTAAGAACTGTTGTTGAATACATATTAACTAATGTCAAAGTTATGGCTAAAGAATCTAAATTATGGAATGATTTGATATTACCAATTATGCCAGTAGTTTTAGGTTCTGTTTCTACAGTTTTCATCAAAGGATATCCTTATCCAGAAGGTATCTCTGCAACCGGTGGTAGATTTGTATTTGGTTTGGTAGCTGGTTTATTATCAACTTTATTGTATAGAATAGTAAAAGCTCTTTTCAATCAAAAATTAGTTGCCTCTTTGCCTCCAGGAACTATTCCTGTTGAAGATCCAACCGCAGACGCTTTAATTAAACGCGTTGGCGAATCAATCAATAAAGAATAAGTTAAGTTATATTTATACGGTGATAAAATGAGTAATTTCCCAAACGATTTTGATGATGATACAACTTTACCTCCAATCAATGATAATATTCAGGATTTGGGGGCTGAAGCTATTAATGCATTGCGTGATGCAATGTTCAATGTAGAACAGTACTTGGGTTTAGGTGGCGCTGGTACTACAGGTTCTATTTCTGAAAGATTAGGTATCTCATTAGAGCCTGATGGCACAGTTAAACCTTCTGCCATTGCTAGTTTAGGATTAGTTACCTTACCAATCACTAACGATCAAATTTCTAATTCTGCCGAAATACCAGAATCTAAATTGAAATTAGATCACAGAACTCAAGATCTATTCAATTACATTCAAGATTTATCTAATAGTATAAATACCAGTTTCGGATGGATTTCACTAACAGGAATAAAGTTAGAGCCACATCTTTTGGGAGCCATCTATAGACACACTTTAAATCAAATAGATGTAAGCAATGATCCAAATCAATATTTAAAAAACAAATTCAATGCTTTAAGAGACAATCATGATTCTTATACTTTAATCAATGACATTAATAATGAATTTTTGCACCATCAGCTTGCAGATGGTTCAGTTGAAAATAATGTACAATTGATTACTACAATAGATGGATCTACTTATCCTTCTAATTATGGACATACTTCTAGTGGAATTTGGTTAAATACAAGTAGATTCGCCGTCATACCTCAAACAGCTGTTGATTTACAGAAGTTTGCGGATTTTATTGATAGTTCCAGTATATTTTTACTTGGTACAAGAATGCAAAATTTGTATTCCAATGGTATTTCCAGATCATCAAGATCTACAAGTCTAATTAATGATGGATATGGCGCTCCAGTTATTCCAAACACACCTGTTATCGCATATCTTTTAAATACTGGCATTAATAGCTCGCCTTTTGATGATATTAATTTTGGAGATGACATTATAGAGTTTAAACCATCAGCAGGTGATATAAGCTCTAATTCATTTGATGAAAAATTTGCATTAGTCAAAATAGGAGATGTACTTAGAATTAATTATGGATCTGTTGAAGTACAATTTATTATCAAAGAAAAAAAGTATATACAAAGTGGTGGTAATAAAAAATATATTGTTCGAATAAATGGTAAAAATTTATTTTATTCTGTTAATGCAGTAGCTAGAATAGATAAACCATTATTCAATAATAATAAATATGGTGTATTGGCAGTAGCTCCTGCTAATAATACTTTTTCCGAAGTTCCTAGTTTAATAGTTGGAAATCCACGTGGTGCACAAGCATTAGGAATAGGATTTAATCCAGATCAATTAAATGGAACACATTATTTCTTATATCTTGCTTTATATCCAACTGGATCTCCTGCGGATGGTTATACGATTTTACCAGCAATTGATGTAACTGGAAATAGAGGAACAACTCCAGGACAATACACTTTAGAATCAGTAGTAGAAGCAACTAATAATTCATTTAGAAAAGTTGGTTACAATTATAGATTTATCGCCTTCTCATATCAAGGTGAATTTGGAATTATGTTGGCTGATTCTTATGGAAATTCAGGATTTTCCATTTTAAGCGGCATTGTTGCTTCTGATGGAACATATGATGAAGTAGAAACTAGCGTTAATTTTCAAAAAAATGTTGTTGATGTTTTTCCTGATGCCGGCACTTCTGCTATAGACGCATTGGGTTTTGGGACTAATGGATCTAATTATGCTAGCCCTCCATACCAAAGTTCTTATGGATCAGCGGAAGCAGCATTACTTCCAACTAAAATCTTTTTACCACTAAAAAGAAATAATTATTATGTTAATGGTATTGAAAAAGAAAAATTAACTTTAGAAGTAAATCAATTATTAGATACTTATGGTGATGGTTATTGGGACGCCACAGTTCATAATGTAAATATATTTCCTGGACCTAGTGGAAGAGTACAAGTTACTTATCGCGTATTATTAGATTTATCTACTTCTAATTTAAAAGCAGGAAAGACAGTAGTTGTTCAATCAGCGGGCGAAGGCAACTTGGTAGATTACGGCAGATTTATAATAGAAAATATAACGTTCCTTAATCCATGTCCAACTCCAGCAGATGCGTATACAGATATTACTGTATACGATGCTGTACATGCAACTGGTATATCTCCATCTCCAACATTAGCAATTGGTGGTAAAGTAGCACTTTATTTTAATTCAGACTCCGTGTCATTTAATAAAGAAAGTGCCACAGATTTCACTAATGTATCTCCATTCAAAAGATTTTTCGAAGTTTATATAGACCAAAATGGACATACATTTACACATGAAAGAGGTAGGATTGGAGCGGGCTCTTCTACTACTATAAACGGTATACCATTATTAACATTTTCAGAACTAATCAAATTAAACATAGTAAAAATATCTTCTAAATTAAGAGGTTATCAATTTGGATCAGTAAATAAAATAACCTTAAATATGATAAGTTACAATGATGCTACAGGAACATATGTTGGAAACTTAGCTTCATATGATGGCATTACCTTATCTCATAATGGACCAATAACTACTGGTAAAAAAGGTCAAGTAACCAGATTTTATGATGAAACAAATATAGATTTCATTGATGTTATTTTTGACATAAACACTGTTGTGTCTGATTTTAGTAATCAATTTATTGATTTTCAATTATTTCCTACCCTTTCATTAGATGAAGAAATAATGTTAATTGGCACGTGTCAACTTAATGATACAAATAACACAGTTAATTTCATAAAAGATGAGAGACAATTTGGAAATATAAGTGAAAAAGATTTAAGTACATCGGCTTTAAATTTCATATCTCTGCCAGAAAAATTATTACATACTAATGGTGTTATTAGAGGATTCGATCTCCAAGATAAAGATACAATAACTAATCCTAATAATGATCAAATTTATTTGAATGGCGGAGTTGTATTAGTTAATGGAAAAATAATTCCATTAAATAATGAAACAGTTAATATTCCTATAATTAAAGAAAATTTTGGTTTTTTGCATGATGTGAATTGGTTGTTATGTGCAAATGATAAGGGAGAATATCAACCAATACCATTATTAGATTTTGATAGTTCATTAGGCACGCCTGATGATTCTACAAGATTATTTAAAGCATTTAATGCTGCTAATGGATTAAACTATAATTTAGATGCTACTACTTTTTCAAATGTTGTTAATAAGAGAAAAGATTTAACACCTCTTTACATTGTATCATCTACTGTTTCAACACTTGTAGTGCCCGCAACAATCTCTTTATCATTAACAGATGTTAGAAAATATGTTAATGATGCAGATAGTAATTTGCCATTGAAATTAACTTCTGCAGAAGCACAAGGAAATTTCAAAAATATAGAGTCAATATTTAATTGGATCAAATATAACAATCAATTTAATAGCTTAGCAATTGTAAAAGGTGCTAATGGAACTAGTGGAACTATTAGTTCGCCAACTACATTAGATTTTGCTAATACCGTTATTATTGATGGTGAAAAAGATGCATTATTAACATTTAATAATATAGTTACGTTTGGCTCAAATGTAAATATAAAAAACTGTGATATCATTTTTAATGACTATGTATTTTTCAATTCAAATTGTCAAAATATTTTAATAGAAAATTGCGACATCACAATTAATGTTCCAGCTTCATCTCCTGCTAGCAACATCATTTTTAATATAAGTGGGGGCACAAATATTACAATAAGAAATTGCAATATAACTGCTCAATATACTTCTGCTTTTGGAAGTGGTTTTGTATTTAGAGGATCAGTATTTAAGTTAAACAATTCTAGTAATTTTAAACTAGACAATACCAATATAGTTACAAATTATGTTATTGTGCCAGGCACAATAACACCAGGAAATGTATTTACATTAACTAACAGCAACTATATTACAATAATAGATTCCAGCCTCTCTGGTAATTTTAATAAATGTTTAGATATCTCTACATCTAGCAATATAAAATTGTATAATTCTAATGTAACATCAACATATAATCCAAGTGCAGATTCTTATAATGGAATTGCATATGATTCTTCTAATTTGGTTAATAGTGGTCAAGGATATATATATTCAAATATAAGCGGATTACTAAGTGATATTGATATAAATAATGTAGTTTTTAACTATAATCCATCATCTAATACAAATAACAGATATAGTTTCATAAATTTTGAGTTATCATATAATTCAGCTATATTGAAAAATGTTAATATTACAAATTGTAAGTTTAACAATTTGTCTATTGTAGGTCCTTCAACAGATGATTATAGGGCAGCTATATCTATTATAAACACTACTCCTTTTTCACTGTTTAATACTACAAAAAATCAACAACCAATATTATTAAATGCCAATATTACAAATAACATTTGTAATAGAAATCAATCAATCATTATAACTTCAAAATTTGATTCAAATAGTAATATGGTATATCCAGGTATATCATGTCAAAACTGTCATATTGAAAAAAATATTTGCGGAAGTATTGGATATTGGGTATCATCAGGAGCTAAGTATACAAATGTGGATCCTAATGTCAATCAATTAACTGAAAGAGAATTCGGTTTAAATATTAACAGTAATAACTGTCATCTTATTGTTAATGTAGATAGTAAGGGAAAACATTTCTTACTTGATAAATTGGTACTTGGTGTTAGTACTAATAGTGTAAGTTATGCTACTGGTCATGTTTCTATTAACAACAATACTATCAATTGGATTTTTTCAGGCATTTCATATGAAGATAACAGTTCTTTGAAGATTATAAACAATACTCTTTCTTCATATGATATTAACTATTTATCTAATTTTGGAATAGATACGTCGGCTATTTTTGCCAACTATGCTATATTTATTGGATCTAACAAACATACGGCTTCTAACTCTCAAAATCCTGGAGAAGGAAATAATTCTTCTTGTATAATTAGTAACAATACAACTAATACAGGTTATTGGAAGTATTTCTCTTCATCTCCTATTAGTTACAATTATAGTTTGGGATATATTTATTCTCAATCATCATGTAATATACATAATAATATTTTAAAGGGTGTTTCTGAAACCTTTAATCAAGGAAAATTAATTTTATTGGGTGGAAATGATAATATTGTAACACACAATAAAATTTATAGAAACACTAAGAGTATTTTTGCGTACATTGCTTTTGAAAATTATGATTCAACATTGTGGGATGGCGCGGGATCAAACGGAATAGTTACTGAGAATTTTTTTGATAGTCCATATACTAATGAAGTAGACAATAATGAATTATTAGTTAACTTAACAAACACATCAGTTAATACGACAAGATGGATTGTAGAAAGAAACATAAATCAAACTAATACTTTATATTTGTGTTCTAATCAAGGGTCACAAAGATTTAGTTTAGCTGGCTCATCCAGAGTCATTGCTGGAGATACTCCCGCCGGATTTTCTATTTCTGTTAATTCTACAGGACCGGGCGATCTTGATAGTGTGAAATCAAAATACATAGGACCAACAGTTTCTGGAAGAATAAATTATGAATGGAATTTGCCATTATCATCGATACTTCCAATTAATACTTTTGTTACATACGTAACTTTCACAATAGCATCAGATCGTGTATTTGCGACAACAGGATTCGTTCAATCTGTATTATATAAATCAAACTCAACAACTAATTTAATTTTAAACCAATCTCCATCTGGTGATTTTACAACTTCTGTTGGACCATATACATTGGAAATTTCAGACTCTACTTCTCCAAATGTTATTTCTCCTTTCAACAATTTTATAAATACTGGTACGCATGATGTAGGTTTATATATTATTACATCACAAGAAGATGCAGTTTCTACTATTACAGTTTCATTATCTCCTATAACTATTAAGTATCGTTGGTAAGGCAGTAATTTATGAGTTCTGGTAATTTTTTCAAAAGTGATTTGTTTCCACTACATAATATCATACAGGCTTCAATGCTTGTTTATCCAAAAGAAATAATAATCTCTACTTTGAAAGATTTTTTTTCTAAAGATAGTTATTACCATTATTCTAAAGATCAGTGGGGGTTTGCTAATACAACTGATCATACTGATCTTCCACCTGGGGCAAATTTGCCTTCTGGATTTGGTGCGCAACCTTCTCTAAATAATACTCTAAATCTTAGTACTCGTGTGTTTATTGGAGAAAACTATAGATATGATGGTATTTATTATCCTGCTATTTTGGTTAAAAGTGGTGGCAGTAGATATGTACCTATTTCTATTAATAGAGATCAAAGCGGTATTCAATATGAAAGCATGATATTTGAAGATGGCTATGGGAATCAAAAAGTAATTCATAAACCAAAATATTTCATTACAGCAGGAGCATGGGAAGGATCGATAATAATTGATGTTATGACTAGAAGTTTAAGATCAAGAGATGATCTATCTGAATTAATAGCTATGTGTTTTACTGAAATCAATTTTGATACTTTAGTTGATGTTGGAGTTATAGTTAAACCAATAAATATTAGCGCCCCTTCTGAAACAGATGATAGAAATGATAAGTTATTTAGGCAAACTTTAACATTAGATATAAGAACGGAATGGCGTAGAGAAATACCAGTTGACAGTGTGGTTGATACCATTTTATTTACCATAAATTTTGCTAATTTATCAAATCCCAATAGTCCTCCTGCTGCTAATTTGACTATCAATACCTCAGTCAGCATCACAGATTTATTGCTAGAATTATAAATCAAATGATTTATGTGGTACAAATCTATAAATTTTGTTGCCTTGATAAATAGACAAAACTCACTAATATATCCGCTTTGATAGGAATATTAATACATTTTAATGATACAATCTACAAAAATGTATAGGACTTCGATTATGTTGAATCGCTCTACGAAAGCAATAGAAGAAATCTTTAGAGGAGAAAAATAATGGCAAATCAACCTGGGGGAGCTGGTTTAATACCAGGAGTAACAACTGACGTAATTACTCAATCACGTGGAACGTCAATTCCTGGAGGATCACGTGTTGCCGCTATGATAGGTGAAGGTTCAACTGATGAAACGCTCGTATCACAAGCAAATGGTGGTGGTAGCGATGGTTTGAATTCTTCCTACTCATCTACATCTGGCGCTGACGGTAGACATTTTCAACTATCAAACTTCCCATTAATTTCTAACAGAACAAGAATTTTCAAAAATGGTATTCCACTAGTTGGTTTAGAATCTCTTATTGATTCTAACCCATTTAGCAATAACTATGATTATAGAATTGATATTTCTTCTGGAAAAGTTGAATTACAAAAAGCACACCTTGTAGATCAGGGAGGCGCTTTTTATATTCCACTATCTACTAACGTTGGTTTGGGAACAGTCAATAACTTATCTTTGGTTGACTCAAATGCTCCACCAGAGATTTGGACTATTAGATGCGTATCTGTTCAAAGAAACGTTTTGAATCAACCAATTGCTGGAACTGCTAAGTTCTTAGCTATTGGTTCTATTTCTGGATCTAAACTTGATGCAAATGGTAATCCAATTATTTGGGTTGCTAATGACCAACTTGTTAGTAACGGCATATTAAGATTCTCTATTTCAGAAACTCAAGTTATGTCTGTAGTTACCTCTCCATTTAGAGAGGGCGACGCATTCACTGTTAAAATTAGTAGCGGAGTATTAGTTAGAAGTGATTCTTTAACTGCAAATTACATTCCATCTACTTTCTTGAATGATCCTGTTTTAACTCAAGGTATGGGAGATGTAGTTACCAGACATGGTTTCCCAAGTTTGACTAATAATTTGGCTTTGGGCGCCCAATTAGCTTATGCTAATAATGCTCCAACTTTGATTACAGTTCAAGCTGCTCCTCCAATGCCAACAAGACGTTCTTACATTTTGGAAGAAGCAGTAAATGCTGCTTCGTTGAATGGGGATGATTTTATTTTCCCGCTACCATTAGGTGTAACTCCAGATTTTGATTCTAATATCCATTTCTTTGTTAAGAATAATTCTACCAATGTAGAAAATCAGATTCTTCCTAATAAATTGGATTTTTATACTTTGGATACATCTGGTAATCCAACCACTGATCAATTCATTTTTGATGATACTTCAGCCCCAGCAGGTTTCTCATATTTCTATACTGTCAAAGAAAGTTTGGCAATTATGGCAACCGGAGAAGATGGATATGTTGGTAGAAATCCCGCCTTCCTTGATAAAGGTGTGTTCGGAGCATCTATTATATTTGATTCTTATCATGTTGGAAAAACCTTAAAAGTTATTGATGCTGTAAATGTTGCCAATATTGGTACTTATACTATTGACGCCGTAAGTAATGGGCAATTGTATGTAACTCATGAAACATTCCCTGATTTCGTCACGGAGTCTTCAGTTACTTTTGAAGTAATTGATATTTCTACTGGACTTCCAATTAGCGGTGGCTCTGGTGTTGATGGAACTTTGGTTAATTTAATAGGTACAGCCACGGCAACTTTGAATTCTTCAGCGGTAGATTTTAGTACAATTACCAGTATACTTACTCGTAGATTACAAATTAATGGATCAGCAGATAACAACGGTTTGTATGATATTACCGGATATGATAGCTTAACAAATACTATTACAATTAGCAAAACACTTGTTAATGAAATTGGTGTAAGATATGAAGTATTGGATTCATCAAGTGTTAGTAACTATATAGTCATTAATCATAACGTAGTCCCAATGGGATATGGATTAAGAGTTACTATAGTTGATGAAAAAGAAGCATCTTTCTATGATGCTGGATGGATTAATGCTCTAGCCTCTCTAGAAGTAGTAGAATGTGACATTTTGGTGCCACTACCAAAACAAACTATCTCTGTTATTTTTCAGAATGCATTATCACATTGCAAATCCATGAGCAATATTCGTAACAAGAAAGAAAGAGTATTGTTTATTGGGGCAATCAATGGATTATTGCCTGAAAACTTAATTGGAACTAAACCTGCCGCAGTTGAAGACATAGGTACTCTAGAAGGAATTCAAGGAGAAACTATTACTGATGTGTTAGCTGGAAACGTAGAAGATCTTGCCAACTATTCAGTATCAAATGCTTTCGGCAATACATATAGATGTGTGTATTTCTATCCTGATCAAATTGTGGTACAAGCCGGTGCAGATAATGTCTTAATTGACGGATTCTATCTTGCAGCCGCCGCCGCCGGATATGAATCAGCAGATGTGCAAATCCAAAATCCTTTAACCAATAAAGTGTTATCTGGATTCACAATTCTAAGAAACAAGACACTTTCTACAGCAACACTTGAACAATTGGCAGCAGCTGGAGTTTGTACCTTACAACCAGTCGCTGGTGGAGGTAGAGTAATCTGGGGATTGACCACTTCTCAAAGTGGTTTTGTTGAAGAACAAGAAATCTCTATTGTATTCATTAGAGACAGAGTTGCCAAGACATTAAGAGCTGGTTTTGCTGGTTACATTGGTTTACCACAAGATAAAAACACTGGAGCAGTATTGAATACTCGCGCAGTTATCTTGTTAAACTCTTTGGTTTCTCAAGGATTAATCACTAACTACGCCGATCTAAGCGTAGTACAAGATGATGTAGATCCAACACAATGGAATATTTCTGTAAGAGTACAACCAAGCTATCCAGTCAACTTCATTTACATCAAAGTAAGTGTCGGACAAATATAATTAGGGAGATATAAATGGCTACAGCACCAAATACTAGTTCTACGTTAACACTACCGAATGGTGTTAATAAGACCAGTACAGCCTTATCAACAAATATAATCATTTTGGTCAACAATACTGCTGTTGGGGCAATTCAATCTATGGCTATCTCTGAAAAGAGACAAATCAAAATGGTTGATGAAGTTGGAACTGACGGTCATATTGATTCTGCACCAATAAGTTCCACTAACATTACTGGAACTTGCCAAAGAATTAGATTTGATAGATTAAGGATAACCGAAGCATTTAGCAGGGGATTTTTACATGCCGCCTCACAAGTTTATCCGTTTGATATTGTCATTCTAGATAAACAAAAAAGAGATCAAGGCAGTCAAATATCCACTGTTATTAAGAATGTTTGGATTTCTGGTTTAGATTACACTTATCAGGCTAATGATTGGATCATTACTGATTCTATGCAGTGGGAAGCTGAAAATATCTTCAGTATACTTAATGGCGGCTCTTCTCCAATTCCAGGAGGCGTTCCTGCCGCAGTTGGTGGAGAAAGAGGAATTCTACACATGGGCGCAGGTCCAAACGGAATTCTTAATATCACCAGCGGCGATGGTATTGTTAACATCGAACAACTTACTGATACTGGTTCTAACGGCAGAAGAGGATCTCTTGACGCTTCTGGTTTGATTGATATCGGTTCATCAGGCAACTTGTTCTAATATAAGCTATCATAAATCCCTAGTTAGCTAAAACTATCCTGTAATTGATATATTCAGTTATAGGATAGTTTTTTTTGTGGAGTTTATAATGCCTGGTTTTGATAGCCCTTTAGGAAATAAGAAGTTTGGTGGTTCTGGAATGAGAGAAATTGATATTCCAGATGAAAGTGGATTAACACCTGAAAATGTGGTAAATCCGATAGTTAGAAGAAGAGCGGCATTACCGCCTTTGGATGATACGGATATTCAAAATTTTCAACATAGAATGCAAGAATCAGAAAGAGATCCTGCTGAACTTGAAAGAGAATTTAGAGAGGCTAGAAAAGCTAAAATTTCTGGAAAAGAAAAATTAAATGAGGGTGCTAAAAGAAGACTTGAAATGCTTCTTAATATGACTCGCACTACGCATGATGTAAATATTGATGGAAATGTCTTTGTTTTACAAACTTTGCCAGGCAAGTCAATGAGAGAAGCCATTATGGCAGCCTCTGAATTCGATGGAACTGTACAGTCTCCTTTTGAAGTTAGAAGACAATTTTTAGCTCGTTCTTTAGTGGAAATTGCGGGTGTTAATTTCTCTCAATTTGTTGGTTCAGATGATCTAGAAATGAAATTATCATTTATTGATGAATTACATGAGCCTTTGCTTAATAGATTGTATGATGAATATTTGAAGATGGCAGAAGTAGCTAGAAACAAGTATTCCATAAGAAATGAAATGGAAGCAAGGGAGATAATTGACGACTTAAAAAAATAATACATGAATCGGATCATCGCTTTGCATGGTATTTGTGTAAAGAGATTTTTAAGACTACCCCAGATGATCCTAGAATAGTAGATATGGATCCGGTTCAAAAAATGTGGATGTATGAAAACTGGTTAGCAGATCAGAATGAACAGGCTGAACTAGCTAAAAATCACGCATATCTATTAGCATCATTCTGGAATCCAGAAGCTGTTAAGCAGTTATTGGGAGATGGTAATGTTCATACTTCTACTGATGAAGAGTTTGAAGAATCTACCAGAATGGTTAAAGAAATCAACGAACAATTAGAAAAACAAAAGGACATTAAGCAGGTAAAAAGAAAGAAGCGCCGTCCAGTGAAACAAGGATAATAAATGGTTAATGATAACCCAACATCTACAGATCTAAATAACACAACGGATGCTGCTAATAAAACTGCACAAGCTCTTGATGCTTTATCGGTGGCATCTAAAAATTCAGGTGATAAACTGAATAATTTAGGCAATTTCGCTTTAGGTGCTAAAGATGCTTTAGGTGCTTTTAATAATACTTTAACTGACTATGGAATTTCTCTTAACAAATCTATGGCTCTTACTGAAAAACAAACTACTCAGTTTGGTTTATTAAGTGCGGCTGTATTAGGAACCAGAGAATCTTTTCAAAACCTTCATAATATAGATACCAATAATCTCAGTACACTTACTAGTCAAATAGAGTATTTAACATCTACTTTTACTGATGCTAAAAGTGGAATTGGACAGCTAGTTAATTTTGCACAACAATCATTTGGAAAAATGGTTCCAGAAGCAGTAATTAAACAAGGCATCTCTGCTGTTAAAAACTTTGTACTTAATTTGGCTCAAAGTGCTGATAATGCATTGAGAGTACAAAATGCATACATTCAATTATCTGCTAGAACTGGCAATCTATCACAAGTATTTCAAGCTGCTGGACCAAATTTAGAAAATTTAAATATATTGCTAGAAAAGCAGACTGCATTAGTAGCTAACGCTGTTAAAACTACTGGTTTAGCACCAGAAGTAATAGAAAGTTATTATGCTCAACTTGGAACAATTCCTAAGGCTTTAGAATCAAATGTGAAAAGCAGTGGAAGTGCCTCTGAGTCTATTAGTATGTTGACTGCTACTATTAAATTAGCGACTGGTACTGGTCGTTCTTATGCTGATGTAATTGATGATTTGAAAGTTGCTTTCAAAGATTACAATTTAACAGGTGAAGATGCTTTAAAATTCACTGCTCGTATGGGCGAGGTCAGCAATAAATTTGGTACTAATTTAGATGTTATCAGAGATTCATTGAGAGGTACGGCTAATGTTTTTAAGATGTTTGGTAATGAAGCTGAGGCATCAGCTAGAATCTTAAATAACTATGTTGGTGCTTTGAAGTCTACTGGATTAAGTGGTGATGCAGCTGTAGATGTAGTAACTAATATGACTCATGCGGTGGCTAATTTGAACATAGCTCAAAAGTCATTTTTGTCTGCTCAAACTGGTGGTCCCGGTGGTCTTATGGGTGGATTTCAAATAGAAAAAATGCTTCGTGAAGGTAAAATGGATCAAGTATTTGAGAAGGTTAGAACTCAAATGCAGAAACAATTTGGACAAATTGTTTCCTTGGATGAAGCTGCTAAAAGTCCACAAGCTGCGGCACAAATGACTAAACAAATGATGTCTCTTAGACAGGGACCCATGGGTCAATTTGCCAGAACTGATCAAGAGGCTATGAGAATTTTAGAAGGATTCAAAGCAAAGCAAGAAGGAAGAGTTACAACCACAGATTTGTCAGGTGGTGTAGTACAAGAATCAGTTGATAAAGGCACTGCAATACAAGAAAAATCTTATACTGAATTAAGTAGAATTCGTGGCATCTTGGAAGGTGGCAGAAGTATAGCAGATGTATCTAATTTGGGATTCATGCAACAAGGTATGACAGCCAGCATGGGACAACAAGGTCAATTATCTGAGGCTCAGAGAAAATCTAAAGGCAACTTAACTCAATTCATGACTACCTCTGGAGTAGAAGGTGGTAACATAGCTCAGGATTACGCCAGAGACATCAAAACTAGGGCTCCAATGGCTGATGCAGGTAAGAGAGCAGCATCTTCTGTTATGGAATTTTATAAGTTATTTGGAGATATTCCGCAAAGTTTGCAGGCACCCATTGATGCTTTGAAGAAAGCTATTGGTGTTAATAATAAAAGCAATAAATCTCAAGAATTAAAATTAAAAGAAGATATTGAAAGGGACAAGATTTTAAATAATAACTATTCTTCTTCTGGTGTAGTTGGTAACGCTGCTGGTAAGGCAACTGGTGTTTTAGGTGCTGGTAGACAAAGAATCAATGTACCTGGCTCATCAGGAAGTCCAGGAGCAAGAATGGATATGGCGCCATCTGCACCTGCCAAGCTGGGCGAATTAACAGTACATGTAAATGGATATTGTATCAAGTGCAAGAAAGAAATTGACGGTGGATCTCAAGCAGCCTCAGTTAACCCTGTAGGTATGAGGACTTAAATATGGCATTAGCTGATGTAATCAATGGTATTAATTCTGTTCAAGGTGCATTGAATGGCGCTTTGCCATTAAATGCTGATCAAGCAAGTCAATTCAAATCTGATGGTTTTCTTTTGCCAGCCACATACTCGCCAGATGGTACTGGTTTGCCTTCCAGCAAAGTTGAAACATATAGAAACTCTCAACTTAAGAGAAACATTATTACTTGGTTTGTTCCTCAATTTGGAATAGTAAGAATGTTTGTTAATCCATCTTCTATCAGTTATACTCATAGAAAATTAATTAACAAAGATCGAACTAAAGGCGGCTATACTCTTCAGTATTGGGGAGAAGACTTAGACATAATCAATATTTCTGGTACCACAGGTAGTTCAGGCATTGAAGGTATTAATGTTTTGTATGAAATATATAGAGCTGAACAATATGCTTTTGACGCTACTGGTTTAACTTTAGCCGCAAACAATTCTGCAAATGCTTTATCTAATGTATTTTCTAATGTAGGTGAGGCTATCGGTGGTTCGGTTGGTGGAGCTATCGGTGGAGCCATTGGCGGTCTTTTGGGCACAAGTTCTCCTAACGGTAATTTGGCTGCACAAAATATTCCCTCTTTGGCACAACAAGCATTTACTGTAGAAATGTATTATAATGGTTGGGCATACAGAGGATATTTTGAAAACATGACTGTTAATGAGAAGTCAGAAAATTTCTTAATGGAATATCAAATGACATTTATTGCAACTCAAAGAAGAGGATATAGAGTTAATTACTTTCCTTGGGCAAAGAGTGCAACAAATGGTCCAAGCCAATATACTACACCTCCATCATTTTCTGGAAGTGTCAATTCAGGGTTTTAACAATGGGTTTTTTAGGCGATTTAGCAGGAGCAATTAATAGCCAATTTTTTGCTGGTGAAAACAATAATCATACTTTGGATACTGTAGTTTTTGGACAGAATACCAAATATGGTTCTTTAGGCGATTTTGCGTCTAAATTCGATCAATCATCAGAACGCAGGTACATTGAAGAGGGTTATTTAAGAACTGATCCATACAATGCTGATCCAAAACAATTTGAAGTTTTATTTCAAGAACCTAATGCTACTGTGTTTGTAAAGAAAAGAATGTTCTCTTCTATTGCAGAGAACTTTAGACCTGATTTCATGGATCAAGATGAAAAATTATATTATCGAGCCATGAAATTTTTATTTCAGAACAAATGCAATGTTATTGCTGCCCTTGAAAGATTGTCTAAAATTCAACAGGTTACTTCTGCCGCTGGTAATATCAGTGATCAATTAGTGCCTATCATTTCTACTTTTTCAGATATCATTAACACGAATTCTGGTGGCAGTTTATTTAATTCCATTAGTGGTGGCGGATCAGGTGGTATTACTGATGCCACTACATTATCACAGACTATGGACAAGGTTAGAAGAATTTATGGTTTTAATACCACTAATAAATCTACTACTTGGGTTACAGATGCTACCAATCTATTTCAATCACAATTCGGTCAAGGAACCGGAGTTATTGAAATTACTAACTTTACTAATTTAAGTACTAATGTTTCAGTAGATGGTATTAAGAATCCAGGTTCATTTAATTTAACCATTGTTGATCCATATGAATCGATGTTGATTACAGATTGGGATATTGAAAAAGCTATTAGTGATGCTACTAATATGTTCAGCAATCATGGTATTTTTCAATTTACCACTCAATCTGCGGATCAAGCCATTCATGATGCTCAAAATAGATTAAGCCAATTAAGAGCTGCTCGAGGCGCCAGCCCTATTTCATTAAAAATAGACCCAGATACTTTACTTGGAAAAAGAGTAACTGCTGTTCTTGATAGATTGGGAATAGAGTTAATATTTACTTATGATGGTGGATTTGGTGGTATTGGTGGTGGTGTAAACGTATCACCCGAATATTTGCAAGGCGGAGCAATTGCTGGATTTGATGGTTTAAGCGATAAGCAGGGCGTAGGAATTGGTAGCAATGGAAATATTAAACAGTTAGTTCCAGATACAGAATTAAACGTTTTTTCTAACTTAATAAACTCTGTATTTAACAAAATGCAGTTGCTAGGAAATTCTAGAAATGCTTTTCAATTAACAAATAAAGCCACTAACTATGCCCGCAAGAAATTGAGATTCAATTTTTCCGGACAGCTAATCATCCAACCAATGGATGTAGTTCATATCTATATGAGTAGTAAAAGTAGATATGATAATAAGTTATTGTCTGGTTTACAAAATATGTTTACTGGTGTTGGTTTACTTCAGAATTTAGATAAAACAGTTACTAACTTAACTAACTCTATTACTGGATTATTCAATCCATCTGGAAATGTTAGTTTACAGGCTGAAAAATCAGCTTATGTTGGAGCAGATTTTCCTAACTATTTATGGACAGCTTTAAGAGGGCAGTTCATTAATGAAAAAGAAGGAACTCATGTTTTTGCGGGCGTGGTAAGTGACGCTACTGATTCATGGTCAGACGGCAAATTTATTGTTAATGTTAATGGTAGAGACAATACTGCTTATTTTGATCAAGGCAAAGTAAACTTCAAACCGGGTGTAGATTCTTTTAATGGTGCAATTTATGATACATTAACTCCATTCAAATCTAATTTTGATACTATTACTAGTAATTCCAAAAATGATACGCCACAGCTATTGGATGAAAATATAGCCATTCTTGGAACCTCACAAGACAAAAAGGGTTTATTAAAAGCTAAAGCCGGACCAATTGCTGGTCAAAAAGTAACAAGCGATACTTTTTTTCAAGGTACTTTGGTAGATCCAAATACGGGAAATGTAAGTAAAGAAGTTTTTGCACCAGACGGGTTAGTTTATAAATGGAAAGAGGGAATTGGAGTTTTCGTACAATTTGGAAACTCACTCGATCTTAATGATCCAAATAAGGTTGGAAATCCTAATATTGCTAAAGAGCCTTTTGCCGGACAAGATGTAATGAATGTTATTTCATTATTAATTACTGGAAAACCATATAACTATGCTAATTATTGGAGAGCCGCATCAAATATAGATGGATTTGGTAGAGACCCTCAAAGCCAACAAGATGCTGCGCATTCATATATTTCATCATTACGAAATGAATTAGTTAAAAGCAATACTTTATGGGGAAACTTTATTCCATTCAAAAGTTTATCTGTAGATGAACAAAGCTTTGCTTTGGCAATGCAATCTCAATTTAGAGTTGTACAAAAAAATAAAGACTTGGATGCTAAATTACAAAAGTTAGCAGATTTGAATAGAGACGCTTCTTTATTTGGCGCAGCCTCCGCTTTTTCAGATGTTGGTAGTAGTTTTAATCCACAGTTTTTAGAAGTTAAAGCACAACTAAATAGTTTGCAAGAATCTATTCAAAATGATATTGACAACATTCAAAAAGCAGATAGCGATTATAATCAATTAGCCGCAGCTTCTGGACCAGATGCTACATTTGATAGTGGTGGTGATTCAAATCTTAGTGCTAATGGACCTTCAAATTCTTCAAATGCAAATTCTAGAAGAGAATTAAGAAGACAATTGAATTATCTGACCCGCCGCATGTCTTATAATGTCAGAGCAAATGAAGATAAAAATCTATTTATCGTAGATGATTATTACGATAAAGATTACGATATTTTAGCTTATGAACAATCTTTAACAGATGGTATTAAATTATACAACAACGATTTCAATTCTGTTAGAGATAAAATTACTTTAGCATCTGATTTATTGAACTTAGAAGTATTTGCTGATACACAGGGTCATATTAGAGTTCGTCCTCCACAATATAATAGAATGCCAAGCTCAGTATTCTATAAAATGATGTATTTGAAACAAGCTTATGGAATTCAAATATTCCCCCAATTCTTATCTGATATCTTCGGAGACCAAATAGATACTCTGAGAAAAAGAATTGAAATTGTAGAAGATATGATTAGATTAGACTGCGCCATTTTGAACTATGGAAATGATGATTCGGCAACTCAATTTATTATATCTAGTGGGGCAACTAGTGGTACCGGAGATTCGTTTAGTTTTATTTCAGATAACACTGGCGCAATTACTGACATCAATCAATTAATAAAATCTTCTAATACGGATCCTTCAGATACTTCAGTGCAAGATTTAACTTCTGTATTATTGGGTCAAGCTAAATCTACTAAGATTGTTTTTTCTAACTCGCAAAGATATTCAGCTATAGTTAAACAATTGATGGCACAAGGTTTAGGATTACAAGGATATTCAGTTCAAAATATATTTACTACTAACAATAACAGTTATGTTCAAACTTTGATTAGTAGAATACAAACTAAATCTGGTCAAAGAATAGATAAAAAAGATTACATTTCCAATAATAGTGACGGTCAAAAAGATGTTGTTTTGCCGTTAGGTCAGACTATTGATGTATTCAAAGTCACTAAAGAATTGCAAGAAAAAATACAAGATAGACAAAAGGCTATCAAACTTTTCTATTCAGCTATTAAAAATACCACAGAATTCAAATCATTGGATGATCAAAGTAATGTAACTGGAAGTTCATTATTAGCTCCAGGAATTTTTGGAAACTCCCATGTTCCAGAAGTGTATGAGCATATGATTGAAGATGAAACTTATGATGATTATGGTCCCGGTTCAGGATCTAGATACATCATAAAAAGAGCTCAAATAAAAAATATGCAAATTTCAGTTAATCCTCCCGACTTTACTATGGTTGAAGTACAAGGAGTATTAAATACATTTGCGCCTAATGCTTTGCCTGAAGGATTAAATTCATTTCCAGATAATGGAAATGGGTTAGTAACAGCAGTGGCGGTTGACTATGATTCATGGAGAAATTATGGATTCAAAAACGCCGCTACTATTAGAGTGCCATTTTTAAGTGATCCTAATTCACAATGCGCTCCATATGCCAGTATGATTTTAAGTCGTAACAGAAAAAATATTCTTAGAGGAAATGTTACCATTTCAGGAAATGAGTATATGCAGCCCGGCGAAATTGTTTATTTGCAAGATAGACAAATGTTATTTTATGTTACTGCTGTTAGACATAATTTTACTTTTGGAAGTGGATTTACAACTACATTAGATTTATCTTATGGTCATTCTCCTGGCGAATATATTCCAACCACACTGGATATTATTGGCAAAATGATTTACAACAATAGAGATGTTGCCGGGTATACTATTCAAAGACAAACTAATTCTGGAAATGAAAATAATCTAGGTGTAGTTATCAAGGACCCTTCTAGTTCTGGTGGTTTAGCTTCTCTTTCTTCACAAAGTGCTCCACCTAATTCTTTCAGTGCATTTAATAGTCAAACATTAAACAACATGATGTTTACAGCAGCCTATACGGTAAATGCAAATAATACTAAAGGAAATAACATTACGGCTAATGTAGAACTAAGAATTTATCATGATGGTGGTGGTGCGGACGGCGGATTGAGTTCTTTTGCAAGTGACGTAAAAGATATTTTAACTGGAAAATCTGGTGACCCTAATAGTCCAATCAAAAACCAATCATTTTCTCCAGATAATGTTAACATTGTAGCTGTTAATTTGAATGATTTAAATGATAGAAGATCCCCAAGTCAAAAGGCTATAGATTCCGCCCGCAATCAAGTTTCAACTAGTACTATTACGCCAGTTTCTACAGATTCTACTACCCCGTCGGCAAGTTCTGATAAAATAAGGAAGGCTTTATTTAGTTATATAGTGGATTGCTGGCTTGTATTTACACAGAATAGCGAATCTTAATACTATGGTAAATAATCATGTTTTTGATGAAGAAGTTGGTCTTTTAAGAACTGGAGCAATCATTGGATATGATTCTAGCAAAGGTTTACTTAAAGTAAGACTCAATACAGTTTCGTCTATCAGAGGACAAGCACAGTCAATTGATGTGCCGGCGCCACATACTATGTTCTATAATAATGGTTTGTTTATTGGAACTAAGCCCGCCACCGGCACACCAGTTGTAGTTGGACAAGGTAGTGGTGGACAGTATTATTTCGTTTCATTTTTAGCAGAAAATCTACCAGTAGTTCCTATTTTAACAGACGGAGAGTTGTTAATCAGAGCTGCTGACGAATCTAAAATTTCTCTAAATACCAGTACAGATATTAACATTGGCGGATCAAATAACAAGATACATATCAATGCAAAATCTAACTTAATTACAACTAATTTCTACAACGAAAATCATTTTACACAAGCATCAAGAAGAGTAGATGGATTAATCAAAAGAGATTTGAAACCAAATACAAATTTTGATCAAAATTCAAAACTAGAAAATGATAGTTATGATTCTAAGTTTTATTTGATTGGATTGGACCCAACAGTCAGTCCAAATCCTATTATTACGGGTTCGGGAAAGAACCCTCCTTTTGTAGAAAAAAGAGAGATGGTTTATGAATTTCAATATTCATCAGAAATAAATGATGATTTGTTTGAATCAACTTTATATGGTAATACTAAACCACCATCTACCATTTTTACTTTTCCAAATCGTAGAAAAAGCAGATCAGATACTTTGAGTTTAACCTTAGCTTCTCCTAATTATTTGATGGAGACTATTAAGGGTACAGTTGTTGATATTTTCGGTAACATTTTAGATTTGAATAGAGCTCCTCTTCCTATTGGAAAAGATCAAAACACTCTTCGTGCCGCAACTAGTACTGATAAAGTTAAATCTTTTCAATTGATTAAAGCCTTAGAAAGAAAGAGTTTAGCTTATCATTTTGAGATTAATGCTAGAAAAGATTTAACTGGTCAAAATGGACAAATAACATTACCTGATATTACTTCTAATGATGATTATGCAAGAAATAGAAGCCGTTTCTTTTTAGATGTTGATAAAGAGGGGGTTTTCAAATGGAATGTTCCAGCTTCTAGTGAAACGGGAAATATACCATTATTAACTAGATATGAAAACTATTCTTCATTTGGCTCAGAAGATAATAACAATCCGAATAAGTTAATTTTTAGAGATGATAATCTAGATATTTTTCAAGATAGTTTCGCAGCAAGTGCTTTCAATATTAGTAATGGTTCATTTTCTGACGATAAAGGATCTATTAAATTGAATGATGACGGCGCTGATGGCGCCCCACTAGATAGAATTACAAAATCCCATATTAAACATGGCACAGCTTATCATGATGTTTTAGCTACATGTTATGCTCATCAAAAATCAGACTTTTTGCAATATGTATCTGATGATCAAAACCCTGTATTTAGTAAGAGTGCAGTAGCTAAAATTCCTTTGATAACCAAAGTGGCTCTTGATACTATTACAATTAGTGGAGATAAAGCTAATGCTGGCGGACGCAGCGGATCTATTAGTTTGGATGGATCTTTGGATTTGAATATTGGGGCGAATACTTCTGATAGACAATCTTTATGGGCAGATTTAGCCGGAGGTATGGTATTAAATGTGGGCAGAGATATGAATAATATGAGCGGCGCCTTATCTATGAATGGTGATGTATTTATTCAAGTGGGTGGCATGGGCGTATCTACAGATAGTAGATTTGTTAAGCAAAATAATGGTCATATCGGTGCGGCATTAGATATAAGAGTTTTTAATTCTGGTCTTAGAGTTACTATGATTAGAATTGATGATGAGGGTGTAAAAATATTAACGCCCGGAAATCTATCCATTCATGCCGGTCAAAATATGAGATTATCTGCGGATTCTGATATTACTGTTGAGTGTGAAACATTAACGGTGCAAGGTAGAATGGTTTTGAAAGAATTTGGAGGCTCTATATGATTATATTAAAAAACTCCGTATATAATAAAATAAAATTACAAGCTGATGAAGCTAAAGAACAAGGTATGAATAAATTAGCAAAAGCTGTAGAATCAGCTATAGATGAAAAACGCAATTTAACGCCTTTTACAAATAAGAAAGAACAAGCACAATATTCATTTCAAGAGATGAGTGAAAATGTTCATAAAGATTTATGGAAAATTGCTGCTACTTTAGTTGCTTATTATGATGTAGAAAACGTGGATATATCGAAAATTGATAAAACTTTAGTTTCATGGGCTGAAAAATTGGTTGATGATTTAGAAAAGACATTACAAATTACAGATACTATTAAAGGACCATTTGAGCCTAAATTACCCGGAGAAAAATAAGCTGATATATACCAAAACAAATGAGTCCTTGTTCTCCTAATGATGTTTCGATAGATGTTCCTGATAGTCCTAGTGGTCCTTCCATTCCTGGGTTTGGCGTTCCATTTGCTATCAATTTACCAAACACAAATCCTTTTCCAGTAGGTTTTCCGGAAGATTTATTAGATTTATTAGACAAGTTAAAATTATTGATTCCTCCAGGCGCGCTGAAAGCGCCGCTAAATTTGAATTTTGGAAAAGATGTATTTGATGGTATAATGAAATTGTTAGATCAATTTATGCCATTCTTAATGATGTATAAATTTTTCTTACCAATATTGAATATTATTATTTGTATTATTGAAGTGATTTGTGCTATTCCGAATCCAGTAAAATTAGTTAAAGCAGTTATCAAATTATTTAGAGACTGTATTCCTGAATTTTTGAATATGTTTCCTATGTTTGCATTGATAATAATGTTAATATCATTGTTATTATTGTTGTTAACACTTATAGAATATTTGGTGGCACAAATTCTTAAATTCATCAATGCGGTATTGAAGAATGTGCTAATGTTGATTGATGCTTTTCAAGAAGCTAATTCTAATTCTGTTTTGGCAATTGCAAAAAAATTAGGTTCTTTGATGTGTATTTTTCAGAATCTATTTGTATTATTATCTATTTTTGCAACTATTATACAGGTGATAAAAGATATTTTGGCTTTAGTATTTGCTATTCCACCATGTGATGATGATAACCAAGATGGCTGTTGTACAACAGATGTGTGTCCAAGTATTGTTAAAAATGTTTATACTAGACAAACTGGAACATTTCAATATTTAAACGGTGTGGGGGCACAAACTGATGTAGTATTGCCGCCGCCATTTGGTAATTTTAATTATGCAATTAGATCAGAATCATGGCAACTATTTGATAGCAGCCAAGAAGTTACTCAAAAGTTCATTAATATAATTAATGCTTATGATGTTCCAATTTCTTTAGATGAAGCTCCCCCGTTTTTTAAACCAATATTTTTCCCAACAGATGTGTTGTATAATGGGCAAACTGCGGCTAAGCAAGCTGCATATACAGTAGATATGAGAATGCTATATAATCCTTCTGTATGGGGCAGGTCTGGTATCACTAGATTTATTAGATTTAAAGATTGTATAGTCACAAATGCTCCATCATTTGAATTAAAACTATTTGATAATAGTGGTGAAATTATTCCTAATGGAGTATTAACATTAGCTGGTGGTAAAGGATATGAAGATGATGGAACTACTGCTTTATTAGGATTTGAATCCGATGGTATTACTCCAAGTATTAGCCAAGCAACCTTGGGTAATTTTATACATACTCCAGATATTAATACTACCAGTCCAGTTTTTTCAATAACAGATGGTCAAACATTTACAGATATTGAATATACTTTTAAACCAAATACTGGCATCTTAATGAGTAAAAATTTAATTACATTAGGATGTATACCAGAAGTGGCTTTTAACAAAAATTTTGTAAATAATGCATTAATTGGAGACGTCGCATTAAAAACAAAATTGTTAAAAGATTTGGTTAATGGTGCTGGATTTCCTAATCCAAATGATACTCAACAATGTTTATCTACTGCTTTATCAGCTTTGAGAGTAAATTTGACACCTCAAGGTGTGGCAGAATTTCAAACTGTTGCAAATTTATGTTTGCAAAAATTAAAAGATGACACTACATCTTCATTAGATTCATTAATAGGACTAGGATTTGATCCATGTAAATCATCTTTTACTATTACACCCAAATCACAATTTACAAGCAAACCTATTGCTGTAAAGGTAAGTTTAAATGAAAATAATGGCATATCTTTGATTAGCGGTATCCCTGAAGATGTTGCATTTAGTATGGCGAAGAAAATTAAAGGATATCCAACTTTTGGAGAAATATCTAATTTTTCATATGATGGTTATCAATTTTTTACAGCTGATTTAACAAGTACTACTACTGGTAATGGTCAAATTATGATTTCTTTTGATAATAATATCTTTTGTACTAATACTACTAATCCGCCATCACATACATTACAAACATTAGACTACCAATTTGTTTATACACCCGGTCAAATTTCTACTCCTGTTGGAGATAATTCTGATGGTACCCAACCAAGAAGAGATGAGGGTGACTTATCAACTATGGGTGATGTTGGTGGCAAGGATGGATCATAATGGCTGATCAAATTCCTAATCAAGCTAATTATCAAGATGCACAGAATTTTGACATTGATATCGACAAAGTATACAGTGACTTTATTTCTGCCATAGATAAAATTAGAAGCTACACTAATTGTGCGGCGATCTCTGATCAAGCAGCCATCACTGCTTTTCAGGCTGGAGATTTGACGTTATCAAAATTGAAACAACAAACAACTATTAGCACAACTCCTCAAGAAAGCAGATGTCATGCTTTTTTTAGAATTATTGGCTTTCCAGTTGTTTCTAGTGCCAATAAGATCTATAATCCTGGACATGATATAGTTTATGATTCGTCTAGATCTATAGGCGCAGCGATTAGTGCAGCCAAATTAAATATTGCGGCTAGCCCAATAACAAAATTTAGAAACTTATCTTTACAAAGAGAAAGTTATGTAACTAGCATGGCTAGTATTTTTAGCACACCTGGTTCTATTGATGCGGCAACCCTAGCATTGTCTTCTGGATTTAAGATTAGACAATTTGCTGTACCCATAATCAGTAGTGCTGACGCTTTTGATATGGATTCTAAAAGCCAACAATATAAAATTGATTTTAGTAGTTTAGTAGGAATTAACGACAAAAAATTAACTGAGTATGTAGACGTTTCAGGAAATACGCCAACTCAATTACGGTCACAGAGAACTCATATCATAAAACCATTTATAGTAGACCCTGTTATTGATTTCACTGTTAATGATGCTTCTAAACTTATAGCCGTACCATTTGCGCCCACAAAGAATCATTTAATGGTCAAAGATGGCGTATTTGTTAATAGACCAATTATTGAACAAGTAATTAGAGATAGGTTTACTGTTGCCAACCAAACTGATTCCACAGGAACAGCAGATAAATCAGTTATTGATTATATTAAAAGTATCCCCGCTATTCAAGATGAAGCAATCATTAATAGTATTAGTAGCGGAGATGTATATAAATTAGCAGAACAAACACAGTTCGTAAAATTTATCAATATTATTAGGGCGATGATTACTAAATTGGTAGAATCTCAGATTACTGTCTTTACAGCACAATCCAAATATTATTGGGTTCCAGTACCATCTATTTTTGGTCCTGAAGGTGGGTGTTCGGTACAAGGTGTATTTCTTTCTACTAGCGTTCCTAGCGATTTTATTACAACTCGTGATCAGGCTATTATTGAAGCAAAAATTAGATCCACAATTAATCAAATCAATGCTCAGACTGCTAATGTACAGGGTATTCCAGATGTGGGTGGATTTTCTTTTGATAACTTCAAGACAACTTTTGGACCAGATTCAAGTGCTGCTTTGGGTGACACCAGCGTTCAGACATTACAGGACTTAACTAACAAAAGAAACGTAGATTTGCAAAAATCCAGTAATGCATTGAAAACGATAGAAATAATCATGGGAGAATTTAGCGGTCTTGGATTGTGTGACATAATAGCAGTTATGGGCGCTCTTTATATTATGCCTAAGAATGATTTATTGGGATTTTTAGATGATGACGCCATTAAAAGAATGAATACATCTTTACAACTGAATCAATCTAGTCCAGGAATTCAAACTGCCATGAAATCCTTTATTTCCTCTGTGAAAGGTTATTACAACTTAATGGACAAAATCTATCAGGATCAATCTCAAAATAATGGTTTGCAATAAAACTTGATATTTTGCTATTTGTCTATAATTGCGCATATCTAAAAGGAATTATAGATGTCATTCGATCTTAAAATAAAAAATGGTAATTTAGCTATTAGCAACGGCGCAATACAAACCGTTGTAGATAGCGAAAAGTTAATTCAAGATATACTCAAAATTTGTTTAACAACGGCTGGGGCGAACCCTTATCAACCGTGGTATGGTTCTTTTTTATCTAGAACTATTATAGGCAACCCCACTTATACTTCTGTTTTGGTACAGGTATCTAAATCACAATTGAACACAGCATTAGATAATTTGAAGAATCTACAAAATGCACAAACACAATCATTTCAGAGAGTTAGTGCAGATGAACAAATTAATTTTATTTCAGATATATCTATAGTAAGAAATCAAATTGATCCTAGACTGTTTGACGTAGTTATTAAAGCGATAACTAAAAAATTAAAACCAATTACTACAGCTTTTAAAGTTTCTACTATATAAGATCTGAGGAAATATGGTCACGATACGCTCTGCAAATGAAATCATACAAAGTCTAGTGGACTTTTTCAGACTGGCACAACCTGACTTGGATACCAAACAAGGTACAGTTGCCAGAGATTTGTTCATTGAGGCTCCTGCCAGCCAAATTTCGCTTCTTTATGATCAAGTGGGTGACATATCTAGTAAGCAATCTATGCGATTAGTAGTAGGATCCGATTTAGATAAATTAGCTAAGAACTTCGGTATTATCAGAAAACAATCAACCCCCTCTACTGGCACAGCATTATTAACTTTTGCATCCATTAATGCTCCGATCAATATCAATCAAGGTGATACGGTTATCGCTAATAATGGTATTTCTTATTCCATTACTGCCGGTGTTGCTATAGTTCCAGCTAATTCAAATTTTTATAAATCAGTGGCAAGTAAGTTTGCCGATCAATTAACTACTGCTGGTATTTCTGATCAATATGCAATTCAAGTCACTTTAAGAGCAACCTCTGCTGGATCTGCTGGTAACATTGGAACTTATTCTCTTTCTAGATCTACAACTCCAGGAGTATCTAACGTTACAAACGTTAACCCATTTTCTGGCGGTACTGATCAAGAAAGTGATTCATCTTTTAGAAATCGTGTTTTAGCTTCATTCAGCGGCTCTAGCGTAGGAACATCTTTAGGTTACTTAAATGTAGCTTTGAGTGCAACTGGCGTATCTGATGCTTACATTGTTGAGCCGGGCGACCCTTTAATGACTAGAGATGGCACAATTGTTAAAGTAAATAGTGATGGCTCTAGAACTATTATTTCAGAGGGTTCGGGAGGAAAAGTAGACGTAGTAGTTTTGGGAAGTAATCTAATAGAAAATAAAGACAGCTTTATTTACATAGATAAAAGTAACAGTAATGATCCAACTAGTATTAAGAACAATGTTGTTCTTGGACAAATTGCGGCTGATGCTAATAAAACTATCAACAGAAAAAGAATTGATAATATTGCTAATGGCGTAGTACCAGCACAACCTATTGACGCCATTCTTGAAGTCACGGGCTCCATTAGTGGATCCAATTTTTTGCCAAAATCTGTTGATTTATTAGGAAGAGTATCTGGTAACTACGATTTAGTTAAAGATACTGGTATTTATGGTGGAAGTCCATGGGGATTTGATACATTTGTTTGGATCAATAACCAAATTTCATTTAGTGAAGATATTATTAAGGGTCAGCTAAATGGACAAGATGCAGTTACTTTCACAGATGTTTTAACAATACCACTGGTACAACAAAATATTTCCATTACTAATGAAAATAGTATTGTTACTTCTGACAGATCTATTATTCAATTGTTACATACGCCATCTACAAATGTTACTAGAGTATTCAACGTTCACACTGGTGAAAGATACATTGTAACAAATCAAAATATAGACAACACGGGAACTTTTAATACAAGCGGTAGGATTCAAATTTCTGGTAACACCTTGCCTTCCCCCAGCGATCAATTACAAGTAGATTACAGTTGGATTGTTAATTACGATCAATATTCCGATTATGACGGTTTGTATAATACTCAAAATGCCAGACCAGTTACTGATAGCATTGATTGGGGTTTTGCATCAATGGTGAATGATGAAAAAATTTCTTTCATCAAAGATCCTTCCAATGGGTTTTTTATTGGTACTGCTAGTCATCCGGTTAGCGCCGTATTAAGTGCTAAAACATTTTTGGAAGTAAATGGTGTAGTATCTAAAATTACTTCAGGAATTTTCGTTAATAGATTGTCTGTTACAATCAATAATTTGAGCAGCCCAACACAATCCGTTGATAGCATTACTTTCAAGAATAACAATTCAGAATTGTATTCTACTGCTCAAAATAATGGAAGTTTTAGTAATGTTGCGGTGGTATTGGGTATCAATATTGTGTATAGTACAAGTATCATTTTGCCAAATGATACGGTGGCAAAAGATGGAGATAATGTAACTGTTATCTTAAATAGTACTGATGTGTTTCACAGCACTGATATTAATGGTAGTTCCAGTGGTATACAAATTACTATTCCAAGTGTTTTGATTACTACAGTTGCTAACACGCTCATCTTAAAAGTAACTTACATTGCCAATATTTCTGATTTATTTTCTCTAGCAACCACTGCTTTGCCGGTAAGTAGAATTGGAAATGGATTCATATTGAATTCTAATGTTGGATTCAATAATTTTAGTCCAGTTAATTTGTCCAGGAGAGAAAATCAATCTGTTCAAAAAAACACCAGCAATCAATTTTATATAGATTTAACGGCTTTGATTGTTGATTTTTCGTTAGCGCCCTCACAAATCATTTCAGTTATTAGGCTTTCCGATAATCTAGAATTGTGGAATTCTGATAATCTTGGTAGTGTTATAGTTAGTAACTCGGGTAATTATCAATTAATTTTGAATGGTGTTAATGCTCCAGCCGTAGGTGACAAAGTATTGGTTATCTACTACACTTATGATTTGAGAAAATTTCAACCATTTAGTTATTACAATAGTTTGATTAATGGCAGAATTAATACTCTAAAAGTAGATTCTAGCACCAATAAACTTTATGTACCAATAAATAGTTTTACCACTCAATCGTTGGTTAATTTTACCATAATAGAGCCAAATACAGATATTGCTTTGTTTACTATATCTGATGGTCAATTAACAGATAATGGTACTTCAGCGTTTTTAACAAGTGCCACATCTTTTTCTACCCTATTAGATTTGACAAATAAAAAAGTTCGTATTACCGGATCTTCTAGTGTATTTAATAATGGGCTATATGATATTACTGGATATGATTTGACATCAAATACTCTCACTATAACAAATATCGTTGATAAAATTACTTCAGATCAAATATGTATTATTAGAATAGCAGATGGAAAAGAAGTTTGGAATTATGGCGGCGTCATTAATATAGAAAATAATAAGCTACTATTATCAAACAATAATTTCACTAGTGCAAATGATAAAGTTTATGTCATGTTGTTTAATTTTAACAATCTAAGAAAAACTCCAACCAAAATAACTGGTGTTACAGTTGATCAAGTAGTAAATACTGGTGTTATTACTGTTGCTGGAACCACTTTATTCAAAGCTCAAGATATTGTTTTTACATCTACTAACACTGGATTGAAATTAAACATAGCCGAGGCTTTGAGAAAAGCTTTGGGTATTTCTAGCGCAGCAACAATACCTAGCAATATAAAAATAGCCAGAATAACTAAATTAGAAAAAGTAATTACAGTTAGCGCCAGCAATGATGAAGTCTTACAAATATTAACGACATATGATTTGAAAAATACTACTATTCAAAATAATCTGTTGTATACTAATGAAGTACTAGCCGACCCGACACTTCATAATTTAGATATAGTGCTGCCAAATACCAGTAATAATACATTGAATACCAGTGTTCATAATTTACCAGCTCTAGGAGATAAAATTAGAATCACCTTTTATTATACAGTTGATGGTGATTCTGAAAATCTTTCTTATACCAAAAACGGTACGTTATATACTAACAAGAAATTCTCTCATATTAATAAGGTCTATATTTCTAGCGGATTTAAGGCTTCTCAGTCTACGAAATTTACCGGAGCTTCTTTCACACAACCAAGTTTGGGCTCTAGATATAAGGTGTTCTATAATTATTTGGGACCAAAACCTAATGAAAGAATTGTGGTTAAGTACAACTACAATAAAATTATCACTGATGTAACTTTCAGTATAGAAAATACAAGACCTATTAATGCTGATGTTTTAGTACGTCAATCAAAAAGAGTGCTAACAGATTTAACTATCAACGTTGTAATTGCTGACAGTTTTCTTTCTTCAACAACAACTGTGTTACAGAATTTGAGAGATCAGTTAATCTCAGCCATGACCCCTACCAAACTTGGGCAAATTGTTGATGCACCTACATTGATTAATGTAGCTCAAGCTGTTAATGGTATTGCAAGAGCCAGAATTTTGTACTTTAATAAAACTGGAAATCAAGGTCAAGTACAAAGTATTCAAGCACAGCAAGATGAGTATCTAATTCCTAACAATGTAGTTATCAACACAGAAACTAGATAATATGCAAAATCTCAGAATAGTTAACGTACAGATAAATGACAGCTCAAATATTGATGTCACTTTTACAGAAAACTTGACAATGGGTCTTGTTACATCTAACGTTGCTATCATATCAGAAACTACAGGCGTTCCAGATTCAGAGCCACTGATTCTTAAAATTACTGGAAGTATTTTGAGTATTACTTGTCAACCATTAACTGCGCTTGCTGCATATTTCATTAAATTCTCTTCTACACCAACTAACCCATTCACTTCAGTTAATGGTGATGCTAAGGTAGTTGAAGATGGAGTGCAAAACAAATATCTAATCACTGGTCCATTACCTTCAGATAATATTGTAAGAGAATATTTCAAATCATATTTTCAAAACAACATTTATGATTTAAGTGATAGTAATGGGTTAATCTCTAAATATATTGACTCTTTATCAGTGTCTTTGTCTAGGGCTTTGTATGATATTAATCAAGTTAAAAATGAAAATTATCTAAGTTTTACTGTTACTGATGAACAAAAAACTAGGGGCAGTGGTCCAACTGATAGACTTAATCAAGAGTGTGCTTACGAAATTACTAGAGTTGGTAGAGGCGTTAGTACATCTAATGCTAATTTAGTATTTCCTATTGATAATTTCCCCGATTATCCAATTACTTTACAGAGACAAAGTAATGTAGAACAATTGAAACCAAGCTCAACTGATCAAGCTGGTCACTTTAATATTAATAGTTTGGTGCTAAATCTATCAACATCTCCTATTACTAAAGTTAATAGTATTGTATTTACCTTACTCACCGCAAGCCCGTCATATACTTATGACATTGCTAAGTATGGATATCAGATTAAGAATTCCAGATATGATCAAGAATTTTCTTTTGATTATTCTTTGCTGGATGATAATCAAATTAGAATTAGCGATAAAATTTTGGAAGATCCAAATTTTTCTCTAACTGATATTTTCAACGTTCAAATTCAATATGAATCTAAAGATTTAGGCAGAATAGTTAATGAAAATACTGTTACTGTTACTACGGTGAAATCTTCTTTTAGAGAAGTTCTTCCACCAGTTATCAACATTTTTAATTTGCAACATGCCCCTATAACAGATTTGAATGGTAATGTTATTACTATGGGCGGCATTTCTTTTATTGATCCTAATGTTGTTGATAGCACAAAACATCCTGCGTTTTTATATGAATTACCATTTAGATTAAATGGTCTTCCATTTAGTCCAGGACAGTACAGTATTGATTATGCTACTGGAACTGTTTATGTATATGGGGTAGATTTAACCAACGATGGTACAGGTCCATATCCTCCATTGGCTACATATAATTACTTATTGACATATAAATTAGAACAAGATTATGTTTATGATGCAGATCTATTAGATTTGGTCACACTACCTAATGGTAACTTAAGATTTGCCCAAGGAAATATTAATTTCAATTACGAAAAAGTATTAATTCCTGGTGTAGATTATGTAGCAGATTTACATCAAGAAGTATTAACAGAAAGAATTGCAAATAATTTGGTTGCAGCTAATGCTATTAGAGTACAAAACGCGCCGGTTACTAATGTATTCAGAATATATAATGAAACATCTGGTGAAATCTATACATTAGACAGATGGAATAATGATAAAGTTTACTTTAGATACAATACCCCGCCAGCTATAAAGCAATTAATTGGAGAAAGAGTTAGTTTCAATAATGTTATTAATGAATTATTGTACATCAATACTTCTTTAGTTAATTCTAGTCTATTAAGTATCATCAAGATATTTTTAGCAAACAATTCTATTATTGGTGGAACAGAAGATGGCATTGCCTCTTCTTTTAATACTAGTTTAACATTTTCTGATACTACTATTTTTTCTGCTGAGAAATGGTTCAATAGACAATTAGATGAGGCTACTAATATAAATAGGTTATCTAGTTTGGGAGAATACCTTGTTGATTATACTCATGGTATTATATACTGTGCAGTAACAAATCCACAAAATTTTAATATTGGCACAGTATCTTACAAAAATGATAGTATTGTTCCACAATTTCCACATTTGATTAGCGTAGATGATATTTACTATCAGATTAGCGTATTAGATCAAAAGAATAAAACTTTCTCCTATACTTCTTTTGGAGATGGATTTATTATTCCGCAAACTTTAGATTATTCTGATGAATTATCATTGAATGGAGATTTAAATTCCGTTTATCAAATAAGCAATGGGGACATTGGCACTTTTGTTGATTCTAGTTTTATTTCTGGTGTGACAAACCAAATTAAATTTGTCAGATCAGTATTTGAATATCAAGATTTAATTAACAGTACAAAACCTTTGAATTTTGCTTTCTCAAGTACTAGCAATGGATTCAATATTCAAGTAAACCCATTAACTGGTCAGTCATTTGAAAATGTACAATTTGACGGATCTAATTACTACGTAATAATTGATCAGAATATTCCATATTTATCTACTAATGTAAATTATTCTTTTCAAATCACCAGAGTTTCTGATTCTGTTTCTCTGTGGGATAATTCAGGAACCTTGGTTCCAGGAAATCCAATTAAATTGATTCTACCAGGCATTGGTTCTCCTGTGGTTGGCGATTTAGTTAATGTAGTTTTTACCTTTACAATTGACGATGCATCTAGAGTAGTGGTAGATTATAATAAGGGCGAATATTATATTGATTATACATATGTAGCTGATGAAATTATTATTAGTTATGAATACGGTGATAATGTTATTGATTTTAGAAAAAACAAAAACTTACCAACCAATACCACTTATTATGTCAGTTACAAAGTAGGGGCACTTAGGGATGCATTGTTAAGAAACTTTGGAACATTGGTTAATATTCCGGAACTATCCAATTTCGATGTAGATTTCAATCGTGAGAGATATCGTGATGCGTTAACAGCAGCTTTAACTTCTTTTATTCAAGGACCAACTTTAACTGCCATTAAAAACATAGGTAAAACTATTTCTCATATAGAGCCAGAAATAATCGAATCTGTTTTTCAAAATTGGTCTTTAGGCAGCAGCTTATTAAATCCCGAATCAATTAATACTACAGGAAGTTTTCAATTATTACCAGTCAAATATGACAATGGAGTATTGTTAAATTCATCTGAACAATCAATTAATTTCCCTTTCAATTCTAATATTAGATTAGAAGAGGGTACTTTTGAAACCTGGATTAGTCCTTCTTGGAATGGATTAGATAATGATGCATCATTATCTTTTAATATTCAAAAAGATGGTTACACCATCAATCCTGCATTTGTCTTTATTGGTGTAGGAGAAAATCATCCAGAAATAACCAATGATGTTTTTTCACTTACTAAATTAAGTGATGCGGTAGGTACTCCGAATAAGAATAAAGACGGTGTTTTCATTTATTATGACAAAGACATTTCGGGTAATTTTTTGAGATGGTATGTCGAAATTATAGATGGATATGTTTCATCATCAAGTTCAAATTACAGTTTCAAAATTACTTCTAACGGTATGTTTTATGATGCTAAGAGTTTAGTAATTCCAAAACCTTCAAATATTAAAATTACTACTGGAACCAGTACAATTAATTTTAGTATAATGGGCGGCTCCCCAATTGATGAGGGCATTACTTTTATTTCAGATGTTGATCATTACATCTTAGATGCGGGAGAAGAGAAAAGCAGAAATAGAATTTCCATTTTTAAAGATATTAGTGGTTATTTGAATTTTAGAGTTTTTGATAAAGATAAAACTCCTTACATAGTAAGTGCCGATGTATCTGGATGGAAAGCCGGCGACCCGCATCATGTAGCAACTTCTTGGAAATTAAATACTAGAAATGGTAGAGATGAAATACATCTATTCGTAGATGGTTTTGAAGTTCCAAATATCATAAAATCTGGTCAAAAACTGAGACCATACTTACATGAAAAATTCAGAACAGTTGACCCAGAAGAAATAATCGGATCAACTAATGGAGATATTATTTCTTCAACTGATTTACAAACCAATTCGGGAAGCGCAGTTGTTACATCTAGTATAGATTTCGGTGCGTATAACGTATTTATTGGAAATACTATTTACATAGATGAAATTGGTTTTTCTAGTTCTGGATACAACATATTATCAATCAATGGACAAAGTTTGACGTTATCTTCTCCAATGCCTCAAACATTATCTAATGGTAGATTTTCTGTTAATAGAACTCATTTTACTGTAGTATCTGATATTGATGTGTCCCCCAACATTGCAGTATCAACAATTAACGCATTTATTGTTGGTTCAGATATAAATGGCTTTACCGATTCAAATATAGTTACCTCTTCTTCATTAGATTTTTCATCAGTAGAAGTACAAGTGGGTTATTTAATCAAAATCGAAAACATGACGTTGCAAAATATATACACCATTTTGCAAGTGTCAGGGAATTCATTAATAATCAATGATAATTTACCAATTGATATTAGTAATACTTCGTATACAATATATAATACCAATACTGAACAAGAAATACCAGGAGTTAGAGCTTTACGTCCAGCATATAGTGTATCTAAAGATATCAATTTCAATAATGTATTAACAATATCTGATAAAGTTATTATGAATGATTTAATTCTTATCAGAACACTTGGAATAAATCATAGAAAAATAAAGAGAAATTATTATGTGTGGAGTAGTGGTGTAGAAAATATTTTGATGACTAAATTACCGCCACCAATTTCTTTAGACGAAGTAGATATTATAAAAGTAATTTTACCAAATACTGCTATTAATACATCTAATTCATCTGTTAATTTAACGGTTGATCAACCTTCTCTTTCTTTAACTGGCAGAACATTGAGCGCCACTGTTGCGGGAACTAATGTAGATTTTTCCACTGCCGTTCAAGTTACTATTGATGGAACAACAATTGGCGGACCATCTAATGAGATAATTATTTTTACTGATTATGGTACATTAGATTCCGTAAATCAATACCTTTCTGTTAATTTTGTTAATGTAGTTGCTCAACCATTGGTACTTAATAGGGCGGCATGTATTGCTACGGTTAAAGAAAAATACTCTATCATTCATGCAGAAAATAATGATGGTTATGCACCAATCATCAGATTTAGCTATTCAATTGGATATGGTGATACCTTGTATCAAAGTGCCATTAACTCTGTCACAGATGATAATAGATTGTTTAGTGACTTGGATATAAATAATTACTTAGTTATCTCTGCTCCTTCAAATGCTGCCGGATTTTATTTGATTACAGGTATTTCTTCAGACAGAAAAACTTTATTTGTAGAACCAACATTAGGTGGCGATGTACCAATTTTCAATAACGGTACTTATCAAATTTTGAATGTTAATGCTTATAGAAGTGGATTGCAAAATGGATTCTTTACTTTTGAAATTAAGAATGAACCAGGAACTCCATATTATTTAAGTAAGGGGTTTTATGAATTTGAATATTTCACTTATACAAGAATAAACTTAGAACCAACTCGTGCTAAGGTATTCTTGGGCAGTGATTATAACAGTCAATTGCAGTTACACGGCTTAATGGATCAAGTTAAAATATACTCAGTAATGTTAACTGATACTAGAATTGGTGAGAGTATTCCATCTAATCAGCGCTCTATTACTAAAGATTTTAATTCATTGAAAGCTTTGACCAAAGATTCTAATACTTTGATGTTAATTAGTTTTAATAGTTTTCCATTTACTAATCAAGCTGATTTTTATATTTCTCCAACACCAACTAAGAATCATTTTTATTCTTCTTTGGTAGTAAACGAGAATTTTGGTAACAGTTTGGTTTTATTAGATGAGCCCATTGTTTTGCCAAATGAAGGTATTTTGAATACTAGAAAAGAAGGTACTATAGAGTTTTGGATGAGTCCATTGTTCGACACGGCTAATGATCCTCATAAGAGATTTTATTTTGATGCTTTTGGAGCTGTTGTGGAAGATGTGGTAAGTGTGAATAATGTTTCATTAAAACTATCTGCTCCCGCCAGTCAAATTTTAAGTGTTCAATTGAAAGGTGGCGACCCCCGTATAGATTATTTTGCTGGCGGAAAGATAGAAATTGACACACAAAATGCTACGCAGGAAACCAGTACAAGCATTGGTGATAATTCAGTAGTTGTCTCACATCCTATTTTACAAGTAATTACTGTTAAAATAGCCGGTGACCCAACTAATACAGATTATTTCGTTAATGGTAGTATTAGTACAGATATGAAAACTATTTATTTAGGTAAATTATTACCAACAAATAATGTACTAGTTATTGTAACATATCAATCTACAGAAAACAATAATCAAAATATTAATACACAAGTTGTGAGGCTTAATAGAAGATTACCATACCACAAATCACATATTACTGTTAAGTATGTTCCTAAAGGATTACAAGGTGATCGTATAGCCATTTTCAAAGATGAAACTGGATATATCAATTTTGCTATTACTGCTTCTAATAAAGACTATGTAATTAAGGCGCCCACATTCTGGTCCAGAAATACTTGGCATAGAATCAAAGCTAGTTATCGTGTAAATAGTGGACCATCTACTGATGAAATGAGATTGTTTTTAGATGGATATCAATATAGTGATGTTCTATTTGGAACTGGTCTTATTAGTGGCATCTCACCTACTGTTATGGGATCCGTTATAGTAGGAGATGGTTATACCATTTTAGGAAATATCAAGTTCAAAGATTCCATTAATCAATTGTTTATAGGAACCCAATTTGATAATCAATTCCCAACTTTTAGTTTAATTGATAACCTAAGAATAAGTGACATGTCAAGACCGATTTATGCTCCTTATGGTGAGGCTATAGATGTTAACTATTCTTCCAATTTGAGCACAGTATTCCCTGTAACAATGGATCTGTTTACGACATACTTATTAAATTCTGACATAGTGTCATCGATCAACACCGATTTTGCTATATTAAAGAATAGAGAAACAGGTTTGTTTGATTTTTCAGTAAATATAATAGATTCTTTAGGTATAGTTAGTAGTAGTATAAAGTCCAAAGAAGCCTTGGAGAAGTTAATACGAGTCTTGAAACCAGCCAACTCTAGGGTGTTTATCCAGTATACTAAATGAGAAAACGATGACAAAAAGAAGCCCTATTTCTGCTCCACAAAATATCTGGTTCGATGCTCAACAAGTTGACGATACCGATTTAACACTGGAACAAAACTACAATAATACTATAACTTCTGGGATAATCAATAACCATGTAGGTTCTGGTGTATTGCCCGAAGTATTGGAACAAAATATCATTTTTGATTCTGCATTGTCTGTCGGCTTTTTAGATGGTACAATCGTTCGAGCACAATATCAGCCTACAGATAGCAATTTTGGAAATCAATTAGAAATTGAATTAAACAAATCTCAGGTTGCTGGAAAAAAAGCTATCAAAATCTGTATTATTGGTTTAGATTTTGAAAGTAATTTACAATATGAAACTTTTTATTTCAGAACTAATGAAATACAAGTTAGCCATAAACATTTTACCAATATCTTATTAATTCTTTTTAATGATTTCATAGGCGACCCTACTTTGTCATTGAATCTGGGCGGTCAAGTTGTAATTCGTGAAGCCAATCCATTTTCACTTTCCAGAAGTCCTCTAATGATTGCCCAAGACGTTGAGCCAAATTTATTCTTTAGAGATTTCTTTTTGGAAGGATATTTATCTTTACAAGCATTATTAAGTGCTGCTCTACCATTTTACAACATAGATACTTTGGGTATTTTTACTACTCCATTAGATAATCATGTTTTATTAAATGGAGATGTAACTACACAAATTGGACAAAAATTCATTGCTTCTACCAATAACATTCAAAAAATCAATCTATTACTTTCTGTTAGAAATACAGAGGTTGGAAATGAAGATGATTTAGTTTGGAATGGCGACTTAGTAATAAGTATTTATCCATTGCAATCTACTATTGAATGCGCATCTGATATCGCACCCAACCTTCCAATAGATTTTTCACCATCTAATATTCCAGTTGCTCAGCTTAGTGTTAATTATAATACATTACAGTCTTCAGGAACAATTTTAAATACAGTTCCTCAGCCTGTTGATTTTATATTTAGTAACAGCTCTGTTGCTTCTGGTAATGTTTTAACTGTTGGTAGTTATTATGCTGTTACTATTAAAAGATCGGGCTCAGCAAACAAATGTGATATTTTGATAGCTGTTGGGTCTGATAGGGTACCAGATTCTAGAATTACAACTTTCACTGGTACTCTATGGGTAGATATTCCGGATCAAGATTTATGGTTCAGAGTTTGGACTGATGCTGCAAAAATATCAGATGGTCAAATATATGAAACAGGTCATGGAGTTGTTCTTCCTAAAACATCTCAAGATCCAAATACTTTAACTACAATAGACTATTCTTTGGAAGATTTACAGTTTACTGGTAACGGTGTGTTTAGAGCAGTTGTTGCGGCATCTATAGAAGAAAATACCCCAATACCAGATCAGCGTACAGGTAATCCTGTTTTGTCTAGACAAGAATTTGTTCCAAGTATCAAACTGTTAAATACCATTGATATTACTAATTTGGAAAAAGCTTCTGAGCCATTGATCATTGGGGCAATTTCAGATAAAAATATCAAATTCTTCGATTCTATTTCGTCTATAATCAATTCCAATTTGTATTCCGCTACTATGGTGCATGACGAATTGATTATCAAAATTGTAGATGATTCAACAGATGTTGTTAGGTTTGATTCTTCAGTCAGTGGATTAGTAACTAATTTATTGAATGGAGATTTTGTTGGGGCTCAAATTTTTCCACATGCAAGTAATACCAATAATTACTTTAGAATAGCATCAGCCAAATTAGCTTCATGCATTTTAGGCGATGTTGATGGTAATGGAATTATAGATGTCAATGATTTGAATATCTTAAATACATATCTAAATTACGATTTAAATACTGGTTTACCAACTGATACTATATTAGTTACCGACGGCATTACTACTACTTTTACTAATGGTTACAATACTTATACTAAACCATTTAGTAGTGCTTTCGGCATCAATTTCCAGTTAGTAGATCCTGATACTGGTGCAGTATTAGAAAGTGCTAATGATGGCGTTTTAGTAGCTAATCCAAATGATAATAGGCTAGCTCAATTTACTAGCGCTAGCGTTTCTTTTAATACTATTATTGGATTAGGTTCTTTCAAACTTATTCTTTTGTTGCCTTCAAATCAAGAAAATTATGGAGGATTTGATATCATTTCTGTAGATTCTTTGACAGATGTTTTAACTCTTAGAAAAGTCTTTTTGACTGGCGATGTGTTAATGCAAATGTTGAGGGCAGATATTGATGGAGATTTTCATATTACTTACACAGATGGATATCTATTACAGAACTATATAGATAGAAATGTATTAACCAACTCTCCAACTAGCACTTACCCAGGTCCTTCAACTAATCCATTTACAAAAATCGGTACTAGATTCAATGTTATTAGATTCAAATTAGAAGAGTTTATAGATAGGGCGGATGATTATTCATCTGTTACTGTTGATAGAACAACAGTTGTTCATTTGGCTCCAGATATTTTCTTATCTGATGGATATTTTGCAGATCATGATTTCTATTTGAGCCCCGTTGTTTGGTCAATCCAAAAACAATTGACTTGGGATGAATCTTTAATAGTTACTAACAGTAAACCAAGAGGTGTTCCTACTGTTTTCACCAGTCTTTCTGGATTTCAAAACAATAGTTGTCATATAGATGGAGTAAGTATTAGCGTGTATGAATCGGGACCTGATTTTGATCAAGGTCGTGTTGATATATTTGTACCAAACAATCTTATTATTGGTCGCGGCGGCGAACTACATAGACCAGATGGTAATTTCTATAAAGTAGATTTTGAAGTTGGTACTATAGTTTTAGAAATTCCTGATGGTTTATTTGGCTCAGAACGCACCATCAATATTTTGGATGATTTCATTTCTGATTATACTGGCGACGGAAGAACTCGTTTAGGCTTCCCTGCCATGAAATTTGCTGATTGTTCATTAGTTACTAATGATGCTTTAACAAATGATCAATTAAGATTTTCTGTAGCGGTACAATCTTTCTCTCCAAATACAAATGGATTAAGTGTAGATGGATATGATGGAGCCATCGTAGATGGAAAAATTGGTGTTTCGATTGATTATAATACTGGATTGTTAACACTTAATTTCACAAACTTATATCAAGACGCCGTTTTGCAAACCTTAAGTACTAAAATACAAATAAATGTTTTCTTGAAAAAAGGCGGATTCAACAATCAAACATTATTTATAGATTCTGGTAAAATGCAGAATATGTTGAAACTTATCAGCGTATTCAGCGGAGCTGTAGATGGTGGACCATCTGCTTTAGTAGACTTGCAAAATGACATAACAGGTGTCTTACCAATTATTCATGGCGGTACCGGATTAAATGATGTGGGCGCTTTCGGAACAGTGTTGACTAGTAATGGAAGCGGTTTAAGTTATCAATTCATTTTTGATATGGTAGGTGTCATTCCATTCTCTACTGGTATCCCAGACGCAGATAGAGTTCCAAAAACAGATGGATATGGATTATTAGATCCTAGTTTTATGTACAAAAACCCAATGTACATTTATACATCTTCCGGTAGAGATGCAACTGTTGGTAGTACTGAAATAAATTTTGGAGCTTGTACTTTTAGATTTGATAAATATATATTAGAAGGGTTAGAGTCTATTACTTTTGAAGCAATTTTAAAAAGTAGTACTGCGGGTGAAAAAGCACAAGTAAGATTGTTAAATGTTTCTAATAGTGGTTATTTGCCCCTTGTTGGCGTATCAACATATCTATCTACTACTAATGATACCATTACTTATGTAGTTTCTGATGATTTAAAAGAGCAATTCTTATCAGGCGCTGATGATTATATTTATGCGATGTATTTAAGTGGAGAAACAGTAAGTACAGAAGCAACTTGTTATATGTCTCGTTTGGTTATGACGTATAACAATCCAGTTGGTGCTGCACCTCCAACAGCTCATAGCTCCAACTTTGTTCCTTATCTACCATCTCCAACTCCAATATAATTTAATTCCGCCCACTTGACACATAATTTACCAGAATTACCTTGGTGGGGCAGGCAAACTTATGATTTATGGAAAAGTCAGAGAAAAGATGGAAAAAGTATTGCCATATTTTTTGTTTGCGTTTAACCCAAACGACAAAAAACTGATTATGGTTTACACGGAGAGTTTTAGCAAAATAACTCCGAATATTAAACCATTTTTCGTACAAAATGCAGTAAATAATACTTTCGAGTATGAACAGCAAGTTTACTCTGAAGATGAGTTTTGCAGGCTGCTCGACCTATTAGTTTTTACCTGATGATATAAGGCTTGACATGAAAGTATGTTGGTTTGGGTTTTTGGGCAAAAACCATAGTTGGTCCATTGTAGCTCAAAATATTTCAAGAGAACTAATCAGATTGGGTCATGAAGTAGATTTATTCTCTACCAATGGTTTAGAGTATTTTCCAGATGATCTTAAATCAAATCTAAAGGGCGCTATAGAAGAGCATACACAAATTACATCGAACAATTACCAATCTTTAATTGGTTCCAAATTGGATACCAAATATGATATGCAGCTATCATATACTGCTTTGAAGAATTTCCCTCATTACTTTGTAAGAGGAAACAAAAATAGATTTGGTATTTGGAATTATGAAACAACTGTCTTACCGACAGCATTTGCCAAATGTTACAAAGCTGTTGATAAGGTATTGCCATCTTCATCCTTTTCAAAGAAGATATTTGTAGACAATGGAATACCTGATGAGAATCAAGTGACGATACATCACGGTATTCATTTAGATAGATTTCAGAATTTGTCCAAATATCCTCTTAAAACAAAAAAGAAATATAAGATACTTGCCAATATTGCTCAGCCCCATTTAAGAAAGAATATTCCTAATTTGTTAAAAACATACGGCAAAGCATTCACTAAAAATGATGATGTATGTTTGGTTCTGAAAATTTCAAAACGTAGTAATAAATCTTCTTTCGAAGTGAATTTTGATGAGATTCTTAAAGAATTCAAAACTAAATTCAAAAATCATGGAGACATAGAAATTCTGGACAAATTCATTGTAGATATTGAATGTCTTTATAATGCTTGTGACATGGTAATTACCATGGCAAATAGCGAATGTTTTTGGATGCCCGGGTTAGAAGGATTCGCCGCCAATAAGATTGTTGTTGCTCCGCGTTATGGTGGACAACTTGATTATATGAATGATGATAACTCTATTCTAATTGGTGGAAAAGAAATTCGTGCCGATATTAAGATGCAGTATTGGGAACCATCTCCTTATGCAAAAGTGTTTGCTCCAGATATTGATGAATGTGCGAAGAAATTGAAAGATGTTATTGCTAATTATGATGATTACTTAGCCAAATTCTCACCCAAGATGCAGGAAATATTACCTCATTATACTTGGAAGAATGTAACTGAAAGAATCATTTCTTTGTGCGAGTGAATAATGGAACCTATTAGACAAGAATTAACTATTTTATCCGCCGATCCAGGTATGGTTCATTTAGAGGCACATCGCCGTCTTGTAATTACATCTGGTGGTAAATTACGCGTTAAAAGAAACATAGGTAAAATAGGATTTACTGTCAAAGAAACAATAGGTATTGCAATTATTAATACCAGTGGCATCACAAAAGTTAATAAATCTGTTATTATTGGTGCCCTACAATTCAAAAATAATCCTTAACTACAAGATATAGACATAGCGAACTTTCATAAAGAGATGAAGTATGTCGCTACTAACTAAGATATTAATTTTCCTCGGAGCAATCATAGTCATTTTGGGACTAGGATTCATTATTTATAAACAAAACGAAATTTCAAATCGTCAACAAGCTATTGAAACACAAATTGTTCAGCAAAAAGAATTGGCTGGCAATATCATGCGTTCACAAAATGGTTATGCTACCAAAGACGATATTGAAAAGTTTATAAAAGATAGTGGTGTAAATCTGCGAGCCATTCAAGATGATCTAAATAAACTACACGCTTCTATTAGTGCAGCCAATACAATAGTTGTAACTAGTTCGGGACAGGTAATGGGTAACTTGTCAAGCAGTTCAACCGGCGCAGTTAATCCAACTCCTACGTCTATAGATACATATGGATATTTGAAAAATGCTCAAATATTAAATCTTCATGAAGACTTTTCCGGAACTCCTGTTCCAATTGGTCAGGTCGGTTTTTCTGCATGGCAACCTAGCCCTTGGAATATTAATGTTTTGCCAAGACAATACAAAGTAACCAATGTTATTGGAACAGATGATAATCAAAGAACTTATGTGTATAATAAGTTTGTTGTAACTGTTGATAACAAAGATTATGAAGTTAAGATAGCTAAAGCAGAAACTAAACAAGAATATCCTACAGCCAAATGGAGTTGGTGGAATCCTCGATTGTTTATTGGGGCTGATGGTGGCATTAATGCTAATAAAGTAAAGGGAGAGTTTGCCCCTAGTATTAATTTGGGAATTATGTCTTATGGTCAGTATAAAACTTCTCCAGATTTTTCTGTACTACAAGTAGGCGTTGGTATAGGAGTTGTGTCGCAAAAACCGCAATTCATATTAACTCCGGGAGCTTATAATATTGGAAAGCATATTCCATTAATGAATAATACTTATATTGCACCATCTTTGCAAGTTGGCATAGACGGCAGTATTTCAATTATGGCAGGATTAAGAGTAGGACTATAATAAATATGGAACTTGGAATTTACAGGCACTATAAAGGCAAATTATACGAAGTGGTTTCAATTGCTAAACATACTGAAACTTTGGAAGATATGGTGATCTATAGAGATCTCAAAGATCAATATTGGGCTCGTCCCTTATCAATGTTTTTAGAACAAGTGCAAATTGAAGGTTCTTGGGTTTCAAGATTTGAAAAGGCTATATGAGTAAGAAAAAAGTCTTAATAACTGGTTCTTGTGGTTTCATTTTTGGCAATTTTGTTAGAAAAGCCATTTATGAAAAACACCCTTATCAGTTTGTCAGTTTAGATAGGGTTAGCGCAAATGCAATTAACTCAATGTATTGGAACAAGAATCATACTTTCCATGTTGCCGATGTGCGAGATCAACATATTATAGATGTCATTTTTCAATTTGAAAAGCCTGATATTGTTATTCATGGGGCAGCAGAAACTGCCGTAGATTTATCTTTAAGTGACCCTAATTCTTTTGTGACCTCTAATGTATTAGGCACACAAGTGATTATTAATGCTTGTATAAAACATAAAATAGAAAGGCTAATTTACATTTCTACCGATAGTGTTTATGGTCAATTAACTAATGAACAAGATCCGGCTTGGAATGAAGAGGCAATCTTAAATCCAAGTAACCCCTATTCTGTCACTAAAGCTGCCGGAGAGATGTTGGTTAAAGCCGCCTATCAATCGCACGGACTAATTTATAATATTACCAGGAGTTCCAATAATTATGGTCCACGTCAAACACCAGAGAAATTGATTCCTAAAGCGATTAAGTGCATTCTTCATGGTGAGAAGATTCCTATTTATGGGAGAGGTTTGCAGACAAGGGACTGGACCCATGTTTTTGATAATTGTGCGGCAATTTTGACTGTCTTAAATAAGGGTGAGTCAAATCAAATCTACAATATTTCTGCCAATCAAGAATTTCCTAATGTGGAAGTGGTTCAAAAAATTTGCAATTCTGTTGGCAAGGGTCATGAATTAATTTCTTTTGTAAAAGATTCTCGCAGCGGGCACGATTTTAGATATAGCATGGATTCCTCCAAAATAAGGTCTTTGGGCTGGGAACCAAAATACAAATTTAAGGATGGTGTTATAGATACTGCCACCTGGTACATGAATAATCAATGGTTTTTGAAATGAGAAAGATATGTCATTAAAATCTGCTGTAGAATTATTACAAATAGCAAGTGACGCTATCAAAATAGATCAAAGTGGTCTATTTGGCAAAGGGAAGCATGCATTAACTATAGAAAAAGACCAGTTAGTGTTAACGATAAATACAGGTCATGAGTTTAAGAATTTCCTTTTGGATGAAGAAGATTTGCAAAGAGAGCCTCAAGTTTTAATGGTGGAGATAGAAAAATTTCTGAGAACAGACAAATTAAAAGAGTTGAACTAACGAATCAGTTCAACTTTTTTAATTTTGTAACTACAACTTACTTAGATAATGAATTAACAATCATCTGTAGCAGTTAATGTTCCAGCAGGAACTGGAGCAAAGGTACGGCGATGACCACGAGCTTTTGCATCAGCTAATTTTTCTCTAAGATCAGCAACTTCTTGAGCATTAATAAGATCACGAGTTCTTTCACCTTCTGCGTGAATTCTCTCTTTAAGCTCACAGCAACATTCTGCTGCTTCTTTAGAAGCTTGAGCGGCTAATTGAGCAGCTTGTAGATATGCAGCAGCAGCATTTTTTTGGGAATCCAAAAAAATTGTATATTGCATTAAGTTACTTTGAACAGTCAATGCATTAAAATTGCCGGTAGCTTGAACAGATGCTAAATTGAAGTTAGATGTAGCTTGAATACCAAGTTGACTTGTATTGGAATTTGCTTGAATTTGTACACCATTATAAGCTCTTTCAACTTGAGCTACACCGGCTGCGGCAAGCTTTTCAGCTTGAACACCTATTGCAGCAGCATTTTTAGCAGCCTCTAATAGACCTCTACCTTCTATTTCGGCTACTTGACGAGAAGCAGCACCAAAATCTTCTTTGTTTTCTTCATCTGTATGAGCTGATGCTAGAGCAACAGCAGCACTGTTACGCTCTGCTTGATTAGTTACTTCAATGAATTCTGATTCTGCACGACTTCTCATTTGATTGAGATCTCTTTGCATTTCAGTACTGAGGTCCCAGTTATCTGGGTGTCTGCTTCCATGATCGTGATCGTGTCTTTCGGAAACTACGGCGCTTGCGCCGGCTGGAATTATTTCAATCATTTGATTATATCCTTTGTTGGAATTATTTATCTTTCGCTTCTATGATAATATAAGGATATGTAGTATACTGAGCATTTTTTTGATAAAATCTATCATTATTTATGCATTGTGCATTTTTTGCACACTAAATATGTTAGGAGAACAGATGGAGAACACACGAATAAATATAGAACATGCACTTGATACACAATCTGAAAAAGAAGAATTGTGTATACCGTTGGCGACGGCATTAATGTCTGCCTGTAAAGTGAGATTAAATCTCTCTTTACCACAAGATTTTATGATTTACATTAAGGACCTTGCAAAAATTAATCATCAGATAGTAACAGGAGCGATATTAGCTATTATTCTATTTCATAAAACAATGCATAATTTTGTGAAAAACGGATACAAAATATCAATAGAAGATTCAACAGGTAAAAGCCATTATTTATTGATTAATGCTACTGTTTAATAAACCAAATATTCAACGAGACCGTTATATAAAGGAGAAGGTATTATGTCAATAAGACATTTCATGAATTATGATAAGCCAGAGGAGATAGTTGACGATATGACTGATAAAGAAGCTGAAATTCAGAAATTAAGATCAGAAATAGCCCAAGTAAAAGAAGCAGAAAATTTAGAAACAGCGCAGGTTAGTACAGATAAACTAGCTGTCTTAAAAGCTAAAAACCAAGCAAAACAACAAGAGGCAAAAGTGGCATCAAAAATAGTAGCTAAAAAAGAAAGAAGCCTAGCATTAGGAGTATTAGGCTCAGGTCAAGCTGGTTCCAGAATTGCAGAAGCATTCTATAAATTAGGATATGACTCTATAGTGGTCAATACTGCTATGCAAGATCTTAAGTTTATTGATGTTCCAGATTCCAACAAATTGTTGCTAGAATATGGTTTGGGTGGGGCGGCTAAAGAAATTGAAATTGGAAAAGCTGCTGCCGAAGCACATCGTGCAGAAATACTAGAATTAGTGAATGATAAACTAAGTAATTCTCAAGTAAATCTTTTGTGCCTGAGTCTTGGCGGTGGTTCTGGCGCCGGCTCATGCGAAACATTAGTGGATTTATTGTCAGATTTGGGCAAACCACTAATTGTCATTACTGTACTACCAATGGATACGGAGGACTCTCAAACCAAAAGTAATGCTTTAGAAACTTTGTCCAAATTATCTAAGCTAGCACAATCCAAAAAAGTAAACAATTTGATTGTTGTAGATAATGCTAAGATAGAAACTATCTATCATCATGTTGGTCAAATGGATTTCTATGGCGTAGCCAATAGAGCCATTGTAGATCCAATTGATATGTTTAATACTCTTTCTTCTATGCCCTCTTCAACTAAAGCACTAGATCCAATGGAATGGTCTAAACTTTTCATTGATGGTGAAGGATTAAGCGTCTATGGAGAATTCTCAGTTGATAACTATCAAGAGGATACCGCCATTGCAGAAGCTGTTATCAATAACTTGTCAGGTAATCTTCTAGCTGAAGGCTTTGATCTTAAACAATCAAAATATGTTGGATTTATTATTGCTGCAAACAAAAATGTTTGGTCTAAAATTCCAGCTTCAAGCGTCAATTATGCCAGCAGTATGATTAATGATTTATGCGGAAACCCAAAGGGTGTATTCAAAGGTATGTATGTTGTTGATGCGCCAGAAGATACTGTGAAAGTATATTCAATGTTCTCTGGATTAGGCTTGCCTTCTGTTAGAGTTGAGCAACTTAAGAGTGAAACAAAAGAATTACAATCTAAGGTCAAGACCAAGGATGAATCTAGAAACTTGACTTTACACTTAGATACTGGCACTAATGATACCGTATCTGCTGCACAAAAAATCAAGGAAAAGATCGCTGCTAAATCCTCCGCATTTGGTAAGCTTATGGGTGGCGTAGTAGATAGAAGAAAGTAATATTTGCCGTATAATAATTGATATTTTGTCGAGAGGTGGGTACTAGTTATATATTGACTATAGTACCCATATGACTAAGATAATCATCAAAGGCAACAACTCGCAAATTACCGAAGAATCTGATGTAAATCACATTCTTGCGCTAGATAAGCATTTATCATTCAAGGTCCAGGGAGCAGAGCATACTGCTGCCTACAGAGGATTCTTTAACAAAGGTGGCGATTTCGTAAAGTGGGACGGCATGAAAAAACTGCTGACTCCCACTTTGCTTTTTCCATCTGGACTATTGGAAAGAGTCAAAGCATTTTATGACGAAGCGGGCAAGACTTATGAAATTGTTGATAAGCGCCCTGCTAAATCCATTGGTGTTGAGAAACATATATTAGAGAATTTGAAAAAATTAGAGAAGGATCCGCGCCCCTATCAAATGGAAATTCTTAAGGTCATTGACAACAATGATCGAGGAATTATTAAGGTAGCTACAGGTGGAGGTAAAAGTCTCATCGCCGCCCTTATTGCCGCAAAATTGGGCAAGAAATCCATAATTTATGTAATTGGTAAAGATTTGCTTTATCAATTTTACGATTTTTTCTCTGAAGTATTTGATGAAGAAATTGGAATCATTGGTGATGGCAAGTGTGTAATCAAAGATATCAATATAGCTAGTATTTGGTCTGTTGGTCAAGCTATTGGTTTAGACAAAAAAGATATCTTATTAGATGAAAATGGAGATGAGAAAGAAGTTGTTAAAAGCAAATATATTGAAATCAATAAGATGATGAAAGAAACCAGAGTTCACATTATTGATGAATGTCATATGTCTGCTTGCGATACTATTCAACAAATCTTCAAGAACTCATCTAAAGCAGAACATATTTATGGATTAAGTGGTTCGCCATGGAGAGATGACGGCGCCGATTTATTAATTGAATCAGTGCTCGGTAAGTACATTGTTAATATTTCTGCGTCGGAATTGATTAAGCAAGGATTTTTGGCGCAACCTTTAATCAGATTTAGAGTTGTACCTCCATATCCATTGTTTTTAGATAAGGTTTATCCATCTGTTTATAAGAAATATGTTGTTGAAAATGAAGTTAGAAATGGTTTGGTTTTAGATGCTGCCAAGACTATGGTTGAAAAGGGATATCAAACATTAGTTCTTTTCAATAGTTTGAAACATGGTAAAATTTTACATGAACTATTTCAAGAGCATATGAAGTGCGCGCTTCTTGATGGCAATAATGATCAAGAAGAAAGAGATAAAGTTAAAAAAGATTTGATGGAACACAAAATAGATTGTGTTTTAGCATCTAAGATATTTGATATTGGTGTTGACATACCCAGCTTATCAGGTTTAGTTATAGCTTGTGGCGGTAAATCTACAGTCAAAGCTTTACAAAGAGTGGGTAGAGTTATTAGAAAGTATCCAGGTAAGAAGTTTTCTATAATTATAGATTTTGTTGATCAGGCTCATTTCTTACAAGAGCACTCTAAGATTAGATACAAAATCTATTCATCAGAAGATGGATTTGATGTTCAACTACCTAGCTCTGTTAAATGGAGAAAAGGTAAATTATCTAACGAATAATGATTGGTGAAGTATGGTTAATAAAAAAGACGATTTGACGGGCGGTGAATTAACCGATGTGCCCAATGAACAATATAAAAAGTTCTTCGATAAGTTTTCCGAAGTAGATACATTGAGCGCCGAGAGTTGGAAACCAGTTCATGTATTAGGATACTTCTGTAAAAAGTATCAAGAAGCTTATGACAAAAAGTATCAATTCAAGTTTAATAGTCCATCGCCAATGAAATGTTTTGAGGTCTTTCAAATAAAGAAACTGGCAATGCATTTGACTTCTAATCCAACTTTATTGAAAGAATATATAGATTGGGTGTATGAAAACAAAGTTGTAAAAGCTAAAAGAAGATTGACTTCTATTTCTTTTATGACTAACGAAGGAATTGTAAATGAATATAAATTCAATGTACTCCTTGCAGGCAAGAGAAATCTCAATGTTGATAGATCAACGCCCCTTCCTGACAAGTATAAGACCGTTTTTTCAGGAGCCGGCGTTTCAATTAACACTTATGGTGATTTGGCTTTTGTCTCTCAGATGAACGATATGTCCAATGAACTTAAAGCAGCTTTTTCTTCCATAGAAAAAATGGGATTTGATAAAGAAGTTTTGGGTAGAATTGTATAATGATTACCTATGTTGATGCGCAAGATGTCAAACATTTTTTAGATACTGATTATAATGTTTCTTTGTCTTTAATTAAAGAGGGATGTAAAATTTTATCAATTCCATATATTGGCGGAGGAACCATGTTATTCCAAAAATACCAACCAGAAAAAGATAAAATCATATTACTAAATCATCAGCATGGTAATCCGCATGATAATCAGTTAGAATTAATGAAAAATCAACTTGAAAAACAATTATCTAACAAAAATTATGTAGTTATGTATTCTAAATTAAATAAATTTCACCCTAATTTTTGTTATTACAACATTATTGCTATTTCTAGTTCTAGTGTTGATGATCTTAAGAAGGTATTAAAAATTAATAAGTTGAAAGCATTTTTATGATTTCATTAAAATATTCTCCAATAAAGAAATTATGAGTGTTATTGTATGATACTAGAATCATATGGCAAATATGCAAAAAGATTCAATGGGATGTCTCCTCATCACATATTACCTTCATTGAATATTAAGTGGGCATGACGATTGCTAAAATAGAAACAATAGAAGAAGATGTTACAAGCTACATAAAAAATAGTATGAAATTCTTAATATCCTTTTTGAATTTCCCCGATGATTTAGATCAAAATATTGATAAAATTATCTGTTTTCATATTAGTGATTCTAGAATATCAGATGATGCTATTTGTTGTTTTCTATACACCGAAGACACTCTTGAGGAATTGATTGAAAAAATGGAAAGAATAGTAAACATAAGGGCATTTTTATGATTCCACAAATAGGACAACATATTAGATGCTTGTTACGCAACAATTTGATAATCGATGGTATTGTGGAATCTTGGTCAGATGCCAAATCAGTATTACGATCTTTAGATAACTCATCTGTTTCTATTATCCAACATTCATCGCAGGATATAGTTGTGATCAAAATCATACTGAAAGAGCCTGAAAAATTAAAAAGTGATTTATCTTCTCAATTTGAGGAAGAATATGCCAAGCCAAGTAATGATCAACTTAGACTCAAAAACATGGCGGAATTGAAAACACTTTTGAATGAGCAAGAAAAGAAAATCATTGCAGAGAAGCTCAAAGAGCATCATGTTAATGACGATGTAAAGAAAGTGACCTATGGAACACCAGGATTCTTTAAGAAAACCGCCAAGTAAAGAGAAAAAATATGTTTCTGATTACAACAGAAATAATTATCAAAACAAAAAAATTGAGATATCAAAAAAGAGAAAGAAATACTATCTAGAGAATAAAAAAGCCATACTTGAATCTCATCGAGAATATAAAAAAGAACAATACGAAAATAATCCAACATACAAATTGCGAAGTTTAGTGACAAGGGCGATTGGATATGCTATCAAAAAACATAACCTTTCTGTTACCAAATACTTACCTTATTCATTTGATGAATTGAGAAATCATTTAGAATTTCAATTCGAATCTTGGATGAATTGGGAAAATCATGGGGTCTATGATCCTAAAATATGGAATGATAATAACCGTTCAACTTGGACTTGGAATGTAGATCATATTATTCCTCAATCTGATTTGTCCTATAAGTCAATGGAAGAAGATAATTTTCGTAAATGTTGGGCTTTAGAAAATCTTAGACCATTATCTGCTAAACAGAATTTTTTAGATGGTATTCATAGAATTAGACATGGAGTTATAAATGGATAATTTAGATTTTTCTAGAAGCCGCGCCCTCAATAATGTTCCACAAAAGAAATTACAAGAAAAACTGAATGAAATTAATAATTCAGAATTGGATTTATCTTCTAAGAATGTAAAGTTAATTGCTGTTAATAGATATGCAGAGAGCAACATCCCAATAGAATATTGGGGATTGAAAATGGAAAGAGATTTCCATGGCTATCCCGGATTGTTAACAAAGTATAATGAATACATTAGTGATTTGAAAAGCTCGTACATTAATGGAAGTTCCATTTGTTTCGCTGGCGGTCATGGATTAGGAAAAACCATGACGGTTTGTTGTATCTTAAAAAGGGCTTGTAGTAAAAACTATACTTGTTTGTATACTACACTTAGTGATATTGTAAATGTATTAACACAATCTTCAGGAGAAGACAAATATCTTTCTAGAAGAGAATTAGCATTAGTAGATTTCTTGGTGATTGATGAATTTGATTCTAGATTTATGCCATCAGAAAATGCGTCGGACTTATACGCCAGAAGTTTAGAGGGCGTATTTAGAACACGCAGTCAAAATAAGCTGCCTACACTAATGTGCACAAATAGTCCTAATATTGTTGAATCTTTTAATGGACCATTAAAGCAAAGTATAGATAGTTTGATGAAGGGTTATACAAAAATGTTTCCAGTCTTGGGCGAAGATTTTAGAAAGAAGAGAGCATGAATTACAATTTAGATTTAGTTATCTTAAAAACTCTTATCACTAACAAAAAACATGCTTTAGACTTTGCCAATGAGTGTGATCCTAAACTGTTCTCTCCAGATGTGTGGAACTTTGCCAATCTTGTTGTGGGTTACGTTAAAACCTACAAAGATTTGCCTACATTAAGAGTAATTGTAGAAAAGCTTGAAAAAGGATCCAATGACAAGCTAATTGAAAGCGTCAAAAAAGTTTGGACCTCTTTAGATACTGTCGAATATAATGACAAGGAATACAAGCATGATCTAGAGAAAATCAAAAAGCGTTTTGCCGAGAAGCAAATTATAGCTGTCAAAGAAAAATTAGCATCTATTGAACCTGGTTCGATGGATATTAGTCGTACGCTTGGGGAATTACAAAAAACAGTACAATCTATCAAAAGCCTTAGTCAAACTAGGGCTTATGAAAGAAAAACTCTAAAAGAAGCCGTACCTATCTTTAGAGAAGAGTATAATGCCAAGATGGATGATCCTCATTTCGATCGTGGTATTAAAACAGGTTATTCTTATTTCGATCATGCAACAGATGGATTAAGATCTGGAGAGTTAGTTTTAATTGGTGGTGAATCAGGTGGTGGTAAGTCCATGTTGCTTATGAATATGGCAGTCCAACTGTGGATGCAAGATAATACTATTTATACAGATGAGGCTAATTTCACTGGAGGAAATAGTGTATTGTATTTTTCGCTGGAAATGCCTTTTAAACCATGTTTGAATCGCGTACTAGCCAGAATGTCAAGTGCTCCCTCAAAATTGATTAGAAATGCCAAGCTGAACCCGGAAGAGGCTAGTAAGCTTAAGAGATCACTTAAGTTTATTACTAAGTATCCTCATCAATTTGAAATAGTAGATATTCCCAGAGGGGCTACTATGGAAAGTTTGGAATTAATATATGAGGAAGCAAAAGTTCATTATGATCCTAAGATTGTAGTTATTGATTATCTGGGTTTAATGGATTATGAAAGTGCTGATTTGGATGACTGGTTGAAATTAGGAAAAATTGCTGAAAAGATTCACGAATTCGCCAGAGTTCATAACCTTATTGTATTAAGTGCCGTTCAGTTGAATAGAGCCAAAGGTGGTAAAGAGATAGAAGATAAAATTGGTTTACATAGAATTGGTCGTTCTGCTTTGATTATGCAAAATGCCAATATTGCTATTCAAATTGAAACCCGTCCAAATGAAAAACAATACCCAGATATGTATTACCATTTGATTAAGAACAGAGATGGCGAATTGGGTAAAGGTAAACTTATCAAGAATTTAGCTTGTGGCACCTTGCTAGATGATAAAATTGATGAAGATGATACAGAGTTTTACGATAGAGATCCAGATGATATTTCTGAGAAATTGGATTTATTGGATTTGTAAAAATGGAGGCACATGAAGCCTGATCAAGAAACAATAGCAGAAGCAATCCGCATAGAATACGAAGAAAAAACAGGCAAGTTATTTATTGTGTTTGAAGTAACAAACGAAAAGCTAAAACAAGATATAAAGAAGAATTGGACTAAAGATATTGAATATAAGATTGTAGATAAACATTTGGTCATAAATGAGGAATAATATGGAGATAGATGCAAAGAATTTGAAGCAAATTCAGAAAAAGATGAATGATACCATAAGTGATCTCCTGTATGGTGGTTCTAGTGATCCAGGTTATTCTGAGCTGAGTGGAGCTGCCGCATGTTATTTCGTTTTACAAACACTTGGTTTGAAAGTGAAAAATACAAAAGATGTTAAAACAGAGTTATCTGGAGAGAATATACACGATTTCGATTTCATAAACAATAAGGATGTTGGAGAATAATATGCCTACTTACGAACACAAATGTCAATCAATAGAATGCGGTCACGAATGGGAAGATGAATATTCAATTAAAAAAGATCCTCCCAAAGTATGTCCGAAATGCCAAAAAGAAACTGCTAAGAGATTAGTTAGCGGCGGTGGCGGTAGAGGAATAGTAGAACTTGGTGTCAATGAATTAGTAGCCAAGTTAAAAGGTGACGCTAAAGCTCTGCAAAAGGATGCAGCTAAAAGCGAAAAGGTGTATGCTAATCTTTTGGGAGAAGATAGATATCAATCTATGCAATCGCGAATGGATGATAGAAAGCGCGGCTAATATTAAAAATCATTGAAGAATAAAAAAAGATTGTTCTGAATTGACAGCATAAAAAAACAATTTACATTATGCTGTGAAACCGGGAGACTGTAGACGATGCCCACGTATTTGTACAAATGTGAAAAACATGGAGAATTCGAGTATGAACACTCCATCAAAGATAAACTAGAAACTTGCCCTAAATGTGAAGAAGAAGGGGAGGAGCCTCATACAGTAACTAGATTAATCTGTACAGGTACTGGATTTATCTTAAACGGCTCTGGTTGGGCGCGCGACAATTATAGTTGACATGGCAACCAACAAAGTAAGTCGAAAGACTAAAATGAAACAGATCATTGATCTGCTTAAATTCGTTCTAACATTAGACGATGAAGAGCTAATCAAATCAACTATTGAATCTGTTATTGAAAGTTTGGAAGACATAAGTAACAAGTAATAATGTGTATCAATAATTGAGTATAACAGATACTTCCATTGGCTGAATAGAGCGAGAATATAAATGTTAACAGAACAAGAAGCACAAGACTTAATGATCAAATTGATAGATCTTAGATCCAAATCTAAAACAGATCCTCAAATTGATATAGAATTGAAAAAACATGAGAAGATTTGTATTCAAAATTTCAAGTATTTAGTTACTATGAAAACTGGTCGCTACAAAGCATTCAGTAATTATGATGATTTGAATCAAGAAGGTTTCGAGGCTTTGATTAAAGCCATGAATAACTATAATCCTAAGAAAGGATCTTTTTTCTGGTGGGCACATAAGTATATTGACACTCGTATTTCTAGAAGTGCTAATTTACACACCACTATTAGATATCCTTTGAAGGTTGCTAAGATGAATACTCCACACAAAGAGGCTATCATGCCTACTTTGATTGAAGAAAGACATTGTCCTGATAAGGAACTGGAAGAATCTCAATTGAATAATGCTATTCAAAATGCTTTTGCTGTATTAACAAATGAGCAAAAAGATATTATCAATTTGGCATATGGGTTTGATGGAGACAAACCAATGTCTATTAATAAGATATGTAAAAAACTAAGCATATCTAGGCTGAGTTGCATTAAAACGATTAATAGTGCGCTTGCCCTTATGAAGAACAATATTGCAGTATAAGCAATTACATAACATGAATTTCAAGGAATTAATTCTCACAAGGTGAATTATGCAGGGACACACTTATGCTCAGGTTTTGGAAAAGTCCACGGATTATTTTAATGGAGATGAATTTGCTGCCAAAGTATTCGTAGATAAATATGCATTACAAACTACAGATGGAGAATATTTAGAGTTAACCCCTGTTGATATGCATCATCGTTTAGCAAAAGAATTTGCTAGAATTGAAAAAAAGTATCCTAATTCTTTATCAGAAGAACAAATTTTCAATTTAATTGATCGTTTTCAATACATCGTTCCTCAAGGCAGCCCTATGTCTGCTATTGGAAATCCATATCAATTACAAAGCTTATCGAATTGTTTTGTAATTCAAGGAGTATATTCTAATAAGCTAGATTCCTATGGTGGAATTATGTTAGCTGATCAAGAGCTAGCTCAAATCATGAAACGTCGTGGTGGAGTAGGTCTTGATATTTCAGGTATTAGACCTAAAGATACATTAACTGCCAATGCCGCAAAAACTACTGATGGTATTGGTGTTTTCATGGAAAGATTTAGCAATACTTGCCGCGAAGTTGCCCAAAATGGTAGACGTGGTGCCGAAATGATTACCATTTCGGTTAATCATCCTGAAATTGAAACATTCATTAATATCAAAAGAAACTTAAAGAAAGTCACTGGGGCGAATATTTCTATTCGTTTCAATGATCAATTTATGAACGCTGTTAAGAATAATGAAAAGTACACTCTACGTTGGCCAGTTGATGCAACACCTGAAAATGCCAAGATTACTAAAGTAGTAGATGCCAAAAGCATTTGGGATCAATTAGTTGATGCCGCTTGGACATCTGCTGAACCAGGTGTTTTGTTTTGGGATAATGTTAAATCAACTACTCCGGCAGATATCTATGAAGAAGAAGGTTACGGATCTATCTCTACTAATCCATGTGGAGAAATCGTATTATCAGCTTATGACGCTTGCCGTTTGTTGGTTTTGAATTTGTCCAGCTATGTAAAAAATCCATTTACAAGTGCCGCCGAATTCGATTATAATTTGTTTCATGAACATACGATTATTGCACAAAGATTGATGGATGATATTATTGATCTAGAAATAGAGTGTATTGATCGTATCATTGAGAAAATAAAATCAGATCCCGAACCGGAAGAAGCGAAACAAACCGAATTAAATCTTTGGAAAAAGATTCGCACCGCTAATATTGGTGGTCGTAGAACAGGTTTAGGTATTACCGCTTTAGGCGATTGCATTGCTATGTTAGGCGTCAAATACGGCTCTCCAGAATCTATCGAATTAACTCGTAAGATTTATCGTGCGCTGGCAATTGGTGCTCACACTTCATCTTGTATTATGGCAAAAGAAAGAGGAGCTTTTCCTACATTTAATTATGCCAAAGAAAAAGATCATGCTTACTTAAAAGGTATCATGACTAATGCTGGTAAGTCAGTTAGTACAATGTGGAAGAAATATGGTCGTCGTAATATTGCTTTGACTACTACAGCGCCAACTGGTTCTGTCTCTACATTGACTCAGACAACTTCTGGTATTGAGCCAGCTTATCTTCTTTCTTATGTGAGACGTAAGAAGATAAATCCATCAGATAAGAATGCTAGAGTAGATTTTGTTGATACTTTGGGCGATAGGTGGCAAGAATTTACCATTTACCATCATGGTGTTAAGAAATGGATGGATATTACTGGAGAATCTGATATTGTTAAATCACCTTATTGGAAAGCAACTTCTAATGATATTGATTGGATCGCTTCTGTAGATTTACAAGCGGCTGCTCAACAATCTGTTGACCATAGTATTAGTAAAACCTGTAATTTACCAAGTGATGCTACAAGAGAAATTGTTTCTCAAGTATATATGCGCGCTTGGGAATCTGGTTGCAAAGGTTTCACAGTATATCGTGATGGTTGTCGTACCGGCGTGTTGGTTAGCGAAGAAGATGCTAAGAAGTTAAAAGCTCCAGGAGAAAGACCCGCCGATATAGATTGTGTTATGGCTCCTAAAAGACCTATAGAATTAACTTGTGACATCAGGAAAGCTAAGGTAAGTGGAGAGGCTTGGACTATATTTGTAGGATTGTTAGGTGGAAAACCATATGAAATATTCGGGGGTCTTTCCAAGTTTGTTGATATCCCCAATAAATATAAGACTGGAAAAATTCTTAAGAATGGTAAAAACGCTGATGGATTAACTACTTACAATTTGGTAATAGGAGAGCCTACACCAGATGATAAGATGGTCATTAAGGATATTGCCAAAATCTTTGAGAATAAAACTCACGAAGCTTTTACTAGAATGATTTCTCTTAATCTTAGACATGGCACTCCAATTCAATATGTAGTAGAACAATTAACGAAAGACAAGTATGCGGAAATGACATCGTTTTCTAAAGTTGTCGCCAGGGTTCTAAAATCTTACATTAAAGATGGAAGCAAAGCTACGGCTGAAAAAGCTTGTGTTTCTTGCGGAGCAGAAGGAACTTTGGTATATCAAGAAGGATGTATAACTTGCACTTCTTGTAAAGCAAGCAAGTGTGGATAAAAGTTTTGCAAGTTGTTACTAATTAAAAGATATTCTCTACGTAAATGCAAGCTATCATCCAACTTAAATACAATGAAAATCTCCAGCAGATTGAGAAAGAAGAGAAAAACAGATTTCTTCGATATCTGCTGGAGGAAATAGGTCTTCCAATTCAAGAATTTTGGAAAGCAGATGAATTAACATTATCTATTGAACAAAAAATGAAATTGAGAAACACGCTCTCCAACTATGCTATTCAGGTTATAGATGATTCGGACGGATACTTAGCAGTGTACGTTGAAAAAGAATTAGTTGGAGAATGGCGCAGATGCAACTACAAATTAAAAAGGGATCTTGGTCAAATTGATCCCAAAAAACAATTATATCTAGAAATGGAAATTAATTGTTGGTCACTATTCGAAGAGCAAGAAGAACCCACATAAGAGAACTAATGAGAAAAACATACGTCTTAGATACATCCGCATTGATTCAAGACCCGGGCGCTTACAAGCATTTCTCACACAGCGATGTCGTTATTCCTATCGCTGTTTTGACCGAATTAGATAAGTTGAAGAAACAACTTAATGAAGCCGGCAAAAATGCAAGAGTTGCTTCCCGTATGATAGATGAAATTTCTAACTTGGGAGATATTAGCACTGGAATATTGTTAGATAATGATATTTTGTTAAAAATAGACGCGACTTATTATGATTTGAATAATCCTGCTTTTGCTGGGTTTGGAGATCCAGATTATGGAGATACGCAGATCTTGGCTTGCTTATATATTACTTGGAAAGAACATCCATTTCGTGATGTAACCTTAGTAAGTAATGACATCAATCTAAGAATCAAAGCTAAATCTAGAAGTATGGACGCACAATCACATGAAGATGTTAAGTATTCTTTCAGTGAATTGTATGCTGGTATTCAAACAATAGTTAATGAAGAAGCTGGTTATGCTATTCAACAATTTGGCTCTATTAATCCAAGAGATTTTGGATTAGCAGAATTGCACCCACATGAATGTATTCTATTTCAAAATGAACAGGGAGATGGAATTGCCATGGGACGTAAGATAGCAGGGGACAAAGTTAAGCTTTTGAAGAAGCATTTTCCCTGGGGCGTTTCATGCAGAAACAAAGAGCAGTCATTTGCTGTTGATTTGATAATGGATAAAAGCATTGATTTGGTAACTTTAATTGGTAAGGCTGGTACTGGCAAAAGTTTAGTAGCTTTGGCAGCCGCTCTTGAACTAGTTTTGAATAGAAAAGAATACGAGAAGTTTGTTATCTATAGACCAATTCAACCTGTCGGAAATGATATTGGATATTTGCCTGGTACAATGGAAGAAAAGCTGGCTCCTTGGTTTCAAGCTATCATGGATAACTTTGAATTCTTATTTGCCAATAAATCATCTAAGAGTAATAGTAATACCTATGAATGGAAAAGAGACCTAGAAATGTTCCAGAAAAAGGGCGCCATTGAAATGGAAGCAATTACTTATATTCGTGGAAGAAGCATTCCAAATTCAATAATTTTGATTGATGAATGCCAGAACTTGACGAAGGATGAAGTCAAGACTATCTTGACACGTGCCGGTGAGGGTACAAAAATAATTTTGACTGGCGATATAGAGCAAATTGATAATTCATCACTGGATGCTACGAGCAACGGCTTAACTCATATAATTGAAAAGTTTAAAGATTCTGAGTTGGCTGGACATGTAACTTTCGTTCAAGGTGAGAGAAGCAAGCTAGCATCTAAGGCAGCAGAAATTTTGTAAGAGGTTAAAATGGTTTCAGAAGAAAAAGATGCGGCAGCAGTAGTTGAACAAGCTGTAACACCTAAACTACAAGAAATAGATAGAATGGCTTTGGAATTAGCTAAAGCTAATCGTAAGGTGACTTTAGCTAATGCTGAAAAGGCATTAGCTCAAAATGAAACTTCCGAATTAGCATATAAGTATGTAGTTCTTCAGCTATACATGAAGTATGGTCTTACGGAAGTAGATGCTATTTCTGAAGCTGGCGAGATTCTTAGAGGCGGAGCAGTTCAAAAGGCTTAACAATGGACCTCAAAGAATTAAGTGATCTGATAACCATCAGACAATACGTAGTAAATTCCACTGGCAATATGAGTCTGGACAGACCAACAGTTAATGAGTTGAATGGAATACTCATTCTTTTAGATAAGAAAATTGTTGGAATCTTGAAGGGTACTGAGTTTAAGGATTACATTGGTTATGAGGGCGTTAAGCAAGCCATCGAAGATGTAGTTCGTATCACAAATATCAAATCTGGTCTCAAAAAGTAAGGGTTTCATTTAAGGTAAGTTGAAATGAGAATCTCATCACAAGGGGCATTTGCCTCAGATAGTTTTGTAACACTCAAAGATCTAGATTGGCTTGAAAAACAAAGGGTAGCCGGCAGAGTAGTAGCTGGCGCCCTTTTGTTATTACAAGGCTTTGTTGAATCTAAAAGTGATCTTTCATTAATAAAAATGAATGAATTGGCGGAAGAATTCATTCTTGACCAAGACTGTGAATTAACTTTCAAAGGTTATAAAGGATTTCCCGCGGGAGTTTGTATTTCTGTAAACAAACAATTAGTACACGGTATTCCTATTGATTATCATTTGCAAGAAGGCGATGTGATAAGTTTTGATTTGGGTGCTACTTATAAAGGCGCAATAGCTGATTCTGCTATCACATGTATTTTTGGTGAGCCCAAATCATCTGTTCATACCTCTCTTCTTCAAGCTACAGAGGAAGCCTTAATGGCAGGAATAAATGCTATTCAAGTGGGTAAGAAATTAGGATGTATTGGAAATGCCATCCATAAAACTAATAAGAAATATGGATTTGGTTTGATTACTAAATACGGCGGTCACGGATTAGATTGGAATCATCCTCATGCCGCCCCATTTGTAGAGAATAAAGCAGATCCAGGAGACGGTATTAGAATTCAGCCAGGTCTAGCTATTGCTATTGAACCAATGTTGGTTATTGGTGATACTTATACTTATGTGGATAAAGATGGATGGACTGTGTGGGGACAAAATATTAGTGCCCACTTTGAACATTCTGTTTTTGTACATGAAGATAAAGTTGAGATAATTACTAGGAGAGATAATGTCGGAAAAATCTGACTTAGTATTCATTTCTAGTCAAGGACAATTAAATAGATCTTTTTTACATGAGAAAAGGGAGAAGTTTTTTAATTGTTTGTATTGCAAAGAAGACATTAAGGCTCATCTTTTATCCGAAACCAAATGCTATTATTACTACAAAAATTGTAAATGTCAGTATATTGGTAAAGATGATATTCTGATCAAATTAGAAATTGATACAGAAATTAATGAAAAATCTTATACTGTTCAATTAGATTTGATGAAAAACAAAACCAATTTGATTTGTGGTAGAATTATATATTCCTATGATGAGTGTTTGGCAATATCTCCAACAAATATAAGAAACAAGGTGCTGACATGGTTGATGATGTTGTAATTTATACTGAAGATGACGAAAAATATGGCGACGAGCACCGCGAGACTCGTAGGGCGAATAGATTAATTGACGAAGAATTGTCTAAATTCTCCTGGAAAACTATAAGAAAATTTGAGGAACTTTTTCCATGTAAGAATCCAGTTCATACTGTAGAGGTAAGAAACAAAGAATATGTGGCTGAGCAGAATATAATTGCTGTTAAAATGAAGGTTGCTAGAAATTAAGGGGTTGAGCCAAAAGCAATAAATGAAGCATATACCACTGAGCATATTAAGTATGAAAACCCAGAAGAATTTTGGAAAAGATGGAAGAAGTTTTCAAGAGTGAGGTCTTTTGTATGAATCAATGGAATGAAATCAAACAAGAAATAGAAAAACATTCACATGAATTATTGGTAGAGTTTATGAAACTGTTCCCATGTGAAAGAAAAAACTTCTTCTTACCTATTCCTAAAAAGATTTTCAAAAGTTCTAGCACAATAATTGTTAAGGGCAGACAAGTTGGTCCAACTTGGCATAGTTGGCAAAATATATACCCTTGGGTCTTCGAATTATCTAACAATAAGAAAAAGTATGGGATCTGTACTGATGTAAAAGATTTTTGGTACAGATGGAATAGATTTAAGAAACTTAAGTTATTCTTATGAAAAATATTGATTTAGCCGATAAACACATAAAAATAATCTTTCAAGCACTATCTAATGGTATGAGTGAACAAGATATTATTACTGACTACTTAAATGAAGGGTGGTCGGGTGACGATATACATTTGTTATTAACGGCTGGCAAAATATTATTTACCGATTTGATATTTTTTATTCCACCCAAACCAATATTTAGAAGGGCACCATGAAAATTCAATTTGATGATAAAAGCTATGTATATTTTTATATGTCTGATGATAACAGTAAAATTATCTTGACCATTTCTGCCAAGGATTATGATAATCCTTTAAAGAAAATAGTTAATACATGTGAGGTATCAATTTTGGAATTCAAAGACTTGATATCAGATTTAAAATATAAGGAATAATATGAAAATATGTAAATTTTGTAATCTAGAAAAGGAGGATTTTGTTAAAGGAACTAAAAAATGCAAAGATTGCAATTGTGAATATCAAAAAATATATAGAAATGATCATAACAAAGAACTTTCAGTAAAAAGACAAAAATATTATGAGAATAATATTGAACATATCTTATTGAATAAGAAAAGATATTATGAAATTCATAGAGAAGAGTTATTGGTAGAACAAAAAGAATATTATAAAGACAATATAAATGATATTTTGTCACAACAAAAAGAATATCGCAAGGTTAATAAAAGTAAAATACGTAATTATCAAAATGAATATGTTAAAAACAGAAGAAAAAATGATCCTGCGTATAAGTTAAAACAAAATTGTTCTAGATTGATTCATCACATATTGAAAAATAATAAGAAAAATCTAACATTTTTGAAGTATATTCCTTATTCTATTGTTGAATTAAAAGAGCATTTAGAAAAACAATTTGATCAAAATATGTCATGGAATAATTATGGCTCTTACTGGCACATTGATCATATCATCCCTCAAAGTAAATTACTATATACAAGTATGAATGATGAGAATTTCAAAAAGTGTTGGTCATTAAATAATCTAAGACCTTTAGAAAAAACTATGAATATGAAAAAAGGTAGTAAGTTGATTTCGGATGTCCAGACGTAAATCATTAAAACATAATGACGAATTCATAAATCAAAAAGCTGAAGACAAAGCCAAAGATTTATGGCAAGAGTTAACATCTAAGTATTTATTGACAGAATCTTTGTCTATTACCGATTTCTTAAAGAATAAAAAGCCTATTACTTATGGATATCTAAAAGGATTCGTAGATTTTCATAAGAAATTTGACGAAAATTTCTGTATTACAGCTATTCATAAGACTCAAGATAAAGTAAATGCTGGCAAATATATATTACAATGCTTGAATAAAAGAGGCTGGTCAGGATCTATTTATGAAAAGTATTGTAGGGATAAAATACCCATATACTATGTCGATTATCAATTCGCGCATGATTATGATTGTCCTCATGGTGATGATTATAAAGACGTTTACTTAATGATGTTCACATTAAGTGAAAATGAAACTCTCCACATTTTAGAAAAATTTGAAAAGTTAAAGGCATTCGTATGAAAGTATACTTTATTGGATCTCATTCAACTGGCAAAACCACTTGTGCTAGATATGTCTCAGAAACATATAATATTCCTATGATTACAGAAGTAGCCAGAATGATTCTATCAGAAAAAGAATTACATTTAGATTCTTTAAGAACCAATTTGGATATAGTTGATGAATATCAATCTAAGATATTCAGCAGGCAAATTGAGCAAGAAAGTAAATTCGATAGCTTTGTGTCTGATAGAAGTTTTGATTGTTTGGCTTATGCCGCTCAACATAGTAGAATACTTCCTAAACTATTGAAATCTAAAGAATTACAATTGTATATCGATGAATTAAAATCTCCCGATTCATATATTTTCTTTGTCAGACCTTCTAAAGCTACTTTGAAAGAAGACGGAATAAGAGAAGCTATTTCCTGGGATGGAATTATTTCAATTGATGCGCAGGTTAAATTTCTGTGTGAAATGTTTCAATTAAGATATTTTCAAATCAATACTGATAGTATGCAAGAAAGAGTTAGATTAATAGATTCTATTTTGTCTCTGCGCATCTAACTAGACTTATATACTAAATTTTTGATATTCTCTTAAGTAATTCAAGAGGAACAAAATGGCTAATATATTGCAACCAGGGTATCTTAGGTGGGATGGCACCAAGTATGTTACCGATCCAGATATAGAGATAGTTGGACCAGTTGGACCGCAAGGTGCTTCAGGTCCAACTGGTCCAGTTGGTCCCGCCAATTCTTGGAAAGTAACATTAATTGATAATTTCCAATTACAAAATAGTACGTCTAGTAGCAGTGATGATGGATTTGTGGTGCCAATTGTTGCATTTTTATTAACTATCAATCCTAACGTTAATGATACTTTCACCATAAAAAATGAAAGCGCCACAGAAACTTGGACTTTTGTTAATTCTTCTCCAGCACCATTTGAAGTTTTAATTGATTCAGATCGTTATATTACAATGCAAAATTTATCTGATGCAATAGATGGCTATAGTAATTATTATATGAGTATAGCCACCCCTGTTAGTGGTAATATAACTTTTTTTATTGAACATCCTGATTATGTAGGAATTATTGGTAGAAAAACAAATCCATCTAGCACTACTACAGACCGTATTTTTGGTACTGTTAGTACGATGAAAATTCTACAATATACTAGAAATGGTGGTGACTACAATGATGGAGATGAAATATTACTTCCATCAACTGATCCTGGAATAAGAACATTTGGATATGGAGCCAGTTTTTCTGAATTAGTACCAGCACAAGCACATAGAAGTATTATTAATTCTTTTATCTATATGTGGGACACTAAAACACAAACGTGGATAACGGCTATTGGACCCGCAGGTCCTACAGGACCTACAGGACCTGGATATAGCGCAACATCAACATCAAATGTTCTTCTTCAATTGGGCGTAGTTTCATTTACTGTACAATCAGGATTAGCATATGTGCCAGGTAATAGAGTCAGAGTAACTTATTCTATAAATTCATCTATTTATATGGAAGGTATTGTAATATCATATTCTGGAACTAATTTAGGTATAAATTCTGATCGTAAAGCCGGCGCTGTTGCCAGTTATTCTTCTTGGAATATAGGTATTATAGGAGATGTGGGAGCTACTGGAGCAGCGGGTTCCACCGGAGCGACAGGTCCTACTGGAGCAACAGGTCCTACTGGACCGGCTTGGCAATCAGGAGTAGACAATTTTGTTTCCGGAGTAATATCAATTACAGGAATTACAATTACTAGCGCATTTACTCCAATTATAGTTGGACACGGATTAAATCTTGGAAATGTTGGTGTTCCAAGTGTAGTAAGTGTGACATCAAATCCAGCAAGTGGATTAGCTAGTTTTATTATAAACTCTTTAAAATCTGATGGTACTATAGAGACTTCAGATAATGGACAAGTTTATTGGATTATTGCTTCACCACCGTAATTATTACTGGATTGACTACCAATCATATTACTACTTAATATTTTAGGATAACAATGAGACAAATAGATATTTTAGCAAATCATTTTGAATATAAACTTAGAAAAGAAGCTCAAGCAGCTAAAGAAGTAGATAGTACTGGTGTAACTTTGGCTGTTAGACCTACAGCTAACACTATACTTGGACAAAATCCTGGCTTAGCAACTGTTTTACAAGCTGCGGCTAACAAAATAGCAGCAGCTAATATAAGAGGCGGCTTGGCAATTAATAGTTTTATTACTAACGCCAATTTGGTTGGTGGTAAATGGAAAATAAATCCTCAAACCAGCGGTCTAAAAATTACAGGATCATTAGTTAATGATAAAACTGCTAGTAGCATTGTTAAAAGTGCATTGGCTGCATTGAACGCTAAGTTAATTGCAGCTTTGGAAAAAGAGTTCAATAGATTATCTCAAATGGACAAAGAAGGTTGGGCGGGAACAACTATTACCAATCATGAAACTGATATAAGTGGAAGTAATTTTGAGATTTGAATAATTCTATTAGTCTTGCGATATAATACGGGTGTAATCACCACAATTTATCGTAGGACTTGCATGAGTAATTTTGATATTGGTATAATTGGCGCTGGCGTAGCTGGCGCTTTTGCCACCTTAAAGATAGCAAAAGACTATAAAGATTCAAAAGCTATTGTTTTTGATTTGGGGCGCCCGCCTATGAAACGTCGTAGACAACTAGAAGGTTGGCTAGGATGCTTTCCAAATAGTGATGGCAAATTATACATGAATAATATTGACAAGGTTGCCGATCTTGTTGGTTTGAGAAAAGCCAAATCTGCCAACACTTGGTTTTCTAATGTTATGTCCAATGTTGGACATTTCAAAATAACAAAAGACAAATCTCCATTAGTATCTTTGGATAAAAAATTGAAGAAGGCGGGATATGATGTAATTTTGAATGATTACATTCAAATATATCCTAAAGACATTCATGCTCTTTCCAAATATATGGCAGAAACAATTGAAAGTTGTGGAAATATAACTTTTAGTTTTGATAATGAAGTAAAGAAAATCTCAAAACAAAAGAACCTATTTGTTATTACTACAGAACAAGAAGAATATAAATGTAAGAAAATCATTTTAGCTGTGGGCAGAAGTGGTTGGCGTTGGTCTAAAGAACTGTATGCTAATTTAGGAATCATTGACAACAATGATATTGCCAAATATGGTATTAGAATAGAACTTAACGCTTCTCATATGAAAGATTTCAATAAATCTAATTGCACTCTTTTGAAGGGAGATGATTTAGAAATTGGTCCTTTGAATTGGTTTGGAACAGTAATTCCAGAGGATCATGTTGATTTGGCAATTTCAGCTTTTAGATCAAATGAGAATAGGTGGAAAACTGATAAAGTTTCTTTTTCTATGATTGGTAATAGAAAGTTTCCGGAAAATGGATTTGAGCAAACAGATAGATTAGGAAAATTAACTTTCGTTTTATCAAATGACAGAATTATTAAAGAGAAAGTATCTACTATTTTAAGTGGTAAAAGTAAAATTTCTATTATTCCAGAGTATGACTGGTTAAAAGATTCGGTTGCTGAGTTATGTGCAGTTCTTCCGGAGATAAATAGCAAAGGTTATTTTCATGTTCCAACCATTCTTCCAATGGCTCCTAAGATAAATCTTGGCTCCAATTTGGAAACAGAAATAGATGGAATGTTTGTCGCTGGCGAAAGTGCAGGAGTGCATGGTATATTATCAGCAGCTACTATGGGAATTATTGCAGCAGATCAGGCTTGTAAATGAGTTTTGTCTTATTAGAAGATACCACGCCTAGAGTAGATCCTAAATTGATAGAGAAATACATGTCAAATAAAAGTAATCCAACAGATCCCACTATCATGGCAGCGGGTGAAGAATTCAAAGATCAGAATCTTAAATATAATTTGAGTAAATTCGAATATGATCTTTATCATGAAGAAGATGATGTGGTAGAAAAAGTTATTAGAGTCAAAAGAGTTTCAATGCCCAATAAGGGTGAAAAATGGAAAATCTTTGAAGATAGTAAACTCATTTTTACTGTAGAAGGTGCTAAACTCACCAATAAAGAAAAAGAGTTTCTCAGGACTGTAGATGGCGTAAACTTTTTGATATCTCAGTATAAACAAGGTCTAAAGTCTATAAATTTTATTAAAACTGAAATGAAGAAAAGAATAAAATAACGCCCATTGACAGGTAAATTCGCGTGATTATACTATGCTCATTACTACGCAGAGAGGTGTAATTTAATGGAATATGTAATATACGTGGCTGATACAGAGACAACCGGATTAGATAGCCATAGTCATGATGTTATCGAGTTATCATTGTATAGATTAAATGACAATGTTCAAAAAACTTGGTGGTTTAAACCAATCAATTATGAAACAATTGATATGGGAGCCTTGAGAGTTAATGGGCACAAGATAGAAGACTTGAAATTAGAAACTAAAGTTGGTCGCGACTTATATGTTGATCCTGTAAAAAACATAGTCGACATAGAAAATTGGATTGCTGATGATGGTGTTCCTGTAGAAAATCGTGTTTTATGTGGTCAGAATGTAAGCTTTGATAAAGCTATGTTGGAACAACTTTGGATCAAATGTAATTCTAAAGATTCTTTTCCTTTTGGCAGACGTACCATGGACACTATGATCATTGAGTTCTTTCTAGATTGGTGCAAGGGCTCCATGGCAGATAGTTATAGCTTATCTGCTCTAGTTAAAAAATACGGTATAAAAAATGAAAAAGCTCATTCTTCTACAGCTGACACCAAGGCTACTAAAGAAGTTTTTGAAAAACAAGTAGAATCTTTCAAAAAGATACTGAATGCTTAAAATTCTATATGCTGCCGGTAATAACGAAAATGCTAAAATACAGCTTTCAAGATTTATTCAATCACTTGAGGGCAAACCGTATTTTATCAAAGTGGCAGCATATAAAAAATCCAGTCCAACTATTAACATAGATTGGACGCTTGATGCCCTTCTCAATATGTTCAACCCAGAACATATCTCTATTGAAAATAACGATAACCTATTAACTTATTTTGAGCAAGTGAAGTATTTCAAACCTGATTTGATTATCAGTGATTTGGAATACTTCACATCTTATATTGCCACAATTCTTAACATTGAATTGTGGCAATGTAGCTCATCATTGTTAAACATGGCGTTGACTCAAGAAGAGAAATATAATCTTGGTCTATTCAAAAATTACTCCTACCTCACTAACAAAAATCCCCAAACATCTCAACGAATAATCAATATAGTAGATAATTCTGCCAGGAATTTTGTTTATTCCCATTTTGGCGACACCTTAGATATTCCCCAGATAAAAGATAATTTTGAATGGGTAAGACCTTATCATAAGGTGGGAAAATTATCTATTCCATGTCAACACAATATCGTGGCGGGCATGTTATCCAATAATAAAAAAATCTTTTCACTTCTCAGTAAATATCCGGACTGTATTACTTTTAGCGAATTTGATCAAGAATCATACGCAAAAGTATCTCTGAAATCTTATTTCAATCAAGAAGAATACTTTTGTAATCTGGCGAATTGTGAATTATTCATTTGTGAAGGTCAGGCTAGTTTCTTGGCTGATGCCTTTTACAATCATAAATATTCTATCGTAATGCCTAATTTGAAAGATATTGAATGCATCACAAACTCTCTTTTTTCAGAAAAAAGGGGACTGAGTTTCTCGGCGTATGAAGAAACTCAAATAGATTTGAATGATCATCTTGGGCTGAGTATTTCAGGAATAGTGAATGATAAAGTTAAATTCTTACATGAGTACCTGGAAGAAATTTACTCTTGACGATATATCTATTTCGTAGGAGTTAATAAAAGGAATAACATGAACAAATTTCAACCACAAGGCAAGATGAAAATAATCAAAGGCACGATTCTAGCTCCTGAGAATGCCGGATTAAGATTTGTATTGTCAGTCAACAATGTACTTGGAAAAGTAGATGGCGATTGGTACAAAGTTTTTGATAAGAGATGGAGAAGAGTTAAGGAAGATGCCAAAGGTTGGTTCAATACTAGGACCGGAGCCTACAAATTGGGTGCCGTGAATACTACCGCCGTGCAAAGCGACACTTGGGTTATTCATATGTTGTGCCAAGATGATAAGCTAGTCACGGATGTCAAAGGGCTAGAAGAATGTTTAAAAAAGGTCTGCTCAATGGCAAAATATGAAAAAGCAACGGTTCATGTACCGAGCGCAGTCACCGAGGCTGTACCAGAAATGACTGAAATGCTTTCTAAACATCTTGTAGACAATGGCGTTAGCGTTTACTTCTACGAAGAACCGGCATAATTAAGTATTCTAGGCATGCCTAGACTAAAAATTGGTACTTGTATCATCTGCCGTCTTAGAGAAAAAACTGTTATCAATCCTTATACTTCAGATTACGATCAAGAAGCTTCGTTTGATATTATAGCCTCTGATAATCTAGGATATTATCTCTATATTCCGCCCTACACTTTTATTAAAGGAAGTGTCAGGGCGGATTCTTTTTTGCTTAAACAACTATCGCTAAATAAAAAATACCTAGGCGATGAGATTCTATACATTCGTGAGGGATTTGTTTATAAAGTCAAGTCAGAAGTAGACGGATGCACTTGTGATAGGTGCAAAGACTTTTTTCACCAAGCTGCCCCAAATCAAGACAATGATGGATTTCTTTGTTGGTCTTGTCGTGCCGACCCCTATCGTTAATTTGATATTCATGTTATGAAATCTTTTGCCTATGATGACCTTGATAATCTATTAAATGGCGTTCTCCAGAGCTTACGTGGCGGTGGCACTGTTGAGGAGGAAGATCCCTATAAATTGCTTGAGGAAGCTCCTGAGACTATGCGCCAACCTACCGGCTCTTTCGGAAGCCAAGTATTAGCTAATGCTAAAGCTGATTTAGGTGTACGTGAGGATTTGGGGAAGAATGATGGTAAAAGAATCAGAGAGTATTTCAAATACTTCAATATGGGCGGGGGACAAGATTGGTGTGCGGCGGCGGTCTCAGCTTGGATGAAAGAAGCTGGAGGCGGACCAATTCCGGGTGCAGTGGGCGCTAGAAATATCGCCGGACAATTTGGTCAAATAGGAAAATGGGTGTCCAGGGAGAAGATTACTCCCCAGGCTATGACGCCAGGTAATATTGTAGTTTGGAGTCGTGGAGGAACTGATTCTTGGAAGGGACATATAGGAGTATTAGAATCATTTGATGGTCGTAATAGATTTACTTCTGTTGAAGGTAATTCAGGACCGCGTTCTGATGCTGTAGTTGTCAATAGTCACAGCATCAGCGATTCTAATTTTCTGGGGGTGGGAATTTTATCTGATTACATTCCAGATAACTCTAAGAGAGCATCTGTAAGAAAAGTAGAGGGATTGGTTAAAATCTACTTAGAAAAATGCTTTGAACTTTAAAATGTTGTTGATTATATCCAACATTTCTGGTAAACTTTCCAATTCGTTATTTTTATAGTTACTTTCAACTACTAATCTGTTTTGTTTTTTATAGAATACTAATGGTCCAATTCCCATTGTACTATAATCTAGTTCAGACATTGTTTTTCTACATATTTTACGATTGCTAAAGCAGCAAGTTTTTTATTTCCTGATACTGAAAATTCAGAAGCATTGCTATCAGTAATTATTTCATAATAGTCTGGATTATACAATTTTATCATATAATTACCAACACTAACACCATAGTAACTTAGCATTTCATATGTGACGCGATTATCCATTAATCTTATCCTTAGTCCAGCCGAAGGCATTCAAAGACAAATCAAACTGACCGGTCTTGGATACTTCTTTGAGCATCTTTTGGGCGCATTCACGAACTTCTAATTGAGCATGTTCTGAGTTTCTCAATCCTTGAAAATGCATAAAAGATCTGAAATTAAACATAACATCAGAAGTAATTTGATTAGCATATGGCAAATAGAAACGAGCGCTTTCTTTGGCTCTTTTCTTGCTCATACCTCCCTTAACCAATCTTTCCAAACAAGCATGATACTTCTTGATTGAATCTTCACAATGCTCAATTAATAATCTTTGTTCGGAAGAAACCCAATCGGTGGGCACATAGAATTTATCATCTTTTAATTCTTTGTATCTAGCCGACTCGGCATTCAAAGAAGTTCCTACCCTATGTTTTAAGAAATGAATGTGTGTAGCAATGTCCGTGGTGATTAAGAAATGAAGGCTCGACTTTTCAAATGGTGTATGATGACCTTCTGAGCCTAACATCCCTAGTAGCTTGTCCATTCTCTGTTTTTTTTCTGGAGTAATGTCTCTAGCAGTAGATGTCCAAGCAGACATGGCATGTGTTTCGTCAGAGCCGTAAAAACCAATTAATTCTATTTTGTTATCATTTGTCATTTTTGAATTTCCTTAAAACTTTATCATATAGAGTGCCCATTGCGAATCCTACAATTAGAATAACTAAACCCCACCAATGATGGTATGTATGGGCGCGATACACGGCATGGGCACATACTGTAATAAAAAATACCCAAGCCGTACATTGAAACCATTTAGATTTATTCATAATTACCTTACAATTACATCATGCGCATGAGACTCTTTTAATCCTGCGCCGGTTATCCTAATAAATGTAGGATTATCCTTCAATTTATCAATGCTCATTACACCTTGGTAAGAACATCCTGATTGAATCCCTTCTAGCATTTTGGTTAGAATAATTTTCAAACTTCCTTTGGCTGGAACAATAGCCGCTACACCTTCTATGTGATTGGTTTTATGAGTAGATGAACCAACATATTCTTTGTATTTTCTGCCATCAATAGTTAGCGTCTCTCCAGGAGTTTCCTCACAACCAGCAAACATATTACCAATCATCACTAAATCAGCAAAGCATAATGCTTTGACTATATCTCCAGTATTTTTAATACCACCATCAGAGATTATCAATCTTTGTTTGTCATCTGTTCCGCCTTGGTGACGAGAACATATCGCTTTTTTTGCCTCAATCGCATCTATTAACGCAGTTAATTGTGGCACACCATTTCCAGTTTCTATTCTTGTAGTACAAAGAGATCCTGGACCTACACCCACTTTTACAATGTCAGCGCCAGCTGCCCATAAATCAAAAGCCCCATTATTAGTTGCTACATTTCCAGCAATTAATAGAACATTAGGATAAATATCAGAGATATGTTCACACATATCAATACAAAGCCGAGAATGTCCGTGAGCTATATCTATACATAGAATTCTGGCACCGGCGCTTACTAACTTCTCGACGCTCAAAAAATCTTCTTTCTTAACTCCAATAGAAAATCCTATACTTTTCCAAACATCTTTGCCAAATTTATTTTCTAATCTGGTTAGAATTGATATTTGCTCTTCTAATGGCATAAATCGATGTAGAATAGCTAATCCTCCAGAAATATAAATAGCTTCTGCCATTGGATAATCTATAATGGTTTTCATATTGGCAGGAATAATCGGATGACTTATTTCTTTATCTATTTTGGGAAGCTTGACGCTTGTTGATACGTCAGCTCTAGTTGTTATTTCTGAATGATTTGGAACCAACAATACATCATCAAATGTTAATCCTTCTTTAATCAGCATTTATCTTCTCCATATTTGAGCATACTTATAGCTTACATAGTATAAATGTGCGGAAATAAATGTCAAGACCGCATATTAAAAATGATATGAGGAAATCATGGACGCACAATCTTGGATAAATTCATTGCCAGAAAATCCGTCTCCCGCAAGAGATCAAGCAGTTTTGGATGCTGTTAGTAATGGATTAGTAGTATGTAATTGGTTACCAATTGTTTCAACTATCAATGGTCACACGGCTACTTTTCAAGTTTGTGATGATGCTGCGCGTGTTGAATTAGATGATGGAACAAGATTCAGATTTCAAGTTTCTGCTACTTTGGCGCAAAAATGTGCAGATTTAATGAGTGCTTCTTTTATTACTTCTAAGGTAAGTGATCTTGCATATAAAGCCGCCGAAGTTGTTGTAAGAGCAACTACATTGCCAGCCGGTCCGGATATGGTAACAACTTCTAAATCAAAACAATGGAATAATTCAGTTGAAAGTAAACGTGCTGGAAAGACTGGATTATTTCGTGATTGTGGTAAAGCTTGGATTTTGAGTAATCGTTTAACTACTTCTACTAGCGCTATTAACTATGGTTTTTACGATAAATCTGCCCCATATATTGGACCAGGCGGATTAAAAATGTGGCAAACTATTGGTACAAGACATGACAGATCACATACCGATTATAGCCAAACACTTATTCTTATGAGTAACACTTGTGAAGTAGATGGTCAATCTATGAATGTTATAGATGTTATGACAAATTCAACTTTAGCACCACTCCTAAGTTATGAAGGAGTATTACACTTTACACGCCAGCCAGGGGTTTAATCTCAAATGAGCTTCAAAGATGAATTCATGAAACTACCTCCGGGTCCTGCCAGGGAGGAATTAGTTTATCAAGCCACCATCAAACAAGGTCCACCTAAAAATTTGGTCCCTGTCACTGTTGATGGTCCTGGTGGAACTAAGATAACCTATAAAACTATGGCAGATTATTTAACTGTTGATGGTTTTAGGGTAACTGTAACTCCGGTAACAGCCCAGAGAATTGCCAATCATTTTGGTATGGTAATACCTACTCCTAAAATGTCTAAACAGATTTATGATGCCGCCAAAACTAAAGTCAGAGCTGCCCCATTATCAGGAACAGGTTACACCAGCCCATTAGATGGTAAACATTATTCAGCTAAAGATGTAGTTAAGAATAGAATTAGTCAATCTGATGCCGCCGTCTACTATAGCAGCTTAACAGATCAAGAACTGGCTAAACATAAAAATCCTGGATTAATTAGTGGTCATGGTAAAGAAATTACTGAACCAGGAGCAAACGCCAGCACAGATGATGTAAGTTTTGGCGGATGGCAAGGTGCTAGTGGGGATCCTTTACAGCCATATACTTATGCTCATAAGGGGCAAGCAGCTGCTCATACAGAATATGCTTTGAATGCTCGTTTTGTAGATGATGATATTATCGTAACTTTACCTAATGGTAAGAAAATACCCTCTACTATGAAAAAACTGAGGGAAAATCCTAATTTGGCAGGTGCTATTGCTGATTCTACACAAATGAGACAATATGGAAAAGATAAAAAGCCGGTGCCTGATCACCAAGCACCGGTTCAAATGGCAGCCATTAAACAACCGCCTTCTCCACAACCATACGCTCCACAAAAACCACAATCAGGCAGAGTAGCCTTGCTACAAAGAATAGATAGCTTACTCGATCAATTTGGTAAAGAAGCCTGAAGACTTATTTGTGCCTGTAGATAATACGACCTTGAGAAGTATCATACTCTGATACTTCCACCGTCACCTTATCTCCTATTAGGATTTTGACAGAATTTACTCTAATCTTACCACTTAAGGTACAAAGAACGATTAATGCATCATTAACCTTAACTTTGAATTTACCTTTGTTTGCATCAACAACTTCACCCTGTAACTCTAATCTATCTCTATTAGTCATGATTATTGTATCTTACCTCAATTTGATATCAAAAACGAAAAGTCTATTTCGTATTTCTTTTTGAGAATTTTGACGAATTCTCCTGCCGAAGCTTGTGTCAATGATCCTATCCACTCGTCGGTCGAGAGGCAAGGGGTCATGAAATTTTCTAAATTCTTCAATTGATGAAAATACTTAATGTCGACATACTTATGTATGTTCTTTAATCTTTTCATCCCTAACATGAACGGAGACACTTGTTTCCATTCTCCATCGTATAAATAAGATTTAAGGTAACCATCTATACCATAAAAAGTAATCATCAAATAATGATCTTGATTATCTTCATTCTTACCTATCACTATATGTAGTAGTTTACTTATCTTGACTAATTTGTCAAGAGATAAACCATAATATAAATCAGTGCAAATAATATCTTTTTTTCTCAAGAGAAGATCATTATAGATTAACTTAATTCTTTTGCGTTTTGTAATATATAAAGAATTACCAAACTCATCAAACCAATGCCTATACAATTTAAGTCTTGGTAATTCTTTATCGTAGAAAATAGAATATGGTTTCATCCTACAGCTTTTTAATATGAACGACAGTTCTTTTATTTCGGCATAGGATTCCGCTAGGCGCATAGACCTATCTATATTAAAATGAAATCTTTCTAGGCTTGGCGTTTTCATTAATCATCAAGTAATGATAAATCTAATCCTTCATAATCTTGATTGGTTGCTATTGTATGGACAGCTGTTTTTATGAAAGGTAAATAGTCTATCTTTTTCTCTTCCGTCAAACTACGATGTAATAAATAACAGTTTCTACTATCTACTTTTGCATTGTGAGCATCTGATAGTTTCTTTATTCCTACTATATCACAAGCGGCGTGTAAACCTACCTTGGGCTTGATTAAACCAATTTTCTTGGCATACTCTTTAGTTAAAGATATAGTATCCAACCATAAATGGGCAGGAAATTCTAGACCTTCGCTCTCCCACATAGCATGAAGAAATCTTCTATCAAAAGGAGCATTGTGAGCCACAATAACTCTATGTGCAGGTGAAGTGCCATCTTCTTCAAAAAACTTATTACATTCTGCTATTACATCAGATTTTTCATGCCCTCTTTCAAGATCTGCCATAGTTTTCTTAGTAATAGCTAACGCATCAAAATTGGCGCGTTCTGGATACACGCATTTAACGCATCTATGAATTTGAACACGATCTTTGGCGCGGATAATGCCTACCTCTGTAACTTCATGGAAGTTGGCTTTTAACCCTGTAGTTTCCGTATCTACAATATAATATTGAAGTCCTGACATAATTCACCAAAAAGCTTTCATTTTTAACATTCTTTTTAAATCCTCTTTCGGTATAATTGCTCCATTATAATGAGAATTAAATAGATCATGTAGAATGAATTTTCTATCTTCACAATCATTAGTGTTACAATAGCTCACACCTGCATAGACACCATTCTTATAAAATGTATAAACACTTGGTCCAGTTGGGCTTTGTTTTATTTCAAAGCCCAACTGATTTAAAGCAACTATTATATTATCTTCTAAAAATCTATCACTTATTACCAAAAACATTTCATTGCAAGTAACCTGTCCGCTTCAGGTTTAATTTTTTCTACTTTTTCAATTAAACTCATCATTCCGTCTAATTCATCTTTTGGTATATCTTTTTCTGATTCAACTTTCTTTTTGTATGAGTTATAGATTTGAATAATCATCTTGTATTCGTTGATACAGCTTCGATCTAAATACCCCTGATCTTTGAAATCGGCATAAAAATCATCTATAATATCAACTATTGCTTCGTATTTACTTTTTCCGCTCATAGGTTCAAATGGTCTCATTTTACCAAAACGCTTTCAAACTCATCATTTTCTCTATAATAGGCTTCATTTCATCAACGTGCTGAATAATCTTTTGCTTGCTTTCTAATTCTTCAACTTCATCAAGAGAGTTTTTTTTAGCTGTTAATTCATCTCTTAATTCATCGCACGCTTCATTGAAGATATTAAAATCTCCTATGATTTCATTAATAGATGATGGATCATAAGAACAAACATTATCCACTAGTCTACGAAATCCTTCAATTATTCTTAAGATCTTAGTATGAGGAGTTTTGATCATCTAAATATTCCATCCGTGATAAATGGAGGAACCGCCTTTAAATCCAGCAAAACTTTCTTTTGCTCATCTGTCAAATATTGAAATCCACTGATGATTTTACGACAAGTTACTGCGCCACAAGAACAATTCATTTTCCAACTATCTAATGATTCAGATGAGCCGCTAGAATAATCAAATGTTAATTCTGTGTCTGGAGAAATTACATACAACGAATATAAAATTGCCCTATTTCCTATAATAGAGATAAAACAATTAGGATTACAACTATGATTAATATAATCATCAGGTCCTCCAGATGGTCCTATAAATAACTTAGGAGTAACCTGTATTACAGCTGGATGATCAGGCACAGTAGATAAATCAAAAATATCGCCAGTTACTTCTATAATAGGATATCTGGCATTTATTTTGACAGTAGTAAACAATCCACTACCATCTAAATTGCTAGGCTTTACTTTTAGATATTTTCTATCTATCATTGTTATCCTAGTAGGTTTTTTACTAACCTAATCATGGTGCTACCCGCATCATAAATCATCATTTTAATTTCTTTGCGACCTGGCAAACGATATTTTACTCCCGTTGGACTTAGCCCTTTAATCATCATTGATGCTTGTTGAGGATCTTCCGCTAAAACTCTATAGAGAAGAGTAGCCGGAAGCATGCATTCTATTTTAACATCATAATAATACTTTGGTTTTGGCTCAGCCAACTTTTTTAATTCTTTTTGATCCATAGAGTATTTATATCACTTTAATTCATCAATCAGATCGTAAAACCTATTAAGGAACAATAGTTCTGCCTCTTCTGGAAGCAAAGGATCTATTTTCATAGGAAGTGGTCTAACCGGATAAACCCAATCTTCTCTTAATGGAGACATTAAATCTCTAGCCTCAGTAGCTAAAAGCAATGAATCGGCTTTTTTAACAGAGGGCGGCTCTTTATCTTCTAATCCAAATCTCTTGCAAATTGCTGTTTGCATATTCTTTTCGAATTCTAAATAAGCATCAAACTTGCCGGATCTCTTCAAAGGACTAGGAACATCTACTAGATATGCCTCAGTAGCATCATGAAGCAATCCCCAAAGAGAATCCTCTTGGTTGCATAGATAACTTACAAGAACACTATGCTGGGCTACTGAATAGAATTTCTTTACATGACCACTAAATCTACATTGCATAGATAATGCATGAGCAATGTCTAAAATGACAATAGACTCTGGATTTGGATTGGTTGGAGTAAATCTCTTTCCTGTAAAAGTTTGAATCCAAGCTTCGTTGGGATAAAACTCATCAGAGCCTACATCATAGCGTAGTTTGAAGCCGCGTGACGCATTCGATTTCGCCAAATCATGTGGAGATTCTTTGCTCTTCAATTCTGGATGATCATTAAAAAACTTCTCTAACGCTATCTTATCTTCTTCTGATATAATAGGCGCATTAGTTTTTATGAACTTGGGCTCAGGTCTATGGTTTGCTCTTATCATTCTAAGGTCTTTTAACATATCAAAATCATAATCTTCGTATTCGGAGAACACTTGTTTCGTATCTTTTACTGGATCAAAATCATAGTTCTTATTCATTATTTTCCGGTGGAACCAAATCCGCCCGCTCCTCTAATTGCAGCTCTTTCTTTACACAAGCGATCAAATTCTTCGTTGCTAATACTTTCAATTTGCATTTCTTGGCGTTTAACTGGAATGATTTGCCCAATGGCTTCGCCAAAATCTATTGTTAATTTGGGATTATAATCGTTTGTAACAACAAAAGATATTGTACCATCATCCCAAGCATTACCGTGACCTTGTAATTCAAAATCTGGTAACCACTGGCAAGCGAATATTAATTGCCCCTCATAATCTTCATCAATAGTTCCATAAAGAGAATGTAACTTCTTTTTGCCAAAAGTAGAAGAACGAGGTTTTAGTTCATACCACCAACCGGCGGGAGCAAATGTTCTAAATCCTAAAGGAATTTTTACATATTCTCCGAAGGCAATGACTTTAGACTTTCTATCATCCCAAGCAGCTTTTACATCCCAACCCGTTGATTTAGGAGTTCCCCTTGAAGGAACAAATAAATCTCCGGTATCTTTCAAATCTTCTCTAACAGCAAACCTAAAGGTTGGGGTTTGTAATCCCATAATTCCTTCTGGTTGATTCCATGGTGCATTTAGCATTATTTCCTCCGAATTTATCCAACTATCATAATTACATACAATTTATCGTCAAGTGGATAAAATTCCATATAATTATGGAATTACCCTCTGCAATCATTTTTATTAACGCCGACATCTCGGCAATAACTTTAAACAATTTGAAAACACAATTGGAATTCAATGAAGTTATGAGCGATGCAGAATTTGATCTACGTGTATCAGTGGATCCAAATTATCCAGTATTAGTCCACTTGAATAATCAGAGGATTTTGGTCCTGCGTCAAACTTTGCAAGATTTTACCAACCGCCAACTTGCGGACGTTGTAATGTTTGTCAAGCAGGGGATGGTTACCGTTTTACAAAATAATTACGGTCCCCCTACCCTCTCCTTACCTGTGGAGAGGCTTAATATATGGAATTTGCTGGCGGATATTAAAAACATTTCTTGCAAAACAATTACATGTAGAAAATGTCATTGTGGTTGTGAGTGTAATTGTTTCAAGCATTTGCCAATACAGCTACAACAAATGTTAATCAACCCATTTGATCTCAGTGGTGTTCATGATGCTAATTGTGATAATGAGTATAATAATCCGGATTGGATTAATAGAAGTTGATTAAATGTCTGACTTATACGGCATAATAATTAAAGAAGGTACAAATGGTTGACACAAAACTTATTCTAATAAAAGCAAATTTATTTGAAAAATTAGCTACATATGGTATTCGCAAGGGATTCTTGTATGCATTAGCCCAGGCAGATGAACAATCGGAGCAAGATAAACAAATCAAAAGAGCGACTGAACATTTACTAAACATGCATAATAGTGTATAAAAAAGTAGTGTATTAAAGAAGGATTAAACTAAAATGGTTGACACAAAGGCTCTCCTCAAAAAAGCAGAATTGTTTGAAAGATTAGCTGTCTACGGTGGTAGAAGAGCTTTTCTTGAAAACTTAGCACAAATGGATCATGGTGGATATGAACTAAATTCATTTAATCCTGGTTTTGGAGTAGAGCTACCTTCTACTCAAATAAAAGGTAATAAACCACTTCCATATCCAGCTCAAGAAGCTAAAGAGAAACATTCAGAACAAGTATATAAACCAATTTCTCATGGATCACGCATTAATCCAGAATTACAAAAAGCTTTAATCAAATTATATCCAGATAGTATGAGCGGCAGTAAAGCAGATGGTGTTTTCGGACCAAGAACTCAATCAGCAATGAATAGATGGAGAGCAGAACATCAAGATAATAGAGCACATGCAGATCCTACATTACAAAAAGATATCATAACATCATCAGGATTAGCACAAATATTGTCAGGAAACCAGTTGATTTAATAAAAGGCAGTTAAGTAAGGGCACTATCAGGTTAGTAAGTTCGATAGAATATACAACAATATATGACGGTTGGTAATTACCGAAAAAGAATCAGAGCGCTCTGATTCTTTTTCTTTTTGTGAGCTGTCTCTCGACAAAAACTTGGGGGATCTTATAGGGGGAATGAGACCATATAGTGGGGGCGTACCTTTTAATATCTTTTAAGATAAGAGACCTTGACATACTGCTCGCCCGTGCGCATGATCCGTATGTACGATCATCAAAGAAATGCAGTTAATTTTTTAACCGCCCGGAGCCACCTAACAATTTCTACCAATATGTTAATCGGTACATTTTTAGCAGATTTGAATTGATTAAAATAACTGTTCCAAGAACATTGTGTGAATCTACTATCTTTAATAGTATCTATTTTGAATAATAATTTAGCCGGTGCCCCTGATTTGGTTTTATGTTGTTCTTCATAAACGCAAATGTCAACAATTAAGTCTGACATATCAGGATTGTAACATTCAGAACGTGTAATTTTTATTAGAAAATCGCCAATTTTGATTCCACTCTTAACGCTCTTATTTTTGGATTGAATAATAAGTTCTTTAATTTTGTTGCTTTTTACATTAGTTAAATCAACAGTTCCTTCATCCGCCAGTAGCTTCATTTTTTGTTTAATTTCAGGTGAAGCAGGAATCCACCCATCAGAATAAGATGTGGTTGATTCCGGTTCTGAATCATCAGTATACTGCTGTTCAATCAATTTTTTAATGAGATCGTAATATTCTTGAGTGCTCAATCTATTTGTCATATTACTTAAAATATAACCCGGTATTAATAAGTTGGTATTTACTGCATGGGAATAAACAGAGTTATTAGATTGGTTGATATATTTTACTCTCTTGCCACTCAAGAATCGGAAGAGTTGCCAGCAGATTCATCTAATCTCAAAACTGTATTAAAGAATCTCGAGAAATTAGAAACCTATCAAGCTAGAACTAAATATGCTGAGAAAAATTTAAAACATCTTTCTTCCGGTTCTTCTAGAATAGTGTATGAGACTCCTGATAAAACTATTATCAAGATGGCTAAGAATGATAAAGGAATCGCTCAAAATAAAGCGGAATCAAATCCTAAGATGAAATCTAAGTATCTTAATGAGATTATTAGTCAAGCCAAAAATTTTTCTTGGCTTGAAACTCATTATTTAGAAAAGATTACAGAAAAGGATTTTGAGAAAATGACTGATATAGATTTCAATGACTTTGGAGATGCTATCAGATATGGTCTTAAAGATGTCTCTGAATCCTCCAAAAGTAAACCTAAGCACTTCGAAGAGATTTCCAAATCAGACATCTATAAGGAAATGAAAAGTGTTGGAGAAAAGTTCAAATTGATGCCCGGAGATATTGCAAGAATATCTTCTTGGGGAACCAAAGATGATCGTCCAATCTTGATTGATGCCGGTTTAACCAAAGAAGTTTTCGAAAAGTTTTACGAAGATTAATATGAAATTGATTGAGTTTATGACATCTCATACTCAATGTATGCTGTGCGAAGATCCTGTAATCTTATCTTTCAAAGATTTTAGATGTGAACATAATGAGTCGCTCAATTATGAATATCAAAATAATGAAATTAACTTGCAGGTTACTCAGTCTTTATTTAGAAATGTTACTATAGGTTTATTAGATAATTCTTATCAAGTTCCCTCTTGGACTAAAGAATCATCAAAACTTGCTGTTGCCCTCAATTCTAAAAAAATCAAGATATACAAGACATGCGAGTGCGGGTTGTTAATAAAAACTTCTTCATTGATTTTTAACGAAGATGGATACATTAGTCCGCTAGAATTAGAAATATTAGCGTTCAAACTTCATAAAGATGAAAAATCTTATCTTAAAGTTGTTAATGATTACAAATATAAAAAAACCATTGTCCTTGACATTATAATTGAGCCGCCTTATAATACTCTTACTAAGGGCGGATTAGCGGAACTTCCGCTAATTAATTTTGGAAAGATAGATAAAGAAAAAACGCTACGCAAAATTAAAACTCTTATCACATTTTCCTAAATGATTTATAGTAAGATTAAAGATTTATTAGATATCAAGTCGCATTGCGCGATCTGTGGAGATTCTTTAATTCCTTATTTGAAGGGACGTTCTTACTGGAATATTAACCTTCCGCTAATTAATTCTAGATTAATCAACAATGTTTTCTCATTTAGAGTAAAATACACTTCTCCCAGTTTATCCATTGATAAGAATTGTCATATAGATGTTAATTCTAATCTTTTTCACATGGAAAAAGCCAATGAGGCAGATGATTTAATAGATGCTAATATTGAGTTAATAGGGATATTAAGAGTTATTACAAACGCTCAAGTTAATGTTGAGTTACATTGCTGTAATAAAAAATGTTACAGCAAATATTATATTACAACAACCAATCTTAAACTTAATGTAAATGATCATGCTAGTGCTTTAATCGAACCTATTATGATTGATTGGGAGTGTTATAATGTTTCCCAATTTTGGGTTCAAAATGATATGATAAGACTATCCACTAATATTTACACGACCAATAAGCAATATGCTAAACCTATTAGTTTGCCTTTGATAGAGATAGATCAAGAGAATAAAGATAAAGTATTCAATAGAATCAAAACAATCGTTAATTTTGGATAAATATGAAAGACTTCCTGAATTTCAATAAACTTTGCCCCATTTGTCAAGAACCGCTTACATTGTATATGCAATGGGGAGGTTCCGAATTAGATTATGTTAAAAAGCTTTTTAAAGCGTCTCAATCAAATGATGATACTATCAGGTTTGAAGAGCATGAATACTCTAAGAATAAGCCTAATTCTGGTTTTGGAAATACTAAAAAATCTCAAGAAATAGTTATGCTTCTTAAAAAAGATGGAGATAACTATGTAGCTAATTTCAATACTTTATCTGCACAGAAAATGGCAAAAGATCAGAAAAGTCTGTACTTTTATTATCTGTGTAATCCACGAGCGATAAGTGATTTGGGATATGATCATCAAATTGATATTTATTATGGATGTTATTATCGATCCACCCCATTAATTAAACTTGATGAATATGAATCAAAACAACAACTATTAGTAAAGTATATTCAAGACAATGGAATTATTAACAGAGATGAATATTATGTGGTCAAGAATAAAACTGGGAATTTGGAAAAAGTTTACGTAATCGTATTGGATAATGAAGAGAAGAAAACTGTTTTTCATCATTATACTGTTACCGATGAGGAAGCTTCAAAAGAAGATTTTGAGCCCAAACTCTTAGAAAGAGAAATGCCACTGCTTAATAATCGAATTAACTTTGAAGATAAAGAAAGATTATTCAACAGGCTTGACTCCTGGGTCATTATGTCTTGACGTCCCATCGGCGCCCTACAAATATTACCTGCGTTGTGTGCCTTGAAAGGACGCCCATTATGAAAACAACAACCCAACTAATTGAATCATGTAAAGAGAAAATTGACTATTTGCATCAGATGATACCCGTTTCCATTAACAAAAACAAATTAATGGAATTGGATAATGCTATTAATAATTCTAATATCTGGAATAATCCTAAAGAAGCCGCCGCTACATTAAAAGAGCGTCAAAAAGTATCAGAATTGTTAAGCAAACTTTCCTTCTTCAAAGATCAAACTGATTTTTATATAGAATGTCAACAATCTATTCCCGAAGAATTGGATGGATTAGCAAATCAAATTCAAGATTTCCATAAAGACTTATGTGATTTTGAATTCAAACAAATGCTCAATAATCCTGTGGATGATAGTCCAGCCATTTTAACTATCAATGCTGGTGCAGGCGGATTAGAAGCTGCAAATTGGACTACTATGCTTTTAAGAATGTATTCTCGATATGCCGATATGTCCAATTTCAAAATAGAGCTTCTGGATATGAAACCATCAGAAGAGCACGGTGGAATTTGTACCGATTCAGTCTCTATTCGCATTAATGGACCTTATGCTTATGGTTATCTGAAAGGAGAAGCTGGAGTTCATAGGTTAGTAAGAAATTCTCCTTTCAATGCTGGCGATGCTCGTCATACCTCTTTTGCTGCGGTAGCTGTACTCCCAGATATCGAAGATACTATTGATGTTCAAATCAATGACAAAGATATTGAAATTACTACTATGCGCGCATCCGGTGCAGGTGGTCAAAATGTTAATAAGGTAGAAAGCGCCGTTAGATTAAAGCATCTTCCCACTGGTATCGTAATCAATTCTAGATCAGAAAGAGATCAACACACTAATCGCAAAATAGCTATGAAAGTGTTGAAAGCTAAACTTTATGAAGTAGAAATGAAAAAGAAAAACGCTGATAAAGAAAAGTATTTCACCAGCATGCAGGATAATTCATTCGGTCATCAGATTAGATCTTATGTTTTGTTTCCATCCCAAATGGTTAAAGATCATCGTACAGATTGCGAAGTGAGAAATGCTGATAAGGTTTTAGATGGAGATATTGAACAATTCATCATGGCTTATTTGCACAATAAAGAATAATGAAACTTCTAACGCTTAAAGATTTTATCACCTATAATAATCCTTGTTTTTCTTGTCAAGAGAATACATTTTTTAGGGTTATTACTAGGAAACTTGATGATCCAATGGCGGAACATCCTATAACAAAGGCTGGAAAAGGTATTATTCTTCATCCAGTAGTTACGCCCCAAATGGTGGATATGGATTTGAAAGTTAATTATTCTGACGGCACTCTTAACTTGAGAATTTTACACAAAAGCAACAAAATTATTTCAGATATTAATGCCTTGACAGATTATCTATCCGAGCATATAATGTATGCCACTAGTAAATGTACTCGTTGTGGTTCTTACATACGGTCTCATAGTATGCTTTTTGATCTTGATAAAAAGATATTAAAACCATTGTCAATACGTAAAGAATTTCTGCTGATTGAAGAGCCAGATAAGATGTATTCTCTTACATCAAATTGGGATAATCAGGAGTCAATTTTAATGGTTGCTAAAACCTCTGTCCCAACCGATAGAGTCATAAAATACGAAGAACCTATCGATTTAAAAATGCCATTGCAACCTTTGTCCAAGTTCAAAAACAAGCAGACATTCATTAACAAAATGAATACTTTAATCTTATTTTCATAAGAAAACTTTTAGTTTATTGAGGCGCTGACAATAGATAATAATCTCTGCAAGATGTTTGATTTTCAATTTTGAATTATGGTTTAATGATAGCCAAGACTGAAAGTTAAATCGACAGTCTGACTCTAAATCAATCTCTTTTTCTTCATTGCCTTGATAAACTCGAATTTGAAATCCGCCGTAATTGCGAAGGAATTCCCCTTCCTTTTCCCAATTAAGTAGGATGCGTATCTTATATATTCCTACGATAATTTCATTCCTACGATAATTTCATTCTCTACATAAGAAAAACGCAAATCTTCGCTTTGATAGATAGATGGAATAAATTTGGTAGTGCTTAGTGATTTTCTAAGTCTACTGCGAGAGATTTTGCCATCGCTAAAATTAAGAATAGTTTTGTTGGAGTGATATCTTATCATAATGACTTTCATTCATTTGCTATAAATATATAGCGTTTTATGTGTAATACAAAGGTATTTATGTCCAATGTTTGTCCAATTTGTAACGCTCAATTAACAGAAGAATCTGTCTTTGCATCCAAGAATGTGGATTTAGTTTGTCGACAAGAGGATCATCTATTGGCAAAAAGAATATCGGCTGCCGGCGAATTAATAATTATGAAGTTGAGAATCAAAGACGGCGCCCACAAGTTCTTTGCACAATTCAATTATCAAGATAACACCACTAGTTTGTGGACTAAAGCAAACGAACGTCGTCCCATCAAGGTGCCAAGCATCATCTCTACTGATTTGTCTAATCTCGATAAGATCAAACAAAAAATCAAAACCTATTTACTTTTTTCTTAATTATACGCATAGTATAATATACTCTGTGAGGAGATATTATGATTTATCTGTATAAAATAACAAACCAACTAAATGGAAAAGTTTATATTGGTCAGTCTAATAAGGAAAAAGAAAGATGGCGTCAGCATAAGTATTTTGGAAGAAATCCTGACAAAACTAACCAATATATTCATAAAGCAATGAATAAGTATGGGATTGATAATTTTACTTATGAAGTGATTTGTACCTCATTAACACAAGAAGATGCTAATGAGGCAGAAAAGCAACTAATCATTCAATATGATAGTCGTAATAAAGAAAAGGGATATAATCTGGCACCTGGTGGCGATTCCGCTTGGAATACTGGATTGCCCGCTGAACAACAGCCAATGTACGGAAAGCATCATTCTGAAGATTCAAGAAAGAAGATTTCTGAAAGTAATATTGGTAAACTGAATCCACATTCAGATGAGTGGCGAGAGAAGGCTTCTAAAGCTCATAAAGGACGCCCCAAAACTGAAGAATGGAAAAAGAAAATATCTCAGTCTAATCTAGGAGTTAAAAGATCATTAGATACTAGACAAGCAATGTCCGAAGCTAAACTAGGATCAAAACTTAGCGAAGAGACAAAAGAAAAAATGTCTATCCCTAAAAAAGGTAAAGCAAAATCAGATGATACTAGACAAAAAATGTCGAAATCAAAAATTAAACTTTCTTTTGATAAAGAAATAGAATTGATAAAATACTACAATGAAGGTATGAAAAATAAAGAACTATCTTCGCTATTTGAAGTATCTATTCCAACAATTTACGCGATTATAAAAAGACATGCAAATGCCCTCTTTGTGCCCTGTATGTAGAGATCCAATGGTAAATGATTACTTGGCATCTCTTAATGCAAACAAGACTGTCTTGCGCAAATCTTGTAAGAGAAGATTAAATCATCGCCTGTATATAGAATCTGTTCCAGGCGAAGATGATAACATTAGAGATATCTATCTGGTGGGAGGCGATTACCAACACGAGATAAGTTGGAATTTAGACAAGAAATATATCTCTATCACTCGTTGGCATGGTAAGATGATAGAAAATAATCCCATTATCCTTCCATTTTTTGAACCAAATTTTTCTAACTTAAAATCTCTGTATAACAAATTAAAGCTGTGCATTATCTTCAGCTAAAATTCAAGTTATATATACTGTATGCAGGATCTCTCGCACTGTCCCATCTGCTACAATAAATTAAAAAATAGAACCTTTAACCAAAGTGTCAATCGCACCTGCGCCAAAAGCGCCGCCCACTTTTTCTCATTAAAATCCACCAATAAAAAAGTGGAACATATTGTTGTTTATCTCGATAATTATACTTCCCTTGAGGTTAATTTCGAGAAACAATGCTCATTCTATTATTATGAGCCCACAGATCCTAAAATGTGTCTGGCTATTCCAAAAATTATGGAGCTGGATTTCCCCAAATTGGAAAAGTTAAAAGAAAAGCTTTCCCTGTATTTACTATTTACCTAATAACCCTGCAAAGAGGTTGCCCATTGAAGTGTCAGTTTTGTAATAATCAATTATCTAATCGCGTATATACCAAATATCCCTGCTATTCCTTAACTTGCTTGCATTGCCCCATTCAAGTTTCTTACAATTTCGATATCCGTAATCAAACCCCCATAAGCTTTGATTTCCTCCTTTATGAAAAAGGATCCCGATATTCCATCAATATAAATACAATTTTAAATCGCTGCGCCCTCTATAAACAAGATGGAAAAGACCGGTGCATTCTGCAATTGTCCCAAGTTCCTAACCTCTCCCCACAAGGAGCACATCAATATCTAAAGCGTTTATTAAAGCAAAAAGCTTTCTCATGACCCTCTTCCCCACACAGTTCAATTGCATCTTCTGTAACCATAATATGGGCAGCGGAAATACATACTTCGATTTCAATAAAATATACTATTGTAATAACTGTCCAATCCAAGTTAACCATGTGGTCGATCAGGAAAATTCCCCCAATGGAGTCCCCGGCAAATTAGTAATGATTGGTTTCCTAATAAATCAATATTCTTTCCCAAGATACCTAATCAATATCGATCTTATTCATAAAACCTTGGAAATGCTGGAAGTTAAACGAACCCAAGTATATCTTGATGCTGAATCCATATCAATTTTTAAAATGGATCATCCCCCATCCATAAATCCGCAAAATGCTAAAGACTTCGTTAAACGTATCATGAATCAAAAGGTTTTCCTATGAAAACTCTCAATCGCTCCTGCGTCTTCTGTGAACAAAGACTCAATACCTCATTCATCCCTAATATCGCCTTCTGCGAACATTGCAAAGTCTACCATAGCTTCTTCAAAGATGAATTGTTCGTCCTGGCTTTCTATTTCAATAAAGATTTCGAATTAACCGATGACTCCCAAGCCGGCTATAACCTAATCCTCGCCATAAACTCTAATACCTATTCCCTAGAACTAAAAGATAAAATTATCGTGGATAATCTACCAAATGCAAACCACATCTCCCCCAATAATGCGAAAGATGTGGCTGTAAGATTATCCAAACTAAAAGCTTATATCTGATTCTCTCTCAAAAACTTAACCATCTCATCCTTGTGAATAAACAAAATTACATTCGGCGCCCCTCTAAATAAACTAGAACAGATTCCCATCAAATTACCATCATTATCAAATAATCCACCACCAGAATTCCCCTTATACCCCGGCGTCGAAACCTGAAAATAATGATCCCCATCCTCAGGGAAATCTACCCTAATAGCTGATACCACCCCAACTATATAAGTATAAGTTAATCCACTAGTGTGCCCCACTATCTTAACTCCCTCCCCAACCTCTACAGCAGATTCCTTGATTTTTGCCACAGAATGCTCCAATCCCAAATCTACAGACTTAACTAAAGCTAAATCATGCAAAGAATCTATCGCTACTACTACTCCATAATGCGGATCACTCACCGTTAATTCATTCTTACTAATACTCACTTCACGACGAGTCTTAAACCTAACCATCTTCCCCATCATATTAGTTTCATATTCTTCATGAATAATACAGTGGTGCGCCGTCAAAAATTGATCGGGAGAAATCCATACCCCAGCACAATATGTGTAATATTGAAACTCATTAACAGGACTCCCCGTCACCAACGCTACCGTGCTATCTAATAAATATGCCGGTTTGCCCGCCGGCGCCTCCGCTCTATGGTTAAAACCTGAACAACAGTTTGCCGTAGTTACCAATAACAGCAAACCACATATGACCCTGAATAAGAATGAAGAGAATTTCATCGAGAAGATCTCCTTATATAGCTAGTGCGAAAAATGTCGCCAAGCCATATCCCAATTATTATATGCCGATTAAACGCAAGATTAACCACCAACCTCCCATAACCATCCCCACTTAGCTCATTAAGAACTATATGCTCAATCTTGAGAATTGTTCTTTATGTAATGCGATAAGATGCTTGATTATATTCTGAGTGAATGTAATTGATAGAAAGATGAAATACCCCATTTAATTTCAAATAGGGTGGTTTAATGTTGATTATTTGCTTTGTATTTGTATTAATGTGTCGCATATACATTTTTAGATGTAATTAGTTATTAGATTACCCCTATTTGGGAGGCAAGAGTCGTGCCAACGCGGACCCATCACCCACCTTTTACAGCCCCACCGTACCACCCGAACTGCTGCCCCTAACCCTCGACCCATCTCTCAAGGTGTTAGTAAAAGGGAAAAGAAAACTCTTCGACTACCCATCGACATCTTTTTTCTTTCTTTATCCCATCAAGGTAAGGAAATAAGAATACTTATGTCACCCAAGGCGATCATCGTGGTTTCGGCTCAGATCAGCCCTAGCTACTGGGCGATCAGTGCCCATCATGACACCAAAGACGGTGAACGTCGGGCACAAGCCACGTTTGGCGAGCTGGTTCGCTATTCCAAGCGGGTCGGGATCACGGTCGTCTATCCCAAGCCCATCTACCAGAGGTAGGAGGCAGGACCATGATCACCCTCACCACCACCATCGCCGGCAAGACCACCACCGTCCAGGTCGAGGACAGCCCCATCGCGCGCCGTCGCGCCGCGAGCCTCCTGATGCAGACTACCATCGCTGGTGGGTCGGGCACCTGGCAGAGGGAGGGGCAGGAGCCCATCGTGGTGGGCAAGTAGCCCAGATCCAAGATGGACCCCCTGTACTCTGATGTTGGTTTGGGCGGTGGGCTTCTATGGCTTCACCGCCCGCTGGCGTTGGCTCGGTGGCATTGGCTATGCCGCGGCGACTGCCGCGCTGGTGGTCCAACCCATCCTGCACTGACCGAAGGCAAGTTCATGGCTCTCCTCGTTCTCGCTCTCAATCTGGTCGCCCTTTTCATCGGCAAGGGCAAGGGTATCGCGGTGTGGTTCTTCGGCACGGTGGCGCTGGTCGCGCTCATGGTGCTGCTCGGCGCCAGGCGCATGTCGCTCGCCCCGCAGGAGGTACCCATCACCATTGCCGGGACGGCACTGGCTGTGGTGTCGATCTGGATCGGACAGTGGAAGGGTCTCATCGTGTGGATCGTCGGGACCGTGGTGCTCGTCGTCGCCTCGGCGGCGGGGATGCTGTGACCCATCCAGACCAGAGCCAGGCGTCGGGTATGCTGGATAAGCTGCTCGATTACTGGCTTCGGTTCGATGCCTGGACAACCCGCTTGGAAGACGGGTTTTTCCGTCCCAGGCGTTTCTAAGCAACCAATCTTTCGAAGGATTCGAGGGATCATCATGAAGAAGCGTTCGTCGGGTTCGGAGCTGGATTCCCTGATCAAGTCGCAGACGCGCGACATGCGCGCCGATGCCAAGCTCACGGGCGAGATCCGCGGCAAGGACAAGCGGCGTGCCAAGCGCGAGCGGCTGACCCTCGCGGAGCGCGAGAAGGAAGTCAACTTCGACGGGATCGACCCCATCAACTGAGGGGCGGCGACAACTAGGAAGCGCCCCAATATTCCCCGTCGAGGGGGAGAACGGGCGCTTCCGTTCTGACTGTAAAACCCATCCAATGCCCATCTTCCTGCGCTTTGCGTGTGGAGTATGTGCACCACCGTCGAACATATCCTCGCCGCGCTCTACACTTACCATGCCACGTCGACCGATGACGATGCGGCTTTCGACGAGGTAACGTCGAATCTGTGCGATCTCGCCCCGGCATGGTTCTGGGATCTGGATCTCCCCGGTTGGGATCCTGATGATCGCGCGGAGCTTGTTGCCATGCTAGCGATTGCTTCTCTCTAGCAAGATCCGTGCCAGTCGCGGGGAGCCTTCGGGCTCCCCTTTCGCGTTTCCTTTTTACCTTGGCACTCTCTTTGCATATTGCATTGAATATGCCAAGACCAATTCTGTTTTCACAGAATTGACGATATGGTCTAGAGATTGCAATATGCAAAGGTCGGACCAATATATTGAATGGACTGATACGACTGGCACGAAGATTGCAAGATGCAAGATCGATGCCGAGGGCTGCCGAGCCCCGAGCTAGGGGAGATTGAGCACATCAATCAGAATAGGGGGAGCCCATCAATCGCACTAATTGTGGTGAGATACCGGCGACGCTCCCTGATGAGCTAGCCGGGCGAAGCGCAATGGTGCGCTTCCCATCCAGCCTTCCCGGCTGGCGTAGTCAAGCGGGTCGCAAGACACCGCGAGGCGGTAGCAGATAGCTACCGCGCCCTAACGGAGAGCGACCCATCCCCGTTGGGGTTGGTCCCAAACGGGTCAAGTCTCTCTAACGAAAGGTCACCGCCATGACTCTCCGTGCCTCCCGTCCCAACGCCGCCACCGCTTCTCTCGCCCTCCTCCTCGCCAGCGACCCCGCGGCGACCGCCCTGCTGATGGCGTCGTACGCCAAGACCCCCAACCCCATCGGTGCCACGAGCACCACGGTGACGGCGAACGTTCAGGGCTCGACCCTGATCACGCCCGCCGAGCGCAAGGGTCGCAAGGGTCGCAAGGCGAAGTCCGCCGACAAGGCGGAGAAGGCGGCGCCCCGCGCCGTCAACGTCAACATCCCCTGCACCGGCGGGCTCGACGCCGCGGGCATCCTGACCGCGCTCCGCGTCGCCGGCAAGCGCCCCGCCCGCTACGAGATCGACACCACCGATCCCATCACGGGTGAGGTCCACGCGGCGGGCTCCCTCCGCCTCAACCAGAAGGGCGAGCCCATCATGGTGTGGGACTCCTCCGAGCAGAAGAAGGACGAGCGCGCCAGCCTCATCGCCTTCTGCGGCTACGCCTCCGGCGAGCCCCACGGCGCGCAGCTCGACGCCGCGCGTCGGGACGCGCACGCCAAGCTGAACATCGAGGCGCGTCGCGACGAGGGGTTCCCCGCTCCCATCCGCGCCCACCGCTCCGCCGACGCCTACGCTGCGCGGCAGGAGGGGACCACGGGCTTCGTCAAGGGGATGCCCAACCCCATCCGCGCCCTCGGGCTGGATCTCTGCCAGCGGGAAGTCATCGCGGCGGAGGAGCTGGATCTCTTCGCGGACCTTCGCGCCCACGTCCTCGCGGGGGAGCACGTCGAGTTCTCCGCCAAGCTCCTCGGCAACTTCCCCTACACTCGGGGAATCGAGCAGCACACGAAGGTGGTCGCTCGCCCCATCACGGACGAGTCCGGCGCCAAGGTCAAGGTGAACCGCCGCCTGGTTCGTGAGGCGGTCCTGGAAAACGCGGGCTACCGCGTGATCGAGGTTCCCTCCCCGGTGGTCGCCCCCCTGCTCCCGTACCTGCACCCCATCACGGACGTGCAGGACAAGGTGGACGGCTTTAAGTTCCGCGCCGGCTGCGCGGAGGATCTCGACGCCGCCCTCGCTCGCCTGGAGGCGCTCGCTTACGAGCGGCTCGACCAGATTGGCGCGGATCTCGATTCCCTGGAGTCGAGCGGTCCCTCGGATCCCGATACGGTGGAGCGCGTCAGCGCCGCCCTTCACTCCCGCGGCGCGACCGCGTGTTTCGAGGAAGCGCTCCGCATCTATGACACCGCGAGCCGCTCGCACGCCTACCTGCCCGTGGGCACCATCGTCAGCGCCGCCGCGATCGAGCGGGACACCGCTTCCGACAGCCACGGCATTCTCAACACCGCGCCCCGCGCGTGATGTCTCCCGCGAGGAGAGGGGTTCCCCCTCTCCTCGCCCCTCCGGGGTTTATCCCATCGGAGAGGGGAAGGGCGGCACACTTGCGCTGGCGGGTGTAAGTGTGTCCCAAAGCCCACGTTCTTCCCCTCTCCCATGCGACGAACCCATCAGACTGCTTCTTGCGGAGGATCCCATGGTCGAGATCATTCTGGCTTCCCGATACTTCGTCGTGTTCCTGCCCGCGGGCGGCTGCACGCAACCCATCGACGACTTTCCGCCCTGTGCCGCGTTCTCGCACACGGAGGCGCATCAGCTCGCCCGAAACGGGTCGGACCCCGACTTCCCCTTCGCCGATCCCGAAGCGGTGGTGATGCGCACCGCCCATCCTGAGGGCAAGTGGGGCGAGCACTCCTGCGCGCGCTACGTCGCGGGCAAGATGGTCTTCCCCTTCACCTGACCCATCGAACACCAATTCGGAGATGAACCATGAGCATTCTGGAAGCAAAGGCAAACGCATTTCTCACCCTGGTGGCGGTTGGCAAGTGCCGTGAAAAGCGCACGGAGGTGCGCGCCAAGGTGCGGCAGAGCAAGTTCGCCGCCAACGAGGCTCGCGAACACGCCCTCAAGGTGGTCGCCGAGGAAGGCGCCGATCGCGCGGTGACGGAGTGCGCCATCGCCTGGGACGCACATCAAGACGTTCTCGGCGCCGAGCACGACAACCACATCAGTCGGCAGCAGGTTCATGAGGCTGCGAGCGAGCACATCCGCGCCATCGAAACGCTGGAGGATCTCCACGCGGCTGCGCAGTAGCCCCATGTACAAGCTGTGTGACAAGTGCCAGCAGTACCATCCGCACACCTTCGACGGCAAGCGCTGGTACGCGGGCAAGTGTCCGCCCAAGGTCAAGCGTCCGCCTCCCAAGCCGACGAATCCAAAGTGATGCCCCGCCCTGGTGCCCTCACGGGCACCAGGGCGGGGTCGTTTCTGCTTTCCCCTTTTGTCTGGCACGGGCTTTGCCTATTACAAAACTAATGCCAAGGTCGGATAGTGTTGCCCGCTTTTCTGATTATGGTTGGAACGGGCTTTGCATATTGCAAAAGATAAGCCAAGTCCACACGCCCAAGCGGGCGCCCGACCCATCATTCTCAATAAGGCGGTGAAGGTGTGAGCACCTACCCGGCAATCTGGAATCAACGTCAGTTCGTCGGTTTCCCCGATGATTGGCATCTTCGCCTGGGTAACCCATCTGTGGTGCGTGGACTGAATCATCGGCACGGGCTGTGGTTGCGTGCGTCTGGCGCGGAGCGCCGACAGTGGGCAAGCAATCCAAAGCTGACGGCGACGGGGATGCCCATCCTTCCTGGCGACGCGCTGCATCTGACCCCGCTTGCCGAACGGCTGGCGTTGTGGAAGAAAGAGCACCGCGTGCTGCCTCGGAGCCGTTAGCCGGCTCCCCAACCCATCTTTCTGAGGACATGCTGGTTCGAGCGGTCAAGTCCGACAGCCCATCCTGGCTGGAGCACGGAACCTGGGATTGTTCGACCAGTCCGACTGGCTTCTGCGTCTACGACGAGAACGAAGACCCCATCCACGACTTCTGCCTGTTCTGCGGAGACCCCGAGGAAAGGAAGTAGAGCCATGGAACGTTTCCTCAACAATTTCCTCATCGCAGGCGCGCTCTCCTGCGTGGAGGCGTGGAACAAGCTACCCATCCAGGAGCGCGCCTGGCTCGTGATCCAGGCGTTCCACAACGGGACCGTGCTGCCCATCTTCGACGCTCGCGAGGTGTTGAAGCTCCAAGACCAGGCGCTTTACTGCCAGCGCCTCTTCTCCCATCCTCACGGCGAGGTCTGGCAGAACACGGTAGCGACATGATGATCCGCAAGCCCATCGGAGCCAAGCTCCCCTGTTGCGAGCTGCCTGGCGGTAGCTTCGTCAACACCGTCGTGATCGAGGCGCCCGACGGGCTGCCCGACCTTCGCCTGACCCATCCTGCGGGCAAGCCCCTGGATGTGTCCATCAGCGATCTCAACGCCATCTTCACCTGGGCGGAGCGTCCCTAGCTACAGCGCGGGGATCAAGTTCGCCTAATCCCATCTTCTCAACCAAGAGGGTAAGGTCATGAACGAAGCCTTGTTGGATAGACTCGCAAAAGAGATCCGCGACAACGATCAAACCTCCTTCACCTTCGCGCAGGCTCAAGAGTGGAGTGAGGAGCTGGGTTACTCCGCTGAGCGCCCATCGGTCCTCATCGCCGGACTCAAGGCGCGGGGCTTGACCATGGTGGAGCGCTTGCCTCCTCGGAGATTCCGTACCCTCAACAGCAATCCGCACGATCGGTGGCAGGCGTGCCCATCGCACGGCGGAGGCGGAGGGAGCAGCATCAACGGCATGGCTGGAACTGCCGGCTGAAAACTTGAAGCATGGGGACGTAAGACCTCGCCGTACCCATCGCCAAGGCGATGTCACTCGGAAGTCGCGAACGTCCCTGTGTTTCCCATCTGTCCAGATAGCTCAGTTCGGTTAGAGCGTCCGCCTGTTAAGCGGAATGTCGGAGGTTCGATTCCTCCTCTGGACGCCCATCCTATAAAGTTCTGGAGCAAGACCATGAACAAGCTCGCCATCGAGATCACGGGTTCTTTCCTCGGGCAAGAGATTCCTTCCTGGCTGCGCGTCTTCGACTGCCGCAAGCCCATCGGTGAGGAGATCGTCAAGGCTCCCTGGACCAATACCTACGACGGGAAGACGTATTCCCCATCGCTCTTCGGCAGCGAGTGCGCTGCGGTGGATCTCGGGCTCCGCGGCAAGGGCGTTCACGAGGACACCACGCCCGTCTCTGGCTCCGGTTACGGCGATACGCGGCGGAGCGAGTCCGAAGCGCTCTCTGCGGTGCGATCCATGATCGAAGCTGCACAGCGAACCCATCAGGATTGGGAGGAGGCATGCGGCAAGCCGATGTCCACCAACGGTGGATCGGTGTGCTACCAGCCCATCGCGGTGGCGCTCTGCAACTTCGGCTGGTCCGTCATCTGCGATCGGCGCGGCTATCGGGTCGTCTCGTTCAGCTAACCCATCTTCCAAGAAGCGGAGGGTAGTGACATGATGCTCAAGTTTCACACCAAGATCGTCAACGGCAAGCTCTGCATGATCACTTCCGCCGGCAACGTGGTTCCGGTCACCCCGCGCGACATCTTCCGCGCGGGCGTCGCCTTCAACATGCGGACCAACCACGGCTTCCCGCCCATCAAGTTCGACCAGCCGCAGAGCAACTGAGGGTCACGACCATGACCTTTCAAGAGCTTCGTCGGCGTCAGAAGATCAACCAATTCGTGCTCGCCGTTCTCTACCTGATGGGCGGCGTCTCGATCGGGCTGCTGTGTTCGTCGGGCATCGTGGGGATTCTGCTCGCCGCCGTGGCGGGCTGGCTGCTCCTCCGATACGGACCCAAGTAACCCATCCACCTCTGCACGAGGGCGAGTCCATGAGCAACACGAGCGACATGACGGAAGTTCAGCGGGCTTTGTGGTTGGCGTGGTTGGCGGCGGAGCGCCGCGTCGTCCATCTCACGGACAAGCGTCCGGTTCGTCCCGAGTTCGAGACGGAGGTCACGACCGACCCCATCGAGATCGAGCGTCGGAACAAGGCGTGGTCGGACTACGGCGACGCCTCGTTCAACTGGCGCGAGGACTGGAATCAGGCGCTAGGCTTCCGCGACGGACTGCACGAGGCGTGCGGGCTCGCCAAGGTTCCCAACTTCACCTGCGACCTCCCCATCGTCGAGAACGTCGAGAAGAAGGCATGACTCCTCAAGAAGCCTGGGTCCAGTTCTGTCTCACCCTACCGCGCGAGAAGTACCCGTGCATCAAGGTGATCCGTGAAACGATCGGGATCGGCTTGCGCGATGCGCGAGACCTTTACCTGTACGGGGTCAGCTTCGTTCACGACCAGCACCCCATCGCTCCCGAGGTGCTGGTTCAAGAGAAGGTCCACGGCAGCAATGTCGCGGTGGTGCTCTCGGAGTAACCCATCTTCTAAGGGAGGTAGGCTGAGCCATGAAGTTCATCGACTGCAATTCCCCCGGCACCATCTACGAAGGTGACGAGGTTCACATGCGGGGGCTGGACTGGCTCGGCGGGTATTCCTCCCCATCTCCGATCGCGTTGCCTTTCGTCTCATGCAGACGCCGCTTGGCTACGGCGACGACCAGCCTTGGTCCTACCAATCCGCTCCGGCGTTCTGGGCGGATAATGACGGCAAGCCCGACTGACCCATCCCTCAGGGGATCGGAGGATCGACATGACGAACCCCGAGATTCTGGAGAAGGTGCGCGAAGCGGAGCGGCTGATCATCCAAGCCCTTCGCCTCATGCACGAGATTCGGATCGCCACGGCGACCGCGGAGAACAAGCGGGCGATCCAGCGGCGCGATGCCTGCGATTGCGCCGAGCTGATCACCCATCTGTTCCGGCTGGTGGAGCCTCACTACACCGAGGCTGACCCGACGACGTGGGTTCCACCCATCGAGATGGTGGAGAGCGACTGGTGTCCAAGGGGTATCCTGGGCAACTTCCGATTGCGTTACGAGGTCATGTGCGGTATTCGCGCGCAATCGGGCGGCGTCTACTCGTGGTTGTTTCCCAAGGTATGACCCATCACTCTGTGGTTCTGGAGGTTGTCATGGCAAAGCCCGTCTGGCAGCAACGTCTTCAAGAGAAACTGGATGCAAACCCGCTGTGTTTCGTCAAGGGCACGGTGACGGTCAAGCATGTCGCCTGCCTCGACCCATCCGAGAAGGCTCGCAAGAAGGTTTCGTTGCGGGAGGTCGTCAACTACAACTGCTTCAACACCTGCGCCAAGTGCAAGGTGACGGTGCGCTGAACCCATCGAGGTCAAGATATGGTAACCATCGGTGACATGCTTCGGTCGAAGGGCGTCAAGAGCGTCGGCGCTTGCAAGGTGCCGGAGCGACCTTCCCATCCTCACAAGAAGGCGCCGCCCGATCTCATCAAGCTTGGCTTCGCCATCGCGGAGGAAGAGGAAGCTCGGATCCGTCGTGAGGATCCCATCGGCGCTGACATCATGGATCAGGTGTTCGAGATGGCTGCCGCCGAAGAGCGCGCCGACAAGACCTAAACCCATCCACCAAGTCGATTGGTCGTTGAATCAGATTCAATCTGAGGAGGCTTACATGAAGTGGGGACGAACCCATCATCAACGCAGCCGTGATCTCAACTCGGGACGACATCGCGATCCTGGGACTCGGTGGTCGTCCAAGAAGGATGATCCCTACTTCTTCAACCCCATCAACGAGGGGCTTCAAGAGATCGAGGAAGAGCAAGCGGCGCTGGAAGCTCTCTTCACCATCGACGATCTTCCCCCGCTGGATCCTTTCGACGAGTGTCTCTATGACCTGATGGATCCCTCTTCCGCGATCCCATCGAGGCTCAGGATGAGCTAGAAGAATCCTACTACGATTACTGATTTTTGTCCCTGGTGTCCCGCGAGGGATGCTGGGGCAGAGTCGTTTGGCTTTTCTGTTTTGGTTGGCATGGCGCGTGCATATAGCCATATACGTGCCAAAAGCCCCAAAGTTTACAGGGCGCGTACTTGGCAAGGCATGGGGCTTGCATATAGCATGATCCGCGCCATGACGCAATGCGCCGGACCCATCAATTGGAGATTGTCGGCAACATCGAAAGACGAGCAGCAACGGTAATGCAGTCTGCTTGCACCGGGTTTGCATCGAAGGTCAACCCGCCCCATCCAACAACAGGATTGGGCTCTAAAGGAAAGACGGACCACGCTCGCAAGAAACGGGGCAAAGCCCCAAGCTAGCAAAGGTCGTTACGACCCATCCTTTTCATCGAAGCGGAGAGAGTATGTTCATCCTGTTCCTGGTTCTCGCGGGGCTTCTCGCGGCGATCGGTGTGTACCATCTGGTTCCCAAAACCCGCGCGGTCACCGTGTCGCGTGGTGTGCGGTTCGTGGGCTGCGGCTTCGCCGCGGTCAGCAAGCCCCATCTCGGCGTGCTGTTCCTGGTCATCGCCTTCGTGATGGCGCTGGTCACGCTGCTGGTTCACGGCTGAGCCCATCGTTCCAACTCTGCGGAGGAATCCCATGAGCGACATCAAGAGTGCCAAGGCTGCCGCGTTTCGCAAGATGATGGCGTTCGAGGGCGCCAAGGGCGCGCTGCGCGTCGCCACGGAGAAGGTCTACAAGGCGAGCAGCGCGGCTGCCCATCTGAGCCATGTGGCGGTCTGCGCCGACGAGGTGATCGAAGGCGAGCGCGCCTCGAACGCCGACGATCTCTGCGCTCAGGCGTGGGACGCCCATCCCGGCTCTGACTGGTACGGAACGCAAGCGCATTCCATGTGCAAAGTTCTGGTGCCATACAGCATGGGTCATGCTACCGCCGCGGAGGCGGAGTCCGCTGCCCATCAGTGGGCTCATGATCGATTTGGCGAGGATTGCGGAGTGATCGCATAACCCATCGAGGTCATCATGGGTTGGATCTTCAACAACGACAATGGTGGAGCGAAGTGCGACTGTTGCAGCGTCATCCTGTTTGTGGGAAACACCCATCGGCGGGAGCAGCGCCCTTACGTCGAGAGAGACGGGGCGCGGTTCTCTGACCCATCAACCAACCTTTCACGGAGAAGCCATGAAGAACGGCGCATACAACGTGGGCGATTCGGTTTACGGCACGGTGTCTCGCGTGGTCAAGGGTCACGTCACCCTCACCATCGACGGCACCAAGGGGCGGCTGTCTATCGCCGATCTCAAGGCGGTCAACCGGCGCGCGGCGCCCAGGCGCGGCGATACCGTCATGGCGACCGTCAAGGGCAAGAGTCGCGGGCGGCTGGTCCTCGGCTTCACGGTCTAGCCCATCGGAGAAGATGATGTTGGATCTCCCGAGAACAAAAGCTGAGGAGAAGTTCAGAGGGCTGGGCTTTTCTCCGCCCAAGCGGCGCAAGGGCGACCCGCCCGACTTCGGACCCATCATGGCGTTCATCGAGCGCCGGATTGCCGGAGTGATGGAGTTCTACACCAACTGCCGTTCCGAGGCGGTGATGTGTCCCGAGCTTCGTGACACGATCAACCGGGAGCTGGCGCCCATCGTGGATGACGCTTGCCAGGCATTCGATCTGGAACCGATGGATGTGGTGCTGCGAGTCCGCGCCATTCCCGGGCATCCCGAGCTGATCAAGGTTCGCGCCGAGAAGCGCGACCTCTGCTGACCCATCAACAACTTCAAGTATGGAGGACCATGGCTGCCAAGAAAAAAAAGAAGCCCCGTGCTCCTCGCTCTCTGGTCGTGCTTGACATGATCAAGCGTGGCGCAACCAACGGCGGACGAATGCGACACCGCAACGATCGCCGCCTCAAAGATGCGGGGCGGGACGAGACGCGCAATCCCGCCGAGTAAACCTCTTACCCATCAAGGCGAATCTCATGGCTGTGTTCAGGCTGGCTTGGAAGAACGGGAAGCCCACGGAGTACATCCAGGGCGACGACATCGGCACGGCGTTCAAGAGCAAGGGCTACGGCAAAGCCGAGTTCGCCCATCTCTCGGATGTCTCCCAGGTCAACATGACCCCGGCGAAGGCGCTGGAGATGGTGACCTGCATCAACCACGGCGACGGCACCGTGAGCGACGTGGACGATCGGGGCATCGCGAAGCCCGATACTCGTCGCCCGGCGCCGTTCTGATCAACAACCCATCACATCGGCGGAGGCAACGTGAAAGCATCGGACTTCGTGGGGCTCGACAAGAAGGCGGCGCAGAACAAGGCGGAGGCGAAGAACATGATCTTCCGCCTCGTCGCCAAGGATGGCGAGACGTTCCTCGGGGACCCATCGGATCCCGGGCGCAACGATCGCGTGTGCTGCACGATCGTCGACGGCAAGGTCGTCTCGGCGGAGATCAAGTGAAGGAGACGCCCATCCAGCGGGTCGGGGTCATCCTGAAACGTCTTCCCGGTGTCTTGGGGCTCTGCGTCATGTTCATCGGGCTGGCGCTCTTCGAGCCCACCAACGACGAAGAAATCTGAAAGAGCCCATCAGCGTGAAGTTCAAGCGAAACGTGTGGTTCCGAGGGGTCGAAAGGTATCTGCCTCAAGGTGGAACGGTCAGGGATACCTTTTGCCATAAACAGGTGGAGTTTGACCTGGAACCGGGCGGGCTCAACAAACCCATCCTCACGCTGGAGATCGACGGAGTAGTTCGATACTTCGTGTTCGACGGCGAGACGACAAGCTGGCATTACAGCGAAGTCCTCGCGCCCATCAGCCTCAAGCTGGAGGAGCTGGGAGAACCCAAGCGATGGAGTCCTTTCGGATGAAGCAAGAGAAGAATATCCAAGACAGCCCCATCAGGAGCGGTCTCTGGACGTTGTGCCTGATCTTCGCCGCCATCTTCGCGGTACCCATCGCTGGTGGCATGGGGGCGGTTTCCAGGTTCCGAAAACGAAAGAGGTCAACGTGATGCGCGCATCTCTCCTGCTGGTCGTCTGTTCTCTCGCCCTCTTCTCCGGCTGTGCTGCCAAGGTTCCGCCTCCGGCTCCACCCATCTCCCAGCCGGTCGGCGACGGTAGCGGGACCCATCGCTTCTGCTTCACCAGCGACAACACCGCTACCTGCATCGTCAAGACCCCGAAGTCCAACGGTGGCACCGAGGTCAAGCTCACGTCCGAGCCGCTCAACTGACGGCTGTAACCCATCGAGGAAAACCATGGAGCTGGATCTAACGGGTCGAGAGTATCTGACCCCTTTCGAGATGACGTTCCTGGTCACGGGGCTTCGGTCTCTTTGGGCTGCGGATCGTTACGCCGCGGTGACGATCCGTGCCCATCAGGGAGTCCGCCAACAGCTTTCCTTGATCCTCCGCTGGGTTGACAATGGCGTGATCACGGTGATCGACGTGCTGGATGCGGCAACGATTCACGATCTGTTCAACGACGCTCTTGGGGGCTGACCCATCATGCACGGCACCTACCGCGAGATCGAGTTCAAGTGGGAGTTTCCCCATCTCTCAAAGAGCAAGACCGAACATGGTCGGGCTCCAAAGCGGGGCGCGAAGATGAATCGCAACGATGCTTTCCTCGCCCGGAGCGGGATGGGGAAGCCCATCAAGAAGGGTCGCTGATCATGATCATCCTGGCTCCTGGCGAGGTTCTGGAAGTCACGCTCTCTCCCATCGCGGAGGAGATGCTGCGAAGGCAGCGGCTCGCCGATGCTCGCGAGGCGGACCCGACCCTCGCCGATACATGGGATGGCTCGACCACCCAGCCCAACTACGACAAGTTCCCCATCGAGGAGAGCTGTGGTAGCAACAACTGCGACCACATCAATCCAGATTGTCGTTGCTGCGGCGATTGCATCGCCTGCAACGAGTGAGCCCATCAAGGAGAACAAGATGCGGGCACACAACGCTCTGAGATACGCCAGCGGCTTCTGTACGGCGATTGCCTTTCTGGTGCCGCTGGCGATCTCCATCCCCATCGCGATGCTGCTTGGCATCGAGACCAGTCGTGGTCACGAGCGGGTGATGATGGTCTGCTGCTTCTTCTGGCTGCCCATCCTGGCGCCATGCTGGTTGCTGATCAAGGCGTGCGACTGGCTCGCCCCCAAGATCAAACCGGGCAAGGTCCAGTGACCGCCGTCGGGGCAGAGGTTCCCGATCCCATCAAGCAAGCCTGCGACGACTACTGGGCGGGGACAATTTGTGGTGGCGAGTTACTGAACATTCTTGCTGCTCACGATGTTCCTCGTCCCATCATCGACCTTCTCGACAAGATCCACGGGCAACTCCGCGCGCCGTGCAAGACCGATACCTAATGCTCGCCCCGGCTTTGCCGCGGCGGGCTTAGGGCATTGCAAGGACAAGAGAAAGTCCCTCACCCATCGAGGAGAGCACCCATGACGAAGACGCCGCAGAAGATGGTCCCGTTCACCAACAGCCTCGGGATCACGATGATGGTGATCGAGACCGAGCCGACGGTCGAGGAAGCGGAGTACCATCCGCCCATCGACCACGCGCAGATGCTCTACGGCGTCGGCGCCCTCGCCGCGGAGGGGCTGCTGCTCGCGCTGCCCGTGCTGCTCTTCTTCACCTGATCAACTTCACCACCCATCACCTGACATCGCAGACAACAAGCATCGAAAGGGATACCTCAAAGATGAAGACCTACGACCGTTCCGGCACCAAGACCATCACCCGCGCCTCCGCCATGGCGCTCATCGTCATCGCCGCCACCGCTGGCGCCCCCATCCCGGCGGAGTGCAGCGAGCACCCCAACTACCACGTCCGTCGCGCCGCCTGGCTCGCCGACGGCAGTCCCATCCCGGAGACGGTCGAGGGCAAGGTGGTGCTGCTCAAGAGCGTCCAGCCCAACCTCTTCGATCGCGCCAGCAAGTTCAAGGGCAACGACAACAACAAGGTCGCCCATCGCGCCGGCGAGATCAATAAGGTCACGGAGCACAACGCCAAGGCGGAGCTGCTCTTCGCGGCGGAGCCGGAGAAGTTCGAGCTGCTCGTCGCCTGGCTCCCCATCTACCAGCGGGATCTCCGCAAGTTCGGCGAGAACCCGGAGTCGTCGCAGGCGGAGTACAACGCCCGCGCCGTGGTCCTCGCCGAGGTCGATGCCTGGATCCGCGAGCGGTGCCAGCAGTACGTGCCGGAGCCCATCGTCCCGGTCGCCTTCGACTCCTACGCGGCGCTGCTCTGCGACGACAACAGCGTCGGCGCGGTGCTCCTCTCCGCCGACGTGGCGGAGGCGCTCGCCGCGAGCTGAGCCCATCATCTACTGGCAAGACTAAAAGTTGCCGGCACTGAGCCGGACTGAATCTTGCGAATGGTTTTCCGTGTGGCGCATGTGGCACTACCCATCAACCGGGGCAAGCTGGTTGGGTAGTGTGTCGACCACGAAAAACGAGCTAGCTTAAAGTAGCTCAGGAACTGGAGTGGTTTCCCCGACCATCGCAGTTCTAACAAGTTCCCATCAGCGCTCGTAGCGCACCAACGTCAGAGGGCAATCAAGCCCAGCAGGAGATTCCCCCATGAAGTTCCGAGGTCTCACCGTCCCCCGCACCGGCTCCAAGGTCAACGTGTCCGCGCTCTACACCGCGTGGTTCGAGCGCGACTGCGAGACGCAGGACGAGCGCTGGAAGTCCTACAAGGAGGACTTCGACGCGATGATGGCGGAGCGCGGCGCCTGGCTCCCCTACGTCGAGCACAGCGTGCTCGCCTTCTACGTCAACACCCTGGCGTACCGCACCGCGGAGATCAGCGGCTCGACCGTCGCTAGCATGGTCGCCAACAACATGATCCTCGCCCAGCTCGCCACCATCGACGCCCAGCGCGCCCTGGTCGAGATCATCGGCGAGTTCCTCAAGGACAACACCGGCACGCCCGGCTCCGACACGATGTTCTGGCAGAAGAACCAGAAGGGCAAGGGGTCCGAGCTGCGCCTCGCTCCGACGTGGAGCAAGCTCGGCGCCGACTCCAAGCTCGGGATCGCCTTCGGCGAGGCGACCGCGGTGCTCACCGCCATCGCCGACGAGCAGCGCGCCGCCGCCGAAGCGGCTGCCGCTGAGGCTGCCGCCGCGGCTCCGCAGGGCTGATGCCCATCGGTTGAGGACTCACTCGCGCGGGTGGGTGAGTCCTCATCGTTTCGATCAAGGTTCTCTCTTCCCCATCGAACCCCTCCTCACGGAAGGATGCACACGATCATGATCCCCACCACGTTTTACCAGCGCTTCCTCTACGCCGCCAAGCTGCGCCTCACCGCCGCCAACGTCGGCTTTCTGCTGACCTCGCTGGTCTGCGCCGCAGCGGTCCCCGGCGCGATCTACTTCGTCGGCTGATCCCATCCGCGTGGACACCGATGTCTATCCGCTCTACCTGAGAGCTTGGAGAACCGCACGCGCCTGCGAGCGGTACACTGGTCCCGAATCTCGGGATGCTACCGGACAGCTCGCCCTCGCTTTGGGTGCGCTGGACGGACGTGGCGCCAATCGCGTTGGCGGCAATGACAAGTTCAAGACACGCGCGCAGGTGCTCGCGGAGATCGCTCGCCATGATGCGACTCCCCGAGCTTCGCTCGGCGTCTACCGCTGCCCATCGCGTCTTCGCCAACGTCGGCGAAAAGCGCCGTCGGCATGAACGCGGAGGCATATCAAGCCCTCCTAGATTTCTTAGGGCAATCCAAGAAGCCAGAGGCGACACCCATCATCGTTCAAGGGTGTCGCCTCTTCAGGAAGGAGGATGGCTCTTACGACATCTTCAATACCATCGGTCTCGGGTGGGGCAACTCGCGCACGGGCGCGCATCGTTGCTGGGAGACGGAGATCGCAGAGATCGAACAGTTCATGCGCAAGCTCGCCCACGAGGCGGACGCCATGCGCGGATCTGTGTAAGTCCCATCGCGGAGGGAACGATCCTCCCGTGTCAATAGGAAGTCCCGATGAGGAAGGCTTCGGGTGAGACGCGCATACCCACACACGTTCGAGCGCCTGGTACCCAGCGATGGGTGCCGGGCGTTTGGCGTTTCTTTTTGTGCGAGGCACGGGTTTTGCATTGAGCAGAAGGCGTGCCAAGTGCATTCGCCGTAAACGTGCGGCGCCCATCATTCGGTGGTGTGCGGCAAGTTTACCAAAAGAAAGGCGTTGTCGCTCAACGCCCCCACGGAAGCGTTGCCAATCTTTGCGTTCCGTGCGGTTGTAAGGTTGGGACAACCCATCAATTCTCCCGTAGTAAGCCGAGCCGAACGTACAACAGACGGTCGAAGGCGTGCGGATCCGCACGCCCTAAGAACTATAAAAAGCGCAAGCGGTGGTTAGTCAGCCCATCTGTTGGAGGCATAGACGCTAGGGGGATAACGGTTGGTGGTTTGTCTTTCGGCATCAGGGAAGGATGGCGCCGATCTGGCATCCTTGGAGTCGAAAGACAAGCTACCCATCAAAAAAGTTATAGAGCAGAACGGGTAACGCAAGTTATCTATGCAGGCTGCTCCCTAGCAGAATCAGCCGGGCGACTCAGCTCTGCTAGGTATGAGTCGTGGCAACCCATCAAGGATACTAACCGGGGAGTCCGAAAGGGATATTGATCCGGGTAGGTCACGAAGATCGGTGGTTTGTCCAAGGATTGTAACTCATTCCCAGCGGTTCGGATAGCACCGACATAAACTGGTTCTTTGGGTGAGGCTGCTAACCTCTAGCAATCCTTGGACAAGCTTCCCATCAGGCGCGCTTGTGTGGACGATCCAACAAATCGGAGGCGGATATGTTTCAAGTAATCCACCATACCGATCCGGAGATTGCTGTCGAGCTTCGTGAAGCGATCGTGCTTCATTTCGGCATAGCGCCGAAGTGGTTACAAGCGGCGATTGACTGGTCATGCTCGACCCCCGAGCACCACACCTACGCGATCTTTTTTGATCGCGCCGGGTGTCATCAGAACTATATCTTGCACATGGGGCAACCGCCCGGTGACAAGACCGTGGAGCTGCCCATCGAGCCGCCCGATTCGGATATCCTGCGCCTGTTCATTCGTGCATTCGAGCACGGGCGCCGGATGTTGGGCAAGCCCCCATCAACCGACATGATCAAGATGTTCTTCGCCGGGTTCCACCTGGGAACCTCTTAGAGCATGTTCTTCATTCCGGTCAACCTGGACGCGCGGCTAGGAACCCATCCAGCCGACGACCCGGTTAAGATTGCGTGCTTTCGTCTGGCGGTCATCTCTGGTGACCCGCGTATGCGTGAGCTTGCGTCTGAGATCATCGACGCTCGCGAAGCGCATGAACGGGCAGCGTACTATCGTGGGGTGCGCAAGATCCATTTCACCCCATCATCGGAGGATACGTGATCGAGATCGATCCCACCAAGCTCAAGACATTCGACGTGAGCGAGTTTGCGCGTCGGTGTGCCAACGCCGGTCCTCCGGAAAAACTCGCGGATCGCCGCGTAGGATGGTGGTGGTATCGCGAGATCAAAAACGTTTTGCAGCTACGCCCCATCATCGCCAAGGCGTACGCAGAGCACAGTACAGCGGATCTGAATAGGATCCTGTCGTAGATGCTCGGCTGCACCGAAGCGGAGGCGGATGATTTCGCGTGCTGGTGCGTGGGTCGTTCTCGCTGAACAGCTTTCGGTTCTTTTGAACCCATCCAAGTAAAGAGGGCGCCATGAACTCCCAGAATGTTTCAGCGTTCCGTCGTGAGTTGGCGCTTGCGTACACGCATCTATTCAATTCGGATCCCGACTACGCTTTTGCTAAGGCGCGCACAACGCCGGAGGCATTGGCGGAGAAGATGGTCAACGGATTGATGGACGGATCCGCGAACAAGGATGGCAAGGGAATCAAAAGCGTCTGCAAGACTCTTGACATTCCGTACACGTACAAGGCGATTAAGAACTACCTCACGATTGCCGCGTAGGAACCACTTCAGCCCATCAGAAAAACGGACACAAGCATGAGTCTGATTCTTCGTCTCGGCGGTAAAAGCGCCATCAAGGTCGCCGCCCTGCGTGCGGGCATCGGTGCGCTCACCGGCATCATCAATGATGTGTCACCCATCTCGGCGCCTTCGGGAATCCCGGAGCAGCCATGGGGAGACGTTACCACTGCGAAGGGAGCGCTCAACCGAGCCTTGCTCGCGTGGGCTCATGGGTCCCCCATCAGCGAGGTCCCCGCCAACGTCATCGGTGCCGGCATCGAAAACGGGATCAGCGAGATCGTCACGGATCTCTACATCGACTTCGCGGTCATCCTGATGATCAAGGGTGGGTGCGTCTACAGCGCCACGTCTGCGGGTGTGCAGTTCCCCGCCACGTACGTCAACGAAGCGAAGCGCCGCATCGCCGCGGGGGAGGTGGAGCTGACCGTGGGCAAGGTGATCGCGGAGCATCATCCCGGAGTCGATCACACGGATCCGCATTCGTTCCTGACCGGCGGCAAGTTCTCTCGCCTCAAGATCTTGACCGACGCCGTGACCCTTTGCGGCGCGCAGTTCATCCTCTGATGCTGCTAAGCAAGATTCTGGCGGAGCATGGCTTCGCCGTGAGTATGTCTGAAGCCAAGCGCCTGATCGTGAGCGGGTGCATCCATGTGAATATGATGCAGATCACGCGACCCGAGATCCACATTCCCATCGGGCTGCCCCACAATGTCGAACGTCGTGGCAAGCACCCCATCTCTCGGCTCATCGTTGTGGAAGTGGATGGCGCCGAAGAAGTATCATTCGACTGCCATGTTGGGCGGACGGGTGTGCTTGCGCACGATATCCACAAAAGCTACGGCGTTCATGCCAAAGGCACGCGTGTACGCGTTGCCGCTGCTTCGACGACCCATCGTGGTTTGTATGAGGTGGTGGGCATCGACGCAAACGGGAACGTCATCTACGACGATACCCAATCGGCGCGTGAATACATCCAGGGAGTCTCCCTGGATTGGATCACTTTCGATGCCTGACGGCAAGTACAAGCCGGAAGCGGGCAACAACCTGCTCGTCGCTCTGCGACAAATAAAGGAGCTGGGTAACCCATCCATCTCCATCCACGGGCTGACGTGTCTCTGTTCACTTCGGGTGGACAGGCGGCGCCCATCGTACGATGATGTGATGGTGTGCTTGCAGCCATTACTGGACAGCGGCAAGGTGAAGGAGCGCTTCTTCAAGGGGCAGTTCTATCGCCACTTCTACATCGCCGAGTAACTGTCGCCGAATGATCCAAAAGATTATAGGCACGCACAGGTGGGGGCGATAACCCATCCATCGAGAAGCCACTGGCGAATGAAACGTGTCGAAATAATCTCGCCTGAAAATGGCGATAGGCTGCGGGAGCTGAGTGAGCCGAGGTACTCCCGCGTTCCTAAAGGTACGACCTACCACCAGTAAAAATACGCTTGGGTGCGAACGCGCACTTGAGATTGTCTGGCGCTGGGACGTATTGATTCAGACGTTCTTTCTCTTGGGCTTGTGAAAGGATCCCATCATGACGAAGGTTGCCGAAAATTCCAATAAGCGGTCACCAGCTGACAAAGCGGCGCAGCGCGCCGAGAATGCTGGCGAGCACTTCAAGAAGCACGGCACGGCGAAGTCGCGCCTGCGGGCGCGCAATCGCAAACGTGCAGCGATCAAGAACCAGAAAACGGAAGAGTGAGAACATGCCTTCGTGTGTGAGAGTGGCTGATGTGCTCGTCGCTGCGGGAAAGAGTTTCCGCCGCGGGACGGCGTGGACACAACTGCTGCTCAACTGTCGGCAGCTTCACGATCAAACCTTGACTTCGGGTGTGGCTCGCGCGGTGGCGCTTGCCTTCGCTCCCATCGTCGAGGCGGAGGGTAATGACTGCCACGCCCATCTTCTCGCGTATGTGGACAAGTGGGTGCCCGATGCCATCGAGAGCATCGAGCGCAATCGTCACATGAATCGTGCGACGGACTTCAAGCGGATCAATCCGGCGGCACTGGAAGCTTTGCTGGTGGATCTCTGCAACCGCGCGTGCGCTCCGCTGGATCTGGCGCTCTACACCATCGATCTTCACTCGTAGCCCATCGGCGCCCGGAGGTCTGAATGAACGTTCTCGATGTAGCATGGTCTGATTCCCAGCAACAGTGGGTTGTTCGCGAGCCCCGTCTCCGTTGGGTTGGCGATGTCATCCCCGTTCGTGAGATCGAATCAGGGCACGCCCATCGAGTTGCAGCGGCAGCAAACCGCTTGAAGCTCGGCAAAGATGCCAATCTGGATAAATTGGTGAGCTGGTACTACGTGCCGTAAGGGATAAAGATGATCGACGATCTCATCCAGAAGGCTGCCCATCTGCCCTGGTTGGTGGGGAGGCTCAACCAGATCAAGGGTCGGTTCGACGCCGAGTTCCACGCCTACTTCGTCAAGGATCTCCTTCGGGATCTGATGTCGGAAGTTGACAACAAAATCCCATCCGTCGCCGCCGATTACCGGGTGGGCATCGCCTTCCTGCAATTCGAGCGAATCACTTGCGCGACTCGCGCCGATGATGAAATTTTCGATCGACGGGTGAATGAACTCATGGGCAGGTTGCGTCTCGCTTCTTGACCCATCGTGTGTTAAAGAGAGGTCACTATGAGGAAAGTAGTTCCCAGATCCATGGCGCCGAACGCGCCCGAGGACAGTGACTTCCCCGCCAACGTTGAAGCCAGTCACGCCGAAGGGTGTGTGACGGATCAATGGAGCTACTCTTGTTCCTGTGGTCTGATCACCCATCTGCTGGAGACTGGCGCCTTCGTTCGATATGATGCCAGCATGTGTCCAGTCGATCCGGGCAAAAGCACGGCTTACACGCCCATCACTGAAGTGCTGGATGAGTTCTTGGCTGGATTGCGCGAACGTTGTGCGCAAGGTAACGACAAGTAACCCATCGCGCGACAATGAGGAGCTAAGCCATGAAGAAGCTTGGCGAGTTCCTCGGCGACGTATTCGCCTGTTGTTTTTGGGGCGTTGTCGCTATACTTGTCATATTGCTTGTGGCGGCTGCCAAGAATGGCTTGATCGCCCTGGTCAGCTAAAGGACCCATCATGAACCACGTCATGGCATTCATACTACGTATTGCCTTTTACCAAAGAAGTAGCGTCTGCTCTGTGGGCGTTTGCCGATCTTTGCGATGCTGCTGATGAACTGGACAACAGCTAACCCATCAAGGAAGCGCCCATGTGTAAAGAACGCAACACACCCATCAAGTTCATCGTCAGCATCGGAGCGGGAGTTCTCTTGCTCGGGGTGGTCGGGCTGATGCTGATCATCTATCCGCCGGATCACAAGTGAAGAGCGTCAAAGAAGCATTCGGCACGTTGGTATGGTTCTTTGCCATCTACGGCTGGGTACTTCTGCTCACTACTGCTGCACAGCACTAACTATCTTAAGCTCGCCCTCCCATCGTTGGGACGGCGGGCTTGAGGCAATGCAGCGAGGGCATGGTCCGAGGCTATACTTTGCCGAAGGTTAAAGTGCTTGCTTTCTCGCAGCATCAATTCCGTGCTCCAAGTTCCCATCGACCGAATCACGAAGGAGACATCATCATGGCGAAGAACACTAACGGGTCCACCAACCTCTCCATCAGCAAGAGCCAGAAGAACGCGGGCAAGCGCCTCGCCAAGAAGGCGGTGGCGAAGCCCATCGAGCGCGGTGGCATCTGCTCGGCGTGCGGGCAGATCAGCACGAGTTGCACCACCGGCACCGCCCATCACGGCTGCGTCGGCTACGTGGGCAAGCCCACCGAGAACTTCGACTTCGGCGACGCCCACCTCAACAAGCTGGGCGACACCTACGCCATGGCGGCGGATGGCACCATCATCGATCGCCCCATCGCCGGCTTCTGGATCAACAAGGACACGCTGATGTCGCGCCGCGTCGAGCGAGCGCTGGAGGCGAAGGCGCTCCTCAAGAAGCGCGTGATCATGACCTCGGTCTTCGTGGAGGTCGAGCCGGAGCCCACCGACGATCCGACCAACGGCGTCAACCTGGTGTCGAAGTTCTCCCATCTCGACATCCGCAACGGTCTCGGCGAGCCGCTCCTCTACTCCCCGCACAAGGGCTGGTACACCGAGAGCGACGTGATCGAGTACATCGAGTCCTGCGAGCTTCCCGCTCGCGACGCCGCGCGCGACGCCGCGAACGATCACGACGATTCCATCGAGATGCTGGATCCGGATCAGCCGCTGATCATCCGTGAGGCGGCGTGATCATCGACAGGATCACCTTTCTGCTGGTTGTCGCGCTGGTGATCGCGCTGGCGCAAATCTGGACCAAACCCAAGTGGGTGTCCGGTGATTACTACAACGTCGAGAAGCGGAGCCGGTGGCGCTGGACGTACATCGTTCTGTGGCTGGCGTTCGCTTCGGCGGTGACGAGGCTGCTCATCCTGCCCATCTTCTCCCACGCGTGAACGAACCCGAACCCGCCTGCTCCGTAAGGAGTCGGCGGGATTCGGCATTGAAAGGACACATCATGTGGGCAAAACCAGTGACGTGCGCGTTTCTTCTCGCCGACATTCAGGAAGTTGACGGAGAAACGATCCTCATCGGCGACTGCGCGGACTATGAGGCATATACCAAGTTGCCCAAAGTCCTTCTGTGGGAAGGTGCGCTTTACAGCCTGACTGGCTGGAACAGTGACAAGCACTATGCCTGCTGGAAGATCACGCAGCGCATCGCCATGCCCATCCACCCGGATCTGGCAAAGCAACTCACCAATCTCGTCTGTCTCGCCCGCGATTTGGATGAGCGGAGCGGTTCGACCCACTGTTGGGGATGTGGGCACGAACGTGTGGGAGAAGACCACAAAGCGGATTGCGTTCTCTATCCTGGAAAGAAGAGCGGATAAAACGATGCGTACCGTAGCAATCTTTCCGGCTGATGAAATTCTTCCCCATCTCGGGACTGAGAGAAAACAAATCAAACTGGCAGGGTTCTCGGTGAATACCGGCTCTGCTCGTTTGGAGTGCTTCAGGCGCAACCAAACTTGTGTGTGTTGCGGTGTGGTGGGCACGATGTTCGCTTTGCAGACTCACGTCGGCGAGCCGCCCCATCTCAATTTCTTTCACATCACGAAAAGTGGCAAGCGCATCCTGATGACGAAGGACCACATCATCCCAAAATCTCGGGGTGGGGGTTCACGCCAGAGCAACTTGCAGACGATGTGTACGCTTTGCAATCACAAGAAGAGCAACTCCATGCCTGGTGATCATCGACGCGGAGTTCGAGGAGATTCCCTCAGAACGGCTGGGCGTTCGATGAATTTGTTCGCGTGCCTTTCCCGCCCCCGCAAGCCGATCGTGGCGGATCTTCATAAAGGATTCTATCGTGCTCCCGCGGAGCGCGTGGTGGACCCGCCGCTGCCGCGGAAACCCATCAGCTTCTACATCATCGCCGGAATCAAGGCGGTGTTTGGATTCATACCGAGCCTTTTTCTGGCGATCTTGGGCATGATCGCCGTGGGAACGAAGATGGCGTTTTTCTATCTCATCCTGTGTCTCGCTTCGATCGTCGGCGTCGGCGTCGGCGCCTTGGGCGATATCACAACCCATCCACACGCAGTTGTCGGCGGGCAGGTGGCGCTGGTGATCCTCGCGGTCGTGTGTTTCTTCATTTTCCTGGATCTAAAGAAATGAGCAAAGAGATCAATCGCAACATCGCTGACGCTCTCGCCGCAAAAGAGAACGCTGACGCTGACAAAAAGGTGAAGCGCAAGAAGGTCTCCAAGGCGAAAGCAAAAGCTGGTCGCATCAAGGCAGACAAACGGAACAAAAAGTGACCTTCAAGGTCAATGGTGGGGATCTATTCGAGGGGTCGCTGGAACACTGGGAGGATTGTTTCTTCTCGTTTCCTGACGGTCTTTCGGAAGATGAGAAGTTCGCCGCCGTGTGTGACTTCTGCAAGAACAACAAATACACGGTGGATAAGGTCTGATGGATCCCATCACTGAGCATTGCCTGCTGGCTGCTACTAGCACCGGGCTGTTCTTCTTCTTGGTGCGGGAGTTCTTCCTGTATCTTGATGGACCAAAAATTTGCCGGCGAGGAAGTGGGCGCTGATGTCTATTCTTTCGGACTACAAGAAAAAACAAACTGATCCTGCGGAAGGAAAGGGACGTGTCCGGCAGTTGGCGCGCGAGTTGCGCGAAGTGTTGGATGACCATGATCTCACCTGGGAATAGAAGTTCGATCTGGTCTTCTCTACCCATCAAAAGAGTGTTAAGCCTACATTGCAGGAAGCAAACCTTCGTCTGGATTATTACGATCCGGACACTACGTACGAAGAGGATGCCAGGGCATACGTCGACGCTCTGGAATCTTTGGTAGGTCTCTAGGACCTATCACACAATCATCAACTTCCATTCTCACAACGTCAGAAACAACGAGGTCAACGAACATGGCGGATCGCATTCTTCTCACCCCGGGCACCAAGGTCGTCGTCGTCGCGGGCAAGACTCGCAAGGATCATGAGGGGCGGATCTTCGAGATCGACAGTCATCCCAAGAACTCGACCAAGGTCTGCTGCACCCATCGCACCGGCTCTGGCGACAGTGTTCAGCAGGACTCGTACCTGTTTCCGCCCGACGTGCTCGCGCTCTTCACGCCGAATCCGCGCTGAGCCCATCCACACCAACTTCTCTCCAAGATACATCACGAGGTCAACAAACATGAACTACGAGAACAAGTCCTTCGCCCAGCAGCCCACCCGCTACGTCAGCAAGGGTATGCGCCTGGAATGCTGGGTCAAGGAGCGCACCGCGGCTACCGTGACGTACTTCTTCGAGAACGATCCCGACGCGCTTTACACCAAGCCGGCGGCACAGTTCGACGCGACGTACGCCATGCCCGGCAAGCGTTGATCCCATCTCCTCAGACCTTGAGGCGGAACCGCCATTCCGCCTCAAGGTTCTACAAGAGAGGTCAAGACATGAAAAAGAGGATAAGCTATACCGTTCTTGTGAAGGTTCTGGAACCACACGAGGCGGCGATGGTCGAAGCCTATTTGGCTGGTGATTACATCAAGTCGTTTGATGAACAGAAGCGGTGTCACGATCTGATGTCTGCTTCGGGCTGGACCGAAAAAGAGTTCAACGACGAGATGCTTCGCCGCATCGATCTGGGGTGGGATATTATCACGCCTCCTCCTCGCGGCAATCATCCGGTAAAGCTCGCGTCTCGCTTCGGCGGGATCGCGGGCTTACCGCATTGCAAGGTGTTGCACTAACCCAAACATCGGAGCTTTCCCATGAAGCGTACCTGGCTGATTTTCGCACTCTGCAATACGATCGCCTGTGGACCGCCGTTCACCGGCTCCCCATCGAATGATGCTGGTGGGACGACTGGTGGAGGCGGTTCCGATGGATCCACAACTGCGACTGTCAGCAGCAGCAATTCCACCACGGCTTCTTCAACTTCATCGGGGTTGGTGGTGAAAGTCGGCGTGAGGGATACCAGCGGAAGCGGTGGGTCGGGGGGCGCTGGTGGAGGAGGTGGCGCTTCTACTACTTCTGGAGGACAGGAATGTCCTGCGGAGTGTGTGATGATCGGGGAGACCTCGAATTGCATTTTCGGCGCATACCTTTTCGAGTGGGATTGCCCGACCGAAGTGCGTCCTGACGGCACATGTATCCTGGGAAACAGTTCCGATTTCTGTCCGGGCGCGCAGTTCTACTGTTGCACCTAGGAGCCAGAGATCATGACCATCAGGGTGATAAGCGAAAAGCCGGTTGAGACCAGAAAAACTGTTTGCAAGAAGTGCGGTTACGAGCTGGAGTTCTGCAACATTGATCTGGTTCCTCATAGAACCGACAGTGATCGTGATGCAATCGAAGCTTGCGGGATGTATCTCGTTTGTCCGCGGGGCGTGTGTAATCATCGCAACCTGATCATTTCTCAACCTCTCCGTGGTGGATGGTGAAACCACCTTGGCGAGAGCTATGAATCCCATCGCCACCTTTTAATACGGATCTAGGAATACTCTGATATCAGGGTATGACAACAATTCGGTTAAAAGTATGCGTGCTCTGTCACGATCCTAAACCCACAGAGCAGTTCAACAAAAACAAATCCAAAAGGGACGGTTTACAGCCACATTGTAGGGAGTGCGGCAAAACCACATCCAAAGAGTATTACCAAAAAAATAAAGAAAAACATAAAAAAGTCACGAGGCTTCGTAAAGAAACTACGATACTCGTGATAAAAAAATTCGTTTACGATTATGCAGCTAACAAAGGCTGTATTGATTGTGGCGAAAGAAACGTTGCATGTCTTGATTTCGATCATGTACGTGGCAATAAGAGAGATAACGTTGCGATCATGGTGCATGATGGATGCTCCATGACCTCTGTTGTTTCTGAAATAGAGAAATGCGAAATCAGGTGCGCCAACTGTCATAGAAAAAAGACAGCAAAAGAACAGAATTGGTACTCCTGGTACAACGAACCCATAACTCAATCGGCAGAGTAGCTGGCTTTTAACCAGTTAGTTGGGCGTTCGACTCGCCCTGGGTTCACTGTTGGTTTAGCAGCTTGCTGCTAGGGACAATCTCGCAAGAGATTACCAAGAGGATGGTCGGTGTTTCCTGACCCATCTCGTGAAGAGAAGCAATCCTAGATCATTGCATCTTCTAAGATAATCCGCGACATTAACCATTCTATGGCTCTGGTTATGTCAATTTAGCCAGTGTAGCATAAAGCATATGTTGCGGGTCGCTCCCGTACCGAAAAGGGTGTGGGTATCGAATCCCATCACTGGCACCATGATTCTGGAAACAGGATCAGTTTTGCTGAAGTTGATGCAAGAATAGGGTTGCGCTAGAGATAGGCAATCCCTATGCCCATGTGGCGAAACGGCAAGCGCGACGGACTCAAAATCCGTTAAGTGTGGGTTCGAGTCCCACCCTGGGCACCTTGCGACAAGCGCCAGATAGTGGTTAGCTCAATTGAATGTTCCTAACGGTACGTTTGGTTGAACCTATACGAAACGTTTAGCGAAACGTGAGAAAGTATTTTGTTTCTGGGTAGGTACCACCGGGAGCGAAGAACAATCCTCATAGTTCTTGTTGCAAAATTTTCGCTTGAAGATAAGTAATGAGCGTCGATAACTCGCGACCCATCTGTGAATCTTACTGGCATTCATCGTGGAACGATGAGTCTGGCTTGCCTGGATGCCCCGGCTGCCAATGGGACGTGAAGTACAACGCCGGCAAGCGCGGCTATACTGGACAGAAAGTGGAGACCATGGCACAGAACAATCACGGGTGGATCATTCGCGACGATGGTCAAAGCAACATCGTTCGTGATCCGAAAGTGCCGGGGCGCTTCATCATCCAGACGTATGCGCCCCCATCTCTTCCAATCATGGGATGAAAACAAGAAGATTCTTGCCACGGGATCTTTGCGGGCAATGCTCGCCGCGGCTCGTCTGTTGTTGAATGCGACGGATCAAGAGATCGACGAGATTCGCGAGATCCATACTCTACCCATCACGGGTTGAATCGTGGAACCAGAGACTTTTTGGACGCTCTTGCGCAGCGCATCGCACTGGCAATTTGAGCTGTTCTTGATGTTTCTTTTCGATGTGGTCATTGGTCTGATCCTTTTCCCCTTCTTCAAGAAGTGGATCTTGCATCACAAGACTGACGACCAAAAACTCGACGAGGTTCGAGAGCAGGTCAAGCTGCTGAAAAAGCAATTGCGATCCATGAGAAATGGTCGCCGACGGAGAGGCAGACTGTATGTGGGTCTACGTCGATAATAGGACCAGCAAAGTCATCTTCTCGTGTGATGGTAGTATGAGTTTGTCTCAAGCTGACGAACTATATACTGCGCATACCGGACAAAATCCCATCAAGCAAATGTATGTTGGTGTTCATAACACGCAGTGGGCGTGTTACTCCAATAAGCCCTAACACGAGGACCGGCACCCATCAACGATTGGTGCTGGCGATAACCATGGCATACAGCAAAAGCGGTGGTTACGGTCGCGGTAACGGCGGCTCCTACGGGAACCAGCGATACACCAAGCCTGTGGTTGCGCCCACTGAGCGCAAGCGTCTCGCCACGCCTTCCTCCTACCAGATCACCATCTTCGATTCGATTCGGGTTGCTGGTCTGGCTGCCTTGCGGAATATCCGCACCTATGCTGCGCAGATGGCTTCGTGGCGTCCCGGGCAACCGATGCCGGAACCGCCTCCTGTCATCGGCATTCACATCGACGCTCTGGCTGGTTGTGGCAAAACCACCACTGAGGTGGAAAAGGATTACTATCTGCCCGCGGAGCTTCTCCGCGATTCGGTGCAGGTTGCATTCAACTTCGACATTGCCACGGTTCTCAAGAACCGCGTGGCAGACGGTGTGGAAGCTAAGACCATTCACGCCCTGGGTCGTCAAGCGGTAGTCAAGGCATATCCCAAGCTCAACTCTCGGAGTGCTACCGATAACCGGAAGTACGACGGCTACATCAAGGCGGAGCTGGGCACCGAGCGCAAGACGATGGTTGCCCGTGAGAACCTTCGTCAGATGATGGATCGCGCACGCGATTACCTCGCCTGGACCGCGGCGGACATGGAGCCGCTGATCGATCAGTTCGAGATGGAAACGGGTCACCTCACGCGCGCGGAGTTTCTCGCGCTTGCGGAGAAGATCCTCATCATCGGGCTGAACGATACCAAGCGAATCGACTTCGGCGACATGATCGCCATGCCCATCTACCACAACCTTCAGATTCGTCGCTACTCCGTGGTGAGCGTAGACGAGTACCAGGATCTCTGTCCATCTCAGCACGAGCTGTTGGATCGGAGTGTCAAGCCTGGTGGTCTGATGATCACCTGTGGTGATGAGAACCAAGCGATCTACATCTGGCGTGGAGCTAGTACCGACTCCATCGATCGTGGTGTTGGGCGCTACAATTCTCAGCGGTTCCCGCTTCCTTGCACCTACCGTTGCGGCAGGGCGATCGTTGCAGCCGCGCAGGAATACGTGCCTGGACTTGAGTGCCCGGAAGGGGCTCACGAAGGCGAAGTGATCGTGCTCCCCATCGAGGAGCTTCTCGACACCGTGGATGTTGGTGACGCGATCCTTTCGCGTCTCAATGCTCCGTTGCTCAAGCTCTGCTTTGCTCTGATTCGGCTGGGTATCCCTGCCAACATCATGGGTCGGGACGTGGCGGAGCACCTCAAGTTTATGGTCAAGCGGAGCGGGGCGGAAACCGTCAATGCTCTGTTGGAGTGGACCGAGAAGTGGCGTGAAGCGGAGGTTGCTCGTCGCGAGGGAACTAAGAAGCCCATCGAGTCGGTCAACGATACCGCCGAGTGTATCTCGACGCTCTGCGAGGGCAGGTTCGAGATCCACGAGGTGATTCAAGCCATCGAGGATCTCTTCCCCGATCCCAAGAAGATGCCGGAGCGCATCGTGCTGCTCAGCACGATTCATCGCGCCAAGGGCAAGGAGTGGAAGCGAGTGGCTGTGCTGGAGGATACCTGTTTCCTCAAGAACGGCAATCAGCGTGAAGAACGTAACCTCGCCTATGTTGCTCGAACGCGAGCCATGCATGTACTGTGGAGGGTGCGAGGCACGTTGAGGTGAATCTCACCTAAGTTTGACCGAAAAACTTAGGTGAGACTTGATATATAGTTATGTATGGAAACGTGCATAACTTGTATCAGGTGTAAGAATAAAAAATCACCGACCGAATTCGGTATCAACAGAGCTATACGTGACGGTCGTAATCGTTACTGTAAACTCTGTTGTGCCGAAAAGAGGAAGAAGTTTAGGGATAAGAGTGGTCCGCGCTATCTTCAACGCAACGTAGACAAAGAAGTCGTCTTAGTTGTAAAAAGTTGTGAGATATGTGATGAGAAATTCAATCCGATTTCTTCCAGACACAGAAGATGCGATACTTGCTCTTATGTGGCGAGAAACATCGTGCATCATGCTTTGGTTGGTGGCACAAAAAGAAGCAACAAAAACTGGAATAATGCCGCAAGCGCGGTAGTAATAGTAGAGGTTACTAAACGCTATGTTGCAGCAAAGAATTGCTGCTATTGTGCGCAGCCCTTTACAGATACTAGGCATAAAAGCTTAGATCACATACATCCAGTTTGTTTGGGTGGGGAGAACACATCCGATAACATCAACATAAGTTGTCGTGATTGTAATCAATCCAAAGCGCATCATAAGTTAGAAGATTGGGTAGACTTGTGTAAACGAGTCACTCAAAACTTGAAACCATGAACTTGCTATGGCGGGTATCGCGGATCCCCGCGATAAAGGAAAATGCATGAGTCTTCAAAACAATTGGCGTCATAGCCAATGGTATCTCGGTCTCAAAAGAAAGTGTTCTTCGATGCCGTTCATCGGCAGTACTGAGGGAGCTATCTATGGGACTGTCGGATGCCTGGCTATCCTGGCTATCTTGGCTCTCTGCTCGCCCATCATCGTGGTGGTTTTGATTCTCATCTTCTAGTAGAGGCGATCATGAACCCCATCATCAAGGCAGTTCGGGAAGAACGAGATGCCGCGCAGAAAAGGCTGTCGGCTCTGGAGCACAGTTTGCAGACCGCCATGGATCTCACGGTTCGTGGAGCCCTGAAAGACTCGTGCCCTGCACATCTGTACTTCGGTTCCTGTGACTGTGGCGAGTCGCCTACTGGCGAATGCGTTTACGACGGTCTCAAGAAGAGTGGCATGGACGACTGTCTCTTCTGTCATGGTCGCTAACATCCCAAAGGAGAATAAGATGTTTGCGGAGAAGCATCCTTTGATTCTGGCATACGAGAAGTCCGTGCGCGAGTACAAGCGCATTCAGGCGGGACCTGAACCCATCGAGCAGGCGCCTCGTACCGTATGGCAGAATGCGGTATTCAGCGCCCTTCAGGATATGGGGCGTGCCGCCGCGGCATGTGACGATGCCAAGCTCCCCATCGAAAAGCTCGCTCCCGAGCTGAGGTAACCGACATGGAAGAAGATACGATCAAGCCGCGACAGTTCGATTGGCTCAAGCTTCATCTGTCCTGGATGGATAAGATCCATCACGATGCTCTGGCAGATACTCACAAAGTGATCTCGCAGGAGAGCTGGGAGATGTTGCTGGGCAATACTCTCGATCGCTACGTGGCGAGTTCCAAGGAGTTCATGGAGAGGGAAATTCCGCTCTCCTTCTTCTTGGAGGAAATCACGGAGTAGGGTGTGCTGACCTGGGAGCAGTATCTTGCTCGCAAAGAAATCGAAGACGCCTGTGAGGCGGCGGGTTTCCCGCGTGGCTGGTTCGTGGAAGGTGATAGGCTTTCTGTTCCGCCTTACGTGGTAAAGAAATTCGTGCCCACTGTGGCTGATCATCTTCTGGATGCGATCTTCTTCCACTGGCGCCCACAACTTCCTTCTTCTACCCAACAGGATAATCCATGACCGCTAACGAAACGCGCGCGACGCAGCCCATCGATCAGATGGTTTTGCGTGGTTTGACCGACGCTCAAAAGAAGTCTCTCTCGGACGCTCGTTCGTACGAAGAGGGTCTGATGTGGTTTCTCGGCATCCTCGCCTGCATCGCTGCCGTAACGTTGGGCACTTCGATCGGTTATGATTCCAGGGGAGGAATTGCGACCGCGATTGTCTTGCTGGTGCTCTGCATCTGGATGGATGCTAGGCGTCGCGAGTACAAGGCTGAGATCAAGTACCTGCAAGAGCAGGACCTGTAACAACTACGTCGGCTGTCACTGTTGACACTCTCCACCATGCAAGGTGCAAAGTGAACGAAAAGAAGAGTTACACTATGGGCGAATTGATCTCCATGCAGGGTCGTGTGCCCCATCAGGATCACAATGGCGAGGATGTTCAGCCCGAGCGGGAAGAGCGTCTTCCTTTTCAGGATGATGACGATCCGGAGCCTGGCGGTTTCGAGCGCATCACGCGCAATCGTCCCCCTCGCCCTCCGCGTGAGAACGATGGTCGAGGTCGGCGACCCAATCGGAGCGGCAAGCCACTCTGGTAAACTTTTCCGATGAATAATAGCAAGCCTCATACTGTTCGTATAGTATCGGCGGATGATGAAATCCATACAAAGCCGAGCAAACGGGCGGCGATGAAGCTTGCTTACGAAGCCCATCAAACAAGAGGTCTGCGGGTTGAAGTATACCAGGGAGATTACGTGGCGGATCGTCGCGTAGTTGATGCTGAGCCCGTAGAGGTTTTGAAATAAATACCTGGCTGGCTCTTCACTTTGAACATCTTCATCAGATGTGCTAGCTGCTGGCGGATTAACTTTGCCGTCAGAGCGCAGGGTAACAAATCCACATTCAAAGAAGTTACACCAAATGTCGAAGACTGTTGCCGTTTACCCCCTCGTCGCCGCGCTTTCTCAGGGTCTCGTCACCGGTTCGGCTCGTACGCCGTTCAACCCCATCAACCACGAGCAGGAGCGCTATCTGGAGCGCTTCTCCGAGTGGAAAGAGCAGCTCTCCAAGCTCACTTCCGAGGAGATGGAGACCATCGCCAGCTTCGATGCCGAGAAGATCAACGCCTTCCTCGCCGCCAAGGGCTTCGAGATCAAGCTCAAACCGTTCGAGGATCCGGACACCTTCGGCACCGCGTCGGTGATGAAGGTCCTCGTCAAGTGGATCACCCAGGGCAAGGAGACCTACCTGACCAAGGGTGAGAAGGAGTACAAGGCGGCGGAAGTGGAGGAGGACGTTTACTTCACCAAGAGCCCCGACTACCCCCATCCGGTGGCTCACATCTGTACGCAGAACGGTGATGTCGTTCACATGACGCTCGCCGCGGATACCTCGCTGGAGGGTCTGGATCTTCTGGCGGCGGTCTCGTCGCTCACGGATGGCAAACGCGTCTACGATTACGGAAGCGTGATCTTCCCGTTCGTCGATCACAACGCCGAAGTCGACATCAGCTTTTTCGTCGACATGTGGTTCAAGGGCGTGGGCGTCCGCACGGGCACCATTGGCAAGTACAAGGTGATCGAGGCGAAGCAGCAGACCAAGTTCGCCATGAACCATATCGGCGCCAAGGCGGAGAGTGCCGCGGCATTCGCCTTCGCTCTGGAGTGTATCATGGCATCCGAGCCGGCGCTGGTGCTCAACAACACCTTCTACGTCTGGATGACTCGTGATGGAATGTCGGCTCCCTACTTCGCTGGCTGCATCGACGAGAGCGACTGGAAGGATCCGGGCGAGCTGGAGACTGCCGGCAAGGGTCCGATGCAGGCTCTTCCACAGCCCATCGAAGAGGGTGAAGGGGGCTTGGAGGGCGGGACGTATGAGCTGATGCTCGTTCCCAGTGGTCGGCTGTAGGTGATCTGATCGTGCGCGAATACTTCACTCCCTTCACCGTGCTGATTCTCGGTCTCGTGCTGATCTGCGGAGCCCTGGATCTCGGCTCCAAATACCTGGATAGTCGCGCGACGACTTCCTGCGAGACCAAGAAGTAAATCTCTATATCTCGATCGGTCTGACAACATCAGTCGGTCTGTGGTTATTCTCTGGTGGTGGGTCGCCGGTGAAGCCGTATTCCTTGAGACCGAATCCCGCCCATAAGCACCTTCCGAAATACGGTGCATAATCGTTTCGATCACTCCCCGTGATGCGCCTGACTGCCAGGTCTAAGGCAAACGAGAAATATAAGGCGCCCAGCCTTGAAACAAACAGGGAAGAACGCGGGAGAGATTCCCATCCCTCTCGCCTCTTCGCCTTGGGCAAAGAGAAGTTAGCAGTAGTATGCGTGGTCTATCCTACGGCGTAGCACGCACCTGTGGACTTGGCATCTGTCCAATATGGTGAAACATAGGCGACACCCGGCTCTGGTAAGGGCGTGTGTTTCGCTCGTGTCTCTCCCGCGTTCAACCCATCTTCAACTACAACAAGAATGGCATGGTAACATGACCACCACACACCTCTTGATCACCATCACATCAGCTCTGGCATATTCCATGGTCGGGGCGTGGGTTTGGGGGTATTGGTGCGCGCACTGCGCTAGTGCGCACAATATCAGGGAAGATATCCCGGCTGCTAGCAAGCGAGCTAGAGAGCCTAGTTGGTACCATGACACGCCAAACCCAATCATGGCGGCTGTGTTGTGGCCAATCTACATGCTCTTTCACTTACTGCTAGGTAAACTCTTCGTGTGGCTTGCGAGGTCCGGAGAGAATAATGCTTGGTCGAGTCATAAAGCCCAAAGCGTTCGCATCGAGCTGGAAAAGAAAATTCGCATAGAGCAAGAGCGCGTCGTTCGTGAGATCGAAAAAGAGATCGATGGCTCTCTCAAAGTCGAAATCGACGATGACGAAGATGACGAAGACGAAGATGACGACTACGCGACGGAGCGCCGATTCGTTCGCTGACCCATCAATAAGCTCACAAAGAGAAAATCAATGCTTCACGAATCCATCCGAAGAGCTGCTAAAGAAGAAGCAACCAAAACGGCGATCGCCGAGCGGTTCCAGCGGAGCCGTGATGACATGCTGCAAGCATTCCGTGGTCTCAGCTTGACCGAGAAGATGGTCGAGCTTCATCGACTGGTGAAGAACCTGGGAGAGTGTCTGTAATGAACGTATCATTCGACAACGATGGTCATCATCCGCAAGAGCATCTCTCCAAGGAGTACGATCGTATTTCCGTCAGTGAGGATCGTATCTTCGGAGTCACCTTCGCACCGAGCGGTGTTGACACCATCGCTGAAAGGCGACCTGATGGCAAGTGGTACACGAAGCGTGATTGGGATGCCAAAGGATATTCTCACTTCACTGTCAGTGCGGGCGCCCATCGTCGCACCTAAAACGCCATGAATCCTAACACCAAAGAGGTTTCCAGAGCGTGCAACGGATACACGGCAGTTGTTCGCCCTAATAAAGAAAAGGGCGGATGGAATGCGGCAGTAGTCGATGTAAAATCGGGGGAGCCAATTTTTAAGGTAACGCATTGCGAAACCAAAGAAGCAATTGGCGCAGCTCTTCGTAGCGATCTTCGTATGATGGATAAGTGCGGATTTCGATGCGAGATGGCTTGTGCTTCCCGTCATCGGAACTTTTGTACTCCATCGAAAGGATAGCTTAAATGAAGAATGATAATAGACGTTGGCGCGTTATGCGTGCAACTTGGATGCTCGGCGTAGCGGAACCCATCATGTCTGTTGCTGCCACAAGAAACAACCCGAAGGAAGCTCAAGAGCTTGCTGATGAGCTGAATAGAAAACAACTCAGCTTTGAGGCTTTGACTTCGGGTGATGTCTATATCTTCACGGTGTCGGAAACGGCAATGAGTGAAGTTCAGGACAAGATCAAAGCTAACTGAAATCACGTCTTTATATCATCAATGATGTTTTTGATAATCTCAAAATATCGTTGGGCGCCTTTTGGTTTGAAATGTTTCATGGAAGAGACATCAATGATGGCTAGTGATATCCCTGCTTCGCAACAGGCTTGGAATTTCCTACCATCATTATTCTGGATAGAAGCCAGCTTCTCTGGACCGTAAATCGGTTCATAATGGAAGATTCCATTTAACTCTACCGCAAGTTGAAGACTTGGGATATAGATATCAAGTTCTGAGTTGATGGTTTCTTTTCCATTGAAAACAAACTGTAAGTTTGGATAATGAGTTGTTAGAGCTTGCTCCAGCCATTGTTCCAGCTTTGACCTTCGGCACCCCATCGTTTTGTGGGCATTGTTGTACTTGGCAGCGCAGGAACTAGAACAAAAAACATTCCCACTTTTGGAGTGTTTATGTTGGCTGGAACGGCGTTGAGTTACTTCACCACAATGAGTGCATGACATACTGAGCACAGTTACCTGGGCTTGTGTTTGGCATGTTTTACTACAAAATTTGTGCCTACCCGGATGACTTTTCAAAGCATCTTGGAATCTTTTGCGTTCTACGTAAAAAGTAATAGAGCACTTCTCGCATTCAAAAGGCAGCTTTTTCTTAGCTGGTAGTTCTTTTATTGTCGAGGGATCGAATAAAGGTTTCATACCTACGATGTCTCGGTAGTAATAGAAATCAGATTTTCGAAACTTTTTGGGAACGTATCGGTCCTGCCTTCTAAGCGGGTAGCCGTAACTGGATGATGTGGGTTCGACTCCCTCCGTTCCTGCCGGACATCTATAAAGCAACGGACCAACTCCGAAAGAGCCGTGCGTTTTGGTTGCGCCTTCCTTGCGCGCCGTGGACTGAATTATCCACATAGAAGTCCAAACAACATACCCGAGATTTTCAAGGTCTCGCTCTGACCCATCAGGTGATGTGAGATGCCTCGCAAACGTGTAGAGAAGCCTTCGGATATTCCCGCTGGTGATCACTTCGTCATCATGGAGTACAAGCAGTAGCAGCAATACGATGCTCCATACGACGCCCGGGATCCGGGCGGCTATCGCCCTTATCTCGCCACCTATCACTACGTTTTCACGGATCGTGGTGAGTGGCGGCGGAGATCGAACGGATGTTTCGTTCGGAACCCAAGAGAACCGACTTCGCCTTCTTCGAGGCTGCTGGTCGTGGTGTTCTCCAAGTGCAGGTTTCTGTTGCCGCGCCCGCGCGGCGTTGATAACAACCCACAACGCAGAAGGAAATTCTAAAGATGTCTCTTCCCTACACGCAGGATCAGCGCTCCGAGGCGGGCGCTTTGCTGGATCAGATTCGTACCGCACGCACGGGTGAGCGCGACAACTTGCACACGCGCAGGTTGGCGAAGTTGCGCCTTCAGCTCGTGACTGCCAATTACGATTCCGAGGTCGCATCGACCGAGGCTCGTGATATGCAGAACCGCGCCGTCGAGGTCGAGCAGCGGATCAACAACCCGGTGGAGCCCATCGGGCGGCAGCCGCGTCGTCAGATCGTTCGGCGTCGGTTGCAGGCTGCTGACATTCCGGTCCCGATCTGAAGTTCTTGAATTGGTTGCCGTAGTTTAAAGAGAACACCGGGACGCATCCCGTAACGGACACTCGTTGTCCAACTTGAAGTCTGCTGGTCATGCAAGAAGTTCGCGGTTCACAAGGAGGGCGAAGAGCCCAAGCTTCGCGCGCTCAAGACTCTCAAGCCGTGTTCCAGCCCGGGATACTTGGGCGGTTTCTATCGCGTTCCTGTGAACAGCAAGCGCTGGGTCAAGGTTCCGGTCGAGGGCTGATCTACATCTGGAATAGTGGCGAGTGTCCACATGGCAAAGAAAAAACTTTCTCTGACAAACGCTCGCCACTATTACCGGAAAATTCGCGGGCGAAGCGAAGCAAAATCTCCGGAAGAATTCGATGCGGAGGTCAAGCGACTGCTGCAATCGTTAAAGGAGAAGAACCCTAATCCCAGCCACGAGGCTTGGGTATGGGCTGCGCAGCAAGTGGAGTTTGGTTGTCCCAAGTGTGATACTACTGGGCAATACAAGTCTCCCGTGACCAATGCTTATGGCATGTGTTTCCGCTGCGGTGGCAAAGGTTACCAAAACGACCGGGACCGGAGGCGCAACATCGCTTACGATAAGTTCCAACAGCGGAGATACGCACAACATGAAGGCTGACGATCTTCCCATCCCTCGGGATGAAAATGGTGATTGGGATTGGCGGAACGACCCGCACAGAAACCCTCGCCTGATTCGACAAAGAAAAGTTCTGCTCCCCGAAGAGATCGCGGAGCTTTCTGGCGAAGAGCGTCTCCGGGCGGAAAACGAATACGCCGACCGGCACGAGTTCTCTAGTCGCGATTAAAATCTCCAACAAGAAAAAGATCATGAAGAGGCTTTTGAATTTCCTCTCTTTCCTCGCGTTGGCTTTCGGTAAGAGCGCCAATCTGATTCTGGGTATATATTGGATGTACCAGGCAGGGTTGGTGCTTCATAATCCAGGATACACCAACGCGCTGATTGGAATTGTGCTACTCTTCCTCTGGCTCGATAGGGAGTCGGATGAGCGGCGGCGAGAGCAATCAAAGGAGTTTGACGAACTCAAAAGCGAGCTTCGTGAAAAACTGATGGAGATGAAGCGTTTTCATAACAAAAGGTAAACCCATGCCTCAGTTCCCTGCCCCCAAAGATTCCGAATATCCCTGGATTGGGGCTGCCGAAACTTCCTTCGCTCATCTGACGGGTATGGATTACCTGATTGCCCATCGGGATCGAATCGAGGTTTTGGGGGGGTGGAAGACCAGTCGTAACGAAATGGTTCATTTCGCTGAGCGAGCAGTCGTTTCTTTGGCGAACAAAGAGACTACCGAGGTAGAATACTTCTCTGTCTTGACAATCGCTAACTGCATATCTTACAAAGACGCTCCCAGTCCCGACTCTGTTTGGAAGCTACGTAATGGTCCAATGACAAGAGATGAATTAGTGGCACAGCTTACTACTGGTAGCCCCGGTGATCTTTTGTTGTTGCCATGGCTTACCGATACCGCATTGGGTTTCATCAAACTCCGCCCGAAGCCTCCGCTTCGCAACTGCTGGATTCCCCGAGGTTGAAATGAAACTCGTGATTGATTCTCCGGATGTTGTCGCTGTCGGTGATTCACGTCCCGGCAGAGGAAGTTCCTGCTGTGCTCGCTCACTTCAATTCGGTTCTTGCCGATGCTTTGGGGGAAGGGCAATACGGTAGGGGCGGACCCGGAACACACAACTACTTCTCCTTTTCGGATTGAACAAAGGAAAATCCCATGAGTATCACTGTTTTCACCAACATGCTTGGCAAGACCATAACCCGCGTCGATGGTAATGTGGGTGACGAGAAGCTGGAGTTCGTCGCCAGCGATGGAAGCACGTTCACCTTCCTGTACTACCAGGATTGCTGTGCTTCGTGCCGGGTCGAGGATATCTGCGGTGATCTCAGTGATCTGATCGGCTCGCCCATCGTGATGGCGGAAGAAGTCGATAACATGGATGAGCCGTACGCCGGCTCCGATTCCTACACCTGGACCTTCTACCGTTTCGGCACCGCCAAGGGAACCATCACGATTCGTTGGCTCGGCGAGTCCAACGGCTACTATAGCGAGAGCGTTTCGTACGAAGAGATGCTCGCGCCTACCAACTGAAAGAGAAGGTCATCATGGCTCGTGGAAAGAATCAGAAGAAGCAGGTCAAAGAGCCCTCGCTTCGTGACAAGATCAAAGCCTACCGTCGCGCCCTTCATGGCGATGTGGCGATAGCGTTCGACAAAAAGTTCATGGAGGTCGCCGGCGGAAAGGACTTGAAGAAAGCTCTGACCGACGGCAAGGATCTCCAGGCTGCTTTCGTGGCTGCCAAGGATGCTGCGGATGCAGAGCGCAAGCTCCACCCCATCGTCGAAGTTCCCAACCTTCCAGAAGAGGATGAAGACGAGTGACGTTCTTCTACATTGTCATATGTTTTCTATGTTGATTGCGTCAGGCGTCATTACAAGAAGCCTGGCGACAATGAAGGTCGAGTGATGAGCGGTCCCGCTGTGTGGGTCAAACCGCCCCCTCCATTCATCAACGCCACGGTTTACGTGAGAGGCTGATCATGGGACTTGTTCGAAGCGTACTTGGTCTGATCGCGGATACGTTGATCAGCAAGAAGTGTTTCACTTGTCCTTTCGATTGTGATTGCGAAGAGCTACTTCAACTTCAAAATGAAGTGGTTGTTGGTAACGGAGACCGCGAAGGAGTCGTCGTGAAGAGCGACGAATATTACCGCTATGGAAATCAAAGTGCTGCGGGACGGCGGAAAGTTTCCGCGCCTGGTGATGCCGCTCCACTTTCCCATCGAAAGTGATGCTGCTCTTCCATTCGTGGTAAGAGCGGTCGAGCTTGCTGATTTGGAGAAGACCTCGGTTCATATCCAAGGTCCCAACCAGATCACCATTCACATCATTCGCCCCGAGGACGTTTCGTAAATCAATCATGAGACGGTCCTCACGAAAGGACTGCTATGAAAGATCGATTGTCCGCTGTTCAGCTTTTTCTATACTGTCAATGGTTTGAGGCACTCATGGCGTGGGAGAACCCACCTCTTGATGTCACCGACGATGGTATGAAGAAATTGAAACAAAAACTTCTCAAGGCACGTCAAGAGGCTCTTGATGCCAACGTGCCCGGAATCCAATAACCAAAGGAACAATCCCGATGCACCGTGAGTGTGGTTTTCGCGCCAATACCATGGAGGAGCTTGCTGCTTCTTCCCGACTCCAGTTTTCTCCCGAGCAGCTTCGGCTGCTCAAGGAGGCGGAGGAGGCGAACAAGATCGCTGTGGGGTTCGTCAGCATAGGAGTGATACTGGTTTCTATTCCGACGGGCATCTGGAGCGCCTTCGTGGCGCTCAAGCTGTGGCGCTGGTTCGCGGAACCCCTGGGTGCTCCGCATGTGGGGATGATTTCCGTTCTGGGTCTGGGTCTGGGTCTTCTGATCGGACTGCTTCGCACTTCGCCCCTCAAGTCGACTTCTGTGGAGTATGAGGAGCGCGTCAAGAAGAATCCCGGCAAGTTCTTCAAGGGCTATTGCTACGCCGCGGTCGCCTATCCCGCCATCGCCCTGGTCATCGGCTACATCTACACCCTCTTTCAGTAAGTCTTAACGATAGCTTGTCAAGAGGGAAAACCAGGTGCCGGTGATGCCGGCAAAGGAAAGGCGGGTTTCCTGGTTCCCCCGCCCACACCAGTTTATAGGATTCCCATATTCCTAGGGTTGGTGTGGGACCGCCAACCGAAACGTTTCAAAATCTGAAATTGTTTCAGTAAATTCCAATTTACGCCCGCCGCACTCACCCTGATACCTCGCATTGGTCCCTGGGCAGGTCATAAGGCGTCTCTCGACAAAAACTTGGGGGATCTTATAGGGGGAGTAAGTATCTTATACGGGTGGTGACCTGAACTTGAGGACAGCATCAACCATTACTTTTGTTTCTTGTGCGGTAAAACGATCTGATTTAAGTAGGTTGCAAACCTTACAGCAGCTAACGATGTTGCTGTCAATATAACCCTGTTTATTATCTAATCGATCTAGTCCGATCCCCGTTTCAGTTGGCGGTCCTAATTGGTTAGAACAATAGTAACATGGTTTCCGAATTTCTTCTATCCATCTTTCAAATTCGATAGTAAATTCTAAGTTGCGTTTGTTGGCGGACTTTTTGCCAGCCTTGAACCTTCGAGTCAATGATCGACTGCGGAGATTGGATCTTGCTTTTTCATACTGAGCACGGGAAGTTCTGGCTTTGTAGCGAGCCGCCTTACCTTTGGTTGATGAGTAATATCTTTGTTGAGCAGCCTTAACTGAGGCTTTACCTTTCAAGGATTTCTGGTACTTCTTTCGTTGAAGTGCTTTTTTAGATAAATCTTTTGTGGGCATAGGAATCCTTCCCATCAGGATATATCTCGCCTATGAAAGATATGGATCGCAATAGTGGTGGTTTGATTGAGATCGCCCGTGTGTCTACCAAGGTAAAGAAACCCATCTGGAAGAAAACCATCATGACTTTCATGTCGGATGGTTCCGTTTGGGAACGTACCATTTTCAAAACTCCGAAGGGTAGAACCAAGACAGTTTGGTTCAAGCTCAATCAAGTTACTTATTCCAAGTACACCCGCGCGACATTCATTCGCGTTTTTACAGGGGCGGGCTGGAAACAGGAGTAATATCATGCGCAAAGTAAGCGCTATGAAACTTCATGACGGTGATGAAGTCGAGATCCGATTTCTCCCGGAAGATACTTTCACTCCCAAGAAATGGGAAGCTGGCAAAGTAGTTGGCTCGCCCATCCAAAAAGAAAACAGAGTATCCGTGTCAGTGCTGTTGCACGATGGATGTCTCGTCGTAGGCGTTACCAACGAACGAATAAAGAGGAAGTCATGTCGGACAAGAAGGTTCAGTCTGCCGAAGAGGTTTGCCAGATCCAGCTCGATGCCTACTACAGGGGACGCGCCTCTCACTTCCTGAACAACCTGCTCATGCCCCTCATTCGTCATGAGTGCAAGGCTCCGACCCAGGATGTCAGCTCGTCCCCGGCAATGCAATTCCTCGTGAGCGCCGCCAATGGCTCACAGGCTTCCGCTGGGAAGGCGAACCTTCCCAACTAAGGAGAGCCATAAGTAAAGGCTTTCCTTACATGGTGAGTGACTTGAGAGGTAGACTGGCTGATGCTGCGGACTATGTTCGTAACATCTGGCTTCAGTACAACCTTCATCGTCCCATCATTCGTGACATGACGAATAACGAGCGAGAGCGCCTCCTGTTCGGAGATGACGACTTGCTCGATGAATGACTCTGAGGAAACAATAAAGGCATAACCATGCTCATCACGGTGTACGGTATTATTACCACCATCCTGTTCTTCTTGCTTTACTGGAAGTGGAGCACGAGCAATAATGCAAATGTTCTCACCAAGATCCTTTTCTTGATCCTGACGTTGTGCGGTTTTCTCTGCACCCTCGGATCGGCAGGACTGCTGCATAAGTAGAACCATGGAAAGAATGAACCTTCTTCACCAGTGGTTTGCCAAGCCGGTTTACGTTCCGCGCTCGCTTTTGGTGCTGCTGGTTCTTTTCGTGGTCGTGACTATGATCGGCAACTATAGCCGAAACCTCGGGTATAAGAATCGCCCAGTTGAGTGTTCGCCTTGTGCCTGCTCGACCGCGACTTACTTTTGAGGTGAATGATGTTTTACTACGAAGGCTGGGATGATCCCAGAAAGCCCGGCGACCAATACGTTGCAGTAGCGGATGACAAGTACATAATCGAGTACGTTAAAACCGAAAATGGTTTTTTCGGTGATATTGTATTCATCTTCACTAGCCCCACCGGCAGCGAAGTTCGGCTTGGTCGTGCGCAACTGAAGGCTGCCTACAAGGTGTATATGGACCCTTGGGCAAGTCAGAAGGCGTGGGCAAAAGAGTTTGGATTCAAGTTCGTCATGCCCGATGAGGCTGCACACAAAGAAAAGGGTTGAATATACGTTCGACCCAAGATGTACTTGCGCCCCTTGACCCATCACCTGAACATCGAGAGAACAGACATGAACAACGTTCCTTTTTTCACTACCCGCAAACATTCCGAGGCGGAGCGTCTTCTCGGCATTCTTCGCGCTTCCAAGCCGAAGAAGCATTCGGCTGCTTTCAGCATCCATCCGATGGCTGGTACTCACTCCACGTTCGCCATCTGTTGTAACACCGAAGGCGACGAGCTGGTTGATTTTGCCGGCTTCCTCAAGGGCTATCTCGCCGCTGAGGCGCAGAAGCGGCGCACCGATCGGCTCTACTCTCGGCTTCGTGCAGCACATCGCCGCGGGTAAACCCAATGTCAGATAGAAACGTCCTTATCCCGGAGACTGTTCTCCGGGAGATGATCAGGGTAACAGCTGGCGCAATCGAACAATTGAGTTATGCCGGCGCCTTCTACGAAGAAAACACTGTCAACCTTCGCCTGATGCTGGAGATGTTGAGAGCTGGCGCAACCAGTATCAATACCATCAGTTGTCTGAATGATGTGATGGCGTTGCTGGATTGTCCCTCCATTACGCAAGATCAATTTGATGATGCGAGGGTCTGGCTTTGTCTTCCCCATCATAATGTTCCTGCTAGGACATTTACACAGATCATGATGGTTCTCTGTCGCAAGGTCTCGAAGTAAAAGTAAATCCACTACGCGAGTAGTGGTGGTAAGTACAGCCCATCGAGTGGCGCGTCGATAGCTGACCGGCAGGTTGGCTGATTAAAGAACTTCACCAAAGCGCTAGTGAAGTTACGTCAGGGTTCGATTCCATGCTGTACTGCAAAGCACAAACCATACATAGGGAGTGACGAATGACTCTGTACGAGAATCTTCAGCTTCAGGTCAAGCTCGCTCAATCCTGTCGTGTCAATGCTACCATGCCAACGGGTGAGCCCATCGAGCATTGTGCTGGTCATGAATGTGAGGATTGTGTAACGGAGCGTAAAGCGCGAAATGAGCTTGAGGCTCAACCTGAGCACAAACTGGAGCAGGTTGCCTGGGTTCAGTTGATGCGCGAGCTTCGCGACGCCAGCAAGGCGTAAGGTTACACCGGAGAGAACGACTGAAGTCGTTGCAGAAAAGCAGTAGAAATAGCGGCGCCTCGGGAACCGCTTTGGGTAGATGGTGTGCCCTCGCATCCTACTCAATCGTCTAATGCGGAAGGACGCTACTGCTGTACTGTGCAGGTAGGTTTGATTCCTACCTCCGGATTTTTAGGTCAATTATGTCCTTGATAATGTCGAGGTATTTCTGACCCATCGTTTCGGTAAACTTGTTCATAACAGAAGAGTCGATGATGGCAAGTTCATCAACGACTGAGAGATTGCCCCATCGATGTGGGGCGCTCCCGGTGGTTGAGAAGCCTAGTCAATCAGGCATCGCTGCCCGATGACAGACCGGCACCCATCAACAAGTGGGGTCGGAACCAACCAAGCGGGAAGCCAAACCGGCTCCCATCGATTCGACAACAAACCCAAGATCAAGAAGGAGATTTCCCATGAGTAACAAGGCGCTCGTCAAGAGCATCAAGCGTAACACCGACGGTTCCATCGACGAGATGGCGACCTACCTCGCCTATTCGGAGAAGCTGGAGGCATCCCATGCCAAGAGTCTGGAGCGAGCGACGAAGAAGCTCAACGAGGAGCGTGATGAGACGCTGGCTGCGTTCGAGACGGATCTCAAGACCTACGCCGAGACGCGTGGTGCCTGGGATGCCATGAGCGCGGAGTACGTCAACGCGTGCTTCGATCGCTTCAACGGCACCGTCAAGGGCGGCTGCATCACCAAGCCCGTCATCATCAGCATGGTGTCCGGTCGCATGGTCGACGACGGCAAGATCAAGATCAACCAGATGAAGATGGCTGGCGAGATGATCAGTGCCTACCTGGACGACTGCTCGGCGCCGGTCGATGAGGCGACCGACGATACGCTCTTCACCATCCACAAGGGTGAGGGCGGCGGCTTCCGTCGCGTCAAGAAGAGCGCCTCCGTCCCGGCGTGATTCTCCGCATCAAGCAATGAGCAATGGCGGAAGGTCCCATCCTTCCGCCATTCTCTTTTGTAGTAAGCCGATCGTCAAAACAAGGAACATAAGATACAATGTGCATCTGTCTCAACGAGTCCGCCGCTTCGGGCACTCGCGTCTACGTCGGAGCTGGTATTCGTGATGATCGCAACGTTCACGTTCTGGCGTATCAGTGTACGGCGGAGGCTCGTGATCCTTCTGGTAAGGGAGCGATGCTCATTCCCATCCCGTCGCCCGAGCGTCTGACGGGAGACAACTTCATCGACACTTCGGGGTTCCCGGACTTCTTGAAGGATATCTCAAATGCCAGTAAGTGGCAGTCTCGTTCGCTGTCGAAAGGCGGAGACTCTCGCTCCTTCAGTTTCAGCGCTCCCGTTGTGGTTGAGCGTGGCAATACGACCTATGTGTATGCCGACAACTTCGAGCAAGCTGCGGCAGTTCTGGATCAGGTTCGTGAGGATCGCCGTCCCTCCTTCACTCAGGAGTTCATCGTGGGTTGTGCTGCCCTCTATCAGGATCCCATTGTCATCGCCTGCTGGGCTGGTGATGTGGAGATGGATCCTCTATTGCTCTGGTATGTTCCCAGCGATGCCAGCACTTTCCGTCTTCCCACTATGGACGCTCATGATGGCAAGGCTCCAAATCCGGAAGCTATGGTGGACACGGATCACATTCTTTCCGTCTCTGCTGGTGATAGGATTGGTCATCGAGTGAATTATTCCGATGAGATCCCGGAGTCAGTGAGGGATCTGCTGCCCGCTCGTGTGCACGGAACGGACTTGCGCAGCCATGTTCGCAATGGCGATATGTTTGTCAACGTTGCCGATACATTGGCGAAACAACATCCATCCATTCGTCGTGCGACCTCTGCTGAGGCAAAGCCAAGCGCCACCGGCACTCTCGACGGCTGGAGCTGATCAGAACTAGATCCTAGAACAAGACTTGACTCCGGGAGGTCATCATGCGTTCCGGAGTCATGACATCTAACTGGAGATAACTTATGAGGGATGATATAATCCATGCGTTGAAGCGACAAGCTGAGCGCTTGTTGATGGTCATTCCCGGAACTTACTCGATCATACCCATCGAGTTAGTTAGCAAAAAAGTACATGAGCAGTACGCTTTCGATTGCCGTAATCCATCACCCGGTGAGCGTGCGACGAAGCTGAATGATCTCATGCGTCACTGGATGGAGACGTGTGCGTGGCTACTTGCGATTAGTCCAAATGTCGTGGAACCCGATCCGGATTCTTATGGCATCTTGCGTACTACCAATACTGGTGATGTCAAAACCATAGTCATGCACTGCGCTGACTATGAGCACTTCAAGCTCTATCCACCGGTGGTGAGATACAAGGGCGAGAAGTATGCCAGGGTTGGATGGAGTCGCGATGACTGTTTTTGCTGGTATCGTACCGGCATGGCTCTGGCTGCTGGACCCTGAGAGGACTAAAGATAATGGCTGGCAAAGGCGCACGATCTGGTCGCCGTCTCCGACGCGAAGCAAAGCTTGGAAAGCTCGTTCAAGTCGTTGAGATGAAAGAAACGAGCGAGACTTATTCGTGCGGTCATTCCGGACACCGTGGTCCCGAACGCCAGCATGGTCCTGGAAAGATCATGAGGCACTGCAAAGAATGTCCGCTTACTTCGCAGGAGTCTTGACGTATGACACACAGCCCCAACAAAGTCGATAAGGATGCGGTTCACACCGCCCTTGCCATCACAGTTCTTTCAACCATTTTCGTCGAACTGATCAACCTTGGTCTTGATGAGATAAGAGCGTGGCGTGAATCTAAGCGCCCGAGTCACCCCGATTCGGAGAAGAAGTGATAGAGCTAATTGTGACGGTCCCATCCATTTGGGGTGATACTGCATTGGTGGTTCTACCGGCTCCCAAGAAGGGAGAGAATCCCGAAGAGTGGAATAGGAAGAACCAGGAGTGGATTCGTAAGCTCGCAGCTATGAGTCCTCCGCCCACTCCTGATGCGGCATAACCGGGGAAATAAAAATGCCCAGACAGATCATCACGTACACTGCGCAAGAAGTTGCCGAGGTGTTGAAGCAACATCTTCAGGCTCAAGGAAAGCATGTCGTTGGAGACGTGACGTTCTCCGTCACTTCGGCACAGAGTGATGGACCACACTACAGCCCTGCTACTGCGACCTTCTCTGCTCAGTACGAAGATGATCCGAAGAAGTCTGAAAAGCATTACAGCAAGCCGGTGTGTAATCAGAGCATATGCGGTATATCGAGGGATATCCCGATGTCGAGTTCTGTTTCGTCGATGTCGAGACTTCCAACGGTAAGTTGCAGTTCGTGCTCTACAACAATCGTGGCACGGGCTATTACGGGCACGCCGTCAAGATCGTTTCCCACCAGCTCAACCATAGTACCACTCTCTAGAAAGAAATTCAAATGCCTGGTGAATTTATGTGGCGTGATGGATCATGGCGTCGTCCCAGTGAATGGGTCTTCGCCATCCATTCACCCCGTGAAAAGGGCTGTTTGCTTTTTGAGATTGGTTTCTGGGGATTCACTTGGCTCTGTAATGGGTGCCGAGGAGATTTTCATACCTGATTTATTATCACCCGCGCCCGGTCGTGTTTTCTGGGCATAGAGATATTGTGACCCGGGTAATAGATCCAAGATAAAAATTTCACGCAATCTGGACCATTGAATAACAGTCTATAAACTGTGTTCTTCGGTTGAATAATTTTGTCGTGTATTTTTCTTTCTTTGGGCAGTAGAGTTATCCAATAATGCTTGTATCCTAAATTTCTTAGTAACTCGCTAAGTTTTTGCAGGAAGAGCAAACTTGCCGAGCAAAGATAAACAGAGGACTTGGTATAGAGATATTCTTTGTCTCCCTTTCTCTGTTTTACTTTCCCATGAAAAATACTACCATCACCATCAATACATCCTCGCAGAAAATCTGGAAGATGCTCCGCTGGTATGTCCGGCATTTCCATTGTTAAAGATTTGTGTGGCACACATCCATAGGATTGTAATAGTCGCGCTATCTTTGTATTGGAAATTTTGATGGTTGATTCTCCTTTAGCATTGGTTTTTATCAAATCATCATGACTCGTAGTCATGGAAATAATAGATAACCAATCTTTATCTCTACTCGATAAGGTCGCCCTCATCGAAGGAGAGCCTTTATTGACAATGGAAACGTTTCCATCTGTCATAAATGCGCCCAAGAGATAATAAAAAGTTTTACTTGTCGTATCAAAAGCCTCATGTTTGTATCTGATTTTTCTCTTTGTCATAAAGAGACATATATCAGTGTGGGATGAACGTGGAGGAAGAATCGACAATATCAAGGAAATAAAAATAATGTCTGATTGGAATTGCCAAGTAGTTCGCATTGAGTCTATTTCAAAACATCCTGGAGCGGATTCACTCGATGTAGTGGTTACTTCTATTGGAGATTATCCGATCATTGCCAGACTTGGCGAGTGGAAGGTTGGCGATCTCGCCAGTTATATCAGTATCGATTCCGTCGTTCCGGATAATGAGACTTTTCACTTCTTGTGCCCAAGGATGGATGGATCTCTACTTTTCAGATATGAAGTTGGCAATGTTCCAGAAAAGTATAGACGAATCAAAGCGCGCCGACTTCGCGGGATTTATTCACAAGGAATTCTGATTCCGGCACCCATCGGGTTGAGTGTTGGAGATTCGGTAGTTGAACATTTTGGTTTGACTAAATGGATCGAAGAAGAGGAGGAAGCCTCTGATCCTTCTGCCAAGGGTAACAAGAAGAAGGCTTTTGCTCAGAACGAGAAGAAGCCTGATGGTTGGGCGATTCCGTACTACGACATCGAAAGCATTCGCAAGTTCGTGGTTTCTCTGGAGGAGGGTGAGGAGATCGTTCTCACTGAGAAGATTCACGGAGCCAATGCCGGCTTCTCCCACGATGGCGATAAGCTCTGGTGCAAGTCTCGCAACTACTACAAGCGCGGGGAGTTCGATGTCCCCATCCGAAACCCGGAGACTGGGGAGATCACTGGAACGCAGGTGGTTCAGTCTACTGACCAGTGGTGGGAAGTCGCTCGCCTCTACAAGTTGGAGGAGAAGCTGGCTCAGCATCCTGGGCTAGTGTTCTTCGGTGAGGTCGCGGGTCAAGTGAAGGGCTTCCGTTACGATGCAGAAATCGTTGACGGAAGATTGCAACCTCGTGTTTATTTCTTCGACATCTGGGATACGAAACAGATGAAATACCTGGACTACGATGATCGTGTGACGATTATTCGTGAGTTGGGTTTTACTCCTGTGCCCGAGTTGTATCGAGGACCGTGGCTTGGTAAGGAAAAAATGTATCCTTATGCGGAAGGTAAGACTACCTTGGGTGGTCGCCATGTTCGCGAGGGTTTCGTTGCAGTCACGGCAAAGGAAAGGTTCTGCGAGAGATTGAACTCCAGGATGCAACTTAAGCTTGTTGGAGAGGGATATAATCTCCAGAAGTAAAGTTCTTCCAAAAGAATAATGCGATGAAAACGATTAAGACAATTCTGGGCATTCCGAAGATGGCAATCACTTTTCTGGCGCTGCTGTTTTGGATCAGCATCCAAAGGGGTCACTGATGTTTTTCTTCACTATCGTGGGCATGGTGGTGGTGTGCTGGATCGCAGCGTACTGCTTGTTCAAGTTCTTCCAATCAGTTCTGAATGTCGGTCTTTGGCTACGCTGGTCTTTCCATTCTGGTTGCTTAGCAGACTTTTGCGCAGGTAATCATGAATCTTGATGCCGATAAAGTGAGCGAAGCGAGAGAAGCAGCGAGACAGTTTTTAATTCTGAGTTCGCTGCTTCATTCTCTCTTTAAGCTACTGCGTGAAGCTCATCAGAACAGCCCTGAGCAGAAGGCTCGCTACCACAAAAAACTCCTGCGAGACATCGCTGGCGGTTATGACAAGGGTTCGATTCCCACGAATCCAGATGTCGTGGCGGCTTCTGAACATGCTCGGCGCTACTGGAAAAGATTCTGATGAAATTATCTTCCGATGACTTCAAGCTCATTTTGCGGAGCGCAGTGAGTTCCGCAAGATATGCCAATGTGGATCCGGATTACCTTCTACGCCTGGAACACCAGGTCCGGTATTGGTTGCTCTGGAATCGCCAGTGCATCGAGAAAGGTTTCCTTGGTCACGATAAGGATCTTGCCGAGCTTCGGCTCCGCTTGCGCGTGATCACCGCCTATAAAAACGCACTTGCCAAGGAAGAGTTGGCGAAAGGATTCTAACAACCATGTCCTCTGATAATCGAAAAGAATTTTATAGGTGTGGAGTTGATCCCACTGAACAGGTTCAGTTCGTTCTGGTTGTCAGAGGATCGAAGCTCTTGCTCGCTTCTCGTCTTCATGAGTTCGCCAACTACGTTCGCCGTGGTATTCCGTTCATGCAGGATAAAACCTGTCTGGATGCTGATGGTATCACTACAGCGTTGTGTGCCGTTTCGATGTCCCCTGTTGGTGATCGTGATTCGGATGAGGCTCTTCTGGAGAAGTATGGCGCAGAAGGTGGTGGAGAGATTCTTCGTTTGCTTCAAGAGCTTGAGCTTATGAAGCTTTCCAGTAACGCTACCTTTTGGAGAGATCGTTACTTTCGATTGTTTGATCAGCTCGCCCAGCTTGCGGATCTGGTTGGTGCTCCCAGAGCATCCAACTATGAGACGGGTCATGTGTTGGAAGCTGTCAAGAAGAAGCTCTCTGAATTAAAGGAGCAAGTCGATGCCCATCGTGCCGGGTGATTTGCCAGGGATCCGAGAACATCAAAAGCTTGAAGAAGAGGTATGGGTCCACTACAGTGTACTCACTACTCCTCAAGCTCGGAACCGTTCCGATAAACCGGCAGAGGTAACCTGCCCTTCCTGTCTTCGTGGGCTGCAAAAGGATTCTAAAAGAGCATGAGTGGTTACGCTGATCACGCTACGGTAAGCCAGATTCGGTACACTCACCCCGACCTTTCTGGTAATGGAACGCACTACACGCCAAAGGGTCTCTGGACTCCCAAGATCAATCCTGGAAACATCGCGTATCATTCGCTGTTCCAGCCGTTTGATCTGGAGCAGTATATCTATCCCCGTCCGCCCATCGACATGGGATTGGTGGAGGATGATGAGTTTGGTTGTGATACCAATGTTCTCTGTATGCCGTTGAAGTTCCCCGGCACGGAGTACAGAGTTCCCGATGGAGTGAGTGGGCTGATGCCTCTCATTACTCGTGCTGCGGAGTACGAAGCTTTCATCAATCCCAAACATGACGATTGTTTCTGTCATATCACCTTCGACCGAAGCGCGGTCCCGGCAGGAAAGTTTCATCGCTACCCTGGTTTTCATGGTGATGGCGTTCAGGGCACGAAGATTACTCCCAAGGTGTTGATCGAGCACTCGTACATCTTGGTAACGGATCCTCCGACCGAGTTCTGTCTCCAGCCTTTCTTCCTGACCCATCTGGATGAGGCGAAGCACAACTTCTTCAAGGAGCTTGATAAGCAAGCGCGTGAGAGCAACGTGTACGGTTCTCTTCCAGGTCATTTGTACCTGATTGATCCGTACATGGTGCATCGTACTCCCAAGATTGCCGCCCCCGTGAATCGGGTGTTTGCAAGGATCACGTACTCTTTCACAGAGCTTCAGCACCCGAAGAACACGGTCAATCCGATGTTTCAGGGGCAGCAGTACGATAAGCGTATCGACATCCGCGAGCGGCTTGTTCGCAATGAGTTCGAGGTTCCCCTTCACCTCTACGGCTTGTCTCCTCGGAGAGATGCCTAGAAAATAGGACAGGTATGTGGTTTTGTGATCTTGAGGATCTAGAAGAGGCGGGTTGGTTTCAAGAAGCCAATAGCAATCCCGACAAGTTCGGGACGCTGTGGTCGATGACTCCTACCTATAAACTCTCAGATCCTCAGGATGACAGAGACATCATTCTTGTTTCTACTGGCGGTTATGCACCCATCCACGATGGTCATATCGCCATGATGGAAGCCGCTAAGACTCATATGGAATCCAGAGGGTTCCGTGTGAGGGGAGGATACGTTTCTCCCGGACATGATGAGTATGTTGTGTCTCATAAAGGGGTACAGATTTCCTCCCCCGAGCGTCTTGTCTACGCTAATAAGAAGTTGAAAGATCATCCATGGTTGATGGTTGATCCGTGGGAAGCTATCGGTTGTAACTGCGCTGTCAACTTCACGGCTGTCATCGATCATCTGGAAAAGCTTTTGGGTTGTCGAGTCTGCTATGTGGTGGGCTCGGATAACGCACGCTTCTCACTGGCGTTCAAGAACCAGGGATTGCTGTGCGTGGTTCGTAGAACCTCCGATGTTCTACCCAACGCTAAGTACAGGTCTCGTTCGTACATCACAGAAGAAACTCAACACGTTTACTTCGCTGACAACGAGCCTCTTGCTGGCAGCAGCACGGCTGTACGAAATGAAATGACGTTCGGGTCTTCGAGAAAAAAGAAGCTGATACTTCGAGTTGATGAGGCTTCCGAGCCCCACTTGGAGAAACTGCTTTCCATTCTCCAAGATTACTACCTGGATATCAATCTGGTTCGTGTTCGTGACCAGAAGATTCCGGGAGAGATTCATAATCTGGTTAGCTTGGACCAGATGATTCCGTCCCCCTTTGGCAACCTGGGTCTATCCCGGAACTATGCCGAAGGTGGATACCACAAGCTGGGATATACCAATCGCCCCAATTCACCTTCGTTAGAAGAGCAGCTCTCGGTTTTTGCCGGGAAGGAAATCTCTTTGTTCGATGATGATGTGGTGAGTGGTAACACCATGCGCAAGGCAACCGATCTCTTGAGGGGTCGAGGGTGCAGCGTTATTTCCTATCATGCGCTATCATTCTCGGATGATGGAACGTGTGAGATCATGGACAGTCGGGACTTCCTCCCGGTATCAGATGGTGGATTGGTGGTTCACGGTGAGCGTGTTCCATATATCTATCCTTTTGTTTGTCCTCATGTCAGAGCATCGGTATTGCCTGAACAGGCGGTAGAGTTCTCTGATCGTATCTTCAAAACTTTCTGGTTGGAGTAAAGTAATGGCTAAAGCAAAGGGAAAGAGTCAGCTCAAGGTAACCATTCTCTATGGTCTTCCTGCAAGCGGGAAAACTCTCTTTGCCAATCAGCTTGCCCGTATTCCGAAGGTGGACTTCGATTCAATCATCAAGTCATTTGGACCCAACAAGTTCGCCGTCATGGCTGCTCTCACTAAGGAAGTTGCCAGAAAAATCAGTGGCGACCACATTATCATTGATGGTTTGGTAACCACCAACCAGCAATTGAGAGACATCATCGACTCGTTGACGGCAGACTTCTCCAGGTACCAGTTGGTGTTTGAGCTGGTTTACTGGCGCGAAGATAGAGACTCATGCCTTCACAATGACAAGAATCGTCGCGCCACCTCATCGGAGGTATCGATCAAGAACCTTCCGTATGAGAAGCCAGATCTTTCAATGTTCCCCGAGCTTTCCCAGAAACGAGTTCAAGCCATGAGGGTAGTTAGAAAGTCTTCATCTATCGCATGGATCTCTGCCCTGCTTGAGAAGTTGGAATACAGTGAGTGGCAGATTGAACAAGTCACCGACTCTCTGGAAATTAAATCTTCCTCATGGTGTTTGGGCGGCACGTGGGGTAGTTGGGATGGTTCATCCGGCACTGTCAGTGCTGATAGTCCCATTGAGTTTGATGAGTTCGATCGGCTTTTGGAGGTAGCTTGCCCCAACATCGGGTTTCTAACCTACAAGAAGTTGAAGAGAGAGTGCTGTACTCTTGTCACCAGAGAAGAGGGTGATTACTATGGTGGCAGCACAACTAACTCTCGGCACATCTGCGACGTACAAAAGCTGTACGATATTCTCGTTGAGATGAAGATACTGGACTCATGATGAAGTTCTTTTCGTGGAGATTGATTGGACGTTCAAAGATCGTGTGGGAGAACCATGCGTTTCCGGCGTCGTTCATGCACCCCGATCACTTTAAGTCGCTGTGTGGGGAGAAGTTTGGTGGTTTGACCGGGGAGTCAAAGAAGGAATCCTATTGTTCTGACTGTGCCGATCTGGCGCCCATCGCCGAGGCGAAAGAGCAAAAGAAGGAAGACAAGCGGATCGCAAAGCTGGAACTCAAACGTAGCGCTATGATTGAAAAGATCAATGGCGTTATTATTGAGATGCACATCGAAGCTTTGCTGGATCTTTATCGTAACCTGAAACGAAACAAGTAAGGACCACACAACCAAGATGATTTTCAATCCGAATCTTTTTCTCAAGGCGAAGGTCGAGCTGATGGAGGATTACTTCAGTCAGTTCGGAATCGAAGGCGTATCGTTCGGCATGTCGGGCGGTGTTGACTCCGCCGTGGTTGCTGGAATCCTTCGTCATTGTCCTTCTCTCAAACGCATCGTCGCTGTGGCAGCACCCATCTCTTCCAAGGGAGCAACCAACCAAGATGTTGCTGCCCGACGGGCTGCTCGTCAGGCGAAGGCTTTTCAGATGGAGGTTTGGAATCTGGACCTGACTCCTGCGCAGTTCTGCTATGAAGGCATCATGCGATGTTCTACTTCCAACGCAGAAGGCGAGAAGAGAGTCTGGGCAGATGGTCAGATCCTTTCCATTGCTCGTACTCCACTCTTCTACGGTGTGGCGGCGCATCTTCAAGCGGAGGGTATTCGTACCCTGGTTGCTGGTACGACCAACCGATCGGAAGGCTCGTACATCGGCTTCTATGGTAAGGGTTCGGATGGCATGAATGACGTTCAGCCCATCTCGGATCTCTGGAAGTCCCAAGTCTACGCCATGGCAGAGTACCTTGGCGTGATCGATGAGATCATCAATGAGAAGCCTCGCGGCGACGTATGGGATTCTCGCTGCGATGAGGAGATGATTGGGGCATCTTATACGCAGATTGAACTATACTTAGAGGCTCTGTGCCAATACGCGTCTTCACGATGGCTCATCAAAGATATGCCTGGCGCTGAGGCGATTGAGCGGTTGCATAAAACCAACCTTCACAAGTACCTGGTTGGTTCTCCTGCGGTTCACTTCGACATTCTGCCGCGACATGTTCCCGGTGGATGGTCCACTACCAACAGCTTCACGCACGTTCTCGGAAGGCGTTATGTCTGATCTTGGATTCAAGGGCAAGGTTCCCGGTGCGTGGCGTGTCCCCACCGACTTCAAGCTGACTAGCCATGTCAGCAATATCTCTGCTAAGATCCTGCTGCCCAATCTCGCTCTCTACATTCCGGACGCTTTGTCTGGTGAGGATTGCGATCAGCTTCAAGCTCTCTTTGCACAACAAGACCGCGCTCCGGTTGCCGTATCTGGTTACCAGACATCGGATCCGAACGAGGTTGGTAGCGTTCGCGCTACTGGTTGGGGACCGGAACTGGGCAATCAGCTTTGGAAAAAAATCAGAACTGGCATTCGCGATGTAGTGCTGGATGATGAGTTTGAAGATTTTGTACCCACTGGTGAGTTTACTCCAACTGACTGGTATGAAATCGCCGGCAAAAGAAAAGAACATTGGAGGTGGGTTCCTACCGGAATCTCTCCAGTGCTCCGCTTCATGGAGTACAAGTGTGGCGGCAAGCATAATACCCATTACGATATGGGGTTCGATTACGAGGCTCATAACGTAGACGATCACAGACGCACGCTCATGTCTGTGGTTTGGTATCTGACCGAGGAGCCAAACACTGGCGGTTGCACTCGCTTCATCGAAGATCATCAGAGCCATCTTCCGATTCAGAATCGTAACCTGGATGACTGGACTCGCTCTGCTCGTGAGGATGAGGTGCTGGCAAAGCAGGAGCCCCATCGTGGTGGGTGTCTGATCTTCTGGCATCGTATGGCTCATGATGTGGAGGAGTTTCTCGGAAAGTCCCGCATCATCATCCGTGGTGACATCGAGTTCACTGCCCTGGATTAAACTTCATCTCTCTTAACCCCAGCATCAAGAAGTGCGGAAGTCTCCGCATCAAGAAAGATAACCATGCGAATTCCCGTTTACAACAAGCAAGGCGAGCTGCTGACTCACGTCGAGTACAGAAATGACGTTGGCGCGCTCAACATCAAGATCGCTCCCGCCCCCGAGGATACGCCGGACATGAGGAAGTTCTCCGGGACTTTCATCTTCCAGCCGGGTGCGTCGGTGGCTGATTCCAAGTTCGTCGAGGTCGATACGCTGGAGTTCCTTTGTGTGGGCGATGGTGAGTTGTTCGATCTGAACTTCTGAGGAACAGATGAAGATCCTCATCTTGGATGATGTTCAGCGTCGTCTTGATGTCTTCCGAGCGATGTACGAAGCTCAGGGTCACGAGGTAGTAACTGTGATGAAGTATTACGATTGCATTGCGCAGTTGGAAGCCCATCAATGGGACCTTGTGCATCTTGATCACGACCTCGGAGAGTTCGTTGACGATGCGGATTTCTACCTGGATGGTAAGGGTCAACGTCAGTTCTACACTGGCAGTCATGTGGTGGGGGAGATTATTGCCCGCACTTTCCTGCACGGCAAGTCTGTACCAAATCGAGTGATTGTACACTCCATCAATCCTCGCGGTGCCCATATGCGAGATGACCTGAATAGGTACGGAATCCCAACGACGTGGGAACCGTATGTCGATCCTGGAGACGAAAATGTCTGAGCGTAAGACAGCGCTTCTCTTTTTTCAAGAAGACATCGAAGAGGCTTTTCATCTTTGGTGTGATGCGAACGATAGGTTGCTAGGCTCTTTCCTCCTTCAAACTGAGTCGGGGTCAAACTCATCGTACTATTTGGTTCCAACTGTTCCATGCCACAACGCCACTAGGCTGGTATGGAAAAATGCAACCGAAGTATCAAACCAAGATGTATCCAAGGCTTTGGATCTTCTGATCCGGCAGCGACACTTGGAGATTGAGGGTGGTTATTGGATGAGCATTCGTGCCAACGGTTTGGGCACGGTATATGAAATCGCCTCCATTCCTCATGGTCAGCAAGAGATTCAGCCTTCTACGTAAAGAAAGTTTGCGGTATCCAGCGGATACCTGAAAGATTGGGCATTGGTGGAAGGTAGTGTGCCAACCGTTAGGTAGGATAGGATTGACTTGCGATCTGGCGCTTTTAACGCAGCATCAGGTTTATAAAGAATATATCTTTTCCAGTGACCCTGGCGGCGCTATCTACTGAGTAATCGCGCCCTGGCGTTTAGTGTCAATGGAGGCACAAATACTTACCCCGTCTCGGTGAGTGTTGACGGTTCGAATCCGTGGAACGCTACTAATTTATTGGCAATAATCTTGCGAATAATATCCAAGAATTGTTGAGCATTTTTTACGCTAAACCTCTTCATAACAGAAGAGTCAATGATGGCAAGTTCAATTCCTCGTTCTAAACAGGCTTGGAACTTTCTGTTATCATTGTTCTGAATAGAAGCCAGCTTCTCTGGACCATAGATTGGTTCATAGTGGAAGATTCCGTTGAGTTCGACTGCTAGTTTGAGTTCCGGAATGTAGATATCCAACTCAGAGTTGATGGTTTCTTTTCCATTAAAGACGAACTGTAAGTTTGGATAATGTGCTGTCAGAGCTTGCTCCAGCCATTGTTCTAGTTTTGAACGTCGTATTCCATGCATTTTATGTGCATTGTTGTAGTGTGCAGCGCACGAACTAGAACAGAAATGTCTGCCGCTCTTTCTTTTAGAAGCAGTACTAACAACCACTTCAAGTGACTTAGTACACTGACTGCAATTGAAAGATATTCTTTTTCTCATAGCTAAATAGGAGCATTTACGATTACAGTATCGTAGATATGTTTCACATAGCTTTTTGGAATTGCGAATTTTTCTGATGCGATTTGCTGTAACATGAAAGATTGAATGGCATCGTTCGCATTTTAAAGGAAGTAGATTGCTGCCCGACTCGGTAGGTAAGTTCTCTATATTGAACAGTGGCTTCATAAATACATACCATTGTATTAGTATATTGAGAATTCCAATTCCGTGGGTGCGTACCAAAGGAGAATAAGCTGTGAAAACTATTCAGATTGAAGATGTCCACTATCGGAAGGTTAGTGCATTCGTTGATCTGTCGGTTAAACAGCGCAGACTATATGCTGAGTTAAAAGACCTCAGAAAAAGAGGAGAGCCTTACTCGGCAAAAGAAAATAAGAACATGCTCCGCATTGTCCTTGATATGGAAATGTGTGAAGCAAAGTTCAGCGAAATTTTCAGTCACGGCGATATCTTCAAAGGTCATCGTCTGGCGCAGTTGCGTCTTCTCAAGCTGCTGGACAAGCGCGAGAGTAAATCAAAGAAGCCGGCGAAGAAAAAGAAATGAAAAAGATGCCGTGTCTCCTGGTCAGACGTTTCACTGGACCTAATTCGTTTGAGTTGACGGACCAAGTGACTCCTGGGTGTGAGTGGGTTCTGAATGGTGAAGGTACCGCTTCTCGTAAGTGGGATGGCACTTCATGTGCTGTCATCAAGGGAAACCTCTTCAAGAGGTACGATGCCAAAAGGAAACCTGACGGCACTTACAAAGCAGCTCCCGAAGGCGCCATTCCTTGTGGAGAACCAGATTCAGTAACTGGTCATCATCCGCATTGGGTTCGTTGTCTATTCAACAACGCCCCTGACCAATACCATATGCAAGCGTGGTGGGAGATGCTTCGTGTTCTTCAGTTCCGCAAGCCTGCTGATGGTACTTACGAGTTGATTGGTCCTCCCATTGGAGCCAATGCAGAGAACGTTGATTACGTGATGCTTAAACGTCATGGAGATACGGTTCTGGAAGTTCCGCGAACCATCGAGGGAATCACGCATTTCTTGAATACCAATATGATGGAAGGCATTGTGTTCGCCCATCATGATGGTAGAATGTGCAAGATTCGCCGTAATGATTTCGGATTGCCATGGGGCAAAGCAAAGGCGAAGCAGTGAAAGAGGATCTCAAATACGCCCTCTGTTTCGGGTTAGTGGCGTTTCTTTTCTGCGCCGCTCTGATTCTGACTTATCCCCATCCGTGAGTGTAGGACATGGATCTAGGACGTTTGAAAATACTGGAAGTCTTTTGGGCTGGAGGAATCTATGCCCTGAGAGGTTATTCAGAAACGATTGGGAAGATGCGCATTCGCACTTTCCAACTCCGAGGTGAGGAACATATTTACCGGGTTGATCTGGTAGATACTACAACTAACGTCATCCTCATGAGGACGGATGAAGCCGATCCAGTCAACGCGGCGGATCGATTCGAGGAGTTCAAATTGCAAATTGCTGTTGCGGATTCCTTGTTTGGTTGGTTGTAGCCATGTCACATTTCTTCAGCCTGCCATATGGCAAACTTCCTTCACGTGGTTTGTTTAATCGCGCAATGTCGGAGAAGACCTCTCCCAATCGTTTGTTGCGATTCAAAAATGATCCGCGATTGGGAAATGTGGAGCTGACGTCTTCACAGTTTTTCAATGAGTTGTTGAAAGCAAAAGTAGAAGGTTCCGTCGAATCTATGGCATGGGTTCAACGGCACCTCTTTTTCATCTCCATTCTTTGGGAGCAAGCAGATGTTTCTGAAACCTCAGCCGCATAATTTCGGGTTACCCAACCAGGAACGGCTTGACTCTGTACCGTATCTGAAAGACTTGATCAAGGTGACAAAGCGCAATCGTTGGATCGCCTATCAATTTGCCCTTCGTTCTTACGAAGGTGTGATTGCTGGAGTGATCATTCTGACTCTGGGACTTCCCATCTTTCACTGATCGTGAGGACAAATAACAATCAAAAAGAAAAAGGTTACTCCGGCAAAGAAGAGTCCGGCGAAGCCTAAGAAGACGATTGCAGCTCCCCAAGAAAAAGGCTCCCCAAGAAAAAGGCTCCCCAAGAAAAAGGCTCCCCAAGAAAAAGGCTCCCCAAGAAAAAGGCTCCCTCGAAGAAGCCGGCTGCCAAAAAGACGAACAAGAAGCCCATCAGCGCCCTCAAGGCAAAGCTCACCAAGAAAGTGGCGAGCGTAAAGAAGGAAAAGAAAAAAGTGAAGCTGACCAAGATCCATGATCTCACCAAGTTGTTCTCCACGAGTTACCCCTCGAAGCCCAAGGGTGGTCCGGTCTACATTCGCCTGCCCGATGCGAAGATGCCTCGGGTGGTCAACTACTACGGTGATACTACCCAAGAGGAAAGAGTCAGCAAGCATACGCTGATGAGTGTCAGAAGGATTCAGGACTCGGCATACCACAAGAGTGCGTACTTGACCTACGTCAACCCCGCTGGCAAGATCGAACACTTCCACTTCAGTCGTGATCATGAGGTCGAGCTGATCGATCTCAAACATTCGGACTACGCGAAGGTGGATGCTCAGTTCGATGAGATTCGTGCTCGCACGCTCTACAACGAGCTGGCGCACGGCTTCACGATTGGCTCCGATCCGGAGATTTTCGTAGAGAACAAGGATGGTCGGATGATTCCTGCCTTCCTCTTCCTCCATGGCAAGGATGGAAGCGATCGTACTCCGAACTCGGACGACTTGTTCAACGACCACGGCGACTGCCCGATGTATTGGGATGGCTTCCAGGCGGAGTTCACCACGCGTCCGGATCACTGCCTCGGTTATCACAGCGACAGCATCGCTGCTGGTATGCGTGGCGTGTATGATGCTGCTCGTCGTCGCTTTCCCGAGGCGCGCCTGAGCCTTCGTTCGGTGTTCTTCATCGAGCCGGAGATTCTTGCGAATGCAGATGATGAGCATGTTGCTTTCGGTTGCATGCCCTCCTTCAATGCCTACGGATTGAAGGTCAAGATGCCTCCGGCTCGTCAGGTTCCCTTCCGTTCGGCGGGCGGTCATATCCACTTCGGTGTTGGCAAGGATGCCCATAAGGATGCAGAGAAGATCGTCAAGGCTCTCGACGCCATCATCGGCGTCGCGTGTGTGTCGCTCTTCGATGGTATCGATGATCCCAGCCGTCGTCAGCTCTACGGTCTTCCCGGTGAGTACCGCCTCCCGCCTCACGGCATTGAGTATCGCCCTCTGAGCAACGCGTGGTTGTGTCATCCAGTGATCATGAACTTGATCATTGATGTGGCGCGCAAATGCGTTGTGTTCGGTCAGTGTGACTTCATGAAGTTCTGGAAGACCACGGAGGAAGAGACCATCGAGTGCATCATCAACTGTGATGCGGAGAAGGCTCGTGAGATCCTTACTCGTAACAAGGATGTTTTCATCCAGTTGCTGCGCGCCTGTTACAAGATCGATGACTACGACGATGAGAAGTCCGTCAAGCAGATCAAGAAGGAGATGGAGATTCTGTTCGACATCTTCATGAGTGGCGTGTCTTCTGCGGTCAAGGATCCCAAGGACTTTGTGACCAACTGGCGCCTGCACAGCGGGTGGTCGTGGCACAGCCACAACCATTCTGTTGAACCGAACGTGACGAACTTCCTCCGTGCCCGCGACAAGGATCCTTCGCACCTCGCGGCGTAAACTAAGATTGGGGAGATGCTTAGCATCTCCCCAATCTTTAACAAAGGAAATAGAATGCTTTTCTATTCTGATCCCTTTAGTTCCAAACGTTTCGAGAAGGTTGCTGAATGGAACGATGATTCGGGTCAAAACCATGTTCGGATCCGACTAATGTACAATCGCCAGGAGAAAAACCTGGTCCTCTTTCAGGAGGTGTACGGTCGCGGTAACATGAATAATAGCTCAGTCGAGCTTTCTCCTGTTACTGCCATTGCCATGTTCAGTAACCATGGTGCTCGGATCAACGAGCTTCTGGTTGAACCATACGAGGCGCCCGCCAATTCGTGGGATGATTTCTGAGATCGAGCCTGAGCCCGTCATCCCTTCTCGGGATGACGGGCATTAGGCATTGCCACTACCCATCAAGCTAAGTCAAGCGGCAAGGGTGTAACAAGCAACCACGAAGCATTGAAGCTGAGAGGTTGCTTCCTTCGTTCCCATCGGTGCCTCGATCCACCAAGGATAGTGACGGGGTAAGTAACCAATCACTCTCAGCAATAGAAAGAAGTCATGCAGACCATTCAACAGTTGAATCTCGGCGGTAAGTTCACCAAGTTCGGCGAATTCATCTTCACCGCCAAACAGCTCACCATGCCTCCGGCGTGCTACTGGAATCACCACACCTCGTCGCCGGATCGTACCAATGAGATCCGTAGGGAATACAAGCTCCCCAGCTTGAAGTTTCTGGTGACGCAGGCGAGCGTCACCATGGACTATGCCAGCCTTCGCTGCATCTGCACGGAGACTGGTACGTCGTTCGTGACCTACTTCAATCTGAACGATGAGTTTGATTGTGAGTCGACGCCTCCGGAGCTGAAGAGCAAGCTGAAACTTCTCTCTCTTCCCACGAACCTGGCTTACGGCTTCACGATTGGCTCCGATCCGGAGATTTTCGTGACGGATGCGGATGGCAAGATGATTCCTGCCTTCCTCTTCCTCGATAGCAAGGATGGTAAGGATGTCACCTCCGCTCTCCAGCAGTACGGCTCGCGTGGTGGTGCTGGACCGACTCCCCAGAAGATGTACTGGGATGGCTTCCAAGCGGAGTTCACGACGCTTGCGGCTGGTTGCAACGAGGTGCATACCGATTCGGTTGCGGCTGGTCTTCGTGGTGTCTACGATGCCGCGCGCAAGCGCTTCCCCGGTGCGAAGCTCGCGATCAAGAGCGTCTTCGATATTCCGCATGAGATGCTGATGGAGGCTGCTGATGAGCATGTCGCCTTCGGTTGTATGCCGAGCCTCAACGCTTACGGCATCAAGACGCAGCTCCCGCCTGGACGAGAGGTTCCCTTCCGCAGCGCCGGAGGTCACTTGCACTTCGGAGTGGGTAAAACTTCCGAGGAGAAGGCTGTGCCTGTCGTCAAGGCTCTGGATACCATCCTTGGTGTTGCGTGCGTGTCGCTCTTCGCGAAGTTCGACGCAAAGAAGCGTCGCATCTTCTACGGTCTTCCCGGTGAGTACCGCCTCCCGCCTCACGGTATCGAGTACCGTCCGCTTTCCAATGCGTGGTTGTCGCATCCGTTCATCATGAACCTGGTGATCGATGTAGCTCGCAAGGTGGTGATTCTCGGTCAGAAGGGCTGGATGGATCTGTGGCAGGCGACTGAGGAGGAGACGATTCAGACCATCGTCAACTGCGATGTCGCGGCTGCGCGTGCGAGTCTGGAGAAGAACAAGGAGGTTTTCATCAAGCTCCTGGCTGCTTGTTATCAGAGTCACTACTCCTGGGCATCGGCGCAGGATCTGGAACTCCTGTACAACATCTTCGCCAATGGCATGGAGACCGCTCTCGCGGAGCCCGATAACCTCGCTCGTAACTGGTATCTCGATGCCAAGGACGGCTCTCTCGAAGCCTGGAGATGCGGCAACGCCAGTCCCAACGCCAAGGTGAGCAGCGCGATTGTCGCTCTTCGTCTGGGCAAGAAGATCTGAAACAATCATTGGAATGCCCTCGCCACCGGAAGGTGGCGAGGGCATTCCAGTTAGAGGAATCATATGGCTTGGCAAAGCCAACAATATCAAGGTCATGAAGGTCTTTTGCGCGTTCCGCCTCCCCCATCAACGGAGCCGGATCGTCCTGGACATCAACAGACAACGTTCGATCTATCTTGGGATGGTGAGGATACTCAACCCGGGATTGGTCCAGTGAGAAATCCGGAGACACAAATGCCCCCAAACGCCAGGCTTGAGCCCAAAGAAGTCGAAAGAACGAACAACTTGTTCGTGTTCGGCGTTTGCCGTTCCGGCTTTCGCCTCAACGTGGCGGTCGCCCGTGACAAGGGCTTCGTTGGTGCCACCAAAACTTTGCCTCAGTTCAAGATGATCAACATGAACGATGAGGTACCCGCCATCATTGATGGTGGCGAGACCGCCATCGTTGGCGAGCTTTATGTGGTGAAGAATCGCACCATCGAATGGCTCGACAATGCGGTTGAGGATTGTCCGAGCAGCACGGCGCGCCGGATTATCTCGCTTGAGGATGGTACTCGTGCTCACTGTTACATTCTGAATCGCTGGAAGATTCCTTATCGTGAGGAGGTCATTCCTTCTGGTGATTGGGCGGAATGGAAGAGAGCCGAACGTCCCCGAGTGGCTGAGCGCAAGCGCCAGTTTCTCGATAAGATGAAGAAGGGCAAGGAGGAGGCGGAGGCTCGTCGCAAGGCTCTTGCGGAATCTCTCAATGGTAAACCCGGAGAGTTTGTCAGTGAGTATGGTGCTCGTCTTTGGGATCCTGTTACCCAGAAGTGGAAGTACGTCCCTGCGGGTCAGCCGCTTTCTCCTACTCAGAATGGTGATCCGTCCGGTGCTGCGGAACAGTGGCGCGAGAGGATGAGGCAGCGCAATGCCGCCAATGCTCAGACGGCTGATGAAAGCAAACCCGTCGTCAAGAATACCCAGACTGGCAAGAGTATGATTCACATCTCGAATGTGCCCATGATTTCGCTGAGAATCAAACTCCGCGATGGTGGACATGATCCGGATGGAATGACTGATTCGCTGGTTCGTATCGAGTGCATGACGCGCTACGGTATGTGGTATGACATTGATTGACGAATCAGTGGCATCTTCTTCTTCCTCCGTTGATTCGTGAGCGCCTTAAGCACTCGACGAGTAAGGATTCTAAATGACTCCCAGAAAAGTTCGCGTCAAAAGAGGTCAAGCTCCTCTTGTAATTTTCCCATTGCCAGATAAGGAAACTTTTGATAGGCAGTGGGAAACGTACATGGTTGCTTACCATGGCACAATGGTCAATACAGATTGGGGTCTTTTCAATGGAGATCAGACACGAGACAAGCTCACAGAGATTTTCAACACGTTTACGGATACGTACACGCTTCAACGATACCAGGCTTGGTGGAGTGCTCTTCATTTCGAGCGTCCCGCTAATCCCATCTAACCCTCACAAGGAACAATCATCATGAACAAGAGAATCGGTTTCGACGCCGCCCGTTTGCAGACGCTCAACCCTGGCGCTTATTCGGGTCTTCCGAAGAATGCCACGTTGGCTGGTGCCCTGAGCTTCTACTACACCTTCGATGGTGAGCTTCGTGCCACCAACGGTACGGTGACCTATGCTTGGACCAAGGGCGATTACAACGTCAAGCGCAAGCGCTTCGCGTACTCGTGGACGGACGCGACTGCGCGCGTGGGCAAGAGCCGCTGAACAGTGATTGCGGTCTCCAACAAGATCGCGAACTGTTTTTGAAGTAAAAGATGTTGTGCGCCTAGTCAGCGCACCAAAACAAAGGTAGCCACTTGGGTTACCCAGATGCCATGAAGTTGGGTTGAGGTACTATCATCTGTGCGACTGGTGCCGCAAGGCAACTGAGAAAGATGTACTATCTCATGTTGAGACCGTGAGGTTCTCGATGGCTGGCAAGATGAGTGCTCGCTGAGGTTTCGTTTGTTTGACTCCTGGGAGAGTCGCCTCGCATTTTAAGTGAGGTGCTTAGGCTATGTGGTTCGAGTCCACACAAGCGATGCTAAGATTTTTGCGAGATTAACAATATGCTTGTTGGTTCATAGGTAATGCCTTAAAAGCATTCTATCTACGTGAGCCAGTTTTATGGAGGTTGAGTTTCATTGTTGCAGAAGAGTTCAAAGAGAACTCACCACAATAAATTGTGGAGATGGCGGGTTCGATCCCCGCGTGCATGATGAGGTAAGACCCCGGCGCAAGCCCACGAACATCTGGATTATAAATACTGCATAGATATCGGTTGCAATCTCATACCTACGCTGCTTGGTGAATCCTGCAAAGGATAATAGACAGGTGCAAATGGAGTGATTCGCATCCGTATGTGTGTGGTTGGCTGGACACCAAATCGTAACCCGGTAAGTCCTAAGCCTGAGTTTTGGTGTGCTGATTAGGCGCACCACGTTTCGCGCCTGAAGCTCAAAAATTCATGCCTTGCCCGGCACTGCTAAGTAATCCTCCTGCACTTGGATGCGCAAGCTTCCTTTCGTGTGGGGGTAACTCTTACACTGTCCGATAAGCATAAGCATCAGGAAGAGTGCCATCCTAACACGATGGAGGTTGTGGGTTCGCCTCCCATTAGGCGCACTAAGAAAGGTAATTGAGTCATGCTAACCGAAGCAGAAATTCGGATGCAGATTCTGAAACTGAGGAAGAAGTTTATGCTTCATGCCAGCGGTCCTAATAACTGGGATGGTTGGTGGTTAGACTTCTGCCTTCAAAGCACCACTTCTGGTTGGGGAGATGCTCCCTATGAGGAATAGAATGAATCCCATCGACTCATGTAAAGCGGATCTAGAGAAGATCCTCGGATTTCCTGTGATAATCAAGATGCGTCATGCCAAGAGCAATTGGTATGAGTTGAAGATGGAAAACCTATACTTCATCAAGGATGAACAGAACCCTGTTCATTTCCGGGTGGATATGAGGCACGTTCCTGAACCTAACCGTGACAATAACTGGTACAACGGTTGGATCAGCGAGTTCAATCTTCAGCAGTTTCCGGCGTGCTGTGGAATTCTTCTTTCTACCAAAAGCTCCGTCTACCACAAGTTTCGTGGTAAGGGCGTGGCAACTAGGTTGAACGCTTTTAGGAAAGCCATCGCCCATCATGAAGGATATTCTCTTCTGATTTGCACGGACGTGGCGAGTAACTCTCCGCAGAACAAAGTTCTCGCCAAGAATGGCTGGAAGGATGTTCATACATTCGTCAACTCCAGAACGGGTAACACTCTCAATATCTCTGTGTCGGAAGTTCTTCGACCTCACACCTTTTCGTTGGTGTCGACCGGAAAAGAATCTTCTGTCAAGGTAATGGGAGATTATTACAACGATTATCGTTCTTGGAAGCATGGGCAGTACCTGCATCTCAAGGATGGCGTTTGGTCGACCACGGTTTTCATCCCGCCGGGAAATGGTTTCCAATACAAGTTCCAAGTCAACGGGACTGAGTGTATTACTGACCCCCAAAATCCCCATCTCGTGGACAATGGTTTGGGTGGTCTCAACTCCTTCGTTCCATCGGAACTCTGACAATCACTGGTCCACGAGATGTTCTCGGGACTTTGACTGTAAAATCTTTCAAGGAAAAGTTCAATGCTTTGGCTGGGACTCGCGTTTGTCATCCTCTTGTGCGTCATCTTCACCGCTTTCGAGAAGTGGACCTGGACTACCCTGTGTCTCCTAGCATCGGGCGGGCTTTACTTCTGGGTGAACAAAGCGCTTGTTCTTTCCTGGATTGTGGAGAACTGGCAGACTGCCCTGTGCTTTGCAGGAGCTTACCTGATTGCCGGTGTGGTCTGGAGCTTCGGTAAGTGGTTCTTCTTCCTCATCGGATTCCGCGATGCCTATCGTGAGCGCAAGTCTTGGTTCCTCAAGAAGCGCGGTCTGGATCCCGATGCTCAGATTCCAGAGAGTCTATCTCACGATTTTTCCGAGTTTCTTCGTACCGGCTATATCACGGTCATCGATCGTGGTACGACGATGCAAGAGACGTATTCTTACGGTCTCAGAGATCGCCACTACTACGGTGGCACCTGGAATATGCGCCCCCGCGCCAGCGATCACAAGTCGCGTATCACTGGCTGGATTGGTTTCTGGCCATTCTCGATGGTTGGCACGGTCATCAACGACCCCCTGCGCAAGCTGATTGACTTTCTCTTCGCTTCGTTCAAGGGTCTTTACCAAAAGATGAGCGACGCTCTCTTCCGCAATGAGCCTGGTTTGAAGTAGATAAGTGCGAATGCTGTAAATTCGCGCTGTTTTTGGGTACTTTTTTAGGACTACGGTCCTCGTTTCAACACACAACCCCATCAGAATAGGATCGAATAATGTCGAATAAGTTCGTGTACCTCCGTGATCCCCGTGTCGTCACTGCCCTTGTTTCCGCCGCCAAGACGGATGATGAGCGGCGCGCTTGCTTCCGTGGAGCGCCGATGATCGGCTGCGTTGCCTTCAACGTTTCTGGCGACAAGCTGAGCTATCAGCTTTCCGTGGTCAATCCTGGTAAGAAGGGTTCGCCTTCCCCGGTTGCGGGTGACAAGTTTGATCGATCTCGCGGACGTGGTATTGCCGAAGGTCGTCTTGCCAAGTCGCCCATCGAGATCGAGATGGATGGTTTGGATAACCTGAATCATTTTGAGACTCAGGTTGTTCTGATGTCTTCGCTGGCTGTCAGCAAGACTGCTCCCACTCGCGCCGTTCTGGCTGCGAAGGCTTGGCTGAATAACAGCCAGCTGGTTTGAACCAAACAAACACAAAGGAATAACAAACAACATGTCTCATCATGGTGGTAAGGGGTACCCGTGTACCCAGCAGATTCGTTCCGAGCGTCGTGAACGTGCCGAGCAGGTTGCTCAGGAGAGTGGTTACAGCAAGCTGTCCACTGCTGAGAAGCTGGCTCGTGTTCAGGCGTTCATCGCTGTCCCCGGCAATGGTGCCGCAGCCAAACAGCTCGTCAGGCTGGAGGCTCTTCTGATCAAGGAGAGTCAGCCCAAGGTTCAGACGACCAAGGAGAAGGCATCGCGAGGTGTTGGACCTTTGGATACCTCGGCTCGTGTTCGTGATGACAGCGAGAAGCAGTTTGCTCGCAAGGGCAATAAAGCGAGCAAGTAAAGGCTTGGGCTAGCGTAGGGAATGAGGACCCTATGTGATGGACCGGATTGCAGCCCGGTTCGCCCATTTACGGCGTCACAGCAGATCTGTGACTGTGGACTTCCTGTAACCGTCGATACGGGTGAGGGAAGTTTGGTTAACTCGTAAGGGACCAATTCGATTTCAGAGTAAGATGCGAGACACGTTGTTGAGAGTGAGTCACTAAGAGGGCACCACCGTGGGTGTCAGTTATAGTGACTGGACAATGATGAGACCATCGATAATCTCTGTTATTCGAATACCAAGAATGCTCCGTTCGCCGAGCGGTGACCGCTCTGGTTTTACTGACGCACGTGTTAAGTTTAGTCCTTATGTAAGCTATGGCGGATCCCTCCAAAAGATCCGTTTAGCTGAATGGGTGGAAGGGTCGGAGAATAGGACTAGCGCGTCTGGTATTTCCAGGGAACTATACGCGGGGTAGGCACCCGCCGGAGCACTTTTCTGAAATGAGCCCAATGATAATATCCAAGTATTGTTGGGCTTGTTTCTCCTTGAAGTTCTTCATAGAAGAGACATCAATAATAGCTAGTGATATTCCTGCTTCGTAACAGGCTTGGAACTTCCTATGATCGTTATTCTGAATAGAAATCAGTTTCTCTGGACCATAAATAGGTTCATAGTGGAAAATTCCGTTGAGTTCAAACGCTAGTTTGAACTCCGGAATGTAGATATCCAATTCGGAATTGATAGTTTCTTTTCCGTTGAAAACAAATTCAATGGTTGGATATTGAGCAATCAACTTGTTCTCCAACCAAATTTCTAGTTTTGAACGACGTGTACTAGTTGTTTTGTGTGTTTGGTTATAGCAACCAGCACAAGACATAGAACAAAAATTCAAACCACTTTTAGATTTGCGTTTGTGACAGGCTCTAACCTCGATAGGTTTAGAGCATTGCCCGCAAGTCGTTTGTACTCTGTGATTGAGTGGATTTGGACCATAACGCTTAGCCAATCCGGCGCACTGTTGAGTACAAAAAGAAAGTTTCTTTTTTGGAGTCGCCTTTCGTGCTCGGAGCACATGCTTCTTCAAAGCATAAAAGGTTTGGCTGCATATCTCACAAGTAAATGGCATTTTGTCAGAAGACTTTGCATTCATCAACTGTTCTTCAGTAAACATTGGAATCATAATGGTATCTATGTTTATTGATAGAAATTGTTTTTGAAAATTGCACTAAGTTCCCGGAGGTAGAATAAAATGGAATCAAATCATACTGGATTGGAAGATCAGCTTTTCTTGTGGGATGGTTGGGATGAAAATGGTCCCATGGCACTTCAGTTTTATAAGGTTGAACTGAAGGTTCAAGTTGGAGAGTTTCCTGTCGGAACAAAATTCGCTGTCGCCTGTGTTGATGGTGAAAAATCGGTTTTGACTCTGATTGAAGAGAATGAAACGGAACACGCATATGAGTTGCGTCTTTCTGTTGGAAACAAATTGGGAGCGCTTTAATGAGAGCAGATATCGTCATTGACGTGAGATACGGCGATTGCGCCAAGGGGAAGATTTCCCATCACCTCTTGGGGGAGGCTGCAAAAGCTCCCAATGAAGTGCAGTACACCCATGCGGTGAGGTTCAATGGCGGCGCCAATGCTGGTCATACCATCTACCACAATGGTCAGAAGGTTGTGACCCATCTCATTCCTTCTGGAGTCTTGTTCGGTGTAAAGTCGATTGTTGGTCCTGGTTGTGTGGTGAATCCCGACCAGTTCTTCAGCGAGCTTGCTGATTTGGCTGCTCTGGGAGTGGATACTTCCCTGGTCAAGATTGCACGCAATGCTCACATCGTGACTGATGCGCATCTCATGGAAGATGCTACCGATACGAAGATTGGTACTACCAAGCGTGGTATTGGTCCGGCGTATCGTGACAAGTACAATCGTACCGGCATTCGTGCTGAGCATGAGCCGAGACTGGCTGGCTACCTGATTGATTTCGTCGATGAGATTTTCGATGAGTCCAAGGGTGAGACTAACCTAATTCTGGAAGGTGCTCAAGGGCATTATCTGGATCCCATCTTCGGTGACTATCCATACGTTACCAGCTCTCACTGTGGTGTTGGCGGAGCCATCATCAATGGTGTTCCCCACACTGCCATCGACATGGTGTATGGTGCCTGCAAGGCATACGATACTTATGTTGGTGCCAAAAAGTTCGAGACGGAGGGTGATGAGATTCTTCCTCTTCTGCGCAAGGTGGGTGGAGAGTTCGGTGCTACTACTGGTAGACCGAGACAGTGCAATTATCTGGATCTCACGTCGCTGGCTCGTGCTTGTGATGTGAACGACGTAACTCACTTGGTTGTGTCGAAGATGGATGTTCTGCGTGAGGTTAATGTCTGGAAGCTCATCTGTGACGGCAAGATTGTCGACATGGGTAATGAGGAAGACTTCAAACGTTTGGTTTGCGCCTTCGTTAACCCGAACGGTAAGAGAGACATCATCTTCTCTTATACGCCCAACGGAATTTAAGAAGATAAATCCTGTCCCGGTCATCGGGATGTAAATGGATGATCTTAATTTTTTGAAGTGAAGTGACTCAGGAGGTTGGGGGAGTAATCCATCCTATAATGAGTAATGACCGAGCTAGGACTGTCAGGTCCACATCTGATATTGGTGTAGGGAAAAGTCGGTGAACTGCGGGGAGCAATCCCTTCCGGTGCAACTCCGGTTCTCTTAACCAAGAAAAGGTGTGGTGCGCTTTGTCCGGACCCATCGTTCCGAGACATTGCAATAGCGGGCAGATCGGTTTAGGTTCTTATAGGTTCCTTCGTCCATCGTGGTGAAGGGTGCGACCCTATAGGAATTACCTAGTTGGGAGTCTGTAGTTTTTGGCGTAATAGCACACTGTGGCTCTCACTTCAAAGTTCTTCGAGTTGGAGGGACGGGTTCGACTCCCGCAGGCGCTCACTTGAGCGTGATGGTGTACTGCGGCGCAAACCAACTCAAACATCGCGCGAGACCTGGTGGTCTAACAGGATGCTCATCACACTAATGGATGGCAGGTTCGATCCCTGCCCGCGCAACCAAAACAATCGAAAGAACCATGGCTGATTTTCTTATCTATCACGTCTGTGACGCTAAAATGACCAATGTGTGGATCAACCATGCATGTGTTGTTCGTGGAGATAAAGTATTCAATCCTAGTCTTGGGCACTTCGATAACAAAGAAAAATTGGACGACGGGCTTTATGTTCGTTGTAATGAATGCGGACGTTTTGCTGGCTTTGGACCCAGACCGAAAGAGTAGATCGTGCAAGCCGAATACATTTCCGAAGTCAAAGCATCTGATACTCGACATCGTGGCGAACCTGCTAGGGTAGTGGTAGTTCTGGATCGTGCTGAGGCGATCAATGTGATTGCTAAGCTTGCCGCTGGTCTTGAAGTGTTCGGGGTTTATCGAGATCATGTGCGGTGGAAGGCACCTCCGGTCATTACCCTGCCCATCATGGTTGATGGAGTATTCTTTGCTGAGGCGTTGATTTCGATTGACCTGACAAAAGGTTATTTGAATGGTGACGACCTCAAGGAAAAAGATCGCAGTTAAACAAAACTATTGGCACGGGTTGAATCAAATCCTCACAGAGGAATAGTTAGGTGAATTCGGGTGTACCAACCCTCGAATCCTTTCTATAATGACTACTGAAATCCGGTGCTGTCGCTCCGGACGACTTGTGCCGAGAGCCGCCTAATTCCTTAACCGTGTGGGTTCGAGTCCCACTCCGACCCTTTTCCCGGGCGGATGGCTGGAAAAACAACAGGGAGACGCGAGGATCATCCTGATCCTTGGTAAAGGAATCAAAGCGGCGCCAATAGGGACAAGGGGAGCATCATCAGCTCCCCTTGTCCCTAGAGGTATACCCATCACACCAACAGCTCCTTGCGAGGATTCAAGATGAAGATTCGTAGGATTCGTTTCAACTTCTTGAAGAACCAGCAATGGTCCTATTTTTTCCTATGCTGCAACTGCTATCGACGATTTTGGATCGATTCAGGTCGATGCCCTCATTGTGGTTGTTGATGCGCATTAGGTTCGTTCAAGTTTGGAAAAAGGTATCCAGATTTGTGAAAGCTCTTTCTTTCCCCAAGAGAAAAACTATGAGCCAGTACCCCCTCAGATATCTCCCGATCCCTGTTCGCGACTCCATTCATCAGACCCTCTTGAAGGGCGGATACATCGTTGAACTCCCGTTCTCTATCAAGATTCGCGGTGACAAGCTGTGGACTTACTTCATTGCACCGAAGTCTGGATGCACCGCTTTCTTGTTGAGGGTCAACCTTTCCAACAAGCAATCTGAGTTGCATGTTGGAGAGTTCGAGGGTCGAGGCTATGCTCCCCGTGATGTTGACCGTGACAAAACCAAAAGAAACCTTGAGAATGGTACTGCTCTGGTGCGCGGGTACTTCATGCAAAGAGATGCTGGTCCTGCGATTGGTATGGTGAATGTTCTTCACCCGGAGACCGAGGTAGTCTTTCATCCAGCTCAGGTGCTCAAGCCTCTTCCAGAAGTGAAGATGGATGATCGAGATCGTAAGATTCTTTTCTGCTACGGCTCTCTCAAAGAAGGTGGACTTCGCCGGCAGGCACTCGACAATCTGGGCGTGACTAAAGCCGAAAGCGAATCGCTCGCAGCCCGTGGTTTACTCAAGAAAGTTGGTGGTGGATACGCCATCACTATGTTGAGTGAAGCGAATCGTTTGCCACGACCCTTGCGAGGTGAAAAGGTTGCCGCAGTCGATCAGTGGTAACATCTGGAGGTCATATGAAATATCCTGTTTCTCGTCTACCCAAAGCCATCTCAATGGCTTTGGATTACGAGATTTGTAAGAGAAGAAAATGGCGATTGCCCAATTCTCTTACTGTTTCGTCGGCAAACTCTTTCAACTATTACATGCGGGGGGTGGTTGATAAAGTCGGGTTTGTGTTGGAAACTTCTCTGATCCTACAGCAAGGAGACATCAATCCACGGATTGCAAACCGTTTGCAATACTGCAAAGATAAGCTAACGGTAAACTACCTGATCAATTGGGGCACTTACAATGGTGACCTAGTTACTCGTACTGGTGTGGTCAACACAGACAAAATCGATCGCCCCATTGAGAAGGGGAATGCTGTAACCAAGTGTTACGTTGACCGAAACAATAACCAAATCACGGGAGAGATTTTCTTTCGTGAAGATGAGATGCTTCCCAAGATTCGACAGATTGAATTGAGTGATCGAGACAGAGAACTCATGTTTGTCTGTGGTAGACTTCATGGAAGTGAGCAGGCAATTGCTTTGGTTAAACTTTCCGCCTCCAAAGAAGAGATCAAATCTCTCTTGGAAAGGAAAGCAATCAAACATGCCAAAAGTGGTTACGCGGTTGATTTGCCAGGCTTGGCGGCTCAATCTGACGAGCCTAAACTGGATAGGTGGTAAACAATGAAGCGTATCTTGATGACCGATGAAACATACGATGAGCTGATCATCATGCTCGCTGATCTGGAAATTTTCCTTCTATCGGATGGAGAATCCACAAAAGAACTAGAGAGAGTTCGTTCGGTCATCAAGCGCGCCGAATCAGTCAATGACGCCCTTTCGGGTAAATGAGAACGAGACATATCATGCCGACAGATGATAGAAAGCCGATTGCTCTTCTACCTCCGGGTAATCCCCGAGCTGCAAGTGAAGCATACAGTACACCTGTACCTTCTACCCATCCCCCTTTTGGCGGTAGTAAAGAGCACATGGCGGCATGGGCTGGGATGGCGAGACACTACCAGGGCGGTAACTACCATTCTGGATCGTATTCTTACACGCCCCAACCATACTGGCGCAGATACATTGCGATTTTGGAAAAGGATAGCCAGCGTGTTTTTGCCAAAGTGATCATCCAGGAGGATTTGAAACCTTGGGCAGAGAAGCAGGGCTACGAAGTCGTAAGATCCTCCCAGCTTTATGGGACCATCAATCCGGAAAAAGAGAAGACTGAATTCTCTAGATAAACATGATCCCACAACAAAACAAATGTTGCGCCTTGGGCGCCCTAGAATGGATTGAGCTTTACAGAGGCAATATCCTTGAATGCGCTCGAATAGCAACATGGCTCGCCATTGAATTGGCGGGACAGCATCTCCAATTAAAAATGGATCATCCCGTGGGCTCCTCAGAATGGGCGCTCTATTGTCAAGTTCTCACATCGATACCAGGTGGGAAAGAAGATCCAAAGAGAAAACAAATCCCTCTCTTGGTAAAAGAATTCTTGAAGGAAGACTCATGAGTGACACCTTGATCATCAAAGTTGGATCCACACTCAAAGATAAGGTCGAGCCTGTCGACTATATCTTCAAGCATTGTGTCGCCGGACACAATGAAGTGATCGGGCTCCCCGCCAAATCGGGAGTCAGTGATCAGCCTTTCGGAATGAAAGAGACCATGCAGGGCGCCACCAATCGCGCAGAAGACGTTTGGTCTCCCGGAACGATTGCGATCGGAATCGAAGGCGGATTGGTTCCGCTTCCGGATCTGAATCCGCTTTGGAAGAAGATTCTTTCCAAGGTTCCGGTAATCGGAAAGAAGTTTGCCTCTCAGCGAATTTATCTTTGCATGGCAGTGGTTGCTATGAAGGATGGAAAAGGAAATCTGTACTATTCCACTTCAGCTGGAATGCAGTTTCCTGCCGAAGAGATTGAAGAGGCGAGGCAACGAGGCGTAACAGTCGGAGTTGTTCTGGCTTATAAGTTCGGCGGCGACCACCACGACCCGCGGGCTATTCTGTCTTTTAATAGAGTTCACCGTCGTGATTCTATTCAAGAGGCAGTTAAACTGGTAGTGTTCAACGTTTTCTGAGAGAGACAAAAGATGAAAGCCATTTTTGAAGGTAGCCCCGACGACATTCGCAAGGTCTTGGCAGATCCCAATGCCGGATACAATGAAGCTCGTGCCACTCTGTTGGCTGAGTACAATGTCAACGAGGCGGCTCGTCTTCGCGAGACAAATGTCGAGAACCAGAGAAAGATTGCTGCCGCTGACCGTTTGATCATGGCTGCCGAGAAAAAGGCAAGCGACGCCAATGCTACTGCCTTCGCGGCGAAGACTGAGCTTGGCGCTAAGAACGCTCACATTGCGTCGCAGGATGCAGAGATTCAAAAGCTTCAGTTCGAGACGCGCGCATTGCGTTCTCGACTGGATGATCCCATCAGGCTGACTGCTGAGCAAGAGACGGAGGTGGAGGCTCTGTATCAGCAGACGATTGAGACCTATAAGATGGCTCCTTTGTTCTTCCCAGGCGAAGGCAACAGCAAGGTTTCTGCTGAGCAGTGGATCATCGGGATTTTCAAGTTGCTGGCTTCCGGCAATCGAGTTCAGGCGATTCGCGAGATTCGTTTGAATACTGGATTGAGCTTGATCAAGGGTCGTGACATGATTGACGATGCCCTCCGTGCCTTTGGTTGTGTCGTCAACGACAAGAATTCCCCCGTGACTCTTGTTAAGCCCGCTCCGAAGCAAGAGCCGGTCAAGCCGCTGAACGGGTAAAAGTCTTTGCGATTATTGGCAATGCTAATACCATTTGCCGGTTAACGCACTGAGCAGTAACAGTTACGTTCTCACGAAGAGAAAAATCGGTGTGCGATGAAGACCACCCCAAATCATTTAGCAGCTAGTGGGATTCCGAGATCCTGGGCAACCAGCTATCGACAACTTGACCATCGGTAATGCTAAGTGTTTGATCGTGGAAACGGAAGGGCGTAACTGAAAGTTGTATATCGTCGTTCGTTCAACACACAATACGTTGTACCATTAGGGTGACAGCCGCGCAGCCGCAACTGTAAAGCTGGGCAGGTTTCGATATCTGCCAACGTACCATTTGGCGTCTGTAGTAGTAATAGTTAGAACGTACTGTCATCGGTGATATGGTTTGCTTCGACGACCATTGAGGTGATAGTAAGGTACTAGTTCAAATCTAGTTGGACGCCCTAAGTATGTCGGGTTAGTACAATGGTAAAAAGTCTTACGCGCGCTACACAAGACTTAGTACGCCGCCCGAAAGCGGTAATCGGGGTTCGATTCCCTGGCTCGACTCCAAAGGAAAATTAAATGGCATACGCCAAACCTAATGATAGTCCATGTGGAATTTGTGGTGGAACCAATGATCATTTCGATGATTGTGGGTTCTTCTATCTTTTGAAAGATAAAGTGCACCCAAGTTGCACTGACTATGAAACGTGGTCTGGTGGTCGTTTTTTTGTGCCATGTTGTGGTTGCGAACCAACTCCAACAGGAGAGCGATAGGGCGTGGGTAAAAAAGACCGTGTTGGTTCTTTGTCCGGTAAGCCTGGGCAGGAGAAGCCCATCACCAAAAAACCAAAGAACCCTGGTAAGGTCGGACATGAAAAGCCTACTCGCGTAGTTGCTTCTCCGGCTCCAAGGATTGTTCCTGTACAGCTACCGCCTAAAACCAAAGCTATTGAGCCCGCCCAAAAAGAAGCGGTAATCAAAGCTCTGTTAGAGGCGTGGCTTAGGTATCCTTATCTGACACTTGGGCAGTTAATTCAACGAGTGGGTGGTGACCACGCCTCTCAATTGGAAGACCTACCTTTCGCGGAAAAGTTGAGGGGCTACAACCCTCCTCATATCATTGAGTGCGCATCCCTTAGCCCTAGTCGGACATTTACTTGTACCCTGGAAATAGGGCACACAAATGCAAGACATTTCAGTAGGGATTTGGGTTTCTCCTGGAATTTGTAATCTCAAGGAACAACCACAGTGAACATGGCGCCCAGCAAGACCAAGTACCTAACCGAGAGCAAAGTTCTTCCGTTTGAGCCCACCATGCAGGATATTCTGGAGGTCTACAAGTACTTCCAGGACAAGTATGCATGTATTCCTACCGAAGTGATTCAGGAGGAACGTGGTGATTGGGAAACCTGTTTGGTTTTCTGTCGCGAAGTTCCGAATGTCAATTACGAAAAAGAAATGGCTTTGTGGCTTGCTTCCAATGATGAGAAGCGAGTTGCCATCCAATCGAAAAAGAACCAAAAGGATAGTGACTTGGCTCGAATTGCTTGGAAAGCATCATACAGAATCATTCGGCTATCTCGAAGCGAAAATCAAAATGCTTCAGCATAACGACAATTTTTCTTGTGCTGACTGGCAACCGTACAATCCACAGCATTGTCTGCGATGTTTCTTGATGAATCCTCTGGGTATCGTAACTCAGAGAACCGATTACCAAGTCATCGCCAAGTGTATTGACTTGCTTTGGACGTATCGTGAGAAGTATCCGGTGACGATTGATTTGGTTAAATGCACCTATATCGATCTTCTGTTTACTCTGGAAAAAGCAATCAAAGAACACGTTACCGTAGAAGAGCGGGAGCGTGTAATCCAAGAGTTGGAAGCCGGAAATTTCATTCAGGCAAAATACTTCCTTCGTAAGCTTGGTCTTCTGATTGGAGATCATGATTCCATTGTTAGGAGTCTTGGGGCGACTCTTCGTTGGAAAGAATTCAATTCCGACCGGGAAAGCAAACGCGCGAGGTAAAACCTCCCATCGGATACAGAGTCACAGTATAGGTGACACTACACACATCAACTTCAAACAAGTATCTCAATAGAGGAGAGTTTCCGTGTCTGATAAGAAGAGAATGACCCCCAAGTGGTTTTTGAGCCTGGCTGCACGTGGTGGAATCAAGAGTGCTACCGCATTTCTGGCGACTCATCGCGAGTGGCTGGAGACGGGTGAGCTTGCCGATGAGGCTGCCCCCGTGCTTCTCAGCATTGATGCCAAAGAAACTCTCCCGACCCCTGGTCTGGAGACCATCATGAAAGCTGCCCTTCATCATGTGATGGCGCAGGATACGCTGAAGGTTGAAGAGCAGATCAATCGCCCGCCGCGCGAGTACAAGAACGACAAGCCCTATCAGGGGGTCGTTTACAACCAGGATGGTACCATCGCCACGACCAAGGTGGATGGAAATGACAAGGAGCTTCGCTCTGGATTCGATCATTCCCAGGAGGCTGATCGCTGGTGTCAGCGTCGTCTCAGCGAGTGTTACAGTGGACAGTATGCTGAGGTGATCTGGACGAAGGTCATCGGCAAGAATGGTAAACCCATGGTGACTCGTCATGAGCGAGAGAGCGCCATCAAGGCGATGATTCCTCGCACGCGTTCTCCTTACATGCACACCAATCGTGCGAGCGGCTCTTTGAAGTCTCGCATGTCGGTGGGGCAGACCCAGGTACGCTTCTCGCGCGGTTGATCCATGAACCTGAATTTGATTCAGGAGTTGATTCGTAGAGGGGCAAGGTTTGCTAAGGCAGAGCCTAGTAAGCCTTTCTCTCGCAATCATCCCACGATTGTTGAGCTTCATCTATCTCATGATGAAGCTAATGAGCTGAGACGCATCCTCTCTGAAAGAGAAACCAAAGAACTTTCAGAGAGGCGATGTAACTCATGTTCGACCGGCTTGATTGTCAAGGAGAAGGTTCCCCGTAACGGATACCAGGCAATTCGCTACAGTTGTACGTGCGACGAATCAGATCCAATCAATCCCTCCGATTGGGTTCCGATCGGAGAACCGACGGAGAAAACTTCATGAGACTTTGCATTCTTTTGATGCTGGCAACTATGATTGGTTGTAGTGCTGGTGTGACTCAGAATTGGTACGTCAACGGTCGTTCCAATAACCAGGTAGCTTGTTTCGATCAGCCTGAAGGTCTTTACTCCTGGAAGAGATGCTCTGAGCAGAATGACGGAGACAAAAGTTCCTGTGAGGTGAATGCTTTGCTGACATATCACGGAACGATTCTCGCTGAGAAAACCACGGTGAAAGTGCATGTGCATACTCCCGCAGGTTACTCTATCGTTCAGCTGAACGGAGAAAAGATGTTCTGTCCCACCATACACGTGAGAAAGTAAGAGCAAGAAAATGTCGAAGATTTTTGTTTACGGTTCGCTCCGTATGGGCGGACCCCTGCATGGTGCGCTGGCTGATTCTGAGTACGTTGAGACGTGCCGAACCAAGCCCGAGTACAGCCTTCGTTCTTTGGGCGCTTTCCCCGCTCTCTGTCCTGGTGGCAAGACTGCGGTTCTTGGAGAGGTCTATGAAGTCTCCGATGATACCAAGAAATACCTTGACAGGGTTGAGGGTCATCCGCATTTGTACGTGCGCACGTCTATCGAGGTGGGTGATGGAGTGGAGGTAGAAGCTTATATCTTTCATCACGATACCAGCAACAATGACTTGGTTGAGTCGGGTGATTGGATCGAGTATGCTGGTACTGCATCATCGCTCATTTGAGCATAAAGGATATTAGAACATGACTGCACTCTATATCTATCTGGCAGGTTTGCCTCTGGGTTTCATCTTGGCGGCTGCCAAAAGAGATAAGTGGTGGAAGACAAACCCGGTTCGCGGATATCCGCAAAACGAAGTTGGTGGCGAATATGCTGTTCTCACAACTTTCTTTTGGTTCATCATTCTACCGATTTTCTTGATTTACCATGTGGGGATGCTGTTTTATAGATTCTTCATGAATCTAATGAATGGTTCTATTAACTCCATGGATAAGGTTTTTGCATACTTGCATGAACTTAATCAGCGAAAACTTGTGGCGCGCAAACGAGTTGTGATGCCTGCATCTCCTGTTGTGAGGCGTGGCGGTTATTGTGATGGTGCGCCTAGACCCTGTATTGCTTGCGGCGCCGAGACCAGTCTTGAGTTGTCAATCAGATGCTGATTGCTGTACTTCTGATCCTTATTTCAAAGTCCCTCATCATCTGACTTGTACATCAGGTTATTCTAAACCCTGGTGTTAGGTTATTGTAGATAGGTAGAATTCATAATGGATTGAGTTTCGCCACTAATCTACAAAGACGAATAAATTCTTCTTGAGTGAGATCATGTTTTCCACTATTGATAGAGGTTAATACCCATTGTAAGTTATCAATGGCACTTGTTCCTCCTTTAGATTTCGGAATGATATGGTCCAAACTAGCATTCGTGCCAGGTATCAATGTCTCGCATGTAAGGGCGCATTTACCATTTTGATCATCCCATTTGGATTTGATTAAGTTAATGTTGGTTGTTGATCCCGTCACACTAAGTGATTTCTGTTTCCACCAACAATCACTACAAATACGTATTCCTGGAATAGGAAATTTACCAACACAATGAGTGCAGAAGCCGTTGGCTCTTCTAGCGGATTCGCGCTTGCGTTCATAAGTTCTGCGCTTAACCAAGCAATCGTTACAATAAATAGATCCATCACTAGGTCTTGCTTTACAAGAAGCACATGACCCAATAGATTTCTTTTTCCGGCGATATGCTTTGGCTTTCTCAAGACATTGGGCGCACATCTTTTTTCCATTCGTTGGAGAATGTTTTTTACATTGTTTACAAACAATCATATTGTGTGTGTCGTTCATACATAGTATATAACCAAGGAATCAAAAGTTATGTGTGGTTTGAGCGGATACAGTAATATTTCTGATCCCGAGACTCGTTTGATCCTGACTGCTGCTCTTGGTCACGCCATTGTGACTAGAGGTATGGGTGGCTCTGGTTATGTCAACCTGGATGGTAATGGCGGCATGGGTTTCCGACGTGACATTCGTAGCTGGCGTGCCGTGGAACGTGATTTCATGGATGCAGCCTCTTCCATGGAGAGCTGTATGATGCACTCCAGAGGACCCATCTCTTCTGTAGAGACTGATGTGCATCCGTTCCCTATTGAAAGGAATGGCGCAACAGTTTTGTGGGGTTCTCACAATGGAATGTTCGACGACGCTTGGTTTAGTGCTCGTCACAATGGTCGAGCCATCACGGTTGACTCTCAGGAAGTGTTTCATCTGATGGCTGACAATCAGTTGGCAGAGCTTGCCAAGATGAGCGGCTGGGGTGTCATCACTTGGGTCGAGGCATCTAATCTGAACGAGATCAAGATTTGCCGACTGACTGGTGACTCTGAAATCTTTGGAGCAACTATGAAGGAGGGTGGAGTAGTGTACGCTTCCACGCCTTCTATTCTGAAGTTTGCTTGTGAACATGCAAACCTGACTCCTGAAGAATATCTTCCAATGGAAGAGGTTGGCGCGATCTACACGGTTGCGAATGGTGCTATCAATTGCACCTCGCAGCCTGGTCCGCGTTTGATGAATGCTTGGTGATAAATGTCTAGACATCCATCTAGTTACATTGATGAGGTGTGGGGCGACTCCAGGATTCAGTTTTGGATTCGTGAATACCAAGCCGTTGGAGATTCTGTGATCCTCAAAGGCACCGTAGTTGACGGCACTTCTTATCCGGTCGGAGCTAACTTCTCGGTTCCCATCCACTTCTTGGATGGCAAGGGAGTGTATCGTCACCTTCAAACCTGGCAACCAGGGAGATAGATAAATGGATTTCGAGGGCGGTCTTCGTGCAACTGGAACTAAAGCAACCAGCAAGTTTCAGATCGATGGTGAGTTGGGAGCCCTGATTCATCAGGCACAAGAGATGTCTGGCGACCTGGCTCGGATGATTGCTGATGTGGAAAAGGCTTCCAAAATCAAGCATACCAATCCAATGTGGATGAGAGTTCGCGCTCGCTTCATGAGCGAAGCAGAATTCCTTTTCCTTCATGCTTCTGGTACGCTGCGCAAGAATGCGCGGTTGGGTTTCGATTACAAGAAGCAGTTGCTTCACGAGCGTACCGCCTTCGACTTCGGTTACGGCTTCGAGGCTATTCATGAGAGTCACGTCAATTGGGGCACTCCAATTACGGAAGGTGACTGTCATGCCATCACTGAATCCGGTTGGCACACTGATCGTTATGAGTCCATCGCTTTCCCGGGCGATGAGTTTGAGGTCAAGTACCTCAAGATTCATACGGGCAATGGTCCTGATCGTGAGGGCGTTGGCATCATCATTCGCAAGACTTCGGCACCCTATGTGCCCAACAACTACGTCGTCTTCTCCTTGATCGCTGAGGTGGGCGTGGTGAAGCACGACTATAAGGACGCAGTTAATCCCTGCTGAACAAACATGGAAAAAGAGATTCCCCTTCAAGATTTCTATATCGACGCCGTTGATATGACCCAGCCGCCGGTGCGCGTACTCTTTGCTCGCAATCAGATTCGTTATGATTGCCAGCGTGATTGGCAGCTCTTGTGGGAAAAGGATTTCATCTACGCCGGCTGTAATGGCGGGATCGGATCCGATATCAATCGCCTTGAAAACATCATCAAGGTAGCCGAAGCTCGACTGAAAACGTATCGAGAGATTGCTGCCAACAAGGATTGACGATGAAGATTATCGAGTTCAATAGTACGGGTTAAGCTTACTCGGATCATTCGGCAGAGGCGGAAGTCCTTGCATTTCTCAGTGATGATAGCCGAGAGACTGTTACGGTCTCCACCTCGAACTTCATCATGGCTGCTCGTGCATTGGTTTATGAGGGCAAGTTCCCATACAACCAGTTGGAGTTTCGGTATCAGGAACACGGTATGGTTCCTGATCGTTACGGACGTTTGAGAGATTGTCCAAACGGTTTCTGCGATCATAATGACGGCTGGCTGATGCGTTTGCTCGACAAACCGCATTGGGCGGAGCCCAAAGGACTTTAATTCAAATGAATATCGAACGATTTTGGGCTTGGTATTTTTCAACCGTTTACAGCGATTGGATCACTAAGTACGATGTACTTCATTCGGTTTATGTTGATCATGATGCGATCATGCGATCCGAAGATAGTGTGCGCGGAGATAAACGTCCATATGAGGTCTATGGTATTCGTCTGCCCGACAATCGTATTTTAGTTTTGGGTAAGACAAGAGAAGCTCATCAGCTAAGATCATGAACGTCTACATCATCGGTCCTTCCCGTAGCGCTAAGACACCCATTGCTAACCAGGTTGCGGCAGGGTTGAAAGCCACGAGGATTTCCGCTTCTGATTGGGTACGCAACATCTTTGTTCCTTCTGGTCCTGTAGTGACCATAGAAGACAGACAGCGTACCCTAGAAGAGATTACGTTGTTCTCTCAGCGTCTTCTAGCGGAAGATCCAAACCACTGCATCAATCATATTCGTCAGAATTATCCTGGCGTGCTTGCTCAGGATGGCGATTATGTTTTGGAAGGCTTTAGGAATCCCAGAGATTTCCTGACGCTTTTTAATCCGGTATATGATCGAGTAGTGTTCTTGGCGCACCCATCAAGTCCATTGTCTCCGCTAACCTTCGAGACAGAAGGTTTAGCAATCATCGAACAGACCACCAACTGGTTCGCAAAGTGCGGCATGATGAGCGCGGGGAGCGTTCTCAAAGTTTGCCTAAACGATTTCAGTGAGGTAGAGATGGTTGCTGGAATCATCATCAAGTGGATGGCGCCCAACGAATAGAATTCCAACAAGGAAATTATCGTGCTTGTTCACGCCAGCATTCAGCCAATCAAAGCCGTCGTTAGAGAAGATGTTCTTTACGATATGGATCCAAGCAAAGCGGGTATAACGGTTCCTTGTCAGCTTGTCGGAGTGACGAGTTACAAAGGATCAGTGCCCACTTTCCAGATCGTAGTGGAAGGTGACAGCCTCTTCTCTTATGTTCCTCCGCATCTTGTTTCAACCAAGCTCAAGGATCCTGCATTCGACTTCTCTTTGAAGTCATTGGTTTATCATAACTGCCCGGACGTGGAGTTCTCTCTGTCTGTTTGGGACTTTTTGAAGGATCGCCAACTTTCGATCTTCTTGAAAGACCTTAAATGTTTGACAGAAGGATTGTACCTTTTCACTTTGGATTGGTACACGGGCAATGATCTTTTGCATGCCATTCAGCTTTCCAATGGGCAGATTAGTTTTCTTCCGCAGCATAAGATCCTGCTTAATGGATCTACAACTTTCAAACCGTACAAAAAACTTCACTGCGAATGGTCAGTGTGAGATAAGGATAAGATCATGGCTGTCATTCCCTGGACCGAAATCGAAGGCTTCCATAATATCAGAAAGTATGCTGTTTCTGTTCCTGATATTTTGAACGGCTATCCGATCGTTACCTATCGTGGTAAGGTTAAGTTGCATGGAGAGAATCATGCAATTCAAATTCATAACGATGGAAGTATCGTTTGTCAGAGTAGAGGCGTTGTTCTTACTCCTGAAAAAGATAATAAAGGTTTTGCTAAGTGGGTCGAGACAATCAAGGCTCCCCTTCTAGCTTCTAATGCCAATGGTTTTATCCTGTATGGCGAGTGGTGCGGCAAGGGTATTCAAAGCGGAGTTGCACTTGAGCAGCTTAATGATAAGGTTTTTGCTTTGTTTGCTGCTCGCTCTCTGAATACGGAAGACGGCGTTCTTATTTCTGAGCCTACTCATTTGGCTGATCTTTTGTCGCCAGTTGCTTCGGAGCTTGGCATTCATATTCTGCCATGGCATAACGATCCAATCCAAGTAGACTGGTCGGCTAGTGATGAGACTCTATCTGCGAAAACTTCGTTGATCAACGAATGGGTTATGGCGGTAGAGCAGAATGATCCGTGGGTAGATTCTACTTTCGGTATCAAGGGCACTGGAGAAGGATTGGTTTTCTATCCAACTTCTGTCGAACATCTTGGTTATGCCAACTATTGCAACCTTGTTTTTAAGGCGAAGGGTGAAGCCCATCGTGTTGTCAAGGCAAAGGTTGCTGCTCAGGTCAATGCAGAATCGGCTGAGAATGCCAATCTGTTTGCTGGTATGGTGCTGACTATGGCGCGTTTGGAGCAGGGGGCTCGGGCGGTTTCTGATGATGGTTCTCTGACTTTCAATCAGAAGCTCATTGGCAAGTTCCTTGGCTGGATTGCTACGGATGTTCAGAAGGAAAACCAAGATGAGCTTGAGGCTTCTGGATTGGATTGGAAGCAGGTTCAGAAACCAGTCGGCGATAAAGCTCGCGGTTGGTATCTCAGTCAGATGAAGAAGTAAGGCTCCCATCAAGCCAGATAACGGCGAGGAAACATGGAATCAGCAGAAGTTATTCTGGACAGATACCAGAGACACACCATCGCCGTTAGACACACTCTCTTGGGCAAAGGTTGGTTCACTGCATTGGAAGCCATGGAGTTCGCTCTTGGTTTTCATAAGGGGACCAGAAAAGACAAGATCACCCCGGAGTTTTACCATCAGATTGAGATTGCTGGATATCTTCTGACACTCTCTAGTGGTCTGATGTTTCCGGAAGAAACCATTGCCGTATCTTTCTTGCATGATTGCCCGGAAGATTACGATGTTGGTTTCAAGGAATTGGATTCAAGATTCAGCACTCGAATCTCGCGCGCCACTGAGTTGGTCACCAAGACCCATCGTGGTCGTAAGATTGATCCAGAAGTCTACTTCCTTGATATGGAAGATGATCCCATTTCTTCGGTAGTCAAGGGGTCAGATAGAATCCACAACCAGAGTACCATCGTCCCTGTCTTTTCCAGAGATAAGCAGGATGGATATCTGGAAGAAACCACCAACCGAATTTTGCCGATGTTGAAGTCGGCTCGTAAGAAGCACCCTCGACAATACGATGTGTATCGTAACATCATGTTTGTTTTGAGGAGTCAAGTGGATCTGATCCGTGCAGTACATACGGCGCAAGATGCTGCTAAGGAAAAACATGAGTAACGACAGTATTTGGGCTAGACTCACTCAGGTTCCCGCATACGCGAAAGAGTGTTGTGAAGAGATTCGACGCACTCTGAAGATCAATCGTGTGGAGATCTTGATCACTCCTTCAAAGCGCTTCGACAATCTGGAGCCGCTGAATAATCGAAACACCAGATTCATCGAGTCTGAAGAGGGGGCTGGTTTCGTTATTCGTGACGCCGATACCAAGGCGGAAATCGCGGAGTTTGTTCTTTGTCAGTTGCGCGGATGCTGTGGCGTTTGCATGTCGACTGGAGAGAAAGTTTTCTCCCATTACCGCAACAAAGGTGTTGGCACTATCCTTGGCAAGTTTAGAAGAGCTATCGCCAGAGATAGAGGCTACACTGTTCTTTTCTGTACGCATGTAACCACTAATAGTGCGCAGAACAAGGTTCTGCAACGAAATGGGTGGTTGGATGTTTACAGATTTAGAAACAGAAGAACCCAAAATCTGGTAGACTTCTCTGTCGTTTCTCTGGGTTCCGAGTACGAAGCACACCCCCTACTTTCCGAAGGAGAAGATACATGTCTATCGATCGAGTCATTGAGCTGGAAGCTCGCAAGTTCCAACCGACGTACAAGCTGGTACTCTTGGTTGTTCACTCCTCCCTGATTAAGGCGGCAACCTTTGTTGCCAAACCCTTTATCAAGGCGGCTGATTATTTCAACGAGACTAAGTTCTTTCAGAACTACCTTGATAAGAAGTGATCATGGATCAGTACACTCACGACTTGACTGATCGTACAGCTTCGGCTTTGGACGATTTTTCCAAAGGTTTGATGAAGATTTTTTGTCTCAGACCTGGCAAAACGTGCAATGTTATTATCTCTTATGATGATGCTCCTCCGGGAACTCGGCATACAGAGGCGATGGCATACGTCGAACTGAATGAAGACGGGGTGTACTTCTTCAATGATGTTGAGATTGGCGACATCGAACAAGCGATTCACGTTTACTCAATGATGTGCGCCGAGGTTGTTAAATCCATCGCGAGCGACGAGAAGCGTGAAGACTATTTTGAGGACCTTGATCGGAAGGACTCGAACTCAGATGATTCTGAGACAGACCGACAAATAGCAGCTCTGCTTGCGTCGGTAGAAGATTCACCCAAATCAGGTGGAACAGAGCTAGATGATGATGAATGTGAAATCATCGAGAACTATAAATTCGCTTAGAATTTACCCCGGTCGCGCTTATCAGTACCCTTTTGTTTATGGCTGCCCTAGAGTAGGCGTTAGGAACGGCGGTATCTCCCCATCGACCAACGGTGTGGCGAGCGGCAAGTAACGGAGCATCATGCTCCAGCCCGACCCCATCAAGTGGAAGGGCAAACAATGATGTGAATCTAAATGCGACGATGTGGTGTCGTCAAGGTTAGATAGACATCGTAACCGGATCCAAGGATCCAATTCGGAGAAACAATTATGAGTGATAGCGTGCTTTCGTTTAACATGCTCAGCGACTACGCTGTGCGTGGGGTTGATGGTAAGGTCGATTTCGATGCGACCATTGAGAAGTTCTCGACTCGTCTCATCGAGTTCGAGTCTCTCTGCGAGAAGGAAGACGAGGCGATCGGTGCTGCCGTTCACAACGTTTTCGATACCAAGGTCGCCGCGGGTGCGCCCTTGAGCATGGATAGTATCGTGACTTTCGCGATCGTTAATCTCAATCCCAATGCAGAGAACTTCAAGATTCTCAGCGATCGCATCAAGAGCTGGGTTCGTATCAATTCGGATCAGCCGGAGAAGAAGGATGAGAATGATGTGGTTCTCGCTGTGGCAGAGCCTGCCCGTACCCGCGCCTTCTACATCAAGAAGGGTCTCCGCGGTGGCGTGCGTCGTTGGGCAGACGTTCCTGTCAAGCCCGCTGCTGAGTGATCCGCGCACTGCGTAAGTGCAACATGGGGAACGGGGCGGATTAAATTCGCCCCTATACCCATCTGGTAAGATAGCTCAACAGAGATTAGAGCGCAAACAATAAGCATGACCGTAGCCTCATAAGCTATCACTCGACACCGAGTGGCGAACAGATGGCTGCTTTTGTTTGAGATGATAGTTCAAATCCATCTCTTCCCGCTGTGTGTTGGTCTAAATGATGGCAATACGTAGCACCAAACTGGATAAAAAGGTTGCAGTCCTCCGGTCACTGGTGTAGCCTACTGAGTCGCTAGGGCACGGGTTATTGCAAACCGTATAACGGAAGAGCACCGTTACACACAATTTTTACAGGAGATTCATGAAAATAAAAAACGAAGATCCCAAGGTTGGCGTTTTTCTGGTGATGGTGGCTCCCATCGTCACAGCCAATCGACTGATTTATGGACCAAAGCGTACCAAAGCTTTGGTTGAGGGCTTGTCTATTCTTGCTGCGGGCACCTTGATTCTGGTGAGTATTCCGATTACCAAGATCGGAAAAACTATCAGAGGAGTGTTCCGTGAGTAAACTTCAAGATGACGAAAGTATCGTTCCTGGTGACCTTCTAAACAAGTCTCCGGAATGTGGCGCCCAATATCCTAAATGGAATGTGAATAGTGGGGTGGTTCTTTCCATTAAGAAGCGAACCGTTTCTGACGATTCGTTGGGTAGCTCTGATCGAGCAACTTATCGATCGAGATATGGATACCAGCAGAAGTATCCGATCTATGAGATCATCATCTCAACTTCCACCTGCGATTTCATGGCAAGCCAGTTTCACTTCAACAAGGACCACTGAGGTCCCATCAGCAATCCCATATGGGAGAGGAACCAATGAATAAGACGAGTCTGGAAAAGGATTTCGACAAGGCTCTTGCCACTCATGGTGTCAAGATTCAGCGCAAGCTGGAACTCGCGCACTCTGCTCTGAATGACAAGAGCGCCCATCCTGCGGCGGCGAGGGCTATGAAAGAAGCCATTGCTATCTCGGATGAGCACGGTGTTCCGTTTCACGCCAGTGTGATGGCAGTCGGTAACTACATGATGCCGATGGAAAACAACTACGTTCCCAAAACGTACTTCGATACGTTCGGAGGGCTTGATCCTGCCAAGGTGGCGCAGTTGACTCAGGTGGCTGAGTTCTCGCTTTCCAAGGAAGATCCGGCAGCTCCGGAAGATTCGTACGAGGATTCGTATGACTCTTCCTACGACGAAGACGAGTGATATAGCCGCCTGAAAGGACTGTTCAATGATTCTGATTGGTTCTCGTGCTTATGATTTGGTGTGCATATTCTGATATACCAACCGAGGTGTTATGAATAGGCATATAAAATCGGCACGAGAACTAATAGGAAAACAATTCAATCGTCTTACAATACAGAAAATTCTGACCTCTCGTACAAATGATGGTCATGTTTTGTCTGAATGTGTTTGCGATTGTGGAACGGTCTTAAATATAAGGCTATCCTATGTTAAGACGGGCAAAACCAAGAGTTGTGGGTGTCTTAATGTAGAGTCAGTTAAAATTAACCTAAAGAAGGCGCAGCGAGCCCGTCCCGGCTTGCAGCCAAGATTAGGTTCAGCCAAAAAGATTTTCACTGACAGATATTCAGATGGCAACTTATCATTTGAAGAATTTGTAGTGTTATCGCAAGAAAAATGTTTCTATTGTGGAGATGAGCCTAAAAATACGTACAATGCGTATAAATATGCTAACAGCAGGTTCTCAAAACAAAGGATTCAAGATGGAGATTTCATCTATAATGGATTAGATAGAATAAATAGTCTATTAAACCATGATAGGGATAACGTTGTCCCATCTTGCGAAGATTGTAACAAAGCAAAACTGACTAGATCAGTACATGATTTTTTAGTATGGGTTGAGAAAATCCACGCATTCCAAATGGAGAAAAGTTGTCGTGATCCTGATCGGAAGCAGAGCTTTGAAGTTTCGGGCACCATTTCTTCTTCATCGTGAGCCCAAGGACTTCGATTGGGTTTGCACCGAAGCAGAATACAGCAGCTGGATCCTTGAACAGTCCGGTCGGGTTGGTCCCATCAACATTAAGATTACGCCCACCAAACGAGTGGTGCGCGGGGCAGTCAACTGTGAGTTTGAGTTGATTAATCCCAGCAGAAGTTCCGAACTTCTGCTCCAACTGGTTGTGGAAGATCCTGATACCATGAGCACGCCGTTCGGGTTGGTTCCTAGCCTGGACATGCTGTTCACTATCAAGTCCTCTCACAAGTATCTGAGGAACTCTCCTCATTTCTGGAAGAACCTTTCTGATTATCATCTGATGAAGATGGTAGGAGCCAAGGTTCGTCCGGAGTTCGAGGAGTTTCATAAGATGCGTGAGAAGGAAACTTATACCTATAATCATCCTAAACTGAATGTCGGCAAAGCAGACTTCTTCAGTGAGGATGGTGTGGGATACGTTTACGATCATGATTCGATTCATGCCACTGTTGCGTTGGCGGATCGTCCGGCTTATACTTACTTTCAAAAAGATGGTGCCGAAGTCCTCTGTGATAAGAACAAGTTCTTCGCTTGTCCCCGCGAGATTCAGCTCTATTCCGTAGTGGAAGAGTCTGCGGTACTTGCGATTGAACGAAGTCTGGTTCCCCATCCCGGGAAGATGACGCCTGAGAAAGCATGGCGGCTTTCACTTTCCAAAGTATGCACCAGCATTTCTTCTGGATGGTGGAGAGCATTCGCTTACGAAAATGCTTTGGACTGTTTGAAATTGTATCCTAGTAACTATTGGGAACGGTTTCAGATCGGTCTGGCGTCTGGAGTGGTCAAGCCACACAAAACTGGAAATTGACATGGCAAGTAGTGAAGAGATTTACCAAGTCCTCAAAGATGCAGGAATTACCTGGGATGATCTGGTGCAAGCCGGATATTTACCTCCCGGGTATTGTCCTCAGTGTCATGGTGAAGGTGTCCTTCATGGCTGTCGTTGCCATGGTGAATGTGATGCAAGAAACGATCACTTCACCAAGACCTGTACCTGCTGCGGTGGTATTGGTTGTTTGGGCAACTTGAAAGAAAGATTTTCCGGACCTAAGATTAGAATCCGGATCAAAACTTGCTTGGAAGGCGAGCGCTGACGGCAGAGAATATAGATTCTCTACCTGAGCAAACTAACCAAGTGGGACAATAATTGGTAAGATTGAATCTTATTAAGAGTGTAAAAATGCAACGCAGATGGTGGTGGCGGAAGCATTTCCTGGTACCAGGTGTTTCATTCCAATGTGGCGCTAATGACCGACGCCAGTGTTGTCATGGGGAATAACACTGGAACTATTTTTGGAAATGTCATGGCGCCTCGACGACAGTTACGTGTTGATTTGGGAATGGTAGGTGCTGTCTCTTTAGACCCAATTGCACCCATCACGTTGCGTGCCGAGTATCAGCACACAGTGAAAGATAATAGTCATTCTAATCTGGCACTAGGCAGCTTAGTGTACAGTAAACCGAGTTCACCGGTTTCAGTTTCAATGAGCGCCGGAAAACTCTTCGCTCAGAAAAAATCAACGTTCATCGGTGTGATGGCGATTGACTATTACTTCTGACAGAAGCAACAGTTAAAATTCATTCTCGCGGGGCGTTAACTAAAGTTACGAAAAATAAAGGAGATCAACTGCGATGGCTTATCGAATCGTTCCGTACAAGAAGACCAGTGAGGGAGCCAAGCTCCTTGCTGCGAAGATGACTGAGATCAGTGGCAAGAGGGTTGTTTCTGGTGATGCGAGTTACGATCATCGAAACATTCTTTGGGGGAACGCCAACGTTCCTCTGGTGAATCTTCAGCCGGCGGCGGGGATCGCCATCGCTAAGAACAAGCTCAGTACTCTCAACAAGCTGTCTACGGCGGGCGTTTCGATTCCGGAGTACACTACCTCCAAGGCTGTTGCAGAGGGGTGGGTTCGCAGTGGTATCGTGGTGGTAGCTCGACAGATTCTCAATGGCTCCGAGGGTCGTGGAATTGTGATCTGCCGCCAGCTTCCCATCGTCGAGGCTCCTTTGTATGTGAAGCTGGTTGAGAAGGACAAGGAGTTCCGAGTTCATGCCTGTAATGGTGTCGTCATTGACTTGCAGGAGAAGCGTCGCCGCAACGGTGCGCGTAACGCCGATGGTTCCAGACCTGATGGTTTGATTAGGAACATCGACAATCAGTGGGTGTTCTGTCGCAATGGAATCGTTGAGCCGCAGGGTCTTCGTGATCTTGGCGTGAGAGCAGTTCAGGCTCTCGGCTTGCTCTTCGGAGCAGTCGATATCGTTGCCAATACCCGTTCCAACAGAATGTGGGTCTTGGAGGTCAACACTGCTCCGGGACTTTGCGAAACTACGGCTACCAGATACGCTCAGGCTTTTCTGAGCCTCTAACCGATCAGGCGTGACATATGGATGAAGAAGAGGACGAGCAAGTAGCAGAAGAAGCTGCGCCTGCACCAGAAGTTGCGCCAGCAGAACCGGCGGCGCCAATCGCACCGGCTCCCATCGTTCCGGAGCCGGCGGCAGTAGCACCGCACCGCATTGTTGAACAAAGAAGATACAATTGGGGCGGAGGAATTGACGATTGAAGAAGATCGAAGGATCTTCGATGAGATCGAGGTAGACAATTACCAATTCGTGCGAGAGCGAGAGCACGAGCAACTGCACGATGCGCAGATTCGGCTTGAGGCATTTCGCAATCGAATGCGGGCTGTTGCGGACGGCGCTCGACGTGTTAATCCGCTAAATGAGTGGAGGCGCAATTTCTTTGCAGAACCTCAGCCTATTGCTCAAGCACCGGTGGTGGAAGCTAATCCCTTTGCGAGGGCTGTACCTGCTTACCCACCGCCGACGCCCATCAGCCTCGAAGATTTTCAAGAAGCGGCGAGAAGGATTCTAGCACATGATGTGCCTGGAATGAATCAACCAAGGGAACCCGAACCGAGACGAGATATGAATTACGATCAGTTGGTGAGACGTTATCCTGCTCTCACGGACAGATACTTTCCTGACCTGTCCAATCGAGATAACGCTTTCAGCGCATTGCAGGTGATCGACAACGATCCTTCTGCTACCGACATTGATAAGGCGGGGCTCCGAGATTACGTTGGCACTCATACCAATGCCTCGAACTACACTTACCGATGGTGTGTGGATTGTAATGCGATGGTGGGATTCGAGTCCCACTCACATTGTCCTCACTGTACCTATCCGATTGTTCCGGCTGGTGCTGGCGTGCCCAAGTCGCATGAAGTTTCTGCGTGCGGATTCTGCGGAGAGTGTTGCAGATTGGGAGCCACTGTTGGTACTGGTCGCCCCGGCAACCCGCACTTTCATTGCCATTCGTGCAACTCTCATCAGGAAAGAGTGTGCCGTTACTGTTGGAGATGTTCTGGTTGCTGCGCGTGTGTGCTTTGTCCCAGCGCCGGTTGCCAGGAGATGCAGGAGTGTGAAGACTGCCACAACTGTCTGGATCATTGCTCTTGTGTCGCTGCTCGAACGAATGGTCCGTTCGGCAAGACGTTCCCCGCTTTCAAAAAGACGGAACGTAAGCAGTTCGACTGCAACCGATTCGCTGGTATTGAGTGGGAGTACAATTCGCTTTCCACTAACCGATACGTTGATCACTGGTGTAGACGGTGGTTGAGCGACCTTCATCGTGATGATTCGTGCGGTTACGAGGCGGTTACCGCTCCCGTGGCTGGCGATTATCTGGTCAAGTGTATTGAATCTTTGGGCAAGGTGTTCGAGAAGAGCCGAGTCCGAGTTGACAATCGTTGTTCGATTCACACTCACGTGGACGCCAAGGATCTTCAATGGGCGGACATGTTTCGCTTCTTGACGGTCTACTCGAAGGTCGAGCCCATCCTGTACCTGATTGCAGGACAGGAGCGCTTGGGTAACAGATACGCTGTGCCGATCGGCAAAGAATATGCTGCTGCCCTGGAACGAACTGATAAGAAGGATGCCATCATGTCTGTTGCCTTCACCACTTTGACTCGTGAGGGTCGCAAGAGTGAGGTCAACATGTCTCCCGGTTTCGGTAAAGATGCCCAGAAAGAAAAGCCTGGTCGTCGTGCTGATAACCATCCCTACTGCCGTCGCAAGGGTCTCAACATCCTTCCGTGGTTGGCGGGGCGTGGTCCGAGACCGAGAACCCCGGTCAATGTTCCCATCTTGAATGGCGATTCGCTAGAGAAGATCGCACAGCGCCATGGTGTTTCGGTGGCAGCCCTGATGAGATGGAATAAGACCAAACAGGGCGCCAAGCTTGTTCCTGGTCGTTTTCTTATCGTCAACAAGAGAACTATCGCGCCGGACACTACGGTGGAGTTCAGAATTCATCCCAATACGACTGACGCCCAGCGCGTTATCAATTGGGCGAAGTTGATGGTGAGGTTGGTGGATTGGGCAGCCAAGTCTACCGATAAGGATCTGGAAAATCTGCCGAAGTCTCCGCTCAGGATCCTTTGTCAGAACGTGGCTCCCGAGCTTGCGCCGTGGATCATGTCAAGAGTGAAAGAATGGCGTCACGAGACGTCGAGAAGAAATGGACTCGCTCAGCGCCTCATTAGCCTCAAGGGCGGAAAGTACGTGTACTAATCATGTGTGGATTGTCTGGATACATCGGATTGGACATTGCGGCGGAAGATAAGTTGATGCTCATCCTCGGTCTCGGGGATGGCATCGACGGTCGCGGTGGGCATAGCTGCGGTTATGCCAGCGTCACTTTCTCCACTAAGGATGGCGAAGCTGATGATGTCAAGTATGCACGCAAGAAGGGAACGTGGCTCCGAGCAAGAGTTCGTTTCGTTGAAGGCGCTGCTGGAGACGTCTGCTTGATGCACGCACGTTTCGCTACGTGTGGTAGTCGTGAAGATCCTATGAACGCACATCCGTTTGCGATTCGTCGCGGCGGGAGGGTGGTCATGTGGGGCGCCCATAACGGGATGGTTCCGGATGCTTTCAAGTCTGCCAAGCAGAATGGTCGAGACATCAATGTCGATAGTCAGGAGATTTTCGAACTCTTGGCTGATAAGAACTACGATGGCATCCGCGAGATGGTGGGTTACGGCGTAGTTACTTGGATCGACACTGATCATCGCGGCTATGTCAACCTGTGCCGTCTCTCGCAGCATTCTGATATCTGCGTAGTTTCGGTCAAGGGTGGCGGCGTGGTATGGGGTTCTACCTGGAAGATTGTGCGCGAGGCGCTCAAGGTTGCAGACCTGGAAGTCGATCGTGAGTTCAAGATCGATGAGATTGGCAGAGTGTATCGCATTCGTGCCGATGGTGTGTTCAAGACCAAGCTGAGTGGAATCCAGGTTGGTTACTACAACAAGTACACCAAGAGCCGGACCGATCATTCTTCCTCTACCTCTACCGTCGTGACTGTCAAACCCGCTAATGATGAGATTGACGAAGAGGCGGTAGTGGAAACCAAAGTTCCTGGCGATAGCTACGGTGGCAGCTGTACCACTGGTTCTGGAGCATACTCTCCTTACCCCTCATCTTGGAAGAAAGATGATAAGACCGAGGTGAAGGGTGACAAGAGCGAAGTAGAGGATGACGAAGAGCTTGCAGCTTATTACCGCGGATATTATGGTCAGATGGACTGAACTTATATTTGCTTAAACTTGCTTGACTCATGGGCTCGGCTTGACCGAGCCCATGATCTTTTCTGGAGGTCACATGGCATTACTGAAACGTAAAATGCTTGTCACCATCAGTATGGTTGTGTTTGTCCTGTTTGTTTTAGTACAGACCATTGTGCTTCTGAAACAGGTTATCGCACATCCATGATAGTGATAACAAAAAATTCCACTTATGAGTTTGATGATGGTCGGTACAGGCGCATCAAACCAAAAGTAGGTGAATGGAAAACATACTTCGGGTTTTATGAAGAGCCTATCATAGGCTCCCCGTTGAATATTCTTCGAGACAAAGATCGAAGAACAATCACTTCCAAAGTCTTGGATATTCAAGAGGATGATGACGATGACTTGGAGCCGTAACCTTAAAAAGGAAGATCACCAACGGGACTATCCGTTTGCTATGGCAATCTTTTTCTTGGTTGGAGCTGTCAGTGCCAGGTTTCCCATCGTCCAAATGTTCTTGGAACATATCCTCAAGACAATACATTTTTCTTAAGGATCGTCATGAAAAGAGTGTCGTACGAACTTGTGGCTTTGGAGATGGAAAAACTCTGGAGCGTTCAAATTGATTATCGAAATGAAACTGCTATGGAAGATCATTGTAATCTTCTGCGCGGTTTCGTTGAGTCGTGCGGCTGGACGGTTGATGATTACGTGCGTCGCATGATGAATTGCGACCCCGAAGTTTCTGACAAGAACTGAGAGAATCAGTTTATGGCAGAAGCATCGTTAGAGAGGCGCGCGTGTTCACACGCATCTGAATTCAAAACCTTCCGCTGGGAAGGTGAAAAGTTTTCTGATCGTTATAATACAGAGTATCAGTATTGTGATTGTCGGATTTGTAAGACATCAATTTATACCGGAGAATTTCGGATGGTTGAGATGTCAAACCCACATCTGAATCGGGATCAACTCCCGAGTGCAAAGGAACAGATCATGAGCAAAGATAAGATTTCCGTTTCTCGTTCTATCAAGGCTCTTCACGCCAAGAGTGACAACAGTTTGAGTCTCAAGGAGTTTGCCCGTCGCCTGGCACGTGACGACAGCGACTTGGCTAAGAACTGGTTTGCCAACAAGCTTGGGGCTTGCGACGCTTCCCGTTCGGAGAGCAATAAGGTGCGAGTGGCTGCGGAGCGTTCCGCGACCAAGAGCGCCAAGCGCAAGTCGAAGAAGACTGCTAGCGCTACTACGCCAGCGAAGTGATAGCAACGAAGAGACATAGTAAGAGATTACTTTCCGGGAGATAGGTTAGTATATCGCAGAACAAAAATCAATGATCTGAGAGATAGAGTTGGTGAGATGTATGTTCACGTACAGGGAAGCAAGCACGGCTTGCTTCCCTCAAAAGATTCCGGGACTCAGGGGCTCGAGATCTAAGTAAGACGTAAGCGTCAGGATCATAACACAGAATAGAAAAGTCTGGGGAGGGCTGGACCCTCCCATCAGACAACCATCTTCATCAGAAAGTAAGGGAACAAAAACATGATTACGAACGCACGTGAGTTGGTGAACGATTGGGTTAAGAATCGTCGCAACATTGGTGTCAAGCTGGCGAACAAAGGTAAGTTTGCCCATGATACCGTTTTGGTTACGTCCATTCAAGATTACGGTCACGATGAAATTTACGTGACAGTAACGTACCTCGATGGTACGTCGTATGCCAACTATCTTGTTGACGACGCCGCCTTGACCGTTCTTGATGACTCTGAAATGGTTGAACACGTTGCTGCTAGGGATAAACATAGATTTTCGAATCTTCACAATGAATTAGATCATAACGGTGACAATGCCGCTATGGGAGAATTCTTTTTGGAGGATGAGAATGGCGCTTGCGTCCCCGCTACGTTTCTCATTGCGAAAGATCAGGTTAAGTCTCCGGGTTATGATGGTAAGGTGACAGCATCTCGCATTGGATTTGGCGGTGCAGTTCAGACCGCCTCTTGTGTTTGCCTCGCCCGCGCCATTGATTCGATGGCATTTGGACTGCATGACATGTATGCCTCGGCTCGAAAGGTTGATCCCAAGGCAAGAATCTCCAACAAATCAGTAATGGTTTTGTCTGACAAGCAGCTTGCGGAGGCTGACGTTCAGACTCTTGCGTTTGGAATTGGTTCAGATATTAAGAACGCTTACGGTATCAAGAGAATTGATAGCGCAAGTTCGAGGTGCCCTGATGCTAAAACGATCAGATATCGTACCGCTCGTGGAGCAATTCAATTTCATCTTTATGATTTCCGCGGGCTCTCAGATGAGAGAGCATCATCGATCACCAAAGTGTTGGATGCTACGCTTGGATGCGCGTGCGTGTCTTTGCTGAACGGATATAATCATCCAGATTACAGCAAACTGGGAAGCCTGCCCGGTGATTACAAGGTCACTGGTTCAGGGCTTGAATATCATGCTCTGAGTAATTCCTGGTTAATTCATCCGATGGTTGCTAACTTGGTGTATGATTTTGCGCGCAAGTGTGTCATTCTGGGTAAGAAGGATCTTGGAAAATTCTGGGACACATCCGAAGATGAAGTCATTTCCTGTATGATGGATTTGGATGTTGATAAGTCTCGCGCCATCATGAATAGAAACAAAGATATCATGATGAAGTTGTTTCAGGCGGCTTGGCCAATTTGCAATGGCGGTGCAGCTGCTGGCGTGCCTGATCTGTCAAGCGACATTCCCCCGGCAAAAGCAAGAGATATCATCTGGGATGTTTTCCAAAATGGTATCGGCACCTTGGTAAATGACCTTGGCGACATGACCACTGCTTGGACCATGAATGGAAAATGGATTGAGCATTCGGAGGGTGATGGTAAAAATGTGTGGCGTACCATCAACGAAAAGTTCGGCAGTCACAAGTTCGAAAACAAAATCATCTACTGATGAATTCATTGGAGAATAACAAAACTGTCGTGGCATCACAGCAAGATCATAATGACAGTTACAATGAAATGTCTGGAAGACAGGGATGCCGACTTGTAAATGGTCGGCATATTTGGACGGATAAGTACACACGTCGAATTAGTCCACGTTGTAGTGGATTTATTTCCACCGGAGTTTATTTGATTAAACCAGATTAGTCTCCAGATAGGTTTTGGCTCTAATTAAATTTTGTAAATCATTATTTAATAGAGCCAAAGCTTTATTGCAACGCAAACATACATCATCACGAATCTTTCGATATTTATACCCATTATCTTTGTAAATCGTTTTTGTACATGAATTGTTACAAACGACACAAACATATTCGGTAGACGAAGTTACTTGAATATGTGTGCGTACGTGCTTCCACGTCTCTCCGCATTGGATTGAAGCTATAGTTCTTCTACTTACTTTATATAGTTTGGATAAACTACTTTGTGATAAATTAGAAGATTTAATTTCTTGAGCTTGTTTTTCAGTGAGTTTAGTGATTTTAGAATAATCACTTCTTTTTTTTGATTCTCGGTCGATGGCGTTATCCTGATGTGTTCCCACAAACAGATGATTAGGATTAACGCAAATAGGGTTATCGCAGGTGTGGCAAACAATCATTCCCATCGGAATTTGCCCCTTGTGAAGTTCATACGAAAAACGGTGAGCGACTTGGTTACCAGCATCTTTACTAATTCGGAAATACCCGTAACCATTGCTGCCTTGTTTACATCCCGTCCAAAGCCAACATTCATTTTCCAAAGCTTTGGTTACTTTTTTCCAAAATCTTTCTTGAGAAGTATCTTTTGAATTTTTCATGTTTATGTAACTCCTTACATAAACATATATCATAATTGATAGAATAGGAAACAAAAAAATGTTTCGTTGTGCAATAACTGGTAAGATGAGTGCGCCGGGTGAGAAGACGAACAAGATTGTTACGGCGACCCGTGACAAGGTATACTTCGGCTGGGTTCAGGATGAAGAGACCGGCTTCTACGAGAACGTGGAGGTTGGGCGCGGATTCGAGATCGTTTCCGAGATCAATGCCACGGATGAGGGCATGCGTCTGTGGATGGAAGCGAATGGGGTGTCGAAGTGACCTTTGAAGATGTGAGGACTTAGATCCGCACTGCTTCTCGCGAAGACCTGACCGCAATGAATGCAATGGTTAGGCTACGATTTGATCAGTTGGGCGCCGAGAACGGCATGTCTTTCCGCCTCGGAGAGACTGTGCAGTTTGAGTCCAAGCGCGGCACCATTCGTGGAAAGTTCCTCGGCATTAACCGCAAGAACGCCAAGGTGGTAACTGATGCAGGTATGCAGTGGACCGTGGCTCCCGGTTTGCTTAGCAAGGTGATTGAAGTAGCGCCGAAGTCGGCTTGAGTTTTCTAGCTTTTCACAAAAGCTAGTGGCGCGCCACGCGTAATGGCAAATATAGATAGTTTACCCAGCCTCTATCTCAGCATGTGTGCATATGCACGCAATGATTAAAAAGCTGGAAATTTTAACTCCAATCCCAAAAGATAGGGTAACATGGGAACCGTAATTGTACTCACCAGTAAATCGTACCCCAATTATGTTGTAGCCTGTGAGAATGCGGCTATGGCTGAATTGACCAAGGCACATCTTGACAAGGTGTTTTGGGAAGGCGAAGAGTTTGAGATCACTACGATTCCAGTTCTGTCTTCGTCGGAAGACCTTGACATGTTGCCCAAATGAGGTGAATTGTGGATGATAAAGAGAAGCGCTTGCGTGAAGATATCGCCGGGTTGAGTGAGAGATTGGCTGGTTCCAAACTTCGAACCAATGATCTCAAAAAGAAATTGGCTGTTGAAGAAACCAAAGCCATTGGTCTTCGACTTGCCAAAGAAGATTTGGAAGAGTGCTTGCGCAAACATTTAGTTTCTCTTCCTTCGGATACCGAAAAGGATCGTAGAGAAGCCGTCAGCACTATTGATGCTGATTTCGTTTCTCGTCTTCCGGGTTTGTTGGAGAAGGTTTGATGGACCCGATTGTGCATACGGATATAGTAAGGTTTGACTGCCGTGATATGGGATGGTATGAGGATGATCCCGACTATCACTATCATGGTAGTGTTGGAAAAGCATTTGTAGATTTAGCAATTCCCAAGTTGCCGAATGGTTCGGGCGCATACAAAGTTTCGATCGTGATCGAAGAATATCATGATCAAAACAAATCAGATCCCGATCATCTTTGGACGTCGGTCGACTCTCCTGATTCTCTGGATGAGATTTGTGTTAGGTGTGGCTACGTTGCACCTTACTATGATGAAGAGGGGGTAATGTATCCCTTCGCTTCATGTCCGGGAGAGAAATGAATATCGAGAGTCATTTGGCTCCTGTTGAGCCAAAAGAGCGCAGAGCTCACAACTGGATCATTGATACTAATAGTAGCGTTGATGATATCTGTACGGTCTGTGGGGCTCATGCTTTTGGAAGCGTTGGATATGGTGGGGTCAGATATCCCGACGATCCATGTCCGGGAGAAGAAGAATGATTGGATATTATTGCTACATGTGTGGGCACGAACACGCGTATCTGGGCGACTGTCCTTACGATAAAGCATCTGGTAAGACGTCATACGATTACAGTGCCCCAAGAGAACGAGAGACTGAGAGCGTTTCTATTCCTAGGCATATGCAAATTGGCGAAACTGTAACAGTCTATCTTTCTGGCGGAATCGAAATAACTCTCAAGAGAACTAAGTAAATCATGAGCGGCGATCATCTGTATCTAGAACATTACCAAGAGGCGAAAAGAATCCTTGAAGAGCCTGCTTTTGAAGAGCAGGTTCTAGTAATCATGGATTACGCCGACCATCGCATTGAGCTCGGATATGTGGAAGATTTGGTTAGAATCATCGCCAAAGTTCCAAGTTACTACAGTAATGTTCATCTGTTGAATGATGAGTTGAAGCAATCGGAACAGTATCGTTGGTGGAAAGATAGCGCCAGATATACTGAGTTGACCTTTGGATCAATCAAGGGCAAGTTTATGAAACTGTTTGACCGAAAGATTGCTTCGGCGGAAATTCTTTATCAGCAGTATCTCGCCAAGCGTAAGCCTCGGACAGAGACTACGACGCCTTTGCTTTTTGAAGGCGTTGATTATGTTTTGGTGAAGTATGCCGATAACTATGCCGATGAGTTTGATGTGGACGGTTTTAGAATCTTTACCGTTCAAGAGTGGGAGACTTGGCAAAATCGAGTTCCCATGAAAAGAATTCATGCGGGCTTTGGAACCAATGAAGCCTGTGAATACAGAAACAAGAAAGATTTTCTGGAGTGCTTCACTGTTACCTCGCTGTCCGCTGAACAAGCGAAGATGATGTTTGAGGTCTTTGGTAAAGAAGCTACCAAATATTTGGACTTCAATGGAAGAGAACACGATACTATCATTCACCACTCCGTGGTTGAATATGGTATGTTTCCTTATCATCTTGGGGATAAGGAAAACGATTCCATCGACGATGACAATGACGATGAGGATGATGAAGATTTTGACGACGAGGATTGATTCATGAAGAGAGAAGAGTTATTGGCAAAACTTGCCATTAAGCAGTTGGAACAAAAAAGAAAAGAGCCATTCAACTCTGCTCAAATGGTTCAGGAACCATTTGAATTTTTCGAGGATGAGTCTTGGGAAGATCGACACTCTTCAGATGAAGATAAAGCTCGAGAAGCTTTTGCCAAAAAATATTTTGAACAGACCTGTGGCTCTCTTTATTTGAATTGGGACATTGATGCTTATTGGACTTTGGTTGTCAAAAAGATCATGATTCCTCATGTGGTGGCTATTCATCAAGCCTTAGTAGATAAAGGTCATGATGAAGAAAACTCTTTGATGTATGGAGACGCCGATGGCGATGTGTTCTGGCTTCCAGCCGCGAACCCTAACACTAAAGTGATAATTCATACCAATCAATGTCGCGATTACATGTACGTGTACACGCAGATGCCTACTGCTAGATACGATAGAGAACGACATCACTTCCACGTTAGAAGAATTTGGAGGAGCTACGAATCAACACAGGGCAAGTGGCGGGTGGAAGATATTCAAGAGCTTTACGCCAAGGTTCTAGGAAAAGATTTTGAGCACATTGATATGATTCTCAATGAGAAGAGAACGCATCAGGCTCATGATAATTACGTAAATGAACTGAGAGAGTTGGTTGCCGGCAAGCTCACCAAAACACAGCTGAACAATGTGCTTCTACGAGGTCAGAAGGAAGGCGGTATGTCTCCAGATGATTTCGTAAAGACTGTGCTGGACCGGGTGGAATCTCATGAGGAATTGGCAGATGATCATTCGCAATATCCTCAGCGACCAAGCCTAGAGTATTACCGAGCCCGCGGTTTTAACATGGGTCAAGATCGTGATTATAGCAAAGGCTATCAACATAATGGAATTTACGGTGATTTGAGAGATCCCGGATACGTTATATCTCTTGGCGAATACGGTTCACATGATTTGAGAACGGCTTCTAACATGTCAGAATTGGAACATATTTCTACTATCTATTTGCCTTGTATCGCCAGGGATTTAGATCTGGAGATTGATTCTGGCTGGTCTCATCAGAATGGAAGATAATATGAATAGTGACATCAGGGTTTTCGTGGGACGCTCCAATCCGGAGCTTTTCGATAAATTCTTTGATTATCATGAGGTGGATAAGCTGGTTGGTTTTCCGGCTCCACCGACACGAGGTCAGGGTGTCATTAGTCATTTTTCTGATGGAGAGACATTCTTCTCCATCAAAGAATCTGTCAGAGGAATGGATTGCTATATTTTGCAGTCTACCTGTGCGCCCCATAACGACAATATTATGGAGATGTGCATTATGGCAGATGCTTTGAAGAGAGCAGCTGCCGATTCTGTGACCGCAGTTATTCCTTACTATGGATATGCTCGTCAAGATAGACAGGTTGCGCCGAGGACACCCATCACTGCGAAGTTGGTAAGCGGTTTGATTATCAAGTCTGGCGTTGATAGAGTTGCTATTCTGGATGTTCATTCTACCCAGATTCAGGGATTCTTTGAAACTCCTCTGTTCGACAACCTTCAGTCCGCGCCGTTCTTGTGCTACGATCTTTCTCATAACTATAAAGATTGGCAACCTCACAATACTGTCGTTGTTTCACCTGATGTTGGTGGTGTAAAGCGAGCCAGAAACTTTGCCAAAAAGCTTGGTGGTTGTGGACTAGCTATTATCGACAAGCGTAGAGACAAACCAAACGAATCAGAAGTAATGCATATCATCGGCGATATTGCTGACAAGAATTGTATCTTGGTTGATGATATCATTGACACTACTGGAACTCTATGTCAAGCCGGGGACGCTCTAATGAAGGCTGGTGCAAACCAAGTTATTGGATGCGCAACACACGCGGTACTTTCTGGTCCGGCAATTCAAAGAATCAATGAGTCCCTACTATCAGAAGTAATCGTATCAGATTCTATTCCGCTTTCTGCGGAAGCTAAGGCTTCCGCAAAGATTAGAGTTGTATCTTGTGCGATGATGCTGCGTGTGGCGATTGAAAGAATTCATCGGTGTGGATCGGTTTCCGATCTGTTTGAGTAAACCTACCCATCAACCTCTCTTGCGAAAGACAAGACATGGAAAAGACTATCTTTCAAATTGCGTTCGCGGAATCAATTGTTTTCTCTTGCGCAGAGGTTGATACTATTATCTCTTTCAGTGCTGCTGGTTTGAGGTGGTGGTTTCAAACTGAGGATGGAAAATATTCTTTGGCAGATGTGCTGGAGCATAACAATGATCTTAATCGTGCCACTGTTGAATATGCCAGAAAGCTAGCATCGGATTGGTTCGAGCATTGCATGAAGGCATTCGCTAATGCTGGCGATGATAGTGATTCAGACGAGATGATCGCAACTACTTACGAGAGTGGTAAGGTGATTAGTACGTCAATTGTAACTGTCGCCCCTCCGTCGACTTCTATAACTGGCGCCCCAGTGGTTGAGCCGCTCTTCCTTGATGCCAATAAGAAGGATGTTCATACGGAGCATTGCTGTGCTATCCATCGTCATTGTAAGTATGGCAATCGTAAATGTACGGTAACAAACGGTCAGAAGAAACCTAGTTATCCCTGTAATTGTAAGGAAAGATAAAATGTCAACAGACGTAAAAGTTCTCTTTCCTGGAAGAGAGCGTACGCAAAGAGTACGACGAGGGCGAGCGCCCCGTAAATTTATTGTGCCGCCTACATTTGATGAAATGGTAAGTGCAGCACATAAAATTCTTTTCACCGAGAAGCTGGAAGAGAATAGAACGATTGTTTTTTTCTATCTTCTTCAAAGAGAAAATTCCTACGGTTATCTCAAGCTTGTGGATGATAAAGATTATCCGCTTGCCAATTCATATAACAATTACAGGGAGTTGCAATATCTTTACGATGATATTTGCATCTCTCCCGACTGGCATAGTTCGTTGGATGAGTTGATTGGTATTCATACCAATAAACCAACGGCAAGAATTAATAACGGAGACTTCATGAAGAGGCTTCGTGAAAAATTTATACCCAAACCTGAAGAGCCTGCGCAGAACCCATCGAATGGTCTTCCTGCGCGAGAGCTAGGCATTTAACTAACAGCTTGGAGAAATAAAATGTCTGATGTTCGTGTACTGTTTCCAAAACTTGAGAAGCCTCGCAGAGTGAGACGTGGGTATGCTCCCAAGATGATTTGGAACGCGGCGCCTTCTTTTGAGCTACTTATCTCCAAGCTTGCGCCTACTGTCATTGATACCTTGGTGAGAACTGTTAACTCCCATGGAAACCTGGTTGAAATGCAGAGATACATTCTCAAGAGCGGGAATAAATATGGGTATCTTTGTTTCAAAACCACCACTGTTCCACTGTCTACGTGTAAGTCTTATCATGATTTGCAGGTAGTGTTCAATGGCTTGGTACAAGCGATCAAGTGGTCTTCCTCTTTGGAAAAATGTAAGGAATACGTGGCTGGTCATTGCACGTCCCCTTCCTATGTCAATCGAGTAAGGGATCTTACTGAGTCAAAATAATATCCATATCGAAAGGTGTGGGTGTGGGCGAGTGGCGGAATGGCAGACGCAGCGGACTTAAAATCCGCAGCCGTAACAAGCGTGAGGGTTCGATCCCCTTCTTGCCCACCAATAGTTTGAGATAAACAAGAAGATGAAATTATGAATGAAAAGCTTTTTGGTTTTCCGGGCGGCGACTGGAATGAAAATGAATTCAATGAGGCAATGAACGGTCTTATTGAAAAGGGGCTTGCCAAAAGAGTCGTGGTTGGCAATAAAGAATTCTTTTCTATCACTGCCTTGGGAGAGGTTGTGAGTAGACACATGCACACGGATCCTGGCATGAAGAACTAATCACATATATTTTATACCATATGATCCACTGGTAGCAACGGATTTATTGTTTTCGCGTTGTAAAACATAGCCTCCCTGTTTAGCATGGACTTGCAAGCATAGCGGTACAAAGGGGCTTAGAAATCAAAATTTTTGAACCTCTCTATGAATATTTACATATCATAGCATGTGGGGTTCATGTGAAAAAGAAAACTGTTCAGAAAAATAAAGCTATTGAGTTAAGAAAAGAAGGGCTCTCAATCAAAAAAATAGCTAAAGAGTTAAACGTTTCCGTCGGCAGCATACACACATGGGTGTATGATATTACATTAACAACAGAACAAAAAGATAAATTAAAAAAGAATTCTTCTGAAAGTAGAATTGGAAATAAATCTAAAAGAGATTGGGCTAGGCAAAGTCATTCTAAGTTCCAAGAAGAAGGAAAAGAAATAGCAAAACAAAATAACATGTTCCATGCTATGGGTTGTATGTTATATTGGGGTGAAGGAAATAAAACCAAACATTGTGGTTTAACCAATTCGGATCCTAATATGATAAAATTCTTCCTTCAATTCTTAAAAGAGTTTTATCAAGTTCCCGAAAATAAAATTAAAATACAGATAAATTGTTATACAAATAACGGATTATTTGTTGAAGAGATAGAAAGTTATTGGTTAGATTTTCTTTCTTTGCCAAGAAGTTGTTTACATGCAACTATGGTAAATAAAAAACCTTGCTCATCTAAAAGCAAGAGACCAAAACTTTTGTATGGTGTTGTACAATTAAGAGTTTGTGATACCAAATTGTTACACTCTATACTTGGATCCGTACAAGAATATAAAAAAATATGGCAAATAAAGAACTTATTCCAGTTGGCTACAACGAGGAATCACTAAAGCTCCATCGTGACATCTCAAGAATGTTAATGGACTTCGTTTGCCATAATCATAAAGGCGTAAAATCTCTTTCCAAATTCATTGCCAATGGTTGCCATGACATCAGGGCGAGCGGTGTTGCAGTAGATATTGTGGTTAGAGTTCAACAGTTTCTAAATAGCGAGAAGTCAAATGAAAAACATTAGACACGGGGTCTTCGAGACCAATTCGTCCAGCACTCACAGCATTTCAATCTCATCCTCTTCGGATGGTATCTTGGATACCATTGTGCCTAACGCAGATGGATCCATCATTCTTTCTGGTGGTGAGTTTGGTTGGGCTTGGGATAAGTTCAATGATCCTATGACCAAAGCCAACTATTGCGCCGTTGACTTACAGGAAAATCCTAACAGTCTTCATATGCTGGCTGAAGTAATCTGCGCGCACACGGGTGCAAAAAAGGTCATCTTCGATATGAGTCCAGATTACAAAAGTGCTGGATACAGCTATATTGATCACCAGTCTGTTGGTACTGCCGTAGAGGCATTTAAGAATGAAGAGACTTTGAAGAACTTCATTTTCAATCCTAACTCATGGTTGTTTACCGGCAATGACAATGATTATGAGCCGCCTAATTTTTTTGATGTTGATAGCAATATCAAATACAATTACGAACTAACGATTGATGGCGTTACCGAAACTGCCAAGTTCGTAACGTATCCCGAGGGCGACGCGGTTTACAAAGCGATGGATTCTTTAACCAAAAATCATCCAGCTCTAGAGCGCAAAGATTGGGATTATGATAATGATCCTAATGATGACGCTGCCACCTGGGCAAAGAAGAGAGCAATGAGAGAGCCTTTCAAGGTTTCTTCTTGGGGTACAGCTGATGTTAATGGTCAAGAGCTTGATACCTATGCCCATTGGACAGAAGGATACATCACCTTCTACAAGACTAAATCAGTCTACGGTATTGATGAATCAGAGATCGATCCAAAATATAATCCCACTGGTAGAACCTATAAGTGTGATGAGATCGTGGATTCGTTGAAAGTAACAATCAAAATCAATAAAATTTAATCATGAATATCCTGCACTCGTATCAAAACGGTAACACGCGTGTGTGTCTGTACGAGGATGGAACTAAAGAGAGAACGTTTGACGGAACTCCAAGTCCGACTCATCCGGAATCAATCGACGTAAAGATTACTAATTACTGCGATGCCGGGTGTAGTTTTTGCCATGAGAAATCCACTGTTAAGGGATTGCATGGTGACTTGGATGTTCTGTTGAACGTTCTTTTGTCTTTGCCGGCAGGCGTTGAAATCGCTATCGGCGGTGGTAATCCACTTTCCCATCCCGGCTTGATTCCTTTCTTGAGGGAGCTTCGCGCCAAAGGAATTATTCCCAATATCACCATCAATCAAAAACATCTCAAACCATATAAAGATTTGATTTTGAATCTGGTGAAAGATGAATTGGTATTTGGTGTGGGGATTTCTTATTCTTCACCCGCGTACATTGAGGATATTAAACCTATCCTAGAGGCAACTGATTGTGTCGTGTTCCATGTGATCATGGGTATCAATACTGTTCATGACATTGACATTCTATCTTCTTTGTGTGCCGAATACAACCGCACCTGTAAGGTCTTGGTTCTTGGATATAAGGTGTTTGGATTTGGTCTAAACTACTATTTAAGAAACAAAAGAATTGAAGAGAATAAGTACCAATGGTATACTACCTTGGCAACTTATTTCAAGAAGAAAGGCTTGATTCTTTCTTTTGACAACCTTGCAATTAAGCAAATGAATCTACAAAGATTCTTCACCGAAGATGCTTGGGCAAAATTTTATATGGGGGATGACTTTGTATTCACTATGTACATTGATGGTGTGGAGCAAAAATTTGCACCATCTAGTACGTCTGAACAAAGATTTCCTTTCAGTGAAATTAAACTATTGGATTATTTCCAGAATCATAGAAACAAGGAAGTGTCGTGAAAATCTACGAGAAAGTTACTAAGTATCGCTCCGACAATGGCAAGCCTTATTCCACTTGGGAATTTAAGGAGTATCGTTGTGACTTTACTGGCGCAGTCATTAGTGAAGATGAAAACACTGATAGTTATCCTCATTACAAGCTGGATTATGCGGAGCAAGATCCTTGCTTCGGATCAGGTGGAGATGAGTATGATTTTGGAAAGAAGTTCAAAATCAATGTATATGAATTTCTCAGTGGTACCTATCACTTTATTACTATCGAGCAGAATGCCTGTTTCGATATGATGAAACATCTTATCGATTACAAAATGGACTTTGCGGACATGTGTAGATACAGTCGGATCAAAACGGCTTGCAAGCTGATTGGTGATGAGCTCATTGAATCAGAACAGCTCTATGATCACTGAGGTATAAGGGAGTATTTTTGGAAGTAGTGGAGCTGGAGAATTAATGGAACACATTACTATGGCATTAAAACTGTTCCGAAACATGAGAGCCCGCCCGCGTATGTTTACCATTGTAAGAGAGGCACTCTTAGCGGAGGTTACTGGAATCTTACATGTATGTGTAAGTCCAAATAATCACAACAAGTTGCCGGAACTATATGCGAAGTATGGTCCGCTTCGGGGAAATATGGTTCTCAATCTGAATAAAGAAATTGAGGACCATTGGGCTCAAGATGTGCTTGATGAAGCTATTGATTGTTTGGAACATGAAAATTCATCAATCGAAGAAGCGTGGAGATTGATTTCAAATCCACCAATGATTGCTGGACCATGGGTTCCTTGCAATGGAAAATGTTATCGCTATAATCACTTAGGTCATCCATTAACTTGCGTCTCCTCGGCACAAGAAGTTGTTGCAGAGGATCATAGATTAGAGGCTCTTGGATATCAATTGACAGATAAAGGAAGAGTTCTTCCAGAACATTTTTTCACATGCACACCTCCAGAGGAAGACTGATCTATCAGAATAATCCTTTTAAATTGATTGTTGAAGTTGACAATCAGCTTGGAGATTATTATAGATCTTTAATTCCAAAATACTACAGATGTCGGAGACCGATGTATGATTCTCATATTTCGGTTTTGAGAAACGAAACGCCAGCTCAAATTGAATATTGTAACAAATATCAGAATCTTGAAATAGATTTTGAATATGATTCTTTTGTATTTGATAATGGAATGTATTTCTGGCTCAATGTTTCAAGCGAGTTTTTGGAAGAATTGAGATTGGAATTGGGGTTGACAGCAACCAACGAATTAACAAAACCGCCAGATGGTACTGGTTGTTTTCATATCACTATTGCAAATACAAAACATTTAAGGAATACGTAATATGTCTCTTGGTACAAAAGCTTTCATGGCGGCTCTTTGCCAGACGGTCGGTGTCGTACTATTTACTTCGGTTCTATGTGTGGTGCTTTTGGGTACGTGGCATGTCGGCGCATTAACAGCAGCAGCCCTTCAAATTTGTCTGTTCCCATTCTCAGTTAAGAATTGGGAATCTATTCTCAAGTGAGAAACATGTGTCATGATTGAACTATTAATAATCTATCTAGCGGTAGCATTGTTTGGGGCTTTTGTTGTTGTTCCTTTCTTGAGGGCAAGGACATCACTAGATAGTGAAGAGGTTTTGATTCTTGGACTAATTGGGTCTGTGGTTTGGCCACTTGCTATTGTTGTGATTATCGGGTACCACATTTTGTGGCTACCGGGAGTCTGGTTATTCGGTAAATCGGAAGCATTTTTTGCTCCCAAACCACCAATTCCTCCTCCACCTCCACCGGTAGTCAATGTGGCGAAATCCACATACAGGCACGTGGAGTTTGTAACCGATGATCAGGAATACTCTTCCCATCGAGAGATTTGATCTCTATAATGCTGGATCCGTCCAGCATACGGTTCCATCGTCCAACGGCTAGGGCGCCGGATTCTAACCCCGGCTATAAGGGTTCGATTCCCTTTGGAACCACCTATAAAGGATTTATGCAAATAACAATAACACTAGGTATTGTTCTAGTAATGATCGTGTTATATTTCGTAGTAATTGTTAGGCGCTTGATGCGTGACAACGATAAATTGCACAACAAATTAACTGTAACTCAGATGAAGTTAAGATCAAAAGAATCTGAATTGGGCATGACAAGAGTCTTGCACCAAATAAGTTTGGCAGTGAAACCTTCATACGACGAAACAACTAAGATTCCTAGGATGTAGTGCCCTCAATGTGTTTACGGCTAGCGTTTACGCTCGTATGAGTTCATGAAGTGGGAAGTTGGTAGGCAAGAAACCGGATACAGAAAACTAAAACTATTGGTTGGAAAATCTTTTGATTGCTATCTGATAGATTATCCGCCCGATTCACATATTCCCATCCATGTGGATCCTGTGCCCGGATTCTGTCATTTCAGAATAAATCTTCTTCTATATGGGGAGGATAAGTTTCTTGGAGAAACTATCTTTTCATGTGGTAGGGTAAAGTTCTTTCGTCCAGATATTATGCCACATAGTGTGGAAAAAGTATCTAAACGAAGAATTGTATTATCCATTGGGTGGGTAAGGAGATAATATGGCACGTGTTCTTAAAGAAATTCCCCTAAAGGAAAAACAGACGGTATGCTATAGTTGTGGTCATACAATCGCTTATGTCTTAAATGATGTTAAAGAATATCATGGCACAGACTATAGCGGCGGTCCCGATGGTCGGGAATGGATTGTATGCCCCAACTGCAACAAGGATATTATCCTTAGATCGTGGTAAATAAAATGGAATCTAAAAAGTCAAGTAAGTTAAGCCCATGGGTTTGGATATTATTTGGGGTCGTCGGTCTTGTGATTGGTGTTCCCCTGGCAACTTGTGGTACTTGTGCCACTTATACTATTGTCGGAACAAAAATGAATTCGCACCCGACACTCAGGCGCGGGGATAAATGCACTAGCTCTACTCAGTGTGAAGGCTCTCTTTCTTGCACAGACAGTGTTTGTAAGTGAACCTTACTTAGGATAAGGGCAAAGCGGTTAAATTCTTGGAGGTTTAATAGCTTAACTTATTGTAACAATTAGGACAGAACCATGTCTAAAAGAGAAGAATTTACAGCTAACCAGTTGAAGATCGAAGAGCTTAATAGTCAGTCTGATGAATTGCTAGAACAATCTTACCAGTTAGAAGAACAAAATCGACTATTGGTTAAAGGAATAATTGAAGAAGAACGACTTCTGGATGGAACAGAATGGCGTATCAAACCAAATGGTAAGTCTGTTTATTTAGAATACGCCGGTTCATTACGTGATGAGATAATTGCCAAACTTGTCGAATTAACATGGCATGGATATCATTCATCTTTTGATTTGGGTGATGATGTTGATCTTCGGTTCGATGATAGTCGAGTATCACTTTACTTTGATAATATCAGAGTTATTCCATCTTTTATGCGAAGATCCGGAATCGTTATCGACGCTACCCAGATCCAAGGGATGTTGGCAAAATTAAAAAAAGATGCCTTGGCATTAGAAATGATTTGTCACCAGTTGCAGCTTGCTGTCTGATGGCTATAATATTGAGATATGGAAATTCGTATCTCTTATTCACAATTACAGTTAGATAGTGCGGTAGAATTTATTTCTAATAACAATCAGAGCTTTTTGGGTAAAGAAGAAGAAATTCGTAATACCATTCAAGAAACTATGGTTAATATGGCTCGAGATCCAGAAGCAATGAACTTAGGAACCATGGGGTTTACTTTGATTGCTGATCGAGAATTTGAGGGAATAGATTCGGACGAAAACGTTTGTCGTATAGAAATTTTAGTAGATCCCTCTATGCATTTAATAGATGAATTAGATGATTTTCAAGATAAAATAATTGATCTGCCAATGGAAAGTATACGGAATAGTTAAATTTTAATAAAACTATGCATATAGAGAATTTATTTATTCTTATCTGATGAATAATCCTTGTATTGATTGTGGTGAAAAAGATCCTATTGTTTTACAATTTGATCATGTTCGCGGCATTAAAAATAAGGGAATAGCCAAATGATGAACCGTGGTTTATCATTGGATATTATAAATAATGAAATATTAAAATGTGAAGTACGTTGCGCAAACTGTCATACTAGAAAAACAGCAGAACAATTTGGATGGTTCAAATGTAATCTCGTATGTGAGATTACAAATGATGTAGTGCCCATCCATGGCGAGTTCTTCGCCATGGATGGTGGAGGCGTCGTATAATCGTAATGCGCGCCCTGGGTTTGCCAGTTCCTCCCAAAAACTGGAGTTCTTAAAACATTTCATTTTGAAAGATTGTCAGATGAAATTCGATCATATCAGTCCTGCTATTAGTAGTGACGAAATTTCTCGAGCCTCGCGTAGAGCTTCGGCTATTATTCTTGAACTTGGTATTCGAGAGAATAACGAACATGTCGGAAGTGGGCTTGGTGGTAATAATTACCAGATGCTTGTGATGGTACAGATGCAACACCATCTAGTAATCAGCGATGTGCCTTTGGCATTATCGGCAAATAAGAATGCTATGTATTGGGGAATGAATGCTTTTCTTAATCTAAGTCTCCGTGATTTGCGTGCAGAGATTGATAAAGTATTCAAATCTATTGGAAATGAATTCAAAATCATGTCCAATGTGCTTAATGCCAATGTTAGCAATCCAATTGACTATATTGATTCATTGATTGGCTCCACCCCTGGTCAGGATATTTTGACTATGGTTAATAATATCATGGTTGGTGAAAAGGTTGATTTGTATAACCTTTCATATTCTAATCAGATTATGATTGCAACGTTGTTGTGTTACAAACTTGCCAACAGCTTGGATCATACTGGTGAGGATCCTCGCCGAAGAGATGTTTACATTGACAATGTAGGAATGGCTCTCAAAGATGTGGAGCCAGAAGTTTTCCTAATTACTGTCAGAAAATGCATTCAAATTGATCGAATTGTGCGTCATAACTTGGATGAACATCCTTCTTGGTCCGACACATTTGCCAAAATCACTAGAATGGTGTATTGAATATGACTACTTTTATGATTGGTGCTCACGGGCGGGATGCTAGTGAAGCTTTCAAATTGTCAGTAGCAATTACTCAGAAAGAGTGTGACCATGGAGTTTATTTGGGTACTATTGCTGAAAAGTATTCCTGGTGGCTGATTTCTGGCGAACCGGCTGCTAATTATGATGCGGCAATCAAACTGGCAAAGGCGCATTTAGAAAAAGAAGAAAAATGTTTCTATGCGCTGTGCCAGCGATATAAGAACATCGATGGCGGGATTGATTATCTTTTCTTTGGATGGATGAACGATTAAGATGCTTATCTTTGGCTTAACCGGCGGAATTGCTTCTGGAAAGAGCACTGTTTCTAATACTTTCAAAAACCATGGTGTTCCTATGGTTGATGCGGACCTTTTGGCTAGACAGGTTATTGAGCCTGGTTCCATTGGTCTCAAAACATTCATTGAAGAGTTTGGAAGCCGCTGGTTATTGCCGGATGGCAAATTGGATCGTGTTAACTTTGGCAAGTGGGCTTTTGCACAAAAAGAAGTATTAGCTCATGTAACTGCCATTATGAGCCCATTGATTGAAGAAGCTGCTAGACAACAGTTCGATCTTCTATCTAAAAATGGAGTTGAAATGGCTGGATATGATGCTGCCATTATTATCGAACGTGGAATGGCTGATAAATTCCGCCCCTTGATTTTGGTGGGGTGCCCGACTAGCATTCAAGTTGAAAGATTGGTGAAACGCAATAATCTTTCTCAAAAAGAAGCTTGGGATCGCATCAACTCACAGATGTCTTTAGAAGATAAGAAATTGGTAAGTGATTTCTTTATTGATACATCTGGTTCGAAAGAATATTCTTTGTCACAGACGGAGAATATTATCAAGGCACTTAAGCAAGATATAAAACAAGAAATAAAAAATCGAAAGAATAAATAGGTGATAACGGTGGTAAATAAACATATTGAAATGAGTCTGGATAAAATTCGTGTGATTTTCCAGAAAGCTTCTGAAAAAATTGAAGCTCTTAAAGTGGGGCAAAAGATTCCTGCCACGGTTTTGTCTGATGATATCGCCAAAGATTGTGACATGACTGGACCACAGCTTTATCCAACCCTGTTATTCCTGATTAAGGGATATCCGGGTGTGGAAGTAAAACGTGGTGCAAAGGGTGGAATCTATAAGATTTCTGAGAACATTGAGATTGAAAATGATCTCGGCATCGATGTGGATGAAGGCATGGGGGAGAGAATTCCAGAAGAGGAAGATAAATTTCTCCCCATCATCAATACTTAAAGGATTATTTATGAATCTTGAAGATTTAGAAGAGTTGCTGTCAGATTATCTCCCTAGTGGGTTTCGTTTTGAAACCAACAAGAAAGGCGAAGTAATCATTTATACAGGTTTGCGTCAAGATGAAGACGGTGAGCTTGTGGATCTCAAGGGCGATCTAGAAGAGGATGAAGAATTAGAATTCGAAGGTGATGAAAACTTCGAACCTCTTGAAGAGGAAGATGATTAATTTCTAGGCATTCCCTGATATATAGGGATAGCCATGGCGCTGTGGTGGAATGGCAGACACTACGGACTTAAAATCCGTTGCCCCTTGTGGGCGTGTGGTTTCGAGTCCCACCAGCGCTACCAACATTAAATATTCTGGAAATTTTTTATGAAGACCGATTGTTCTGATCTAAATCTTCAGACTCCATTTGTGCAGGATCTCGATGAAAAGAGTTTGCTCAAAAAGCTTAAGCAAGCTGAAAAGTCTGAAAACTATGAGCTGTTAAATGCGTGTCAAGAAGAATTATATTCCAGAAATATTGGCAAGCTTAAAGGTCCCATCGGAAATTTTCTCTCGAAAGTAGAGTCTAATATAATCCAGGGCAAGCTAGTGTCCAATAGTGACATGGAAATGTTCCACAAACTCAAAGGAATATATAGTGTTTCTCGTAGACATATTACGAGACATATGCTTAATCACTGTAAGACTCTTGGAGAAAAGCAAATCTTTCAGATGGTGGATACGATGCAAGCTCTGAGAGAAGAAGAGCCTTCAATCGAAGAAATTAACGAGGCAATTGATATTCTAAGAAAATATCAGTTGAGTAAACAAAATGTATAACGCAGAATGGTCAGTTAATAGAATTTCTAGTTCTTGCTGCCAAATCAATAACAATTTGCATCTAGACGTCAAACTCTTCGCCAATGAAGAGGTGGCAATTGATAGAGATGCATTTCAAGAGCTTTTCGATTTTCTAGATGTTCAACGCGCAATTTCCGACATTCTCTCTGGAGAGAAGTCCGGAAATTTTTCTTTTTTCGGCGACCAAAATGTCGGAATTAGAAAGGTTGCTTTGACCCCTGACTTCCATAAAGGTTCTGGCATTCCTATTGGAACCGTGGTAGAAAACAGAGGGTTCGTTATTCCTTCTGCTATTGGTAATGATATCTGTTGTGGTATGCGTTTGTTAGTAACGGATATTCCTGTTTCTAAATTGGATGAGCATTGGGGCGCTATTCAGAAACGCCTCAGAGAAATCTTCTTCCAAGGTCAAAGAGATATTCCCATGTCTCCTCGCCAACGAGAGGCTGTTCTTCGTTATGGTCTTCCAGGACTATTGGAAACTTGCGAAGATAATGCCGGGGTTGGTATTTATAAGTTCTTTAATCCCAATGCTCAGCTAGACGATCTTGATAAAGCACACAACGGTGGTGGTTTCGATACTACCCGTTTGTTTGGTTTTGAAAAATTGATCCAGTCTTCTGGCAACAAAGATGGTCGTGACCCGCAGATTGGTTCTGTCGGGGGTGGTAATCATTTTGTGGAGTTCCAGAAGATTGAGGAGATTCTTTGTAAGCAAACTGCTATGGAGTTGAATATCAATACTGGTAATCTGGCAATCATGATTCATTCTGGCTCTGTTAGTTTGGGTCATGCTGTTGGATGGCACTTCGTTGATCGTGCCCGTGAAATCTTTCCTAAAGGAATTAAAATTCCCAAGAATGACTTTTTCGTATTGCCAACAATTGGTGAGCACGCAAAAGAAGGAATTTTTTATCTTAACAGCATGAGAAATGCGGCAAATTTTGCTTTTGTTAATAGATTGTTTCTTGGGTTGATGGCTATTAAAGCCATTCAAGAAGTCATCAAATCTGAGGTTGATGCTCGTTTGGTGTACGATGCTCCTCACAATTTGGTTTTTGAGAAGGGCGATAGCTTCATTCATCGCAAAGGAGCCACTCCCGCAGAAGGTCCAGATAGAGAAGACAAGTGGATTGGTAAACCTGTTATCATTCCTGGATCTATGGGTAGCGCTAGTTATCTATTGACTGGTTTGGGTAATCCAGATGCTTTGGAGAGTGCTTGTCATGGAGCTGGCAGAATCATGCCAAGAGGAGAAGCCTCTCATGTTTCTGATAAGATTTTCGATGAACAAACCAGTGAATTGAGAATTGTAACATCTGTGGATCCAAAATCTCCTCAGATGCAAATGAGAAAAGACATCATGGCTAAGTATAAGGAGAGAGTCAAAGAAGAAGCTCCTTACGCATACAAGCCTATTACTCCGGTTATCAACTCAGTTGAGGAAGCTGGTATTGCTAGAGTTGTTGCCAAACTAATGCCGTTGTGTACGGTAAAGGGATAAGTGGCAAATGAAAAAGAAGAAAAAGAAAAAGCGTAAAGTTCGTAATGTGTTAGTTATTGCAATGCTCAAACGTTGCAATGGCGGACCCATGAAGAACAAGAAAGACAAAAGAAAGAACGGCACAAACGAACAGCAGGCTTTCTTGGAAGAGGAATATTGAATAATGTTTACTAAACATTACCATTATGATTTTGTTGAATTCTGTAAACAGTTAGAATCTGTTGCAGAATTAAGTAAGCATCTTGCCTCTTTCAAAAAGAGCATATATGAAATTGCTGGTCGTAATGAAAAATTGGTATATTTTAACTTCTATGAAATACTAGATGATGAAAATAATACCGAAGATTGGGATGATGATATTAGAGTGGTTCTAAAATTCGTCAGACCACTTGTAAATGATAAGGATTTGGTTTTGCATGTATGGTGGTAACCCATACATCAAAGGATTGAGTATGAATGAATCTAATTTCTGTCCCTGTTTTGTATTGAATGGATCTTCTGAATGGAAGAAATCAACTCCCGACGATTGGGATCTCGATGTCGTGGAACTTGATGGTTCAGAAAAATTGCTTGGTCACAAACCACTTGATGGTTCTGTTGTCAAAGTATTGCAAACTAGTGATGGTAAAATTATTGCCTTATCAAAAAACTGAATTCTAGATTCAAAGAAAAGGTACAATATGTCACCCGAGCGACTAATGATTGTCGTTATTCTTAGTTGGGGAGTGGGGAGCTTTTTTTATAAGCTCGCTAATACGCACCTACATCCCATCTGGGTTTCATGTTTTGGTACAATTGTATATCTTTGCGCTGCCCCAATTTATGTAGCCCTGTTTAAGCCTAATCACAGTTGGGACTTTTCGGGAGTGATCTACACTGTGGTTGGAGCGATATTTATGTGCGTCGGAACTTTAACTTATTTCTTTCTTCTACAGAAAGGAAATGTTGGAGAAGTAACCGCCATGTCTGCACTTTACCCGGCGCTAACATTAACATTAGCTTTCATTTTTCTAGATGAAAATTTTAGTGTCAGGAAAATGTTTGGAATTATTTTTGCCATTACCAGCATTTGGTTGCTTGGTAAAAAGTAATTTTACTTAAAAGGAAATGTTAAATGTCAGAAAATAAAAAGAAAGGACTTTGGGCTCTTCTTGTGAAGTTAGGTTCAAAAGTTTTTTCGGTTTTCCTTAAGCTCTTAAAGGGTTTGAAGATGACTAAAATCGGGCTGGCGGGCGTATCATTTGCTGGATATGCTTTACTTTATTCATGGAAGTTTGCTCTTCTATTGATGATTGCAATTGGCTTTCACGAAAGCGGTCATGTCTGGGCAATGAAGAAAATGGGAATCAAGACCAAAGGTTTCTATTTCTTACCATTCGTTGGTGGCGCCGCCATTGCTGAAGAGCAATATAAAAGCTATGGACAAAATGTTTTCATAGCTATTATGGGTCCTATCTGGGGAGCCTTGTTGGCATACATAACTGCTATTGGTTATTGGTATACACATAATCCCCTATTAGCTGCCGCTGCCGCATGGATGGCAACGCTCAATCTATTCAATTTGCTCCCCATTCACCCTCTTGATGGCGGACAGATAATTAGAGCCATTAGCTTCTCAATTCATCAAAAACTCGGTTTAGTATTTTTACTCGTCTCCACTGTATTGGCTGTTTTACTACTACTGTATCTCAAGATTGGCTTGTTTGTACTATTCATCTTTGTTGGAGCTCTAGAGTTAGTACTAGAAGTATATTACAGATACAAGTCGAGAGACCCATCGTACCGACAATGGAAACTTCCAGATAGGATAAGGGATCATCATTACCCTGATGATCTTTCTAAGAAACAACTTTTAGCTTCTGTAGCACTGTATGTTGCAACAATCGCGGCGTTGCTGCTCTTGGTAATTCTAATGAAAGACATTCCTGGGGCTGACCTAGCACACAACTTCATACAATAAAGGATTGTATATCCTGGACATTACCTTGGCAAGCCCTACTAATTTTCTTGTTAGTAGGGCTGTTGAGTCCAAACACTATATGATCTCATTCCCCCTATAAGATCCCCCAAGTTTTTGTCGAGAAAGGTTAATTTATGAGCATTGAAAAGCTGAGAGATATGGGCGCAGCGGCGCCTCGTATTTTTGTATATAGTACTGGTGCAGGTGCAGGTATTCAAAAGAAAATCTGGGAAGTGCCTGGGTGCTCGTCTTTTCTTGTTGGTTGCGGTTTTCCTTATGCAACTGAATTGACAAGCAAATATATCGGATTTACTCCTGACAAGTTCGTATCACCGGATACTGCAATGGAGCTTGCAATGGCTGCGTATCTAATGGCTTATGAGCCTGGTCATAAAGCTATTGGTGTTGGTTTGACAGCTTCGGTCGCATCCATGTCCGAACATAGGGGGGCGCATAGAGTTATGGTTTCTACCTTCTCTAATACTGAATGCTTTACTTTTGCGATGGAGATTCCAAAGGGCTCTGGGTTAATTCAGAGAGTGGTAGATGGCACCTTGTCTGATGAGGTTGGTGTAACAGCGATTCTACATGCTGCTGGTTTGTGGGAGCCAGTCACGCCACTTCCTTTTAGGTTTAAGGATTATTTTGCAGCAGAAGATTACTTCCTTGCACACGGAACTAATACATGGAAGTACGCGCCACTAGACACTACTGAGCGAGCTAAGGAATTGATTCTAGCTAAGCCTCTGTTCCATGCTAACGGAACTCGTATGTCTACGATTGATACTAAAACCTTCCGTTATCCTGGTAGTTTCAATCCTTTCCATTTTGGTCATGCTGATGGTGCCGAAGCTATTAGGCAAACCATTGCTAAGAGATTTGGTGAATGTAGAGATACAGTTTATACAACTGTCATGGATCCTCCACACAAGGCTGCTTTAACCCCGGCTGATATGTTGGGAAGGGCTCATGCTATGAAAGGAAGAAACTTTCTTCTTACTTCTGGGGACCCGCTTTTCATTGATAAGGTTCGTCGTGAACCTGGAGGTTGGTTTGGTATGGGTGCAGATACACTCATGACTATGCTGGATCCCAAGTGGGGAATTGATCCAGAACTGCTTTTGGCTGAGATGGCGAAGTTAAATACTAAGATTTTCGTTCTTGGTAGATTGGTAAAGGATGATTTCATCACTTTACCAGATATTATCAACAAAGATTCTGCCTCATATGAGTTGTTGAAGAAATATGAGGATAACCTGCTGACTCATGTTCCGGGTAGGTGGGATATTAGTTCTACGGAATTAAGAGCTAAGATGCCTCAGTGAATTTTAGAAAAAGCAACCACTCACTCATCGACCGCAGGGCTCTCCCAACATCTGATAATTTATAGATAAGAGAGAATAACATGGAAAAATTAGTTGTTGCCGTGGGCGACTTGCACGGTTGTTTGGAAGAATTCGATGAGTTAATGAGAACCATCGAATATAATCCCGATCAAATGAGAGTCGTTCTGTTGGGTGATTTGGTTGATCGCGGTCCTGATTCGGCTGGGTGTGTTCGCCGTGCTAAAGAATTGGATCTCGAATGTATTATGGGTAATCATGAAGATAAGCATTTGAGGTGGAGGGCTCGCGAGCAACGTCGTTTGTCTTCCGGCAAACCGAATCCCATGAGACCTTTGTCTCGGGATAAGTTAGCAGTGCAAGGCAGCTTATCAGATGATGAATTTGAGTGGTTAAACAAACTGCCCCTTAAACTTCATCTATTTGATAATGTTTGGGCAGTTCACGGCGGATGCCAGCCCAGCCTCTCATTGGCAGAGCAGCCCCCTACTCAGATCATCAGGGTCAGATATGTAGATGATCAGGGCGCTCCCAAAGCTTTAGGAGAGAATTTCTCCCAGCCACCCAATACCAAATACTGGTCAGAGGTTTGGACAGGACCTGAATCCATTGTCTATGGACATTGTGTTCACAGTTTGAATGAATCTAGATTGGATATCCACAATGGATATTACTGTTTGGGATTGGATACTGGTTGTGTTTTCGGTGGGCATTTGACCGCCGCACTCTTCAAGACCGAAGGTATTGAATACGTGCAGGTGAAAGCTAAGAAAGAATACTACGCAAGGTTCGATGATGATTGATTTAACCTACTGTAGAGCAAGTAAATAATTTGCCCCGACTGCACTTATCCAGAGGAATATTATGAAAAAGTATCTATCTTTTCTGCCATTTGTCGCTGTTTTGATTATGGGATGTGATAAAAGTCCTCCTTGTCCCGCTCCGGGACCGACTGATAAGGTTGGTCTCTTTTCTCGCGAGGTGGGAACCGTTCAGATTGACGGAGAAGTCTGTAAGATTTTTGAGACATACGAGAATCAAGAGTGCCATCCGGTAGCTGGATTTCAGTATGAGCCAAATTCTTGCAATGGATCATTTATTCGTTGTTACATTAAAGTAATGACTCGTATTACCAAGTGTACCTCCGGGGTAGTTGGTAATACTATTACCTATACGCCGGACAAGTTTCATCGCGAGCAGGTACAATGAAAATCATATTTCTGGATTTTGATGGAGTATTGAATAGCGATATCTATTTTAATAGCTCTGTATTCAAAACTGAGACTAGAGGTATGTCACAGGAAGAGATTATGTTGGTTGCACACCGCACCCATATTGATCCAATTGCGCTTCAACTATTGAATAAATTGGTTGAAACTTCTGGTGCCACGGTAGTTGTATCTTCTTCTTGGAGAATTGGGTACACGGTTGAAGAGCTGAATGTCATGTTGAAAGGTTGTGGGGCAACCTTTGAGATTGTTGCGGCTACTCCTAGATATCCAGATTATATTGAAATCGGTTGGGGAAGGGTTCCCACTCCAAGAGGAGATGAGATTCAAGGATATCTTAACTCGTTGAATGAGAAGCCGGAGTCATTTGTTATTCTAGATGACATTGATAACATGGCTCATTTGAAGGAATTCTTAGTTTTGACTGATGGAGAATTCGGTCTTACCAGTCGAGACGTGGAAAAAGCATTAAAAATTCTGGGTTAATATCATGAGTGTATCTCAAGAGGTCATTCTGGAATGGGTTGCTAAGAAAAAGCACATTCAGGATAGACTAAATAGAATTAAAAAGCGTTTGAAGAAATATCAGAAGCAAGAACGACACTTCGAGTTCCGCATCAAAATGATTCGTCAATTTGAAGAAAAGAAGTAAGGAGACATATGACGGAAGAAAAGTTGAGCACACAAGATAACAAAGTCATTGCTGCCGGTTCGAGCATCTATGGCATTAGCGCTGCTGGATTATATCTTCCTCGAATCTTTAAACATCACCTAGATACTGGCGCTCCTTTAGATGTTAAACATGCTAGCGGAACTCTTTCAATTCCAATTGAAGATTTAATCAAGTATCTGGAAGAATCTGGCGGCAAACGAGGGGTTTGCCAGTATGACGGCGGCGAATATAACTATTTGTGGAATCCCTCCTATATCTCAATTTCATTTACCAAGAAAAGCAATGCCGTTTCCGTTACGGGATATTTAATGGAAGAAAAGCTACTTGTTCTTTTCAAGCACATAGAAGATAATTTCATCTCCAAGAGCAAGAAAGATTTAGTCTTTTCAATTGTGAAATCCAGTTTTGGATTGGAAATTAAAAATCTTGGTAGTGGTTCCTCTCCATTAATCGAAGAAAACTATAATCCAGAAGTTATTTCTGATCTAAAACATGTAGTTGAGGCTTTTAATAAAAGCCCGCCTTCTGGAAGAATTTGCATTCTCAATGGTGAGCCAGGTACAGGTAAGACTCATTTGGCAAGAAGTTTCTTATCGGAGCTTGACTGTGTATTTTTGATTGTTCCATCCAACTTGATTGCTTCTTTGGATAGTCCAGAATTCTTACCTCTACTTTTGAGAGTAAAAGATTCTCATGAGAAGCCAATTATTCTTATCATTGAAGATGGTGATACATGTTTAGTTCCTCGTAAGAGTGATAATATGTCCACTATTACTTCATTACTAAATCTTAGTGATGGTATTCTTGGTGCTATCATGGATATCAAGATGATTGTTACTACCAATGCTGAGATTAGAGATGTGGATCAGGCAATTATGAGACCTGGCAGGCTATGTAAGAATATCAATGTAGGTCCATTGCCATATGAGTTAGCGAATAATGTCTATCGTAGGTTGATGACCAATCAAGAAGCCTCTTTGGAAAAGAAAAGGTTTTATACTCTGGCAGAGATTTACGATGTTTTCAATAACAAAGATAATCCGAAAGGAATTGCGGCATCAAAACCAAAAACAATTGGTTTTCGTTCTTCATTAGGTTTTGCTATGCCAAGTAAAGTAGAAGAAAGTCAAATTAGACTTGATAGATTAATGAATGAAATCCAGTCTTTAGAAGAGATAGCTAAAAAGAAAGGTCTTCTATAACAATAATTATTAATCTATGGTAATAAATCTCCATCTAGCTAGATGGAGATTTATGTCACAATACAAAAATATAGAAAACAAAAGATTCGGTAGATTATTAGTATTATCTAAATTTGGTAAAAATAAACACAATAAAATATTATGGAATACCATTTGTGATTGTGGTACTACAAAAATTGTTATAGGAACGTCTTTGAATAATGGTACTACACAAAGTTGCGGATGTCTACAAAAAGAAAAAGCATCTCAAGCAAATAAGAAATTTGATAGTAATCCTGCTCTTAGAAAATTAATAGATTCTTATAGGAATTCTGCTAAAAAAAGAGGGTATAATTTTTCTTTTTCAGTAGAAGAATCAGATAAACTTTTTCAGAGGGCTTGTTTTTACTGTAATAGATTACCGCATAGAATATTTACAGAACATAATGGTAAGTATAATTATAGTTATAATGGCATAGATCGAATAGATAATAATAAAGATTATACATTGGACAATGTTTATACGTGTTGTAAAGATTGTAATTATGCTAAAAATGAAATGTCTATTCAAGAATTTTCTGAATGGATCATAAGAGTATATAATTTCTTCATAAAGGATAAACTATGAAACCATTTCAACATGCCAAGAACTCTGCTCGTAAACACGGAGGAGAGCCAGAAGACTATCAAAAGATTCATGATTTCATTGATAGTTCTAAAGCCGCCCTGCCGGATATGAGACATCGAGCCCAGCTCCATTCTGCTTTTGGAATTTTTATTGTCGAGCGGGTTTTTGGAACTACAATTACCAATTCCGAGGGCAAGAAAGTTTGTGTGCGTGATATTGCTGAGGATCACGTGATTGAGGATCTTGGTTTCATTCCAACTATGGAACAATGGTTTGGAAATATGCAAATGCAAGATTGGATGATTGGTGGGCGCCGAGGCGGAACTGTACTTAAAATCATTAAGATTGATTAATTCTATGAAGAAAACAGATAAAATTAAATCACTTTTAGTAACTAAGATTACCGCCTATCAAGTTGATTATTATAACTTGGAAGATTTTATTAAGAGTGTTTATGGCAAGGATTACTCTTTTATCCAAGATCAAGAATGTGGCAACGACAGTAGCCATGAGTTTCATATTTCCAAAAAGAAACTACGCAAATACGATCAAAAAAAGTTAGAAGAGTTTGCTAATGATGGCGAATACTGTTTTTCTGCCGATGTAATTATGGGTGATCTGTGTCACAAAGGTTTAATTGAACCGGGACATTATATTGTTAAAGTATGTTGGTGACATATGTCTAACAAAAAATGTTTTGTATTGATGGAAATTGGTTGGCAGTATAACGATGAGGTCTACTTTAGATTAGATGAAAGTGCCGGACGACCTCGCAAAGTATTCCTTTCTCAAGAAGATGCCGAAAAAGAAGTTTTAGAATTGAATTTTGATAACTTCAAGGAACTGATTCGATCAGGAGATTTGGTTAATTATGATTATGACATGATGAATATCATAACCGAATATGCTGAAGAGAAAGTCGGTGAAGATACTAGAATCGATATTCTATTTGAAAAGTTTTTCAATATCAATTTTGACCAATGGCTTGGTCAATCTTACAATTCACGTAGAGGCTTACATCCTAGTCAGCCGAGTGAAGATGTAACGCCAGAGGATTGGGTAGAACTTATGAAGTGTTTTAACTTGGAATTTTGGGAAATTGTTCCGGTTGAGGTAGGATAAAATGGGAAAATTATTTGAAGAATTGAAGGTCCTTAAAAAGGCTTATGATGATAAACTTCGCAAGGAAGGCGAAGCGGCAGTTAAAGATGCTTTCAAAGATATATTTGAAAGGTTTCCGGAATTGGAAATGATTTGGTGGACACAATATACTCCGTATTTCAATGATGGAGATACTTGTGTTTTTGGTGTGCATGACTTCTATTGTGTATTTCCAGATCCTGCCAATCCAGAGTGGGAAGTAGATTATAGTGATTATGATAATGATACTTGGTCTCTCAAAAGTTCAAAAGATCCGAGAAAGAAAGAAATAGGCAAAGCAGTTGAAGAACTGAAAAATGAATTGCCTAAAGATGTAATGCTTTCTGTTTTCGATGATCATGTGAAAGTTGTTGCAACTCGTAAATGA